CCCCCCTACCACGCTGTCAACAAATTGTATTCTTGGACCTCAGTTTTTGTATTTTATTCTGTATTCCGATAATTGCGGACCCGTATTTTTACAGGAAATACATACTGATACAGGAAAATACAGAAAATAGACTACTGTTCGATGTGTATTTCTGGAAGTATTTACTGTATCAAATGTAATTAGTATCGTTATTACTGTATTACGATATCTAGAATGATGTAAGCCTGTATTTCATTTCTACAATTCACCAACACTTAATATCGATTTAACGTATTTCGATCTGAATAAGACAGAAACAGCTTGTATCGAACTGTATTTCCTGTTCAAATTTATTTATTTAAAGTGTGTCTAACTGTATGAAACTGATATCGAAATACAACGGACGGAAACTACTTGTATCAAACTACCATACGATTTATACCAACATGTAAAACTGGAATAAATTGTATGATAAATTGATACTATTCTCTTTCCATCATTCATCAATCTGTATTTGTTAGAATTTTACCATAATACATAATAAACGATATAATTTATATAAATCAATTGTTTCAACTGAGATCATTACTATTAATAGGTGAAATTATTTTTGGACCATGAAACGGAAAAACAAACCCTCCCTATTTACCAAATATAAACCCCTTATAAATGGTATAATCTACTAAACATAACTTGATATATATCCCAATAGATACTTGTAACAGTCTACGATTTTTTAATAGATCTAAACTTAATAACATCAAAATGAAAGGCTTGAACCAGTGTAGATAGGATTTATCTACCTAAATAAATATCCACATTAATTCTACCATATATGCTTAGCGCTAGGTATATTCGACCCAATATCCATATATTTATAAACCTCAAAAACTATCATACATGGAATCCTTTGAACTTTTCTTACAAGAGCACATTGCAACAAGCAAAATAGTCACTTTTAAGACAGATTACTACACATTGCAGGTAGTTGAACACTGTGATACACCTTCTACCAATCTAAGAAAAAAGATATCATCAACAACCTTTCAACCAGAGATACCTCGTTCTAATTTGTAACATCCTCAATGAATAAAGCTATCATACATTACCATTCATCTTTTTAATCAACCGTATTACCATTTTATTCCTTCGCAAAAACACCTTACACGTGTCTATATAAAGAATTAGATTTATAAACATATTTTGCATCTACCCTCCAACACCCCTCTGGGGTTATTTGGTATGATTTTGTCCATTTTCATTTCTGTTTCTGTCTCTGACATCTAACAATTTCAAAACATTCAAACCTGAAAAATGGAAAGCTAAAACGATGATAATGGTAACCTTTCAACCCCTGCCGAGTGTTGGTGGGTAGATGTAAATATCAGTTTTTATACCATTCTATTTTCTAGAACCGGCGAAGTAAAAATACATAATTCAGCGCCTTAACCCACCAACCATCAATCAACTCAACTGGGTTTTCTACATGGCTTCCATCAATAAGGATATCTTTCGAAGAAATTGTCCACACTGTGGGATTCAAATTCCAAACGAAGAGCCCGGTAAAACAACAATAGTGACTGTATGTTCTAGTACGTTATGTGGTAAAGAATATAAAATACCTGGCAAATACCACACTGTCCAATCAACAAACATTGGGTTTTATAATCTGGATATGGAATATAATGATATATGCACGAGCACTGTTACAATTTCCGAGGATTGGTATATGATATTAACCAATCAAAATGCAATGATACAAGGCATTTTTGATGAAGGACATGAAATAACTGTATTAAGAAACGATATCAGTGAAGTAAGAAAGCTACAAGAATACTGCCTAAATACTATAACCAATCATAAAGGTTTCGCTTGGTGGGAAGACATTACCGACGACCTTCTAGAATGTCACAAAATATGTGATCAGCTCAAGAGGGAAATTAGTTACTTGAATGAATTTATAGAAAAACGAAACCAGGAAAAATCATGGCTTGATAGTGTAGCTAATCTAGTAATGCATAATGTTACCGAACCAAAAAGACCTAAACCTAAAACACCAAGAACAAGTGTCTCTAGAACTCACAGAGCAACCGAAGAGAAATGTATCACAGTTGCTGAACTCGGAACGGAAATCGCCAAAGCGTTAACCGTCTTTAATCATAGAATTCCTGGTATAGAAGGGAAACTAGATGAAAATATAAGTTTATTTGCAGATTTATACAAAAACAAACCCTTAAATTACTTTATTTCTGTCCTTAAAAAGAAGGAGACACCTTGCGATTTGTCTGAAGCCAGAGAATCTTTGAGAAGCCTTATACCTCAGTGGAATCCAACGCTCAAAATGACAAAAGATAATAAGCAAAAGTCAGGATTACATATTCCAGGAAGGAAATTTAGAAAACAAAAACTATCGGATAATATATTACGAGATGTACTTGCAGTAGAACAACGATATTATCTAGACGAACACCTGTCAAAGAAGAGAAAACAAGAACAGATTTCATGAAATAAATCATTTGTAATTTACATATTTTTATTTTGTATCGGTTGTTGTAGTTTCTCTTCAGCTATCGTCATTATAGGTAAAAAGAAGGTAGTTCTCGGTGTCGCGTTTCTCGTTCTTGTCTTGATTCTCGGATAATTTCTCGCATCTTCCAACGATATAAACCCGTAAACTCGTAGACAGTACAACATTCTCTCCTCATCAAAACTTGGTAAAATTTGCTTTCTATACAACTCGTACCAACCGAATACACATTCTGGTACTTCTGTAGATTTGACTTCGGACATTATAAAAAACTTGATATAAAAGTTTTACGCTATATATACTGTATAAAACGTATCTTGTTGTATCCTCCAACCTTCGACATCTTCATATTTCCAGAGCGAAATGTTGGCGCGTTTATCAAATAATACATAAACATCCACAACCCTACAACCCATCGACCCCCTTCAATCGATTACTTAAAACAAAAATGGAAGGTTCTGGTACATTGGACGAAAAACTGCAAAAACAAATAGAAAATATCCACAAAGAACATCCAGACTGGATAGTTAGGCTAAATATGAAGGGTGATTGTGTATCCAGACTATATAGTGGAAAGAACTGGGTTTCGATATGTATTCATAACAAATCGCGGAACACCTGTAAACAATGTAAAGGTTCTTCCATTTGTGAGCATAATAAATATCGATATTACTGTAAAGAATGTGGAGGCTCTGGATTGTGCAAACACGACAAACAAAAATATCAATGTAAAATATGTCATGGTGGAATATATTGCGAACACGACAAGCAACGAAATAGATGCAAGGAATGCAAGGGTAGCGGTATTTGTGAACATAATAATCAGCGATACTTTTGCAAATTATGTAAAGGTAAAGGAAGATGTGAACATGAAAGATTTGCCACAAGGTGTAAAGATTGTCGAGGATCTGGTATTTGCGAGCATAACAAATCAAAAACCGTTTGTAAAGAATGTAAAGGATCTAGCATCTGCGAGCATGACAGACAGAGACACACGTGTAAATTATGCAAAGGTTCAGGCATATGTTCTCATGGTAAACAACGACAATCATGTAATGAATGTTCGGCCTTCCGAAAATGTGAACATGGTAGAGTAAAACATTTATGCAAGGAATGCAAGGGGCAAAGTATATGTGAACATGATATCTACCGATATTACTGCAAACGTTGCAAAGGGAAGGGTATATGTGAACACGATAAAGATAGAAGATACTGCAAAGAATGTCAGGGATCTCGTATGTGCCCCAAATGTGGATTGAAGAGAATGGCCAAGAGCAAACTTTGTGCAGATTGTCTACAATGTGAGACTGTTAATGAATTCGGAGATAGATGTATTGGAACACCTTCAAAAGTATTTCAATACAATCTCTGTCTACCTTGCGGATATTCTTTACACGGAAAAACACCTATCGAAAAAAGGCAAGATCAAGTATTTGAATATGTAAACGAATTTATGGAAGAGTATTATCCAGACATAGAAGTTTATTATGATCAACGAGATCCTTCATTAAACTCTTCCGTAAAACATAGAGCTGATATTAGAATAGTGACCGAACATAGAACTATCATTGTGGAAGTAGATGAACATCAACACGATCTGGAAACCTACGCATGTCAAAAGAAGATGCTGTCGAATATACTAGCAAAAGATATAGAGAAGAAATCCTCAGATAGCAAAAAAGAAGACAGGAGAAAGCGTGTATTAGCATCGGAACGGGGCAGAATGTCTAATATCACATGCTCTGGAGATATCACCAATTATGTGTTTATAAGATTCAATCCAGACAAATGGGAGGATGAAAACGGAAAGCTACACCCGCGAAAGAAGAAAATACCAGAAGAACGACTAGAATTCTTAACGAACGAAATAGAAAGTTGGCTAGACATTGAAACCGTTCAAAGTCACATTGCTATGGTTATATACCTGTTTTATAATGGCTCAGAAAGAAGTACCGATTTCATACCTGTAGATCCCGAAGAAGTAAAAGAAAATGATAATAAAAGAATTAAATTATAACATATCGTTTTAAACATAATCTACACCAGGCGCTATACTAATTCAAAAAATCAAAACAAATAACAATGGATTGGAACAAGGGAACGGTCCACTTTTCAGGAACACTTCAAGAAAAATTGAAATTGTTGGTTTCTGAGCTGAAAAACTATGAAAATGTGTATCAAGACACTACCAATGTTTATCCGCACATTCAGGGGATGCACAGGATTTACGAAGAGATTTTAGATTTTGAAAAATACAACTCAGAACCACCAAAGGTCAGAACCATTGAAGACGCCTTAAAGCTACCAATTAACAAGTTGTTGGCAATGACTGAAGCACCTACCAATTTACTTATCGCATACGAAAAAATTACCGATAACTCTGCCTTGAAGATTGGTTATAACTCTACTGTCTCCTTAATGAATCAAATTGAGAATCTCGTCCTCAAAGCAAGATTTAAATTTACGAGCGACTATTACGCACAAAACTACTATGAACAACATATCAAGGGGCCTTTAATAAAAGCCATACAGAAGAGAGAGTTATATTATCGACAAAGCGTATCGAACATCAACAATCAAAGGGAAACATTACACGCAAACGTTTGCGTGTACGACAGCGATATATTACCTGAAATGAGAGAACACTTTAGATACTTTTGGTTTAACAACTGCAAATAAAGCCAAGTTACATTAACAAATTTTATTTACATAATTATAAAAGCTTGTTGAGGTCATTTACATACAATTTAAAAGACAATTCATCCAATACGTCAGATAAACTATTACGTTTGTTCTTTTCCAAACACTTGATATACTTTTTCGTAGTAGCCAACAATTTTGATTTCTCAAATTCAGCATCGGAAAAATTGCAAGGTGCCATGTCTCCCTTCTTGTTTTCAAGAGTAATCAGCACAAACTTTCTAGACTTGGCAAGTTCTATACGCACGTATACACCATTTCCCATTAGTTCTTCAAATTGGCTAGACTTGTTTAGCTCCTTGTCCTTGTAGAGTTTTTTGGTTCCACGTCTCACACAAGTAGTAGGAATAGCACAATTGGCAGTCGAGGTTTTAGTAGAGGATTCCATATTTGTTAAACAGAGGCTTTGTAGCTTGGGGATTTCTGATTGAGGGTAAAATAAATGGTTTGAAAGGCCAGTAATTAAAAAATACAGGGTCCCTTTATTTTTAATCATTCGCGATTGGTTTCATTTTTTATAGAGCCCCCCAAACCTTAAACCACTTTAATATTTATACAAAAATGAAAAGAAATTCTGACGAAATTAGCCAAGAAGATTCTCAAACCGGATTAAATTCTACTATGAACGCCGAATCCTACCTTGTGGAACTTGATCTACAAGAACAATTGGTCAAAATACGCAAAATGCAAGAAGAAGCCGAATCTCGTTTATCCCAAGTTAGAAACAAACATTTGCAAGACCTGAAGGATTTACTCAGAGGAAAGCTACAACCTGAAACTATGGCCGAGTTTGAAAAGTGCACCAATCCTCCTCGACTGACGATCAAAAAACTTGGTGGATGGTCTCTTACCTTTGAATTTATCTATGGATTAAACCTACACAGACAAGCTCACATTATCGAAATTAAAGGCACAAAAACTGTAAGGGATGACCTCTTGTTCCACTCGCTACGTTCTTATGGAGACGGAAAGAGAGGATTCGAAACACTTTACAAGGAAAATGTACGATTCAGAAACGACGTACCTAAACAAGACACAAAAATCTTTATAGAAACTGTGCTCAAGTATTACGACAACAATATACCAACCGTAGCATCTGAAGATTTAATGGATTATACAATCGGAAAATTTACCAAATTTGCTTTTGAATTGTAAAAATTTGACACGTAATAATAAAAATAAAAACATATTCTCGAAAATCGTATTATTATTCACATTTTTGGTTTTATCACATGTTGACTCTGAGCATCATACAACACGTGGTATTGTTCGGTGTGATACCCTGAAATATAATGTTCTTTGTTTTGGCACCAATTTACCAACGTTCTACGATCAGCTACCCATTTTCGAAAATCATCATTTGATACATAATGTCTTCCTTTCACAATAACAGTAAATACCGCGTTTATATTGTAATCAGGAATTGAAATCACTGTTATATTTTGATTAGGCAAATATCGATACAACCCTTTTGTGTTATAAGACATTCTGGATAAATTGAATTTGGGTTTTGTTGCAGACCTTTTATCAAATTTTAAGATGCTACAAAGAACAAACAATTAGCCAACAACTAGGATACAAAGTTTAACAACATGGCGCAGCAAATTTCTTTTTAAGATTTACCAAAATAATAATAACAATCATAATTTTAACCGGAAATGAACAAGTGGGAAGTCGATCATCCAGACAATCTTACACAAGAGCAAAAAGACGAAATACAAAAAGCTCTAGCCATGAATGGAGGAAGAGAATTATTGATATGGTATCAAGAACGATTAAAACATGGATATTACTTGGATAAACACGACATTCACTACTTGAAGGTAAGTGAATACTTGCCCTTATTGGAGAATTGTCAAGAAACAGAATTAAAGGGAGTCAAACGTTTACCGTCCACGATTCATCTTTATCGTATGGAAAAATGCTACCAATATTGTTTAAAAAAAGGCTTGAAGATTGAAATCCCTACTGAACAGCATGTAGGCTGCTTCTACATTACCACTGGTATCGATGATCCAACCAAGGCGGCCATTTATGCCAAATGCGGAAATGCTCTGGTAGAATACAGAGATAAATACTTGGCTATGTCCACTTCTGCTAGAAACACCACATTGTACGGAAAGGACATGCACCAACTTTACAAGGAAGGAATTCACAGAACATATGGGAACGAATATATGATAGGATCATCGACTGAATTCAAATTACACCAAACAGTCACGATGATACCTACCAAATTGTTTCTAGAAATGGAATTTTAAATGTTGAATAAATTTATTAATTATAAAGTTTTTAATTATTTAAAAGATTCTCCGAGATGGTTTCGTCAATTTGAAACTAATGAAACCCGGATCGTTCCGAGATTGAGAGTTTCATTCGTTTGAAACTGGGATTTTCCGTTTATTATTCATCCTATTCACATCCAAACATAGCTTCAAACCTAAGCAACAAATCAACTGACAATTATTATATCAATCATGCACACCAAACAAGATCAAACTATTAAAAATGTATGCTTAAATGATTATCCCATATCGTTAAGACATCGCATCGAAAAGAACAAAGCAGACCCAGCGAAATTCCTCCCAGAAGCATCGAAAGCTGTTGGATTTACGTTGAGCCCAAACAACTCTATAGACTACGAACACCTTTACGAAACCATCAAGAAACACGTTGTTACAATATTGAAAATTACTGTTGGAACTACTGCCAGTATAGAACCTTTTGTTAGTAAGCCACATTTGATAGGTGGTTTGGAATTTATGTTTTATTGGAGCCAAGTATATGAACAAACTATAGATCATATCGTTAAAGGCTACAAGAACGATGACGAAGATTCCAAACAATTATTCGCTCTATTTGGAGAGGATTTGAAGAAAATACCTTGCTGTTTTTACGCAAAGCACGTTGTTATCGTCGGAATGAACGGAATGGTCGCTGTTATCCAAGCAAACTTGGACTGTTCTAACTTGAGCGAATATTTGGCTGCAATGGACGGTATAAATGTATTAACAAGTAAGGATGCTAACGTTATATAGAACCTTTGAAAACTTATTTTGATAAAATCAAACAAAGCACGATTTTGGAGATAAAAACTACATGTATTTACTGCACAAAAGACTTTAAACAAGAAATTAAAGATGATGGAAAACCCTTTATTCGTATGTCTATGCAACGAGCTTGATAGTAATAACCTTATTTAACATTAATAAATGTTTTATATTATACATCTTAAAACTTGGTATTTTTATTTGTTTTTTGATACAATTTCTACATTTCCGATATAAAACATAAAGAATCGATACGAACCAAATAATCTTTTTATAAATTCAAATTTATTCGATCCGGCCCTTTTGGCTTCCTCGTTTGACTTTTGTTTTAGACTCTAAAATTTTTCAAATTCTAGAATTTAGAGTTGCAAAACAAAGCAGTTCAAACGTTACTAAAAGGGCCGGATGGTTAAAGTTTGAATTTATAAAAAGATTATTTCGTTTATATCAATTCTTATTTCGTTTATATCAAAACAATATGAATACCTATTTGAATTGTATTGATCTTTTTATATTTTGTATCAGAAATATAAAATTAACATCGAAAAACATAATTATTTTTAGTAATTCAAAAATTATAAGAATAGAATTGAATTTAATAATCTTTATTAAGCAGATTCATACAGTTTTCAACAAGGCAAAACCGTAATAAGAATAGAATCAAGCCCAAATACAAATTGGGGCGGCACTAAATCTTCCGCTAGCACGACAGCAAGAGGTACAGTCAGGAGTATAACACGATACGGTCCAAGTAGTGTAAGGAGAAGGAGGGCTGCTGCAAGGTACACCGTTAACAGTGCAACTGTTAATGTTTGACGGAGAAGTACAGGTAGACAAGAGCTGGCAATTTGCTGTAAAAAGTTAGCATAATCATATGTAAATGATCGACTTACAGGTAGAACCACTGTCACATGGAGCGTAATACTTTCCAGTAGCTAAAGAATTGGCGATTAAAGAAATGAGGAGGATTGTGATGAGTGACTTGTTCATGATTGAGGTTATATATTGATATAATACTTAAAGGAGGCCCTGGCGCCAGATTGGTACTTTATATTAAGTGAAACTTTATTATAAAAATAGGTTTACAATAAATAGTTTTACAAATTCACGTTTTATTGGTTTCGAACGATAATTTAGATAAAACTTTTGTATTTCCGATATAAACTTTAAAAACCCGATATGAAACATAAATATTCGATATGAACGAAATAATCTTTTCACGTTTTCGAATTTTAACCATCCGGCCCTTTTGGCACCTTCAATTCACTTTTGTTTTAGACTCTAAAATTTTTCAAACTCTAAAATCCAAGTGACTAAAACAAAGCAGTTCAGACGTTACTAAAAGGGCCGGATGGTTAAAAGTTGAAAATGTGTAGAGTTTATTTGTTTCGATATGATTATTTATGTTTCATATCAAACTTTATGAATTGATGCGATTATTTATCGTTTATATCGGAAATTAAAATAAACCAAAAGTGTGTTTAAGGATTTTTTATTCAAATTAACTATGTTGACACGATAAATGTACTTAATACTTTACATTTTTGATTTGTAATTTTTATCGACCATTTTTTAGCGATTCATACTCTTGTAATTTGGCAACGTGTTTTAAATAGATTTCTCTTGCAAGAGGGCTTTGGTAAAATTCATAGAGTTTCTTGACAGAGTTGACAGAATTTACATATGTGCCTTCATCTATTCTTCCTTCTTGTAGTGCTTTTTCGTTCTCATCTAACAACTTGTGACAAAAAATTTTCTTCGATTCAATGTAAACATCTACCATTGCGGTTTAAACAAACTTTGCAATTTTAAATATAGTTCAAGATTATGGTAATTATTTTTTGGCTGTATACGATCTGGCGCTTTGATAATAATAACAATTATCGGTATAAAAATTATATAAGGTCACCCAACTATAAAAAATGCAACGCTTTTCCCAAATACTCGAACGTATGAGGTTCAGAAGCAGAGAACACTTTCCCATAGAGACTGTCAAAAATGCCTTGTCCGATCCATTACTACCCAAAATTGGAGAAAAGTACAAACATTACAATGGGACTACGTATCAAATTACATTCATCACTTGGGACGAAAAGAGCCAAAGCCCTTACATTAGTTATACCAATGTATCAAACAACGATTTGGGTTTCTTTTCTGGTGGAAAGTTTTTCGACGAATGGTTGCAGAATACAGATTCCGGAAAACAACGTTTTGTAAAGGTTGAAGAATAAATAATAATAAACGGACGAAAACAATTTCGTGAATTTTTACTTTTATAAAAACATTCATAAAACATCGTATATAATATTTAATATTTACAAAGCATTCAATTAAAAATTCTTTCCAGACTTGGCATTGTTCTTTTCTCCAGACTTGCCATAATCCTTCGAACTAGTCTTGCCATTGTTATTTCCCGAAGGCTTGCCGTGATCCTTTGAACCTTGATTCTTTCCAGTTTCTTTTCCACATTTTTCAATACCAGAATCGTTGTCATTGCTCGGCTTGTCTTGGCTCGGCTTGTCTACGACTTTTTCCAAAGCCTGTTGTGCTTCTTTAAAAGCATCCCCGAGTTTGTTTACGGCCTTAGCCGTCTTTATACCGGAACCTATTACAGACTTTGGATCTGATGGACTGTAAGCTAATCCCTTGGCGGCTTGTTTGGCTGCCTGTTTCGCTTTCTCCGCAGCAGAGTGAAATGACTTTTCGTAACCTTTCGGCCCATCACCGCCACCTTTTGTGGCGTAGGCAATTTCCAAAGATACAGCCAATAAAAAGAATAATATTACGCCGATATAGATATTTCGGTTAATCATATTTAGTGTTTTGAAATTATGTTTGTGAAAGGACAATACTCAAACGTTCCCAACACCCTAAACTGTGGTAATTAACCGAAATCGCCGTTTGTCAAGGAACCAGTCTCGTGCACTTGTAAATCTTGTAGATTTACCAAATTTCACCAGTAAAATAAATTTAATATTTCGGCTAATTAATTACGTTTCTGTTTATGAAATTTATATAATCGATATTAATTTATTTGTTTCGATACAAATGATAAGAAATCCGATAGGAAACAAATAATCTTTTTATAAATTCAAACTTTAACCATCCGGCCCTTTTAGTAACGTTTGAACTGCTTTGTTTTGTAACTCTAAATTCTTGAAGATTGAAAATTCTAAAGTCTAAAACAATAGTGAATTGAGGGTGCTAAAAGGGCCGGATGGGTTAAATTCGAATTTATAAAAAGATTATTTTGTTTATATCGAGTTTTTATAATTTATATCGGAAAAATAAAATAAATGTTCAAATTCAAATTAAACACCGCGCCCGATAACTTTACACACTTCCAAATTTGACAAGGATCACTGAAAGAATATGGAAAATAGCTACGCAAATACGTCTGTTTCAACTTTTGGTGGTTTTTGCCGAAAATGCAATACTTTTAAAACCTTCAACAACAAGGGACCTTCCGATTTCAAGCCAGACATCCCTCTTTACGAAAATTGTCCTACAGTGTTTGGTCAATGTTCAAGTTGTGATTTCAAGAGCACATTTATCTTCCGTTTAAACCGATTTACTGCCGTTAGCAAATCAACTGGCTACTGTGAGAATTGTGGACAATTTTGGACTTGGGACAAAAAGCCGACCTGTGGTTGTGAATGTTGTATCGGCGTCGATGAGTGTACTCACGTTCCATCTTGTGACGATGACGAAGAAGTAGAAAAGCCTAAAGAATAATTGTATTTTAATAAAAAAGTTTTCTGTAAATGCTTTTATTATTATTTATTATTATTTATTGCAGTTTTCGATACTAACAGAGTGGCATTATAAAACGTAGCGCTACAATAATGACACATATCAATTACTAAACATGATCTCTGTGATAAAAAGACAAAATAGTTTCGAAAACCTCGAAACCAACTCACATCTATCGTCTTTAGGTACGTGGGTTTGGTTAAAGATATGTCTATATATATTAACTGAACCACTTTGGGAATATCCTCTGACAATACAACATGTTATAAATTTAAAGACTACATGTTCATACTTAAATACGGTTTTATCAAACGAGAGCGTATTAAAACACTTAAAGTTGGATTTAAAGATCGAAGCGAAAAATAGTCCACGAGTGGTGTTAAACGAAATCTTTTTGTGTTATTGTGTCAATCGGTTGAGCAAAAAAGAACATGACTATCACAGACATGTAGAAATGTTGACGAATCACCACATAGAACATCCTTCTCTCTGTCATCAAAGTACACAGTATTACAGTTTTGAGGACGAATATTTCAAGTTGCATCTGTGTTCAGAAAAACAGAGAGGCGTAGTATTAAACGATTTTTATTTTGACGAGAATGGTATTTCGGAGGCGAGCGCGAAAGTTGTGCTGGGATCTGTTAATACAGCACAAAAGACTATCCATTTACTACTCTACACATATGATGGAGATGATATTCCAAATTTTGGTACGAGGCACTTAGTCGTGGAAACGTTTCATGATTGTCAGCATGAATTAATCTTGTCGAAATATCCATTTTGGATAAGATACGATTATGGGGAATACCAGTTTCACTTCATGGCGAGTTTTATTAAAGGCTGTGACAAGTGGGAAGATATTTTAGGAAGTGTTACATCGAGATATAGGTTTGAATGTTGGAAGACATATAAAGATATAGTAATACTACCTTTATAACTTTCGATAATATACGAATTGAATACATTAATTGATAATTTGCTTGAAGATGGATGATAATTATAAAGTCAAATTAAATACATTCAACAATTAAACCTAGTGTTGTATAATTTTACTATACGCAATTCTAGCGCCAAATTTGTCATGGACGATTAACCCGTTTTAACAATTTTTAACAATGACACTCAAGATTGAAATCTATTCTGAAGGGAGCTATTGGGATACTTTTGTAACTGAAGTCGAAGGGAAAAGCAGATACTTGATAGAATCGTCTTTGGAAGGATTCGTTGTTGAGGGGTTTTCAGTAACCGAAGGAAGACAAACTGTACCTATTACTGACAAACCAACAGAAATCAACTTTGTTATTACTGGTGCCTACTGTCTAGATGAAGACGTTACAGAAATATGGAATCGTAACGTTGTTAAATCTTATTTTGCTTGGAAAAACATTTGTTGTGATTGTGCCAAACTTAGGTCTTCTGTATTAGTTAGAAAGGTTAACGATGTAATGAATATCGAACATCTATCCTTAAAAGACAACTTGTGTGTCTGCTGTCCTGGAAGAGGGTGTGGTGATTGTGATAGTTGTATGAATCCCGACACTTCCTTGACATCGACAATAGATGAAGCAATCGACTTGTACGAAGATTTGTGTAAATAAATTCAATATAAATACGTAAATGTTTTACGAAAAGAGTTTATTGGTAATTATTTTATCATGACTTTAGATTATAATCCATTTTCGTTCTGTTTCAACTTTTGTAATTTAGTCAAACGTCTCTGAACCTTGTATTTATGAAATGATCTTTGTCTTTTCTTATGATTCCTCTCCCAAAACTTTTGATTATTGGATATATTATAATTGTATGCCAATTTCCGCGAATCCTCTTGTATAGCTCGTAAACTGTCTGATATTATGGACAGAGAGGCACCAATCTCATTTATTTCTGAAACCCCTTCGCGTATATTTCGCAATTTATTCACGATATATGTAACGTCAATTTCCGTCTTTCTATTCCTTAAGTCGAGCTTATTACATTGATCATCGCTCAAATTTTGCGACAAATAAGAGAGTTTTTTTAAAACCTTGTCTCTAAATTCACTTTCCTTTACACGTTCAACATCCTCAGTTTTATTATAATGATCAGCGTACATATACTTGACTTTTCTATATACCGAAATATACACGCCTTTCTCTGTAGATCTACTAAAAAAATCGTGTCCCCATGGTGCCTTGAGTTCAGTTTCACCATTTATTACGCCAGCAAAAAACATTGTAGTACAGGTTACACCTTCTTCTCCACACTCTAATACACCGTTTGGTAGTCTCAACTCTTCTTCCATGTTTTCTCTATCGTAAAATAATACATCATATTCATTGTTTAACATTTTCTTCAAATAACCACACAAATTTGACAAAACATGCGGAGAAGACAAATATTCACATCTACGGGATACATTTTGTTCTATTCTCACGAGCTCATATTGATGTTCAATTACCAGCTTCCGCAACTCTCGATAATAACATTCTGATTGTAGACAAGAAATCTCCTCAATTTTATCTCCCAATTCATTGTATTTCGTAATACCAACAATATTCCACAAAATACAATCAAGAATTACGTGCATATCGGTTGTTTTTTCTTCAGGTAAGTTATCATGATCGATAATCCACTGAAGAGCACTTGGAAAGTCGTTACTATTCGGAACGTATATCGTAAATTTATCCTTATCATGGGTCTCCGAAAACACTTCATACAGGTATCTTGCAATTGTTTCAAGTAATTTATCTCCTTCTGTTTGTTCCTTTTCATAATGGCCAGGAAACCAATACTTGAGTTCTTTTTTCAAGTCTCCTTTAGGCTCTTTAGGTAATTTGGCAAAAGTACAAATGTTTAGAACTTGTCTAAATAATACAGGATCTCTATCCAGGAATACATTTCCTTCTTCATCTAATGTACCATGTTTCATTCCAATATCCTTCTTAAACATCGCAGTAAGTACACTGTCTGGAAAGGTACAAAGTGTAGAGCGTAATGTCTGCATTTTGATTCCTCGTACATTTAATTTCACAATTTCGTCCATTATAATTTGCGTATAGGTTTATATAATTATTTGACCGGTGATACTATTTTGGCGCGATACTGAGTTTTAAAATTGATATGAAAGTTATTTTTCCGGTACGAACGATAAAATTGTCAAGATTCAGGAACAGATAGAAGAAATGACAAAACAACTGTCTGGACTTGCAGAATGTCGCTTAGCCACTTTCGTTGTGGAACGAACCCGTGAATAAACCATAATTTAATATAAGGCTGTGTTGTTGGTGTATATATCCCCTTCTGCTTAGTAGCTGTTGTGGTATTTCGCTTTATCCCTAAAAAAGCGAAATATTGTCTATCTCTGGTCTGAGGGGGTTGACAGTAGCGTTCCTTCAAAATATAATACACATAAACTTGCTAAAGATAATTTGCCACCTAGTCAGCTTCACCAGGTCAGAGACGATTTAGTTGAACCATTGCAAATAGCATCATTGGTTCAACTAAATTTTTTGTTCATCCACCAGTCTTTCTATTTAAACCCTTACTACATTCTACAATTATAATCTAGCGCCAACAGACGAACAATACAATAATAAGAATAACAACATCCACCGTAAAGATTAAAAATGTCCCGTGAATTGTTTGAACAAGAAGCAGAAATAGTATATCAAGAACTTTTGTCAGAACTCGCGACCGATATGGCAATAATCAAGAGTACCCAGTTTGATATCGTGTGCAGTATTTCGGCTGCGGGATCTTACGCGATAAGGTGCACTTTAGATAACATCACGTCACCTGATGTAGAGACACATAACCTACCTGTTTTCAAAGGCAACCAAAAACTCTGTGTAACTGCAACTGTGAAACCTCCTCTCTTGGAAGCAGCAGATGTTTTTCTAGAGGGAGGATGTCCCCTGAAATCCAAATACTACAAAAAATTCTATACGTCAAGTAAAGATGAATCTATAACATTTGTTTACGAAGCGTCATTTCTCGACTTTCCGACTATAAAACAATTTAACGTGGATATGAAGGATATACTGTCGCTGATACCCGTAAATCCCATGGAAGCCAGAGAGTTGGTGCATCAAGTAGTGCCTAAATTGGACAACTTATTAGCATCGTGTTTGAATGATTCGAGAATGAATTTCCGCGGTTCCACGCGACAACTAACAAAATTATCTCATGAACTGCATCAAACAGACGTAATCTTAGAGTTGCTCATAAATCACGAATCGTTTCACAAATGGATAGCGGCTCCTGGTGCACTGAAACAACTTGAAGAGATGAGAATGAATTTACAATAAACATCTAAATATATTAATTTAATCTTGTTGATTTCGATATTGTTCATTTTGTTCGATATGAATTGCTAAAATCCGATATAAAAGATAAATTTCCGATACAAACGAAATAAACTTTTTATAAATTCAAATTTGAACCATCCGGCCCTTTTGGCTTCCCTTTTTCACTTTTATTTTGCACTCTGAATTTTTCTAAACTCTAAAAACTCAAAGTCAAAAACAAAGCAGTTCAGACGTTACTAAAAGGGCCGGATGGATAAAGTTTGAATTTATAAAAAGTTTATTTATTTCATATCGAATTTTTGTAATTCATATCGAAATGAAATAAATATTACCAAAGTTTATATCAAAATTGTAAAATTGATATAAAAATAATTTAAAATTAATACAAAAACATCAAATTTTTAAACCAAGTTTATCAAGATATAACCATTCCCTTTTCTTGTAGTTCACCAACCAAAGAAGGAACAACAATACAATTTCTAAACGTATCGTCGTGTATCAAAGAATCTACTACTCTATCCACAGTCTGTAAACTGCGTCTTTGTTTTTGGAGCAACGATGCAAACTTTTTGAATCCCCAACAGTTATCTTCCAAATATGCTTCCAAATTTATCAGCAAGTCTATCTTGTTCGTAATCAATTCTTTTGCGTAAGTAGGATTTTTGGAGATCGTTTTAATCACAATCTCCTCAAACTCTTTCAGCTCCACAAAAAATCTAGTTTGGGATAATTTAAGTACGTAACGTAAAGAGATGCATTTGTCTCCATCCTCATAATCATCTACAAAAAATTTGGAATTAATTTTAGAATTGTAAGAGTTTATTGGTTGCATTTTCATTATAGTTATGAAGGCTGTAACGTTTTGAAACACGAGTGCATGTTCTTTGTATTCAATATTCAATATATCATCGATATTTTCAGACCTAATTGGTACACCGTTCAGAGAGACATTGAACGATATAACATCCAGAGCATCGGTTATTAACTTGACATCTCGAAAAATGGATTGGACGAATTCTTTAAAGATGGCTTCACCTTCTTCCTTTGAGCTTTCCATAGTAAACATTTTTCAAAATTACCAGAATTTCAAACACAGTAAATTATCAGAATGACGGGATGATTTCACAAGGGATGATTTTGCAACTGTAGTAAAATATACTATATAACGCGCGGTAGGTAAATCAAGCTAAAGTATACCATATAACAAAAATGGCTGATATTATAAAATTGTCTATTCCGAATAATCATCGAGCTGGATTATTTACCACATTAAACCTCCATGAGTATACACATCACAAGGGACAAGTTTCAAATGATATAGACAAACTGTTGCATGAAAACTTTGACAGATTCTATCCGGATAAATTGTACGAGGCAAATGGTCTCAGATTTCTTGTTGTGAAGAAAACGTACGATCAAGTCACAGTCCGTATCCATATCAATATAAACCAGCTTACATATAACCTAATCACAAGTTGATACAATTAAAAACATTTAAATAAATTTCGGTAATGTATTTATTGTCTTTTTTATCACTAATCAAATCGAGACCATTCTTCTCTGGTTTCATCCAGGGTTGCTTGAGACACTGTATTTAATTCCAGCATTCTTGATATAAGATTTTCCATGTTGTATCGAACAGCATCAGACAGTACACTTTTTGGCTCGTTTTTACGAGGATAGTTCACCATGAACTGATGATACTCGTTTAACCACTCGATAGCTGCAGATTCATTGTTGTAGCGAATGTGTTGGTACATGTATGCCATATCTGCCTGTTTTTCAAGTGGTAAATCTTTTGCATCGTATCGTTGTCTCGGAGGCGGTGTACACCAAAATCTTTGTTTACCCTCATCGTCTAATCCATCTAATTCGGGTCTAGTAATTCCATATTCCATCTTTTCATAGACATCTTCCTCGGTGTAGTTTGACATTGTGATTTGTATATCTTATCTTTATGTTTTTGAATAGCTGCGCTACAATAATAACGATAATTAACAACTTTAGATAATCAACTTTCCAAGTTTAACTAATAATGTCTGATTCTGAGAACCTCATCGAAAAGCCTTCAAGATTAAAGGTTCTTGGATACTGTTGTAGCAAGACTGATACAGGGAAATCTTTCCTTGGTTTTCTGATTGTCGGCTTATTTGTCGTAATTCCGAGTGTTTTGATATCCTTACCTTTGTATTTTGCGTATGGCGACTATGCTGGTTCTCTCATTGCCGGTATGTTTATATGGTTAGGATTCGTTCTTGCGGTAGTGGTCTTGTATTTTCTTTTTAAAGTTGCCATTTCTGCAATCAAGAATTCTTGGATGACAGCAACTAAATTAGCTATGCAAGATATAAACGATGAATCTACTTTGAGTGATGAAACTGCTGTTGTGTAAATAAATTTATAGTTCAATCGACACGTTCTCACTATCTACGTGCTTTTTTACAAAAGTCAATATCTTTTATATCCGCATAACCACTACACGTGACTAAATTAGGATGATCGTTATACACAGAATATGCTCTTTTATGTTTCCAAATAAATTGTTTCCTTTTTGGTCTCTCCCATTTACACTTGTAGCTAGAAGTTGGTACAAGATCATCGATGATTTTATCAAAATCATCCTCTAGTTCTCTTAAAACATAGCCTTTCCATTCAGAAGTATGATGTCCGAGGTATCTTTTTAATCGTACTTCTGAGATTGTTTCTAAAAGGTATTGGTTACTTTCACAGAAATGTCTACAACTTTCACAAGTTTGTATCAATTGCCAATTATTATATCTGCCATACGTCTCATGTGAATAGTTCCAAGAATAAGTACAATCGTGCGAATCATCTTTATGATGCTGAGACCAATCGACATTTTCTTCGTCATCCATTTGTTCCAGCACTTTTTCGGTTCTCCGCATTAGTTGTTTAAACAGTCTCTTTGTTTTTTGGTAATGTGTAAACTTGTAGTCTCCATAAACGAACGCCCAAAGATATCCTGATAAACCTTTAGGTATATAGTGGTTGATGTATTCTTCCACTTGACTGGTTGTCATTTCTAATTTCGTAATCAAATTGTTTCCATTTACCAAAAATGATTTTCAAATGTCAATATTATTATATTTACGCGCGAGAATAACTGTTTACTCCGGTTAAACAAATTACCAAACAATAAAAGGTTTCAATGTCTGAACAAATCTGGAACGCACTCGTCAAAGCATCCGACCCTTATCAGAAGGAAGTTGGTTGCATCCTTATGGCTTATGTTCGTTCAGCTAGGTCTGATTTCGCTCAGGTGCAACGTAGACTGGTGGAAGAGAAAAGTAAGTTGACACAAATCAAGTTGTAGCTTAACAATCATACAGTTCCTCTCACTCTTGTACCTTACCCATCATCCAAAGAGAAAGGAATAGTTTACTCCCTTCAAGATTTCATTGACAAAAACTTGGAAAATCAAAAAGAGGCACCTTACACCATAAAATGGTCATCGGGGACACTTGACCAACATAGAGATCGCTTATATAAAGAATTTGAAGCAAGTGATCAAATGCTTTTAATCTGACGATAATTTTAGATGTGGAATGACCAAGAATATTACTCCAGATTAGAGCAAACTGGTTTTACCTGCTCCCCGAATCCTATATTGGAAGCCACAAACAGTAAACGACATGTTATATTGTATCCAAAAACTCTACAAGAAATTCGTACCAAGCTCTGTGACATGACAAAGCTCAACAAGGAAGGAAAATTGGGAGAAGTGTCTTTTGATCCTAAATGCACACAAAAATGTATTCAAGACTACAAGAATAGCAAAAACAGAAGTATAACCGACGATATGTTTGTTCATTTATTAGAGAAACATATGGCCGAACAATAAAAATTGTATTTCTTTGAATTGTTGGTTTTTTAAATCTGTTAAATGATATTATAAAAATCAAAATATGCGACTTTCCAATCAATACAGTATTACTCAATCTATTACTTGTTGATATATTTAAAATTCAAATGGTAGAAACTATCAGAGAACTAAAAACACACACTCAACCAAACACCAGCGGAAATTTTATGGTTTCCATAGCGAGCGTTTATCAATACACATCTGCTAGTCTGCCGAAATTTTGGGAAATTGTAAAGCGTAGGGAAAGAGAAGGTTTGGCAGCAGTGATATTGTATCACAACGAACATTACGAATTCACAAAGAATGCCCTAACTGTGGATGACTCTTTGCTTGTTAAACCGTTCCCAGAGGATGTGTACCAAGAGTGGAAGGACGAAGGAATGTCTCTAGATTTTATTAAAAAAGAAGAAGATCGCAGATCTTTAAAGGCGTACTCGTATCAAACTTGTTGTTGGGACCACATGCTCGAACTTGTTAAGGAAATATTATCAGAAACAGAGAATTACTACATTTGGTATATATTAAATCAAGAAGGAGAGAAGATCTATTTTCCCAAACTTTACCTTACCAAACACCCAGGAAGTACAAGAAGTGGAAATGATTCAAAATACAATGATATTGTAAATTTGTTGAAAACATTACCAAACAAAAACATGTTAAATTAAAGGTTAACTATAAACAAACTCTTAAATTGGATATAATATATGCTTTTATTTATACATGTCCAATAAAAGGTTCGGATAATTAAGTTAGGGTGAACAAATATATTATACTCGCGACACATTTCAAAAATATATAAAAGTTTTATATACACAACAACTATCATCGTTATTAAATCTAGCTAGGAAAAATTACTTCTCAATTTATCATCCAGTTGAAAAAATATACCATCACATTGGAATTCACACCGATAAAATATGTTATATTAGGATAGAATCTCTCAAAATACAAATTTATAGAAATTTTTAAAATGGAAACTTATGGTAAAAAATTAAACAGTGGTGAAAACTGGGCCGTAGCGGGTATCGCTGGTGCCTCTGCTGGTTTGATTGGACTCATCACTATTCCTGGCTTGTTTTTAGAAATTCCATATGCTAACGGAAAATTCAACATTATCAGAAAGAACAGAGTACCAGTACACTGGTCCGTAATCACCACTCACGTCAGTGTTGCCGCTATCCTCGTATTCTTGTCCGTATTCCTTACTGCACCTTTACTCAGAAAACGTGTCGCCACTAGCTCAACTAGCCAATAGATGTTTGAATAAAACTTGAAATAATTTCGTTAAATCCTTGTTTTTGATATGATATGGTAATTTTTGATATAAACTAATTAGTTTCGATACAAACGAAATAATCTTTTTATAAATTCGAATTCTAACCATCCGGCCCTTTTAGTAACGTTTGAACTGCTTTGTTTTGTAACTCTAAATTTTTCAAACTCTAAAAACTATGTGTCCAAAACAAGAGTGAAAAAGGGAAGCCAAAAGGGCCGGATGGTTAGAATTCGAAAACATGAAAAGATTATTTTGTTTATATCGAAAATTTTGATTTTATATCGATTTTGTTTAAATTGTATATTTGTAATAGATTATAATAAATGAAAGATCTTGCACGTTTAGATTCGCTTACTGTAGTACAGTTAAAGAAGCTTCCAGCATATAAAAAGTTGCCCCCATCGGAAAGAAAGTCACGCCTCAAAAAAGAACGACTAGTAAGATTGATAAAGGTGGTAGAACGAGCGATGGAAGAGGACAAGCAATTTCCACGCAAAGAACAAGATTTGAGATGGGTTCTACACGACTTGGAATTTATAGAAAGATACAACTGTCGAGATACAGATAACATGGCAAGACAAGCATACTCGTCGATACAAAATTACAAAGCAGACGAATATTTTCTCGCAAACGAATTTAGAGGTGAGAAAGGATGTGTAGATAGTATGGTTACATTTTATTTTGAAAACAGCTGGACGATAGATTACACGACAAGGAAATCTCTTGCCGGATATATTGATCCCGTGTTGGAAGACAAAATGGACAAACAACGGGGAGCTGTGACACTTAAAAGTGTGAATGTAGATAAACTCAGTTCGACGTGCAGACCATCTGGGAGGTTACGAGTTATGCACATACGAATAATCAACGTCACAGACCTTAAAGGACATGCTTTGGTCGCAATTATAGACAAGAAACTTAAAGAATGTGAAATATTCGACCCTACAGGAGCAATCGGTGAAGGTATTTATATACAAGACAAGATAATACCAGAATTACGTACTAGACTTAATTTGCGTAATTACAATATTTTCACTACCGGTAATTTCTGTCCTGTGGGCCCGCAAAGTGTTTACAGTGCCCCTGTTTGTAATATGTATTCTTTTCTATATGCTTGGTTAAGAATAAGAAATCCTACAGTACCCAGAAAGGATCTTATAGAGCTATACGTTTCCAGAACAAAGTCCAATATGAAAGATCTTATTTCTAATTGGCAATGTTATATGGTAGAGTCCCTCGATGATACTGGTGCTTGGGATCTACTTGCAGACATTTACTTATTCAGACAAAACCTAAAGAATTTCAAGTTGGGGAACGTTGGCAATAAAATATCTGACGCATTGGACTCTATTTACAGGGATTTAGTCAATACTGGAGATGTAGAAACAGCAAAGCGAGCGTTTAGTTACGTGGTTGATAACATGGATAAGATTGCATTTGGTGACAATCTACAACTCACTTTGGATACAAGTTTATATTTGTAAACTTTGATTCGTATACAAATAAACATTTAAAATTGATAATAAAATTTTGCAATTATAATTGTCGCACATAACTTTTAGTTTGTACTGTTTATACTACATGGAATCTGGTTGGATAACCGTTACTTACAAAAAGAATAAGCCTAAAAAACCTAAACCTTTTGGTTTATGTGGATTCCCTGAGTGTGATGTACCTACTAGACTTTACAGAACTGATTGTGGGAATTTGTGTTGTATCAATCATTTAATGAATCATGTGTCTGGTTATCAATGTAAAGAGTGTGGGAAGAAAAACTTTTGTAGATGTAAAATGGCTTCATCTATGAACAAAATTGGATATTGTCTGACTTGTCTTCATCACTTTTACGATCCTTTTTGTGACAGTTGTAAGCAATGTAGAGATAAAAACTATCGTAATTTCTAAATGAGTGTTTATTTATTGTCTGCGGTTATCAATTTACAAAAACTTTTCCAAAGTTTCTTGATTCTTTTTAATTTTTTGTTGATAAAATTCAACTAATCCAGAAAAACTGCTAGTCGGAAAAGTCCACTCACACCAATAAGCTAAATTGTTGTTTACCCAAAAAGTGTTATCTAAAAGGCTCGCTCGCAACTTTCTAGGATCACTTTCGAAACGTTGGTAATCTTTCAAGTTTTCTATTAACCAACCAAAGTTTTGCTGGGACTCACTACCATCTGTCACGGTGTATTTTAAGTTTTCGTAACTAGGGTTCTGTTTGAAAAACTGCTTGTACTCTTCCAAGAATTTCGAATAGCTTGCGGGATTTTTTGATTCAAAGTACATTCTTTGCTTGTATTTGAAAAATAGATTGATTAGGACGAGTTTAGTTCCGTGTGCATAACAAGTAGAATGAGGTAGAGGATCGTGGAGAGGTAACGAATTCCATATATTTTTTACATAATCTAACGAGTGGCCTTCGTAAGTATCTAATACAACAGAAGTGATATTTTCTGTTGTCACGTTATTGCTGTAGGTTACACAATAATCGTAATCATTAGACATTTCTTCCTGCTCTAATTGTTCCAAGGTTGTTGCTTGATGAGTGTCGGATTCTTTGTGATGTTTTGATATAAAATAATTTGGTATTTTTCCAACATTTGAAGCTGTTCTAGCCAAAGCACATCCACATTCTTTTGAGCAAGCGTAAAGTTTCATCTCTTCACCTTTTAACATGACCTTAAATTTAACGTAATCTTGGTTCATTTCGTCTTCAAACATCTCACAGAGCCTATCGTCCATAATCGGTACATCTCTCCATTTTTTTCCACAGAAAGAGCAAACGAGGGTATTTAACATGTCCTTCATTCTTAGCACATTGGATTCATAATTAGGTATTAAAGATGTGGCGCCAGAAAATATATTTGTTCTTATATGTCTGAAGAATGGAATCTAAATTAAAAAACAACGAGATTATTAAACTTGATGTTGGTGGAAAAAAGTTTAAAACATTCAGATCTACATTACTCAATGTACCAAATTCGTTGTTAGGTCGTATGTTTTCTCCCGACCAACATTTTAATATAAAAAATGATAGAGATGAAAAAGGATGGTACTTTTTTGATCGAAATCCCAGCTATTTTAAACACGTACTCGAATACTACAGGAATGGAGTCTTGCCTTACAATCCTACAGATGCACTTATACACGAATTTTCGTATTGGGGTATAGAGTTGTGTATAGAAGAAGAAAAGGAGATTGTTGAGAAATTAATTGAGAGGAAATTATCGTTTTTAAACCCTTCCGATGTTTTAAAAAGAGGAGAACTATTCGTAACACACTGTGTTGGTGAACCTATTGAAGAAAAGTGCCAGCTAACTGGTTTAAAAGTAAAACTCACCAACAAAGAGACTCCAATCGACGATACATTGGAAATACATATTGGACTAATGCCATTCGACACATGCGACATCGAAGATAAAAAGAAGTGGGCAACCTTGGGTTTTTTCAATGCCAGTGATATTAAAAGAGGAAAAGCATCAACTAGATATCTAGATCATAAACATATAGAGAGCAAAAAGTGGAGCCCTTGTATAACTTTAATGAACGGAAAAATCAATAAAGGCGATTTGACCATTACAGTAAAATTCATTGAGCGTAGGCGTACGATAATTAGAAATGTAATTGCACAATAAATATGATACGATTAAATATATAAATGTGATTTTATCATTACTAATCTTCAATATACATTCCTTTATCCTTTAATTCGCGACAAAGAGAGGGAAAAGCCACATGTTTTCTAAACGATTCGTTTGCTAACAACGCGTCTATAGTCTTGTCCAATATCGACAACTCGATTTTCCGGCTTTTGATAAATTTTACAACTTGAACACATCCATACCCCCAGGTATTGTTCTTTTTGAAATCTTTTATATAGTTTTGTTGCTTCCAAACCAGCTCTTTTGCTAAAGTTGGGTTTTCTGGAACTGACCGTATTATTTCGGATATATTTCGTTCTATTTCAGCAAAGAAAGGAACATGTGAAAGACGTAGTTTATAACATACTTTGATCAAATTTTGCTCGTGTATTATTTCGTTCAAATATATAGAATCTACAGGAGGCGAACACTTGTTATGTAACTTATTTTTTAAAACTTGAAATTTAAATATTACAATTCCTCTTAAAAGGTCGCTACCGTAATTATCCAGATCATCAAACCGATTCAAATCGATACATCCCCACGTTAAACCTCTGCAGCTAGCTCGCGTTTGCCAATCAACCGAAACGAGATCGTCTGTCATCCTCTTTGCATCGTCAAAAATCGATTCCCGGAATTTTTGATAAGTAGCTTCTAATTCATTTTTGATTTGATCCTCCATGATCATGTTTTTTGCAATTGTTTATTCTAAATGCGAGTTTTTGTTAAAATAAAGAAATGTCCAATTAAAGGATCGTAGTTATAGCGTGTATAATTTATTGATATGATACATATTCCGGAACGTAAATATTTTTCCATTTTCCTAGTTTCTTGAGTTTGTGATTTTTGATAACTTCTATCGTCTTCCAGTTTAGAGAATGTATAGCGTTTCGTGTAGCAATTTCTTCCCGGTAGGTATAGTCTACTCTTCCGTCTTTCAGTAACAATTTTACGATTCGCCAATGATTCAATGACGCGGCCAGAGTGTAAGCAATCTGGTGGTTTGCGGTTGGGTCAACTCTCGGATCTCTTAACAACATCTTGACCGATTCTACATAATTCTTTTCACATGCAACAAGCAGAGCTTCATTATTTTGAATAGAGGGATCTCGAACTTGATACGTTATATTTCGCCATAATTTACATACTAGACTCGCTCTATAATAATTAATCCCTTTAAAAGATAAAATTCGAAATAAAATGGGGCTTGTAGCGTTGTTATTTAAAATATCCATAGTTACTTTAAGGTTACTATATACACATTTTGTAAATAAACCGCAATATCAAATTAATTATATGCCGTTGAATTGAATTCTTTTATTGACGACTATATAGTTTATTAGTGAATATAGAGATGTTTTCTGATACAGTAGCAGACGCGTTATCCAGTATAATCAATGATTTGGAAAATGCCGATCCAGATATTTACACAAAGGCAGAAGTTGTAAATATGATGGGTTCTATGGCTTACATTATTGCCTTGAGTGATAGTATGGACTCTAGTGGTAAAATCACTACATCGAGAACCAAATTAAAACAAAATTGCAAATCGAGATCTGAACAAGTATATGACAACTATGCCCCTGCAAAGAAAGGAGGAATCAATAAAAAGAGAACTACAAAAAAACCAAGTTTGGCAACAAAAAAGACCAAAAAAGTTCGCTTCAATGTGTAATTACGTGTAATCAAATGTTAATAAATAATATCGAAACTTTGCATCAATTACATCGAATTTTTTAATTTTCAATCTAAATTCTTTAATTGATTTAATTTTTCGATACAAATGATAAAAAATCGATATGAAACAAATAATCTTTTTATAAATTCAAATCTTAACCATCCGGCCCTTTTAGTAACGTCTGAACTGCTTTGTTTTGTAACTCTAAATTCTAGACTCCGAAAAATTACAAGTCTAAAACAAGAGTGAAAAAGGAAAGCCAAAAGGGCCGGATGGGTTAAATTTGAAAACATGAAAAGATTATTTGTTTCATATCAAGATTTATTTGTTTATATCGTAATTTTACATGTTTTGCAAATTAATATCGGATTTTTAATTTATTTTCACATATTTCTTATCGTTTTCCTGTGATGCTTCCTTTGTCTTTTTATCCAATGTGTTGCAACTTTATTTATAAAAGGATACAAGGGAAAGTTGGATGGTGTGAATCCTCTATCTAACGTCGAGTTTTCTCTAAGAAACCATTTATTTCGTTGTACCAGCCTTTCCATCAGCTTATCCAACGTATCCTTGTTCAAATTATTTTGAATTTGTCTCAGATAATTCTCGTAATTGTCGTTTACATATTCGATACATATATCGACAAGACTATTTTTAGTCTTTTTACCATTTTGAATACCATCACCATACTTTGTATAGCCAAAAAGGTCTCCGTCGAAATCTGTAAATCTACCTTTCGTTGCAGGTGCATTTACGTGGTAAAACCGTATCGTATATACGTCGATTTGGTTATTCATTTTATTATTTTATTTGTTAATTATTTATCATTTAATAAATAAATACCGGCGCAAAAGGTTATTACCGGGTAATCGTAATATAAATAAATAATACCAAAAATGATACCGATGGATATGCAAAAGACTATATTGAGACATACGTGGACAAATAAGCCTGATTTTTCTTGGCGATTGGTTTGCAAAGCTTGGAACGACTACTACAAGTCTGAAGAGTATCAAACAATGGCCTTAAATCGTAGAGCTGCATTTTGGGACAATTTTTTTTGTTCTTTTGTTGGTGACGTTGCTCAATACAATCGTTTGAAAGAAGAGTCAGCCAAAGGCAAGTGGCATGAGTTGAGAGTATACGCTGGAGATAAAACTCTAACTACAGAAAAGTTTATAGCTTTATTTGGTAAACTTGTGGAAGAAGGGAATTACTACATGTTACGATCGTTTAATTTCGATCCTCTACCGGTACTCTTGGTGACGTCTTTTTCTACAAGCGTTCGCCACGAAGATTGGGGCCAAGCTATTGTCCGTAAAGCGGTGGACATTTACGTGAAAAATCCCAGCAAAGTCCGCGAAAAGATCATGTATTATATTTTACAGGGAGGCACTGGAAAACAATTTCGACTTTCAACCGTATTGCGTGCTAGACGTACGGGAGAACGTGTATTTACTTCCTATTTATTTGATCACATATGTGATGTGAAATATACAGAAAAAATAGATTTGAAATTTACGCAAGCAAAATACGTGCTTTGTGAAAATTATCAGGAAAAGGAAAACTACGTTTACCCCAAAGACAATGATTACAATCCTACAGTATTTTTATCAAGAGAAATATTTCATATACACCTACTCAAATCTTTCCAGAATGATAATCTAGAATATTTTCACAGTTTATTGCAAGCCGTCAGAGTGAAAGCTAAAAACCAATCGATGGTATTACGGAATAATACTACTATTGGGTATACTCTCAACGATAGACTACAACTGTTGACCCATGCTTTCATAGACACACCTGTAATTCCTATATATATTCTACAAACCCTCATAACAGGCAGTTTATCTGGTCAATACATTTATACAACCATTTATAGTCACAAAAAAGTAGTTGTTCCTTTTAGCTTTCAAGATTTTTGTGAATTATTACGAGTGCTAGTATCGAGAGCAGACACTTGCCGTTTTACGGGTGTAGATGTAGAAAAGTTATTCACTATTGTTTCTCCCGGAATATACGCTAGAATCGACGTTACAGACCCGTTATCTGTGGATATAATGGCGAAATGTGTTGAATATTTCCACTCCCAACAAAAGTACGAAATAAAATGGTGGTTCTGTAATAAATGGTTGACTGCTCTTCCGTTTAACAACGCAGAACAAGTCATCAGAGCATTCGTAAATCATCCATTTATGCAAGACGATGATCCAGATATTCCTTTTCTAGACGTTTTACCTAACGTGTTTGAACAAGCAGACGAAAAGACAGCTATGGACCTTTATTTCTGTAGAGAAAAAGTCAAGACGTTGAAGAAATTGCTCATCATGAAGAGATATGTGTATAAACTTTAAAATAAAAACTATTACAATTAAAAATACAAATGTTTATTGATCAATTAACACGAGCAATGCTTGGTACAAAATTAATTTGGTCCAAACAAGCATAAGGTGTAGTTTGCGTGCAACTATCGCTACTTCCTTTAGAGTCCATCACTTGAATAATCTTGCTAAAGTCGTAATTTAGAGTGAGATTAAATGCCTCTCCTTCAGCCACAACGAGAGCAGGTTCAATAGGTACTGTAACAGTGCACATATTGAGTTTGAATCCATGAGGTTCCGTCATACTTCCAAATTTATACTCTATGTTGTTTGCGTAAGTAGACGGGTCAGAACCTGGACCTCTGCGACAAAACTCCATTCTCAAGTATCTGTAAGTCCCAGCCTGTATAGGTATGCTTTGAGAGTTGAGTTGTGCGTTCACTTCAGAGGATGGTCGAGAAAAGTCAAAAAAGTCTGTGATTGTAATATCCTTTTGTCCAGGATCTACATCACAATCCCCGATATTTCCTCCGCACTGGTCGTTTAACCAAATCATAGATGTGTTTCCTTTATTGCTTTGATCCTCATTCATATCTTCAGCCTAAATATTAGAGATATTCTAAACGTTAAAAATTACGATATAAACCGCCGCAAATTTAATACCAAGATAGGTACTTGTGGTAGTGCTTGTAACAGCCCTAGCCGCTTTCGACTGTGGACTCTCTTGTACTAAAAGTTTTACAGTTGGTTTAGGTTTTTTTCCTTCCTTTGTTTTGAGTAAAAGAACTGTGGTCAATACAACCGCAGTTATAGTGAGTCCAGCAGTGATACCTCCTATAATGAGTCCCTTTTTGTGTTTTTTTGCAAATTCCGAAAATGTCATTGTTTATATACTATATATCCTTTATAAAAACAATAATTTACACTTTAATTTATCTAGCAGATAATAGTCAAAAATTAATAATTTGCGTGGTATAATACATCACAATTATTAAGAGTGAATAACATTAATCTAACAAAATGGACATTGTGGAAATATTGAAAGCTCAAAGTGTTACCTCAAGAAACATTACTATAGGACATCTAAATGAAAAACTCTTATCCATCAAACAAGAAATAGAAAAACTTGAAAAAGGCGAAACTCCCACAGATACTCAGTTTATCGAACCCGAATTGTGCAAAAAAGCCTGGGAGTGCATACCCGAGGAACGTAAGACGCAGCTTATATCTAGTAGCGTTGGAGCGTTACACACATTCAGTTCAGCACACAACATTGCAAACGCCTTTACCATGTGGGATATTGAAAAACCTGAATGGTTGAACGAGGCTGTTTTAAAAGAATGGAAAGAACACTCTTCAACACAAGCATGTAATTAAACGTAAAAATAATAAAGATTACGATTAAGATATTTTATTTTATGTTTATTATCGTTTTCTACATACACTTTTATACATTCTCTTATAATTCCATTCTTTCTGCAGTTGATCTTCTACTTTTAGGTTTCTTCTTGAGCTTATCATTAGGTTATACAGGAATGTTATCTGCTTTTTATTAAATGTCATTATTTCCTCGTAATTATAACCCATATTCAGCAATTCACTTACACGTATGGATATAAATTCATCGGAAGTGCTCTTGTCTGAAGCAATTCTAGCAGAACCATTTTCGGAGGCGCGTAAATAATTCATCTCAAAATAATTCACCCTGATAACGAATCTTCCTGTTGGTTTATGTAGCGCTAGTAATATTTGCTGAAAAGATGGAAGGTAATAAAAATGGATAGTTTATGTAAAATTAATTTATTAAAGGTTAATTGGCGGAAGGTCTGCGGCGTTGGTTGTTTACATATTGAGGAAAGCTTTCAGAGAGGAAAATTCTGCAATGTTTTTCAATTTGTTTCTTGATGTACCGTTCTTCATCTGGAGTAAGATTTCCCATGAGGTCCGAGTGTGTTCTTTTGAGAGTATCCCAAGTATCGACACGTAACCATCTTGCAAAGTCTTTTTTGAGAACTTCTTCTGGACCGCCAATCTTCATAACTTCAGATTCCACCAAGTCGTGATTAACGTGCTTAATTCCATTTTCCACCAATTCGTTTACATAATCTTTAAACTTGCTTACGTCAGGGATGTATCTAGGCTTGGTTTTTTTGGCAGAAACCAATTCGTTCTTGATTTTAATAGCCAAACGTTCTCCTCCAGGTAAAAAACAAGTTTTGACAGGCTTAATAACTATTCCCTCTGATAAATTCTTTTCTCGTGCGGATGTGTCGGTAGACACCTTTTTCCATGGTTGAGTTATACCATAATAAGCAGGTAATGTAGATTCAAACTCGATGTTATAGTTTTTGATCTCGGCCAACGTTCCTTGTGCAAGAATTTGAGAAGCCCAAAATCCGCAGCTTTCCAACAACAAAATAGTATTCATGTCATAATCTTCCCATTTAACACTACCATCCTTCATTACACATTGGATGTCGAAAGCAATATATTTGTTATCGGGACAATAATCGACTCCAGTTTGTAAGTGAGTATGTTCTTCTTCAGTGATTGTATCCTCAGTGTAGAATCCACCGTGAAGTTCTCCAAAGACGTAGAGAATGTTCAAGTCGGGATATTTCTTTTTTAGTTCGGTATACAACTTGATTGTAGGTTCATTGTATTTAGAATAGACACTTCTGAGCCCATTAAATCCTCTAGGAAGTTTTTCATCGTTGATGACAAGGTTTCTACTCCCGTGTAAAACTTCCACGCCATCAGTCATAAAGCACATATTCGCACCGTGTACTTTTTCGAGTACAACCCAAGGTTGTTTACCGTAGCCGTAGTCATCAGCACTCTCAGCCCATTTTTGATCCAATACATTTGGGAACTTGAGGTAGCTTGCTTCTACTTGTTGTCTGAGTGGCAATTTTCTTATTTCCTGACAAGTAGAAATAACTTTGGGGTTATCGACTTCGCTTTCAGCCAAGCATTGTGTGCCGTATCGATTATAAATGTAATACACCGCAGCACCAGTAGCAAGCACTAATCCTCCTTTTACAAAATTTGATTTGTTGATGGTATACATTTATTTGTTAAGATAAATTCAATTTATCGGTTAGACAGCGCCGGCATTTTATATCCGATATGAAAATAAATAAAATCGGATGTTTATTTTATTATTTATTATTTATAATACGTTTAGATTGTAACAAGCCGACTGTTTAGCAGTGTAATTTGTGATTTGCTTTGTTTTAGTTTTTGAGAGTACCATCGGGTGAATATTTCAAAATTACACAATCTAGCGTTCCCGTCAACGTTTTCCCTTCTAACGCAGCAGTGGTATTTCCAAATACAAAAACTCTATTGTATTTATCCGCAACTAAACTTGTTGTGTTTCCTACTCCACCAACGGCCCCCATCAACCGTGTCCAAATATGCTTTCCTGTAGAGTCGAACTTGATCGTATTCATATCTTGTGATCCTTTTATAGTTTGATCATCAAAACTTTTGTTTGTATAGGACGCTAGTATGATATTACCAGACGAATCTACTTCAACTTGAGGAAATCCCATAGAAACAGTCGGTGCACCATATTGTATAGTCTTTAAAATATTTCCGTTAGAGTCATATTTGGTGATTGTTAGATCCAACACACCAATTAAAGTGTTTCCGGCTAACCCTCCTTGTGTCTCACCACCAACATAAATATACCCATTTTTATCTTCTTTTACGCCAGTATAACGAGTTAAAACGCCTTGAACACCTTGTTGCCGTGTCCACTTTTTCGAGCCATTGGTATCGTACATAGTTACAAAGCCGTCCCTAGTACCCGTGAGACTATTACCATCGAGGCCACCATTGACGTAACCTACGAGATACGCATTTTCCTGTGAATCTATCGCTCCACATATACCATTTGTAGTAGCAGTTGGTGCTCCTACCAGTTTTGTCCAAACATGGTTTCCTTGTGGGTCGTATTTGGCAACAAACCCGTCTCGTACTCCAGTAAGTGTGTTTCCATTTAGTGGAGCATCCGTATGTCCAAATAAATAGACTGATCCTGAAGGCCCTACTCTAATAAATCGTCCAAAAGTAGATTTTCCTGCCGCTCCTACTTGTTTCACCCAAATTCTTGTTCCATTCGAATCGTATTTTACAACAAAGTAATCCGAAGTACCAGAAACTGTATTTCCTGGTAAAGAGGCCGATGTCCATCCAATTGCATACATGGATCCATCGGGTCCGATCGAAAGACCAGAGGCGTACGTGTTTTTCGATACACCTCCCAGTAATTTCGTCCAAATCTTATTTCCAGTTTTGTCAAGTTTTGATATAAAGAAATCTTGAAGCCCAGTCTTTATCTCTCCATCTAGATTTCCGTTTGTTTGTCCTATGATACATATATTTTCATCATGATCGATACAAATGATAGAAGATAACGTGCTTCCAGAAGCAACACCGAATTCTAATGTTCCTGCCCAAAGTTCCGGTATTTGGACTTCTTCTGATGAACGTTTTTTCTTCTTTAATACAAGTACCAAACTAACTACTAAAGCGGCTACACTCAATGTAGCAACAGTTGTGGAAATCACTATTGTTTTAACGGTTTTAGACTTTGAAACGCGTTCCATATGTTCTATTATAAATTTACAATTAATTAAGAACCTAATAAAACTCGTAAAGATATAAGCAGTAAAATAGGATGTTAAAGAATCTGCACGACAAAATGTCAAAAAACAAAATTTAATTTATTGTTTATTGGTTTATTTTAATTTCAATATCTTTTCTTTCGAGATCTACAAGTTGACTTCTTACACAATGTCTTTTCAATAGGCGGTGTAAAAGATCTCTTCTGTAAGTATATCCGTACTTTTTAATTGTGTTATCGAAAGTACCGTCTTCATGTTCAATTATAACAGACTTTGGAGCACCATTCGGTTTCAAAATCGTAAAGAGAGGTTCTTGATAATATAATTTAATATCCACTGATATATTAGGTTTCGTCGCATACGGTTCAAATCTGTGTCTTAAACTACATTCTTCAGAACAGAATTTTCCCTTTTTTCTCTTGAGAAACTTCTTTTTGTAAGGTTCTTGTTGAATCATAATCACCGAACACTGCTTACACTTTTTGTAATCCTTTATTTTGTAATTGATCAACATATGCCACTTTTTACATACAAGCGGAGCCTGTAACAACCAGCAGTCTCTCAACCCATTAAATATACGAAGGAGACATTCGTTTGGAAGATCGTTGATATTTTGGCATATCATTTCCATTAATTAATTTTAGATAATTTACCGGTAAATGTTTTACCACTTCAAATAAGCCCGCACTAATAAAAAATTACCACAAATTATAATTATCAAAATATAATTGTCGAAATATAATTTATTAAAAAAGGCATGATTAACAAGTGCACACTTTATTGTTTTTTGTTACGGAACTTAAAGTAAACACTGTTGCTACATCGTAATCTGGTTTTTTTCTTGTAATGATGTAACTGTATTCTAGATCTTTCCATTCTGTGTTTTGTTTGGGATTGTCTATGAACCCTGGGAGTATCTTGTTGCATATATCCTTTGTTGGATGCGATATCTTTGTCCAAATATTATCCATATTAAATTCGTTTACAAAAAAGTTTAATTGTTCTTTTGTTAATACATATTTGCCTCCCCATGCTAGAGGTTCGTACCGTTGTATAAACGTGTCGCAGTATATTACGTGCTTATAAGAAAGTGGGTGTTGAATAGTAACATTTATGATTGCTAATAGTGTCAAGATATACAATTTGAACATTTACGAGTAATAGGTGTAGTGTTATGATGAGGTTTAAGGCGACTATTCTTAAATTTAATTTTCGATATTAATTTATTTAAAATACGATTTTTCGATATAAACTATAAATATTCGATATGAACGAAATAATCTTTTTATAAATTCAAATATTATCCATCCGGCCCTTTTAGTAACGTTTGAACTGCTTTGTTTTGTAACTTTAAATTTTTGAGTTTGTAAAATTCTAAAGTCTAAAACAAGAGTGAAAAAGGGAAGCCAAAAGGGCCGGATGGTTAAAATTCGAATTTATAAAAAGATTATTTCTTTAGTATCGGGATTTTCGTATTCATATCGAAAATAATCTGAATTTACCGAAATTATAAATTTTTTTGTTGATTTGCTATTAATATGAAGCAACGTAAAAATGTCACTTGGCACCCTTCTATAGGAAATGTGGACAATGATAAAGAACAGACAAAATACTGTGTCTATTGTGATAGTAAATCGGATATAAAATGCTCGAAATGTGGGGATTATGTATGTAACCCTTGTATTAGGAATAGGGAAATGTGTTCATTTTGTCTATATAAAACTTAAATGAAAATATCATTTATTTACGGGATTATCTGTAAAAGATATCGTTTCTAATAATATCGAAATAAATGAAATTTATTATTTTCAAATTCTTAAGGCCAAGTCCGGGTTACTTGGTAATATTAACAGTAACTTACTTTCCGCTTCCAATTTATTATTTGCTTAAAACTAAAGATTAAAGATGGATACAACTCAAACCGATGCATGGGAAAAAGTATTTGAATACATTGAGCCAACTCAACTTGTAAAAGTGGAAGGTGTCTGTAAAGACTTTCAGAATATACTTAGACATTCGTATGTATGGAAAACGTGGTACGACTTGTATCGAATTACAGAATTTCCGGAAAAATTAGAAGATTATAAAGTCGCCTCAATAGTTACGTATTTAAACAGAAATAACAAACTCGATACTTCTATTACAATCAATACAGAGGATGAAATGGTAGATTTTATCAACAAAGTTTCCCCTATCAAGTTGAACTTTTCTACCGATTTCTTTGGTGGTCAACCTGTAATGTCTGATTATCCTGAAATTATTGGTGCTGTAAAGACGAATAGAGGAAAAGTACAAGCTCGATTTAGATATGATAACAAGATTTACGATCAACCGAGTCAACTTTGTATCGATGTCGCCACTGCAAGGGGAGTAAGGGAAGTAGGAGAACGTAGAACAAGAGGATGGAATTGTTTGATTGTTCAAGAACAATTGCTGGAAAATCCAGCCACTGAACCTGTATATATTCACAAGCTCATTCCAGCTGACTATCGTATTCTAAGACACCCTGGCCAAAGGCCCTTACCTACTGTCACTGTATGTGGAAGAAGAAAGAGAATTAGAGAAATGACCGACATGATCACAGAACAAGACAAAAAGTTTAAATTGTAAACAATTTTTTATATATTCAATAAACCTAGTATATACTATCTCAGCGCCATGTAATCGATATGTAGTTCTACCCAATTTGTTTTAACATTTGAAAAACAATAATTATTATTAATTAAATGGCAACTAACAACGTTACCACTTGCATTATACACGACAATGGAGGACGGCCGTTCAAAGTTGAGATCTCAAACGGAAATAGCGTTAAAGTATTTAAATTAATTACAAACAGTGATGCGGAATCTTCCTGTGTAAGAAAAGACGTTCACAGCGACGAAGAAGACATTCACAGCGAAGAAGACGTTTTCCAAATAATGGAAGACGACTCTGACGATAACGAGAATCACTACAGTGCAGACCCTATTATATCCTTCCAAGCAACAAAAGTGTTTGTCGGGATACATGATCGTTTGTCGTCTTACGATCCAGAAATGGACGGTAATAGTGTGCTTTTGGAAGTTGGACAGAACGAATATGTGTCTATAGGGTGGAATATTTTTCGATTCAAAACTCTTTCCGAAATTATCCAGTACGAATCACCAATAGGAAACAGTGATGTACCTTACCCGTATGCGAGAGACAATCAAGGAAACTATTATTTGATGGTAGAAAATGTTATATTGTTAAACAGACCCAACTTTGATCAAATCATTGCAAGTCACAATCAACATCCAAGCTCTAGACATGATGATCCTTACAGCCTTTATTACAATACTCATTATATTACGGAACCTTCTAGTAATACTAGAAATGTCTTTAAGAACATTGAAGCTTTCTACATCAATGGAAACGAGTATAATATGACATCCACTTTAAATCCAGAAGAAGAGTATGAGAGATTCAAACGGTTCAGTATTGGAAATCAATACTCTGACGATATTCCGGCCGACGTTCCTCCTGTCGGTATCTACATTAGACAGAATGGTGTATTGAGAGAATTACCTAAAGATGAATTTGTCAGCATCATAAATGAGTTTAATTTATCGCAGCAATTTACAAAATACGAGCAGGTGGAATTAGTTGCAAGATTGTGGTAGTTTAGTATGTTTTATAAAACATTTATTAACTTGTAATAAAATCATTTTCATAAATTACAATAACTTCTTTTCTTTAATTTTTTGTTCTGTAAAATGCTCTACATATTCGTATCCTGTGATCAAATTTGGTACAGCATTATTAATTCCGTGCCATTCCAAGGCTTGTTCTTGACAACTATTTACATGTATTCCAGGCACACATGTAGCATTCATATCGGGATTAAAGTTTTCGTCTACTATTTCTTGACCGACTATATATTTAAACTTTTTAAACATCCATCCAACAGCTTCAGTAACAACATCGTCTGTATATATAAGGTTCTTCCATCGTATGTCTTCACTTTCAGAACTTTCTAGACTTTCATCATTTTCATAAGGTAGTAGGGTATATTGAAATGGGAAAATTCCTACAACAAGACATCGATCTACTCTGAGTTTCCATTCGCCCAAACTACAAGCAATTTTAACTCCTTCAGGTAATTTAAGTTTGATCACACATGCAACATCGTGAGTGCTTCCAATAGTACAGTATCCAGCCTTATATACATAAGATGAACACAATTTGGCGTATTTGTTGGATCTAATTTTGACAGATGAAGTGAGATCGTTATTATTGTTGATCGATAGTTTCTTTTCTCGATAGGTCTTGTCTATCGGTGTTTCGTTATTACTTTGATCCTCATTGTTATTCAAAGTGGTTTCAGAAGTTGTACTGGTAGTATTTCCGCCTGTTTTTACTTTCCACTTACTTTGCGACAAAGTTATAGATCTAGGAACTTTGTCCCCAAATATAAATATTTGATGGACTGAATATTTATGAATCCAATTTTCATAGCGAATCGTTTTGATACTTGTGACTTCATTGTGAATACCCAAAGGATCGTCGGTAGTATCCGTATGTTCTTCGTGTCTTTCTACTTTAATACGTGGTAAAGGTTCATCAGCAAAGTAGACTATTGGTTTGATAATTCGATCCGGTTCTGCGTAAATTCTACCCGTAATTCTTGTTACGTCGTTATTTTCGATAAAATGTCTGAGAGGATCATTTTGATAATATAGGCTAGTTTGTAATTCTTCATCGGTAATATCACGTTCCATCCAAGGCGATTCACACAGTGGTTTTGTGTATCCATTTCCAGTTTCAGTCAGCGAAAATACCTTTCCTATGGGATTTGGGTATTCACTAGCTTCCATTATTATTTTGAATATAAGGAAATCGTTTTCATAAGATTCTCTGTCCTTGCTATAATAGTGTTTCAGAAGGATATTTTTCATTGACAAGTATGGTAATATATCTCCCTCGTATTTCATACCGACACCTGCAGCCGAAGCGTACGTTCTTCCTTTAGTATCCATAAGGGAAGCCAGGTAATATCCAGTATAACCCAAATCAGTAGGTATACAATTTGAATTATCGATAAATAATATCAAAAGTTTCATTGTCTCAGAGAGTTGATTCTGGTGAAATTCCACGTGTAACTCTTTCACTCTCCGTTTATTTATAATTTCGTTTTCTCTTTTTAATTCATGTTTGGCCATAAACTTTCCAATGATTATTGTCTGCAACTTGGTTAAAATTACAGTTTCCACATCTTTATATGGTGATAAATCAGGAATCCTGTTTGGTAAGGGAAATGATTCGCGTTTCAACTGACAAGGCTTGTTTTCCGGTTGGTAGTTTTTGGGTCCAAACGTATTTCCTAATGGGTACTGTAATTCGACATCATTTATTAGTTGGTAACCGTTTTCTATTCGTAAAAGTTCCTGACAAACCATCTTCAAAAAGCAGTCATACACTCTATATATTATCAGCGCGGTATTAATAATAATAATGTGTTTTTAAATATATCAATTTTGATAATTTATCAAAAGTGTCGATGTGTGTAAGCATAGTTTATTAACAAATTAGTCTTCTTCCATGGTGTGTACTCAAAAACAGCTTTTCAGCTTCCACAATGTTCGAATAATGTATCTTTCTAGAAGAAAAGTCCAAAAAATCCGTTTCCCCTGCTTTTTCTACAGCATAGCCTTTAGCAAAGAAGGTCAACTTGTCCTTTACAGGTTTAAAGTTTCGTGCATAAAATAAAATCTTCTTTTTACAATCAACACAGTAGAGAACAACCTTGTATTCTTGTTCTTCGGAGTTTAGGATGATGTTACTTTGAAGAAGAGCGGCCAATATCACGATATAGGTTCTATTGTCAGCAACGTAATAGTGTTCACTGCGACATTTGCTGTTTGGATTATCTTTCTTTTGCATGATCTTAACAGTACCAGCAGTTTAGAATAATGAAATACCTTTTGCGCGTGAACATTGATTATTTCCAGAACAGAATAAAGAGAGAATTATATGAATAGTTTGCAATTATATGAATAAGTATTTATTGTGATTCGTTACATAAATTTAATACTTTTTGCTCAATCTCTTGATCTTGGATAAATCCCGCAATTTCAGAGTACCACTCGTCAGCGTCGTCGTCAAAGTTTGCCAATTTCATCAAAGCGGACGCCTCTCCTTCCTTTAATTTCACTGGCTCTAATTTGCAAGGAGAAGATGTATTATGTTGAGGATTGGAACCAGGATTACCATTTGGGCAATTTGGAAAACATCTAGCGAAACCGCAAGCGTGGCAGAGAATTGTATCTACGTGAACCACACAGTGAGAATCATTGTAGCATTCTAATACCAACTTTTCACAGACATCACAACAGAACGAGGAAATGATTTGACGTTGATGAAGAGAAGCTAAATCTTCCAAATTATCCACTTTGGCTACTGGGAAAGAAACAATTTCGTTTTCAGATTGACTTGCAGACATTGTTAATGTTAAAAGACATATAAACCCGTAATGACTGTAGCGCCTATGATACGTATAAACACCAAATTACTAAAATAGTTACAATACGTATGCATAGTTTTAATATATTCTTTTTATATGTTCTTGCAAATTACAATTGGGGTTTTATGACAACGTCTGTCTTCTTTACACATTCCAAGCTCGGAATCGTACCATCTCTTTGCGTTAAAATGTCTCGGACCGTGTTGAGGTTCTGGATTTTCGTCGTCATATATGTATTTTTCGTCTGGATCGCAGTCTGGATAACATCTACCATAGTCACAACCAAAACAAGTAATTAAATCTCGAAATACAATGTTGTCTCCATTCACCAAAACAACCATAAGCTCTCTCGGACAAGTTTCGCAATAAACTCGACATTCCACACCTTCAGTAATATTTTTCGATTGAGATTTAGGAACCAGCTTACTGAGAGCAGGGCTGTATACGTGCATTGGTTTCGCCAAACCGCAAGTAAAACAACAATAACCAGGAGGGTGTTCTATAACTTCCATAATTACGTTAGGACAGTAGGGACAATATCCAGCATGTGTATCAGACATTTTAGTTGAGATGGGGAAGGGTATGTAATTTCATAGTTGTTACATACGATAGTCGGCGCAAACATAGCTGCGGGTTAGAGGTATTGTCTCTGAGGGTTTTTGGAATTTACAAACTAATATGTTAATTTGATACATTTATTTAAAATCCGATACTAATTAATAAAATCTGATATTAACTAAATAAACTTTGTATAAATTCAACTTTTAACCATCCGGCCCTTTTGGCTTCCCTTTTTCGCTCTTGTTTTGACTTTGGGTTTTTAGAGTTTAGAAAATTTAGAGTTCAAAACAAAAGTGAATTAAGGGTGCTAAAAGGGCCGGATGGTTAAAATTCGAAAATATAAAAAGTTTATTTGATTAATATCGGATTTTTAGAGTTTATATTGAAATTAAAGTAAACTAAATAAATTAATATTGAAACTTGTTTTTTATATTTGAGAAGATAGTTTAATAGATGCGTCAAAATGTTCGTTATCTAAGTGGGAAACTTATTAGAAAAATGGAAAAAGAAGGAATATGGGTAGGAAATACACCTCAACATACCTTAAAATTTTTATTATCCTTTGTTGATCCGTTAGACACAAGGAATCTTAGGATATTAAACAAGGGTTTCCATAAGCTTTACGAACATGATGATGTGAAAGAATCTGTAAGAAGAAAAATCAAGAGTTGTGGAACAAACGATATGGTGACAAAACAATTTATCGGGACTTTTACGAGTTTTGATCAACTCGATAACAGAATTAAAGAAATATTATGCAGCGGATGCCCCAATTATACAAATTTTGGGTGGAAGAGAACGTTTACTTTTGTGCGTAATATTGGAATTTTATGTGGATTGAAATATCCCAACAAAAAGTGTGTCATACAAGTGTGCCACGAACGAAGTGACCAACTTCACCAACGTATTTTGGACGAACGTGAAAAGTCAGGCTTGACCAAGTTTGACCCTGTGTTTATAAAAGAGTTATTTCAAAAGATAGTTACACTGGATAACCCTATAACGATCGACTTCCCAGAGTATTCTTACAGAGACGAAATTGATATTAAAATAATACCAGAACATATATCGAAATATTGTGGTGAATTTACTCTGTGGAACGATTTGGACCTGGAAATCCGGGATATCGTTATGGATGCAAACGAAGAATATTCACCTGAAGGATACAGAGATTGGTGCCGACTTTATGTAGAATTTTATGTTTTAGTCGAAAACCGTCTTTACAAGATGGAATTTTTCCACGAATGCAGAGAAGCGTATGAAACAGAAAACAGCAGACATACGCATGCGTGTGACGTTACAAGTAGTGATACATGTGAGCTTATGGACGCTGAATATCCTGCCTATATTAGGTATTATGATGAAATAAGCATGGAATATTTAGAAGAAAATTACGTACAAAGTAGATTAATTACAGAAAATTAATTACAGAAAATTAAACCTGTTTAATAAAAATCATGTCACACAAAATACCGATTTTTCTCGTTTTTAAACCCAGCGCCAGCACCTTCATTGATAACAATGGCAACGTGTAATCATGGCAAACGTAAAAGAGAATAAAATAAAAGAACTTTCCAAGGAACCGAGATTCCAAAAACTTGCCAGATACTTTACAAGTTTAGAATATGAGGATTTCCAGCATTTAGATGTAGAAGACATGCTTATGTCTGTCGAGCCATACGACAGACCCTTAATGAAGGTGTTTTGTGCTAAATACCTACTACCCTATTTTGAACCTCCTAAATATCAACATCAATCCACCGGAACCCCTCGAAACAACACTGACAAATCACCAAAAAGTCTACCTACAAATGGCAATTACAGGGCTATTGTGTCTACCTCTGCCTATGACAGAGGAGGGGGTTTAACTACCTTGAAAGATGTAATTAAGTTGAATTTGGAATTAGTAGATGGAACGTTGAATTTGTCTTTAAACAATTTTTTGGATTCAGATTTACAGTATGTGTTGCAACTTACAGAGAAATATCAAGTTAAATTGTTGGACTTGTCTTTCAATAGTTTCCACGGTTACAACTCACTCACAAGACAAGGTTTCGATGCAGAGTTTTTAAAAGTCTTGGATAATGTAGAAAATTACGTAATTGTGTACGGAAATCCTATGGCCAGTGTAGATAGAATGGATTTATTCAAAAAATTTAATGAGAAGCAATTATCTAAATTAATTTGGATACCTGAACAATGGGTTGCTGCTGGAGCGTGGAAGGCTATGGTGGATAAACAATTTCACGATATTGTAAACAAGACGCATGTGGATTTCTACAAGACGAGATAACAATGTAGATGTTAGTTATGATAAATAAACTTTATTTTTCACCAAAACCTTCGGCAGCTTCTTGTAACGCTTTATAACTGATTGCTGTAAATAGAGCTGTATTTTTTGAATCCGTCGAATATAAGGTATATCTGTGACCTCCCCATTTACTTTCACCTTCTCTAATAATTTGATTTAGAGGTGCCCATACAGAAAAAGCGTGATCTGGACCATCCCAAACTTCTACAATTATTCTGCCTCTTACACTGCGTTTCTTCTTTTCGTACTTGGCCTTTGAGTAAGCTTGAGATGTGATCGGTGTAACTTTGCGTTTTGTAGTCAATTTGCGTATTGGGGTCTTCGCCTTGAGGTTCGTTGTTCTTTTGTTTAAAAGGCCGCGTTTTGATAGTAATTTTTCTAAATCCATCTTTTTCATTTTAGAATAACCAGTTAATTTATTCGATTTGGCGATGTTTCGTAATTCTTGTAATGTAGACATCGTTAATAGAACAACAATTTCTGTATTTTTTACAATTCTAAATAAACGTAATATTAAAAACATGTATTTTAAAATTTTATTGTCGGGATATTTGCGATGTGCGAGTTATTATCCGGTTAATTTAAAAAATAAAAATAAGCAAAAGATGGATTTCGATATGCTGGTGGATACTCCGTGTTTACGTAAAATAGTTTTGAACCGAATATTCGAGTTTATAGACGTTAGAGATGTTTATAGTCTACTCTGTGTGAATAAGAAATTAAATTCGTGTAAACCCCAACTGCTAGAACTGATTCCTATCCGCAAGATAATAAATCGAATTCACGAACATAGATTAGTCTTAGATCGTCTAGGTAGTTCTAAAAGGAAATTCGTAAATGAAGAACACAATATATTGGAACACATCAAGGTTGATTACTTTCGTAAAGCCAAGAAAACGTACAAACGATGTACCAGCTGTAAATGTGATTATGAGTACAAAGTAGGATCGCCATCTGTATGTAATCAATGCGAATACAATAGTTTAAAAATAGACAGACAATCTGTTACTTCTAGAAACGCTTGCAAGAATTGTGGCAACTTTGTCTACATATCAGACAATTACGATATCGTGTTAAGGCACAAACGCCCCAAACTTGAAAAAGAAGACTTGGATTTATGTATTCATTGTTTGTAATAAAACATTTCAATTACAATCTGAGACTATTTAAGTATTGTCTAAACTTTCCATTCCTATATACGTCCGTTTCGTTGAGATCATGCACATCTTCCAAATACGCTATTTCCAATTCGGGCCATTTCTTGGCTAGTACAGACCATTCTAAACCCAAAGCTTTCATTTCGTGCATTCTAGGTCTCCATTCTGGAAAGAGTTTTAACAAGGTGTAATTTCTCTCGAAATCATCAATATCGTAAGGTCTCGATATACTAAACTGTAATTTGTCTAGTTGTCCTGTCATGTACGCGTAAATGGTCTGAGATGAAGCACCGTGAACTTCATGTAACGATTTGGGCTTTCTGGGATATTTGGTTCCAATATTCATTTTTGGGCTTGTCGGAAGAATTCATTTCGTAAATTCGATTAGCCAATTGAGCAACTGTTTACACGCATCAACATAAAAAACTATACTATAAATCTATATCATCCATAAAACATTCGTAGTATATATATTATTTATTTACACATATAAATCTGAAATAGGACGAGTTTTAACCATAAAATCATTACGCTCTGCTTCTTGCGTATTTTCTCCAATTCTGTAACGAATTAATCCAGGAGACACCTTTTCCACAATAATCTTTGACAGATATCCGGGCTCGTTAACGACAAGTATATACATTATGTTTCCACTTAAAGTGTGCATACAACTGTAGTTGAGCTTGTCTCTCAAATACGAAGTGGTCCACTCTACGTCTCCAGCAAACTTTCTGTAAATTTCAAGATCTGCACCAGTGTAAGCGATAACTGCAAACGCGGGCATCAATGTAACTTCCTTCACTTGGTCCCATATAAGAAGCTGTTCATTTACATGTTCGTAGATAGTTTGACACCTCTTGTTGTTACGTTCCGTACTTGGTAATAAATTGGCAACAGTTTTTCTATCGACAGGTGTCGTACCACGTTTTATTTTGGAGATATCGGAAGACAATGTTTGGAATGGGGTGTGTGTGCGTTTTGACTGAACAAACATGAATAATTTTTCTACAATTTACACTTATGAAAGTTTCTCAGTAATAAAAACTCCGACGTAATTAAAAAACACGGGGTCCTGAATTTTTATAATTTGATTCTGCGGGAAAAGTAAATAGTGAAGTAATTAAAAACTGAAGTGAACTATCAGATGGAACTCTATATTTTAAACAGTGCTTTTGTAGAAGAAAATGGAAAAAAGTTTCTAATTATGTATACTATCACTCGTGAACATAAAATCGTAAATATCAAGACAGACGCTAGCTGTTCGAAACTCTCCACCTACTTTGGATGGATAACTGTATCGAACCAGGCTCTTACAGTAAACGACAATCCTTACGCTTGTCCGAAGCCAGTCTACGTCAATCCTGAAAATATTTCTATTCTAGAAAATCAGGCTGTAACTGTTACTATAGACAGTTTTGATATAGAGTCTTTTGCACTTGGAGAAATAGAACAAGATATCCAATGTGAAACCGCCGAAATTCCCAACATCGAATTTGATACCGAGGAAAATGAAATGTATTTTGACGCACCTTATGTAGCCACTCGTCTCACTGAATTGACAGAAGCATAATTGTTTAAATAAAACATTTTATTTGTAAATTCTTGTTACATCTTACAATCATTCTTGTGTTTCATCACCAAATATATTTTCCATAAATTCTTCACATTCATCACTACAACACGATCCCTGGCTTTTTCCTTGCGGAACTAAACCATAGCACGCTGGACATGTATAGCTCACAATATCAGTTGATTGCTGTAACTCATTTGTTTCTGTATCTGGGTTTTCCATCTCCAATTATACTTTATAATTTGGCCAAATTCAACGCGCCAGTTGCACATTACTTACCAACAAATATCTAGAAATGAACAATCTATAGCTGGTTATACATATAACATGTTGGCTTAGATCGTTAGTAAACCTTATTCATAAAAGTTAATTACGTTTGGACATTAATTACAATTTTGTTTTTCGATACAAGAATTATTTAATTCGATACTAGTTTTAAAAATCAGGTATGAATGATAAAGAATCGATACGAATCAAATAAACTTTTTATAAATTCGAATTTTAACCATCCGGCCCTTTTAGTAACGTCTGAACTGCTTTGTTTTGTAATTCTAAATTTTTCAAACTCTAAAATTCCAAAGTCTAAAACAAGAGTGAAAAAGGGATGCCAAAAGGGCCGGATGGGTTAAATTTGAAAATGTGAAAAGTTTATTTGCTCCATATCAAAACTTTATAGTTTATATCAAAAATGATCCAGTTTATATCGAAAAAATCAATTTTGGTGAATATGTGTATTATATATGTATTATTATGACAATTTTACAGATTAATCCACTTCTGGAAAGTCTAATCCATCTAGTGCGGCTACATAATCCTTGTCTGATTTTTGTTGTGGCTTTAAATATCTATTGGTGTCTTTGTCGAGCATACTAGTTCCAGTATACCATATATCATAGTAATTGTCTTTTGGTTTGTAAACAAAAGCCTCTTTCAATGCACCATCCTCCATTTTAAATATATAATCTGGAAATTTACCATCCACTCTATATTCGATATCGTAACGTTGTAACATATCTGTTTTACACAATATGACTTCAGGATGGAAACCTTTGAGATCATTCCCCCAACCATCAAACAACTTTTTGGAACATATCCATTTGGTAACTACGTCATCTATGTCTGATGCGGATCTTCTGCGTAATTCTTCTTTTCCGTATCCAAGTGCACTACTAAACTCATATGCGGGGAATCCGCTCAATTGGGCCAAATTTTTCACCGATCTGGCAGTAGCGTTGAGAATCTTGATATCCCTTTTGGCCTGTACAGTAATAACCTTTCCAGCTGAACCTCTATTTTCAGGACTGTGAGTGCTCATAAATGCGTATTTAATCGCATGATCAAAGGAGGCGAAATAAGCTGGTGTATTAGGGATAACATCATCAGGAAATTTGTAGTTAGTTCCGTGAAACAATATTGTTCCTTTTGGTATAATATATATATCGTATCCTTCTTTTTCTACTTTCTGTGCACATTCGATAAACCCTTCACAATATCGTCCATGTGTGGACAGATTTTTAATTTCCACTACAGTTTCTTCGATAGTCTCCTGTTTTTGTCTCTTTTCGGTTTTTTCGTCTTTGGGAGCTTTTCTCTTTTTGGATTCTTTTTCTAGTTTCTTTTCTTCCTTTTCTTGTTGCTTGATCTTAATCTTCTCGACTCTGGCTGCTTGTCTCGCTGGTTTTATGTGCTGCCAACAGTATTCTCTATTGCCAAGCGTTTTAGAGGCAGCTCTGGTACACTTTACACCAGGAGCTATCGTATAATCACAAATACCTTTCATTCTGGTTAATATAAATATTTTTAAAAAATAATTGATTTGTAGATTTAATTTGTTTTATTAACTCAATCCTCTCTCATAAAATTCACACTTATAGGTGTCATTAAGGTAAATCTCTTTGTAACATCATCCTCTAAATATCCCACAAACATATCATAAGGTCTAATCCACATCTTGTAATCATCATACAGAGATTGATAAACAACTACATATTCTTTGTCTTGTAGATTCCACGCACAGCCATAAACTTGATATAATTTGTTCTTGTAGTGCTTATAAATACCATGCTCTAATTGTGGCTTTATGTCTGGAAAACTTGGGACAAGTTCTTGTAAAGGATTTGTATCGTGAACTAAATACACCGTCTTGAATCCGTTATTATAGGAATGTAAAACTAAATCTTTTTCATTTTCCGTGTGCGTCACTTTTCCCAGACATCTCCACCTGCGAAAAAGTTGAACTTGTTCTTGAAGTGATACAGATTTTGATGAACATAACCCCATTTTATTTTGGTTTGTGCCTGTTCAAATAAGCTGCGCCAACCAAGTAACATAATCATGTAATGAAATGTAGATATATGATAAAAGTATATATATTGTAAATTGTAATTTATTATGTTACTCTTTCACAAGGACTTTACGTTTTGTCTTTTCACTTTGCTTGTCCTCCGCTTTTACGGTTTGCGTTTCTTTAGTAATCGTAGTCATTCGTAAACTCTCCCAAACTTTGGTTATACTTGAATAGTTTTGCTGTGCCTGACAAGAGAACCATAACCAACCGCTACAGCTTAAACAGGCTGCACATTCGTTTCTCTTATTATAAACTATTTGTTCCTCATCTTCCCATTCTTTTCTACAGACACAACATTTTGAAGACAAGGGTTTCAAAGTTGGATCTAACGGAACGGTATATTTTGGATCGATTTTAATTGTAAATTCCATAGCAAAATGATATATACCTGGTAATATCACAGCGCTTGCTATTATATTAAAGACTTACAAGTGTGAATATTTATGTTAAGGTTCGTGATACGTAGGATGCAAATGAATCGATCCAATTTTCGTTATTTCTGGAAGGAATTTAAAACAACACAATCGTTTCGCACTATATCGCAATTCTATGGAGCAGTCGTTGAAGTTATAATGGTTGTAGCACTATCGTTTGTCGTTATCGCCGGGTTTGCGTTTGCTCTAGTTTCATCGCTCTGCCTTGTATATTTTATTTACCCTCATGTAAATGAGGATAATTCACTTAGTAAATTGGTTCACGAATATCGAGACTACCATATTTACATATATTGGGCTTGGTTTGTATTACTAATTGGCGGTATTCTTCGAGGTTCCTATGTGTTGTTACAAGATGTGAGATCAATTTTAAGAAAAAAGCAACAAGAAGATTTGGAACTAAACGCACAAAAATTTCAATAATATCGTTTATTTAAAATATTCCTTCATTACATCAATAAATTCGTGAATAACCAGAGACTTATTATTCTTGTAATATTGTCTCCACCTTTTTCTTTCGGATTTCGATGTTACCAATTCATCCATCACTTGTCTGATTTTAAGAAAGGTTTTGATACGTTCTTTAAATTCTTCCAGAGATTCGCAAATGTTATGTATGTATTTTGCGTGAAACTTGGTTTCGGAAATCCACTCGAACATATCCTCTATATGTTGATCACTTCCTTGCATGCATGTTTTGACAATGTGAGTACAGGTGTTTCCCTTTGATTCTAACAATCGGTATTCTAAATGTCTATACAGTAAAATATCAACTCTCGGTTTAGACAAGACATTTTCTTTACAGTGTAAGGTCATGAATCTTCCCCAAGCGTCCTTGAAATCCAGAGATCTCTTTTTGGCATCATCCAATTCTAAAACGTTTCCGTCCCACTTGTAAAATCTTGTATTGGGAGCTACTGGAATTTTCTTGATAAAACCATCATCGAGAGTAGTTTGCTTCTTGGGCATTTTGCCAACGATCTAGGTAGTTAATTAATATAAAAACCCGGTCAAAGTTTATAAATCATTAAAGCCGCGTAAATTATAAAAATTATAAAGTTTATAAAAATATTTTTCAATTATTTATTTTACATCAATTATTCGTAATTTTCATATCGATCGTGATATTACACGAGTCGTCTTCTAAATTGTATCTATTTGGATTCAAATCATCGTAAACGTGCATCCAACAGATCATATCGTTCCCTTCAAAAACATATTTAAATTTCATTTCCACATTTATAAATTCAGCACTGTCACGTTCTACGAACGAATGCACTTCTTTGATTCTAGTCTCAAATAACAGACCCAACACTTGAACAGCGTACGGTTGATCGTCTCTGGCTGGTGATTCTGCGTCGATTCGAAGAGTAACACCTTTTACGTCATCAAACTTTTTTGAAACAATATCATGGATGTAGTCTACAGTCTCCATAAAGTTGTCAAGATCAATTCCTTCATTGAATTCGATTTTAACGGGTTCTTTGTTGATGTTTGCGTTTTTCTTTCTCAGAGCTCTGTCGTGTTTAAACTTGCGTTTTCTGTTGGCTTTTCTGATGATTAATCGGTGCATTTTATGGTTGATATTGGTTTATTTTATCATACTTAATAACAAGATCCGGCGCCAGTAATTATAAAAGTAAAAATCAAATATCAAAAATGGAATCTAGAACACTTTTAAAATTAGTAGACCAAACTATATTGAATATAGTAGAGATGAAACTGTACGAATTTAGAGCGATGTTAGAAAAGCTGGACGAAGCGTTGATGGATAGGTACGCTGATTATTCAGACATGGAAAAATATTTGGGAAGATTGTTGCCTAGAGTTAAACTCACACCATCCATACACGATGAGTTTCTTAAACTTCAGGCAAACCTGTTTAATTTAGGAACAGAGATCAGAAGATTGTATGGACAAAAGAAAAGTTTTGCTCAAAGCCTCGATTTATCTGTACCCGAAAAGAAACAGGCAGTATACGATTATATAAAGCCAGAAGTATTAGCGTTTTCAAAAGATTGTGTCTCTGTGGACATGGGAATGTGTAATATAATTCAGCTCATAAAAGACTTTGAAAACAGTCTAAATTAAAATAAAATCGGTTTATTAATCAACTACAAGATTGTAGTAAATGAATCTGGTAATTTTGGATTTCTAAATATCGAATCTATCCACCCTCTTGATTTCACTAATTTGACATTATCCTTATCCGTATCGCGTCGAGCATATGGAGATTGTTCTCTATATCTTTTTACACCCCAAGCAATAGCGTCATCCTTTCTCATGGGGTATTTACTACATAACCAATAAATACGAGGAGCATCCAAATCACAAGCAACGCAGGCTATATACTCTTTTTCTATCATTATAAATTTCCGTCTCACTTTAAAAGCTATTCAATTTAACAGCGCTAACTAAAGACAAATTTGTAATTAATATCAAGATGTATAATTGGTTTGTCGTAATATTAACTGTTTATTCGGTTTTATCCGAGGGTTACCCTGCCGTCAACGTATTAACTCGGGATAATTACATTGTTATAAATCATCATTACCTAAACAAATCGATTTATACTGGGAAAGAATACTTTGAATTGGAAAATATTTTACACGAAAAGACAACACAGGTTAATCGTTTATTCTCGGATAATAGTATCGAATTCTTGCTTGGGTCACTTACTTTGTCTCCTGATAGGTTAACAAATGATAGCGTTGATGTGTTTTGGACTTTGAACAATTGTCCCTATGTAGATTACGAAAATGCCGCAATACACCTCTGTCATAATGATACATTTGGAGAATTAGCAAATGAATTACAGTCCCTTTTACCGTACGTGAAACCTCTCTTTTTGAAAGTGAATATTAGTGCAATTATAGAAGGAGACACTCTTTTTATAAACGGAAATACCAACCAGAGTCCCTTGTTTTGGACCGTGTTTGTAAAAGATAAACAAATCGGTTCGGGATATTCTCAAATATTTGAATTTAGTACAATTTTGATGGAGAATGATGTAAATTATTCGTATTTAGTTTCCGTTTGCTACGACTACGAATACGCAAACTATGTAGGATTTTGCTATGAAGCTGTAATAGATAACGTACATAAAGATATTTCTGTAGCTTCAACTATTAATAGACTGACGAGTTGGATAATGTTATTGGTTGTATTTATTTACATAATAATATAAAATATATCGATAACTAAAATGTATAGTTTAATTATTTATTTTTTCGTTCCAACGTTCCTGGGCATCCTTGTATTCTTGAGAGACACAGGGTAAATAAAGTATTTGCTGTTGCAAATCGATTACAAGCTGTTCTAGTCTCTTGATTTGGTCTTGTTGTGCGTTTATCTGTTTCTGTTGTTCTTGAGCTATATATATCAAATTTCCAATAAGTGGTTCAGTTAGTGATACTTTAAACGCCAGATTTACTGAATCTTCTTCTGGGTATAAATATTCTTTGAGACGCTTTGGGTTATTGGCTACAGGACAGTGACGTTTCATACAGGAAGGACATTCCCGAGTGCCACCATCGGCGTAACCGCAATCAAACGAATGACCAGGAGTTTCATCTTCATCTACCCACACACAAGATTGCACGTCGGTTTTCCAACTATGGCAAGTATCACAGTTAAAAGGGTATATACTTTTTGTTGTATCCTTAAATATACGTATAGACATTGTATTTAAATGTATATTTTGTAATCGAGAAACGCGGTTTACTATTTTAATAACGACACGTAACTTACAAATAACGGCGGTCATTTAACAATGTTTATTAATAACAAATTCGTACACGAATATTCTTTTTTTCAAGCAATTCCTTTTCGTATTCTAGTATCATCCCGTCTATTTCTCCGTTTTCCACCATAGTATCTGGAAAACGGTTGATTTCTATTCGCGATAAATTTGTCCAAGGTATAGATGAATCGATAAAGTGCTTCTTGATATGTCTGTAATCGACTTTACCAATTTCGCTCAAGTGGTTTACTCTACGATAAAAATATTCATTTACAGTGTGTGACAAATTATCGATACGAAGCGTTTCTAATTTCAATAGTTTTTCCACAATAACATCCAAAGTCGAAAATTCTACGCAATTCAAGTTTACATACATTAAATTTGGTGCAAGCAAACAAAGTTCGTTGATATCCGATGTGATTTCTAGTGCACAAATATATTCTGTCTTGTTTCCAAATATCTTGGATTTACCATTTATTGACGATTCGGCTATGTGTATCCATCTGAGATTTTGAGGAATACTTAAAAACTTTTCTTGTATAGAGTTTTTGCAACGTAGTTTCAACTCTGTTAATTTTGGAAAAGAGAATTCGTCTACACAATTTGTGTCCACATTACATTTCACTAAACCCAAGAATCCCAAATTCGGTAAATTCCAGACAGTTTTACATCTAAAATCAATTCCTTGTACCAAAAGTGTATCTAATTTAGGCATTGTGATAGGTACATTGATTTTTACTTTCTTATTTCGCGGATGTAGTATACTGAACGAAAAGGACTCCATTTGTGAATTAGACAATAACCTTTCACAATGATGAACTAAAATTTCCATTTGTTTATCATCCAATTCAAAGAAATATAACAGCGATACTTCTGTAATTTTTGTTGATAAAACTCCTTCAGGGAGAACATTCCTCAACCTTAAATTGCTGAGAGATATAAATGCATTAATTGGAAAACTCATTGAGTTATTGGAATAAATGTGTAAATGTGTAATTTTATCGAAATTATTTAAATAAGATGGTTGAATGTTGTAACTTGGAATTACTTTAAGTATTATGCGTTGCAATTTTTCACACTTTTGTATCCAATTCAACCAACCATCCACAGAAGAATAATTTCCGCAAATATTACCATCAAAAGAAAACCTCATACGGTGCCACTTTTCTAACGCAAATACGAGCTTGTTTACACGGCGACATAGAGGTGTGATATTGTGAATTAAATCTTTAACAGGTAGAAATTCCAATATTAAACATATAATTTCGTTGGGAAAATCCAATAATTCCGATATATGTATCGATATCGGTTTCTCTTCTAATTTCAATCTCTTTTCGGTTTGTTCCATTATTATTTAAATAATTCGAATTTATAATTTGTAATTGATCGGCTGACTTCATATGCGAAAGTGTTAAATTGGTAAAGATTGTAAATAAATTATTTAAAAACAAAATACTTCATTTTCGATATAAATTATTTAAATCCGATACTTTTTGTAAAAATCCGATATGAAACAAATAATCTTTTCATGTTTTCAAATTTTAACCATCCGGCCCTTTTAGTAACGCTTGAACTGCTTTGTTTTGTAACTCTAAATTCTAGACTTTAAAAAATTCTAAAGTCTAAAACAAGAGTGAAAAAGGGAAGCCAAAAGGGCCGGATGGTTAAAATTCGAATTTATAAAAAGATTATTTTGTTTATATCGAAATATAATTATTTATATCGATTTTTACTTGTTTATATCGAATTTATATCGTTTTTATTATTTAGTATCGGAAATATACTTTTTATACTTAAATTACGTGCTGGAAAAAATTACATGGATTCTGAGAAGCAAGCACAATTAGCAGGTGAGCTGTGGTTTTGGGTCACTGATTTCTGGATTTGGATACAACGCCCGAATTGGAGTCAATATTACATATTTCGGTATTTAGTTTGTGAAAAGTATCCTACAGTAGCGTTATTAAAGCCTCCTTTCTTTATAGACGACGATGCTTTATTAGATATAGATGTACTTATTCCTCCAATGAATGAGATTATACGAAAAGGCTGGTTGAGTATAGAGTGGACATATGAATGGGAAAAATCTGGTATATTAGACAAAAATTATAAACAAAGTGAACATACAAAGATAAAAAACGCCTGTCAATTCCTAATAAAAATTAGGTGGAACCAACTCCTAAATGAAATAATTCAATTCAAATATGCTCCTCCTAAAAGAAAGGGCAAAGTAGCTGGATACAAATACAAAACATCTAAAATTAGATGGGATAAACTTGTTAAAAACCAATCATCGATAAAAAACATTTAAAATGATATTTGTAAATAAAATAAAAAAGATTTATCCATTAATTTCAGGTGTTGTCGGCGCTACAGTTTTCTCTTTACATTGAGGAGAAAAATGAACATCCAATCTCTTGTGGACGAAATAGAGTCGTGGATAAATTCTCCAATAACAATTTCCGATGTTTCCGAACCAAATATTTTACCTTTGCTAGATTTGAATAGAGTCAAAATCGAACAATGTTACAGTAATGATGTGAAGAATACGGCTATTTTACCAGCTAAAGTAGAAGCTGTAGAAACTAGAGAACAGAAGCTTATATTGGATAAGTTCCCCGTAGAATTAGTAAACAGTTTCAAGCATGTTATTTACAACATGTTGGTGGATAACCACAACTATCCGGATAAATATCAGTCGGTTATGCCTTGTTATGTCTTGTATGATGGAGAGATGAAAACTGGATTCTTCTTTAGTGACTATCGAGGTACAGACGTTATAATGGCCGAATTATATTCCATATCAACCAAGTAAGCCTATTTAATTACTTTGCAAGTCTTAATGTTACTTTATAGACGTGTAAACTTGAGGAATGAAAATATACCCGACGCCATTTTAAAAGATGTATACAAACTGTACGCGAGACAGTGCAAAGAATTGTTGTCAAAATATTTCTTGAAAGTGGATTGTTGCACGTTTTTATATAGAGACATACCCTTATTTAAACCTAACGATACAATACCTGAAGCCACAGAGAGAATAAAATGTATAACTTCACACTATCGTAAAAAGAGAATAAAGACGCAATGTATTTGAATTTTGTGTATTTTATCAATCTATTTTAACCAGAAGAGTCTTTTTTAGTTCCGGTATCGGTGTGTGCTTCCATAACGAGTGCATCTTTTCTCCAAAAATAGGTTGGAACGAGTATAATCCTCGTGTCTCTCGTTTCCATATTTACATAACAAAAAGGGAGCCATTCTCCTGTTTCGTCGGCCAAAGGATGATGAACGGGAGGTGATAGCCAGTTACTAGAGTTAACACGCCATCCTCTCGTGATTGCATCGTCGAACCTTTCTCGGAAGGACTTTTGTATTTGTTGTTCTTGGAGCCAAGTAGACGGATATTTACGTGACATATTTCTGGTAGGAAACAATAACGCAAGTTTATCCAGCGCTTACAATCTACAGACAAAAAAATGTATTTAACGTTAAAAAATGTTTATTCCATCCAAGGTACATCGATGAGAAATTCTATTCGTCCTTATGGTATTTATTGAGAAACCGTATCGGAAAATAAAATCCGGGGTCCCTTATTTTTGTATTATTTATTAAACTCCGCGAAAATTGATTTATTATTCCGATTAATTGCTGAGAGATTATTTTCACAATGATCAAAGATTTATTATTTTATAATCTCTTGGATGTTGAAGTAAAATTCACACCAGAAGAATTAAGAAAAAATTACAAAAAGGCAGCGTTAAAGTATCACCCAGACAAGAACCCAAACGATCCAGACGCCGCAAACAAGGTATTACATAGTTTTGAACAGATCTTTTTCAGCTAACACTGTTAGTTTAAGGACATCAGTGAAGCCTTCAATGTACTCTCAGACCCTGAAAAGCGAGCCAAGTACGATAAATATGGTAGATTTTACGAGGAAGAGGAATTGGATATTAAAGACAAGAAACCCAAGGACAGAGATATCATAAAGGACACAAATGATGTAGCTGGGCAATTCTTTGGTCATATTTGTAGAAACTATTTTGCTGGTAGAGATTTTGGACGGAAAAAGACTCTGGATAAAAACATCGATGCTCTAGTGTCACTAGAGACTTTTTATGCTGGAGGAGTTTGTGAAAAATCGGTTCTCGTCAAGAATGTGTGCACCAACTGTTACGGGTACAATTGAATGACTCGCGTTTGTTTAATAATAATAACAGGAATGGTACAAAGGATCAAAGCTCTTCCAAATGTGAATCGTGTATTGGGCGTGGTAAATGCGTGAGAGTACATTCTACACCTATCAGCAAGCACACAGAGGAACCATGTGAAAAATGTAACGCAACTGGAAAAATAAGAGTAATACCAGAAAATTGCTGTGTCTACTGTGGAGGTTGGGGATATATCACTGAAACTAAATCAATTACATTGGATATCGAAAAAGGCACACCCAGCGGACACAAAATCGTTATCAAAGGTGCTTCAGATATAGAATCGGACAGAGAGGTGGGAGATGTCGTATTTACTCTGGTAGAAGAAAAACATCCTGTGTTCAAACGAAATGGAAACGATCTTTATACAACTCAAACAATACAAATTTCAGAGTCGTTAACCGGTTTAACAACCTATATTCAACACCTCGATAAACGAGTATTGACACTTACCGCATCTATGGGAGACCACATTGAAAACGGTATATAGTTACTCGTTTCAACGTACTTAGTCTACATAGGTGAAATCAGAGTAATATACGGGGAAGGTATGCCTATTCGAGGCACAACCGCCAAAGGAAACTTGTATATACGTTTCAAAGTTACTTATCCTCCTATACAACAATCTAAATTGAGAGAATTTGAAAAGCTTTTACCTCCACCAAAACGTCAAAAACCTCTCGGAGAATCTATAGATGTTACCATGTGTAAAGTCGATAAAGATGTTAGAAAGAAGAGAGATGAGAAGCACAAGAAACATGAAAAAATTGAATGTATACAACAATAAATCTAGTTTCCATATAAAATGTTTTTAACTAAATGCACCATGTTGTTAATGTTTAATAAATTATAATATATTATATAGCAGAATTCTTTATAGAATGACGACTGTGAACAGTTATATAAATCAATTTCCAAAACAGACCAGAACAATCCTTAAAAGTTTGAGGAGTGTTATCAAGACAAGCGTCCCTAAAGCAGACGAAAGCATCAGTTATAAGATTTTATCATACAAGTTAAATGGAAGGATATTAATTTATCTCTCGGCCAACAACAACCATATAGGAATATATCCAATACCTCAAGAAGCAGATAAAAGTGTAAAAGGTTTATCGAAATACAGATTCGGAAAAGCTACGCTTAGGTTCAAGTATGATCAAGAAATACCATTGGAATTATTTAAGAAAATAGTTATGTATCAATTGAAACATTTATAAAATTAAACAAGTAATATACAAGAATTTGGTTATCTGAAACTTTATATTTCAAACTTATTGGCGTCTTCTAACTATGGTTTTCTTGCCAACTTTCTTTACACTTTTTGGAGTGCTCTTCTTGGTTGCCTTGATTGTTTTAAAGGTTCTTGTGTTTTTGACAGTTTTGCGGTTAACAAGTTTCTTGGTCGAACGTTGTGCCGCGTTCTTAATTGTATTCTTGATTGCTTTTTTAGTGGACTTCTTGGTGGACTTTTTTCCGATTTTGGCTGCTCCAAGTTGGTTAGGTATCTTTTTGATTTTTTTAACAGCTTTCTTTACAACCCCTGTTGTGTAGATAGTTCTTACATCACTTCCAATGTTAGGGATTTCTGAGCTTTCTTCCTCTTCTACTGATTGATCTTTGTCCTCTTCTGATTGTTCCAACATTTTGTACTCTTTTAAAATCTCAGCTTTAGCTTCGTCGAGGTTTAAGCCTTGAATAGTTCCACAATCAAGACAAATTGTCATACAACACCCATCGGAATCACATAAACCATTGATACTAGGTGCGTAACCTCTTTGCTCTTCGAGATCGTTAAACTGAAAATAATTGCTATCGCAAGCTCTCGAAGTGAGATGAAAGATGGCTTCGCTACTACTACACTCTTGGCAAGGTTTCATAGTTGTGTGATTAATAATATATAAATATATAGACAATAACTTAACATTAACTTAGCGCCTCGAACGCAAACAGAAAATACAAAAATTATTGTAAATGTAATTTATTTAAATATAAAGTAATTAGAGTTCTTGTAACATTGCCTCTCCTTCATTTTCCTTGGAAGAAATGTACTTGTAGCGTTTGTGAGCCAATTCAGTAGCCTTCAAGACAATTCCTTCCGATTCGATCAATCCTTTTTTTTCGAGGGATTCGATAGCACTTTTCAAGTCGTTTTCGTCATCGATTTCATCAGTAGTATTCTTAGAGACATCAAAGTAATCAACGCAAAAGTCTTCTGCTTCAGGATCTTCCTCTTCTTGATACTTGTAAAGGTGGATAATAGATAGTAGCACGATGTATTCATTCTCAGAAAGAGCGGATGGTTTCGTTGTAGAAATTTCATCCTCTTGCTTGATTTTTTTAGTAACAACCTCGGTATCAGTGTCGGCTTTGCGTTTCGCCTTGTTTTTCGACTCGGTGTCGCTTTGCAATTTGGCGTTTTCTTCCTTAATATTGTCTTTGGATGTCTTTTTACGTTTCACGATACTAATTTCAAATTCGTATCTATTTTTGTTGAGTTCAGGCTAAACAGTTAGGTGGTGGACAAATGTGTCTTACCAAGTGTTCTTTAAACAAAAAATTAGAGGTTTTGACATGACCCATTTCTAAAGCAGCAACGAGAGGAGTACAACCACGTTTGGTGTCACCCCAATGACCATCTCCAGCATCACCAGTGACAGGTAAATTGATGTCGGCACCATGTTGGATCAACAATTTTACAATCTCCAATACTTCATCGTCCGTGTTGTTGTTGTGATGAATGGCACACAAGAGCGGAGTAAGTCCAAATCTATTTGACAATTCAATGTACTCGGGGTACTTGGTAATCAAGTATTCCAAGAGAGGTTTGTTTGCCTTGGAAGCAGCTACACCAAACACATTCCAGCCACATCGACCTAACAACTAAGATTACAACAATACGTTAAATTTACCTCCACATTGTATCTTGAAATGTTTGTATTCACCAGTTTTAGCATTAAACTTTGAACTTTTGGCAACGAGATTTTCGAATTCTTCCACAGTTGTAGTTTTGGTGATTCTGTTGGTAACATCGTACGCAAAGTCACAGAGATCGCCAGAGTACAATCTTCCATTCTCAAAGTAAGCACAGTCTTGGTTAGTTTCATCAGCCATAGTAAAATAATTAGAATAATTAATATATTAAATCAAATTTGTTAGCGAGGTTTAATGATTTATAAAATAAGTTACGCGGGATAGTATAAAATAATATGAGGCCCCGGATTATTTATTATTTTATTCCGGCTATGAATCTCGCAAATATCTGTATTTTTCTTATTAACGTCATAAGTTCGTATAAAACTCTTTATATACATTTAAATCATTGTCCAAAATTTTTCGTACAGCTTCTTTTTGTATATGTGTTGAGTTGTCGCCACCCAAATTTCACAATTAAAGTTTCCATTCTCTCTTTGAGTTACGGTAAGGTTGACCACATCATCTACACTAGGTAGCTCTTGTTCGTACCAAGTTTCCTTGTTTATAGTTTCTTTTCTCAATACATTGTATATTGCGTTCATCCCTGCCAAATCATAATCTGTGCTAAAGGAATACATTTTTCTTTGTCCACTATCCGTTCGAGTTATCACGCAAAGATTCGAGGCAGAAACAGCCATGAATTCTATTTTTCCTTCTGGTACAGGAGGTGTGTTGCCTTCTTTAGAACCCAGAGGATCGATAAAACTGACTCTATCATCCATGATTTTGCAAAAGAAAAACGTGGTTACTCCAGACGAAACTCCACCAGGCCCCTTCCATTCGTAAAACTTTTTAGGGCTAGGCTGACATACTGAATCTTTTTCTACGGGAACTTGATAATACCATTGATATAACCCTTTATGTGAAGCACCCCAAATAAATTTGGACGGATCGATCGTTGGTTCACCCATTGTTCTTCTAAACCAAGGTATTCCCCAAATACTATCTGTCCATTTTTGTTTGTGTAAAACAGATTTGCAACTATATACACCCTTCTTTCTGTCTTCCGATAGTGATTTAATATAATGTATTGTTCCCGTGTTGTCCAAAATTGCCAAATTACATCCATCACATGATATTTCTATAGGATGAAAATGGGTAAATATTCTCTTCCATTTCTCTTCGCAAAAAGCTCTTCTAAAATATACAATTCCGTCTTCCAAAATAAATTCGTGATATTGGTTGAATGTGTAGAGTGGTCTTATTTTTAAGTGTGGATACCCTGGTATTACACTGGTATCGGGTTGTCGAAAGGAATTTCTTATGTAAATCTTTTTGCCTCTCTTCCAAGTAAGGGAATAGATCAAGACTATCAACAACGAGACAGTAGATATTGTGATGGCAAATGCCGAAAATTGCCGAGAATTGATCATCAAATATAATGTTTGAAAAATGCTGATAAATCACTAATTAAAATAACCATTTTATTGTCGATGAATTTATTATTAATTTACAACGCTTAAATCTCAAAAGAGATTTTATAAATTAAAATAACGATTCTACCCATGAATTCTCTCTGTTAATTTGTTCTTCTTCTTGCGGTGTAAAATCATTCTTAACACCCAGAGCCTCTCTTAACGCCTCGACAGTTTTGTATTTGCTGACAGTTTGTGCAAACTTCTTTCCGCAAATCTGTAAAATGTCATCGTTGTGTAAATAGTCGGCGGCTTTAGCGAGAGACAGAACTTCTTCAAAAGTAATTTCTATAAATTTGTCATCCCATGGTTGTTCTATATCAGCTTTTCTCTCGTGTTCTTTTTCTAAAGGCGAACAGGGTGTTGTCGAATGGTATTCGCAAAATGCAATAATTTTGGCCATCTCCTTATTGGCTACTTGTGAAACAGGTAATTCAATATCTGATTCGGTTGGAAATTCCTCCAACATACTTTCGATCGTTTTACACCTCGTTATTGCACTCTTTTTTACGATAAATTTTGTTCCGTCATCCAACAGGATTGTAACATCAAAATCTGTCATTTTTCAAGGTATAGGGACTAATTTCTGTACCCTTTAAAAAGGGTTTTTATCGCGCGTACCGCTAAAAATGGAAAATTAAATGTAATTTTAAAATAGGAAACTCTAGAACTAACAATGCAAGACAATCAATCCATCAGCTTTTTCGGTAAAAGAGAAGTTACACTCGATAGTGATGATATTCCCGCTTATATACAAGCAAATCAAGAGATCGCGGCTGGTTGGGAATCAGAAGTAGGAGGAACTTATTGTAGATTGTGTTTAGACGAAGTTGAAGATTCCTACATCACTTGTGCTTGCCGCACTCCTTACTGCCACTCTTGTTCTGAATTGTTAGGGTATAAAAAGGAAGACGACGATGTATTAGACATTGAAAGTTGCGACATGTGTGCCGAAGATGTTGAAGAAATCGAAGAAGATGATCTCGGAAACGAATCAAGCGATGAAGTCGAGGCTGAACTTGTCGAACAGGCTTTGGAAGAATCTGTCAATGACGATGAAGAAGACGAAGAAGACGAAGAATAAACGATATAGTTCAATAAAGAGTTTATCATCAATTTTGGGTTGTTTTTGTCAATTTATCTACAGGAAATCCTCTATTTTCCAGTCTATTTATGATAGCGTTGTATACATCATCAGACATTGTTTTTTGTCTTGATAATATCCACAAAAAGTCCGCAATGATTGTAGGTGATGAAACCACTGCCCAACTGTAATCATCCGCAATATCAACTACCCAATAGTTGGCAGTGAAAGGTAAAAAGCTAGTCTGTTTTTTGTTTTTGAATCTTAGTCTTAGTCTTGCTGGCAACAAATGTTTTCCAGATTGTGTTATAAGGTCGTTCGGTCCATCTTCCAAAGATGTATAACGTGTGTCTGGTTTTGCTAAACCAACAGCTAATATTTGTTGGCCGTCCTTATCGAGACATTCATTTGTGACTGTGACTGAGTTGTCTTGATTTAATTGATAATTAGCAATCGTATCGGAATCGCATTTGGACTGGAAACTGTGTCTTATTGAAGATATTTCATACCAAGGTAAGCGAGTATACTCTTGAATATTTAACTTATTGACGGGGCTGATACCAGCAATTTTTTTGTTCCTGAGTGTCACTAAAGTCACAATCACAGCTACAAAAGATATACCCAAACCGATAGCTACTCCAGAAATTACGTCTTTTCTGTGCTGTTTATCGGACATTTTATCAGTTATTAATAATAAATATTCCCTCTAATTGTATACTCTAAATGTTTATTATAACATAAACAATCATATTGGTATGTTAATACTTTTGTCTTATTTTCTTGGTGATCTTGTGTCTTTGTAGCATTTTTCCAGCATCAGTAGCGTTCTTTGATTGTGAATGAAATAAGATTTCCAAATCTTCCTTTATATTTTCTAGTTCATCTTCTGCTTTCTTGCGTTTCTTCATTTCTATATCACGTTCTTTTTCTACAGTAGCCAGTAAAAATCTTGTTTTTGCGTGATTAACTGTAATGTCGTCTTTCTCTTGTTGCAATTTAATAACCTCGTTCTTGAGATCTTTCATTACATCCAAAATCGCATTAGTATGAAGTAATAACGATTCTTCATGTTTTTTAAATGGGCTTCTGGCAAACGACAACTCTTGTTCGAATATCGGATCAAACTCCTCTGGTTGTATTTCTGTTTCTGATTCTGATTCTGGTTCGGGACGTAAAGCAGTTTTATTTCTCCATGCCCTTAAAAATGGATTTGCCGAATGTTTTGGAACAGTGCTCATTTTATTTTCAGGAATTATCGATTTGAAAATTATATCCGGCGCAAAGAAACATTATTTCCAAAATGATACTTACTTTTATTTACAAGTTTATAAACAATGTTGTTGTTGGATATAAAAGATAATTCACCAGGACTGGAAGGAATTTTGACAGAATATGTTTCGGATGAGGAGAACACAGATAACATCAATCAAGAAAACACCAAAGCACAATTACCAATTTTAAAGCCAGGATTTCCAGTATACCTCGTCATAAAAAGTGATGTGGATTTGTCACTTCCAGAAAACAAACCTATTATAAGGCCAACCCGCTTACTTTATGGTTTCAAAATCGAACTGAGCGACATGGTATTTAGTCACATTATAGAAAATGAAAAAACTTTTTATCAAGCAGAAACGACAATGATTCTAGTGCAAAACGCGGAGAATCCGGGTCATGATTTCGACCTTTGTGTCTATAACAGAACAGAGCGTGATGAAATTCCATTACGAATAGAATAAAATAGAATATATAATAAATAGTTTGTTCAAGAAACGGTTTTATTGAAATTCTGGAGGTGTTCTTACATGAACGTTTGTTATATTACATTTCTTAACTTGAGGACAGTAGCAGTATTCACTAACAACCCCAATAAATACAGTATTATGAGTACGATGACAAGAATCTTTGCACTGCCTACAAATTCCATTTTCGGTAATTCGACAATCTTTACATATATACATTTCTTGAATATGAGGTATGTTCCCAGTTAACGTACTGGTACACTTGTCCAAATTTGATAGGGAGGAATGAGTCGCCATGTGAATATTGCACTCGTCTTCGTCGTTAAATACGACGTTCCACTTTTGTATGAATGATTTATACATCATATTTGGAAATGGAAAGAAAGTTTCTCTTTTGGAATCGATACAAGCGTGTAAATCTATACAATCGTAACCTACATCCAGGGAATCCAGTTTACAATTTACTCTTTCACCATGTACGCCTCTGAGCTCGGTAGACACACTTCCTAAACCGTACACGGTAACAGTACGTTTCTCGATACTTTTTCGGCAAAATTGATCAGAAGGTACAAATAATTTTGAATCGACCAAAGGGTGCAGAAAGGCTACAGGCACCGGTTTCGATTTACAGGCAGGATTCCTAATGGCAACTAAAAATCCATATTTATTAGAGTCTTTTGTGACATAGTCTCGCTCGATCATTTGAGATAACACTTTTGGTAGTCCAAACTTTTGTGATAGAAACGCCTTATGTTGTTCAATGTCGTACATAGAGTCTTGTAAATATACAGTAGAGTCATATCCAGATGTAAATAATTTGGTAGGTACAGTGCTGAAATCGTCGAAACAAGTCAACCTCATGTATAAGTAAGGTTCGGAAGTTGGATCGTAATTTGTTGGTCGGTTCTTTGTCTTGGAACAAAATAAACTTTCCATTCTATGAAAAAAGTCTGGAAAACAAGCCATGGATACGGGAATACAAGATTCTTTATCTGTATTTGGAAAAGGTATAATAAACAAATCCATCATGTCATTTTGTAACACCGTCAGTTGTGTATCGGAAGCAACCTGACTAACTAGAATATTTGTATTCATATTTTACAATTATATCATGTAATTATTCTATATAAGATTTTACTAACCCACAAGCTCTCACAAGCGCCACGAAGTTTAGATTGATGGTGAAATTGTCGTAAATTTCTTGTAAATATTTTATAGAATGATATCTATAATGAACGCCTATCCGAGAAAATTAAAGATGAAAGGTTTACCTTTTAGCCTTTGTGGTTGGAATACCACATTTGAAAAGACAGAGGAACAATTTTGCGATTCACCCGTTTACAAATCCAAGTCATACATGATGTATGGAATAATTCCAATTACAGCAGCGAAAATTATAAAGATGCCTGGAAGTTGGATGTTGTATCGTTACGATGATCATTTGTTAGCAAACCCCTATACTTTCAAAATAGAAGACACAGAATTACCCACTGGAAAATGGTCATTAGGATATGTGACTGATTGTATATCATTGTGCTGTTAATCTGTGTTTAATGTTTATTGTATTTATAAATTTATTTTCATTTACATAAAGTTTAAGGGTGTTTTTTGTGTGTAGTGCTTCTTCCAATTTTGCTGGTTTGGCACATGTTCAGGCTGGAATGGCGATTGTAAATTTTGGTTAATTTGTATAGGGAGCGATGAGGTGTTATTTACATTGTGACTTCCGTTGTTTACATTGTGACTTCCGTTATTTACATTGTGACTTCCGTTGTTTACAGTGTGACTACCGTTATTTACAGTGTGATATTCTTGATAGCCAGGAGACCAAGCATCAAAGAAAGATTGAGGGTTGAGAGAATCAGGTTCTGAGAATTGTTGTCCGTGCTCTTTTAAATTTGATAAAGAATTTGAAAACGCTTGCTCATTTTCTCCAAACGGACCTCTAGGCCTTCTTGGAGTAAACACCGGAGGAGAAGGAGGAACGCTAAATGGATTTGGGCGAGGTTGTTGTAAGAGTTCCATATTTGGTAAACCACAAATATGACAATAGAATCCTAACAATGTAGTATAACAATTTTTACAGTGAGTCATGATAAAAGATCTTTATGTAACATTATTGTCATTTATTATACAGCATTGCGCCACTAACGCGTACCAATTGACATACATATGTTACCAATTTTAAACATGAACGTTGGGCGTTTTACGATCGCGAAAGATGGGCAATTTTACGTCGTAGTGTTTGATCTTGAAAAAAATGTCAAGCCGTATCAACATGTGATATTCACATCGAGAGCCAAATTAACAGAAACTCAAGTCAACAATGTTTACATGAGCCAATTCATTGGTTTGGTTAAAGCACTTTACCCAGATTATGTAGATGAAAAAACTTTGTACGCAGTTAAATTCAAGTCTGATGTAAACAATGAAAATATAATACAATTGTGGAAAGATTTATCCAAGGACTTTGTTATATTAAACGAATAATAAAACTTTTCGGAAAATACCTGTTTTTTTCGTTTTCATTTTAACATTTTGTAACAATAGTCTGGTATATTCGCTGAGGTATTGGCTTATTAGAAATGGATCAATCAAACTGTTTTTCAGATGCACCACAACCTGTACTTGTAAAGAGTCTATGTGATACATTTGATATTGAAACTGAGACATTTCGTTTAAAAAACAATTCTCATTTTGAGTGGAGAAACGTGGACGGTCAATTTGGCCTCTATGCTAAAAAGAGTATAAAACGTTGGACCTGTCTCGATACTTTTCATCCTATTACCATTTTTACTCAAAAAGAGGAATTATTCCCCGGTGAAGAATTTTCGTTATGGGCACAGATGATCGTTTGTGAATGTCTCCAAACTTTTTGTGATGAAATTATCTACCCATTTAAATTGTTCTCACCTCGCGGCAAATTTCCCCTAATCAGTCCAAAAAATCAAGAAGAGGTCGTTAGTATACTAGCCGAAAAGCTCAAAGTGAACAATTTTACATTGGATGAAAATCGAAAGGCTATATATATCGCTCCTTCATTTGTAAACCATTCATGTAAACCAAACGCGGTATATAACACCCATAACGATATTTTTTATATATTTCTGATTAAAGATATCGAAAAAGATGAGGAAATCACGTTTCACTATTTGCCAAAATCGATCAACAACCACGACATGAATCTTACCATGAATATAAGAGACGAACTCTTACATAAATATGGCTTCGATTGTACTTGTGACAGTTGTCTATCGTTAAATAATCACAAAGATTATAAAGACTGGATAGAATCCAATATCAAACGCTGTCAAAACTGTGGTAAACCGTCTACTGTAAAATGTGGAGGATGTAAACTTGTATTTTATTGTTCTGAAGAATGCCAAAGAACAGACTGGACTGATGGCAATCATCCGTACAAATGTAACCAGCTTAAAGTGGTTCATTTTAACTTGTATTAATAAAATCTTTAAAGAGGAAATTCGATATTTATTTATTTGGTTTACTTTAATTTCGATATAAACTATAAAAACCCGATATGAAACAAATAAACTTTTTATAAATTCGAATCTTAACCATCCGGCCCTTTTAGTAACGCTTGAACTGCTTTGTTTTGTAACTTTAAATTCTAGACTTTGAAAAATTCTAAAGTCCAAAACTAAAGTGAATTGAGGGTGCTAAAAGGGCCGGATGGTTAGAATTTGAATTTATAAAAAGATTATTTGTTTCTGTAATTTAAATATCGAAACTTTTATCATTCATATCGGGTTTTTACAATTTATATCGGTTTTTATTTTATCATATCAAAAACTTTGAATATATCATTTAATTAACATAAAATGATTTATTTAATCTCGTATGCTTAACGATTTTATGCGATCATCATTAAAGAATAGTAATTTTAATTTGTGATACATTGTACTAGGCCTTTCATCGTAAGGCATATTCTTTTCGTTCTCGTTATACTCTTCTATTACGTCCTTTGTGTTTTTGACAAATTCTTCTTCCCAATTTTCGTCAAAATCATCAATTTCGTCGGACAATTCTTTGATTTGCGTCCTGTATTTCAGGAATTTTTCAAAATTTATATCATTACGTACTACATGTATACCAGTTTCACACACACATTTATAGGAATCCCATCCTATATCATAGTGATATTCGTAATCTTTCAACTGACATTTTTGCCCCCAATCCTGATCGTATCTAACAACACGTGTAAAATCACAGCCGTTTTCACCCAACCATCGTTCTAAAAATTTAGATACTAGAGGATTATCTTGGATAAATTTATGGAAAATATTATCGGATGTATTCCCGGTGATAAACAATGGAAAACTCTTTGATATTGAAATGAAAGCTAGCGAATCCCCAGATGACCTAAACTTTTGGTTGAGAAGCTTAGAGATATCAATTTTGCTTGCATTTATACGTATTAACTCGTCCAAATCACAAGAGCTAAGTAAAGAGCTGAGATATTTAATACAAAGATTCTGTAATGTCGCCATGTTAACAATTAATCAGCCTATAACATCAAACGAAAATACAAATATATTATTTTTCCATGTTTTATTCACATTACACATGGTTTACATACTTCTCATATTTTCCTTATAACATAAACTACACGGGTTGTATTTTTTGATATCTAGAGGTTTTGGATATGATATGATTTGATTGTGTTTGTTACAGAACAGCGTAGTTCTACGTGACGCTGTGTCAAAATCTGATATAGGGTATTCAAAGTGTTCTCCCCAGAATTCTTTTACTTGATTTTCAAACTTAGCTTTTGGTCTTGTGATTACTATGTGACCGTTATCTGGTATGGTATAATGGGACATTATCTCTTTGTTACTACGTTTATTATACAAATTTTTGTTTCTTGACCTTCTTTTTTGTCGCTTTTTCCTCATTTCGTTTGCTAATCTTTTTGAAACCATTTAGAAATTTGGTATCATCCTGTGTTTCATTGAAACTTTCTATTCTTTTTAAGCAAATATCGTGATATTCGGAATTATTTTCAAATCCAATAAATTTTCGATTCAACTTCATACAAGCTATAGCCGTTGTTCCAGAACCCATACAATTATCCATTACTATATCGTTTTCGTTTGTGTATGTGTAAATTAACCACTCGAATAAACTTACAGGTTTTTGGGTCGGATGTATCAAATGCTGACGTCTTCCAGTATCGTGATATAAAATACTTTTGGGGTTTTTAAGATCCACATCATAAGTTGATTTTTCCTTCTTTCCTGAATACTTTTTATCTGTGCCTTGTATCTTTCTATTTTCGTGTGAAATATCAAAATTGTATCGCCAAGTTCCCTTTCCTTCTCTTTCACTCATTATTTTATTGTATGTTGGTTGTTTTTTGTAGAATACTAGAATGTTTTCATGGTAGCACATTGGCTGCTTATTAGCTTGAGCAAAGTTGGTAGGTTTATCTTTTTCCCATATCAACTCATATTTAAACCATTCTACATTACTCATAACAAGTTGTGCCGTAAACGGGTGTTTTCCAAATAAGATAATTATTCCATCATCCTTTATTACACGTTTATATTCTGTCCATAGCTTTTCCATGTCTAACACCTTGTCCCACGAGCAATCGATCTTCCCGTAAGGAAGGTCACACAGTATCAAATGTACTGATTTAGATTCTATAGCTTTCATTCCTACCAAACAGTCTTCATTTACAACTGTGTTTATATATCCAACATGGTTACTCACATCAACCTTTCTCTTTTTAACTTCCATAATCTATATAATGCTTGTTATCGTCATTAGTCTTACATATTCGTCGAGCGCTAAGTAGACATTGCAACGAACCAGTATGTGTATAACGTTTATTCAACTTTTATAACTTACAAATCTCTTGATTTTCTCCTTCCTCTCGATGGATTCCAAGATACACCCAATTTAGTTAATTCGAATTCTATTTTTGGGTGTATCATCTTTCTTTTTCTTTCTCGTCGTTTCTTGGCAAGCCAAACAGATACTCTTCTCGTATCAGGATCTCCGTTACCAATCTTTAAATGACCGTTTTTCAACTAAACTTGTTATAAACAAAACTAATTGTATTTACTTGAAACTGTCTCAATTGTTTTATATACTTTTTCGCTGTATCGTATTCATCGTCGTTTTCTATATCGATATCTTCTGAATAATCAGAGTCTGATGATTGTTCGCAATCGCTCTCTCTTTTTGGTGAGGACTTGACAGATAATTTTTCGGTATGTTGTGAAGAAATTTGGACAAGAGTATCTGCTTTTATAGCATTTATCAACGCTTGTTGTAGTTTGTTTAATCGATTACGACGTTTGAGTTGATGTAAAACCCACGATTTAAGTTCTTCGTCACGTAACGTATCATTTTCCAGCAAATGATCGTGTACTCGAATAAAGTTATCGTACCAAAAACGTATTCTTGTCAGTTCGTAAGGATAGAAACACACATCGAGGCCGAGGATGAATATTAACGAGTCTTGCGACATTTCTCGTTATCACGATAACGGAAGGTAAAAAAGGTACTTGGCGCAACATGGGTGTGTGAACACCAAGTAGTGTAATTTGTTGTATCCGGACAATCTAAAATTATCTATTTGTGTATTGAAATAATTATTTTAAATAATTTGAAAATCTGTCGGTTTTAAAAAATTGACACTTTCGATCTCACGTTCAAGCGAGCGTTCGCCGTAATATTCACAGTAACGTTCACAGTTACTTTAAAATTTTCGACATAACGTTCGCTCGACCGGTTTCATTAAACCACTACCGGTATTTATTTTAAATATTCAATAGTGAATAAACAACCAACAATGACCGAAGTAGCAAAGAGAAGACGTACACGTTTCCAAGGGTTTTTTCCAAAGGACTTAGTTTCTTGTGTACTGGAATACATTACTCCTGATAGAAAAACATTTTGCCGGCTATCTCTTGTATCGAAACAATTTAGAACAGCAGTATTAAAGTATAGTAATCTACAACGTGTATCTGATTATGTGATCAAATCTTCATACGCTAGTAGTTCAAGCCATGTATACGAGACCATTATGAAGAATAATTCTTTAACAACGGAAAGTTTCCACTGTATTATTGCAGCTGCTAGATTTGGTGATTTAGACCTATTTACACAAAAATTTACAGAAGAAGTAATACGAAATACTAGATATTATTGCCATTACGAGGAATTGTATAAACAAACGTTTATTGGTGGAAACATAGAAATTACATCGAAAGTTCTAGATAAGATCGTTTTACCTAAATACGACGACGTTTTTAATGTATTATGCAAGAGTGGAAATGTAGATCTTTTACGATTCGTTCTCACAAACAAAAACGGACGCTGGAAAACTGTAGTAGAAAACTTACTTCCAATTATGTGCACAAAATCTTTACCTACGGCCTGTGAGTTGGGAAACCTCGAAATGGTCATGTTATTACACAATGTTGGATCTGGAAAAATATTGAATTCGTCTTTTGTTAACGCAATACAACATAACCGAATGGATGTTTTGAATTATCTAATTGATTGTTCTCCAACTACGTTGACGATAGAACATTTAGTAGAAGCCGCCAAACATGGAAGATTGGAAATATTTTTGAGTTTATTGGATGATACCAAGCTCGCGGAAATAGTGAGTACGGACTTGAATAAGAATGAACTTGTATTTCAAGAAGCTTGCGGAAGTGGAAACACAGATTTAGTTTACATATTATTAAACGACAATAGATTCTGTCCGACTTCAGAATCAGTAGCTTACGCAGCATCTTTGAACAGAATAGGTGTAGTAAATTTATTACTTCAACACAAGGAAATAGAGTCAGAATTACATTTTGGGCAAGAAGTGCAGTTTACGAGTAATAATTACCCTAAATTGATGGGTTATTTATGTAAATTTGGACACTATGAATTTGTCAAGAAACTGTTGAAATACAGATTATGTAATCCTTTCGAAGAGGAATCGTCTCTGTCTTACGCCGTAATTGGAAACAGTTTGGATATAATTAAATTGTTATTGAGCGATCCGAGATGTACCAAGAATGATTGTCAATTTGTATTTTCAGCAGCTATAGTGGAACTCAAACCAGACATTGTCAAGTATTTATTACAAGATTCACGCGTAGATCCCAATGCTGCCTTATCAAATTATAAACCCCAAAAACACGTTAGCCAATACATCAACGCTTTTGAATTTGCTTGTAGTCTTGGAAACATACCTATTGTATCCTTGCTAATGAATCACCGAAGCGTTGTTATAAAAGATCCTGTCAACTCTGTTAAAATTGCTTCCCAAGGTGGACATTATGACGTTTTGGATATGTTATTAAGGGGTGATAAATTTATGGCGAAAAATGAGAGAGAAAAGGGTGTGTTTGCCGCTATTATCTATTCTTGTTGTAGAACAGAAAATGTCAAGATTATAGAATTGTTTCTACTTAGAGCTAGATACATCTTTACTGATACGTTATGCAAACAAGTAGTGGCGACAGCTTGTAATCTTCGAGACGGAACCTTGTTAAAGATAGTTTTGGAAGAATGTATAATGGAACCTTACATCAACGAGGAATGTTTACGACAGGCTATTCTAGACAAGAACGTTTCAATATACACACAACTTTTAAAAGATCCAAAAATTAATCCTTTGGGGACAAAAGTGAAGATACCTGAATTTAGAAACCAATTAAAGTCGGGAAAAACTGTAAGAGATATTCTTGGAATGTAACAATTTTTGTAATTTAAATGTATATAAAATTTATCAACATAAATTCTCACATATTTTTGCCTTGATAAAAGCGTGATAACCATGCAATTCTGTCAATATATGAATATAGTAAGGATAGATATATTCCGAGTGAACTTGGTCCAATATAGGCTGTAAATCGATGCTGTTAACCAATTCTGTGGCCAATTTTATGAATGGTGTTTCTATTCCACATAAATAATGTACTAGCTCACCGGTAGATAACAAAGTAGCAAAAATAGCAAAAGTGTTGCTTCTAGAATCTCTATTCATCCATGCAGCCAAATGAAAAGTCAAGATCAAATCAATTGCAGAAAATGGCCCAAAACGGTAGACTCTGAGTAGGTCAATGTTTTGAAATATCCAAAATAATATAGAAATTTTACAAGCGATGTGCATTTATGTTAAAAAGGTTTATAGGTTTAAATGAGAAGGATCTCTACATACATTACAAGAAATTCGCATCGTTCATTTTCGATTAGGCGTATATATACCTAAATTGCTTTATTAAGCAGGTTTGTATACAACGTTCTTTTTGTTTTTTCTGGTATCTATTACTGGTTTTTCATCGGATAACTCGTAAAGTATATAAATTATTGTCGGTACTCCAATCAGTAAGGTAGCAGCAACAATAAGAAATGTTCTATTCGTCAATTTTTGAAATATACCGGTAGTAGAAGTGCTTGTTGAACTAGTAGTAGGTGACGATGTAGATGTTGTAGGTGTAGAAGTGCTTGTTGAAGTCGATGTGCTAGTAGAGGTACTGGTCGAAGTGCTTGTTGATGTACTTGTAGATGTACTGGTCGATGTGCTAGTTGATGTTGCACACAGCGTAGAATTTGTTAATGAATTTAGACAAAAATTGGTTGGGTTTGATGATGACGATGATATTATCATTTGCTCTACATTCTGAAGTTGCGGGTGTGAAAAAGAACCCATGACTGATCCATTCTGATCAATGAATCTCATGGTATTCGAACACATATCCATAACAAATTTCACAGTTGTAGCCGGTATAGCGTAGTTACATACTACGGCTGGCGATAATGCATCCGATAAATAATCCCAGGTAATAGTTCCCTGGGTGCTATACACTCTTATCACAAAAACCATATTTCCACCTATCCACAATCCAATACCTTCATCTGCGGGAGTATTGGTATTTCCCCTCTTGTGGTTCATATCGACTCTCCACGAGCCAAGATTCAGGTTCAGGGTTAATGAGGTCGTGTAACTTGGACAATAACTAGCCATCGATATGTATCTTTATTTTGTATTACCAGTTGTAAAACTATTGTATGTATAAAAAATTGTAAAAACTTTAATTTTAGTTCTAAATTTATTTAGAATATTAATTCTAGACAATTGAAACAAGATGGTCAAAAGCTCTGTTCCTTAATGGCCCGTTTGCTCCCCATGTGAATCTGTGAGTATTAGGATTTAATCCATCACTTCTCCATCCAACATAGACTTTAGAATCATTTTCTTCTCCAACCACAAGATGGGTAATATGGTATTCTACACACACAGAAAAAGGGGCTTGCACTAATCCTTCCACAAAATTTCGAACAGTGTTCAAAGTTGCATTGGGATATACAATAGGATCTGGAATCCAAAGAAAGCCGTCAACAGTGGGATGAAGTATAGTGCCTGTAGATAACAACAAAGATTTTAACCCGTTCACTGCTGATGCAGAGATGTTTTTCATCACAGGTCCGATAACGGGATCTTGTGCTTTGTTGCTGAGGATCTGTACCACTTCCGCTTTGAGTTGTGAGCTATCAATTAGTATTTAGATATACAATGCTACTTACATTTCGGGGGAATACGGAGCTTGGTGGTTTCCTGCCAAGATTTCTTGATGGTAAGCCGCAGACAACATACGTCTTCTCTGCATCTTTTCTTTGCAAGTGGTAGCGTCAGGATCATTCATCACCTCCAAAGCACTCATATAAAGCATATTAAAATCTATGGTGAAAACATTTTTGTAATTGGTAAACGACATCGTTGTCAGTTATTGGTTTGACGATCTCTTGTGTTGTTTAACCTACAAATTCGACATTCGCAAAAAATTAATTAATTATAAAAATTATTTAAATTCCGTGAACTTTTATTGATTCCTTTCTAACAATTTCATTTTGAATAAGAAAATCTCTTATTTTGTCACGTTGGTCTCCTTGCACTTGAATAACATCTCCAAATTCTTTATCTTTTGTTAAACATCCATTGCAGCAAAATTGCTTGAAATTAAAATCTTAACTGAAATTTAATCTACCTTTCTCCATGTTTTTAACAATTTATCGTGGTTAAATTTATTTTCTAATCCTTGTAAAATTGTAACTTTCTTGTTACCATTTGTTTGTATTCGAATATCTAAGTGAATAAGTTTGATACAAAATGAAAACTTACGAACATAAGCCTCTAATTTCGGTTCAAATTGGTTTTTATTAAATTCCTGTTCCCACTCCATATTAATTGAGAAATCATACATAAAATCGTTTATACATTGTTTGGCGCCAGAAAAATATTATCACCCTAGTCGAAATCGTATGGTTTCTGTTTCTGAACCCAAGTTGCTCCCCATCCAGGTTGTGTTTCCTCCATCCCAAGTTTCCTACAAACGCTATTCCATTTCTCAAAGTGTATAGCGGATTCTGTCTGTACTCGTTGTATAACAGCATTTGATACACTTGTCGAGCCTCTGTGTCCGCTTGTTCGCCAAAAGTACAAATAACGTCTCTGCCCTACATCTTTTGTCGTGCCCAATCTACCTGATCCAATCTTTTCTTTGGATGAAAAAACTGGATCATTCACAACACTAGAACAAAGTGATCCATCTAGGACGATTACCGGATCAGTCAACAATTCTCTTCTCGCCATGTAATCAGAGTATAGTTCATTTTCTCCGATAGGAATAAATGGTGATTTTATTTCGATACCATAATACAGAATAATTTCCAGTTCGTCGTCTCTGATTAAACTTATGTTTTCCATTTTATAGAAAATGTTTCTTTATATATCTATATTCAAGCAGCGCTACAGGTATGATGGTGATTACGTCTCAATATAAACGAATTTATGTATAATGCCATCCGAAAAACTCTTGGACCTCAAAACAAATAAATTAAAATCAGTTACCGAAACAGCTGATGAAGTAAAAACACGATACTGGAAATATTGTCGTCAGAAAGAGGCTTATAACACGGGTTACAAGTTCACCGAGGACATTTTTCAAACATTGGAAAAACAAACTGTGAATTCCAAGATAAAAGCCTTTGCTTGTCACGTCGATAGAGGCATACCATGTTGGTCAACATTTATAAAATTGTTAGAGTTAAAGTTCCCGAATATAGAAGCGTTGTACGTTGGTCAGAATTACACATATCACACAGAAGAATATTGTACGGAAGGTTGTAGAAAAATGAAATTCAATGATTATTCCAAAACTATCGGTAAAACATTCAAAAAGAGTCGTTTAAAATACCTTGTAATCAGAGACTGTCAAACTGTATTACAGAAATTATTCCCGCAAAGAAGCCTCCTAACTATGGCTTTTCGAGATGACGAATTCGAGGAACATATCGAAAAATTGAATGATATGGATTATTATTATCTAAACAAAAAAGATAACAAGATTATCATTGTAGAAAGAACCGATTCTACGCTTGGCTTGTTGGACTTTTTTGAGTAAATAAATCGAGGTTCATAGTATAATTTTAATAGTAATTTTCTATTCTATACAAATAGAATTTACCGGCGTTCTGTGCTAGTCACGCTACAATCATTAGTATAACAGTTTCGTTGCACCTTTATCTATGTGCCTATAACGACACGTGGTCTAGTTTTATTCATTTCATTTATAACAATTTAGTTGAAATGTTATGCAAATATTCACCCAACGTTTATCAATCACTATTGGACATTGAGTCTAGAGCTGCTATTATCGACAAGAAAGATATATCTTTGCTCGGAAATGTTATCAAAAAGTTTCAACTTGAAGATGTACTTGGTATTTGTGTTCTACATAGACACGTAGATCTCTCTGAGAGCGAAGTGTTGGTCGAGGATTCTTATGACAACAAGACTGTTACTACTCCTAGCGTTCTCTCACAAAGCTCGGACATACTTCCTTGTATGTGGAAATTTGAAGCTGGTGGGTTCTATCCTCTTCAATTTGCAAAGAACAATCAAGAGATGCAACGTATTGTAACTAGGTTGCTCAAAAAATCAGACTTTTTCCAACAATTCTCGGAACTTTTGATCAAGTTAAAAGGACAAGATTTGTATGGTTTATCTATTCTACGTTATGCTGTAGATTCTGAGGAAACTATGAGATTAGAGACAACTAACGAAGATACAAGAACCATGACTGTAGAACTCGTACCAAAGGAAGAAAATGAATCTATTTTGGAAACTTTATTTCGTTTTGACGGAGATCCTCAACTAGGATGTGTTTCAACTCAAGTCTGCAACTCTGGACCAAGTGGACATACGAGAGGCTATTCCCACAGAAGAGACTAAACAGCAATTAATATACTTTAATTGTTTAATAAACATTTTAATCCTGTATAATTTATTTATTTTCGATATAATTTATTTGTTTCCGATATGATTAACAAATTTCCGATATAAACCAAATAATCTTTTTATAAATTCAAATTTTAACCATCCGGCCCTTTTAGTAACGTCTGAACTGCTCTGTTTTGGTCACCAAGTTTTTAGAGTTTGAAAAAATTCAAAGTCCAAAACAGGAGCGAAAAAGAGATGCCAAAAGGGCCGGATGGTTAAGATTTGAAAACATGAAAAGATTATTTGGTTTATATCGGAAAATCAATTAAATAAACAATTAGTATCGGTTTTTATTTAATTAGTATCGGAAAATGAAATTGCATTAAAATAATCGGATATTGTCTATCCATTTCTCACCGATATTCAAAGCCGGCGCGAGAACGACACGATTTCAGTATATACATTCACAATTTATTACCACAATCCACCCAAAAAATGTCGATATTACTTGCTTTAGATTACATAAGTTCAGATAGAGACAAGATTTCCGCATGCGTGAAACACGTGCAAAAGAGTGGTTCGTTCTCTTTTGATGAGTTTTCCAAGATATTCGAGAAAATAAGTAGCGATACTTACAGAATTGATTTGGCAAAAGCATGTGCCAGATACGTAGATGGGTTTGCAGAGTCCTGGATGAGTTTATTAAGCAAAATAGACTCGGATACATACAAGGTTGATTTTCTGAAAACAGTAAAGACAAATGGAGGCATTCCTTACAAAGATCCAAACAATTACAATGAACAAGTTTTGGCGATTATAACCACACTGAAGGCCTTGGATTCGGATGTATATAAAGTCGATGCGGCTACTGTATGGTTTAATGGCTGCCCTGGTTTGCTTGTCACTTGCGATCATGTTAAGATGATTCTAAGCTGTTTGACCTCTGATACTTACAAGGCCAATATCGTTAAATTATTCAAAAACAATATTCTAGACAAAGATACGGAATATAAAGCGATTATCAATCAAATTGAATCCGATTCATACATAGAAGATGTGTGCGGATATCTTGGAGTTGCGAAACCTCCATCAAAAGGAAATGGAAACAGATCGGTTTCAGTGGGAGCACTAAAAATAAATAGTGTGATGAGTTCTGGAGCGATTTGTTTTGGAGGATCTATGGTTCAAACTGGAAGAAACAAAGAAGTATCAGTTCACATTACGGAAGATCATTTCAGCGTCGGAAATGATATGTATTATGGACCTTTAACCTATAATCAAATTAACTTTCATCCTTCTCAAGATAAAAATGGAGTGTATGTCTGTAAAGTAGTAGATGCAAACGGAACATATATGCTTCCTGTCGGTCATTACAAAATAACAAAAGAAGGCGTCGTTGTCAAATCTGATGGTTCTAAATTAGTCACAGAGAAAGAAAAAGAAATGAGCCTATTAAACAAGGAAGTTGCCAGAGTAAAAGAGTTACTACCAGATGGGATATCAGAAGAAGACGTAAAACAAAGAAAGGAAGAACTTGCCAAAATCGCTATATCAAACAGAAAAAACTTGTGTGTCTTGTAAATCTGACAGCTGCGGTGCACTTTTATTACCTTGTAGACACAGTAAATTGTGTATTTCTTGTGCCTACGAATCCAAACAAAAGAACAGTTGTGTTATATGTCAATCAAGTGTAGAATTAGCAATACAAATAAATTAAATGATTATTGTAAACATTGTCTTTATTAAAATAATTTGATGATATGCTTGCGATGTCTTGAAACAAATACGTCCAATGCCCACAAAAGTTTTCTATTTCTGCGACCACCAGTCCCGTCCAAATGGTAAATGCAGTTTATATCAATGACGGCGATTTTCTTCATGTAATACAAGAACTTGCTTGTAAGGCTATCTTTTGTTTGTATAGGCTTTGCAGTCTCTATGTCAAATTCGGAATCTTCTGAGTCTTCGTAAGGTTCGCTAGACTTATAACACACAGAAGTCAAATTTCGGATACGATGTTCCATAGCCATTATTACGCCAAATCTCTTGTAATAAGTATGCTCTAGTTCTCCATTGATTTTTATAGAAAACCATCCCAGTGACGTATCGTACTTGACAACATAGCGGGAATGAGCTTTTTCAGGTACAAGGAAATTAATTTCAGGTACGCCTTTTCTCAAGCATCTTTCCAAAACATAGGAAATACAAAAATTGTTTAATATTCCAGTTTCTATCCAATACGCTAACCGTTTCTGATATTTTTCAGTATCTATTAATTTGTCCCAAAGTTTACAGACTTGACCACATAATTTGGCTTGAGAGAAAATAAGAATATCCACGAGAATATCTTCAGGTAACTCGTTAATTACACAGGTTTGTAAAGGTTGGTTCTGTTTGATTCTCTTGATTGTATTTTCGACCTGTTCTATTTGTTCGATACTATCCTCCATAGCTCGGGTAATATCAGCAAGTTTTTGATAAAGCTCGTTGTGTGTTTTTTTTGTAAGTCTCAAGGATTGCTTCAGGGAGTCCAGTTGTTGAGTTTCTACCTTCAATAAACGTTGGTCATAGTCTTCAATATCCGATTTCGTAGGAATAAAAGTTAAACGAGTATTGCGGAAGTTATTGTTTGAAACATAGCCAGTTTTCCCCCTTTTGTTTTTTACCAGAAACCATGTATCTTTCAAAGGATGAACGTCGAGAATCATAACTAAGAGATATCAGTGTTTATACATATCGAATAATTACGTATTTCGTCGCTTTTGACGGTTAACTGGTTAACAATATGGTGACAATTGGTAAATTGACCCGCCTTGTAGTTCATAGAAACCTGGACAAAATCCCCTGCTAAAAAAGTCTTTTTGCTTGTCATTGGTGGTAAAGTACGAGAATTGGTCTCTGAAAAATAAACTAATTGACAGGCTGGGTAATTATTTAAAAAATCCAGGGTCCCAGGTTTTTCGGTTTTATTGAAAGTTTCAAGGTTATATAACTTTATATATCCGTAACGGTGCTGAGATTTTGAAACCGAGAAAATCACAGACCCCATTTTTTATATTATTAATCGAGCTAAAACACTCAACTACCGCTGCTAAATATTTTTACTGTCGCAATGCCTGCCAATTCTAACCCTATCAACGTCAAATCGACTTCATCTAAAGTGCTCTCCAACGATTTTTACGCAAACAATACCATACAAAAATCAACAGTAAACAAAAACGTTATCAAGATAATTGGAAAGGAAACTTTGCATCCTGAAGAGATTGCTGTTATGTGGTTGTGTGGCCGGTAAGTCTATGATTTTGCAACGTTTTCTCATTTGTTAAGGTACTCAAAAATGCTAGCTACTTTACCTCCTATCTGTAAAAATGGAGTTGTAATTCCAAACAATACAACCAAACTTTGGCAAACTCGATTTAACGATACCATGCGTACCTTGCACTCTATCAACCTCGTGGATGAATCCACACCTAGAGAATCAAAAATTCAGCTACTTGCAAAATACTTGGAAAATGTAGACTTTAACCAGTTCGATTGTTATGATCAATGTTGCAACCGTAGTAGACATATAGCATCCCGTTTGGCACCAAACAATCTTCAACTACAAGACGCGATATATAGGAAAATTCTTAACACTGTTAGCATGAAATTTTATATTTATGCAAGAATTATCAAGATGCCTTTGTCACCAGTCAGACCTGCTCTAAATTATTTGGAGATCAAAAACTTATTAGACGAAGACAATTCCAATCAAGCTAAAACTCCTTATCTTAAATACCGACTCGATGAAATGTTTGATACTTTTAACAAGAATCGAAATTGTATTAGAACAAATTATATATTCAAAAAGCTGTTTACCAATCCAGGTGTTACCAACAATTTCAAAAACAGCTCTGCAACAACAGTATTTTTCCCTCCTTTACACAAAGAAAAAACTATAAACACCGATATCCAACCTGAAACTGCAAGCAACGAATCCTCTGATTTACATAATTTAGCAAAAATTGCCAGCAACCTGATGTATATGTAATAATAATAAAAACTATTATCATTAACAATGTTTCACTTTGTATTACAACATACGATACACGTCTAAATACCAGAGTTCTTTTCCGTTTGATACATCGGTTCTTAACATTGTAAAGTAGTTTCTGTTAGTATTTCCTCTATAGGTATATTGAAGCTCTTCCAATGCACCCCATCCCATATCATTATCCTTGTAAAAAAGTGACGGAAGATCGAATCGCAATCGATCCCCAGGCTTCATCTCAGACATAAGTTTATTGATATGTGATTCAAATTCACTGAAGCTAGCATCAGGTAGATGGATAACTTTTTCTTGTGTAGATTGATTCGTGGGTGCCATTTGATTATTTGTTCTGTCAAAAACAACTCATAAATACATAAAAGTACAGCGCGAGAGTTGTTTATAATAATATTTATTTACAGAAACTTACACATCAAATTTGTATCTATTTTCATAAATTTTTTTAGCGAAAGCTGATATCTTATCATTGCTCGATCTTCCTTCAGGGAAATTGTCTTTGCCCAACTTTAATGAACGTAATTCTTTGGTATATTTCTTCTTTAATGCTGGAAACGAATCTATCTTGTTTTTGATGTATTGGCGTATCTTTCGGGGCTCTGGTTGCTTTTTCGTTTGTTGGGTTTCTAAATAGATCTTTTCAAAATCAACCATTTCCAAAAAACCGCAGGGGTATTTGAGCTTTTCTTTTCTTATATCGCTAAATTCATCGTTTCTTCCTAGACTTTTTAATACGGTTGCACATCTATTTTTGAGGTGTTCAAATGTAATAGATTTGGATAATTTCCACAGTTTCTCATCATCTATACAATCTATATACTTGCTAAATATCTTGTTCAAAAAATGTATTCCAACTTTAGGAAGTACAATGGTCAAATGCTTGTCTAATACAGGATCGATAGATGTTGAAGCGTTTTGACACAAGACTTTTGAAGTGTATCCAAATGTCAAGTAGTTTAGAGCAAGAAAAGTTGAAACCATCAATAAATGACCGAATACCCGGTTATTTTGTATTATAAAGGTAGATTTGTCTTCGTAAAATGCAGCTAAAAATACGTCTGCTAGTTCTTTACCAAAAGGGTTTCCTGTTTCTTCCTTACACAGAATAGAAAAGTTCTTTATCTTTTCTGTATCGATCTTTTGTTTCAAGAAACCATGAAAACTCTTGCACACCCTTGACAAGTAGACACAATCGCGTAAGGTGAGATAGGTTGTAAATACGTCTTTAAATGACGGTAAATAATACAATATTGACATCCTGATTTTCTGGGTTTTCGCAAATTGAAATTTTTATTATGAAAATTGACCGGGTAATTTTTCAAATTAAAGGTTTTTCAGCGCGGTAAAAATAAAAATTATCCGGTAAAATTTATTTCGAAATAAATTTACAGATATTTTACATAAATCCCTAATTCCTGTAATAACTCGATAGCTTTTGGCGTGGGTTTCGGAAAACACATTCTGGCAAGTTGATTATCGCTGACATCGAATCCTTCGTCCATTATTCTATATGTTCTAAAACATCTTCGTTCTGGCTCAAACCCGAATCTGATAGAGCAATTTCCACATATAATTACAGCATCTTCAAAATATTTCAATAGTCTTCGATGTACATCATAAGAATATGTCATATCACTTCCATCTTTGGTAAATATCGTGTATCTTTTATCATATTCTCCACACCTCATACATTCAGAATATCCATTAATATGGAAATCCCGTCCTGAATAGTTTTTGAGATCGTCACAATTAAAACTAATGGTCATCACAATATTACTTTTAGTAATCTACCAATGTTCAAATGCGTATTATATAAATAATAATTTATTGTTAATTTCTTTATTATTCATCCCAGTATTTTGCAAATATGACGTCTATGTTTTCTTGGTTGTATTTGATAGGGCCCAAGTACCTAACTTCTGTAACGCCTCTCAAACATTCTACATCATTGTTTGGACCTCCCATCTTTTTGACAAGTTTTCTCTTGATAAAGCTCCCCCACTTGAAATCTTCTGGATAAGCGTGCCAATCGATTCCTTTCTCTTTTAGCATTGTCAACTTTCCTCCAGTTCCCACTCCATGTAATTGTTTGCTGTTAAAGTGAAATCTGGCTAGTTTGTCGATCGAGTTTCTCTGGCAATCGAAATTACATCTCCAAATGATATTATTCAAAACTTCCCCAGTTGTTGGAACATTGAAAACTCTAGCATCGAAATGTGCCAAAAAGCTATTCACTAACTTTAACTGCTTCTTTTCTGATTCACTGTAAACCTGATTCATAATATGGTAATTAAATCTAGCACTTGTATAACCAGCGAGCACTGTAGCCAACTTTAACGTTCGCCCATCAAACAGGTAGTTGTGTTCTGGTAATCTGTTTAAATTAAAGACAAGTGTAATTTCGTCAGACTGTAAATAGGCCAAAACTGCTTGGAATTTTTGAACAAGATCTTTGGCTGTTTCTACCATGGCTACTGTGATTCTTCTGTCATAACAGTCTTTGTTTTTAAACGCTTTAACCCATTGATGAAAACAATGTCCGTCCATTCTGGCCACTAGAGGTAAATTTCTGTCCAATTTTTCTCTTGTAAGAGCCTCTTTTTCGTAAGCTTTCATACGGGCACCTATTTCGTCTATAACACGTTCTTCTTTGTGCCATTCTGAATCTGCGAGAACGATTTCTACAGGCGATTGACATGATTTCATGTTGGTATTTTTGTATATCTATGATGTATGGCGCAAGGATGGTATTGTACCGAGATATTGGATAAATTATTTTAAATAAATCCAATATGCGAAAAATAGTTTATATTTTACCAAAAAATAAATATAATGGATAAACTCACAATTTACACTAGAAGCATTTCCGTAAATTTGGATTATAACCCCGATCCAAACAAAACTGCAGATCAAACAATAGCGGAAATCGCAAATACGTTTGGTTTCGCAAGGAGTAAAATTCGTCTATTCATCGCTCGACAAAACTGTTTTGGGGACACCAAACTTGGAGAATACAAAAGTAATTTTCCCGATGATCGTTTCATAGTATATCTCGCATCATACACACCCATAGAGTATATATACAATATGCGATGTATTAAGCGAATAAAATATGGCGATGAACAAAGAGTGGATGAATGTGTAGTTTGTTTAGAAAACAGACCAGATGTAGCTGTTGGTAGTTGTGATCACGATTCTATTTTGTGTTGCTCATGTTTGCAAAAGATGAAAGATAATGGAAATCTATCGTGCCCTTATTGTAAAACAGAAATGAGACAGTTTCAGTATTATAAAAATGTTTAATCAACTATCAAAAACAATAGTTACTCGAATAGGATTTTCAGATAATTTCTTCCACTTTTCCATTCGTTTGTAAAAACTAGCGAAATAATTACAAGGTATATAATCAACCAATGCTTCTTCGTCAAAGTCTACCATATCCTCGTTAACCATATTAAACGCGACACCATTTCCATAATTATCATAATAGATTGCTCGTTGATGTGAAATGTCTCGAAATTCATCTTCGATATATTCTTTTCTTTCTTGAGAGAGATTTCTAGCGTTTGATCTACCATCAAACTGTTCATATGCCTCTTGTAATGGGCCAAGTTCGTCTAGTAAACTCTTCAATTCATCCAACATGTACCAAGTTTTACCAAAGTGATTCTCTCCAGAAAAGTATTGCTGTTGTTTTAAAGTATTTTCATCATTTGTATTTGGAAACCCTCGCAGGGGAACGAGAGGTTTTACAAGACCCCTACCATCAGCAAGTAGAGAAAACAACAAACGACATCTGAAATCAGGGCTGTCCTTTTCGATGTATTTCCATTCATCTTCACCTACTTTTTCTTCTATAATAAAGTTGATATCTATACCCATTTCATCAACAACAGAATACTCATCTAAATAGTTAAACCACTGGCGCCAAGATAATGAAAAATAGAATAAATCACAACGTTTCACCTTTAAATTAAGGATAAAATGGATACAACATGGGATAGAAAACATTTTCCAATACTTTGTCTAATATGTCTCTGTCTCGTAATTTTAATGTTATCTTGGCTACTAGGAATGGCTTTTCTAGGATATTTACCCATTCATCAGCGTACAGAGTGTGCAAAGGCTCTATTTTTCTGCAGTGTAGGCATGGGATTGACGTCTATAATCATTATCGTTGGTATCATCGCTTGTGTCTGTTTTTCTGGTTTCTACTTGAAATCAAAGTGTACAGTTGAAAACAATGTATAACGTAATTTATGTTGTGCTTATAAATGTTTTATTTTCTAAAAACTACATTGCCGTTATTGTCTTTGAATTCTTGTCTAAGATTCTTGATGGAAGTGGGTTTCCAAGGCAAATCTTTCACACCATTTTCGTCCTCTACTATATCATCTTTCAAGTATTCTTTCAAGCACTTCTTTTTGCAGAATCCGAGTTTTTTCAATTTTTCTATTGCGTACGGCCCCTCAAGCTGACCTTGACATTGCTTACAAGACTTCATAATGTGTATTGACAAGTGTATAAACTGGGACTATTAATTTTGCGCTGTAAATATCGTAAAAGTAACTAAAAAAATGATCAAAACTAATTTGTAAATAAACATTTATTGAAACACAAGTTCTGGAAATTCAATTTTCATGACTCTCTTTAAACATTCCCTTAATTCGGCAGTCACTTCACGGGCTTGATAGAATTTAAAAGGTAATCTCTCTAACTTATCCTTCATTACAGGGTCCATAGAGTATCGTTTATTAGAATCGTCTAAATATAATTTCGCCAACACTCTAGAGGATAGTAAAGCTAATTGATCTTCAGTTACTTCGGTCCATAATGTTCTAAAATTAAATATACAATGATTGAGTGTAATTCCTAAATTACATTGATCTGCTAATAAAAAGTCTTCCCATAATAAAGGAGTGTGACGCGATAACGCTGCATCGTAAGCGTTCATTATATCAGGTCTAACATCGTACTTGTTTAATATAGGAATAAGAGTTCTAGCTTCATTTATATCGTGAACCATTTGATTAATACATATACCAATTCCATATATCGCCTCTAAAAACAGCGTAAATTCCTCTTTTGTTTCTTCAATATTTATTTCGGACAATGAAGATTCTCTCATCCCATTGTTTAACATTCGATCAAAAACTTTGGAAAATATCGAGAGGATATCTCTATGAGCATATAATCTTCCGTCTGGTAAAACAATCGTCAAATTACCAAAAGAGACACTATCAAAGTCAAAACGTCTCCAGGCTGTAATTTCGTTTGCTTTTCTCTTTTTTGTCCTCTCTTCTTGAACCAGGTCAGTTGTTTCAGAGACCACAATAGTGGTAATTGATGTGGATTCGGTGACTGCCTCTAATTGCATAGTTGTCATTTTATATATTAAAAATAAACTCGCAAATAAAGTATGAGCTGAAGTTTGTTACATCCCAAACTTATTCGCATCAAAATTTAAATAATGAGTTTATATTTTCGATACAATTTTATTATTTTATACATTTTTCCGATATAAAAGATAAACACTCGATACAAACTAAATAAACTTTTTATAAATTCGAATTTTAACCATCCGGCCCTTTTAGTAACGTTCAAACTGCTTTGTTTTGTAACTCTAAATTTTTTATTTTGTAAAATTCTAAAGTCTAAAACAAGAGTGAAAAAGGGGTGCCAAAAGGGCCGGATGGTTAAAATTCGAATTTATAAAAAGATTATTTGTTTTATATCGGGATTTATTTGTTTATATCGAAATTATTAAGTTGATATCGAAAATTAACTATTTTATAAATATGTTTTTATTTTTACGTATAGGTCATTATTTCCTCAATCCAAAAACTATCCATGTTAAGAAAGTAAATTCTGTACCAACTTTGGGTTTTTAATACTGTTTTCAGGTGGTCAATAAGATGTATACATGCTCTTATAGATTTATATCCTTGAGCGTCAGTTTGATAATAGTCCACATATTTATAAGCTTTTATTTCCGCGGAATTCATGTTTGGAACGTAAATCTCTCTTTGTTTTAGATTATCAAACGTTTTGTCTATTTCTCTTTTGGCCGCTATGAGGTAGTAATTTCTAACAGCTTCGTTCCAGGGTTTATCTAACCGACTCAACATCAACAACTGAGCGTCTGATAGTTTGCTAAAACTAAGCATAAATAACAAAAGTTCCTGATGTAAAGATTCCATTATTTGGTATAAAACTTGTTATTAATTCAAGCTACTGCGGCGCTGCACTTTCTTTTCATTCATATTGGAAATGCCATTCGAATACACCGTTTTAGAAGCTGTCCCCGGTGAGAATGCTTATTATGTAGTTCCTGGTTCGTACAGCGAGACACACAGTTATGGACCTTACGCAATATCTTCAAATAGAAACCTTTTATACTTTTTGAGACGTTTTGATAATAAGGAGTGGAAAAGGTGTGCTTACACTGATCTGGGTTTAAATCGATACAAATATACAGAATTGGGAACTGTCAGCATTTCAAATACATCAACAGACGAAGAATTTAAACATCAAATGTATGTGTTTTTACAAGATTTCAAAAAACACACGGGACGGAGATTTTAATTTATCCATCATTAAATCCATAATTAAATTTACGGCGCTGGGCGTTTTTGATTGGATAATGATAAAATGGAGCTGGAAGAATTATTTTCAAAGTGTAATATCAAGACAATATCAAACTCTGACTTTGATGAGTTAGAGTTACAGTTCAAAAACAGAAAACTTTCCATATTAAAGTCTTTTGATAATTCCAATTTACAAATATCGCCCTCGTTTGACTTAACTAACGACCGTTGTGTTGACCTATATAAGGATTTATGGGGTATAATTACCAAGTTATTGGCACCTTGCGAGCTATGGTGCTTAGCGATGACATGCACTTTGCTTCGCCGATTAATCCTTATTCCTGAATTTTGGATAGAATATTGTAAAAATAGTGCTTGGAACTATTTGACCTCTGAGTGCTTTATACAAAAAAATAGAAAACAATTTTTAAACACTGTGCATTGTTTAGTAGTTAGTAATTATAGGATGAGATGTATGGATGATATAGTAAAAAGATGTTTCACCTACACTGATTCCAGTTTCGAGTTTTGTGGTTTTGAAGAAAACTATCGAGCAATGTAATATTATATATTGACATTCTACTAATCTATTACAGGTTGTGGAGTGAGCCAGACTGTTTTGGAACAATGAAACGTTGTATTGCTGTGAGTGATGTGATATTTTTCACTACCGATATATTTGGAAATACAAACACTGAATTAATAATCAAGGCTGGTTCTATGAAAGAACTATGTGACGTGATAAAAAAAAAGAATAAAAATCCGAATGGACAAGTTTACATATCCAAAAAGTACAAACTGTCAAACGAAAGGATATACTTTCCACTAGTCAGAAAATCCCTTAAATTTCAAAAGCATGTAAAGTCAGTCAACGGACAGATAAATAAAAAGAAACAAAAGATTGCTTGATATCATCGTTATCCTTTATTCAATGGATTTAGATAATACAGGATGTCTATACTTTTTTTGTGTCAAATCAACCGTTTCATCTTCTGCGGCACTTCCATACTTTTCAATATCTCTCATATCTACCAAACCAGACAAGTTCAAGCCTTGAGCGTCCCTCATAATATGAGTGTTCTTGTCAAACACGACCATCCAGTTTACATATTCGACGTTACACAAGTTATCTTTATTTGTGTTACAGAAGAATTTTTCATTTTTAAGATAATTGATGTCCTTTTGATGTGGTGCGAAAAAGAACGATCCTACTCCATACAAAATAATTTGTCCATAATCTCTGAGTACGTTCATATGTGATTCAATTACTTTTTTGATGTTATCCAACATAGGTTGCTCCCAAACCTTCTCTTTAGAAATTCGAGATAATATTTTCTTTGATTTCTCTTTATTTTCGGCATAGATCTGTTTATCTTGATCGGTGAGTTTACCAGATTTTGTCGCAATTAATAAATACTTATTTTGTACTTTCATCAGTTTCTCACCCAAAGGATGTTGTAATTTAATTAATAGCTCCGGAGCCAACAACGGGTAGTTTATACGAAGTACATTTCTGTAACAACCAGCTTTGAATCCACCATAAGTAGACAAGGTTTCTGGTTTTTGTAAAGGGTTTTCCATTTATACATGTATTATATCGAAAGGATCGTAAGATAGATCACATTTCTTCATAGCGCTGAATTACAGTCTATCGATACTAGATTCAGTGAAAAATGTCAACAATATGTATTGAGATTTGAGGTTTATTTTTATAATATTTGGTTATAGAAATTTAAGGTGAAGCCATAATTGTCCACCCTTGATAATCGTTTGTTGGATCCGCTGCATTCATATATACACGGTTTTCGAAATCGCCGTCGAGAGCATGTCCAGTTTGTAACTGCACAATTAAATAAGCGTTCGCGTATGATCCATTGGCTTTTACAAGTTTCCATTTTTGAAAAGAACCATTGTTTGAATCGCTGAGATAAACTCTAGTACCATCACCATCCAAATAACCATTGTCAAATTTATGTTTAATTTTAAATATACCAGTTCCGCTCGTTGGTTCAAATATCCAATCTTGATACGCATTGTGATTTCCAGCATCACTTTGGTAGACACTCGGATTACCACTTTTATTTCCATCCAAAACGGTATATGAAACAGCATGGCCAATTGTGACAGGTTTACCATCATTGGGAAGTACGTCTGTCGAAGTAGATGTGTTAGTACCTCCGTTGGTATTGTTTCCTGAAGCTGGTTTTTTGGTGACCATTATTACAACTACAACAATCGCAGCGGCAACGAGTCCAGCTCCTATGAATAGCAACAATGGAGATTTCTTTGTTGAACCGTTATCAATGTATACGTACTGGGGTTCTGGTGACTGAGGTTGTTCTTCAGACATTTGGAAAGATAGTGATGTTCTTTTTTAACTAATATTATTCTCTAAAAATAATTATAAAGACTGTCTGGTTTTATACGTCAAAACTATACAGTTTAATCATTTTTCAACAACGCAAAATGTATTGATAATAATAATAAAATGTAATGATAATAAAGTTTATATAAATAATAAATTGCAATTCTCTCTAGTTTTTACGTGCAGTTCTTTTGTGGGTAGATTTGGGGATTGATATGTACGTGACATCAGCAGAAGGAGTAGTGCAAGAGTTTTCTGTAAAATGCATAGTAATAGGGTCCGCGATTTGATTGTAGTTTGCTCTAATAAAAGGTGAGTAGCAAATAGGCTTTATATGATTATTACTTGATGCGGAATACGACATCGGTACTGGCAATTGATGTTATTTGATGGCGTGATTTCTTGATTAACTTGAAGGTGATTGGAACATCGTAGTCTCTATTCTTTTTAAGTCTTTCAAAGGTAAAGGGGAATCGAAGGGTGTTGTGGTTGATCCTAATGGAAATGTTAATGTACTTTGTTAACAATTTATAGTACGTACTTTTCACCCATGGTCCATCCACAGGCAATTTCAGGATTGTCGAGTCTGAGAATTACAACAGCAGCAAAGTCGGTGGTATTCTTAATTTCTAAAATGTAGCATTCATCTGGTAATCCATTCCCTCTAAGACCTGACACGGCAAAAAAGACACTGTCTTCTAAAGTCTTTCTTACGTAAAAATCGGAAAATGTAGGTTGTAAGACGATAGTTGTGTCGTGAGAGAATTCGAATACGGTAGGAGTTTGCATTCTAATTGTTGACAGATTTGTATAGTTATGTGGGTGTTACTGATTTAAAAGGTAGCTGGTTTCTTTTTAAAATACAGGGTCCGCCATTTTGAATTTATTCAAATAGAAAATTGTTGGGCCCTGAATTTTTATAATTGTAACTTGCCAGATTAATTCCAGCTAAAGAAGCATTCTCATACCGTCATTTTATTTATATTTTAATACACATAATGTCTGGCAAACGTAAAATTCACTTTTCAGATATCAATACACCCTCCAAGTCCTTAAAACCAAATAGAAACTACCTTTTGTAAATTTAACCATTTAAATACATATTAATTGATTTTAGAATCTATAAGGAGGAAATAGAAGGGACTGCTGAGGAGTACCATAACCCAAATACGATAGAAATCTTCCGACGCCAATATGGAAATGACAGAGTCCCAGTGATTGTTGTTACAATAAACACTATGGATAAGGATGGAGAACTCTCTACCTCTCAAAGAATTTACTCGCTACAGGATACGGTTTATCCTGTCGGAAGTCAACCTACAAATAATGTGGTAGCAAAGTACATCGATGTGCTACAATCTCTTCAAACACAAACAGTAGATATATGTGGTGACTTTACTCAAGACTACAAAATACGTATGATTAGAGCTATGATGTGTAATGACTATGAAACAAATTTACCAGACACGGATAATTACTCTGACGAACTACTCTGTTCACTGAGGAAACATGATATCGGATGGTGGTTCTCCAAATATTTAGCAGAAGTTATGGACTTGAAGCACTTGATCAATGTTTATGTGGTCGATTCGCGTTTTGACGAAGAGGATGAAGAGGAAGATTCTGATAGTGACTCGTATGAATCAAGCGATGAAAGTGATATATCGACGGATGACGAGGAGGAAGATATTGACAGCGATGAAGAAGTTATCGGTGAATATATAGAAAGTGAAGACAGCGAAGATGATTTTGACCATATTTAATAAACAAATATTAACAAATAATTGATATTGTAACTATTTTACTGTAAATTTTCTGAAAGCCATTCTGATAATAACAATATCGACATCGTTTCTTGCTTGTTTATTTCTTCGATATCTTGCTTTGTCAAGGATTTGAAATTGCAATTTTTATCCCTCATTTTCAACACGTAAGCCTTGCAGTAATTCGCTCGCTTTTCTGGGAAATTAAGAGCTTTTATAGCGTCTTCATTGACTACATGGAAGTTGATATACATGTTTTTGTGATACAACATCCCTCCGTTGTCTTGCGGTAAAAGTTTCCATGTTTCATGGCCGACAATTATTTTTTTCATACTTATTTCCTGTTGATTGGATTAAAATGGCGAAATTTTAACCAGGCGCCAGACCGGATTGTTCAGTAATTACCAACATTTAATAGCTTGTTGTGATTCAAGTTTCTTATTTAGCCAAATTATGGAAGAGGGTAACCCTAAGTGGCCTGATGATTGGGTAGATAGCGACAGCGACGACTACCTTAATACGTATTTAAAATGGCCTTTTCCAGAAGAGCCACCCACGGAGATAATGATATTTGCCAACACATCGAAAACTGTATCGGAAGAAATGTTGGAAAAACACTTTTTTAAATTCAGAGAGGACGAATACATGGCAGTGTTTATGGACGGATTTAGAGTTGGCCCAAAGGCAACATACGAAAAAACCATTAGCGGATTATTCTACGAGTTTTGCCTTTCAGACAACAACTATGCAGCTCAGAACAGAATATTATACACTGAAATGGCCGGTTTTGAAGATTATGATATGATGAACAGAATGAAATGCCTCAAGACGGAAAAATCAGAACACACGCCTCATATGGTCGTCAACTACAAAAAGGATGTATTCTACATTTGGGACAGTATTTATGGTAAAAAGATCAACAATTAAATGTAAATATTTAATAAAAACTTGCTTAATTACAATGTGGGTTACTATAACATAGTTTCTAAAGTGTGGTTTTTACAATGGTTCAATTTGCAATGTAGTTTCATCGCATTTAGGATTCATTAGCTTTATGTAAGCTTGTACCACTCCTTTATCTTGGTGAGTAACACCTTCGGCATTTTCTTTCCCTTGTTCATTACGGCTCAAATGTTTCATCTTTCCAAAGAAAATAATCCACTGAAACTTGTTTTCCACGTAAGACGAATAGGTTCTGTTGGTGCAGAAATAGTTACGTCCTTCCAACATTGACCTTTCTTCTGGTTTGGGTTTAAAATAAATACAATCCATTTCGTGGGAAATAACCTCTCCGTAATTGGATAAAATATTCATGTGGATTCCGAGTACACTTCTTGCTTCTTCTACAATCTTGCTTTGCCATCCTCTTCCAGTTTCAGAGTAATCCGAAAATACAGAACCTAAAATGTCTCTCAAGTGACCTCTTACAACTAGCCCTTGTGATTCTGCCTCCTCATCGTCTAATTCTCTAGATTCTTTCTTTCCTCTTATCGTGAGCATTTCTCGTTTAAGTGACTGAATTGTATCGGACATAGGGTGTTTTAATTTAACCAAAATATCTAGAGGGAACAAGTCGTAGGTGATAGAGACAACATTACGGTAGGCTCCGACCTTTGCAGATCCGAAATTACGGATTATATCAGGTACAGGCATGTTGTGGGGGGTTATTACATAATATATAAAAAATAAATACAGCGCAAATGACTAGCGATCGATAATCTTAATATCATGCACGGTCTATTAAAAGAACTATGGGAATTGGTTGCGGACAATTTTGTCATTGGAGATTCTGTGTTATTTTCGTTGGTTTGTAAAGATTTCTTACCTATTGCACGAAGGGTGATAATGCGAAAAATGCAAACATGGAAGACTAAAAGTTCATGTATATCATTTCCAATTTTTTGGAGTGATATTAATAAAGTAATATATTATCACAAAAAGAGATGGCTTAGACTGACAGCAGAACAAACTCGTATGAATCTTACATGGGTCAAAACTAGAGAAAAAAGTGCTAAATTCTTTTATACAATATATGCAGGAACACTTACTTATGTTCCTAAAACTGCTACGTGGATACCCGAAGATGTTAAAAATAAACCACGCCCTCAATGTATTCACGATAACGAAAAGCTTACGAAAAGACACTGGGCACGCAGACAAAAGTGGGGCAAATACGGGCACGAATGTGATGATGACTGTACAGAATATAGAGCATGTAGTTGTTCAAATCCAGAATATTTTACAAATTCCGATATTATAAAACACCTTGAACGAGCGTACAACAAATACTTGTTAAACGTATAACATCAATAAAAGTATCAAAAATACATAATTGATAAAATTCGATATAAATTACATAATTTAGGTATAAATAAATAAATTTCGATATAAATTCTTTATTTAATCTATTTTTCCGATATAAACTAAATAAACTTTTTACATTTTCGAATTTGTAGCGTCCGGCCCTTTTAGTAACGTTCAAAGCGTTTTGTTTTAGACTTGTAAATTTTAGAAACTTTAAAAACTTGGTAGCCAAAACAAGAGTGAAAAATACAAGTCAAAAGGGTCAGGTGAATTAAATTCGAAAACATAAAAAGATTATTTCTTTTATATCAAAATTTATTTGTTTGTATCGAATATTACAAAATTATTCTGATTTGATTCTGACTGTCATCTTGTCTTGATCTAAAACTTGCAAATCAAAGTGATTTGACAACATAGATACAATTGTCTTGAAAGCGTTGTTGTTGATCGATGTTTGATTGTAATTTTCAAACTTTTTCTGGTTTTCAATGTGAAAGTCTGCCAAATATTCAATCATAGAGATGACACAATTTCCAGATGTTTCCTCTATTTTGTGTTCCACATTTGGTAAAATGAGAGATACAGCCGACTTGACAGTTTCTTCGTCCGCTTTTGTTCGGTTTAATTTCGTTTTAAGGTCAGATAATCTTTGATTCATTTCCTCCAACGTGCATTCTTTAGCTGACGAGGTAATACAAACCACACATTCAACATCCTTGGAAACATCACAATCTTTTTTGACCTCTCGGGAGACAATCGACTTGTTATCGTCTTTATTTTCTTTTATTTCTACTTCTTTTCCTGTATTTTTCTTTCCCATGATTATTATCCAGTTTGAACTTTCGATTAAACAAGTTTCCAGTACGCTCGAATTCGCTTTGTAATTAATTATAAGTAAATAATAAAAATGGAAATTATTTTTATAACAAGTTTATTTTAATCTGATTTTTGTTTTTTGGATGGGATAGCTGATACAACTTCGTTGGATTGTATTTTCTCTATGAATATATGCATCCCATTCATGGTATTTAGTATTCTTGTATCAAATCCTGAGTAATTGTCCAAACTTCTTTCAGAAGGGTCGGTAGAAGTGCTTGGAATTACGGAATCGATTCTAATCCGATATAAAGTACAATTTTCCAATATAGACAATAATCTATTATATTCATTTTCGAAACGCCAATCTGAAATGATAATGTTGTCACATTCTCTGGGAATCACGGTATCTACCCAAAAGTTTGGATTCGTTGTTCTTCCAACACAACCTTCTAAGACCATTAACGATCTTCTAGTCCAAAAGAGAGGTTCATGATTCCATAATAATTGCCCTTCCTTGTCGTAGGTTATAGCGTAGCATGATTTGCAATACTTTTGGTAATTAGTCTCTTTGCACTTGGAACACCAAGCGTATTCTTTGGGAAAGTGTACTCTGGATGGTTCTTTTCCTTCCAAAGTTCTGAAATGTGTAATCAAGGGTTTCTGATAAACAAGGGAAGTATCGTCTTTGGATACGACGGGCATGTAATCGATTGGAAGCTCTTTTTGTGATTGATCATCCAGACTTGCTCTATCTAGATTGTACTTGGCTGCTACTATATCTTTGAGCCTTGCAGCAAAAGAGACCTTGGTGTAGCCATACTGTTTCACAATAAAGTCTGAAAATGTGTCTTTTCCTGCACCCTTGTGCCCGCTTACGAGAATTATATTCGTAGGTGTAGAGAATTTACGTTTCATTATCGTCAAAATGTAGGGTTAATTATATATGCTACAATTTTTTTATTTATGAATTGCGCAGCGCAGATCAGATACGACTAACCACTTGGAAATATTGAAAAATATATGGAAAATATCAAAAGGCCGAGATTTAATTGTTCATTCGACGGTTACGTAAACCAGCTTGATATTTGGGGGAATATTCTTTCGTGCTTGGTTTCGGAAAATGATTACAAAACACTAATCAATCTGTCTCTAACATGCAAGTATTTTTTGGACATTTGCAACAAACAGGTGTCTCCAGTATTTAGAGGATTTAAAAACACACCTGTTTGTCATAGATATGATCATTCCATTATAGGGTTTACCACTTTTAACTTTGTGGATATGTTTGAATTTAGAAACTCTCACGAAAGCACGACAAGAACTACAGAATTAATGCAGATTTCGTTTTCAAATCGTACTTGTACTGCTGCTATCAAGGTGTGGGACATATTAATTACGTGTGAAAGCAAGGGACAAGTTTATGGAAATGACGCAGATTTCTTTATAAATCGATACGAATTGGAACTTGTAATTGGTGAATTACACGCTAAAACATCCAAAGTATATTTATTGGATTGGAGAAAAAGACACAATCACGATGTAATAATGATTTTCAGAAAAAACTTGTTCGATGTTGCTTTTAAAGATGTGCAAGTGCAAGGATTAAAATACAGTGAGTTTAATAAACGTTACGCAATCAAAATACCCCAAGTAAATCCAGAGGCTATGTTTCCTATATGTGAAGAAAGTTTACAATCTTTTCGATCTGGACGCAAAGATCATGTAACGATAATAGCAAAGAACAACCGTATTTATTTATATCTAAATAATTTCATCCTCTATGTTGAAAGTCCGCAATTTCCCGTCGAACATTACAAAACAACTCTTGTCGGAAAGGAAATTAACTCTGTTGCAAGATATATATCGTCCTACCATTCTTTGGAAACGCTTCAAGATTGCGAAATGACTTTTAACCCTGGATTTGATGGAATACAAATAAGATTGAGAACATTATCATCTATAATAAATTTTAATCTTAGTATGTCCGCTAGTTGGAAAAGCGTATATATGTATGACGAGTATCGCTACCCAACAGTAAATAAATACATAATTGTAAAAACATAATTTAGTGGCAATAAATTAATAAATATCGTAATTTATAACCCAAAAAATCAATATTTGAATTTTTCTATCGTATTTATAGTTTTAATATATTCAAAAAATGCCAAAAAAGATTTTAACCGCCGAAGAAAAGAAGGACATCGCCAAAGCCAAAAAAGCTAGCGGAAGATTTATCAAGAAGAATGCCAGCTCTATTCAAAAGAGAATCGTAAAGAGAAACCCACCACACTTTGCACCTCTCGGAAGAGAAAGAGTACAAAAGTTTCCTTTTTGTGCCACTGGATCTCAATTAGACGTCCAAAGAATCAAGACTACTTCTGGAAAAACCTTTTTCAGATCTAGCTGCTCTCAACCTGGTGTCAAGAAAGCCAGATCTGCCACAAAGCGTGCCAACGGAACTCTCGCTATTGCCGCCCCTGTACCTAGAGCTGCCTCAGTACAAAGAGCTCCTTCCATGAAGGAAAAGTCTGCCACTACTAAACACGTTGGTGCCAAGAAATCTGCAAAGAAACTCACTAAACCAAAAATGATCGACGCTATGTCCAAGGCTTTCATTTTGGGTAAAGTTGACAAGAGATACCATTCAGAATTCGCTTCGTTAAAGAAGGATCAAATTGTTGCCAAGATGGGTTGGAACGCTGAAAATGTAGCAGAATTGTACGCTAAGTTTCAAGCACAAAAGCATTAAATAAACATGTAATTTGAGCAATTTTGTCTTTTATCATTAAATTTTTATAAAACTCAACTATAGTGGTAACTGGAAAAGGAGCGATATGGATGAACAAACTAAGTTATCGGCTGATTTGCCAAAAAAACACCCTAAAAATATCTTCAAAGTATACCAAGATACTTAGGCGGAGCGGAATTAAACCGATATCGTTAGGAGAGGCGTGTGAAAGAACTAAGGATTTGTCCTGCGGTTGTGATCAATAAACGTATTAACATGAATTACAAAGTTAGAAATCAAATTATGTAAACTTGTAAAAATCGCGATGCTGTACTTTTATCGTATTTATTAATTTGCGAACTTGTACAGCCAATTCCTATCATTTCCATCCTAATTCAACTTTAATTATAGATCTTAATTCATCCGTATCCCCACTATTCTCACCGTACATAAATTCGGTCAAATCGGTGTATTCTGTATCTTCTAGATTTCCAGTCAGCAACTTTAAGTTCTTGACGTCTTGTTTCCTGACAATTCTTCTAGTTTCAATCAACCTTATATCGTCATCAACGTCTGCATATTTATATTCTAAATCGAAATATTTCAGTACATGTCTCGCTTCTTCCATAGTTGCACAATTTTTTAGAATAATTGATGTACCATCCTCTTCACCTATCGATACTACTACATATTTTGCATTTTTGTGAAGAACGTGAGGATATTTTTGCCACACGGGATGTTCTTGTACTTCTTCGTCTAGTTCAAACATAATGCCTTACGTAATTAGACTGTATAGACTAAACGAAATGTTGGCGCTGGGAAAACCCAACGAGCACAGATATCTAGAAACGAATAAGATGTAAATTTATTGCTTGTATATAGTTTTATACACAAAAATGACTAAATACGGGTTGTTGATTGGTTGCAATTACAATGGTACAGAGAACCAATTATATGGATGTATCAACGATACAAAAAACGTCTACAGTATATTGACCACCCAGCTTGGATATGAAGCGGAAAATATTATTATGTTGAACGATTCCGACCCTAACGATCACTTAGCGATGCCGACAAGAGCCAACATTATCAACAACATCAACAAACTCATTTCATCCATGAAATCCACAGACCATGCCTTCATACAATATTCTGGCCACGGAAGCCAATCTAGAGATCTTAATAACGATGAGAAATCGGGATACGATCAATGTATAATTCCAATTGACTATTATACTTCTGGAGAAATAATCGATGATGATATTCATAAAATGTTAGCAAAAGCTCCAGCTGGATGTCAAATTTTCCTTTTGGCAGATTGTTGTCATTCTGGGTCGGTGTGCGATTTTCGTTACACTACCGATGTTACAAAGAAATTGCGAACTGGAAGAAACGTATATGAAGAACGTATCACAATTGATAATCATTATGAAGAAACAGAAGCAAACATAATAGCACTTTCTGGTTGTCGCGATAATCAGACTAGTTCGGACGCTTTTATCAATAATAAAAGTCAGGGTGCTTTGACCTGGAGTTTCACCGTGACCCTGGCTGCGTGTAATTATCAACCAACAGTCGGTCAATTACTCGGGGAATGTAGAAGGTTACTAGCTAGTTCTGGGTATGAACAAATCCCAGTTTGCAGTTCCGGAAAAAGAATTGATTCAAACACAACTATTTGGTTTTAAATAAACAAAGATCTGTATAAATCGATATTTTTATAATACATAGATATACTAATTTTCATAGTACATTACTAACTTGGCTCGAATATTGTCCCCCTCCACAGTTTGTCTTGTGGTTCTTCCAGTCGCATTGTTGACACTCTAATCCACAGTAAAATACATCTCGGCACATGGCACACATTCGCGTAGGTTTCTCTCCACATTTGATACAAGCATCTTTTGTCTTGATTACAAACTTTCTGTTAATGACCGAACTTGCGTCTATAACGGCCTTATAATGTATGTTGATTGGCTTCTCTCGGTACATCTGATTCTTTCTCGGTCTTCTATCCCGTTTTAATAGATTAGTTTCTTGTTTTTTAGCCCAGCCTTCGTTCATTTTGATAAGTTTACAGGTTAGAATAAAACATTGACAAAATATAGTTTAAAAGGTCATTTACAAAAGTAAAACCATAAAAGTATAATTACAAAAGTACAATTACAAAAGTATAAAATCAGAAATGTGCGAGGTTAAAAACGAAATACGCTATGACCAAATTACAGAGATTGATCTCGAAAATTGTGATTTGATTATAAATACACCAAAATATTTTGATTCTCTTACGTCATTAAAATTAACAAACTGTATTATATCCCAAGAGACATTAAAGAGCCTATCAACTGCAAAATGTCTCAAAAATTTATATTTGGTCAACCTGTATATTAGTAATCAAAACGGTCAAAATAATTGCCAAAATAATTGCCAAAATAATTATGAAACGACACAATATTTCCTGTTGTTCCTCTTGAAAAATAACCGAGATTTACAGTCTTTTACATTTCGCGTTGGACAACACACAAATAGTGTCAAGATAGACGACAGAGCTCTCACAGCGTTAAAAGATTCTATCTACCTCCGAAAATTAAACATTGAAGGAATCAGTTTATTTCCTGGATTTAACTTGGAACAGACTGTGCAAAACTTTGGCAAGTTGTCACAATGTAATATTCAGCCTTCAAAACCTCAATTGTAAAATAAAGTTGTTTCAATACAAATTCTACTTTTTCCGGTACAAAACAAATAAATTCTGTATAAATTATAATAAATCCGATACTAAAACATAAAAACTCGTAGTATTTCGATATAATTGATAAAATTTCCACCAATTAAATTTCCAAACCAAATAAACTTTTTATAAATTCAAATCTTAACCATCCAGCCCTTTTGGCTTCCGTTTTTCACTCTTGTTTTGACACTCTAAATTTTTCAAACTCTAAAAACTAGGTGACCAAAACAAAGCAGTTTGAACGTTACTAAAAGGGCCGGATGGATTAAATTCGAAAATGTGAAAAGATTATTTGGTTTGATAATTTAAATATCGAATATTTCGTCAATTGTATCGAAACATTACGCGTTTTTATCATCCATATCGAAAATAGAATCAAAATTTACAAATTTATACATTTTAAAAGGGTTTTATAAAACATTATTTAGCAGCAAATCCGTATTTTTCTCTTCCATAAAAGTCTATGTAGGGAAATGAGACACCACCGTTATTTACTTTTGGTAGAATAACATGAGTAAAGTATTTCGGTTTAATAACGGTAGGTTCTATATTGTGTACGTGATGTAACATTTTAAACGAAAAGACTTCTTCAAATCCATTGTATCTAGGGTCCGTATCTACGACAGCTGTGTTCATGATAAACATTTGGGGAGAAGGTGCCAATATAGAGGTAAATGTTAGTTTCCCCACTCGATAGATGTTCATTTTTGGGTCTGGTAAGTGTTCGAATACATCTTCCACTGCAATTAACTTTGACATTGGTTGACCAGCAAACGTCTTGGACAAAGCCTCAGCAGTTTGGGGATCTTGTATAAATTGTAACAAGGAACCAATCTTTACACATTCTATCTTGTCGATTACAGGACATAAATTCCCTTTTTGATCCATTTCTTGCGAGCCTTTCGCCGAATCTCTCATACAAGTTTCCAAGTGGACTTCCGTATTACCCTCTACTCTCACGTATCTTCTTCCTTGTAAACAAGAATACAAGTATAATTCAAATTGCGAAACGTATCTAGTTGTCTCTGTTGGATCAACATCCATCGGATAATAGATTACTATATTAAAATCATTGCTTATACGGTAGATGAATCTCGATTTGTTCTTTGGAAATGACCAGCGTTCCATCTTTGCAATTTTGAAATAATTATTATTATATCCGGGCAATATATTTAAAAGTGATTAAAGTATACCCGAAGCGGAGGCAAAGCGCAAAGGTAAAACTGAAAATGAAGTTTATAATAGAAAAATTGCCGTAAATTACTGAACGTGTAACTGAATTTAATATAATGTCGAAACGAACGATTGGACAGATGTCGCCAAGAGGTATTAATTATTCACCAAAAGGTGTAAACACGTCCCCACAAAAATGCTTCGACAGTAATAGCTCCCCACCAACTAAAAAGGCTAGAATGCTTTCTACAAAAACGATTCGAGACTCGTATTTGGTACACATTGATAAGATGCAGACGTTTCTCTGCCAATGTGGTGTATTACACACAGAATATCCACTTACCTTGTACATATGCCAAGAATATAAGATTGTAGGCAAGGATTGTATCAAGTTTCTCTATGGAAATATTTCCAATATGGACAGAGCTTTTGTTGTATCAAAAATGTCTTCTTTCGTATCCATATACAATATTATCGTCGGTATATTAACTGGACAGTACGCTAAAACAAACGAAGAACGATTCCTCAATTTACTGCTTAAAGATCAATGTATATTACAAAGCGATATACCCGACACAAAGACACACTCTCGCGGAGAACGGTACATCATGTGGGAATATATACGTACCAAGTATCTGATGAGATACTATAAATCGTATTCAGAAATACTTGAATCGAGAGTTGCTAAACTAGTACCAAACGATTCTGTTGTTGACGAGAAAATGTGTGGGTTATGGTATTTGACCTTTTTTCACGATAAATACAAATCTGGAAATGTAATCAAGTCGATCGAAAACAACGCACACATAGACAAACACTACAAATATTTGGCTGACCTCGATAAATCTAGCGACAATTACAAAGCTTTTAGAAAATCGTATTTTTACACAGATTTGAACTTTACGCAAGCGTTCTTGGACAATTATCAAAATAGAGTTTTATGTAGAGATTCTACCAATTTATTAAACTACGTACCTGTAGAGATATTAAAAGAAATATTCAAATACCTAAATATCGAAGACGTTTTACTAGCAAAAAATGTCTGTAAATTGTGGAGTCGAGTGGCAAAGAGTTATCAATCGACAGAAATTTCTCTGCCAAATCGCACGAGACGTCCTGTTACTTACCGAGAGAAAGAGACTGTCACGAGTTTCACCTTTAACGTATCTGAAGATCAAAGAGAACCGTGTGAAATTTTTGGATTTAAAAACTTGACGAAAGTCGCTATATACAACCCATCTTGGATAAACACAACTTCTAGCTTTGGAAATGTAACCGAATTGACAGTTGAAGGTTTACAATCAACTGTCCAATCTGTAATGAAAATGCCCAGCCTGAACATGACAATATTAAGAAAACTACACCTAAATATAACCACTACAGCCCATACGTGGGATTTCGATTATCCATCAGGATTCCTAGCAAAACTTTGTTTACAAGGGATAAATTTGAAAAGTTTGTATTTGAGAAATATCTCTACAACCGATAAAATTCCAATATCTCAAAACAACTTAAACGAACTCAAAGAGCTTACAGTAATTGTCAATACTCTAGAGTACAGTAATTTCTATCACTTAGCAAAAGTACCAAATCCTGGAAATATAGAAAAATTAGGCATGGACTTGAAATACATCGAAAACCCGAGAGAATTTAACAACGTAAAAGAATTGCTCACATCAGCACAAGTACAAGGCTACAAAATACCTCAATTTGAGAGTATAGTTACATTAAAGATAAAAGCGTTTGGTGTATGTATTTCGCCTCCAAATAGTGTACAACAAGAATTAGTGGAAGCTATCTCTGAGTGTAAAAATTTAAAACACTTAGAAGTCGATCACAGTATTATATTTGATCAAAAGAGGTTATCAAGTATATCAACTTTGAAACTACAAAGCTTGTCGATACGTTATGCTGATGATTTGTTCCCCCTACTTTCAGATTTAGAAAAACTCGAATTGAGCATGCTAAAGAAAATAGACAAAACATCTATAATGGATACGCTAAAGAATATGGAAAAGTTGTCACATTTACAACTTCCTCCATTTTCCGAACGGGAATACGATATATTCATCAATAGTCGAGCGAATGACTGGAAGGGCTTGAAAGTTGTTTATTCTGTAGATAATTTGATACCTTTAATTAACTATTTCAACGTCAAAAACAACCGAAGCGTAAAGTTTGTTAAATGTCATTTGTAAAATACAAATAAAATAAAAACTCAAATAAACATAAAAATGGTTTTTAAAATGTGGTTGCATCAATGTTGCTTAACGTCGAACGTTAACGGCGTCACCGAAATCCGGAACTATTTATTGGCGTCACCATTAATTTTTTATTCATTTTAAACATTAAACCTACAAAGAATGTCGGCAACCAAAACCGTTGAAAATAAACCCAATTATAACAACCTTAAAGACGAGAACGATGAGTTATTTTGGGAGTGTATCGCTTTACAAACTGTTGATAAAATACACAAACGAAAGATCCAAGAATTGGAGACAAAATTGAATTCTCAAAAGAAAGAATTGGTAGATGTCAAAAAAGCAAATGATGGACTCAAACGAAAAATAGTGGAATTAGAAAGCAATCTGGAATGTCAAGGACAAGGGATTGAAGAGGCTGTAAAAGTGTTGAAATCATTAAAAAAAGTACAATAAAAATTTTCAGAGTTTAAAAAATGTAATTTGATATATTTCATTTGTTTAATTTAATTTCCGATATAAATTTGTAAAACCCGATATAAACGAAATAATCTTTTTATAAATTCAACTTTTAACCATCCGGCCCTTTTGGCACCCCTTTTTCACTCTTGTTTTAGACTTTAGAATTTTAGAGTTTGAAAAATTTAGAGTTACAAAACAAAGCAGTTCAAGCGTTACTAAAAGGGCCGGATGGTTAAAAGTTGAATTTATAAAAAGATTATTTCGTTTATATCGAAAATGTTTATTTTATATCAGGAAAATAAAATTCATATCGGAAAAGTATTTATAAAAATATTTGTATTGGTATTGTTCATCCAACACGTTTTTTACTTTGCGTTCCTGCTGGGTTTGTAATTGTCAGCATCCTCATAAGCTAGCCATTGTCCTTTTGTTATTTTCCAAGGTAATATTAATTTCCCTTTGAGTGATTCTAGATTGAGTGTAGTTGTTATTATCATTTCCCAACATTCATATCTCCTGATTATACTATTAAGGTAACATGTTTCCGGCTTTCCATTGGGAGGGTAAAAAAAGTATATTTCTGCATCCATTATTCGTGTATTTAATGTATATAGTGTTTACTAGTTAATAATTTCACGCTATTATTAAAATATACTAATATTATAGTACAAGATAGTGAGGTTTTACCGAAATATTAAAACATGAGTAATGCTGATACTATAAAGAACCTATTTCGAACTGCACAAACTCTAGTTGGGAGCGAAAATTTCCTAGATGCCTATAAAATATTATTACAGAGCGACAAAGAGTTTGATAAGTGGAGAACAGTCATATCGGAAGAAAAAGATGCCACAAAGAAAAAAGAATACCGTAGCCTATACAAAAGATATCAAAAATACAAGACAGAAAAGTTGGAACCTTTTATTACTCAAAGAGAACAAGAATTTAACGAGAAAAAGACAAAAAAGACACAAAAGAAAGAATCCAAGGGCGAAGACACAAATACTGAAACTATAACAGATGGAGACGTAAAAGTAGATGAAGAGAACGCTGATACAAATAAGGGAGAACCGATCGCGGATGATGTCAAAACAGTCGTAAAACGAAACTACTGGGATGCTAAAGAGGATTCTGAAATCTACCAGTTGTTTGCTGGGGTTGGTGATTTTGTAATGAAGTTTATTATCAACTTTAAAAACAAACTTGCAGATAGACTTAAGGCTATCATGGAGTTTTTTGAAATATTCAGTGAGGAGGATATAAAACGGATACAAGAAGAAGCCAAGGAAGAAGCAAGAATTATAAATACTGACGAGAAAAAGCAATCCAAAGACACTTATTGGCAGGCGATTAAAGGTGGAGTTGTGGGTGCTGCCGGATGGATTTGGGGAACTGTTAAAGAATGGACTCCAGACTTTTTTGTCAAGGCTTGGCAGTGGGTAAAAAGTGTTGCTTCGAAAATGTATAGTGGGGCAAAAGAATTTGGCAAGAATTTCACTCCAAAAGGAATTCACGATAATGCAGAAAAATTCGGACAATGGTTTGCCCAAAACAAGAGAAGTATTCGTGTAAGCTTGGTTATTGCCAAATACATCAGAGACAAAATGTGTTGGTTTTTAACGCAAGCTTTTGGCGAAGTAGAGTTAAAACTTGATACTTACTCTGGGAGAGTCGCCGATAGTTATGGTGCTTCTGCAACTGTCGCACAAGATTTGATTTGTCTCAACTTTAACGACATGATGCAGAAATTTATTTCTGCAAGTTTCGATAGTATTAAGGAATACTCTCAAGGTCTTTCTAACCCTTGGTTGGGTGCACTTTTAGGCATAGCTACTGGTGGAACTTCCGTTGTACTAGGCGGTATTGCTAGTATAGCAAATCTCATTAAAACAACTATGATGGAGGATATAAAAGAATCTATACATATTGCCTCGCTTGTTCAATCCTTCGAAGATGCTATTTCGTTTGTAAAAAATAACTTTTTTGACAACAAGTGCATCACCACAAAAGCGATTCGTATCAATCCAAACTCTGCAGAAGATAAGGAAAAGTTGATACAATATTTAACTAGCGAACCCAAAGTGGCATATTTGGCTGTAGATAACGAAGTTAATTACTATATGGCTAGAAAGAAGCAAAATTTATTGGTAAAGTTTTGGACAGAGACGACAAATGATATACCTTTTCTAAAAGACATGGGTCTCGAACAAAGCTTGTGTAACAAAGTATACCGTGAGTATATCATAGAACTAGAGAAGAGAGCCAGTGAAAACAAAGAGCCAAATTATGTAGAAAAATTAAGATCAGCATATTTTGCATTTAGAGAATATCACCCCGAATTGAACGAAAGCATATTTAAAATGATTAAAGACAAGTTTGAACCATATGAATATAGAGAAGGGATACAAGCAAAACCAGAACAAGCCCAAGAAGATTACCAATTGTTGTCAGGATCCCTTTCTTACATCTTTTTTGGAACTAAGGATAATCGAAACACAGAAAATTTAAATGTAGAACAAAACAAAACGTAAAATATACAAAAACTATTTTTATATAAATTTGTGCCAATCTTTAAAATCAGTTTCGCCAAAATTGTTGTGTTGTCGTATTCCCAATACCAGATGTGTAACAGGTTTTTCTATCTTTAATTCTTGTGGTTCAGCGATTGACATTTGGTTTATCGTATTAAACGATACTTTAACTTTTTCCCAATCTTGCACTGATATAGGTTTACTGCTCTTTATGGTTACACCAGTCGCGTTTGGAATAATTGTTAACAGTACAGGAGCAATTTCACTGCCATCTACAAGCACATTTTCTATAGAGTTGTCTGGATATTTAACATTTAAACTATCTATGTACGACATTGATTTATGTTATTTGTGTTAATTATAATTATCATTTGATATATTTCCGCGATTATTATAAAAGATAGTATATGATATGATTGTTTATTTTTACATCCACTGTGCTAATTCGGACAATTTTATGTTGATTTTAAAGGTTTTGATATCGTACAACTCTGGCACATTCGGCATGTTATCCTCTTGTATATGAACTCTTGAAACGTTTCCTCTGATATCAGAAGCGAAGGCAGCGGTTTGACCCATTTTCCAAAAATCACGAGCGTCTCTAAAATCGATTCCTTTCGTCAACAATCTATCTATCGTCTTTCGACCATAAACATCCAATTTACAGTAGCAAGAAATCCCATTAGAGTCATAAAATCGTTCGCTCTTCTTCGAGTTGTCATCCACGGTCAGCCTTACATCATCTAGCAGAAGTCGCTTTTGCCCCGTAACATCAAAGATAGTCAGAGAAAACTTGGAAAAGTAATAAGCAAGTCCAACGGGAACGTTGATAGTAATAGAAACAGTGTCGCTCTCATGGGAAATATCATCGGGAGAGACCTTGATCCATTCTCTTACAATCTTTTCTTTAAGCTTGCTAACAATAGAAAACATGATTCTGTCTCCACTCACAATACGAGATTTAAAGTGTTGTAAATAGTCAGCGGCGTTCTTTGGTTTTACAGCTTCATCTATCTTGGCGATTTTATCCACAATATTAGAGGTCTCGTCTTGATCTAATAATAATCGTTTCATTCTTTAAAAATAGCTTAATGTTTATAATAATAACAACGGGCCAAAAGTAAACATATGAGACAAGGCGAATACAAATAAAAATATGGGACCCTGTATTTTAAAATCCCATCTCAATTCCGGTAATTTATTTTTTACTGGTAATTAATTTAAATAGTTTTCCGCGCTGGATTCACTTATTTTCCCAATTTACCGAAACTAAAATTATCCCGAACAATTAATTTTAATTATAACAATGCCACACCCACACAGCACAACAATGACTGTCGGAAAAAGTCAAAGCGTACATCTTTCGAGAAGCGAAATAGGATTTTTACAAGTTATAAACAAAATGGAAAGAAAAGACTTGCACACGTTTTTTATGGAGACTACAGAGAAATACAAGAGTGATATCAAGGAGGGTGTAATCGACCTCAGAAGATAATTTGTATAAATTGTAATGTCCAATAAATTTGTAAACTAGAAAGTTTTGTGAGTTAATACATTTTATTCCAACAAGCTAGCCACAAAATCTCCCTTGTGTTGTTTAATTTCATCAATACTCATTCCCTCTATTTCGTGAGGGAACACCAACCACTCTCCGGTAACTTCGACGTAATAATCCGGTCGAATGTCAACTTTGACGTTTTCTGGCTTATAGAAAACGGTGGCAACCTTAATGTTTTTGGGCGTATTATTTCTCATCTTTCTTTTGATTTTATCCAAAACTGCGGCGATAGAACGTCCCGTATCAAATACGTCATCGACAATTAATAAATTGTCATCAACATTTGCGTGTTTTACAATGTATTCCAGTCCGTGAACTCTGATTTCCTTGTTTTGAGTTTGTCCTTCATAACTACTTGTTCTAATTGCTATATGGTCTGGATTAACTCCCTTCCATTTCAAAAATTCTTGAACGTTGATTCCCACAGTTGCACCTCCCCGCCATAGAGCAACGATAAATGTAGGTTTGAAGCCGCTATTAAACACAAGTTTTCCCAACCCAAAGGATAAGACTGAGAATTGTTCTGCATTTATGTAACGTTTTGCCATTAGATAATATATTGCATGTGTAATCCAAATCAATACGGCGCTCATGTCATAAAATACAATTATTAACGTTTACATTACTATGGACACTTTTCCGTCAACCTTTACGTGTGATAATTTACTAAAAGGACAAAACGAACACTTACAGCAAGTTGCCAAGGAATTAAGGACAGAAATTGTGAGATATTGTAAACCTCCAGCAACCTTACCAGTATTAATACCGATACATGTAAACAATCAAGTTAGTGGATTAATTATGAGGGAATTGGAAGAGAGAGGTTTTTCTTGTCGAATCGAAGAGAGCCGAACAGGAATTAACGAATATACAACTTACTTAGTATTAGACAGAAGATAGTTTGTCAATAAACCAAATTTAACAAATTATCAGTGTAAAATGACTTAACATGAAGTTTCAAGTAATATGTTTATTAATTTATAATTTAATTACAAATAAATTGTTCTAATTTTGAGAAGATGGAATAACCTCTTCGTCAAACAATCCTTCTGTCACCTTTGGCGTGGACGTAGCAGGGTGACTTGGAGTATTAGATGCAAAAACGCCAGAAGTTCCGCTAGCCGAACTCCCAAAAAGATTGGAAGACGAGGTGTTTGCAGGGCTTTGACCAAATGTAGGTTTAGGAAGTGGGAAATTTGTTGATGGAGTTAGAGGTGTATTAACGCTGGCAGGGGTGCTTGTAGCACTAGTCGCACCAATAGAAGGGGAGCCGCTTTGAGGTTTGATGGCGTTCGATAAAAATTGGAAAATTCCTCCTTCAAATTCACCAAACTTTTTCATCAAATTATCAAATTGAGCTTGTTTTTCTGGAACACCGGATCTAGCAGACAAATAACGTTCGTAGCGTTCTACAGCTCTCTCATTTATAAGTAAACACTTTCTAGTGTCGGGATCAGAGTATTTGTCGATTCTAGCAATGAGAGTCTTGTCTTGAGAAATTAATTTGTTTCTGAAATAAAATTAGAGAGAATCGATAGCGTAAAATTACCGTTCTTCTGGATTAAGGCTAAACAATTTGGTTAAAACAATCATGTTTTCTCCAGTGAAAAAGTCTTGATTTTCAACAAAAACACGTCTGTGTTCTTCGGGTAGAGAAGCAAAGCTGCCAATAGCCATTAAAGTTTGAGGGTTGGTAAACAATTCCATATTTTGTTTGAAAGCGTTTCTAAACTCCACAGGTTCTCTGTAAAACATATCGATAGAGGAAGCCAATTTAGATTGTTGGGTGGCAATTATATTTTCGCGTTCTATACGCTGTCTTTCTTGTTCTTGTTGGGCTTCTTCTTCTTCCCTTCTCTTTTGTTCGGCAAGTGCCTTTCTATTTGGAAAATCGTTTCTCCACTTGGCTTGAGCTGCAGCGAGTTCAAAGCTGTATTCGACTTTGTTGTTTTCATAATTCTTGTACTCTTCCAACAAAGTATCATAATCGATATCACGTCCTTGTGGAGTTTTCTATATTCAAGTTAGAATTGCTGCTTTACATCAAAAAATACCAATTCGCGAATAAACAAGTTTGGTTGATCGTTAAACTCTGTAATGTTCTTGACGTATAACGGATCTTTAGTAATGTCACTGTCTTTTGGCTTGACACCATTTACAGTAATCAACTTCTTGATGGCATACTTTAACATCAAAGCAAAAGCTCTCTCTAAGCTTGGATAGACACTGGGAGCACCGTCAAACTTGATATCGCAAGTATCCATCTTGTGGTAAGGTTCGTCACCAATGTTTGGTAATTTTCGGAAAACAGCGTTGGGCATGTCAGGTATAGGGGCAGTTTGATCTTGAAAAAATATAAATAAATATGATAAGTAAATTCAGTTACCTGATTCCAAGTTTGGAAACATGTAAAATCTAAAAGGCATGTATTGACCTTCTTCATTGACTTCATGCATCCATGTGTTATACATGGTGTCGTCGATAAACTCAGGAGCTTTGAAATCAGCCATTGGATCATCGACAACTGGAGCCTTTAAAAGTTAGACAAGTATAATTTGATGGAACTTACAGGTAATGGAATAGGATTTGGCGAAGATTCTGGCTTTCTGTTACCCTTCTTCTTTTGTTGTTGTTCTCTTTCAGCCATTCTTTCCTCCATGGTTTTAGCCTTCTTAGTACCAGAAGGAAGTTGATCGTCCGAGGTTGCAGCCTTACGCTTAGAGTATAATGCCAAGGCGTTGTTGTCGCGATTGTAGGCTACAGTGTATTGGGCGGCCTTGTTTGTGGCGTTAGGTACAGGTATTTGGTCAAATCTTAAGGAAACGTTGATGGCAGGAGAAGACATGTTGATAGTTGTAGATAGTGGCGATGTAAATATATAAAGTAAATATATAAAGGGTAATGTGTGCAAAGTCAGGCTTGTGCGGTAGGTGTTGCGGATGTGGATTATAAAATAATTCGACGGGTCTATATTAAAAAATAATAGGGTCCGGGAATTTACTTGCGCCGGATATAAAAAATATTAAGGGTCCCGTTTTCTGGTAAAATAAATTATCCGGTGGGAAATCACGGTAGAAATTAAAAATCCGATAGAAGTTTCGATAGAAGTTTTGGTAAAATACCCGATTTTGTAAAATACCGGGCCTTATATTTTTTATTTGTATATTTTCCTAAGCGCCAAAGTAGTAACCGGACTATACAATCGAAAAACAGGGACCCCTGATTATTCGATCATCCGCCAGCCAAATACATAAAATACAAGAGCTCGTACAGCACAAGCCACTCACCCTTTCCCACCTATTCACTCGTAATTAATCTATTTTATATACACAATGGACGCCGCACTTAGAAGCAAAGTCTTATTTGATGACGAAGTTGTCGAAACGTATGTTTTTTAAGTTTAACTTTACTAACTTTTCACAGAGTAACAAATGGTATCGTATGGCAGCAAGGTCGCCACGCTTTGACAGGCGAAATTGTATGGGTGACCAAAGAAATGATAGACGACAATATCTATTTGCTCTACGACGATGGACTCTTTAATCAAGATGGTGTCCGATGCCAAATTGCCAAGTCTAACAATGCCTTGGTTTCCAACAAATCTGATTCTCCTGCTACAAACAAACCTGTTGAAGACAAACCTGTTACCGAGCGTAATCCATCTGACAGACTGTCAAAACCAAAGAAGGAAGTAACACCCAAATATCACAAGTCCAAAAAATCCCGCGACAGCTCTAAATCCCGCAAATCCCGCAAGTCTCGTAGCAGATCTCGGGACTCGCGTAGCAAATCCAGAAGCAACTCTCGCAGCAAGTCTCGTAGCAGATCTCGTAGCAACACTCCAAAGAGTTCCAAGAGAAAGGCTAGATCCAACTCCCCGGCAAAAGACGCCAAAAAGAATAAGCCCTCAAATCCACCAGTTGCTCCTATCCTCTTGTCGCAAATTATTGAAGGATACAGGGCTAAAGTACATATATTTAGCGAATCCGAAGTCAAAAAGACTTGCCAAGCTGAAGCATCCGTATGTTTATACGTATTTTACAACATTAATTTTTCTAGATAAAAAGGGAGCATTCCAATGGAAAAAAGACAATTAGCATCATGTTTAGATCAACAGTTACCAATTCAATGGTAGAAAATCTAGCAAAAGACCTCCAAAGAGGAACTAGAGGATCGATTCTGTGTATTGCACCAAAAGACATTTCTTCCAAGAAACCTTCTGATGAAGCTATTCTCGACAAGGTAAAATAAGTTGTGTGTGTAATTGTGTTAATTATTGTAGGACACACATCAACCTATCTTTATACACGCTATCCCCAAGATCGACAAGGATGGTTTCTTGTATTTTATTAAAGGTGTTGGACCTATCGACATGCCTGCCTCTAGCTGCAACATGCGTACACAAACTGGAGTCTTGAAACTATTCTACTCTCGTGCTGGAATTACTGTACCTACCCGTATTTCGAGGGGAAAGGAAGTTGATGTAACTTCTTCTCAATCTGGAGACTACATTTATGCACTAACAACGGATGGGCCTATCTTGTTAAAGAAGATTATTCCTTGGCCTTTCCACATGCCAACTCGTTCTACCCGTAAAGTCTTTGAAAGAGTTACAGACGAAGAAATCAGGGATATTATTGACAAAGCCAATAAAGGCCATTTTGATGGAGAGGATAGCGATGAAGAGAATCCGATCAAGACTGGATTTGGTGTTACACCTATCAATGCCGAGCCTGTTCACACTACCACTACAACTCGCGAAAAACAAGAATCTTCTGAAGACGATATGGATACAGACGACGAAAGTAAAGGGGAGCCTTCCGAAGAAGAATCTGCCGAAAAGCATGCCGCTAAACACTCTGACGCCGACAGTGTCGCGAAATCTTTACACTCTTCCATATCACATGGTAACGTGGCTGCACTAAAGGCTCTAAACAATCAAGCTGCTCAAATTCACAAACAAATGGAACAACACCCCGCTTCTTTTTTCGATACCGATGATGATTCGAACGAAGAATCTCAGGAAGACTCTGATTAATTACTATAACTGTTTCAACTTGTATATATTTGTGTTTTTAATAAAATGTTTTTAAGTTTAATTGTTGTATTTTTATTTTATTTTTATGTGTTGTTATAAGTCATTATCTTTGATTTGTTGAATATCTTTTTTAACATGATTATATGGGCAGTTTGCGTGTGGAACGTTGAAGAATTTCAATACAAACGTGGTTATCCCGTACCTCGTGCATTCTTCAAAACTAAAGAAGGAGCGTTAAACAGTCTGAAACAAATGGTTATCAACCGAAATTTACATATTAACGATATGGAAGAAGGAGACAAAGATATACAGGAAATACACAAAACTGAACCTGTAAAAATGTCCTGTTTTGACTTGGACGTATTTGAAACACACAAATGGGATTCCGCTTGTTTCGCTAATTCAGATGATTATCAAATACAATATTGGATAGAAAAATTTGTACTCTACGAATAGTTGAACTATTTAATCCGTGTCGCATTAAATTTTATCGTTTAATAAACAGTTAATATATCTACAACCAGAATTAAAAATGTCTAGTTTACCTGTTATAAATGTAGTTTACAATGTGAAAAATGAAGCCGATGGAGAAGAATTGAAAAACTTAGAGGGTGAATTACATTTCTTGACAAACGTTAATTATAACCTGGTGGGCCAACCTATCAAAAACAAACCAACAATTTTCCTTATTCGTGTTACAGAAGAAGAACGAGGAGAAAGTGCCGTAAAAATTGCAGACGAAGTAATAAATTCAAATTTATTTAACAATGAAAATCTTTGGACTGTATTTACATGGAGAAAACCTGGTGTACCTGATCCGGATGCTGTGTTCCATGGCGATTTTGTTTATTCTGGAACTGGATCAATAGATGAAAAGCTAAACGCAGCCGCGATCGGAGCTCTTAAGGATTATCTTGAAGGACTAGAAGACCTGGGCGTTACACAATCCGACTCTCCTGTAGAAGAATCAACAAAGGAAAATACTCAAAGTCATAAACCAATTGATATAGAAGTCGTCTATGATGGGAGTGACAAAGACTTTGAATTTTTAAATCTTTTAGATCAATTACACAAGCTGACTGGTGATAATTACAAGATAATAGACCAATTTACTGGTGAACCGATAATTTTGTTTTTTGAAATTACTCATGATAAACGTGGCGATAAAATTGGGTACACGTTGAATGACCTCCCTGATATATTAGACAAAGAAAACCATTGGACTGTATTTACATGGAGAAAACCCGGTACACCCGGACCATTAACCGCATCGCACGGTGATTTTGTTTATCCTGGAGGTGGATCGGTAGCAACTCAGGAAAATAAAGAAGCAATCGAATCTCTTAGAAAGTTTATTAAAGGAATAGAACACGAAATTATTCCCAAACCCGAAACAAAAGAAGAAAAGGAACCTGTTAAACCCGTAAAGGAACAAAAGAAAAAGACTAAAAATGTCAAACAACCAACTCCAGAACCCACACTTACATTTGAACCTGTGCAAGATATTGTAGCAAACACTACTGAAACAAACCATGTTGAAGCTGACAATGCTGCCGTTTCTCCTATTACCTTTGTACCAAATCCTTCACAATTCAAAAATGGAATACCATTGTATTTCTCCTTAAATCAAACTTAAAATAAAAGTACAATTGCTATTAATTTATGTTTATTGTATAATTATTTAAAATTTGATACAAACTTTGTAAATCTGATATGAATTTATTTAGTTTCGATATGAATTGTAAATTTCCGATACAAACGAAATAATCTTTTTATAAATTCAAATTTAACCCATCCGGCCCTTTTACCATGTGTGAATCGCTTTGTTTTTGGCCACTATCTTTTTGAACTTTGAAAAATTTAAAGAGCTAAAATGGAGTGAAAAAAGGAAGCCAAAAGGGCCGGATGGTTAAAATTTGAAAATATGAAAAGTTTATTTCGTTTGTATCGGAAATCTAGAGTTTATATCGAAAATTAAAATAATAAATAAATTGATACACAAACATATTTTTTAGAATCCAATACATTTAAGTAGCATGTAAATATATATAAATTACGACTGGTAGAAATGTAAAAATATAAATATACGTATCGGAAATTAAAATAAGTATCGTATTTGATATAAATTTCAAATTAATCCAAAATAAATTATCCAGTGTCAATTACCAAATTATATACCCGCGCCAGTATTTTCCAGCCAATTTACTACCAATATATTTATCAAACGACTTCCAGAGTAGAACAGTCTCGGTAAATTCAATAGCTTACTCTGATAAGTTATCTACAAAATCAATATATAGAATATTAAACGTATTTATCCTATCAACAATGCCAGCAAAAAAGTCTGTAAGTAAAGCCTCTAAAGCTAAATCGACAAGAAACTACAAGAAAAGTGCCGCTACACCTGTAGAACAACATGTTCCTTCCAAGGAAGAACAATCTGAAGAAGAAGCCGAACAATCCGAACAAGAAGAAAAGCCAAAAAAGAGCCAAAAGGCCAAAAAAGACACAAAAGACACCAAAGCTAAATCTTCCAAGAAACGTAAAGTAGAAGAAGAACCTGAAGAAGAAGAAGAAAAGGATGAAAAGGGCGAAGAATCTGAAGAAGAACCAGAGGAATACAAAGTAGTTGAAGTTGAGGTCGATGACGAAGAAGATGCAGAATACGAATTTGTAGACAAGGAGGGAAAACCTGTAGACGAGAAAAAGGCTACAAGAAAGAAATCTATACCTGCTTCAGATTCTGAACAGAAAGATAAATACAAGGAGATGGTGGACTTGTTAAAGTATTACAAAGGAAGAATTCCTCTTGTATATATCGAGCGAGGAAATAGAATATACCATCCCGTCGAAGTGGCTGCTATTGTAGATTTCCCTACCAAAAATTCTATCTTGAAACAAACTTATGAATGTGATGGAATTAAAAGTGAAAAACCAAATCCTGTAATTACGTATTTGAAGAAACTTCGAGGAAAGAAACCAAGAAAGCAACGTAACGACGATGGAAAGAAGAAGAGAAAGAGTACACCTACCGCGAAGCCATGGCAAGAATTGTACTTTCCAGACAAGAAAGGTGTTTATAGAAGATTGGGTTCTGGAAAAGGAATTAGCATCAAATACAGACCGTCCGTGTTTTTGCCAATCCCCGGAAGAAAGAATGTCGAGGAAACCGAAGATAATACAAACGATGAGCACATTAAACCCATAACAGAAACAAAACCTAAAGAAACTAAATCCAAGCAAGTAGCTACCAAAACCAAGAAAACAACACCCAAAAACAAAAAAACAAAAGATGTCGTACTTAGCGAAGAAGCGTTGGAGCGTGCAGAATTTGAAGCCTTTGACAATTACCGTAAAGAACAAGAGATGTTAAAGGCTCAACGTGAGGCTCAGAAGAAGAATGATTTGTGGGGGAATATCGTATCTATGTACGAAGAACGACCAGCTTTGAACGAAATTTTTATGAAGGCTTAATATCATTTATCTTGTATATTTTATTTAATAAATTGCTTTTTACCGTATAAATTGTTTGTCCGATAAATCCTTTTTGGAAATAGTGTGTAATCCAGGAATAATTACATCAACATAATAGTTGTATTTTTATGTAAAATAGTGGATTATATAAAAAAACTACCGTTGAAATTGTAAAATCGTAAAAATCATTTCGGGATGTTTATAAATTTTCCATAAAATAGCGAGCTGGCGCCATGAAGAAACAATAGTCACATGCCGTGCTCCGTGAGGAAGTAATGTCCGCTCGAAACATGAGTAAGCGAAAAGTAGCCAGACCACCACCTATTACAAATAAATCACAAAAACGAGAATTTTTAGAAGACGTAAAACGGGAAGAAACTACACAGCCGATCAATACCGCCGAACTTCCGAAACTCGTGGACGATGATATAAATACATTGTTGGATCATCTTCAATCATTTAATTACGAGAGCGTTTGTCTATATTCTACGATAATAATATCGAGACTAGGAAACTTGATGATACAACGTCAACAAGAACAGCAACAAGAAATTATGAATAATTTGGGATATACTGTTGAAAATACCTAGGCGTATCTAATACAGATAATTATATTGTTTTCGACGACCATTCGATATTTAAAACTTTATGGTACTTGTAAATAGACACTTGTATATTTTGTATTATTTTTTTGTATGATAAAACTGATTTGTTGAATATAGTATTTGTAAATAATAGTGAAATATCGTTTGTAATTATCGTTGAATTTGTCGTCTATACTATTTCATAACTTATATAACATAATGTCCCTAAATACCACAAACGTGATCACATCCAAAATGGATGAATTGAGGGAATTAGAGTTTTTAAACAAAAGCTTGAAAAACAACAAGCACGATATAGACAGTGACTTGCAATCTGTACGAAACTTTCTAAAGGAAAGGTTTTTTGAACTTAGATCAAAAGATCCTAAATTATCGAAATTCGAGTACGGAGGTATGCGTGTGGAATTAGTACCAAAAAAACATCAGTGCAAACCTACAATACAAATGGGTTACGCTGCTATCAAAAACGTATTAGGGGAACAAGCACTAATGTTAGTCAAAGATAGAGTGGAATCGTTAAAGAAATACAGAAAAGAACATGCTAAAAAACAAAAGTCCATAAGTATGGTTCGTATGGGAGAATTACGTAAGCCTACAACAAAAACAATACAAAAGAGAATGAGACTAGCGAACCAATCCAAAGTTGTTTCAGAAAAAATAGATTTGAAACCTGCAAAAGCCATAAAGAAAACAGAAAAGAAACCTAAATTTATAAAGAGAAAATCAAATACCGTATCCAGCCAAAATGTATTGAATGAAAATATACCAACGCAAGAATTGGATACAAGACCTCCAAAAGAAACGTAATCCCATTTGTTTCATAACTTGTATAATAAATTGTATCAAATAATATAACGATTGTATCGTCTTTATACATAATTTCCTGTATTTTAATAAATTTCAGGTTAAATATAAATTTTTCGATATTAATTATAATAATTTCAATATAAATTCTCGCGCCATGTTATCGGAAAACTTCCAAACCCTTCCATTTCACTTGCCAGTATCGATCGACAAATAGATCAATCTATCAATATAATTACCAAAACATTACCGGAATTATTATCGAAACAACTATCAAAACACTTTAGTTTAAATACAAAACCGAAAAATGAACATTGAAGATATGAACGATTCCGAATTTAGCCAATATGTTATCGAAAACGGGCCTTTCCAAGCCTTTGTAGATGATCCTAACATTGACCAATCGAAATACAACCTTCGTATCTCTAAATACTCGAAATCCGTCGCCATTGAAGGAATGGAACCTGAACCTGACCGTGCCAAACACTACACTGTATTAATAGGGAATTTGTATAAGCTCGAAAAGAAAGCCCAACCGAAAACACCTCCAAAAGAATTGATCAAGATTAAGGTCCCACATCCAAAAACAGGGGAAATATCCGTTTACAGCCTTTCTGAATTGGAAGCTCTCTTTGAAGGAAAGCCGGAAAAGTCATTACAAGAAAGTACAAAACCTGTAGAAAAGACCTCAAAAAATGTTCAATTTGATAAATCTACAGAGAAACAGGCTGAAAAAACGACAGCCAAAGCCGACAAAACGCCCGACCAAGTAGAGAAACCTACAGAGAAACCTACCGAAAAGGAACCTGATCCAAAACCTAAAGCTGGAAAGAGATTACCATCAGACTTGTCTGCAAAAGATACGCCAAGCAGCAAAACCGCCAAGGCTGATACACCTACCAAAGCTCATAAAGTCTTGACTCAAAAGAGCCCATTAGACGATATAGACGAAAGTGAAGAAAGACCAAAGAAAATTTTAAAGACAATTGAAGATGATTTCAAAGAGCGTTTAGCATCTGCTGGTTTGTCCATTATGAAAGAATTGGCTGGAACTTGGAATGTAAAGCCAGAAAATTCTCTTAAATTTTACGCCAAAGTTGCCGAGATTTCAAAGGAATTCCAATAATACACTTTATATGTTTATATAAATTTATTCACAATATATGAGATTCGTTCTGTACTTATTGGTGTATAGTTTTAATTGTTTTAATAATGTAAATACTTTTGTGTTAAATTTTATATTCCGATACAAAAACATTAGTTTCGATATAAAATCTAACTTTTCGATATGAACTAAATAATCTTTTTATGTTTTCGAATTTTAACCATCCGGCCCTTTTGGCTTCCCTTTTTCACTCTTGTTTTGGACTTTGAGTTTTTAGAGTTTGAAAAATTTAGAGTTACAAAACAAAGCAGTTCAGACGTTACTAAAAGGGCCGGATGGTTAAAATTCGAATTTATAAAAAGATTATTTCGTTTATATCGAATTTAATATTTCATATAGGATTTTTATGTATTGTATCAAATAATTTATCGAAATTGTTTCGTTTAATGAACATTCTTATCTATTCTATTGATAGTCGAAAATGCCGAAACGCGAAAATGGTCAAGGACTAGATATGTTGAATGTCAACCAGTTAAGAAAACTTCCTGCTTACAAAAAACTACCTCCATTATACAAGAAATCTTCGGCAAATAGGGAAACGTTGGTAAAATTAATAAAAATCATAGAAGAAGCTGATGAACAAGACAAACAGTACCCAAATAGAGAAAAAGATCTTAGACGGGTATTACACGATATAGAGTTAATGGAAAAATATCAATGTAATGATCCGTATTTTACTAGTACATCTCAATATCAAGATTTACAACTATATGGTGCAGCACATTACTTTTTCGTGAACGAATTCAGGGACGAAGATGGTTGCGTTCAAACTACAATGGATTTTATCTTTGATGACTGGGATTTGAACAACAAATCAGGTCTGAATAACTATCACGGTTTTCCACTTTCAGCACAAGCTATTGCTTCTAAATATGAAGAAGCAAAAAAGGATGTAAAATTGGAGGAAACAAAGACCTTTTATACACACGAAATATGCAAGCGAAGTTTTAGTCGTATGAAGGTTGTCCTCGTAAATATTGTAAATAGAACAACCAACGAAGGACATGCTCTCGTAGTTATCGTAGACAAAAAGACAAGAGAGTGCGAAATATTTGATCCTCAAGGTGCCTTGGGTAATTTGGTATATTTACAGGATAAGATTATTCCTAAATTGAAAGAGTATTTAAAACTCGAAAAATACAATATTATTACAAGTGGAGAATTCTGTCCTGTAGGTCCACAGGTAGTCCTAAACGCCCCGATCTGTGCACTGTTTTCCTATTTTTATGTATGGCTCCGTATAAGACATCCAGATGTACCTAGAAAAGATGTACTGGACTTGTACGTAAACAGAACAAAATCAAATTTAAAGATAATTATGAACAATTGGCAATGTTACATGATACAATCAGTAAGAAACAACGGAGGCTGGGAAATATTGCTCGATATATACATGATAAAAAAGACTCAATTAGGAGATATCGAAAACGTAAAGAAGAGACAAGAAATTGCAAACAGACTGTATCACGTATACGATAAATTGTTTGAAACTGGAAACGTCGAAAATGCAAAGCATAGTATGGCGGATATAGTTGACGATATAGAAGACGATTTGTAGTATATACAATAAATTTTATATATAAATATAATTCCATAAATATCCATGTATTGAATACTATCTTATTTATCTGGAAAAACACGATTCTTGATAAATGGCCAGACTGTACGTCGGATAGAAGGCGCAATATCGATAACAATATAAAAATATTGTTATTCTGTAATAAATATGTCAACTTTTACATCTCTCGCGTTGACCGACGTCACAAATCAACTAGTTTTGGGTACTGGATTTACAACTACATTAAACTGTGTTGCTCCATTAGCCAACAGAAACATCACTATACCTGACCCTGGTGTCCTTAACTCTAAATTCATCTTATCCGAATACGCAACTCCACAAACCATAAATTCTGGTTTAACTGTATCTGGAACTTTCAAGTTTGGCTCTACTACACTTGCTGGTCCCACTGCTGGAAGAACGATAACCATTGCAGATCCCTATATTTCTACGTTTTTCCTCTTGTGTACTGTAGTTAGTTTGACAAACACTGCTTCCAGACCTGCTGTTCAAAGTTTTGCGACAAACCCCAAAAATCAATGGGAAGTAAGGGGTATCAGTCAAACAAGCACGGGCAACGACGATGGTTTCTTGCGTCTTAGAGCCGGAGGAGGGACAAATCCTCTAACAGCTGCTTATATAGATTTATCTGGTTACTCTACGGTTGCTGACATGAAACAGAATATTGTATTTGGTGTAGGGTCTGAAATTGCGAGAATTGACGGTTCTGGTTTAACTATAAGCAATACAAAAAGTCTCACAGTAAACAAGATCAATATACCCCTCACTACAACTACTGCTACAATGACTGGACCTTTGGGATCTTCTGCAAGTTTAAGCTATCAGGTTACAGGAAATGTCGTAACCCTTTCTATTGCTTCTTTTGGACAAACAACGACCTTTAGTGATTTCGTAGATATTACTTTACCATCAGAAATCGTCTCTGCTCGAACAAAAATGGAACGAGGAATTTACCTTTACTACGATTATAGTTACAAATCTGGTATGTGGTATGGTTATCAAGATACAGGTGGTAATACCCACCTCGTCCTTTGTGCTGGCCTTTCTTATACACCTTTTCCTTCTGGATCAGCTTGTAGTGTACCTCAATTTACGATTAGTTATATATTGTAAAATAGTTGTTAATAAACAACCTTTAGAGTATTTTGTCATTTGATCATTTATTGGTATTAATATCGTTTTACATAATACATGATAAAAAAGACTCAATTAGGAGAAAACGTAAAGGGACAAGAAATTACAGAGACTATATCACGTATAGTTGGCGATATATAGAGGAAGATTAATTTGTAGTATTTTTAATTTATTGTAAATTTTAAAACATCGTTATTTACAAAAACTGTCTTCAATTTCTTGTTTGGGTAGTTTAAACTTATTTCTTGACGCAAGCTCAACAGTATCCATAACATACAACTGCATTATTGCTTCCATATTTGTCATAATACATTAATATGAAACATAGTTTACTAATATATAAAAAAGAGTAACCGGGTTGTAATTTATTATCCCGGGCTTCAATTTCACCGACAATAATACAACTTTCTCACGAGATGCCGTAAGAAAATAAATTTCCAAAAAATACCGGGTCCCTAATTTTTATATACCCGCGCCGGAGATAATTCGGGCAAATTACCAAAAATAAATTTCATTTTTTATTTTTTAGTTTCTCCCCAAACTTATATACCTTATTTGTATTTTTCGATTTGTACTTTGCATAATGGGGAAAATAGATCATAATACACCTTCTAGAGAACTTGTAGATGTCGAGTCGTTTGACCCGATATTAAAATTACCTGACAACGAAGAAGAATGGGAAATTGTTCATTTGAAGGGCGATTCAAAGGGCGATATTCCTGTAATTCGCTACATCGGTGATAAAGCACCTCCGCAATTACGCGGTGCTATCGTATTTCCAGCAGGAATACAGGCCGTTAAACCCAAGACACATATCAAGACATGGGAAAATATGTCTCCGGTAGCGTTTACCAAAGAAGGTCATAAGCTAGAGATTAATAACGACGAATCGGAAGGTTGGGCAAAGTTCTTTCAGTTTTGGAAAGAAGCCAATTACCCACACGAGAGATTAGGTAGTAGATTTATGTAAATACATTGTTAACATACAAAGCTAAATTGCAAAAGAACAAGGTCCCAAAAGGGAAAAAGAGAAAGACATCTATATCTATCGATGATGAAACTGAAGATGCAGTGGAATCGAATGATGAACCTCAAGAGTCAGAAGAAGAAGAAGACGATGAAGAAGTTTCTGAAAAACCAAAGGTAAGGACAATTTTTATACGATGTATTTACGGATATTTTAGAGCAAAAAACGCAAGGCAGGAGGCTCAAAACGTTATCCTATCACCATGGAAAAGTTGACAGAGGCTATTGAATTAAAAAATGAGGAAATCAAACAAAAAGTACAACGTTTGAAGGAATCTGGAAAAAACCTTTCTTTGCCTGGCGTTCCTTTTATATTGAAGCTGGTATGTTTTAGATTTATTTTTATATATTCTCCCATGAATATTCTTTAACATCTATCTAGGCAAGTGGCTGTTTTTTGACTTGTAAGAAGCAAACCAAAGATAAGAGAATAGTGGACGTTCCTGTAGAATGCTATGCTGTTGGAGGAAAACTTTCTGGTTCGGATCACACATACAAATACGGAAACAAACTAGTACCAATCTTGTACTTCAAGACTAGCAAAGGACAAGTTTTGAAAGACGATGAGATTAAAAACCCTACTAAAGCTACCGACTTGATGAAGTGTGCTGTCATGGGGGCACATCCTGCAAACATTAGTAAACCTGAGCTTACAGCACGATTTGGATCTTCACAAGCCTATATTCACTTGGTTGAAAAGTATGATAATTCAAAAACATTAGAAGATTTATTTCCAAAACCACTCCGTAATACGATTATTTACACTCCTGAAGAATACGAGGAATACTTGAAAAAGGAAGGTGCTCCAAACGTCCCAGTTCACATTCCTCACGAAGAGAAAAAGAAACCTCAATTCTTAAGAAGAAAAAAGCTCGTACCAGCACCTCCTATACAACATCAAGCCACACCTACTGGACAATATGTAGAACATGAAGATACCGAAGAAGAAAGTCCTCATGGTCAATTTGGTTATGAAAACGTAATACAATACAATCAAGGAGAATTTACTAGTAATACTGAACCCGAATATGGTGATCAACAAACTTGCTATCAAACTGAAGAATACGGCGAAGAATCTCACACACCTTCACTTGAAGAACAATTGTTTGAAGGATTAAACGAACCAACACCAATGACCGATACAGAAAAGAGAAAGAGACTTTTAGATATATTCAGACAATATGGAGAAGACGGACAAATTTCTCTTCTTACTGCTGCGGGAAAATACCTTCATCATAACGACGAATTACAAAATTTACATTTACATTAATAAAGTATACATTATAGTAAACTTTTTTGTTTTATAATTTTTTGACGTAAATAACTTGACATTATTCTAAATATATAAATACATATAAAATGATGGAATCTGGTCTGTATAGCGTAAAAGAAGAAAGCAAACCGATACAATTCTTTATGATGGAAGATTACGGTGAAAGAGCACATTCTGAATCAGACTTGTCGGAATCGGTGTATTTACCAAATGTTGATGATTCTATTTTAATAAGTGGTAATCACATTGTTTCCGTAGTTAAACCTCGGGAAAATATAAGCATTAAAACTACACAATCACATTCACTTCCAGATAGTCTAACAATTAAAAATACCGTAAAACCTCCCAAAAATCCTTTTATTCGAAACGAGTGTGAAAAACACAAACAAGAAATTCAAGAAGTAAAATTGTCGGTAACTGAGGAATGTAACAAGATGAAAGGTGTAATTTTAGATCAAATTCAAGATAGATACTTGGTATTAAAGCAAAATACTGAAGATCAAATAGACTCATTGAACAAACAATTACAATTAGCGAAAATTGAAATGGAAAGCATGCAAAAAACGTTCGATACTGATATTAAATATCTCAAGAAAGAACTAGAAGAAACTAGACGCACTCTATTTAAACTTTCTGAAGATAATACACTATTAAAGAAGGAACTTTACGATAAAGACACTAAAGATATTCAGTCTCTAAACAGACATTTAAGAATGAAGGAACCTACACGATTTTTACCCGCTCATTCTTCCTTTCTATTTTCTCCTCTGATTACACCAAAAACTATATCAATGACAAGGGGAACATCTCCAAACTAAAGATATAATTAACGTTGTATATATAAACCCATTTTCAAAAATAATGTTCTGTTTAAACTATTTTTAAGGCCAGTAAGAATGTATCTGAAACTAAATTGATGTTAATTGTGAAAAATAGTGGTAATTTTATAGTAATCCGACAATAAACAAATGAAGAAATCTACCAAAGTTCTAATTGCATTATCCGTATGCTGTGTGTTAAAATTAGCAGCATTTGTCTTTGTGCTACTTGTATTATTAAAAAAGAAAAAGAAAAGCATATCTTCTTGTCCACCAAAATAAAATAGAATATTGTAAAAAATGTGAATTTCCGATATAAAATATTTAATTCCCGATATAAACAAAATAAATCCGATACAAACAAAATAATCTTTTTATAAATTCAACTTTTAACCATCCGGCCCTTTTGGCGTCCCTTTTTCACTCTTGTTTTAGACTTTAGAATTTTTCAAAGTTTGAAAACTTGGTGACCAAAACAAAGCAGTTTGAACGTTACTAAAAGGGCCAGATGGTTAAGATTCGAATTTATGAAAAGATTATTTGTTTCATATCGGATTTTTTATGTTTGATATCAAAGTTTTTATTCATATCAAAAAAACAATAAATAGATATCGAGTTGTGAAAAATAATGGTAATTTTATAGTCATTCGAAACGAAAATGAAAAAATCTACCAAGATTCTAATTGCAAGCTCTGTAGTAGGTGCAGTAACTACCGCAGCACTAGTTACGTTATTAGTTGTATTACTAAAAAAGAAAAACTCTAGTACAACAGCATATCCATCAGGACAAAATGGCTTCTTTACCATGTTCTTTACCAATCAAACACTTAAAGGAAAACTCGCCAGCGTTTCGGGTGTTAAAAATATCTTACTCAAAGTTGGCAAATTAGAGCTTGTCTCTCAAAGCGGAAGAATCGAAACTTTATATCCTAAAACTACATCAACTTCTGGTTCCACTTCTACTGTTGTCGCTCCTTTGGTTGTAGATTTGATGAATATTGGACAACTAACACCATTGTTCTTGAACAATGTTCAAGCTGATGTTTATACCCAAGTGAGAATTGTATCACCTGAAGTTGCTAGCGGTACTACCGATTCTAACGTGGTTGTTGTACTTACCGATAATACGCAAGTACCTGTTACCTTACCAAGTGGCTCTACTAGTGGATTCAAATTATTAATAAGCAAAAAGATCGATCTTAAACCAAATACTGCTATCGGATTAGCTATCAATTTAGATGTATCTAAATCGTTGGTTGTTACAGGAAATGGAAAATATATATTGAAACCTGTTGTAAAAACCTTATTATCCCCTGCAACAAATGCGTCATCGAGCTCTCAATAATTGATGAATACTTTTACTTAATAAACGATAATTTTAGAAAAATTGAATTTATTAATTATGCAACTTTAACAAGTTATATCCTTGCGTACATATTTTATAATCCTAACATTGCCTTGACTTGATCGACGGTAGGTTTTTCTACACCAAATTGGAAATTGTCAACTTGAGGGAATAATTCACTTCCTTCTGCCTTGTTGAGAGTTTCGGCAGTTTTCAATAGAATTTCCTTGTGGTTTGCGGAATAAAATTTGGTATTTACGGCGAGGTGCAAGAATGCTAGTACGAGAGAAAATAAGTTTGGATTTGACGAAGGGTTTGATCTCCATTCTTCTACGGCTTCTTTCACTTCTGGAATGCTTTTATCTTCTTTTACGTAATTTCCGCTCAAGGTAAGTGAGAACAATTTCTTGGATAATTTTTCAATATAATTTTTACTGGCGTTTGCAGTTAATATGACTTCTGGGAAATTAGTAGCAGCTGTGTAGATTGCTTGTGTTAATCTTGTGCCTTCCGGAGAAGTAAAGAACTGTGGGCCTTTAGCAATGTATTTTGGAGATACTTCCATTAATGTGGGTATAAATGCTTCGGCTTTGCTCTTGGCAGTGTCAATAAATGCATTTTCCATAGCTTTTGCGTAGACGTTTGTTTGTTCAGATGGTAAGAAACTAGCGGCAAGTATCTTTTGTGCCCACTCTTTCTTTTCCGCTTGAGTAATCTTCTTTTCTACAATTGTCTTTCCTTTCTGAATAACAGCTACAGGCTTCTTGACAGTGAGAGATTTGACTGGTGCTCTTTCGGCAATAGACTTTAAGTTGGCAGCAACTTTGGCGGTGTTTGGTTTTGCTTTCGGGACGGCTCCTTTTACATTATACTTCCTTTCCACGACGGGTTTCTTTGCTGCAGCGGCAGTTGCTTTCTTGGCTGGTACTTTCTTAGTTGCTGGCTTCTTTCTGGCGTTGAGAGACTTTTCTAAAATGTCTGCTTGTTCTCTTAATCCTTCTAAAACTCGTACATCGTATCCAATCAAGTCGTGTAGTGCGGCAAGTTTGGAAATTGGTAAGTCTCTGAAATCGTCCAAAATTCCAAATATCGGATTTACTCTTCTGAATCCATTTTTTGTATTATCAACTTCCTCTTCTTCCTCTACATCATCATTGATAAAATCATCCTCTTCAAAGTAATCGAGACCATCGTCCGCATCGTCAGGATTATCAAAGTCAGCATCCAAGGCGATACCTTTTTCATCATCCTCTTCAATTTCGTCTACAGGTCCAACTTCATCATCAGATTCTACGTATTCATCTTGGCTGCCTTCCGAACTGTCTGAACTACTATCAGAATCGCTGTCTGAACTACTATCAGAATCACTGTTTGAGCTAGCAGATGAATTGGAGCTTGCTGACGAATCGGCACTAGATGGTGATTCACCAAATAATTCTCCTACCAAGTTTTTGGTTGCTTCGTTTATTCCGTTATCCTGTTCCATTATGATGGTGATTATTCAACGAATTATACTTCTTTTGTTAAACTATAATTTATTTAGATAAAAACTGACAATTTAAAAATCAGAGCAAAATACAAGTCTTGCGATTTTTTCCACCTCAATATCTACCATTTTGCTTCCAGTGTGAGAGTAGAAATGGAATTTTATTTCATTTGCTGAAGGTACTACACGAAGATCTCTGACGGGTTCTTTTAATATCAATCCGTTTGAAAATCGAATCATCTCTCCAACATAAGAAAATTTCTCTCCTCCGTTGTTTGGTACAAAGAAATAAGGGTTTTCCACTCCTTCTATTGAAACATAGATTTTACTTCCAATAGACAATAATTCTTCCGATCTTTCCACGGTATGGTAACAATTGTTATTTCTATTAAACTTAAAGTGTAACAATCTGAAAAGATGTCCTTCAAGTTTGAAAGGTACAACCATCTTTGACGCGGAAATTTGTATCGTTCTACCAACAATCGTGACAGAATACTCATTTACAGCCTGTTTCGTGAATTCATCAGAACTAAGTAATTGTCTGAGTTGTCGGCATAAAGCGGGCATTGAATACTCCTTGATATCTAGGGTTACTTCCAAAACTTTAGGTGATATTTGTGGTAGTACGTTTGAAACTGTTTCAAATTTGTTTGACATATTGTCGCTAAATACAAGCATATCCTTTTCGTACGGTGTTATTGTGTAATTTCTATCGATAGTATCTTTACATTGTTCTTCCACTAGACTATTTAATAAATCGCACAATTTTTGGGTGTCTTCGAAATTATACTGATATCTAACACTATCGAACGTTCTAGTGTTCTTTGTAGACTTATCGATATTTACCCAATTACGAATTTTTACTGTAAATTTCTTTTCATTAATAATTTGGTGGACAACCACAGTAAAACTACGCCCAGTATGATGAGCCAGCTCCACGACAATTCCCTTGAAAAATTGATGTTTTTCGGTTGTTGTTATAGTCATAGTATCTGATACATGTTCACACGTGGCGATGATGTTGTCTGTTAGAGGTAAATAGATAATGACATTGATATTCGGAAAAGGAAGTGTTACTGATCTCTTGTTTGATATTACTTCTGGATTTTCAATAACTTGTATTGCTCCGGTTCCTCTGTGATAGTTGACAGGATGCTCTCTGTCGGTAAAATCTCCAAATTCTTTAAAACAACCAATAGTTTCAAGACTTTCTACCGATATTGTTTTGATATCCGATTTAGCACTATGTTTGTGTTTTCTTAGCGAAATACTAGAGTCTATAAATGAACAAGTAGTAGTGACAGAGTTGGGTGTGTAGCTAGTGACTTGTCTGTTTCCCCTTTCACCCACATTAGGAACAGGATCATCTTCTTTTTCGTCCAAAGGTTGGCTCTTTTCTAATCGGGAAAGATTTGTACCACTTTCGCTGATTGTTCTGTATAATTTCAATTTATCAGCCATTATGTAAATACGAATATTGGACCTATATACGAATATTATATCTATATACAAATATTCTATATACGATTACTAGAATTATCCTGTATTTTCTTTGTCTAAACAAAGCGCTGGGTATCACTGTAAATAATCTTGGTGTTTTTGCTATTAAATTAATACCCTTCGTATAATCATATAGTATAATCTGATCAAAAGTACGTATAATAATAGGTTGTTTATTAATAAATAATTAATATTCTTAGATGTTCGATTCGAGACGGAGAGTAATACAAAGCCCAGAACTAAGAGAAAATTCTCCTCTAAAAAATTCTCCAAATATGAACGATAGGACATACAGATTGTCACAATTTGCTACGTTACATCCTGATCCCATTTATACCTATGATAGTGATGAAACAACAGTACATAGTGGATCTAATGGAACTTTTATTTCAGAAAAGCTTGACCTTAGAAAGATTATAGGAGAGAACAAAAATCCCAAATACGATACTTCACCACAACAATTGCCACAAAGATTACCGCAACAATTACCGCAACAATCGCCACAGCACATTACTATTCCTGGTTTTAATATACCCAATATATCAACCACGAGCCCGTATGTGCCTATTCATAGTAGGGAAGTGACTGTAACTGATGATGGATTCTTGTTTTACACATGTCCAACGTTTTATGTCGATTCAGTAGCTGGAGATGACAACTCTGGACAACCTTATCAACCTTTAAAACCCTACAAAACTATAAATGCCGCAACAAAAGCCTTTATTAAACTTGGGGGAGCAAACGCAAGTATTATCATACGAGCTGGGAGTTACAAGGAAACAAACATACCTCCAGCAAATGCAACATTTGTGTGTGAGAAAGGTGCACGTATTATCAACGCAGACGTTACACCGATATTTCAAGATTCGCCAACCAGTTCTAACATTATATCCGTTGTAGGGTATGGTAGCTTTGTCGGTATTCTCATAAATGGTTCTCCTTCTGGGCCTATTATACAAATTAGCAATTCCCAGACGATTGCTAGATTCGAATGTGATGATATTTACACTGTTGGTGTGTGTCCTATTATGGTCAATGATTGTCATGACTTTACTTTTGGTATAAATGGAATATTGAAAGTTGATGGAAACGTAAAGGCAATGAGTGTTACCGCTTTCAACTATACTTCCAAGATAAACACTATTTTTGGTACAAACCTCGGTGTGGATTTAGCGTATGTGAATGGAACAGAACAAGTGGAACAAATAGACTGTCCTAATGCAATTTTGAACTATTTAGATTACGATGAAAATAATGGTATGACGTACGATTTCGCAAACAGAAAGGGATCACAGTTTGTAAATGTCAATTCATTCAACGCTTCTCAACTCAATCTAAACATATTTCACAGCGATATCGCCTGGAAATCTACCACTTCAAATTTATCATCTATCAATGTTGTTAGTTTACCTTCGGATACTACATCCAATCCTACCGCTAGTTTGAGTTTTAAAAAGTTGTCATGTCCTTCTGCTACTGTGAATTGGAATAGAGGAACTCTTAACTTTGGTGTAAAACTTATTATGGATATGAGCGGAGGATTATATGACGGGAGCCAAGCTATCATACCAGGCGGAGGAACTTTTAGCGTTTTAGGTTGTTCTTCTGGAACTGGGAACCCAACTTGTTTCTTTGACATTTCAAAACTCGTCTGTTGTGCACTAAAAGTTGGATGTGATCAACAAGGTAACCCTGTTCATAGTGTGGGACTCGTTGATTTAAACATCGAACATTGCCAATTAAACAAGTGTTATTTGATGACGAAAGCAGTTTCAAATAGTGTTTTAAGTCAATTCAGACCTAGAATTAATTTAACTGGGAGATTAATGAATTCTCTGATTACGTGCATACCTCAAACATGTGGAACGATTACAATTTCAACTAAAAATATTAGAGGAACAAATACAAATGGTGGAGTAATATGTGTGCAAGATTTCGGAACGAATCCTAGCGAAAATAATGGTGTGCTTTCTATAAATGGTTCTATTATAAAGAATGAAGCCAACGCTGTAGTCAGCAATCAACCTCTAACAGTTTTGCATGCAAGAAATACTATAAATTCTTATGTTTATTGTATTGATAGCACGTTAAGTATTGGATTAACATCAGACGATGCAAACCTTGGAGCTAATTTCCGGCCGACAGAACCCGTTTATCCTGTGGAAAATTTTGTAAATCCTGCACTGTTGAAAATTGTTAGCTACAAGAGTATTCCTGCAAGGCTGGTTGGTGATAACGTTGCACAAAATACGAGATGGCAAGGAAGTAATCAATGGTCCCCCAGTACCGTTTCTATATAAATAAACAAGTATAAATCAGACTGTGCTTTGGTATTATTTATTAATGTTTCTTCCCTTGCGCCATACAACTTCACAGACTTTAAAATACGAAAGGATACCCAAATGGAACACATTAGTTTTAGGGATTTAACCCCTGAAGTAATTGAAAAATGTACCTACTTTAAAACCGACGAAAAGGGAATTATACATTTAGTGTTTGATAAAGCTGTTTTTCAGAGACTGAAGATGGAGCAAAATATGATCAAATCTGTAAAGAAAAAGCCTGTAAAATAAAACAATTTTGATACAAAACTTTATTTCTGATATAAACTGTAAAAATCCGATACAAACCAAATAATCTTTTCATAAATTCAACTTTTAACCATCCGGCCCTTTTGGCTTCCCTTTTTCACTCTTGTTTTGGCCACTTGGTTTTTGAGTTTTGAAAAATTTAAAGTACAAAATAAAAGTGAAACACACATGGTAAAAGGGCCGGATGGTTAAAAGTTGAAAATATGAAAAGATTATTTCGTTTATATCGAGATTTTTGTAAATTATATCGAAAATAAATAAATTATATCGAAATATTAAAATTACTTAATACATAATATAATACATAAATTATACATAACGAACCGATTTTACTTAGCGCCGTACTGGGTTTATGTATAGTAAACATAAAATGAGAGTCAAAAAAAGAAAATTATTACCAAGCATAAATACATTATTATCAAAACCTATCCCCAAATCTTTGAAACTTGCTCCGATATACTGGCAAAATCGATCCAACGTTAATACAACTTTTACAGTAAATTTTCACATATCCAAATATCAATATCCGCAATGTAAACCTGGAATACCAATTCTTAAGGTCAACACTTTTCCAAATCGAATATTTGAAATAAGTCTAGAGACTACAAGCGGAATCGAACTACCAAGTGCTTTTAATTATTTCGTTACTGTTGCATTTGATAAAGAGTATCACATTACACTTTACGATTGTTAATTTGTAGGTTAGAGTTTGACAAATTAAGATTTAGGCATAAATCATACCTTGAAAGCATCTTACGAAAGATGAAAATAGACGAGAAAATTACACAATTTCGGATCAAAGTAGCTTGTCGAGACCTAGTGTACCTATCCTCGCCATTTTTTATGATAATGAATAAATAACAATTATGGAATAACAGTTTTATTATTTATCGTTTATTATGTTCTTGATTAAGAGGGTACAAACATCGAGACTTTACAGGCATTACACACGAAATTTCTCCAAATTTGACAGTGCAGAATATTATATCGACCCTGGTGTTCTACTTGAAACTCTGTGCTGCAAAATAGACATTGGTATTTACACATTTTGAAACTAATAATTTCAAAATTGGTAATTTTTGAAAGAGTCACGAATTTATCTTGGCGCTGAGTATTGAAATTTTCAGGTAATATCAACAATCGGTATGGATAAAACTACTCCACTTTACGCTCTTGTAGAAAGAAATTTAAGGAACGAAGATTTAGCTTACAGTTTGGATGGATTCCCTTCATTTGATAAGTTATCAGACAGTGAAAAGAGAGCTCTCACTGCTTTATTTTTAAAAAAGTGTTCTTCCGCTGTCCTTTCTATATTACAGGGATTTTTCAAGAAAAAGTATATTGTATTCTACGTAAAGGACAATGATGAATATTTTATCAATTGTTACACAAGAGGCCTCAAGGAAAACTTTGGACATCCTGAACTTCAAATTGTGATGCCTATCGATCAAAGTACATCTTCCGTTATGATCGACGATACCTTAAATGTGATCAAGAAAAACGGCCCTATCGTTACTGGACGACAATACTCGGAAATTTTACGTGGATATAATGTTGTATTTACAGACGCTGAGGCTATGAGTTTTGGTCAAATGATACCTGTTTTAAGGATGATTTTACCTGGTATAGATGGGGAATTGGTCAAGTCAAAGATGAAAAAGCCTTATGTAGATCAGTGGCCTTAGTACAATAATAAACACGTTTTAAATTTAATATTTGTCTTTATATAACATTCGTGGTGATAATGTCAATTTGTTTAGGCAACAAAGATGAGGTCGGGATGGTTGTTTCTGGTGACGTACATCATTTTTCCACATTGATGTCCATCGAGAGGTCCAGAATTGGCCTTGATGTTGTTGAATACAGCCAATTGATCGGAAAAGCTTTTCAAAGTGGCTTTCAAAAGTTCCAAGTCTCTTTCGTATTCTTCTCTGGAGGCTTTCCAATAAGTGATACCATTTCCATTAATAGCGTCTTGTTCTGACCAAGATGAACAATAATCGCAATCAATAGTTTTGTAAAGGTGGGGAAGGTAAGCGGTGATGTAGGAGTCAAAGTGCTTGTGGAAACAAGGCAAGTTCAAATTATTATAAAGTTTTGCGATTACAGGTTTAGGGCGAACACTAACGATACCGTCGTCGAAGCTAATGTTAAATGACAAGTCTTCCATGTCTCTTAATACTGTTTATTTATCGAGCTAAATACATTAGCGCCAGGTTGCAAAATGTATCAAATAATTATAAGGTGCAAAGCATAGACATTTCTGCTCTATCGTTTTCTGCATATAATAATCCAAATTCATCTAGTTCATCGTTTATTGTGTTTATTACGTGTATAGGATGGAGATTGTTGGGAAGTTTAAAAGAGTAACTAGTGTCTGAAAGTTGTACTGGGTTCTTCAAGTTGTATTTTTCTTGTAGTTTTTTGATGTTGTTATCATCTGATGGTTTCTTAAACATAAAAATTCCCATGTTTGTCACGTATAAATATCCAGGATTATCTATCCTTTGAAAATAGATAGTGTCATCTAAGATCATTACGGGATAAACTATTTCAACTTTTTCTCCATTAGCCCATATATACGTTGGTGTATTTTGATACGTTTCCATTTAGGAATTATTTTGAAATTTTGCCCGTGAATTTTCAGCGCAATCTGGTTACACATAACTATTCATGTATTGAATAGCCATGAACACAACATTAGGTTACACTGTTATAGGCCTTGGTGTAGCTTCTGCATTGTGTGCTGCTGGTTATTACTATGTGAACTACCTACAATCCGATCTCTTGGTTTTGAGATCCATGGGATACTACATCGACAACATCGAACAAGAGGTTTATTGGGATAAGATACATCCATCCGAAGCAATTCAACGTATAGAAAAAATACAAGGGCAAATCGACCAAATGACGGGAAAGTTTGGAATATCCTGGATCAAGAAGCAAACCTCTAGGAAAATTGTGGAATTGATTAAAGATTTTGAAAGCTACGAAGCCCAATATTATAAACCCACAAGGGATTCATGATATGTATAAATTTGTAAGATATTGTGTTTATAAAATACATTATTTATTGTAATAAGCAAATGGTACTATTTTGTCTTGTCATAAATACCATCACAAAAAGTTCCTCCAACAGTGTGCCAGAACCCAACTGTGTTTGGCATAATATAGTCGCCTCCAGGAGAAACTCTATCTACCAATCCTATACCAGTCGAACTTGGATTCGTGAGGATATTTGCACCAGTTGTATTGTCCCACCAAAGATTTTTAAGTCGATAAATTACGTATCCTGATATCCACTGACTATCTAAATCATACCAAGCTTTATAGTTTAACGCCGAAGCAGGCATACCACTGTAACAATAAGTATCTGCCGTAGTGGGTACAATAGTTCCAGGAGACGCCTCCTTGTAAGCGGCGTAAGGTAATATAAACACTTTTTGAGTAGGTTTTAAATTTGGATATAAATTCGTTCTATATGTATTGCTATATGTTCCAGCATTGTAATCAAAGTATTCGTCTGAAGAAATATAATCGAGTTCAGATTGTCCCATAAGTTGACAGTTTGATACATTAGTCATTGTAGTGTATAAAAAGTTACAGTATAATTTTGCTTTTGGATATTTTTGTCTTAGTTGTTGAGATGCTGTTACAATTCCCCATGTGACGTTATCTCCAACTATAAATAGAGGTTTTGGTTCGTCATAAAGTATAACTCCAGAAGGTTCAGTAGGTAAGTTTGTATATTTACCTACTAGTTGCTTGTAATTTTGATCAAACGCTTCAAGTGCGATAGTTGATGTGATTCCAAAACTTCCTGTAGTTGAAGGTCTCCAAAATACAAGCAACTTTACACCAGTTCTATTGTATATTTCTGTCCAGACTTTACCATAGTAATCCCAAGACTCGTAACCATCCGTCAACATAAAATTTTGCCACAATTTTGTCTTTCCGTCAGTATCTGTATAAAACCAATCATCCGCAACCCATGGATCGTTGAAATTTTTATTGTAATACGACCAAGTTCCGATGAAATTGGTAGGAATAAAAGTATCGTCAGTGTTATCCGTTGGTATCTCGGCCTTCTTTTTCAATAAAAATACAGACAATAATACGACAGAGACTGCGACAACGCTCAAAGATGAAAAAATTATCAGGTTTCTTACTATACGTTTGTTGAAAAACTTGCGTGATTTTGAAGAACTGTTTGATTTATTATTTAGGGCCATTTCCTACATAATGTATACAGATTTAACGTTCCAAAATAAGCCCAGAATCTACTATAAAAACTCATCATACTGTAATTCGTATTCTTTGTCTGGTACTTTCACATCGATTTGAAAAATTTCGATAGGGCTATCCAAATTAAATTCATCCTTTTCAAAATGCTCAAGTGATTTTGCAATTACTTTCCCAACTAATCCACCTAACCAAACAATTCTCTTTTTTTCATCGAGAGCGATGTATACCTCGTAAGGAATTGCTGTCAACGGGAGAACTTTGGCTAACACAAATAATTGCCTATTGTGAATTTTAGAGTACGAATCACTCAAAAACCCTTTGTCTATTTTGTAATTTAAACGTTTTGTGATAGACTGGTTCATAATATTATGTAATTACGTATATCCTGAAAATACCCTTGCGACAAACGGCGCCAAGTAAATAGAACTGTGAATTGAAAGTATTAAATGAAGTCGTCGAAAACTTTCAAGGCGGACAAACCTGGACAGAGACATCTTGTAAAGGTTGTTTCTTACAAGAAGCTAAATAACCGGGACGATAATGTAAATGTGAGCGGAGACGATGGATCTAAATTCTTAAAAGTTGGATTGGAAAGAACAAAATTGATAGGTGGATTCTACTATTGTACCTACAGGACTTGGAACAAAACTGGACAGATGAATTATTACGTGAATCAAGACAACGAATGGCAACCAGTATTCATTGAAGAAGCCATTCTTGCAGACAATCAAGAACAATACAAAGAGTTTATTAACGTTTGGAGCCGCGTGGTTGCACCCAAGGGTTTTTCCGAACGAAAGTCATTTTACGATTCTAACATGTTATTTGATTCGTCTTATGAAAACTATTTAATGAGAGCTGCCAAGAGTATGAGGTTAGATACGGATATGTTTTCGAGACAACGAAATGAATTACGTGGTATTCTCGGTATGAAAAGAGACGACTGTTTTAGATTACTGTCAAGTGACGTGGATTTTCTCCAGTTATTCGACAAGTGTACTGCGTTTATTTACACAATGATTGCTGACGAACCCAAGATACTTGCCATTAAAATGATTCCAAACAAATCGTGGTCAAACATTACTTCGAGAATTGAGCTTGATTACAAGGATATAATGGTTCGGTGGAATGAATTCAAAATAAATCCGTATAAACTCGTCTACAAATGGGTGCAAGATAGTGATAAGATCAAACCTATGCAGAGAGAACATATTGACGAAATGTTTACGAGAAAAGACGAAAATATGTTATCAGACATTCGAATTGAATACATGCTATACGACTGCATACACTTTGAGAGAAGGGTTGGAAACGAAATGTGCACTGCGTTCAAGAACTTGTGTAGTTGTTACGAGTTGAGAAATGGACGTGTAAGAAATGGGCTAGTAGATGAAGTGTCGAGAAGATTTAAAGGCAAGATTGGTAAAAAGACTCAAAGTGATCTGGATAGTGCTGTATTTCATTTTTTGAAACGCGTAAAAGATGGAATACCTTTTGTAAATTGTTCTGAGGTCATCAAGTACGATTCTGGATATTACTACGATGAAAATATATTGAAAAAGGAAATACTCACTGCCGAAAAAGTCGTTCAAGTTGCAACTTCGGATGAAGATTCATTAGAAGAACAGTGGGATAAATGGTACAATGAGAATAAATCGATATTAGACAAGGGATTATCGGTAGAGCAATTGTCACATCTCGGAAATATGATTTCTAAACCCTTTTCTGCTATACTTGGAAGTGCTGGTACTGGAAAGGTATAGAAATTGCGTTTTCTTTGTTAATAAATAACGTTTTTAGACATCGTGCTTGGCCGTTTTGGTTTGCTTCTTGGAATGGTTAGGAATGGATATTGATATTTGTTCTCAAGTCGGAAAAGCTGCTGTGAGAGCCAAAGAAGTATTGATACAGAAATCGACAGCTTATTTCGACAAGGCAATTGAATCTATACCGAGAACTATTATGAGTCTTTACTTGTCCTGTATTTACAATGGTTTTAAAGAGAGACCGACTAGTGTATTGATTATCGACGAAGCGTCTACTCTAGACTACAAACTCGGCGAGTTGATTGAACATGGAAAATATGAGCGAGTTTTTTGCTTTGGCGATGAAAAACAATTAAGCCCAATCCTTGGTCAGTATCCTTTGCTGGATTTAACAAATATCTGTGATCCTTGTATTAATATTAAACACCTTACAACGATATTCAGAAACAAGAACGGCGAATCGTCGGCGTCGAATGTTGTAGATATGTATAACCGTAAACCTGGTTGGGACAAGGCTATAGTGAAAACCCCTGGTTTGAGGTTCAATAACGATATAACTATTGATGGAGTTGTCAAGTATGTCGAGAAATTAATCGAAAATATACCTTCTATACCAGATAGAAATGCAAAAGAAGCATCCTTACTAGAACAACAATTATGTAAACAATTCCCATTAGTAATGATACCAAAGAGGGATTTGAACGAAGTTGTATCGAAGCAGCTACGAAACGTGTGGTTAAAAAAGTTTGATCCATTATCGTACAGTAACTTGGAATATACATATGAAGATATAGTTATAGGTGATCGTTTAATGATTACAAAAAATATATACGAACAAGTAGACGAAAACGGAAATATCGTTTATCACCTGGAAGAGGAAACAGAAGACTTGGACTTTGAAAAACTAAAAGAACTCGAAGAACAAGAAGGCAAAAAGCATGGAACGCGAGTCTTATTTTTGGCCAACGGTCAGGTCGTGCTCGTTAGAAAAGTAAAGCAAGATCATTTGATAATAGAAACGCTTACTGCAAGTGGACTACCTTCTGGAAAAACTCACAAGTTTATTCATTTGAAAGTTTGTAAAAACTGTTATTCCAACACTGTTCATCGTACACAAGGAAGTGAAGCTGAAAACTCAGTGGTCGTTTTAGGAAACCCCGACCAAAATGGAAAGCCTTTTTGGTTTACTGGAAGAAAGTTTGCTTATACTGCACTTACAAGAAGCATGACACATTGTGAATTGTTTTCTACTATCGAAGGACTGGTTCAAATTGTTAAAAGAGACGATATATATGTAAGCAATTTGCGAAACAGAATTGAAAAGCTATTAAAAGAAGCACAAGAGAATCCAGAAAAAAGGGAAAACGAGAACATCGACGATGAACCTGATTGTAAAAAACAGAAAAAAGTTTTATAAAGTATTAAATAATCTAAATAATCTTACACGCACTGTTACCAAATCGTTTCAATATAAATACATTTTTAAATATATTAAATTACTAAATTAGTTGTAAATATGTCTAATAATTGCAAAAAACAGAGCTATTATCTTTCGACTGTAGATGGATATGAAACATTATTTAAGGAAAGGGGAAAACATTTCAACCATTTTGCTATATCAAATACACTGTTTTACTATTACAGTGAAAATGGCGTAATACGCCGCGACCTTGTGGAAAATTGTACTTGTAAACAACGCCATTATCTTGGCGAATTCGATACCACCAAATCTGGCGATTATACCAAAATAATTGTAGATATTATCAAGACTGTGGGAAATATAGATATTGAGGATATAGATAGGAAATACTTGGATAAAAAAGAAGAGAAAGGGCAAACAACAGACAGATATTATTATCATTGTGTAATTTGTTGATAATATAAAAATAAACATGGATAACGAAATTGCCTTATTAAGAGAACTGGAAAGAAAGAGCACATCGAGAGGTTCCGGGAAATATAGAAGACTCGGCAGAGACAAGCGAATATACACTATGAATGAAGCCCTTATTGAACTTGGTTTATGGACACACAAAAGGAGTATGAAAATGAAACACAACACATAGTTATATAAATTTATATTACATTATTTATATCAAATTATTTCATATTATCACACATTATTTATATTATTTACGTCACAATTATGTTTCCAATTATGTTATTGATCATTGCTTTGAAGTGCGAGCAAAAGAGAATGGACTATTCATCATTCCAAATAATTCCTCTATCGATTTATCTTTCTCTCCACTGGGATTCTTTACATTATTGTTTGGTGATTTTTTAAACCCGTCTTTTACTTCTTCTCCAAGTTTCTTGTATCGTTTCAATGATTCAGAAATGAATAATCTTAAAATTATCGGATCGTCAATAGATTCCCCAAGCGGAACAAATAATTTAAGAGGAATCTTTGATATAATACGTTCAGTCAATTGACCTTTTACATCAAAGTTTAAAACCGTCAATATTTGTTCAGCGGACATACTGTCTATTTGATTTATCAACACATCTTCTACGATGTGAAGTTTTTTGTAGCAATATTTACTGGCAAGAATCCATACATTGATAAAATCCTCCACATTCAATTCTAATTTAAAACCATACAATAATTTAAAGAACTGTCTAATGTTTTTCGTACTAGTTTCCTCTTGTGTAAAATCCACAGACTTTTGTGTAGTTTCGATTCCTCCAAAACGCATCATCCCAGCAAACAACTCACACTTGAAAATGACTACGTTCTCGTGTACCAACAAATCCGTGTGATCTTTTAACAATAACTTGAACCCTATATGTGGAAGTTTGTCAAACATTTCCGTGTTATCAGGTTCCGTCGAAATTGCTATACGTGCACAAGCCATTTTGATATTTAGTATTAAGTATATAGGATGATTCAAGTGCTACGCATTTGGTAAAACTTTAAAAACTTCAAACTCGGTATTAATTTATATTTTCCGATACAAGTTTTGTTTTTACGATATGAACAAAATAATCTTTTTATAAATTCGAATTTTATCCATCCGGCCCTTTTAGTAACGTTCAAACTGCTTTGTTTTGTAACTCTAAATTCTAGACTTTGAAAAATTCTAAAGTCTAAAACAAAAGTGAATTGAGGGTGCTAAAAGGGCCGGATGGTTAAAAGTTGAATTTATAAAAAGATTATTTCGTTTGATATCAACATTTATTCTTTTGTATCGAAAATATTATTATTCATATCGATATTAAAAATTAATATCGAAAACAAATAAATTATATAGGAAATTCTTTATTAAACTCAAATCTAGTTTGTTTTGCGATCACACAACAATAACCATTCGTTGATAACATCGATATTGTATGGTTTAGAAAGCTGCAGAGATTCTGTTTTATTCCACACATCTTCTTCTGGGAAACAAAATGTAGCTCCATCCCCTGGTTCCCCGATAAATACATATTTTGATCCAGTAAATTTGCGGAAAGCGTTCAACATTTTCTCTCTACCCCAAGAGATCATCAATACTAAATCAGGTAAATTTCCATATTTCTCTATAGCCCCATCTGCATCCAATTTTTCTATATTTGTATACACGTATCTAAATCTAAACATTTCTTTGTAGTTATCTGTAGCTATTACGTTTACGCCTTTAGCCTTGAGTAAAAATGCCAAAATACCACTTCCAGAGCCAATTTCCAAGACTGGACGTGAACCGACAAATTGTGCAATCTTGTCTACTGCTGCTTCGCTAATACTAGCCCAACAATACTTTTTTACAAAACATTGCCTTTTCACTTCTCCGTATCTCATAGGGAATCTAGAAGTCACTCTGAGACTGTTTAAATCATCATAGATTTCTTGAGGTGTTAATTCTTCTATTGGCTTGGTGTGCTCCAACAGGTGATTTGGAAAGTGTCTAATTAATCTTGACTGCCTCTCTTCTTCAGAATCATATCCATCGTCTTCTTTTATTTCAGGATTTCTTGTTTTTGTGTTTTCGTACATTAATCTGAGTTCAGATTCGATTTGTTCTGGCGTCAATTTAACGTAATTTTTCAAATAACCACGGTGTGAGCTATAGGCTTCCTTGTTGTAAAAGTTTAATTCATCCATAATTTAATAAATTGACAGTTAGTATTTTAATATAAGTAATGTTTGTCAAATAATAATCCGCATTTCATAATTTATAAATATTATAACCGGATTATTTTTATTTCCATACATAATACCATCTCGGCGCTGTAGTAATTATATCTTCACGAAAAGACCTAGCTTCCGAACAATTTATGATGGCGGAAAAAACAACAGAACAGTCAACTATATACAGATGGTATCCACGTTTCAGAAAGGAAAATAACAAACCTATATTCGTAACAAATGTGTCTCCTATACAAGACGAGAAGCAGCCTGGAGTCTACAAAGACTTGATAGAAATATGGAAATGTGATCACGGAAATGACGAATTAAGATTGTACGAAATTTCTTATGCTACTGGAAACGCCAGATGGTTTATTGAAAATCGTTCTATTATGAATGGTCCCACTATGTATTCTCTTGAAACGTCAACTGGTGAAAAACACTCTCACTTGTGGCAAGTTGTTAGCATGGATGGAGCAGTTGAAATTGCCTATGATTACGACAGATCGGCTTCTGGGTTAATGGAAATCGATCAAAATACAGACATTGTCAGTGCGTATTTGAAACAAGTCAACAAAAAGGACGGTAAAACGTGGAAGAGGGATGTCAGAAAGAAGGTTTTCGAAATGTATCCTCCAATGCCTGTCAATGTATAAATAAACGGATAAATACATAAAACGATTGTCTGTGGGTATGTTAAACATTTAGCTGAGAAATTCTATAATTTTGTAAATATACAAGGGCATTTTAATTGTTTAATATATAGTCGTAGGTGTTTTTACAGATAAATGAAGATCCCAAAAGTTATGCACCAAATTTGGTGGCAAGGCGAGAGTGCTTTGCCTGAAAAATTCAAAGAGTATAGAGATACTTACATCGAATTACATCCCGATTGGCAAATCGAATTATGGGATGAACCGAGAGTAAACGCGTTGATAGAAGAATATCCAGAGTTTCACGGTATCCTAGATCGTTACGAAAGGATGATTCAGAAAATTGATGTGGCTAGATTGATTATTATTTACACACAAGGAGGTATCTATTTAGATATGGATACGAAAGCACTTAAAAACATTGAGGAAATTATCAACCCTGATACCGAGTTGTTGTTGTACGAATTTCATGAAAAGAAACCGTTTGGGATTCATCCATTGTGTGCTATACACACTTATTTCAAGTATAGAAATGGTCCGTATTTGCAGAATGATATATTTGGAGCTGTACCAGAGCACCCATTCTTTAAAGATTTGATCGACTCTTTACCAGAGTATTCTCAAAAAGGAAAATGGATGCCTTTTGAATTGCACGTTTTAATCTCTACTGGTCCGTTATTTTTGACTATTATCGCGAGAGAACACGGATGGTTAAAAAAAGATGGTGTTCAGCTGCTGAATAGAATGATGGTAGATCCTTGTAACAGGGCACAGCTAGTATACAAATTGACTGGTGTCATCAAGCCTCCTTGCCACGGTTTAAAAGATGCCTACATTTACAACGATAGATCAAACACCTGGACCGAAAATCATAACAAACTAAAAATTATAACTTGGACTGTATTTATAATTATCGTATTATCAGGTGTCGGAACAGGAGTTTACATTGCGTCGAAAAACAAAAAGAAGGCTATAAACAATAAAACAACAAATTAAAGCGTAAAATAAAGGATTTATTATTAACATGAAAATTGTCATGTATCAATTTCTTTAGCATTTTCATGTTCTAATGTAATAACGCTCAAGGTGCAATCTTTTTCCATAGTTATTTTTAAAACAGATAGACAATACTCGTATGCATCTGTTTCTAGTTCCAGATAAGCGTGTAGTTCGTGCAATAAACCGTCGTCTAATGTGTATACGTACTTGTGAGGAAATGCCTCTTCTGTATGAAACAACTTGTATCTTTCTTTTGTGCATTCACCGTAGGCGTCTTCTGAGATATAGGTAAGCATCAAATAATTCTTTTCAAACTCGAATTCGATATCTGAATATAATTTACATTCGTTTGCATACATGCACAATTTAGCTATTCTATCGATAAAGTAATCCGCAGAGCCAGTAAGAGTGAATGTCAGTGGTAACATTTCGTTTGAAATGGCTTCTCTTAGTTTCATAGTGTATTGACTTGGATTATTCATGAAACGCCTATCGGATTTGGCTTTCAATTTTTTCATCAAGAACGGTTTACATATTCCGTAAAAATGCTTGTTTGTGCATGCTAAGCTAGCCACATCGACCGTTTGCGAAATATTCAAGAGTAACAAAAAGCAATCTTTATAAAGTTCAGACAACATTTAAATTTCGTAAACTATCTTATGTTTATTTAATTATAACTGACAAATTCTGTTAATCACAAATAAGGGTGTTTCTTGCATAGTTTCTCTTTAATCTCTTTTCTTTGTCGAGACATTTCCTCCCATGTAAAGTCCTTTTTTATAACTTGATTTGTCGTTTCATCGAGTTTGAAACTGTAATATTCTGCATCTCCCAACAAACAAGTTTCCACCATAAGCAAAACAATTCCATCAGGTATACTTTCCTTTTTGGTTTCAATTAAAGTAGGCAAACTCACTTTTAGCAAAACTCTAATAAAGTATCTCGATCCATCATAAGTTTCGTGCAAGGCTTTGTGATAATTGGTAGTATACATTTTGATATTCCATCCTGATCCCCAACCACTCCTGTTTGCATATTGATCGTGTTTAGATAATACTACGTATACAGCATCTTTATTACATTCTTCACAATCTCTGTAGATTGTACTAGTTTTATCGATAGGTTTTGGTATTTTACCAAGAATACCATCTATAGTCGATAATTCAAATCTGTGGTGATTGTTCAACTCTGTTTTACCATCAAATAATACTTGATTTTCCGCCGTATTTTGTTCATTTGTTTTCTCTATACGAAGGAAGTGTTGCGGTTTCATATCCCTTATAGTGAAAGATATTGGTCCAGGAAAGGTGTAAATGGTATCTGTCACCCATCCAGTGCGTTCATGTCCGACTTTTTCAGTCCTTTTGGTCCATCTAGTTGTACCCCTTTTTACAAGGAACTTGGCGACTTCCGAAGCAAACCACGCCTTTTCAAATCCCACAGTTTCTGATATACATTTTAATATATCATCGGTCGTTACGAATTCTGATTTTATGTACTTTGGTGCAGGTGCCTCGATAGAGGACTTTTGTTCTTTGTTTGGTATCAAGTCTGAAATATTGGATAGACATGAAGCTATAGAACCAGAGCTGTAAACACTAGCTTTTCGTTCCCAATTGTCTTCCAGATATTTGTTGTTGTTAACCTTGTAAATCGCACAACTTGGATATTCTTTGTATCCCTTCATTATTCTTGTCAAAACAATGCGAAAAGATTCTGTTTGCAGAGTACACGTCACATCTTCTATAAAACCTGTTCTTTCGTGCCCAACTCGTTCTATAGTTGTGTTCCAGAGGTGAGGATACTTTTGTAACAAGATGTAAATTACAGTGGAATTAAAGTCACTAGAGTCCCATTGACAGAGCCATTGTTCTACCCCTAAAAGAAACTTGTTTACAATCTCTATATCGGTCATTTGTTGTGTAGTATCCATTCTGACAAAAGCTGGTAGATTGTCGATCTAATATTTAGTAATTCGGTAAAAGTTTGCGGCGCCTGGTAATTTTAATACCAATTTTAATATCAATTTATTAAATTTATAAACTAAAATGGATAACTTTACGTATAATTGTGTCAAGGAAGATCCTACGTATGTAGTTGGAAAAGGGTGGATTTGTTTTTGTGGAGAAATGTTTGATAAAGACTTGAAGTTATACAACGAGAATCACACATTTATCAAAGTTCAAACCGTAGCAGAACAGTATTTAAAAGACAAACCAGAGTGTTTTAGTTGTTCTGATTATGCTGAAATGGTTATTTCTGAAGTTACAGCCATCTGTGAAGATAAACAAAAGTATACAGAAGAATACATTTTAAAGAAAATAAAGAAATTTACAGTTTAAATAATTGCAGTTTTGTTATTTGTTGCGTGTTTACTAAACGATTTTCCAATAACAGACTTGAAGAATGGATGATTTGAAAACCATTTGCCTAAAAACACTTCAAAACAATTTTACCCTCGAAAACCTCGAAGTTTTAGCGGCTTGTAATTTTGAAAAAGTGTACTCTAAAATCATATGCGATGATAATGTAAATTGTATATTGATATCTGTTGACAAAGACTTTCCAATATTCATCAGGGGATTCGATCGAAATGATTGTATTTTTCAATTCCTCCGAGATAGAAATAACATTGAAAAGATTGTAAAGACGAGATATCAGGGAAAATACAAGATAATAGATGACGATGTAGTAGAGGTTCAGTTCGTCAAAGGCGATAATTTTTGTGGTTGTGAATTACAATCCATAAACTTACCTAGTCATAAACATGATGACATGTGGCAGTCTTGCGATTCCAAAAAACATTTGATTCATTTTAACACGGATTATACATACTACAGAGAGTCACGCAAAAAGTTGTATGAATTACTAAAAGAATACAACGAGAAACACGATAAAATAAAATCAGAAAGGGAACGGTTGGAAACTGTATTGGCTGTTGATGGATGGTATAAAAAAGTAACAGTGGAACAGGAAAAAATAAAAGAATACGAAGACCTGGAAAAGAAAAAGACTGATTTATACAAAATATTAGCATCACATATTCAACAATCGGGGACAGAGTTGGATGAATACGAGCTGAGAAACTATTCGAATCGAGAATTGATGCCAAGTATTATGTTTCAAAAGTTTAATCACATTTTAACGAATGACAAGAGATTTCATATATTTAGCCTAGAAAACAATCATTGCGACTGATATGAAAATTTGTATAATAAATAGTATGCATACAACCACTTAATTAATACTAAAGTATCATAAAAATACTCGAAAACATCTTGAAGGAGTCTAATTATGAAATTAATCACTGAAAAAATCGTATATTAACTCATTGTACGTTGGGATTGATAACTGTAAAATAAGTCCATATAAACACGTTTTGCTCCTATTCAATTTCATTCAGTCGCTTGTTTTCGCAAATATAACCTATTATTTAGAAATTTGTAAATTCGTCCAAAAAATTTTATTTTACCCCGTAGAAAATAATGTTTGTGTAGAATAGCCTGTAATATAAACACTGGTTTTACAAATTTACCCGTAGAAAACATGCCTAAGATTCAAAACACCTCAGCAAAAAAGTCATCACCGAACGAAGGTCGAAAGATAAAAAATTCAACTATGATAAGCAAAGTTAATGCCTTTTTTGAATCATACAACTGTCCGATGGAGGGTACTTTGGCTGAAGTTTACTACTACACATGGGATACAACCAATCTTTCTCCAACATCCGAAAACAAGGGAGCCAGACATCACAGGGGAGTTGCAATATTATTATCCAATAAGAAGTGTATAACAATGGAAATAACTGGAGGTGCATCAAAATCACAATACGTAAAATCTGATCCGGATTTCGAGAATTCAATCATCATATCCAGCCCTAAAAACCAAATGAGAATTATCTGTGGAGAGCATCCTGACGTTGGTCGCTACCATTTTTGTGGAACTATGAATGAATACGATTTCACGTCTCTTGCAAACAACCTTGTTTCGTACGTTTTAAACATTAAATACGTAAAAATTGGTGAAAACTGCCAAGATTTCACCAATCAAGTGATTAGCGACTGTAAATTGTCCCCACCAACGACAACTGTGCAATCGACCGCTGGATGTGCCATAATTGGTGGATTTCTTGGTGGACCGTTTGGTTTCTTCATAGGTGCTCTAATAGGATCAAGTCATTAATCATCAGTTTAAATAAAATTTATTATAACAATCTTACATATCATCTATACATCTAAATATTCTATAAGGGTTCAATGGTTTACTATTAAATCGGACAGATGTGGCCTTGTCTTGTTTTAACTCTATTCCGCAATTTTGAAATATCATTTGTATAACTTTTAGTTCTAACTTCATATCTCTAAGAAATACGAGATTGAATTTCTGTAATAGTTGCTCGTCGCTCTGTATTTTTGAAGCTAATAACTCTATTTTTTCCATTAACAAAGGTTTAACTATTTTCGTTTCAGTGTCTTTCATACTTTTAAAGCCCAACTCAATAGCTGTAAATTCGCAAAGTTCCCCTCGAACAACCCAATTATTTTGTTTTATAGCTGGCCAAGATAGCTCATTTAAGTCCGATTGCACAGGATGTTGCATTTTTAAGTAATTTGCGTACAATTTTCTATATCCAGGTTTCATCTGCTTCTCGATAGTAGCAGACGTAGGAGGTTTTCCAAAAAGATCGACAATCTGTTTCTTCTCAAGTAAAGCCTTTACTTGGGGAGTCCAGCTGTGTTTTCCTTTGGTTATTCTCTTTTGTTGTTCGTCGGTGATTAATGGAAGCTCTACTACCATCTCTTGCATCTTTTGTTTCCTCTTTTTCTTTTGTTCCTTATAAGTCTTTAAGAATCCGTCTGAAGGTTTACGTTTATGTTTTAATTTCATTCGTCCAGTTTGAGAATTTAACTTGTATTCATGTGGTTGTTCGTAAACGTTTTCGGCGTGCCTTTGCATCCATTCATTCATATACGTGAGCTTACATCCTGATTCACGTATTTCTTTTATTATATTCCCTTTCAGATTCGAATTTGAACGATTAACATCTACATAAGTATCTATAAGATGTCTGGTCAAGATATCCTCGCTCGGTTTGACTTCCATAAGGGTATTAACAAACTGAAATTCCTTTTTGTTAACGTAATAAGGATTTCTTTGATCCAAATAGCCGAGAATCGATTCGGTAGAAGAGTTATTGACAGATGGAGTATCATAGGCCCCAATAAACACAATCACAGGATGTTCCCCAACGCATCGAATTCTTGAAACTTGTTGAAGCACATCTCTATAATGTATCGAACCGAATTTTGCAAAACAAAACACGTGCTTGAATCTTCCGTTGGTAATACTTACCGCGTTCACCAGAGCGGGCGTCATAATCAAAGTATTACAATCCCCCAATATTTCGTCGGGGTCTTCTATAAAGTTTCTAGCAAAAGGGCTCTTGCTACTCCCATTTCCTTCTTTACCATGAATAAATGCTATTTTCGGTTTATCTTCAGGGTGATTGATCTTTAATTTTCTAAGAGTGGAAATTCTGTTTGCAATTTCGTCGGCTTGACCGTGATGTGTGCAACAGACAACCACATTTTCTTTTCGTTCCACATGTTCGAGTAATAGATTCAGGGTATTGTTAAAGTCACCAATCACGTATTCATATCTCTTGTTTGTCAATTGGTACATATCGACAATAAATTTAATTTCACCAATGCCGGAAGAAGTAGTAAACTTGTTATTTCCATATTTAAGAAAGCTCATAATTTTCGGAACTACGAGATTCAAATCAGCATCCATCAATATAGTATATTTGCTAGTTGCTAAAAGCCAAATAAATGAATCAAAACACTAAATAATCAGTTAGTACAATGTGTGTATTTGAATAGGATCAAAAAGTTAAAAAATAAGTGGAATTGAGTGGTGTATTCGCCAAAATATAGGGTTTATATATAAAAATCACCAATTCGGCGAATACGCACTGACCACTCTATAACGTATTTTCAAACAAACTACTAACCTGACGTAATTTCGTCTCTTTAACAGTGCTTGAGGCAAAGCGTCCCAATAAGAAAACAATTTCATCCAAAATCAGAACATCGAATGGTTTATCCTTTGCCACTTTCCACAACGATTCAATTGAACACACCAATTTATCTTCATCAAATGATAAACCTTCACTATAATCGTGCTCCATATAATTTTTCAAGGTTAATTCTTTAGAGAATTTAGTGGCAACACTTCTCAAGCCAGATAATGCTATTATTCTTTCAGCTCCAGAATTAATTGCCTCTTGTAACCATTCAACTAAATTGCTTGTTTTTCCTCGACCATACGAAGCGAATATTCCATAAATACGTCTAACTATACTCTCGTGCAAGTATTTAGGTATTCTTTCAAGTATCTTCTCTGTCGATTTCATTATTTCATATTTAATATCATCTCCGATTTTATTATCAGCCAGAAGCACGTTCCAATAGTCCCAAGTTCTGCTGTATCCAGGTGGGTAAAATGTGAGACCGTTATCGTAAATTACTTTATCCATAGGATTCATGGGGTAACAGTGTGATTTTCCAATATTTCTGGAACATACGATATCTAAATCCTTTTCATAAGCTAAAATAATAAAAGAAGGCGTTTCGTGTATACGTCCGCAAAAGCCACAATGTTCACCTGTTGGTGATGCTTCGACAATAATTTTTCTACTAGTTTTGGAAAGCCCTGAGTAATCAATCCTTTGTTCGATACAGTTTTCTTTAATTTTGTAATCCTCGTATCCTCCAATGTCCTTAAACTTGTTCATTATCATTGAAATAAAATTGTTTTGCTTTTCCCATTTTAACTCTTCCTCGGTGAGGCTCCTCTTTAACGATTTGGGCTTTGATAGGATGAACTTTTCTAGCAAATTATTCCCTTCCTCTGTGAATTTTGGGCGAATAACTGAAGGCGGTGGCAGTGATGTATCACCTTTGTATATTAACTTGATACTAGTTGTATCATTGTATTCCGTTTTTGTTTTGTATATAATTTTGTAAAGCGTATCGTCAATCTTGTACCAAGGCTCACGTTTTACTTCTGGATAATAAAACTGAATCTCTCTAAGCTCTACCAAACGTTCTTGTGGTTTAAGTTTGCTTGCTTTGCTGCTCAAATTCATTCTCAATCCAGAATTATAAACAGCTTGATCAAATGCTTCTGGACTATTTCTAAGATTTTCGTCAATCCATTCTATGTTATCCCAATTATCCATTGTCATCTTTCGGTACAATAAAGCATGATCGCTATTAACTGGAAGTTCAGGAAATACAATATGAAACCCATTTTTGAATTTTCCATTTTTTGGTTTTGTTCTAAATGACATCACATAGTTAAGGTCAGGGTTTACAAGAACCTTCAGAATTTGCTTCTTTAACAACTCCACAAACTGTTGCCCGATCTTGAGTGCATCTTGTTCTTTCAATCGGTAGTTTAATTCGAAATCCAAATCGACAAACATAAAAAAGTATTCACTATCCTTTTTGTCCGATATGGTTTCGCAAAGACAGTCATATCTAGCAACAGACGGGTGAGGTTTTTCACCTCTTTCTTTGCATTTTTTCACTTCTTCTAGTAAGTATCCGAGTTTGGCGTGATCATCTCTGGCTATGCTAAAAACTCCTCCTGTAAGTCCATTGTGCGTCCGAATTGACTTTGATGTTTCACAACCTGGAAGGTGATCAGGTGTTTTACCACAAGTACAAATTAGTAATCTTCCACAAAGAAAGTTTTCTAAATCGATAAGCCTTCTTTCTATGTTTTTCCTTGCTTTGAAATATTTGGGTGTACGATATACCATTTTTGCAATTACAAATAACAAACAATAAAAATTCATAGCGCTTTGCACCTTCTGGAATTGGTTACAGTTGGACATGGAAGATAGACGGAAAGACCTTTTTACTACATTCTTTCGGTTATTTCACGATAAAGATAGATATAATAGTATAAAAAACGACACATCGATTACCGCTTATGCTAAAAAACTTTTGATTGAAGACAGACCTACGTTTGATATAAACCGCAAAGAATTTGCAGTTGAACAATTTAAGCTAGTTCATCTGTTTCTTGACAGATTGCTACTACATATCGTTTGCAGAAAGTACGACATAGATCAAAAAACAGAAGGAAAGTTAGTATTCCCTACGGAACAAGAACTAGAAAAATATATAAAAAAGTATCCTGATGTGTTCACAGTAGAAATTGTAACTGCTCTCAAGCCAATTTGCCTGAATCTACCCAAGTTAAAACATATATCTAAATACGCACACCGATATTTTAAAGAGATTGAAATGAAGCCTGGTGGAACGCTGACAACGATTGATAAAGTTGCAATAAATGTTGAAATGAGGATGCATTTCAACCTTGTTGAATATCAAATAGATGGAATAGATACGCACACATTATTTACCGAGCTTTATCAAAATATAAAAAATGTAATAAACATAATATAACAATACTATACTGTTTTTGAAAGCTAATCTTTATTTTTCAACAACGAATCGTACTCTTTTTTCGTGATTAACTCTTCAAAACAAGTAACATTCTTGTTTCTGACTTGGCTTTCCCAAAACAACTTTTTATCGTCTTCTGATAAATGTTCCACCATTACCATTACTTCATCGTACTTTCTTTTACCAAACTCTCGAAACTTGTCACAAAGATGCTCATCGCGATCAGGTTTTGTCATTTCCCTTTTTAATCTAGAAAGGATAGATGCCGCACATGTCATTTTAAGGTCTGGCTTTCTCCACATTGGAAGTTCTGTGAGTTTTCGTTGGCTTATTTTCCTTTCAAATTCTTTTACAAATCGTTTACATTCCATGTACTTTTCATAGTCGGGGTCGTTTTGTAGATAATCCATTTTTTAGAACTTAGAGCTAAATATATTACGAAAATACTATATTTATTACACTATCTATAACGAATCTAGCGCCAAGATTATATTGAGTGTTGGTAAATGTAATATAAATATAATATAAATATAAAGATTACAATATGGAATTATTGGCATTGTCTCCACCTGCAACCAAACTGATTGAAAGAGCTCGACAATACATGTCCCCGGATGAAGTGGAAATTGTCGTTTACCACCACAACTGTTCCGATGGCTTTTCGGCAGCTTATTGTTGTTGGAAACGTTTTGGTGACAATGTTCAATATTTAAAAGGAGACTACAAGAATCCTCTCGACATCAAACAGTTAGCAGGAAAGAATGTATTGTTGGTGGACTTTTCTTTTCCTCGAAATGTGTATCTAGAAGCAAAAGAAACATGCAAAAAGTTGATGATTTTAGATCACCACAAGTCAGCCTTGATCGCTATGCTTAAAGAACAACCAAAACTAGTCGCAAATAAAGAAGTGAACGTTATTTGTGACGATTATGCAAGTGTTGTATTGAGACAAAAAGATGAAGTTGATCAGTTTGGAGAATTGTTTGACAATTGTTTTTTCGACATGAACCGATCTGGTTGTGGATTAGCTTGGGATTATTTTTTTGGTAATCAACCAATGCCTGAATTCTTGAAGCGTGTCCAAGACAGAGATTTGTGGAAATTCGAATATCCAGATACAAAGGCTTTTACTAGCGTGTTGTATGGTGTCGGGTTCCAATTTCTCACTTATGATACATTTTTGAACCCTATTGTCTTTGATGACGCAGTTACCACTGGAACAATTATTTTATATCATATAAACCAAAATGTAAGCAAGGACTCGAAGGATTCTGCCTATCGATACTTGGACGGACACAAAATTAGAGTATTAAATGCAAGAAACAACATTTCTGAGCTAGGAGAGAAATTGTGTCAGGATGATCCTACTATACCTTTTTCTGCCGTATTTTACTGGAGTGGTGAAAATAACCTTTGGTCGATTTCGCTGCGAAGCATAAATAGAATGGATACTGGACAAATTGCCAAGAAATACGGAGGTGGAGGTCATCCAAATGCTTCTGGTTTTACGTATACAGGAAATATTAGTGATTTGTTCAAAATTGAACCTTGACAAATATATATAAATAGAATAATAAATAAAGCAATTATACGTAAATCGATGTTTATTTACTATTTAAAAAACGATATATAGTTTCCTGTCACTTGTCTAATCTATTTGCTGCCAAGTATTTTCAAGAGTTGTTCTTTGGTAAGATCTTGCCATTCAATTTCAAGCTCTACCAGTTTCTCTACTAAGAGATCCTTTGTTTTGTAGTGAGATATGAGCACATCCTTGTCCAACTTTTTCAAGATTTCCTTGAGATCCACAACCAAAAGCCTATTTAACAGACTAGTATCTGGTCCACCGGTACGTTCTCCGAATTTGTATTTAGCCTAGACAGTTAAAAACATGTAATAAATCGTGCTTACCAATTTCGATTCAACATGCACATTTACCAATTTTTGTTTCAACGTTTCAATTTGTTTATCCTTTTTGGTACATTCCTCTTTCAAATGCAAATTTTCAGCCTTTAAAACGTCGAGTTTACCAAGTTCCACTTTACATTCGAGTGTGTGTTTACTAATGAGAGTAGTAATTTCAGATACAAGTTTCTATATGTTAAATTTGGTAAATATTTATATATATAAAACTATTACATCGTCTTTTTCCATCGCTAGGTGATTGTTAATCAAATAACAATATCGGCGTTTTAAGAGTTAAAATATCCAGGGTCCCACATTTTCTATACTTTGTAACATTTCATATTTAATAATAGAAAACAACCATGCCTCAATACAAAGTCGGAGATCGCGTAGCCTTCACTCTAAAGAGATTTGATGGAGAAGAACGTACTGGAACTGTAGAACATGTTTTCCCAAAGAAGCTCAAAGTCAGAGTCGATATTGTCAACCAGTACATGGACAGCACTTATTTTGGCTTAAAATCAATCACCCCTTTTGCTTTTGTTTTGTGTAAAGATGTCAAAAAACTGTAAATACATAAAAGAATAAACATCTGTAAATACATAAATTTGTAAATACATAAATTTAAAGTATCGATATAATTCATTAAGTGCACTTTGCGCTGGGAAATTTATAAGTATCAACAAACCGTTTAAATACTAATACTTTAGTCAATATATATAAAAAATATATAAAATGGATAATTTATACTTTGTTACTCCAGACATTCTCGAATCAATATTGGTTTACGCCACATTTTGCTCGTACGATTTCAAACAGTTTTCCTTGGTGAACAAGCAGTGGTTTAATGTTACGAAAAGAGATTCTTTCAGATCACAAATCATGAAAGCTCCGAATGAATTGTGGAATTTCTGTTTTCTGAATGGTAATGCTGTTATTAGGGAGATGTGGACAAGATTTACAAATCTAACTAATTACGTAAACACGTTAAATACTTCCAACACGATCGAATGTTTTTTTGAATTTTGTTCCAAGGAAGAGCACCGCGAAGGCACGGGATACCCCTGGGAAAAAATCAATATTAAAAAGCTAACCGAGACAACATGTATTAAACTGTTGATTAATGCCATGAAATCAGAAAATTATCTATTGGTATCGTGGATTAGAGACGCAATATTATCGCAATTTGATCGAATACAAAATGATGTTTACAAAAAACATATTGAAATTTTCAAGACTGAATTATACGGAAAGCATCATTTCGAAAATAGATATGTGAAAGCAAGAAAGTGGATGCATCGAAATTCTGTTGAAACACATGAGTTCTGCGTCTACAAGTTTGCCAGAGGATCTTACAAGTTGGACGAGGAAACTTTGGAAATTATACTAAAATTATAATAAAATAATTAAAAATACGATAATTTTTATATTTTTCCGATATGAAACAAATAAATTCGATATAAACCAAATAATCTTTTCACATTTTCAAATTTAACCCATCCGGCCCTTTTGGCTTCCGTTTTTCACTCTTGTTTTAGACTTTAGAATTTTTCAAAGTCTAGAATTTAAAGTTACAAAACAAAGCAGTTCAAGCGTTACTAAAAGGGCCGGATGGTTAAAATTCGAATTTATAAAAAGTTTATTTGTTTCATATCGAAATATTATCATTTATATCGGAAAAATAAAACTCATATCAGTTTTTGAAATTTTATATATCGAAAACACACGAGTTAAAATAACGATTTTTATTGGTTCGTTTCCATACAACTTTACAAATTAGGATAATACTACCAAGCATATCCTTTACTTTCTATCTCGTGTTTCATTCCAGGTGAAGCAGTTCCAGAGTTTTGTGCTTTAATTCTTGCTTCTTCCAACATTACACTCGATGGTGGTGGTTTAGTTGTAGTGGTGTTGTTGCTTCCAGAAGTAGGTTGAGGCATGTTTGATTTATAATTGTTTTATAATTGTTTTATAATTGTTTTCAAAGTAAAAAGTCGATTGATCCGGTAACATCACGCGAATTTATAAAACTTTATAAATGTATTACAAAAACAATCCTTGATTTTGAAACTCTTCAATTATCTTTTGTTCATATTCTTCGTAAGTCGAATCTGATATTTCCAATTCTCCATCCTCCATAATCCACAGTTGATCACATGCTCTTATAAGATTTCGGTTATGAGATGAAATAAATATAATTCCATCGTAGCATTTTAGAGCTTTGATCAGTTCTTCAACTGTTTCTATGTCTAGATGATTTGTAGGTTCATCCAATATCAAGATTGAACTCTTGTTGAGATTTAATTCCAACAGTTTCAATTTTACTTTTTCACCTCCAGAAAGTAATTTAATAGGTTGTAAGTGTGTACTGGATTTCAAATTCATATTGGACAGAGCAGCTCTAATTTCTTCAAATTTCATTTCAGGAAAAGATTCAGTCAAGTATTCCACACATGTACGATCACTGTTGGTAAAGCTGACATTCTGATCGAAATATCCTATTCTTCCATTTACTGTAATAGCCCCAAGTTGCGGTTGTATCTCTCCCACAAGTAATTTGAGCAAAGTGCTTTTACCAGATCCATTTTTCCCAACCAAAGATATCATTACATTATCGTCGTACAGTTCAAATGTAACATCTTTTATTGCTTGTTTTGATGTACTGTTATAGCTTTCATTATTGCTGTTATTACTGTACCAAGAAAAGTAAACGTTTTCAAAGATTATCTTGTTGTTTTTACAATCGACTTTCTCAAACTTGAATGGTTTTACATCATTGAGCCTTTTAGGTCTGGCTTTTGCCTTTTCCTTGTTTTCTTTGATTTTTTGTTGTTTTTCCTGCTTTTTAGCGTGTATGTGTTTTGATCTTTCCATTTTGAGTATATATTTGATATATCTAGTGCAATTATCAAAATTTGAGACGATAATAAAAATAATATCAAATTCGCATAATCAAACTTTATTCATGGTGTTTCAAATGCAATGTGATTCCGTGATTTCTCTTTTTGGCTTTTTGTTTCTCGGCATTGTGTTCGTCTTTACTGCATATAAATTCTTGAAACATATCCTCGTATTTATTTCCCAATATTCTTTTTAAATTTCTGAAATGCAATCTATCTCCAGTGTCATACCAAGCAATGTTGAATACGAGCTTCCATCCGTAGGTAACAGCGAAACAAAATATATGTTTACTGTCTTGTAAAGCAAAATGACATAGAGCTTTCACTAACAATCCTTGTCTATCTATTTCTCTATATTCTGACATTTCAGATAATTTTTTTACGTTGCTTATTAATTGTTCAAATGTCATTATTTTGGCAATCTTCTTCATAACACCCTTGTATACTAAATTTTGTTCCGTCTGTACCAGAAGCAAAAGAGAAACATCCAAATTGACTATAGTCCAACAAACAAAATCATCGTTATTCATCAGCCCATTTTCGTGCAACAGTATCATTGTTTCTTTAGGTAACAAATAGTAACGTATATCATTTATCCCAACGTATGGATTCGTTGCAATCGTCCGACCACGCAACGCGATGTTGACAAATTTCCCTAGGGCGGCCGCCCTAGCCATTTGTTTATGTACCCATAAACTATTGTTTGCTAAAGCGTTCTTTGTGTACCCTTTGTTGTCCAAGTACGGAAATATATCGTCTTTTAAACAATAACGGAATATTTCTTCAAAAAGCTTTTCATTATTGGAAGCTACACAAGTAGCTAGAGCTGTATCGAGTGACGACAATGCAAAGTCTACCGTCAGGTGAATTTGTTCTGGATCGACATTTGTGTTGTGATTCGATGCTATCATACCCACAAGTTTTCCAATTTGACATTTTTCATTAACACTATTATTTGGATTTTCACCCAAGTATACAGGAATTAATTTAGGAATATTGTGATAGTATGCACAAAAAAATACAATATGTCTCGGATATTTTGTGTGAAACGATTTGATGGCAATTTCGTCTCGAAGGTGAAATGATTTTGGTAAATAGCTCAATATTGGATAATCTACATCGTGTACAGTTAAAACATGGCTCTTAGGTAAATCCTCTGTACAATTCGCTTCAAATAACGGTCTGTTTGATTTGTAGTAAGGATGGTCGCTCACTAGATTATTCAATGATCTGCTCGTATTTTTTAATAGACAAAGTTGTCCGATACCAAGAAACGATAAGAGAAAGTCAGAAAGACCTCTAAACTGTAATATTTCCTCCATAGAGTCTTATTTTTAAACTTTATTTTTAGATGGTATATAGCGCCGAAGCTACACCTGTCCTTGATATTTCAATAAAAAATAAAATGTGGAATTTTATATAGAATATCATCCGATATTTAAATAGAAGGACGTCAGATAAGACTGCTAAAGGCGGTAGAATCAACATGAAATTGATATTTAATTACATTTATTATATATAAAACAAATATTTACAATACGCTACATCATTTTGAGTAATTTTTGGTAGAAATCAACCCTCTTTTTATAAAAAGTGTAAAAGGCAGCTTCTGGCTTGATAATAGTTAGGTACATTTCAATCTTGTCCCACTCTTTCCGATCGTAAACTCTAGCCAGCCGTTGTTTGTTGATACCAGCGGAGATATTACTCATAGAGCGTTGAAAGGATAAAAGTTTGACCGTGTTGTTACTCGCTTTACATTGCTGTTCAAACAATTTCCAGTGCCACTCGTATTGGTCGTCTGTCAAATCTTCGGGCGACTCTTTTGCCATTCTGTTCATTTTACGCTTGGCTTCTAAAACAGCTTGTTTCACAGTTAAATTACAGACACTGAATGTATAAGTTTAAAACTTTATTTAAACACAAACTATTCATCGGAATCTTCCTCATCTTCATCGTCTTCGTCTTCATCATCGCTGTCTTTATTTTGACGTTTGGCCTTCTTGGAAGGTCTTGATACAGAAACAGAGTCATCGTCGGAACTGTCTTCGTCGTCTGAAAGTTTTTCAAGTGCAGGTTCATCTACAGGAGTTGGATTTTCAGTGTAGAATTCTCTGTAAAAATCTTGAGGATGTGCGGGAATAGGGTTAAACGAGCCAACGATTTGAGTTCCAGGTTCAACAGACTTCCAATTTAATTTTCCATTTTTTACGCAAGAATTGATAACTTGTTTGGCAATTTCATATTGGGCGTCAAACAATTTTGACAATGTTTCGTAAGCGTTTGGACCATTCAAGATTTCCACCAACTTGGTATAAGGAACGGAAAGATATTTGAAATGGCCCAATTGATCACCGTCCTTGTAATTTGTAACAAAAGAAAGTAACCAGCTCTTTTTTTCCTTGTATAACTTCTTTAGACCTTTCAATATATCTTGTTTAGGCAAAGTAAGATCGTCTTCTTGAACGTTTACGTCTTCAAATGTCCAAGAGATGTTACGATCACCAATAGTGTAACCAGAGTCCGTCTTTTGAGCAGAAGCAACAGTAGCCGCGTTGAGGTAATTGGTATAGTATTCCACAACAGAACCAATTTCAGACAAACCATAGTCGCTGACTTCTGTTTTGGATTGGTTGCGTACAAGTCGAAACTTGTTATCATCAGTCTCAATAACAAATCCAGAGATTTTAGAATAAGAAATATAGAGCTTTCCCAATTCAGCATACTTGCTCTGGCTCATCTTTTTGATATCCAAGTTTGGAAAGATCATAGCTACATCTCTTTCAAAATACTTGTTGATTCTAGTCTCAAAAGTAGTGCTACAGCGAGTCAAGTCAACCACATTAACGTTTTTGGAAATACAGAAAGCAGACAAGGGTGTAAACAAGACTTTTTGTCCATCAAAACCAATAGCACAGCAAGGCAAATCAAATCCAATCAAAATTTCACCAGGAGACTTGTATCTACGCAAGACAACTTGTATTGTTTTCTTTTCGATTTGAGCAGTAATACAGTGCGTGGAAATGTTCAACAAGTTAACTTGACCATCATCAGCAAAGTGGTTGATTACTTCCCAAGCCTTCTTGGTAGCAGCTTCGTCAGAGTCTAAACCATAGAGGAAAAAGTCCATATCACCATACGATGGTTTTGGAAGAGTTCTGATCTAAATAAATAAGTATACAGCCAGATCGTAACACAATTTACCTTGGACAAACGTTTTCTAGCGGAACCGAGCACAAAACCTCCTGCTACAATTACGTTGGTAAAGTCTAGACTAGCCAAGTTTGGTTCCTTGTCCATCAAGTCGGTAATAATATCATCTTCACTTTTGAGTTTGTACTGTAAACATAAATATAAATACAGTAAAAGAAACAAATTACCTCAGCACGTTGTTGATTTTCTGTATGGTGTGCGGTAGGAAGGGAATTGTCCCAAGGTAGGGCGTTGTTTGGAAACGGGGCTAAAGTTACTTCTTTACCAGACTTTCTGACTTGGATATCTTCGGCCAACAAGGATAATAGAGTTTGAGATTGCATATTACAATATAATGAGTTTGGTGATTATTATAGTTAATAAGGGTTTGTTGCGGTGAGGCTACTGGAATAATGATTTGACCGGAGGTAATTAAAAAATTCGGGACCCTAAATTTTTAGATTTCACGCATATGTATATTTATGGCCAAGTAGTATTAACATTTATTTGAATATAAATTAATACGCAATGCAATACCCTAGCATAGAGCCTCTAAAACCAGAAGTAAACAATTTTTTTGTAAACGGAAACCAGCATTGGATCTTGGAAGAAAAATACGACGGAAGCCAGCTAACGTGGTATCTCGAAAATGGAAAACTTGTATTTTTCAATGGAAAGAATCAATACAAGGGAGGAGCTGTATTTGGTCCATCAATCAATAGTCTTACTTTGAAATTTTCCGAGAAATTACAGCTCTTGAACCCCAATTACTCTTACCATGGTGAATGTTTCAGCAAACCCAAGCACAACGTCATAGCCTATACTAGAGTTCCTCTCTACTTTTGGATATGTTACGATATTTACGATCAATCTATTGGACAATTTTTAGAAAGGGAAGCCAAGGAAAAGGAATGCGATAGAATCGGTGTAGAATGTGCCAAAGTGATATACAGAAACACTGATCCGACTGAAAACCCTTTCGAGAAGTGTAAAGAATTTATTGCCAAGTTTGAAAACGGCGAAATTACTAGCTCTCTTGGTGGAATGGTAGAAGGTGTAGTCTTGAAACATCACAGATTCTTTGTAAATCAACAATATGTTTCTACCAAGAAGAAGTACACTATTGCCGAATTCAAAGAGCATCACACGGAAAACTTGCAAAAGATTAAAGGTGTGGAGAATTGTTCTAAAACAGAGACAAAGGAAGACAAGAAAGCTAGGAGAAAGGAAAAGTTTAAATTAGCTACACCCCAAGAGTCTGTCGATGCGATTGGAGAAGCGTATAGCGTAAAAGGAAGGTTTGCTAAAGCCGTAATTCATCTAAAAGAAGCTGACAACTGGGATTACGATGATAGTAAACTTAATACCGAAAGACTCAAGGTTGAATTAGACAAAGATTTTGATAAGGAATGTAAGCGTGATGTGAGAGAATTCTTGAATGCTAGATTTTTTCCAGACATATCTCAAAGATGGGATAATACTCCGAAACCTGTAGAATTACCAGATAATTTGGACAAGGCAGAAATAGACGAACCGAAAGTTACGGAAGAAGATTACAGCCCGTTAGACAAAATAATCGGAATACCTTCCGATTTTACCAACAAGGGTGAAATACGGAAATTTTACAGAAAACACGAAGAACAAATCAAGGATTACTTGTGGGAAAAGTATCAAGTACAAATTAAAGAAAAGGCTAGAAGTGATTTAGAATCGTTTATCAGTATCTGTCTAGACTAAATGTTTTGTTAAAAAATTTACAATAAATATTCTCGATCAACAATCAACTCTCTTTCTTGTTCTTCTGTAAAGATTGTAACATTTTCGTAAATCTTAGCCCATCGTTCCTTGTAGTGTTTAAAACGTTCCGTCAAGAATACATCCACACCCATGTGGTCCCAGTGGTGAAACATACCAGGGTCACACGGATGACTCAACATGTAGAGTTTTTTCATATTCGGAAACGGAGCCTTGTTTGCCCAGTAGTATACAAAGTTTTTGTCGCAACGCTGCATAATAACAGTTTCTACATCAGGAAATACGGGAAATTTGGCTGGATGAATGTCTCCGCACTTGAAAAACATTATTTTTGTTACACCTTCTACAGGTTTAGCGTCCTTTATCAATTGATAAAACTCGTTGCCATGTATTATCTTGAATCCGTCCATTCTGTAACTTTTTATCGATACTTTAAATAACTGGTAGATTTGAGCATTTACTATCAAACACACCATGAAATTACAGCGCCAAAAAGTAACTACAGTCCAACACTTTATACCAGGAATATTGGAAAAATACATTAAAATAACAGATGATCGCGTATTAACGATAAAATATTAACGAGCCGGATACAAACAAAAATTGTTTTTAAAATAAATAAATTTTATTTTCCATAATTCATTTCAATATACAAATCGATATTTTCCATTAAATAGAAAAAATGATCGGCTAATTCCTTCGGAGATTCGTCTGTCATCTCGGCGTTAACTTTGTCGTCTTTACGACGTTTGACATTAACTTTTGATTTTTCTTTTTTTATGTCCTTGATTCTTTCGTTTTGTGTGCACGACTCAGGATTTCCTTTAGCAATGCACCTCTCGCAAGGTCTAACAATAAATTATTGTGCAAACCGAATTTTTACCTTTGCACGGAGCATTTTACGTGGGAGTGTTTGCATGAGTTGCACGAATTAGGTATTTTCTTGGAAATAAGCTTGATGGTGTTGATACGATATACGTAATCCTAGGGATTAGCATAGGAGATATCGGCCGTGTTACCATTGTTCCACAAAATGAAATCAAAAATGATGCAATCACACCGTTATCTGAGACGTCGCAATGTGTCTTAGAGAACCAATACTGCGATTTCATCATCCGGTAACACCCTTCTCCCAATAATTAGAGTACCGCTGGTGTTCGTAGATTGAGTATTGAGAAATCCAAAAAATCTCTATAAATTTCCAATTTGTGCTAAAATTATTATATTACAATAAAACTCCAACGTATAATAATTTATTTTATTTAGTCTTCCTCTACCAAAATAGATACAGGTCTCTCTAAAACATCTTCGCTATCCGACACAATTATCGAACTGTCTTCCAAATACGATCCATCTTCAGTAGAACTCAAACTTGAGCTAGAACTCGAAACTGTACTAGACAATGTTGTTGTGGAACTAACTTCCGATTTAGAGCTTGTTTCCGAACTTGCAATTGATGTATCCGTGTCTGATAAAGCTGTTTCTGTGCTACTTTGTTCTGAAGGTTCGCGTATATTCGTCACATTTGGTTTGATATCTCGAATGACACTTCTGGTGGTATATTCGGTATCAGTGTGTATAGTTATACTCAGCTCTTCTGGCTTTTCTAACTTTTCCTCTTGCTCGACTACTTTGACTTTCTGTGTATGTCCCCATGTGAAATCATCCATTGTCCATAGAGAATATATTGTTACAATAAAGTTTACAGCTGGACTTATAACTGTAAATGCTACCAAACTACAGATGAAATAGATAAACCACTTCCAGTCTCTTGTAAATTTAATAGTCAAGCCAATTTTGTAACATGTCACGGCTATGTATAATACAAAAGCGATAACTGCTTCTTCGGATGTTTTGAAATAGGTGAGGTAGAAAATTCTAATCACACAAACTACGTTAATAAGCATAAACGCAGTATTCCAAAGTTGAATAAATGCCAAGCCTCGTATCAATAAAGGTAAATTGCTCGATTTTACATCCTCGATGTTATTCGCGTTAGCCGAGAGAAACCATCTTCTTCTCTGAGATAAAAATACAGACCAAGTGGAAGGCACGTCTGTATAAACGACAGCATCCACGCATAGTTTTGTTTTACAATCTTGATTATTGTAGAGTGTAAGACATGTGTATCTTCTATCCTCGCCCAAATAAGCTATTATCTTTTGCCTCAGACTATCTTCTGGTAACTTTTTGAATTCGTTTAGAGTATTCCCCAATGTTCGGTAATCCATTCTGAATATTTGAACACACCCTGGTAAACATGTAACTTTTCCTAGGTAGGATTGTCCGAGTCTAGTCATTCCTTGTATTCCAATGTATTCAAAAGATTGGAAAAAGAATAACCAGTTGTACCAGTTTGATACAGTATGATCTGCTTTTACGAATCCTGACACACCCAAAACTTTAGGGTTTTTCTCGATTGTCTTGTATAATAGACTAACCGTTTGTGGTCCAAATCGAGTACCAGCATCTGTACCAACCAAATATTCTACGTTTTGATTGTCTATAAACGATTTCAATTTAGGATAATGATCGTTTATAGCCTCTGCTCTGCTAGGATTTATAAAGTCTCTAACCATAATAAGTGAATCCTTCTTTCCTCTGTTTTGTAGTTTCAAGAATACAATAAATGGTATATCGTCATATTGTCCAAAACCAATTTCCACATCTGTCTCAATTCCCTTCCAGGATACGTATCGTTCTGTAACCAAAGGGGAACTATCCAGAATATTTAGTAATATATCATGTGTCGATTCAGAATTATTGGCACCAATTTGAATACCATCACAAACTATAACAAAAAAAGGTTTTATGTTGTATTCTCTTTCGGCTGCGTGTAAAGAAGCTGCACAACTATTCAGTGTGTTTAGAATTAACTCCCTTCCTTCTGTATAACATGGTACTACTAAACCGACAGCTTTTCCTCTGGAAACGTGGTAATATTCCTTTCTACAACAATATTTGGTAATTATCATATATGTAGTACACGAAAGCACAATCAAAATAACGATAATGCGAAATACACTTCCCAAAGATACGAAAATCAAATACCACAAGTATTGATCGTAAAGAGAGATTAGGGGAATAAGTAAAATGTTGATCGCAAGGACAGATATAATGATCGATAATTTGATTATAAACGTATTCATCGTACCAGAAAGAATAAACTGGAAACCAAATTATATTGGGTATTTCAAAACTGTTTCACTACCGTCGAAGGCGCATTAATTATTGTGTCGAATAGACTCAAAAAAATAGTAATAATATATCTTCAACACTCGTTGAATCAACTACGTTTATTATCATGGACACTGTATGCGTTATTGGAGTAGGTTTCGTAGGTGAAAGCCTGGTAAAAGTTTTTTCTAAAAACCATCGAGTTATTGGGTATGACACCTTACCTTCCAGAGTTGACGATCTAAAAACTCTCTTCCATAACAACACAAACGTAACTATTCAAAACACTACCGACGGCTTGGAATCCTGTGATTTATTCTGTATTTCTGTACCTACCTTACTCAGAAAGGACGAAGAAACTGGAAAGAATTATGTCGATGGTAGTTACATTCAAGCAGCTTTAGAAACTATCAAGAACAAAGCCAAACGAGGCTCAACAATTGTCATCGAGAGTTCTGTATCTGTTGGAATGACCAGGAAACTATTAAACGACCTTGCCAAAGAGAGAGGATTATTTGTCGGTTTTTCTCCAGAAAGAATTGATCCTGGAAGAATTGAACCTCCTGCCGAACGGATACCCAAAATCGTCTCTGGTTTAGACGAAGAAAGTTTACACAACGTATGTCGATTCTACAACAGAGCTTTCGAAAATATTGTCAAAGTATCAAGTCTAGAAACTGCCGAGATGTGCAAATTGTACGAAAATTGTTTCAGAATGGTCAACATTGCGTATGCCAACGAAGGAGCGGACGCTTGTAAGCGTTTTGGTATTGATCCTTTCGAAATGATTAGAGCCTGTGAAACTAAACCTTATGGATTTATGCCTTTTTATCCTGGATTAGGAGTCGGAGGTCATTGTAAGTGTTAATTCCTTTAGAAATTCTAATTTTTAGGTATTTGTATCAACCCTTATTACTTGTCTGCCGGAATCGAAGATTCACACTTTTCGTTATTAATGCAAGCTACTCACACTATGGAACGTAGACCATTTCTAAAGGCTATAGAAGTAGCCTTACAAAATCGAGCAGTAAAATCGTACTTGGTTGTCGGTATTGCTTTCAAGCCTGGACAATCTTATTGTGGAAATTCTCCAAGTTTGGCATTTGCGAATCAATTACGTGATATGGGCTTAAATGTCTTCATTTTGGATCCTCTAGTTACAAAGAGCGAACACACTTTACTTTCTCAAGAAGAAGCGTTAGACAAACTAGAAACGGGAGAAATCGAAATGGTTGTATTAGGAATGAGACAGTGGAACGTCGATTTTGAGAGATTAAAGAAATACCGACACATTTCATTTATCGAATAAACAATTTAAAAAACAACATCGGATTATAAATTATAAATTGCAATTTATAAATTAAATAGGTTATTTATTCACGTTTTATAAACAAAAACTACACAACTGATAGGAAAATGTATCGGATTAGATAAAGATTGTTTAAATTTTAGCTTCTTTCTCATATTTCGTCAATATATAATTCTGACATTGTTTTGTGATATTAATTATAAAACATAAATCGATATAAATTTATTTACTTATTTAATTTTCGATATAAACTCTAAAAATCCGATATTAACAAAATAAACTTTTCATGTTTTCGAATTTTAACCATCCGGCCCTTTTAGTAACGCTTGAACTGCTTTGTTTTGTGACTCTAAATTTTTCAAACTCTAAAAACTAAGTGTCCAAAACAAAAGTGAAAAGGGGGTGCCAAAAGGGCCGGATGGTTAAAATTTGAATTTATAAAAAGATTATTTGGTTTGTATCGGATTTTTGTAAATATTACCAGAAATTAAATTTATAAATAATCTTGTATCGAAATTCATATCAAAATACAGAAATTAATATTAATAATAACATACGTATTTTAAATACAATTTATTTACAAAGGTTGAGATTCGGAGCCTTCAGCTTCCTCCAAAGTGAAATTGGTGCACTCGGATGAGTTTTCGTCATGTTTATCGAATAAATATCCATAACGAACGTGAATTTGGTCCATCTCTCTGTTGAATCGATCAAATCTTTTTAGTATTTGATTTAGAACTATCTGCGTTTGCAAAGATTCATACGAAAATTGCCCATGTAAGTCTAGTGTTTTCAGTATCTTTTCCGTTTCATCTTCATTAAGTTCCATCTTATTCAGCAAATAGAATAAATTTCCGTGCGTGAATTGGATTGGATCTATTCCGAGGCTCTTTGCTTTCCAATGTATAACACAAGACCTATGCTCTGGTATTTTCGCAGCAATACATAAATTATACATTCCTTTCCAATTATCTGCTTTTTTGTTCATTTTGGTAAATTAAATAGCCGGACTAAACTTGCCAAGTACCGAAGCTGTGGCAGTTATCGGGCGCAAAATATTTTAAAAATGAATTGAATATTTCCCGCCACTAAAATTGTCCGAAATATTCGGTATTTAAATTTTATTACCGCTGAAATATTTCTCCGGATATACAGATATAAAACCTGTAATTCTGTATTGATAGATTAATATGGACGAAAGCTGTTACGAAGAGAGTGAATTCTCCAAATTTTTGTATCGAATTGGAAAGAATACGCGAGATAGATTATTGCGAGAACTTGAATCCGAGAAAATAAATTTGGGAATAAATCGAGATACGTTTTGCGAGCTGAGGCGAAATATCCTCAATGATACGATAGGCGTTGTCGCTTGGACAAATATAAGAAAGGCTCTGGAACAAAATTAACAAAATTAACAAAACTAAATAAACAGTTTCCGATATATTATGTATTGTTTATTATACAAAAAGATCAACCAAACTTTTTCTTAAATTCATCACACATATTGTTCATAAATTTAGAAAGTTCTTTATTTCCTGGTGTCGGGTTTGCGGAAGCTCTTCTTTCACATATACCAGCTCTTTTAACAATTATGTCTCTTTCATAACGTATATTTGCAGCTTCTGAATTCGTCACAGTTAATCTGGAATCGTCTTTTTCCAAGTGTTTTGTTTTCTTTTCTTTTTTACTCTTTTTGTCCTTTTTATTCTTCTTTGTGTTTACGCGAAGTGTATTCAATCCTACATTTATTGATGGATTTTCCGTAGGTTTATTTAATGGAACTCTCGTATGTTCAGGTTCAGCGGTAGTTTTCGTAGATACATTATGTGTATCTTTGGTGTTTGTGGTGGTAGTTGCGTATTGTGAACTGTTGACAGTTGGTGATTGACTGTGGTGAGTAAAAGGGTGAATGCCAGGTGTACTTTGCATGCTGCTATAAAAGTTTAATACAGGCGGAGTTGCACTTTGAAAGAGTAATTCTTGTAATTCTATGTCTTCGTCGTAATACGGGTCATCTATACGTATTGGTGCTGTGTCTTTTGGCATATTTTGAAAACTACTTGGTACGCTACTTGGAGAATCATTGTTCCTGAGTATCAAGGGTAGCCGGACAGGTTTTACATCGTTTGTAGGTTTTGTAACAGTAATATGTTCTGAGGGTTTTTCAGGCAGTACGTTATACATGTCGGTTGTTTCTGAATCTAAATCGATAACGTCTTGCTTTTGCTTTTCTTGCTGTTGTATAACTGGTTTTTCAAATGTGTTGATGTATTGAGACACAATTTTCATCTTGTCTGGAAGTTCTTTTACCCAATCGTCTAATACATTTGGAGGTGTAATAACTAATGTATTGTTGATAAATGGTGCGGTGTCGTTCTGATTTAAATATATAAGACCATCTTTTAAGTAAACGTGAAGATATTGTCTGGGAGTGAGACTACACACAGCTTTCATCCACCACGCAAAGTATGTTTGTTTTTTAGGTATACAGCTACATACTGGACATTTATACTCTCTAAATCTCTTATTTGCTACCAGAATTATGTCCTTTAAACTTTCTGAATCACAAACAGAGTAAGGGTGCTTGGTCAAACAATCCCCAAATAAAAACGGTGATTCTATCCTCTTTTTCGATACAGGACAAACTAGAGAAAGTTTTTGTGATAAAACTTCGACGTTCATTTCCAGATAACTTTAAGTTTACCGAAAAGTCCAATTAACCTTGCGCAAAAGTGCAAGATTTAAATTGGTGTAAGATGAAAAGATAGATTTACACGCTCATAATTGTATACATTTATGTTTATGATCTTTATAATCTTTTACATGTTAACTTGAGATAATTCAAATAATTCCGCGTCGAAATACTTGCCATACCATCGTTCTTCAGTGTCGGCAACCGGGTGAAATGAGCCAGTAAATTGTGATCCAGGACTGTTTTTCAACCAATACAATCCGATAGTGTTACTTTGTATAATGCTTATAATTTTATCCACATGCCTTTTTTGACGTTCGAATATTCTGCAAATAGGTTGATTGTCTTCTAGTATAAGTTTGCATATCTTCCAAGGAGATTCATAAGAAATGAATTTACACACACTAGCCACCAAATCTTCGTTTCTCTCTTTATATTCAAGTTTCTTGGATATCGTAGTGTATCCCAAAAAAGTTTCTCGTTTGACTTCATTGAAAAACTCTTCATATCCGTAAAAATTGGCGTTGTTAGATTTTCTATTCGAGGCATTTTCACCAAAAGTATGCAAGCTAAATAGATCGATGTCCTTATAATTACGTATTAGAGGGTGGGAAGGATCAAAGTGCCACATTCCAGACTCATCCTCTATCGCGTGTCTAAAGGCATGGCAGTTTGCGATTCCACTCGTTCCAAGATCGTAATCGGATCTAGTACGACCCCTTATCACTATTATATCCGAGATAAAACAGTTTGTGTTTTCCATATCCCTTCTTAACTTCAAACCGAGCTTTCCAGCCAAATAAATTTCTTTTCTTTCTATTCTCATCGGTTCCGCTATTTCTTCTGGTTTAAGGCTGTAAATAGATTCTTGATTTCCATTGTTATCACTCTCTGAATCGTTCACTTTACATTTTTTGATTTCTTGAGGGAAATCGGATTCTTGTATTTTAAAATACGGACAGACCATTCCGAATCCACGGTCAAAGTATTTGGATAATCTAAATTCATAGGTTGTGCTTCTCTTGGATATGTCGATTATATTTACAGATCGCTTTATACAATATAGTCCCAAACTCGTGGCGTATAAATCCTTTCCATCAAAGCCTATTGAACAACAACCCAAATCGAATCCATGCAAAACCTCGCTGGGGTGTGTGTATATTCTGAGGATGATTTGAACATCGTGCGTATTATCATTTTCTGCATTTTTTACTACCAACGTAATAGCATTTCCGCTAACACGTATCATTTTTGTTTTCGGCTTTAAGCAATCTACGATATGTTTTACTTTTGAATTAGCAAACACTTCATCTTGGGTTTCATGGTAAATAAAAATGTCAATATCAGGTGACCGTTGCTCCCAAGGTTTCGACGCTAGAGTGTGAAGAACTATACCACCAGCGATAAGTAATCCAGAAAAATCTATATTTCTAAACTCTGGATACTGATTGAAGAAATATTGTCCAAAGTTCACGCCTTTAGTTACGCTTGGGATATATCGTTTCTTATTTTTAAATACTGGAAGTTCGTGTGGTTGAGGATAAATACCGAAATCAAAGCTCTGTAACTTTATATAATCGTCTTTTACACCATTGTGTCTGTATTTTCTATCATTTTTCACTACATCCATGTTGTATGGATAATTTATTAATAATTTGAATAATTTATAATTTCCGATACGTTTATTAGTATACAAAGTACGTAATCTATTAATAGCGCCATTCTACATAAAATGATTTTAAAATGGTAATGATATGCTTCATAAAAGGTTTGTTTGTAGATATTAATTTATTATACAAAATCTATTGGTAATTCATGCTTCTTGTCAATTTTCTGTGTCAATCCCCATTCAAAGTTGTCCATAGTACATATAGCATAAAACATGATAACCAAATTTAAAAATGGGCACACCAACATGAAAGCTGCAATACCAGCTGTATTGTAAAAGAATTCAAACCACGTATTTGAAAATTTCCTTAATGGTTAGAGATTTCTTTTGTGTATAAATACCAAGCTAAGAGAACCTTGTAACAAACGATAAACAAGGCAAACTTGATACTAGGATTCTCTCCGATCCATATCAAGTAAAATAACCTATAGACGCATATCACGCTTACCAACATAAATACGTTGTTCCAGAGTTGGACGAAAGCAAATATTCTAGATAGCCAATTTAATTCCTTAGCTACTGAATCTTCATAGTTGTTTGCAGTCGCAGATAAGAACCATCTTCGCCGCTGAGATAAAAATATTTTCCAGCTAGTAGGTACATCCGTATAAACAGTTGCATTTGTGTTAATTTTTGTTATCATGGACGGATTGGAATATAGACAGAGGCAAGTATATCTTCTATCTTCACCTAGATAAGCCATAATTTCTTTTCTCAAATTATTTTCCGGTTTCTCTTTAAATAGTTTAAGAGGGCGTCCAAGCGTGGAAGAGTCCAACCTAAATATCTGTATACACCCAGGAAGGCACGTCACTTTACCTAAGTGACTTTGACCGAGACGTGTCAATCCTTGGACACCAATGTATTCAAAAGACTATCGAGTTAGAATTCCTACTTACAGCAATGTAAACATACCTGATAAAAGTACAACCAATTCCACAACGAGCCTTTCACTCCAGGATAAGGTTTAACTAAACCAGAAACGCCCAGAATTTTATTATCAGAAGTGATTTCTTCATAGAGAGTAGTAATAGTAGAATCGGTAAATATAGTACCAGCGTCCGTACCAACCAAATAATCTAAATTATAACACCCGCTACGATATAACATCTTTTCGAATTCCACTTGTAGATCTTCTTTCTGACCTATAATAAGAGAGTTTATCAGTTCCCGTACTAGAATCAAAGAATCCTTCTTTCCTTGATTAGTGTGTTTCAATATCACCATATAAGGAATATCTCCAGAAATACCAAAACCATATTCTATGCGAACGGAATGTCCGTTCCACGACAGATAATCTGTCGTGCCGTACGAGTTACAAGGCAGAGATTGGCGAACGTAATTGTATGTTGAATTATCGTTACCGTATCCAGTCTGTATAATTAGTTGTCTTGAAAATCATTTATCATGCCTTTATTCCATCACAAACAACAAACATAAAAGGTCTAACTGAATACTTTTCTTTAGTATCACGTATGGCTTCCATGCTACTCTGTATAGTGTCCAAAATCTTTCAAGTTAATTTCTATACTCAATTACAATACCATTTTTTGCGATTCAGTGTAGCACGGTATAACTATACCGACACCTTTTTCTCTTGGAACGTTTGATGATATTCGTTTCTTAGGATACAACCATTCTTTTACAGAATACCACAGAACCAAAAGTATGACAAACACATGTACGACACTTCCCAAAGATATGAAAATTAAGTACCAAGAATGACCCTGATTTTGCAACACACAAACGACGATGGGTAAATTCGTGGCCAATACAAACAGTAAAATACACACTTTTACCCAAAATCTATCCATTTTAGATATTTGGGAATGAAAGAATAAAAAATGTAGCGCGAGTGCCAGAATAAATGTCTTACAAATCTCAAAAACCTGATTGTAATAAAAGAATAATTAAAATGAAAACGTTTATATATACATTATTATTATTTACGCTATCAAACGTCTTCTCCCGAGCTGTCCGATATATCCTCTAAAGGTGGAAGTAATTTGAGTCGTTTTTTCGGTTCTTCTACAGGTATGTAATTTGCTGGCCAAACATACTCCTTTCTTCTTTGAATGGAACGAGTATCAAGCATAGTGAAAACAAGTGCGTTTTGAATGGTTACTCCTTCATACATTGTTCCGACAGAAATAAGGTGCATTTCGTGCTGCTTCAATATCTCTGCAACCTTGATATTGAATATAGGCTGAGTATCCAATAGAAATTTCCGTTGTTGAGACGATATTTTTGATATAGGAATAAAGTAAGTTTTCACTTCCTGTCCAAAATCCTTTGCAAACATTACTCGCAAATGAAAATCGTCATCCATTTTCTGTAACGGTTAGTACACTTAGAAATTCATAAACAATAAATTACCTTGGTGTAATTACGTTTGAAAAACTCTGTAATTTTCTTATCCTTTGTATGACAGGCGGAAATGGTAGGAGCCAAGGCAACAGTTACATGGATAATAGGACAAATTGTAGTTATAGTGCTGTGTATGGACATTGTTGGTAATTTGCCGAATGAAGAATCATTAACCGGTTATTAAATTTAAAAATGCGGGGTCCCATATATTTTTTCAGTTTGTATCGAAATCATTATTCAAACCACTGAATCAATTCTAACACCTCCACACAAAGCAACATCTCAACACTATTTTCTATACAATGTCAACCACCAAGAGACTCCGCGAACACTCTGTAAGCTTGGCCAAAAATTGTAAAGTCAAGGATCTCTTTCCAGAAGCCGCCCAATTAGTAGCAACCGACAATACTTATTGGGATCAACAAGGAAAATACCAAAAATACAATGATGAAGTACACGCCAAGTTAATACCTGATGTTGGCAATGCATCTACTTCACTTGGAGAACTTTTACGTTTGGTCACCAATTTGTACTATCAACTTTACAACAATGGCATGAATTTCCTCAAGTTTATGGAGGATGGTTTAGTAAAAGGATACAATTTACAAGGAAAGGAAAAGGTAGCGTCGTTATTCATAGTTATGTATTCTTTGCTAACTAACAGGCATTCTTTGAAACTCAGATAAAAGAGTTAGACTTGGACGCTTATAGCAAACAAAAGCATGAAAGGGCTGCTATTTTGTATGAAGAGCTAGTGAATCGTACTTTGGAGTATTTGCAAAAGAATTTACCTCAAGATTTGTAATTAAAAATTTACATTGTTTAAATACACTTAAATTTATCCACAAACTTGTGTCTAGTAATAGATCTAGTTTCACGCGTCGTAGGAACCATTTTGCAGTTTGGTAAAAAATTAATGAATTATACAAAATTAATGAATTAATAATAAAACGATTATCTATAGTTTCGAAAATTACTAGATGGATTTTGATTTTTTCGTTATCAATCTGGATAAAAGCAAAGAGAGATGGTATAATATCAAAAAACATTTCGACGACGCCAACATAAGCAAAGTGAATAGAGTTTCCGGATTTTACGGAAAGGAAATTGAGAATCATCCAGAAAAAGAACTCATTTTGAAGAGAGAGTTACAGAGAGCCAAAAAACCATATAGATTTTCACACGATCAAAATAATCTGGGATCTATTGGTTGTTATATTTCGCATACTAGAGCATGGCAAAGAGTTTTGGATTCTGGAAAGGAATTTGGGATCATTTGTGAAGATGATATTAGTTTTGGGTCGGATTTTAAGGAGCAACTAGAGGAAAGATTGAGGCTCTTCGACAAGTGGGATGTCCTCATATTCGGGCCCTACGGGTTACAAGGGCCACACAACTCATTTTACAAGGGAGTACACGGAATTTTCAAACCTACCAAATGGACATGTCTCAACTGCTACGCTATTAAAGCGACTGCGTGTAAATATCTTTTAGATAGAGCGTTCCCAATCAAAAAGCAAATAGATTGGTTCGTGAGTGATCATACAAAGGATTTGGCCTGTTATATATTCCAAAACCCAATAGTTATTTTAAATTTACATCACGAACGCTCTGAAATCTCACACACCCCTGTATTTGGAGAAATGTCATCAAACAAATCTATACTTATTATATTGGTGGCTGTTTTATCGAGTGTAACCATTATCGGTGGAACTGCAACTGTGTTATTACTTACAAAATACAAAAAAATCTAAAAATTTGTTGTTTTTGTATATTGATAATAAATAATTTGATACAAAATTACGTTTTTGAATAGCGAAACGCGAATAGACCACGTTTAAATATATTAGATAGGAACAACATGAACGATCGTGAACGTTTAAACTTTAATAGACAACTTTGGAATGTTTACAGGAATGGACAAATTCCATTTGCGTATAGACACAAGATGATGTTTTTGCGTACTATTCGAGAACAGACATTCTCAAAAGAAGAGTTTGACGTAATACATCAACAGTTTTCCGACTATATAAACGTGCTTCTTTTACTGCAACACCAGCAGGTTGTAACATCTAACATGCCTTCTACTTATTACTTTGCTGGTATGATCTTGAAACAATTGGGAATTTCTAAAGATATTTCAAATTATTTTTTCTCCAGAGTGGCTAGTGATGATATTACTGAGTGGGATAATTTGTGGAAAATTATGGAACAAAAGCGACAGGAATTGTGTCTACCATCAGATTTTCAACAATAAGCTAAAAATTATAAAACCGATATAAATGTTATAAATTTGATATGAACGAAATAAATTCGATATAAATGAAATAATCTTTTTATAAATTCGACTTTTAACCATCCGGCCCTTTTAGTAACGCTTGAACTGCTTTGTTTTGTAACTCTAAATTCTAGACTTTGAAAAATTCTAAAGTCCAAAACAAAAGTGAAATGGGGGTGCTAAAAGGGCCGGATGGTTAAAAGTTGAAAATGTGAAAAGTTTATTTAATTCATACCGGATTTTATGTTTTGTATCGAATATTTATCAAAAAGTATCGAGTTTATATCAATATTTAGTTTATTTACAATTAAGAAAAACACTAGTATATTGTTAACGTTTGAGTTTATTTTCATCATTGTTGAGTATATCTATTACAGACAATTCAGTTTCACATTGTTTTCTCAACTTTGGTATCGAATATTTTATACATTTAGGGTTGACTTTAGGATGTTTCAAAAACAGATTATGAAAGTGTTTTCTAGTATGTAATATAACGTGGCGGACTAACATGTAATCTCTAGCACAAGGATCAACACGACTATCATTCATCAAGATATGTGCTAGTTCAAATTTCCATTCAGTTACAGCTTGAACAAGAGCATCATTATCGTTATAATCAGGTTCGATACGAGAATCTTTTAACAACACATCCACGACCCTTGTATGGTTTTTCAAGCAAGCATTACGGAAAGCCAGATTCAGAGTATCCGCATCTACACGAGAGTTTTTAGATAAAAGCTCCACAATTTCAAAGTATCCTCCAGTAGCAGCATGAAGTAAACCAGAGTTTATATCGCCCAAAGTTTGCACCATTTCGATTTGAAGCAAAAATTTCACAATTTCTATTCTTCCGTTTTGACAAGCCACAGTAAAAGGCAACCATAATTCTTGATTGTCGATGTTTGAGTTTCTGGGTGTTCTCGCAAGTGGATTAGCACCATGATGATATAAGAGTTGAGCGACGTCCAAGTTTCCTCTGTGACAAGCGTCGTAAAAACAGAGATTTTTAACTTTTTCTATACAACGAGAGTCTTGAAGAAAATATTGTATAACATTCAATCGACGGTTACAACAAGCGTAGTACATTGAAGAGCTCTCGCCTCCATAGAAAGGATCTATGAAAGAGTACACATACAATCTTTGTACGATAGCCAAGTGTCCTTTGGAAGCAGCGTAGGCCATTATGTTGCTATAGATAACTCCCCTCCTAGGATTGATAGCCATATCCTTAATAACTCTAGAATCGCTGAGCAACGCGTCCATAATTTCAAGATGTCCTTCTTCCGCAACATAACGCAAAGTTTCACTACCAATACCAAAACGATGGTCTTTTAGTAATCGCTTGACCAAAACAAGGCTTCCTCCGTAAGCACAAGCAGCCGTCATTATAGATGTATTTCTGCCTTTGGTTGCGTTGGTTCTAGATAATTAATCAATAAAGCAACACAACTTACTCGAATTCCTTCTGAACCGCAGCGGAAACATCAGGTAAACTTAGCAAATGCACAGCAAGTTCGTAATGACCTCCATGACAAGCTCTGTAGAGTGCACTATTGTCGCTATCAGTGGGATCAGTTCTGTAACAACGGAGTAGCAACTTTGCAACAGGTAAGAATCCTTTACTACAGACTTCGCGAAATAGTTGATGTAAGTCTTCCAATTTAGTTCCGGCATGAACGAGATGTGCGGCAGCAGCATAGTTTCCGTTTAGACAAGCTGCTTCCATGTGTTTACTTTTCGGTTCAATTCTACCGTCTTTCAGCAAGAGCTTCACTACTTCAGTATGTCCAGCTTTACACGCTTTCTTCAAAATAACAGATTCCAATGGATCTTTCGTAGCAGAAAGCAAGATGGAAAGAGTTTCAGTTTGACCACATTCGGCAGCGATATGGATAGCACCGTGTATACAGGCAGGCGAGAGGTTTCTTTTGACATAAAAAGTTACCAGATTCACATCACCAAGTTCTATAGCCAAATCTAACCCGCCTGCTCTGCTGAAATCAAAGTGGGAGTTACGAACTAACATGTGTAAAGTTTGTATTTGTTCTAAAGTATAAGTAAAATTCTTTGGACAGTTAAATGTACTTGTTCTAGCAACGTGTCTGATAAGTTTGTCTTGTATTACAAGCAAATTACAGGATTTGATCATGATATTACGAAAATCCTTAGATACCAAAGAGAAGGAACAAAAATCTTTTTCGTCTACAACGCAATGATCCAAAACTTGATATAACAGTTCTTCTGGAAAAAATCCTTTAAAAGGTAGATCAACTATCTTGGTTTTTTTGTTGGATCTGACTTTGGTGTTTGTGACTACGAAAATAAGTAAAGATGTAATGTGATGTAAATATATTACCTGCTGTTCTTTTAGACATGATATTCCGGTATGTTGTGGATTATTATGATCTGTGCGGTTGATCGTATAATTTAAAATGATGGACCCCGGTTTTTAAATACTGCAACTTTTTTAGCGGTGACGTTATGTTTTAAAAAATCGAAACAAAAAAGTTTCATATTCTCAACACTTTATTATTATTAGGGTTACGACTTTACGAACCAGAAGAAACAAAATAAAAATAAATAAATTGAATTAATTTGGTTTTATTGTAATAAAATACGGATTCATTAATACATTCATCGTATTACATAACGAACTAGCCAAAAACGATTCAGTCTTCTTGTCCATATGCACGTTCGCCAACATCCACAGTTGTTGCTTTTCCTTGTCAATTCTCTCTAAAAGATCCAGTGTTATAGCTATTTCGTCGAAATCAATCTTGTCGTAATAGTCGTGGTGAAATTGTATTCTTCTTCTTAAAAAAGATTCTAGTTCTACAAGTCCACTTTTAGCAATAACTCTGTCGTATTTTTGACGTCTTTGCGATTTGAAAATGTTTGCGATTTTCATTTGTTGGATGCTCTGATTGTACTAGTAATAGTTAGTTGATAGCGAGTTATCGTAAACATGATCAATAAAAAATCAAGGGTCCATGATTATAACGTGTTTAAATAAAAAACACAGGGTCCATAATATTTTTTATTTTATATTACCCGCGCGTTATTCCGCAACTTTTCCACCGATAGTATTTTCCATACAAGATGTCTGGGAAAACTTCTAAAGATATTCCAAAAGTAAATATTCCTCCCCCAGTCGATGTAATTTATAAATTTTGTACCTGTCTAAATTATATCAGAACGACTCTCCTAAACAACAAAAGCGTCCTCTTTCTGGAAAGTCATCCAAGAAAAACGACGAGCCGAATCCTTGGGGAGAGAATTTTAGCTGTAATAAGCGTGATATTGCCAACAACCAGCCTACAGCTGAAGAATTTGCTGAATTTGAAGCACACATGGACGTTAAACGGATTTCTGCAAAACTAACAGCCGAAGCCAAACAAATCAAAGAAAATTCACCAAAAACCAAACAATCTATACAAAATACAGAAAGAAGCCCAAAGCCTGTGCGGTCTAGCAATAAGGTACACATGTTGTATCAATCACACACTTATTTTATTTAGCCAGAAGTCAAGACAACTACACGGTTGCAAGACAGGTTACTACACCAACAATTGGATGTAGTTTCTGTTTTGGAAATTAAACCCAAGTATGTAACAAAATACCTCACTGATTCTGGAACGAATGTCAGAAGGGTTAGATTTATTGTAAAAGAAGGCAATTCTAATGTTGAAATGACTGGTAAATAGGTCAATTATATTCTCTGTTGACGTTTAGATTTATGTAATACGATGAACAAAATTTGTGACATTGGTATGGCTTCTCCTTATCAAGATGCCGACTATGACGCTTTATTGGATGGAACTATATTGTTATTTGAAGGTCAGACTTATGGATTTGGAGAGATTTTGGGCTATTTAGAGCAAGCAAATATCGCTCCTGTAAATCAACCTGTACCTAAAACTCCTACTGAGGAAGAAAAAGATAGAAATTCCGAAAAGAAAGATCGTTCTCCCAAACCTCTTGATAGAATGGAAACTAAAGCTAGAGTTCGAGAAAAGTCTCCGGACAAGAAGCGTGCCGACAAAGTTACCGAAAAGGTAGAAAAAGTTGTAAAACGAAAGGAGGAGAGATCGGAAAACACGACGTCCAACTCTGCGACAAGTCAACAGCCAAAGAACCCAATACCGACTGTACGATCCAAGAAACCTGGCTTGCCTTATCCTACTCCATCCAACTCTGTAAGCTCTAACAAAGAACCCGCAACGAAAAAACCCAAACTTCCGGAAACTACCCCAGATGGTCAAGATAGAGTTCCTTCGAATGCGAGCTCTACAATTACAAACTCTACAAGCGTGGATTCTTTGAGTGCAGCTACAATAACAAACTCTACAACCTACACAGCAAGTACACCTTTTCAAACTCTGGTGCCTGTGAACAATAATCTGAATAACCAAGCAAATGCTCAAACGGATACACCTGTAAAAGCGATCGAGATATGCAAAGAAGTGTTTACTCTGTTCAACAAATACATGGATCGAGGGGGAAACATGCTTCGAGATGCTGAACTTCTAGCTGAAGAGATTGGTATAACTCTAGAAGAATATGATTATATTTGTGGTAATTACAGAACCTTGGAAAAGAGATTTGGCACCAAAGTCAATTTTGACAAACAGTTCAACACTGCCCACTTTACTTGGAGCGACCGAGAAGATTTTTGGAATTTGATGGCTTCTACAACATCTAAGGCGTTGAACGTACCTCTTAGCACATCCATAAAAGCATACGAGTTATTGGGCAAAATTGTCGGACATTTGTATAAAGATTAATAAAAATTTTAAAGAGAGATTTCGTATTTTTTAATCATAATTTATTGTTTACATTTACGGATTCGTTGGTTCTGGTTCGGGTTCTGGCTCTGGCTCTGGATCGGGTTCGGGTTCTGGTTCTACGGTCCCAGTATCATTCGCACTTTCCATGGATGTATAAGTGTCCACAACACGTTTCACCATTAATTTAACGTCAGGGTCATTATCGCATTTAATTTGTATATTCAATATTTTTCGGTATAATTCTTTTTGTGCTATAATTTGTTCTAATTGTATTCTTATCGATTCTCTTTGTAATAACGCATCTTCGATTTGTTGTCTCAAGTCTACATCTGTAAGAGGAGCTTGTGCGGATGCATCCACGGGGTTTTCGTCCGCAGCAGTATAAGTATTCACAGATGATTTAATGATTTGTGCTGCGTCTGGATTCGTATTACAAGTCTCCCAAATACCCAATACCTCTCGCAAAAGAACAACTTGATTTTCTATTTGGTTCAAGTTTGTCACGATTGTTTGTTCCTGAGCAAATAGAGTGCGAAGGTGATTTTCTAAATCTTCTCTTGTAATTGTTGCTGTCATTTTTAAGTCTGTATTAGGCTATATAAAAACAATAAATTAAGCTAGGAAACAAGCGTGTTATAAAATTATTAAACTAGTAATTTATCAATATATACACAGCGCCATGATATGTCGAAATATAAAGGTATTAACAATGAGGTACAATAGAGAAGAATATGATACTGGTTCAAAAATTGAATTTAGATTGGAACTGTCGAAAAAAGACAATGAAGATATTGCAAATGTGATACATAACGTTTTGCACAAATTTAAATCACCAAAAGAGACTATACCTTATGTAGAATCCGAAATTGCTTCAACTTTGGCGGAAATTCACAAGAGATTGGACGAATTCTTTGGGCGAAAACCTGGAGAATACTTTTTAAGGTTTAGTAATTGTAGTCCCAAAGATGCATGGTATCAACTCTGTTCAGAAACTCCTGAATTAGACGAAGAACAAGATGATCAAAGTGAAGATATATTGACAGAGGAAGAAATAAAACGAGACATAGATGTACTAAGAGTTACCTCTGCAAAACAAGTATTGATGGTTCTGTGTCACAGTGAACGTATTTATTATGAAGCAGAATGTGATAAAGGTGACAACGCGATCATATTATTGCCTTGGAATGATAAAATACTCTATGATACAGAAACAAGATGCTTTGTACGAAATGGAAAGTTAATTGCGTTTTCCCAATATTATTACGGTTTGCAGACTGGTTATAAATCATTGAAATGTGACTTTCCTGGTGAATTTTGTTTACAAGTTACAGACAAGATAAACACTATTACCTCAAACAACTTTCCTTATAAGGACGCTGTGATCGACTTAGCTGTATCTTCCAAACACACAAAAGATGATTTAGAGTTTATATTTATAGAAGTGAACCCTTTTGACGAAAACACAGATTCACCATTTATTGACTGGAAACATCTTCAAGAAGACGAATTTGCAAATGTGGAATTTAAGTATAAAAAGGAAGGGGAAATTAAATCGTACAACTTGTAGATTTATTAAACATTTGCTACTGTTTCAAATATACGTTTTAGTGGACAATTTTCGTATTCTTTCTTCATGTAAAATATTTGAACCCAAAAGTAAAATACATAAATTCCAAAAGACATTTTTTCGTCCCAATTTCTCCCAAATACATTCTTGGCATTGCTAATTAGAGAATCTATTCCCAATAACTGGAAATTAGTAAATACAGATTTGTGTGTTACCTCAGCAGGAGATTTGTAGTACAACCGAACCAACATAGGTAAACTTCCAGAATAAGGAAGAATATGTTGCCCTAGATTACCCATAGCTATAGAAAATGATCCTGGACAAAACTCATTATCGTAATCTCCTATTCTAAACTTGTAATCTTCGTATTTTACTACATAAGCAGAGTATTTAGGCTTGCCCTCCTTATAAATACGCCAATTGGAAGGTTTATACACACTATCTAGTTTTTCTGGAAATATGTCTAGAAACTTGTGTGTTGTTTTGATTCGTATAATGCTATTTTTCAGAATTCTTCTCTTTTCTTTTAACCCTACCAGTATCAGTTTCTGTTCTTTGATCTGTTTTTCCACGTCTTCCAACTCACTTTCGATATCTGTCATTTTCATTTATGTGTCAATAGTAATATTCCGCGCCAGAGAAGAACGAACGTTTACACAAAGATAAATATGCAAGGTGATCGATTATCCAGAGCAAAATTATCGGTAGTAAAAAGCAATGAAGAACACTTGAAAATGTTTAGCAGAACTGTCACGTTAGATGTATCCACTTCTATGGCTGACTTTGAATATATGATTCCTATTTATCCTGCAATCAAACCAAATTACGACGTAATCGCTGGCGATGGAGGAAAGTGGGTAAAGGCTTCAGAATTTTACGCCATGAGAGCTACAGAACTTGTTATAAACGATAGAGTGAAATTAGACCAACAATCAATGTGGATATTAACAGAGCTTCAAAAACCCCTCGATTCAGTCGGCCAAATTATAGGAAATTGTGACAATGAAGAAGTTGCAGAACTAGTAGTAGAAAACTGTGGAGAAAATGTGGGGAGTGATTCTATGGAAAACTCTATGGTTGTGGAAAACAACATTATTGATCAAAACAAAAGGAAGGGAAACGAGACAAATGAAGATAAAATCCCCAAAAAACCAAAAAACACATGTCTATAAAAACTTTAATTTATTACGCGAAGTTCATTTTTCAATTCTTCAGCTACTGTAATCTCCGTATATTCTAAAAATCATGGGTCCTGAAAAAGAATTGCTAAATAAAAAATCAGGGTCCCATATTTTTCATTTCGAACAATTGGGTATTACCGCGACAATTTATTGGCCATGGACGACTTTATCAACCCAAAAGACTTCTTTGAACCGTACTTGTGTAACTGGGAAGAACTGACAGAACAACAACAAAAGGAAATTAAGGAACAAATCATTGACAATTACGTTAGAATGTTACGTGTTGCTCCTGTTGAATACGCTCATTATGCCCGTATAATTGTAGAACATTACAAATAAACGCGTTATACGACAATATCTGTTTTAGATTTAATATATTTTATATATAGTCAACTATTGTAGTCATGTCAACTCCTGCAAATCAACAAACAGTAAATCTGGACATTCAAGGAGCAGGAATTTTCGGGATTAAAATTTCCAAAGCTCAAACTATCACTTTTTCGGCAATAGATTCAAATAATGTCAGCGGTTGGATAGGTGATGTTCAAGTTCTTGCAAATGTCACATACTATGTTAAATTATTAAACGGTTCTCTTACTGTTATTAATAACACTTCAAAATCATACGTCCCCATTTACAATCAATATACAAAAGAGTCATCTACAACGGCAACAGACAACTTTTTCAATTCAACAATTAAATTTTATGTTTATTGTTCTTCAAATGAGTATACTTTGGTCTGCAACGGAAACTGTCCAGATCCTGGTGCGGTTACTTCATCAGGTACTAGTAGATTATAAATTGTATTTTTTAACGTATAAAGGTACAGATGTTCCAAGTGGTTCTTCCAGTTCTACAAAGTCTAGTAGTACAATGTTGATAATTATTTTCGTGGTGCTTGGTGTAGCCGCTGCCGGTGGAGCATTGTTTTACTATAAGAGGTCGAAAAAATCTACCAACAATAGCAATGTAACATACCAACCTTAAGTCCAATAAATAGCTTTCCTAAAATCGATCTCAAACCTTGATGTTTGATCAAACTTTATATTTACATACCAGCGCCAAGAGCACAACTACCACTGAAACTCAAATTAAACGTATATATACCTTTTAAGTATTATAAACGTAATGTCTCACACTTGTCTGTTGTGTTTTAAACATGAAACGATATTTTACGTGAGTTATGGTAGGTCAATATCTGCATCCATGTTACCTGTTTGCGTTTACTGCGTTCCTCCTTGGATAAATGGGAAAGAAGAATGGTGGTACGAAGTCAAAAATTCGAGAGGAACACAGGATCGGCCGAAGCCAAGACAATTACAAGATGCCTTAGAAATGAGAAACAAACACGAACCGCGTTGTGATATAGATAAGGATTTATCGGAAAAGTATGCCGATAGAAACTATAGAGAAAAATTTAACATTGATCAACTGCTAAATCATTGGGATGAATCAAGTCAAAAATATGATTTCAAAGATACACCTGTATGGAACGAGGAAAAACAGTATTATGAATATTTATAAAGTTATCTTATTATTTTAATTTATTTATTTTGTCATTTACTTTGTATCATTTAATCCGTATCATTTACTTTGCTGTCATTGTACTTTTTTATTACATAAATTCCTCCAATACTCAACAGGATAGCGGCAGCGATAATTATAATTAACGTAGTTTTGTTACTCGAAGTTGCAGATGTACTTGACGATGTACTTGTTGACGTGCTTGTCGATGTGCTAGTTTCTGTGCAAGTAGAACCGTTACACAAGAGATAGGCGGTTCCTGGTGAGTAATTGATCCTCATAGAAATAGCGGTTGCGAAGAATGCGTCAGACACTTGCGTTGATGAAGCCGAAGTAACTGAATCCGTTATAGTAACCGCTGTATTTGTGCTAGCCTCCATAACTTGGAGTTTTGAATTTGTGATGGAAACAGTGTAAGTTTTGCTCGACGTAGCAGGAAATGTTCCAATCCACCCTTCTTGACCATAGTAATCACGGGCTCCGATTCTGATTGTTTGTGCAGAATTAACGTAAATTTGAAAATAACCGCTTCCAGCGTTATCAAAAGTTGCTACAAATGAAGACGTCATTTTTGTTTTTCCAATTGTCTTACAATTATCTCTATGTTGATACAATATTTTCGACATCAAATAAATATTTCGTACATTGAATAGTCAGTTTAGTTTTTACAGTTGTCTTCTTTATTTTTTGTAAAAGACTCAAAATAATACCTAAAGATTATAGAACATCAGAAACAAATTATATCATGTCAGCAGGTGGACCTTTTTTTGGACCGTACAACTTTCCTCCTTCAAGTATTTCTATCAAATTTGGATACGACCATGGACCTGAAGGAGATAGTTTGGGTATTTCACTTTATCAATCCAGTTCGCCAAGCGTTCCTAAACTTAATATTATATTGTCGGGAAATGGAACTTCTCTATCCAGTTACACCTGGACAACTTCAAGCGGCGTTTCTAAGAACAATTTCAACTACGAACTTCCCACTACATACTCAACTATTTATACTGTAATTTGTAACAATATTTTGAGAATAATGATCAACTCCCCTACATCAACCCCTATTCTGACGGTAGTAGATGATTTAATTGTTACATTTGATACAGTGTACGCTACTGGTAATTCTGGTGAAACGATATCAATGGATGTAACTAGTTTTCTTACTCCTTGTTGCTGCAATTATACACTCCCAAACGCTTTGAAAATCAAGACAACTTCAACTTCCACTTCGTCTAGTGGATACAAGGCACCTTTATGGTTATTAATATTGATATCTGTATCATCTTTGACCGTTGGAGTTACTTTGGGTACTGCTGGAATTATGTTGTTAAAACGACGTTCTAAAAATCAGTAAATAAAACTTGAAAAACCGATACATTTTTTATTTATTAGTATATTTTTCGATATAAAATCAAAAAAATCTGATAAAAACGATAAAAGTTTAAATATTTAAATTACCAAAACAAATAATCTTTTCATGTTTTCAAATTTTAACCATCCGGCCCTTTTAGCACCCCCAATTCACTCTTGTTTTGACACTCTAAATTTTTCAAACTCTAAAAACTTTTAGTCAAAAACAAAGCAGTTCAGACGTTACTAAAAGGGCCGGATGGTTAAAATTCGAATTTATAAAAAGATTATTTCAAACGATACTATTTTTTACGTTTTAATAATTTTAATATCGACTTTTCAATCAAAAGTATCGAAATTATTTAGTTTATATCGAAAATTTACTTTTTCAACACAATCATCAAATTAAAACACAACTTTAAAATATCTACATTTATACATGTAAAATCACAAAGTATACAAAGCTAGCTATCCGATTTGAGTTTTAATCCAAAGCATCGTTTCTTTAGATCATCCTTGCTCTCATCTTCTTTTGCCTGTTCGTATACTCTCCTACTTTTGGGACTGTACTTTGCAAATTGAGTTTCCATTCTGCTCAACAAATGTGGATCCATAGGACGTTCCCTTCTGTTTATGAGCTTTCCGTCTTTCTCTTCTGATGGTATATAATCGTGTGTTGTAGCGAATACGTGTTGTGTTCCCAGAACCTTATTTATCGCGTCGCTTATGGCTACTCCGTTTTCACAATTAGATTGCCAAAAAGTGTCGTCTATTTTTCTTTCCGTAATAACACTTCTTATTACCGACTCATGTAACTCGGTGTTAATACCAAAGTAATCGCAAACTTTATCGGAAAAAGGTATATTATTTTTGACTTGATAAATCAAATCGTCCGCTATAGAACGTTTGGGAGTTGCATCGTAAGCTGAAGTTCTGACGGTTCTTTTTCTATTAGTGGTGCTTTGTTTGGTAGTAATAGATTTATCGTCTATCATTTTTTTCAACCCTTAACAATCTAGTGAGTAATTAAATATACTAACTTCCCAACGGAAAATCCCATCTCGAAAAGCCCAGAAAGTCTAGCGCGGAATATTAATTATAACTATCCATCGCAATGGCTTATTACGATATAAAATAATTATTATGCTGATAATTATGGTGTTTATTAATAATACTAATTAGTATATTTATACCAACTGCGGCAATCCGTTTAAATCGGTTTGTTGTGAATATATTAGCCATTCGATTATAACAACTATGGGTATTGACGTGTGTGAAAATCCAAATTGTCCTGAGCAATCTACAAGAAAATGTTTGATTTGTAATGATGATTCCTGCGAGAAGTGTTACCAAGAGTTTCACCAACCTTTATCGTGTGCAAATTGTGGAAAGCAGATCTGTGAATCGCGTACTCAGAGATGGAGGTCGTACCAAAGACATGGCGAAGAACCTATCATTGATACACGACCAATGTGTATGACTTGTAATATCACTACATCATTTCAAGTGTAATAAAACTCCATACAATATATATTGCGCTGTAACTATTTATCCGATTTATACATCTGTAATAAAGATGACGGAGGTTACACCACTTTTAGATATTCAAAAGTCTATTGAAAAGATTAAATCCAATCTTTTCTTCGGTCAAGATCGCGATGATTTCAAAGAATTACTGGAAGAAAAACTCAAAGTGTTAATGGACGATACTTCCTATTATTCATTCGTGTTAGAATCAGAGTCTGATTTTATATGGTTGAGATGTGTTCCTGACCGAGAAAACAAGATTTATACGTGGGATCACAATGTGTTAGATGACGATGTTCCACTAACTACAGATGATGTTCTCGATATTATAACACTATTGTATTTTGAAGGCCGTATTGTTCAAGCATATTTTATTTTGGAAAGCGAACTTGAGCCGACGGAAGATAACAAACCAATTGTATCCAGGATAACGAATACGTTTTACCTCAAAGATTCTAGATTCATTTCCTATTATACCGATGAGGTTCATAAGTTGAGAGAATTAGCCTCCACAGATCCTTCCGAATACGTGGAGAAATTACAGAATTTGATATCCAATTTTCGTAAAGATTTTAAAGAAATCGAAAACAATATCGAACCTAAATCAAGTCTTTACGATGTTTTTCATCATACGGAAATGTGGATGAGTTATATGTTGGAAATAATGTTAGAAACCTTTAAAAACATGAAATATTACAATAATTACATCGTTCCGATAGAGTGTAACCGAGTTGATACAATGTGGAATTCCAGAAGCGATGATATAAATTCCTGTAAATAAAATTCCTGTAGATAAAATCTTGTAAGTGTTTTTGTAAATAATATTCTGTATTAAAATAAAAATAAATTTAAATTTATTTTACCAATATTCGCCTTTTACTGTTAATCGAATTGATCATTTTTATTTCAGTCGAATTTAATCAAGCCGCATTAAATACAGACACTATCGTTTTTATTATACGATATTTATAAAATTTTATATTTATAAAATGTCTGGAACTCGAAGTCGCACAATTAAATTAACCAATGTTGCTCCTAGATCTTCGTCCTCTATTTACAAAAGTACAATGACCGTGGATAAACCTGTAAGAAGTGAAAACGACAGACAACTTGTGCCTGTTAAGAGAAAGAGAACAGAAAACAAAGACAAGTGCGGTGAATTAACAGAACAACTATCTGCCACTCTCGCTGAATACGAAGAACTGTTATATTCGAGTGATGAAGCTATACTATCATTTTCTGTAGAAAAGTTTGAATCTGAAGCAAAAAGACTTCTTTCCAATACAGTAAAGAGACTGAAAGAAAGAAAAGAAACGCAAGTAGAAGATATCAAGGCTAAAGCTATAGAGGCTTATATGAAAGTAATGGCACCTATTATGTCTGAACCCAAATCCTGTCAAATGGTCTGTTGTGGAAACAAAGAACCTACCAATACTATAACCAAACTGGACTGTCCTCATATGTATTGTGATGTATGTTACATTGGTCTCTTGGAACCTAAGAGAAATACTGTAGAATATTTAATTATAAAATGTCCCCTGTGTAGAGTTGTTACAAAGAAAGATGTACCTAGATACTCTTACGATCCTTTGTCTGACGATGATTTTGACCCTGATTTGTAATTATTTAATAAATATCAATATATAAAAATATCTGTTTTTAGGAAAATTATTGTAAATTTTATTGGTTCAACTTATGTGTCGAACTACAAGAATTTGTTCGCTCGCAAGTTGAACAGTTTATCTTATCTCCGACATAAAGCAGTTCACACCCTTCCTCTCCAGAGAAATTATATACTGAAATTAGCAGTTTATAGAAAAATAATTAATACCATTGTTATTCTTTTTGAGAGTTTCAATTTCCAATTTTTGTCTCTCTTTTAACACTTTTACGCGTTCGACTTTTGTACCCGATTCCATATATTCTTTGGTTGTAATGCCAGTAATTAAGAACCCTTCCCTGTACCAAGTCGTTAGACGCATAGTTTGCGCCTCGGTATTTATCGCGATACCACTTTTAATAATACGATGGAAAACTCTGATAGAAAGAGAAAATACTTTTTCCAGGATGTATTTACTGTAGGAAAAACAAACGATCAGAGAATAAATGATCGAAATAACGAACGTACCGTGGTTAATTTTCACCAATATAAAGAAGACTATCCTCAAATGTCTGACGATGATATTGACCAGGAAGATACATCTGATGACTATCTTTTAAATACACAAAACAAGAGAGCCAAGAATACAAAAGAACGCCCGTTGACAATTACATTAGAACCAGAAACAAGCGACACATTTGAAGACGGTCAGTATTCGGACGATGCGGTACGCGATTTGGAAGACGAAATGGAAAATTATTTGGATGATTCAAATGATGAATTAAACGAAAACGATCTCGAAGACCCAAATCCTAATTATCCACAAGAAGATGAAAACTCACAAACACCAGAACAGGGTGCACGCGAAGAAGCAGTTACTACCTTTTGTACCGGATTACGTATCAAGGCGTACGGACCGTTATCTCATACACCAGACGGTTTATCTTTTAAAGCCTATTTGTATTGTTTGATAAAACATGGAGCGAGCGTAAAAGTCGTACCAGAATCAGATGACTTTGAAATTGCTGGACTATCGGAACGAGACATTTCTGTATTACAAACATTGAAAAGTAAACAAACTGATCATAATGTAGTAGTAATACACTCGCCTATGGTGAATTACCAAGAGATAATTAAAAAAGAAAGACAAAGTAACCGTAATATCGCTGTAGTTGGAGTGCACTCTTGTTATATAGATGATATGAATGAAATCGATAGCTCTGTGTTTGACATGATGGTTCTACCGAGTGAATTGTATTCCGATAAGTTGAGATACACAACTACTTGTCCCACTTACGCTATACAATTTCCTCTATCTAGAAAGATCTTTGACGATGAATTTGAAACAGATGATAAATTCGTCTATTATTCGTTTGTCGATACTGTGGAAGATGCTGAACTTTTAATGACAGCCTACTTGAAATTGTTTCATGTAGACGACAAAGTATTGTTGTATATAAATTCGCCAAACGCGTTACTTGGACCTATCAAAGAGATTGCCAAGATACTAAAGAGTAAATCGGACAAATTACCTGGTGTTCTAGTTCACAGCAGGGCTCTCGATGACGAAACTTTACATCAGTATCATTCAAGAGGGAACGTTTATGTATCTGTTTGTAGGCCAAACACATTGAGGTTGGATGCACTCGAAAGCATATTGTATGGGAATATATTTATAGGTACAAATGGGTATTTTGAAGAATATGTCAAATGTGGACTCTTTATTCATGGAAGAGAATATGAATCGAGAATACGTGATTTGGTAAAAATGCTGAGAATAACATACGAACAATACGATACCTGTAAGCAGAGTGCAGAACTTACATTACTTGCTTCCAACAACGCAGAGACAAATGTGGCACTCAATTTTTGTAGAGCACTAAAAAAGATTATGGGGAAAAAAGAAATAAATCTGTAATTTCATAAAATTTGTTTATTTTTGTTTAAAATTGTGGAGGTTGAAATTCAAAGGTAGGCTCGCTCGCTCTCTTTTCTGCCAAATATTGTTCGTAATGATTGTCTAAATCTTCGAAACATTCTTCGTCTTCATCATCAAATTCTTCTTCATCATACTCTTCCACTCCTTGCTGGGCTATATCCACTCTGTATTCCAATTGGACATCTCTATCGTCATCTTCTTCCATGCAAGAGGTCAAAAATCTAAAGAGAGCACCTTCTTTGCTCAAATTGGTATTGATCAATTGTTCGGGAGAAAAATAAATGACTTGAATGTTTGGTGGAACAATAGGTATCAAGTTTTCTTTCCAGTCAGGCACGTTGATTTCATCAGTCATTACCAAGATTCTATCGCAATTCAATCCAATCATTTCAGGTTTTATCATTCTTTCCAGGTATAACATACATTCGTCAAAGGAATGGCTAATCGAAAGCACATATTGTGATTCGGTAGTAAGATAGAACCCAGGCAAAACTTGTTTAAACTCTCCGGAATTGTGTACTTCGGCCATAGATACTGGTTCACATACGACAATAGCCGAGTAAACTTGTTGAGGATTGAATGGTAAAAACTCCATCTAATTGTCAACTGTACGATTACTACGATTTAAAATGTTTATATTACGACAAACTATATATAATCAATGTATGGCGCTGTTTATATCACACGAATACAGAAAATACTAAAAAAATTGTTATTCTTGGAAACGATTTATTGGTACAAAATTGCGAAAATAAAATGCTTGTAAACGTCTAAGATAATGTAGGCGTAGCGATAGCTGCACTGTTTAATCCGGTAAAAATTATTTCGACGTTGTAATGTACGGCACCATCAGTTGTAGTAGTTGCAGGTTGATTAATCACAACATTTGTACTTGCTGGTGTAGCGGTTATAGTAGGAATAGCCAATTTTGTTGTGGTAGTAGCCCAACTTGGGCCGTTCATAATTTTCCAAACTCCAGCTAATCCGGTCTTGAGAAGTGTAAAGGACGTATTTACAGCTTCACCAGTTGAAGTACCGGAAGTTGAACCAGAAATATTGATAACCATCTTCCACTTATCGGCCGCAGTGTTTGAAACACCAGAAATTGTTGCAATTGTTAAAGCAGTGTTACTTGCTGCAGTAGTATAATTCTTGGAAACAGTAACAGTAAGGCCACCAGTACCAGCAGTACCTCTGCTCAACGCTGTTGTTGTTGTGCTAGCGTTACTAACGTTGCTAGTCAATGTTGCAGGTAAGGCAGCGTTATCTACAGAATTGCCATTTGCTCCTGTTAATGCAAAATTCCTTGGAGAAGCACCAGTCGCATCGATATTGACACCGCTCAACCATGTAGTAGCTCCCAATAATGCTGTTTTACCGGAAGTTTGTGCTATGTTATTCGTCCAAGTACCCAAACTTGACTGAGGAAAATTTGTGACAGTCGATGAGGTAAAGTCCACAGTTGCATTTGATAGAGTAATAACGGCACCGGCACCGATAGTTGCGAAATTATTGGTCTTGATACTGTTGGTGGTAGCTGTGGTGTAATCGATAGAATTGGTAATTGTTCCGGATAATGAGTTTGTAGCAACTACGTTACCATACGCAGTATCAAAAGTTAAATTTGGATATATAGAAAGAGCCATTCTTGATTACAATAGTGAACTATTTAAAACACTTTAAAACTCTTACGAACTATTATTTACGAATATTAAAAGTCTACGGTAATAAGCTAGATGGAATCAACAAAATAAAAGTATGTAATATACAATTTTATCTGAGAGATACAAGCTAATTTCCAAAATACAACAAACAATTTGTATTGATTTGTATTCGTAAATATTTTTGCGCCATAAAATTCCTTCCTAATAGATTAGATCGACAATATTGCTGCTAAGAAATTAAAAACGGTAAATGGTTGTTCAAATTCAATATTTTGTATATAATAGTTGAGAATAGTATAAAATATAGTAGAAAAATAATTCACAATGACAAAAAAGAATTCAAACGATTATGATGATCAACACAATAAGCTCGATGCCGTCTCTGTTCTCATTGGGGCTGGATTCGTCGGTATTGCAGTAACAACAGCTCTGGTGGTATATTTAGTAATGAGAAAACCCAAGATGATAGAATTTCCGACAGTTTGCGATCCATCAAACAGAATGCCAATGTATATACATATGAATAATCAAGGAGGTTATTGTATTGTGAGCAACCAAATAATTATATCAAATTTCACGATACAAAATGCTGGGCAACCTGTGTTTTATCTGTGCACAAGCGGTGGCACTGGAAAAGTTCCTATATATAATTATATAAATAATTTGGATAACGTCACTGTATTATGGGGCACGACGTATAACGCACCTGCCGGTTATACTGTAGGAAATGGAGGATTACCGTTTGGATATGCTTATTCGATGAAACAATTACCTAACCAACAACTCTCTACGCTTAGTGTACTACAACAAATTGTAAAACAGTCAACTGTATCTATATTATCCACATCAAATACCAAGACCTATGGTGCCTACACCTACAACCATAAACAAACATTGGGATATGTATTCCCAGGACAATAAAATAAAATGTTAAATATAAATTTGCGTCATTTCAACGTAATTTTCTTATTGGTATTTAAACCGTTATCCAATTTAGGAACATGGAAACAGAATATCATTATGACGTTAGATGGACAACCATTCACGCTTTCCACACAGAGAGTTCAATTAAAGAACTCTACGATGATTATTGTAGATGTAGAAAAATGCGAGGACTAGAGATCAAATGGGATGAACAAGCACATAAAATGTGGAGAATACGAGCTATGATGAAAGAAAATAATTTTCGTATCAAGGCACCATCCAAGTTGTAGTTAATTCTTTATAATAAATCTCATTACAAAATCATATTACATTACAAAAGTAAGAAAAGACTGTTCTCCATTCCATCCTATGAGATCCTTTATTTTCGTCTTGGTAAGGTTTACACCATTGATCGGACGAAGGTTTCGAAGATTTCCATTCTTTTCGGTATAATAAGCATGTATATACACAATTCCCTCAGTTTGTATCGATTTCAGCAATTCACCAAAGGTATTTTCCTCTGTAATTTTTGCGGCTCTGCAACTCATTCCCATCATTCCAGCCCTATGGATATAGTGTACCGGCATTTTTCGATAAATATATACATATTATATACCAGAAACGACCAGCGCTCAAAATTTAGCTATAAATCCATATAAAAATCGATGTTTCCAGAAAATAAATGTATACATTAAATAGCTTTATGATACATTTTATATGATACATTTTATAATACAATTTGACCACATTTCAAACTTGTTCCAGAATTTATACAAACTATTATCTGTTTCTCTGGATCATATTTGTGCATGCACTTTTTGATAAAATCAATTCCAGGTATGCCACAATCCGATGTAGGGATAATGTAAGCCGCGGAAGGTACAGAATCCAACAATCCGTTATTTACCAACACCATTTCTTCCTTTCTTACTACAACAGCACCTCTACCGAATAACGCAAAACTTTTAACACCAACATAGATAAGATCTTGTCTAATTTTTCCTAGCAAATTCAAAATAACCGGATGTTCCCTTTGGCTACAAGCTATAATCTGCACTTCATCCGAAAATATTTCAGTCATGGTGTATTTTAGTCAAATTGTACGATCAGCCAATAAACGGAGAATTATGCGGATTTGGTAAATAAAAATAATAATTTGCTACTAGTAAACCTTTCGCGATAGATAAAAGATAATTTAAATGTCTTTGAGTGCAAACATATATCGTGAATCTTTGCAAAGAACGCCGTATAAGGGTATAAAACTGGAAAAAGTACCTATAGAAGTTCAAAACGCATACAAAGGATGGTTATCCGGTAACTTGTCACCATACACAGAACAAACTGTGATTACCGAGCTGAAAAGGTGGGGATTTGTTGATCCAAAAGAAGGTTCTTTGTGGTTTGAGCGAGCTATGAAGATAGATGCCCTCAAAGAGCCAGAAGAGTCTCTGAAAAATAAGGAATGGTTCGTAAATATTGGATCTTTGATTGATGCGGAAAATGTTCAAAAGCAAGCTAATTATGAGGATGATAGCGATTCCAATGATACAGAGGATTATATCGATCCAGATGTAGTCTCCGTACAAGATTCTAACGAGGAATTATCCGATAACGACGAATAAAAGTGTTTTAAATATATGTAGACAAAAGTTTATTGTTCCATTTCTAGTTCTAAACTGACATTTGCTCGCTTCTTAGATATCGTCGGTGTGTAAATATCTTTCTCGAATAAATCACAAGGATGGATTCTCTCTTCTATCATTCGATTCGTTAGAGACTTATAGTTGACAGAAATCTTAGCAATCATGTAAGGTATTTCACATCTCCACTCGTGTTTCGTAATCAACTTGTTAAAGTTTCCCAATGATAGGCAGACAATTCGGTGATTAAATTCTTCAAATAAAGATTTACAACATCCATCAGAATCCATCAACATCAATTTGGGCTTGAACTTTTCGCCTTCAACTTGTTTTGTCGATAATAAACTTTCAACATCATCATCGTCAGGATAACCGATTACTAGCTTTAAATGGCTCTTGTTAAAATGTCTCAATCCGTTACTTCCAATTTTCATAGTAGGTCCAAATAGTATTTCTAGCAACTTCATGAGTTCATCAAGAACCGTGTCTCTCCCCTTAAAAAAGACACAAACAGAATCCCAAACTGAATGTGGTTCGGGGTCCAATATATATCCAAGAATACCATACATGAGTTCTTGATTTAAAGTCTTGAACATAGCCTCGTAAATAGAACCATGACATTCAATTTCAGGTAATGATTCTGGTAAAGAAACCACAGGTTTGGAACTGTGTGTATCATAATACTCAGTTGGTGTAGTTGGCTGACCAGATATGATATTTACAAGAGATTGATTAAATTGCATGACACTTGGATCGAAAACCAAATCTCGTATTTCCTGTCCCACAAACGTCTTGAGAAAATTCATTGTATTCAGTTTCATTTCTTTGGTAGTAGACATTGCCAATTTAAAAGGTACTCCTTCCAAACTTTCCACATATTCTTCAATGCTCTTGTACTTGACAAATTCACCATTCTTTTGGACGTAGAATTCATCTCCAAAACGAAACAATGATTTGGTATTCATGTTATTTAACAAGCACTCAATTACACTAGACTCGGTCATTCTGTCGAATTTGATATTATTGTCAGTTTTGTCAATTGATGTTTGTTTATCCTCGATACTGGATCGAATACAAGATGAATTTACAACAACACTCAACAATACACTAGCGCCACAGTAGTAACAGCGTATCATTTTGTTTTACGTAATTTGTTTACAAGATTATTTCAGTCGGTATTACATAAAATAAGATACATAATTTACAAATCTTTATTTAGTACATAATTTAACAAACAATACACCTAATCCTCCCACACTAGCTAGAAATATAGCCATCAATATAAATACAATTGTTCTGTTTCTCCATAAATTGGATCCAGCACAAAACATAGGAGAGTCTATGGCCTGTGCGTATTTATAAACTTTTTGATTTTCTATCATATTATTTTCCACGAGGTAAGCTGCAGATTCTGACAATGCATTGTCAGCTTGAGGATTGTCAAAATAGGCGTCGTGAAGCTTACAAGCCAAATCCAAACAATCTATCGGGTGAGGGTTGTCTTTGTAGTGAGTTGCTGGCCCGCAGTATTTACCGTGCCAAATGGGACCTTTCATACCGACAGTAGCTTTAACATTACCAAATTCCAGGTCATCTTCGGTAATTCTTGCGTTGGATAAGGGATCGATTCCATTCCTTTTCCATATTTCGATCAAGTCATGTAATACATCTGACATTATTGCCAATAAAATTCAGTGTGATATAATATATATTGTTTATTCTTTATCGTCTCTGTGAAATTAGCTATATATTTATTCTCATAACAACTAGTAGGCTTTATTTCAAAATAATAGATTCAATAATTAATCATGCGTTGCAAAAGAGAATTCTGTTTGGCTAGTATCATTCTATTTTACATGTTTGTAAACGTTTCTCTGCTAACAGTTGGGTATAAACACAATGACACTGTGGAATGCAAGGAAAATATAATCAATTTCAATATGTTTGATTGGATGATCATTTCTGGCTCGGTCTCATTGATATTTATAGCCATTCATTTCATTTATACAGCTATTTTTTACAATGTTTCTATAACAGAGAGTGCCTCTAATGTAGTTACCATAATTCAGGGAGTGTGGAATTTTGTATCTGCGTGGGTTGGTATATTGGTTTTGACAACAATGAACGAGAATTGCATGTATTTATACATGGCTCCATATGTATTATCTTGTCTGTATGTATTTATGATGGTCACTCACTCTGCAATTATCGTCGCCGTGTATTCGAGAGATGTGTAATAATAATAATAAACTTTCAAAGTATCCGGAAATGAGTGTTTGAAAATTTATCTGCGCTAAACCCATTATCTTCCTATTTGTATTTTTAGGAATGCACAAAAAACGAAAGAGGTACAACAAACCAGCCAAAGAAAGTTACGAAAAGCGTTACTTTTTTCTTACATGTGCTGAAGAACAAAGATACAGAGATGCTAGTGTATTGAGTTCAAAAGAACAAATAGAAAAACTCGAACAGGAGCATGAATTGTTAAAAACGGACTTTTGGGCTGATAAGACTTCTATGTATTTCGAATTACGTTCTTTTGTAATTCTCTATCATCCCGAATTGACTGAATTGGAAAAAGATCCTGAATACATCAAAGATCCAAACGACGTCTTTAGTCAATGGAGCTTTGGTCAACCTCAAGTAACGAGACCAAAGACAAACGCAGATAGAATACAGACGTTATTACAAGAATGGAGATGGGAATACTCAAAGACACCTGAATATCAATACTGGAATAAATTGACTAATAAAATGTCATCTATACGCAAAGAAATATCGTTCTTACAAAACAAAATAAAGAATGTGGAAAGTATTATGGAATCTATCAAGAGAGGTTCGATGGAGCTGTACCCCGGAGCCTATGAAGTTATAGATTCTCTTTTGATAAAAAAAGAAGACGAAGATAATGAAGAAAAATCTAGTGAAAAATCCGGTGTAAAGGCACTCTTACTACCTTATACTATGGATGGAATAAAATGGGAGGCTGTTACTCTTGCCAGATATCGAGGAACTGATTACGAACCGTTTGAAGTATTCTCAATCACTAAAGGAAACTCACGCTTCAACGAAGTGTTGGCTGTCATTCACAAAGGGGAAATATTCTTTAGAAATACCAAATACGAAAATAGTATTATGGAAAGTTTGGGGTATCTAGCCAAAGACCCTAAAGAATATTTTAGTACATTTGGTAAGAAACTCGGTTCTTGTCTATTGTGTGGAAAAACGTTATCCAACGAATTCTCTCGCGAAATGGGCTTTGGGCCTGTCTGTGCTGGATACCTTGGTAAATGGCGTAAAACTGTCTAAGTTTTATAATAAAAACATAATTATTAAAACATGAATCTGTATTTATATATTTATTCCCTTTCCATTCGTACATCTCTTACGCCCTCGTTTTCCAACCGCGTCTTGATTACTTTATATTTGGCAAATTCAATCCACCGAAAGAATTTGCAACCCCTAGTACCATATTTACAACCATAGTATTTCAGTCCAATATACGGGGAATCGGGCCTCTCTACTACCTTTTCCAAATATGGTCGGAAACACCAACACATTCCCGTGTTGGTAATGTTGTTTTCTGATATATATTCCTTGATAAACTGTCTATCTTGATACGTGATATCAAACTGCGGTATAGTTTTTAGCCTTCTAAATCTCTCATGATCTTGCAACGAATAGTCTCTCGATTTGGCTAGTGGAGTTGGTTGTATCGATTGTAGCTGAGTATTTTGATGGTTAGAAGATTTTCGCTGTCTGGTATTCGTAATCCCCAAATTATCTAGATTAATACGTTTTTTGCTGCTCTTTTGTTCGTTCTTTGGTTTAGTAGCCATTTTCTACCTAATACACATTTATTTTTAGTGTTACCGAACTATCATCCCCTGTCGATGTGTCGTATGCTAGCGCTATCCAAATAAATGGATACTTTCAAACTGTGTATATTTACAAAATGACAGAACAATTACCAACACTAGATTGTTTACCGATATTAACACTATCACCCCAAGAGGAAAGTGCAATTGAACCGTTAACCGAGAAAACCGTTACGAATGACGACGATCTACACTTGTCGCAGCTACTCACCGAATATTCTCCGCCTGTTCAACCAAAACAAGAACAATTGTGTGTTGAAACACCCACAGTACAAACTACAAGCACTTCAGGCAGAACTTTTGGAAAACCTACCAAAGAAGAGGCAAAATTACTAAAAACAATGAGTGATTACAAATTTGCACAATTTCAGACACATTGTATATTGAGGGCTTTTAATGCGTTTATTGAAAAGTTACCGCCAACGGACAAAAAGATACGATGGTTAGCTGGACCTTATACGGTCGGAAGAATTTGTAAAGATTTAGGTTATGTAAAAGCATCAGAATACTATTTTGCTCAAGTATCAAGCCCTAGTTTATTCAGAAAGTACGAAATTTATTACAATTCGATAATGTCGTAATAAACATCATTTCAAAATAACTCGGTTCATATTTATCCCAGAACAACGAATATATCACATCTCGTTCTTTTTGACTTTTTTCCAGAGGATGTTCATATTCACACACGAGATACGTCTCGAAATCATTTCTTACTTCTGTTTTTACCTCGTTAATATCAATTCCAGAAATAATGAGTTCGTTTATACTTTCGTATTCATCCAAGAGGAAATCGTGAAATATTTTCTGATAATATTTAATGTAATATTTGGTATTTTTATCGCAAAGTTTTACAGGATTCATCCTATTAGTATATGGAAATTCTCGATATTAGATTTATATGTGAAATTATTTATAATCTACAAATACTACAATCTACAATACACAGTAAATCTAAAATGATGATATGTTGGGTCCATATCATATAAAGCTATAACGTGTTTTCCCTTTATAAACTTTAAATTCTTCCAGCTTTCCAAAGGATCGTCATCGAAACAAGTAAGGTCCGCCAGCATAAATCGATAACTCGGTTCCATTTGAATTACATCTTCTAATTTAGAATGTCGTAATTCAGGGACTATTGACTGTAGAAACTCTAGTATATTCGAACCAGGCAAAAGCAAATATCGTTCAGTCTTAAATGTAGGTGGATACTGTTTGACCAACTGTCTAACACCATATATACTAAAAACTTTAACTGATCCTGGTCTCGGAGATCCCAGAGAAACTCGCTCCAACTTGATTAATGTTGATCGTATGCACTCGTGTCTAAAATCGACTTTTGTGTTTGGTAGATTATGCTTCTGAAATAATTTTAAATAAATAGACTTCCAAAATACATCATCTCTCCTATCAAATAAATGTTTACAAGTGGATGACAAATATATTATCGATCTACATGTATCTACACTATTATCCTTCGAACACTTTAATCTTTCTAGTAAGTAAAATATAACAATTAGTAACGCAAATTCATCCATACTAAATACATTGAAACAATTTATTCAAATATCATCATTTTCGATATTATTTTATTTATAAATTTTAATTTCTGGTAATTTTTACAATTTTCCGATATTAACGAAATAAACTTTTCATGTTTTCAAATCTTAACCATCCGGCCCTTTTACCATGTGTGATTCACTTTTATTTTGGACTCTTAGTTTTAGAGTTTGAAAAAATTTAGAGTCACAAAACAAAGCAGTTCAAGCGTTACTAAAAGGGCCGGATGGTTAGAATTCGAATTTATAAAAAGATTATTTAGTTTATATCGGAAAATTTACATTTATATCGAAAATAATAAATTAATACAGAAATTAAGTTTTCAAAGTAGTTTATTTAATAAACATCTAGTTTTTGAACCAAATCAGTAAACATCATTTTTGCAACCTCCACATTTCCAGTCTCCAGTATCGCATCTTCTACATCGCCCAATTTATTTAATACCTCGATTTGCTTCTGTTGGGTTCTGAATAAAACGGAAACGTTCTTTCTTAATCCATTTATGTGGGTAACGAGATCCCATATTCCTCTGTCTTTTACAGATTGGATAATATAACACTGCCAGTTTTTCATAATTATACTTAAATTTTTGGCAGTTCTCTTTGTATAAATATCTAAAATATCCTTTCTAGGTACTCTAGGGTGTCTAATTCTCAACCATACATAAAACAAACTAAACATATGACACAAAGACTTGTTCAAAACATATTGTGGGCCTACAGGACAAAATTCACCCGTGGTAAGAAAATTGTATCCTCTCAAATTTAATTTTGGATTTTCTATCATCGCTTTTACGATACGATCTTGTAAATAAACTAAGGTTCCGAAAGCTCCATGTGGGTCAAATAACTCACATTCTTTTGTCTTTTTATCTGCGATAGCTATCAAAGCGTGTCCAGATTGATCTTCTAGGTTCCATATACCCACAACAAATACTTTAAAACGTTTGTTAGTTTTCCTACACTTTTCATTCGTAAAAGATTCACGCTGTGCCACTAGTTGAACTTTTGATTGAGCTTCCTTCCTTTTTTCTTCCACCATTTGTACCGTAACTGGTGCCTTTTCGTATGTAAACTTCTCCCTGTCAATAGTCCAATTATCAAAGTAAAAGTTTATGGTATTAAATACACATCCATCATTTTTGTCAAACTCGTTGGTAAAGAAATAGTGTTCGATATCAACATCTTGTATTTCAGCATAATACGTTTTGTTTGAATAATCTGTATCCATACAATTGTATCTTTCCATGATGTCGATGTCATGCATCACCCATTTGAGATCTTTGTCCTTATCTTTGTATTCGACATCGTCTTCTGTGGCACTTTCTATTATTTTTAATACTTTTGCAAGCTGATATTTGCTTATTGTAGACTTTTGAAAGAGCCGCGGTGCCTGTTTGTACGATTTACGTTTTCGTAATTGTTCTAACGTGAGGGAATCTAATTTATCCAACGCCTCTTTTTTAACCATTCTCAACTATATTAGACAAACAATAAATCCTATTTTTGTAAGGTTTGTATTCCTAATGGAAAATTACCAAATATATATTTTCAATTTTATTCACAATGGTTAGACAATTTTGTTTCCCACTACATGCATTACTTTATAGCCTTTTCCTTCTACATATAACTTGATCTTTTCAGCATATTTTATAAGTGACGAATCCAGGTATTTAATCAATATATGGTATTTTGCTTCTTTTTCATTTTGACCAATGTAATATACTTTAACGGAACATCCCATAGTATCGGCTACTTGATCACGTTTGCCCAATTCCTTCATGTAAGTCTCCCACTTTATTCTAGCTTTTCGTAAAGTGATGCGTATATCTTCATACTTGACCGAAGGTTCTTGTTTCTTTTTCAATTCTTTTAGATTTTTTTGCATATCTCTAAATGGTTTCGTAGTTTGCTCTTCTGAAATATTCATCATAGGTTTTTCGACAAATGTTGTTGTTAGTTGAATACTGTTTCTGCTCACACAGAGATCGTAATCCGATGTTCTTGGAGGTCTAGCATCCAAACTTGTATCATATTGACTAGTGTGTTCTGGAGGTGTCGAATTTCGGCTAGTATCGAGTTGAAAAGATAATTTAGGTTGAACCTCTAAATCCCCTTCTTCTCCAGTGATATCTCTTATGATTTGCGTTACTTTTTCCGCTGTAGATGACGTAAAGTACCAGACTTTGTGTTCCGGATTCCATCTTGCACCTCGTTTTTTCAAATCTTCTCGTATTGAGTAAGATTTACCATGAACCTCGATAATGTTTCCATTTTGAACGACTGAAAGATCTTTCATAGAAACAGGCATTTTAAACTACAATTTAAGACTACTTATTTACAATAAATAAATTTATTATACGGGAAATAGGATATTTTTAAATAGTTCTTTAACCGAACTGGTTCGTAATATGGGCGTAATAACATGGAGGTGTATATTTCTACGTTTACGAGTAGGTGTATCTTATCTAATTTTCTCGACAACTTTATCGTTTGTTAACACATGACATCTCAAATCGTGTACTGATATGATATCTGTCTGATGGTGGAAGCGATTGATCTTTCAGGAACCATGTTTTAATCAATATAACGCGATAATTTAATTATTTAATTCTATTTATTTACATACATCTATAAACCATCTAACGTTTTGGTCGTTTTGTTGCCTTTTCAAATTCGTCGTATTCTTCGTCAAAAAGTTCTGTCAATTCCTTGTATTCAAAATGTATTTGCCTTTCAGATAGAGCACGTCCACGATTAACCAAATAGTATATAAAGTTGTATCGAAGTTCTTCAATTTTACGTTTTTCCTTGTCTTGTGACGGCTGGTTTGACTGCGGACTATCGAGGTTGACTCGATTAGGATACTTTTTGGCTAAATATTTGAATGCGGATTCCTGTGGAGCACCATAAGCTTCTATTTCCAACTGTCCATCTGCGGCGTCCCTTACTTCAGCAAAGAATGCGGTTGGAACCTTCTTTTCAAACAGACCAACAGTTCTAGTGTCCTCAATGAACTATCAAATGTTAGTCATAGTTACTATTGTGTAATTACGTAAGAAAGTAACAGACTTTCATGTTCGCTTAACTTTAGCTTTTTCAGATCGTTGAACATGTTATCTAATTGAAGTTGCTCATCGTGTTCGTCCATAGTGAGTTTGAACGCATTGTCAAGTTCCTCTGTAGAAACTTCGGTAAGTTTGTTTAGAGCTTCGGTATTACGGAGCAGTAGTAATGAACTCATGGTAAATTTTTTTAATTTATAGCGTGTAGAATAATCGACTATTTGGAAATAAATCCGTCGGGGAGATTTTAAAAATGCGGGGTCCCACTTTTTATTTTAATAAGTTCGGCTATATTAAATGAAAAAAAGCGATAGAAAACCTCAAAATAAAACTATGGAAGTAAAATCAACATCTAATTCATCTAAAACTGTACGCGGTACAGCATTACAGAAACCAAACAACAGCCAACAAACTCTTTTGTTTGCCGTATTACAGAAAATACAAGATTTGGGATATGCTAAAAGCAAGAATGGTGACTATGTTATGAAGCCAGATCCAAACAACCCTGGTTATGGATGGGAAATTTGCACTATTGAAGAATTTGTACGTAGTGTTGTAGTTGAACAATCTGTTTAATAATAAAAGGTGTTTAATATAATTAGACTTAAAATATGTATAAACGCAAATTTTAATAGATTTACATCGATAGCCCATAACGCTAATTTTGATATATTATGGATGAATTCAATGTGGAATGTGGAGTCTGTTGTAAAATCGAAGAATTTGAAAATAACTGGATAAGAGTGCACTATACAAAAGTAGTCATCAAAGAAATTATTCCTGATAACCCATTTCATGGTGTATGGTTATGTCCTTCTTGTGCTAAAATAAACAGAAAACCTTTAAAATAATATTTAAATTTGTAAATTTTTGATATTAAATAATCTTTTTCGATACAAACTTTAAAATCCGATATAAACGAAATAAACTTTTTACATTTTCAACTTTTAACCATCCGGCCCTTTTAGTAACGCTTGAACTGCTTTGTTTTGTGACTCTAAATTTTCTAAACTCTAAAAACTAAGTGTCCAAAACAAAAGTGAAAAAGGGGTGCCAAAAGGGCCGGATGGTTAAAAGTTGAATTTATAAAAAGATTATTTCGTTTATATCGGAAATTTAACAATTTATATCGGAAATTTATTTATAAATAAATATTTATCGATTTTTACGATATTAAAACAATAATTTACAGATTGTAATAATTTATAAGCCAACATAAATTTACATATTATTATTTTCCAGTTGTTCCATTGCAGCCAAAAATATAGAATCATCATCTTCGTCATCAACTGGTACAAGTTTTATCTTTGTTTTCTCACTTGCCGAATTAGCTACAACAATTACATCTTGCTTTTTTGTATCCTTTGTCAAGTCAAAGTCTATCTCTTCGTCAGGTATAAACTCTCTCTTTTTTTGTTTTTTGTGTGCCTTTGGAGGCTCAAGTTCTTGGTCTGGTTCATCAATGTTTCCGTCCATGCTGTCTTTCAAAATAGAATCAGAGTCAACATCCATTGTATTATCTAATTCATCTGTTGATGGATCGTTATTTATTTTGTGCCTCTTGAATAAGCTGGTAATGCTTGGATTTATAAAGTTGAAGGGTGTCTCTTCTGTTTTGGGATTTTCTTCTGCCGCGTTTGGTTTTGGAGTATCCTTTGTATTTGTATCCATTTGCATGCTTTCGGAAATGTCTATGAGAGGTTCACAACCTCTAACTACGATATACCCTTTTTTAGTAGGTTTCTTCTTTTCAAAAGTCAATTTTGTCTGGACGATATTGCTCTTGGTTTCGTTGTTTAGTTCGTGTTGAGCTGTTAGGGCCTTCTTTTCTATCGCTTTTGTTTTTTCGTCTTTTTTTGGTTCTTTTTGTTTCGTTTCTTTTACATGTTTATCACCATAGAAAAAGTCCAGATCGCGTGCTGCACGACTACAAGCTAGATTTTCAGCCAATAAATGTAATTCTTCTTCTACAGCAGCCAAGTAGGTTTCGTGAGTTACAACAGGAACGTGTATTGTCTTTACTTGTTGTTTTAACTTGGTAATTACAGTTTCTATTTCTCCAACTTTAAACGATATAAAGTTTTCCTTTAGGGTTATAAACTCTGGATCTTCCGAGTATTTTTCTATAACATTCCCTTCGTCTTTAATATATCTATCCCAAACCAGTTGTTGTTGACCAGACAGTTTTGCATTTCGATAGCGTTTCTCCGATATATCCAGAATTGTTTTTGCATACTTTTTCTTTTCGTTTAGACTAACCCAGTATCCGGCTTTAATAAAATCCATTTCTCTTTCGTTTATAACATCTGTCTCTCCCCAAGCTACCGTTATCATTTCGTGGTATAAAGTTACAAGGTTTTGAGTAAATTTATCTAGTGCAATTCCATTCATCATCATTAGCCCTATACGTGCCTTAATTGTAGTAACTTGAGTAATATAGTCCAAGTTTAGGAAATTGATTCCGTAGCCTTCTACGTCGGCCATTTTCACTTCGTTACGTAACATTTTGTTTTCGTCATCATTTATAAAATTGAGTCGATAAGCATGTTCAATGAGAGATAAACCAAGAGGTTCAAATACATTCTCCATTAAATTCTCTATAGATTTTCCAACAGAGTGTATTCTAGAACCCAAGAATACTTCAATACAACAAGAACCAATATACAGTGTCTTTCCAAAACAATGTCTTACTTGGTGAAAATATCGAGTTACATCTCCACATATACATCGTTTAAAAGGAGTTCCTTCTTGGAAAGAAATATAATACCACTCGTCGATAACTTCATCGTAAGCACAACTGTGTTTGTTTGCAGGAAAGAACTTTGCTCTTTGACTAACCACGAGATCTACAGCCCTACATGCATGACTATCTAACCATTCTTCTATCTTTCCCCTCTTTTTTGTTAATTTAGGTGCAGAATGTTTAGTGATTTCCGTAATTAGATCAGAGTCCAAATTAAATGCAATTTCAGAGACAATATGATACAGTGTGTTGTTACCAGAGAGAAACCTAAAAGGGTAATCGTTTGGGTTCTTTGCAGCGTGGTCATTGTTGTGTGTTTGGTCACTTGGTGCAACTTGAGTTTTACCACTCAATTTCTCGACTTTGTTTTGTTTACTCATCGTATGCTATGAATTTTGACCGGGAAACCTCAAAGCCAGGGAATTATCCCGGCGCAATGAGAAATAATTTTGATTTCCGGTATATTTATTTTTTTAAACACTTATCCGGATACGGAAATTCTGTCTAATATTGCGCAAAAACTGTACCTATGAGGCGTTACAATACTATTTCATATTACAAATACATAATAAAAATCCTACTTTTCAATAGATATACATTTATCAAAACATTCTAATGATTATTTTAGCAATCCATTGATGAGGCCGAGAGCCAAGGGAACAACGATATATTCCAGTATCATCCGTGATATAATCGACAAGTATAGAGGTAATTTTGGTAATTATACACTAGTTAACACGTTTATGTTTGTCTGATTAATACCGAAACAGGTCGTATAATGATATTTACAATTACTAACATTTTTTATTTTTAGAATCGTTTATTGGCAAATAAAAATACAAAACTCAATTATTTACAAGGTTACAAATTACGTATCGATCGAACAATTAATGATTGAAATTTAGGAGTGCTTGCTTTAGCCGCTTGGAGAAATCTGCCAAATCGGTAGCACTATTTACATCGTCCAAAACTTCTTTAGGTAGATCTTTTGCCAAGACTGTCGTCTTTCTGCTTTTCGTAATCCATTTGATTTTTGTCTCTTCGGTCAGAGGTTCTATTTTTTGATAAAATCCAAGTAGTAACTTTATCAAGTTTCCGGGAGTGTGATCCGATTCATGTTGGAGTTCTCTTCTATGTCTATTCTCCTTTGAAGCAAAGTACAAAGCAGTCTCGATATGTGGTATTGCCTTGAAAGTAGAATCGGTAATTAGATTGAACCAAGTATCAAAATCTTCCGGGTTCTTTCCAACAGAGGCTCCAAGAGACTCCATAACAGTTTTTACTTCATGTGGACCTTTTCTACAGACAATTTCGTGCATTATTCTGAATCTATGTTCAGAATATTTACAGTCTATTTGGTATAGGTTTTTGATCAAACTTATCAAGTGAGTAGTATCTGCGGTCTCCACTTTCTTTTCCAGAGGTAATGTAATTTGGTGTGTCAATAGTGATATGATTAGGTAGAGCCATTTATTTGCGTATTTTATTTCTCCTTCTGGGCAATCTTTTAATGCTTCAAGTACAGAATTACGTATCGCATCTTGTGTAGGTTCAAACACCCCCATATCGGTCAATTTTCCACATTCATATTGATTTACGGAATTTACAACTCTATCTCTTATTCCTTTGATATATTCATCTGTTCTACATTCCATATAAAAAGTCAATACGCTCGTCACAAAACGTAACGCATCTATACTTTTATCGGAACTTGTAGGATCGTAAGAACGGCATAAATGAACCAGAGAGCTATCGAGAGTATGGCCATCCATTGTCACCGTGTGCCCAAATTCATTATCGTAGAGAACGGCTTTTAGTCCATCGTAAACAAATACAGCCAAAGGATCTGACTTTCCATCTAGTAAATCGTACAAGTAGTATTTATTTTTGGATTTAGTTTGCTTCAGTTTCACATTATTAGCGTGAAGATCATAGTGTGTGTATCCCACCCAGAATTGTGCAGCCTCGATCACTTTTAATACTTGAAACATCGAACTGAACAACTTTCGGTATGAGTTATTGTATCGTATAAAATCTCCAAGAGTCACTCCCGGGATATATTCTTGAATCAAGACGTTGCAAACTCTCCAAGGATCGCTGCTACGAGGATGTTGAGGCAAGCAAAGATTCTTCTTATCACATTTTAGAGGCATCTTGGTCACACTGATGGCTTTGGAAAATTGGGTCAAATGTGGAAGAGTTTGCTGTAGTTGTTCACAAACGGAATATTCCCAAAATGGATTCCATCCAGGTAATCGCGGTGATTTGTAAATTACATCTTTTTGTCCAATAGTTGCCAAACCAACTATGTTCTGGTCTTCTGATTTCGTTCCTCTGAGTTGTTGCCCAAAGCAAAATGTTTGAGATTTTCCTTCACTCATCACGTAAACTACTCCTTTCACAATCGGTTTTTCTATTTGATCAACTTCAGTTTGTATTGATTTGTGGCTCGAATTATTCAGAGATTTAATTGCTGTATTATTTGTTTTTGGTGGAGTATCAATTAAAGTTTGTTGAGGTAAACTTTCTAAACTAGTATCTTGACTGATATTTTTTACAGAATCCTCCACAGAACAGATAAAATTAATATTATTTCCACCGTTCAAACTATTTTGTGCTACCGAATTGATGGAGTAAGTTTGGGCACTTTCTATAGTCGCTAAGCTTGAAGATGTAGGTATTGGAGATGGTATTCTAGTCTGTATTGGTGTCTTGGTTCTAGTTTGTCTAATAAATGGCTTAATTTGTTGATGAGAAACGACGTGTTGTGTATTTTCTGCGTAATTTTCTGTATTTCTCTCGATAATCCTTTCGGGTTTCTGTCCAAATATGTTTTGTTCAAACTTTTCGTGAGTTAAAATACATTGCTTTTCGTCGATAGAAGGTCGTCTCGATACTACAGTATCCAACTTTTGTATCTTTTTCTTTGGTGAAGATTCCAAAATATGGGCGACGTTCTTTGCGTTTTCCAAAAGTTCTGTTGGAACTGGGCGTAATTGTTTACAAGCCTCCAACGCTAATTCTGGAACTTTTATATCAAACGAAATCTTTCTCTTTTTGATTTGAAAATCTTCAGAAAGTTTATTTTCGGAGACCGTGCGTAATATATTCATTGTCGGATTTAATTTCAAATTCTCTAAGCGAACAGACGCGGAAATCTGCATCAAAATCTGAAAGATTTGTTACGTAGGGTGGCGGCACTTATGAATAATGAAAAATACAAAAAGCGTCAGGAATAATCACGGAAATTAAGGTCTGAGAATAATTGGCGCGGCATTGGTAAAAAGATTACTATTTCAGTTTGCGTTCTAGAAATACATTAATAAACGCTTGTGAACGGTACAAAGAAAATTATTGTAGCCGGACATGTATCAGACATCTGTGATACCTGTTGTCCGACGTTCGGCATGATCTGCGCCAAAATAATAATAGATAGATCTTTGAATTGTAGCACCGTAATTGGTATTTTGTACTTTATGTTCCGATATGTTGTTGAGCGAAAATAATTTTCAAACCTTGATTATCGTGCTTTGCTCGTTTCTATTTTACAAGTTTGTCATACAAAAATTTATCAAACTTAAGGAAGACATCGAATGTGCGGTAAAGACGACGCAAGAACTATCGAAAGCACAACAGTCACTCGACGAACTAAGAAAGACAATCGTGGAAGCTAGCGAACAAGCCAAGAAAGAAATGAAAACATACACGATTTTAAGTCTATGCGTCGGATTGGGTGCAGGTGCTGGATCTATGTATGCTTACATGAAACGTGATACTGATAATTTCGCGACGAATGCAAAGAATCAAAAAAATAGGCAGGCTAACACGTCCGACTCTAACGATATGGCGAACATTCTGGAACCAATCTTGGAATCGACGATAAAAGTATTGGAAGAAAAAGACGATACTATAGATAAAAAAGCAATGGTTTGCGATTTGCTAAAAAATGTAGTGAACAAGATGAAAACGAACACGGCTTCACACGCAAACGGTTCTTATATGCAAACTGAGAGACCTTGGGAGAATCCGGGTTATTCAAACTATACAAACTACAGAACAACTCAACAAAATCCTATCATGTTTAGTAATAAAAATTGGGAAAACAAGAGCACTACAAGTGAATCATCTATATCCACAATAAATTCTACACCAGCCACGAGAACAAGTAGAAGTAGCAGTATAACATCTACGTCGAGTTCAGACGATGAAAAACACGATCAATAATACTAAAAACAACTATTTTACGATTTAATAAAATATATTAAACGATTTTTGTATTTTAGTTCTACATAGGAAACAGGATTTTCCCGTTTTCTGTAGTTTTTCACCGCAAGATTTACAACAACACACATGTTTACAAGGTAAATTCAGCCACGTTTTCTTTTCATCCAAACAAACACAACACAAATTTCCCTCTTGATTAATTTGATAAGAGTCACTTGACGTCTTGGTTGGTAGCGTAAGATCAATCACAACTTCCACATTTACAGAACGTTTATTCCTTGTCACGGTTAAATCTACAACATCCATTTTATATATTTATGTATATTAATTACGAATTAATTTGTATATCTTACTATAAATTCAGCACTAAAAATCGACTAGAAATGATAAATAACCTGGCGCGATTTATTTTTACCGGATATATTTGGTAAATTTCTTGGAAATACATCCATAAAAATACATTCAAAACGTCCAATTTCTTCATTAAAATATCCTCGCGCCGTCCCTTTTATTCACGTCCACTTGTTATAAAATGGAATTAACAGAAAAATTTGTAGAGAAAAAACTCGATAAATGTGTTACTTGCGGCAAGTTTGTAGAGATACAGTCAGGTGGATTGAGAACTGGATGTGATATATGCAATCCTCTTAATTCTAAAAATTTCGTGGGTAACCACAATGGGAAAGTCGTGTTGGCTTCTCGAAAAGAAGAAGAAGTACCAAAAATTGATACCTCCCATATGAAGGAGACTGAATATTGGAAGATGTTGGAAAAATCGATATTTAGTGATTACCACACACTAGTTTGGATAGGTAGAACTATCATATGTCCTATTTGCGAAGAATATTTGAGACGAGACAATGTCGATCTTCATTTTGAAAAGCACAACAAGCACAGTTATATTGTTAGACATGTGTTTAAAGATTACTCCAACTTTATCGAATATATCAAAAACACCATATCGACACTGATGGATTTGGATGTTGCTATGGATTATTACGATCCAAGAAGTTATTCTCCAAATAACCCACATTACGATATTATTAGAGATACATTGGATGAACTTAACCTCGCATTTCGGTGGATAAAACCAAAAATAAGCAGTCAAAACTACAAGTTGACTGTAACGGTTTTGAACAATGACAAAGAACACAACTCAGCCATCTCTCCACCAGATTGGTTTTTAAAAGAAGAGAAACCTAGAAATTGGATATTAGAGAATTCCAACGCCAAAACCACAGAGAAATTTGACTGGTTTTCCAACAAGGACGAATCTGAATTTCTTGAAGAACAAATGATAAAGCTAGCTTTAGAGGAATCTGAGAAAGAATTAAAGAGAAAAGAATACGAAAGTTCCAAAAAAGATAACGCAGATAAATGGAAAGAAGAGATAATCAATAATTATAAAATCTTGGAAAGTGTAAATGTCAAGGAAGGTACTAGCGTTGTGGAAGAACTTTACGATTCGATTGATGAAGACTATTTCAAATACACTTCAGACGAAGAAGATTTGGAAAGTGACGAATAAACAAACATCATGTATAATTAATAAATTTCTTAAAATAACCATTAATTCTGATGTTAATTCGAAAAAACCGATATAATTTAAATTTTTACGATATGAACGAAATAATCTTTTCATGTTTTCAACTTTTAACCATCCGGCCCTTTTAGTAACGTCTGAACTGCTTTGTTTTGTAACTCTAAATTTTTGAAGTTTGAAAATTCTAAAGTCTAAAACAAGAGTGAAAAAGGGATGCCAAAAGGGCCGGATGGTTAAAAGTTGAATTTATAAAAAGATTATTTCGTTTATATCGGAATTAATTTGTTTATATCGTAATTAAATTGTTTATACCGAAAAATTAAATAAATATGTGTTTTTAAATAAGTGAATAATTCATCTTGCAATCATTGCTTTATTTGTCGGTTTTTATACTGTTTCATAACATAAAAAGCTCCAATACCAATACTAGGTATAGCTATTGCAAGCACAATTAACCATATCTTTGATTTTTTCTGTGTAGATGTGGTTGATGTGGATGTAGTCGATGTAGATGTAGTCGGTGTTGAAATGACACACGTCCCGTTATCGGCAGTAACAAGGTTGGCCATCAACTGTCCACTTCCTTCAAACACGTTAAATGCAGAGTAAAGATTTGCTCCAGCAGCTGTGACATTTAACAATATTTGTCCGTTCACTTTGACAGTTACCAAATTATTGCATACATCTATAACAAAAGAGTCGATTTGATCTGGTATTATATAACTTAAATTTGTAGCAGCACCATTGTTGACTTTATAATACGACGAAGAGTATGTGGAGTTGTTTCTTGTGATTAACATCAGTTCAAACTTGTTAGATGTACTGCTAGCAAGTATAATTTGCACTTGTTGATTAGGCATATCAAAAGAATTATCCAGTTGGAACGTATTGTGTGACTTTCCGGGTGTGATTAAAATACTAGGATACGCGTTAGGATCGGCCATTTTTTTATTAATTTCTACTAATTCCCAATATATTTATTTACATACTAAAAGGCTAACATCGTATATTCTTCAATGATGATAAACTCATAAACTCATAATTAAATGTAAATGGTTTATTAACAATTATATTAACATGGCTGCTTTGAGTTGAACGTACAACTAAACATCAGTGGCTGTTTCTTCTTCTTGCCAATTTAGATCAATCCAATAACTAGCACTATAACCGATACTCTTTTTGGAATCATCAAATTTACCATCAACTTGATAACAGTAGTATTCGCCTTTCAATATGGCTATTAAAGAGTCGCCCAACTCTTTCAACTCTGTGGATAACACGTTCTTTTCATCCTTTTTCTCAAAAGGATATTCGAATTTTCGTTCTTTTAGCCCTTCAGAGTAGCAACTAAAGGAGTGACAATGCATTGAAATGGAGATTTTCGTGGCACCTAGAGCAGAAGTTTCTGTGATGTATTTTTGAACATCTGTAACCATCAAGTTTGGCCATTGTTGTTTGATGGACTCTTGACGTTTCATCCAGTATTGTCGTGTAGCTTGTTGTGCTTCAAGTTTCTTATTTAAAACTTTAACGTTGTCTTTCTTTTCCACAGCAGTTGTCGATCCGAATATAAAGTTCATTTTATCAAGAGTTAATAATAATAATGTTGTAATGGAAGATCGTTAGTGGCTGCGAGGACTGGTTATTTTGATTAATATAATTAAATTAATTTTAACAAATATTAAATGTAAATCATTTATTAACAGTCAAGAATTAGATTTCTGTGGCATCCTCTTCAGGATCGTTAAGAGCTGGATACAATGGTCCAGAGGTACAATTGTTCAATAGTCTTCTCTTTCTTCTTCTTTTCTTTTTATCTCCATTATCGTTGGTTTCGGTATCGTAGCTCGGTGTATTGTCTGCCGAGTTTAATGGTGTGTACGTAATTGCTTTGAGAGAAACGTTTGGTGTAGTTCGTAAGTTCTCTACGGTAGTTTCGGTACGGATTTCGACATCTGGATCTGTTGAACCCCACAATGCCGTATCCGCAAAATCATCTATTCTTAATATACATTCTAACATCTCGGCTTTACGTTTTTGAGAAGTTTCTGTAGCGTAAACAGGCGAACATCCCTTCATTTTGTTGATAATTTTGACCAACATCTTATCGAATTGTTGTGCATTTGGAATGTTGTTGATATTTACAGTGTAAGGTGTATAGGTAGAAAGAATCAATCCATCAGGAGCACTGTTCATTGCCAATTTACGTTCAGCGTAATTTACGGTTCGGTCGTTGTTGTTGTTTGATTTGACACGAGTGCTAAGAGCCGATTCGATATTACATTCTCTTGGTAAATAATCTAGAGGAATCTTTCCCTCCTTGATCAACTTGGGTAACTTGTCACTGACAAATGTTTGGGCAGATGTAATAATACGGAGATAACTCGGTATAAATTGATTAATTGGAATCCATCCTCCTTCTAAACTACGATTAAAAAACGTAAACGATATGAATATATTACCAGTAAACACATCATGTTCAAAGAATCTGTATGATGTTCTTCCAAAAGCAGGATATTCTCTTACGGGAAGTACGTAAACTTCTAAATAATCCCATCCTCTTTCTCTACTTTCACCAGCTTTAGAGAATCGTTGGTTCCAAGTAGCCCAATACAGGTCTCTAAACAAGTCTGCTGCATTCTTGTAATCCTCTTTTCCCATAAAGGAAGATCTTTGGTATTTAAAGTTTCTAGACACCTCATTCATCTTTGCTTCGTGCGAAATAAAAAAACGTCCGTCAACGTCAGCTTGATCGTGGTAGATTCTAACTGGTACTGGTAGACAACAATTTACGTATTGTAAATGTAACTCGATCAGAGGTAAAAGTGCCTTGTCGCAGACATTTAAAGGGCAGAGACGGATATCGTTATTATCTTCGATATTCTTTTTAATTTGAGCCAACTGTAACATAAATACATGTACGAATTGATACTTTTACCTTTTTGTTTCTGTTACTTTGTTCGTACAGAGGAACTCTATCGGAACCATTTTTCTTTGGCTTTACATTTGCGTTTGGGTTTGGATAGAAAGGTTCTGGAGTATTTGGAAAACTAGGTTGTTCTACATGTTCCGTAACCTCGTCTTCTTCTTCGTCGTCGTCCATGTATCCTGCGGGAATACTGCTGGCGAACTGGGAAATGTTACTGGACAGCATTGTCAAGGGATTTGGTGTAGAAGGATAGAAAGACATTTTTGTATTTGCGGAAATAGTTGTTTGGTCGATACGAATATTTTTTGGGGGATTTCTTCCGTAAAGTTATTACGAGAGACTTTAACTGAATGCGAGTTGAAATAGAATGCGCAAATTGATAATTCACCGTTAATATTTGGGTTATTTAAATATTCCGGGTAACTATCAAAAAATATCGGGCCCCAAATTTTTCAGGAAAATCATTTTATTTCGACACGGGTTTTGAAAAAGCTGTATTATTGTATTATTGTATTATACAGGAATTTGTCTGGTTTAAATAAAAAACAATTACAGAAATATCGTTTACATCTTTATAACGACAAACCACAGATATTTTAGACATATAGAGTAATTTCCTTTGGTAGGAATCTAGTCTTGTATTTTCTCAGCCTTCTTTAATGTTGTAGTTGTGGTCATTGTTAATAATTTGGTAAAAAACTAATGCAGGCTTTCCGTCAACTATTGATTAAATTAGTTTGTAAAATTAAATCAATAGCGGTTTTCGATATAATTTCGATATAAACTAAATAATCTTTTTACATTTTCGAATTTTAACCATCCGGCCCTTTTGGCTTCCCCTTTTCACTCTTGTTTTAGACTTTAGAATTTTTCAAAGTTTAAAAACTAGGTGACCAAAACAGAGCAGTTCAGACGTTACTAAAAGGGCCGGATGGTTAAAAGTTGAAAACATGAAAAGATTATTTGTTTTGTATCGAAATTTTATGTTTTTGGTAATTTATTTTAATTAGATTACCACACTTTTATCTTTCATATCAGATATTTTTTATTATTATATCGAAACTATTCTGTTTGTATTGGCTTTTTATCATTTGTATCAAAAAATAAAGTTATATCATGATAGTATTTAATTTTTATACATTAAATAATAATGGATGGTTCTCCAATTCATTTAGCGTGTGATCGTTGGACTGCCGTGTTAATTAGACACTTCGCAGCAGTAATCCACGATTATTTCGACAATTTATATTCTGACGCAATCACCGTCTCTGCAACTCAGGGAAAAGGCAAGAATCAATCATTCGTAGATGGTGTGTTTCAAAAATGGTGCAAGGCTGTCGAGAAAGATTGGACATTTAGAGAAGCAGAAAGTCAGCTTAATGCTTTGAGAGCAAAATACCAAGATTTAGAAACGCTCATTGCCAACGTACTACACTCAAATTTAGTTGTCATGTCTGTATACAGACGTGGTAATGTGAAAGAAATTAATATACCAGAAGAGGGAACAGATAAATTTGTACGCAGATGCTACTGGAATGTAGCTAGAGATGTGGGATTCCCTTACCCAATTTACTTCAATACTGCTATACGTTCTGCCGAACGTTCTATCTATCACAACAAGGCGAGAAAGTTAATCACCAAGGTGTTGATGGAGACCGTTATTGAAACCATACAACCTACTTTGGATAAAATGAATGAAAAGGAAGAAAAACGTAAAAAGAGACACAGAAAGAGATCTCCTGGAAGAAAAACAAAGGAAGTGGATGTGGGCGAACTCACTGAAGAGAATCTTAAAAAGTTTACAGAAGACAAAGATTATGAAGCTATTAGAGCTTTGGAAGAATACAAAAATCAAAGAGAAAGAGAGATCGCTAGAGAAATGATGAAAAACAAAAAGTTGGAACAGGGAATGAACCACAAATTAGAAAATTTAGAAAGAGGCCGCGGTAAAAACAGCAAAATAGCTGTAGAGCAGACACCAGAGGTTTATCCAGACGATTCTGCTTCTCGCGTCTATTTGAGACCAGGAGGAAATGTAATAGAAGAATCACCCGAATTAGTCGAAGAGACTCCTGTGAAATCGGTTTCCAGCTCAAAGTCAAAGCAAAATTCTGTAAATTTCATTCCAGAAAGATTAGAAACTGGCAGCAAAACATCTAAAAACTTGGAAAAGTATAACAGCAACTCGATTCGAGGTTCTTTACGCCATATCAATAATTCGGCAGATATAGTTGCAGTAGGTGCAATAAGCACACCTCAAACCAAAATAATTTCTGAGAAACCATCATCTGTATTATCTCAATCAAACAAAATTACAACACCTTCCGTGAATGTAAAATCTATTTCAACACCTCAAGTAAAGTTAGCCACCCCGCCCGTCAACATATCTACACCTATACAAATTTCAACCCCATCTGTAAAAGTAACTACACCAAAAGTTGCAACTCCAGTACCTCTAAGCATTACAACTCCGCCTGTAAAACTTTCTACACCAAAGGTTGCAACTCCTCTTGTGCAAGACATGTCAGTTTATCGACCTTTACCACAACCCCCTAGCAATCACTCTTCCATTCGTTCGAATAACGCTATTAACTTGAATCAACCAAACCCTGTCGAAATTAAGCCTTCTGATACCATAGTGTTACCTGTGTCTGGAACGAAACATGGGCAAAAATCAGGCATGGAAATTACTCTACAACCAGTAAATGAGATAAAACCTATTCCTGTAAACGACTCAAAGCCTGCTCCTGTAAATGAACAAAAGTTGAATCAATCTAGCGAAAACGAATCAGAGGCAGATGATAATGAGGAAGATTTATATGATGATTTTGAAGAAGGACAAGTTTATTATGATTACGATGATGCTGAATTAGAGGACGATGACGACGATGATGAAGAAAGTGTTGTTGCTAATGTTCAAAATACAAAGCCACAAATAACTGTACCAAGTGCTCTACCTCACACACAAACGGCCGTACCTACCACACAACCTACTAAACCTTCCGCACCCTTAACACCTCCTAAACGAGAGACACGAGCTCCAACATCCGACAAATTTTTCAAGACAAATAGTGACTTTTTTTAAATAAAAGCAAATGTATTATAAATGTACTACTTTTTATTAACAGATTTCTTGTTTAAATACGGAATAGCTAACGCAATAGGTATTCCCAAAAGCACCACTAAAACTACAAAACATGCAATATTTCTGTTTCTTCTTTTACATTTCAATTCTCTCTCCTTCTTTTCTTTGTTTTCGTCTTGAACTACGAGCGACGGATCTTTTGGTATTGGATATCCTCCAAATCCTTGCCATAGTTTTCCGTTTACAAAGGCATCTTGCACCTCTTCAAATGTATGTGTAATAGATTTTCCAGACTTGGTGTTTACTCGGTTGTGTAAATCATAGACATACTTTTCCAGTTGTACTTTGCTCTCTGTATGTTCGTATATTGGAAACGATTTCAGTTCTTCTTGCAAGTGCACTGAACAAATACCACAAGGAAGTCTTAGAGATAGCCCTTCGAATAGTTTTACGATTGATTCTCTATCTTGTTCTGTTGGTTTTTCTGGATAAGCAGCAGCGATAGAATGAAGAGAAAACCATATCGCTGGTCCCCACTGTCTTGGTGTTGGCATTTCTAGAGTAGAAGTCGATAAACTATTATTAACTATTAAAACCACATTTTTATTAAAACAATAAATTCTCGAATAAATATATTTATTTAAATTATTGATCTACACCAAAGCTCTCGTTGAATTTTCTGATGTATTCTGTGGATTGGAATTCTTCTTGACTATAGATTTTGGAGCCAATTTCTCTTAATTTATCGCTGATTTTGAGTGCAAGATCTCGAATGTGCATGTTCAGTTGTCCTTCTTCCCCAGCGATACCGGACATCAAGAGCTGGGTATTGAAACCGTATACATCGTTTCTCATGTAGTAATGTAATAGAGTCAATCTATCATCTTCGGTAAGATTGTTCCATCCTTCAACAGAAATAAATCCAAAATCCTGTTCATCATCAGCAGAAATGCTAATCACCACATCGTAAGGTACTTCGTTTTGGAAGTCGTTTCGGGGATATTTATATCCTTTGGTTTCATAAATTTGTTCGGTTCCGTTTAACTTAGCATCGAGCTTTATCGCTTGATATGGTTTTAAGCCTTGAAGTAAGGCGTTGTTGAATTCGTAGCGATTTTGTGTCAATTTTTCGGCTAAATATTTTCGCAAGGCTCCATTCAATTGAGTAAAGTATAATAACTCCATAGGTAAAGGACTAACCCAAGCCAAAACTTCATCGTCGGTAACATATTCATTGGTCGCGTTTTCTTGGTATGTTTCTCCAGTAAGTTCGAGCAATTCTCTCATGTTCGTTTCATAACTAGATCTATACTCTTGCACTTTGCGTAGTGATTCAGTATAGTCGCTAGCAAGTTTGTCGTTATAAAATGCGTCGGCAAGTTCTATTCTAATAGAGGAATCTAAACCATCCCAGATCTTTTTCTCTAATCCTAATTTTCCTATTCTAGCTATATGTCCATTATGATCATTTTCAGGCTCATATTCAGCTGGTTCATAGCCTACAGGCTCAAATGTAACTCTATTTTGATTGTTTACAGTATTTCCGAAAATGGAATTGAAATGCTCAAACCAAGGAGTATTGGTGGCTTTAAAACCAACATCAATTTGGCCGTTTCGGTTAAAAGGCCAGTTGAATTTGGCTGATCGTTGATCTATTTTCTTGGCAGACAAGTTGATTGGGATTTTCTTTCCAGCTTCAGTACCACACTTGATATCCCCAGAATAAATATCAACGTACATAAATTCATAGAGACTTCTGACATAAGAACAATTGTAGAGCTTGGTAAAGTAATTTTGATAAGCATATTGGAATAATCTCCAGAGTTCATCCAAAGTGGGCATCATACGAACTAACCAAATTTCACTTTCATCGTATCCGATATCAAAGTTTTCAAGTTCTCCCGTAAGTCTATCTTGTCTTTGGCTCCCCTTTTTAGGTTTTCTGCCTCTTCTTTTGGGGTTATTATTGTTTTCGTTTGCTTCTTCTTCCAGCTGGTCTAGTTCATCTTGATTTGGTTGTTCTCCGTTGGTGATTTCAGCATTTTCTTTTACTACAACTGACCATACTTCTTGTCTTCCTCTCTTTTTCATTATATATTGATAATTGAGTTTGTCGTAAAACTTGACGTCTACACTTCCGTCTTGATTGTACTGAAGGGATTCTTCAGGTACACAGACACCAAAATCGAAATACGTCTTTAATAAATATATCAATTTTGATTCGTCAACGTTTCCTCCGAGTTGCAATTTGTTTAATCTTAACATACAAAGATATTCGCTGGATTCGTTTTCGTTGTTGATGTTATAGATGAAGGAGGCTAAAGCCTTAAACAAGAGAGCTACCCATTCTGGATGAGAGGATTCGTGTACTTGAGGGTGTCCGTTCTCACAGATAGCACTTATTTCAAGAGTTTTTGGAAACTTTCCTTTCCATTTTGAAATTTCACGTTCTCCTTTTGCACTTCCTTTAGGTTTCTTTAAACATTTGCGATCTTTGAACCATACATTCTTTCCGACTTGAGCTGCTACGTCTTCACTATCAAGTGCAGCAATTTCGGGTGCTAATTCCAAATCTACCGAAAAGAACGAACCACAACAACCTTTTCCAGATTTTGTAACTGTAGGGGAGACGTTTTCTTTAACGGTCAAATAACTTCCAGCAGTTGATACGTCTGTCCCGGTTTTAGTTGCCCAATCTTCGGTATAGAATGTGTATTCTGAAGAACGTTGAAAACCGGTCAATTTTTCTCCAAGAAGAACATCTGTTGGGTAATGGATATCGTTATCAGTCTTGGTATAAACTCCATAGACTTGACTTGGGGCTTCCATATTTTTAATGTGTTCTTGATATTTTAATTTCCAAAAGTTTCTTTCGCTATCGTATTTTGCTTTCATCAAGTTGTAATTAACAAATCCTCTTCCATCACTAGGAATAGAATCAATTCCGTCCATGGTAATACTGTCGCGTAAAGCAATTTGGTTTGCCCAACAATAATCGACACGAGATCCATATTGAGCTCCTCCGTGTGTAAACCCACTTCTCCAAGCAGAGTAAGTTGGGTCTAAATAATCGGAATACAAGAAAGCTCTTATGGAGTCCTTAAGGGTTTCATTGATGTCTGCTTGAACCAATTGTCCTTTGCTGTAAAATGACCACAACATTCTATCTGGCCACATCAACATATTTGTCATGTTTGAAGATCTTCCATCATTATCGACAAGATAAGTGGATTGAGTGAGAGGCGGAGGAATGATACCAGCACTTATACAATCGCCGAAACTCGCTTGTAAGTGTCTCTTGGTAAAGTATTCCTTGTAGTGATGGTTCAAACTCTTCATACGATCAACAAAAAGATCGTGACTCTTTTTGGCAAGAGTAGCTTTTGCATTTTTCAACTCAGGGGAAACTTTCAAAACAGTTTCTCCAGAATTTGCCAAATTGTATGAATATTCGTACAAAGCTTTTGACGATAATCTTCCAGATTCCTTTTCGAGTGCTTTTATCTTTTTCACACCAGGTTGTTGTTTGTAATCGAATTGAGCAATCCCACCCAGACCACCAATATTCGCATTGACTTCATTGGCAGAAATATTGAACGTCTTTCTTAAAATGGACTCCATAACTTGCATTTTCTTTTCTCGGATAAATTGTAATTCCTCATTACTTCCAGGTGCCAATGTTCCTTCACCATTAAACTCTCGTAATTCTTTCCAAAACTGAATATCTTCGTTAGGTATATCAGTGTCTTTGATTAAAAAGTTCAAGTTGACAGGGTCCAAACACCACTGTGTGATTCTTTCTACAGAATCTGCATATTGTTGTAATTTCTCTTCCAATTTAAGTTGAATAGCAGCTTTTTCTTCTTTTTGTTCTGGTGTAAGTTTTGCGTCCATAGGGCTTTGATTAAATCTATCAACCGTAGCCTTGTCAACCGTAAATGTAAGTCCAGTTTTTCTCTTATATCCAGGTGCTGTAACTTTAATTATCATACCCATAGCATTTCCGATCATGGATTTGTATCTTTGGGTTTCTAATTTAGCAAGTTGAACGATTTCGTAATCAGTGACGTTTAAACGTTCGGCAGTGTTCATGCCACTGTCCAAGTCTGATGAAATAGCCTTGTATAATTCTTTCATTCTCTTTTGGTCAGCACACTGTCTCATGGCTTTCGAGACACAATTTCTCTCAGTCGCAGTGATTTTGTTGTACATCCAATCCTCGAATGTGGCGATTGGAGTTTCACCGTTTTCAGTGGCATCATTCATTCTATCTTCTAAATTTTCATAGAGTGAGTATCTATTTGGACCACTGGATTCGGTTATTCTTCCAATTGGAACATCATTTTCATCAACAATAATATCCCCATTCGCATCAGTCATGTAAGCTTTTCCGGTAGCCTCGTCTATGATAGATTGCTGGACTGAGGCTCTAGAAGGAACATATTCATCAACATTATCATCGTATCTCAAGTTGGAGGATTTTGTTATAATTCCAGCTTGCTTGACAGAGTCACGCATGTTATTGTCTCTTGTCACTCTGTGAAGTCCATCACCAGCCCTTCTGACAGATTTGGTTTTATGACTGGCTCTGTCAAATTGCTTCTTTTTGGCATTTGTTTTTCTAACTTGACCGTTTCCTCTGCCTGATCCATTTCCTCTTGTTGGAGCTTGTGGAGCTGGATTTTGAGGTTCTACGTATTGAATTGGTTCTTCATTTTGTGCGTTATTGTTGCTTAAAGAGTCGTCTTCAGGAGGACGATCTTCTTGAATTTCACCAAGTTCAGCCATATTTTCCAATAAAGCATTCAAAGCTCCGGGCGACATATTCTGGACATCTTGTACTTCGGGTTGAAAAACTTCGTCCCATGTATCATCTTGGTTTGTATTATTATCTTGATCGTTATTCATGATAAAATATCAATCACTAGATTCTTACAATAATTTTATTATTGAATATAAATTCACCGATTTAGAGCGTCTAGTCTGTATATAAATGTGTAGGTTAGAAAAGCGCCACTAAAATTGGGTAATAATGATGAAACAACAAAACGATCGTCAATTCTGTGAGATATTTTCTGCGTGGTAATCGTATCATAAAATGTACGGGTCACACTTTGATTTTACTGGAAAATCAAAATCAACCAAACCCACCAGCAAACCAAATCAACTTTGCGAAATTATCAAGGATTCAAAGAGGAAAACGAGAGAAATTTTGGAAACTCTAGACACAAGTACCGTTAAATTTACGAAATCTACCAAAACGTTAAAGAGAAAACTACCTAAACTACCAAATATCCAAACAATTAAAAATACATCAGAAAAATCAAATCTAGTAAAGACAAAAGTACAAAAATTAAAACCTAACTCATCGACAAAATCCAACAAACCTACCAAAAAAATAATAGCAAACCCTGTAAAAAGTCCTGATGAGAAGCCAAAGGAGAGAAGAGGTAGAAAAAGAAAGACGGTATTACCTACCAAGATTCCTTACGACTGGCAGATAACGTACGATAACACAGCACTGCCTACGATACGATATCCAGAAACGAAATCAGTCCCAGATCATTTGATTCCAGAATTCAAGCAAAATATTCATCTTATATTACCGAAAACTACCAAAAAACAAAAGAAAACTAGAGGTTATCCACTTGAACCAAACAGAGATATCTCTGGATTAGAAGAAGGCTATATTTCTTTATTGAAAAAGTTTTGGACACCTGATAGATTAAATGTATTGGTAGAAATTCTTGTTCCATCCGCATGTTATGTAGATGAAGAGGAACATGAAGACAATCCTCGTGTCACATTGAGCTTAGTTGATTGGTTTTGTATCAATTATTCCAGACATGAAGGTGTATCCTACCCTACATCTAGAGAAAAGGAATTTATGGTGAATTTAGAATACAGAAAGAATTTGAGTGCTTCTCTGAGACCCTTTTTCGACGTTTATTGCCGAGGGGACAGAATATTAATCGAATATGTAGACAATGACTGTAACATCCAAGTAAAGAATCCAAATTCTACTGAAATTCAGTGGGATAACAAGAAACAAGTTGGCGTTAGAATGGTGGGAGAAGACAAAATGGTATACATTATTACCACAGTTGGTCAATTAAACTTTTTCAAATGGGCCATTATTAATATGGTTATCGATTATTGTGAAAAGAATGCAAGAAAGATTAAATATCATATGAAAAGAACCAAGGATACTCCCAACTCTGATGGTAACAAGAGAAGAAAACTATTTCAAAGTAAAGATCAATCGTGGTTCATAAAAGGTGCAGGAGTCACTATAGAATTTGACTTTAACAACAATCCTTTCGATGGTACTGAAGATCCACCTTCCGAAAACGAATACGAAGAAAATCAACCAGAGACGTATATAGATAATTCCTGTATAGAAAATATGGATGCAACGGAAAACACTCTCACGTTTGAACCGTGCGAAAATATTGATGATAATGAACAAAGTGTCGGTGATGCTGGAGAAAATGCCTATAACCAAGACAATGATTACACAGACGAGCAAAGCGATGAAAATCAAATGAATGATACTGAAGAATGTGAACAAATCTCTGAAAATGAATGTTAAATAAAACGGTTTTAAATAAAATGTCCTTATTTTTAATCAAGAATAGTTAGAGAGAAACGTAGTTACGAACTTTAAAATCTCGAATAGACTGTGATATTTTGTTTACGAACTGTTAATAAAATATAGTTAACTTTACAGAATTAAAAAAATCAAGCATGTCGTCAAATATTTCTGACAATACACAGACTTATTCGTACGAAAAAAAGAAAAAACAAATATGGCCTTTTGTCTTAGGCGGAGGAGTCGTCGTAGTAGCCGGTTTAGTCGTTTATTTAATGATTACGAGAAAATCATCCGTCTGGACAAGTAACGCTACACCAACTTATTCTACTAGCACACCTTCTGGTACAATTAATATTGGATCTTCTTGTAGAAATATTGCCGATTGTGTATCTGGTGCCTACTGTGCTCAAGATGGATTGTGTCACGCTGGATTTGGAAAACAAGTTGGAGAAAATTGCTCCACAAATTCACAGTGTGTGATCGGTACTTATTGTCCTACTACAGTGCAAATGTGTGCCTCTGGTAATCCCGGAAGTATCGGTGGAGCTTGTAACAGTGATTCAGATTGTACCGTCCCACATAAGTGCAACACAACTACTCACCTCTGCTCAGTTACATCTACATCTACCGTAACTTGCACTCAAATTGGTGTATATCGAATGATCAGAAGCCCTTACAATCAACTAAAAGATACAACTTCACCTTCATTGCCAAGTGGAGGACAGTGGAAATTTTATCCAAGCACAGCACCGATATGGTACGGATGTTCTTCTTCGCAGACTGGATCTATTCCACTTTACGGATGGTCTAATCCCCAAGGCGATTTCGTATGGTCTCCTTCTAAAACTACCTTATTTACGGGTCAAAGTGGAAATAACGGATATACTGTTACAAATGGTGGAAATCCGATATTACACATATATTCTACAAAGACAAGTGCTAATCAATTTCCTGTCTATAGTTTAGTTGGACACTCTATGGATTACAACATGGACTTTCACACTACGGCAGTAAACACTACAACAATAAGTGATTCTAGCTGGCAAGGGGATATTGTATATAATTCTCCATCTGGGACTATTTACAGTTCGGAGTACGGAACAGGACGACTTGGGTATGTATTTATACCTTAACGCAAACAATTTTGATGTTAAAATTCATTTAATAAATTAAAAAAATGAAACTAAAAATGATGTAATTTATTCTTCTTAACGCACTTTTAGAGATAAAAACATTTTTGTTGAATTAATTAATAATTTTATAAATGGGAGAGATATTTGTAGAATACATACGGGAAATGTTTAAAAACAGCAAAAACCTAGATTGGGTTTTATACAAACATGGAACTTATTATGTAGCGAGCAAAAACGAAATATTGACACGAGAACAATTATGTAACATAGCAAACTTTGAAATAGAACAGTTTGAACAAGGATATCAAGAAGGATCATCCTCCGCAGATTTTTCGGTAATTAGATTGGATGGAATATTTCCAGACAAACCCGTTTATGGTGTCTATTACGATAATACTTTCTGCGGAAATATATTACTTGGAACGAAATTGAATCACAGCGTCCAAAAGGAATTACGTTTGGGGTTAGAAGCAAGGCGACGTAGAACGGCGGATGCTAAAAAGAATACTATTATTGCTACTAGCAGAGATTAAAAGTATAAATAAATAATAATTGATAAAATTTGATATTAAACATTATTTTCGATATAAATAACAAAAAATCCGATACAAATATTTCAACGTCCGATATAAACGAAATAAACTTTTCACATTTTCAAATCTTAACCATCCGGCCCTTTTAGCACCCTCAATTCACTTTTGTTTTGGACTCTAAAATTTTTCAAAGTCTACAATTTAGAGTTACAAAACAAAGCAGTTCAAGCGTTACTAAAAGGGCCGGATGGTTAAGATTTGAATTTATAAAAAGTTTATTTCGTTTATATCGAAACTTTAAGTATTTATATCGATTTTCCAAGTTTATATCGAAAATAAAAATAAAATATATTTTTCAAAAAGTAGTGTTGTTTAAACTTTGTAACTCATACAATAAACTATGTGTATTTGTGAAAACGTTAAATAGTATAATTTATAGTATAAATACTTTTAATTTCGATATAATTTCAAAATTGTAATAAAATTGTATGTTTTTAGAATAACGTATAGTATTCACAAATGTATAACAATAAAGCTGGGAATTATAAATCATTGTTCAATGAGGACAAATCTTCAAATAAAAATTTAGCATTGATTTTGTCCACAACCATGGCTAGTATATTTATGGCTTCGACTATAGTGTTTATACTACTCTGGAGAAAAAACAGAAACGGATCAACCCCGTTCAAGGTGCCTAGTACCGAAGCTGAAATATACATCGCTGTTATTAATGATAGTAGCACAGTTAGCGATGATGTAATTAAAGACTATATGAATGCTATTCAAATACAAATTACTAGGGATTTATTTTCGACATGGGGGGTACACGCTATACTGGAATTTTATGATGCTGCAAAAACTGGAACTGTTCCTGCGAATTACATGGAGATTCACATCGTAGACACGTACGATCAAGCAGACGCCCTTGGATATCATACAGTTAATAAGTATGGTATGCCTTTAGCCTTAGTTTCAGTACAAATCACCGAAAACGCTGGTCAAGAAATTTCCTTAGTAATGTCACACGAAATATTGGAAATGATAATTGACCCTTTTGCTGCCAATTCGGTATTTGCACAAACTTCATCTACAGGAGGAACTATCGTTGCATACGAAATCTGTGACCCTTGTCAGGCTGCAAACCATGCATATTTCATTAACGGGATCATGGTTTCCGACTTTGTTTTACCTACTTGGTTTGAGTTTTACGCAAATTCAAATAGAAAGTATGACTTTACTGGGCATATTTCTAGCCCTTTTGTTATCTTGAGTGGAGGATACGCACTGGTGTTTAAAGTACCTAACAATGGATCTGGTTGGACTGCGATTACTGGAGGTATATTCAACAACACCAGTGTGTTAGCTGCAAAGACAATTAGAGATCAAGCTACGGCAAACGACGTCAATTTATGTGGACGAGTAAAGCAACGTATGAATACAGACCCTGTAGAAAAGTTTAAACAGTTCAAGGCTATAAATCATCATCTTCCAAAAATGAATGGATGGAGAAAACTTGTCCAAAAGAACATGGCTTGAAAGGACGATTTTGGCAACTTTATTATCCTGTATTATAAATAATTTTTTTAAATATTTTCACGGTTGATATTTATAAATATCTCTCGCGCTATTGTTGGTATCGATATCTTGTGATATAATAAATACTTTACCGGATTGGCAACTACCCTAAAATATATTTTTTAAACATGTTTACCGGACAGATATTTGTTTGTGGATCTTACATTAACGATAATAGCTCTGAACACTTGGAGCTCATTAAAAGTTTAGTAGAGAAAATTACTATCTTTGTGCAAGTGACAGTTCAACAATTAAACTTTGGTACATTTCCATTCTTGATAAAACAACAAGAAAAACAATTTGTATTGCTTCCAAACCAAAATGTAAAAGACTACGCCACCATAAACTTTTGGTTAAGTCTATTTCAAAAACAAGTTCTCGACACCTCTGGACTTTATATTGTTGGCAGAATCGGCTACTACTCAAAGGACATTAGATTTTACACGGGTCTCATATACATAACAAAACACGGTTATTTGTGGACAAAAGTGGCAGATATTTCATCTGAGAATTTGGAGCATTATTTAGAGTTTTACGACAATGAGGCTCAAGAATGTTTCGAATATTGCGAAAACGAAAGATTTAGAAAAGCAGTAGAAGCAGCGTGTGATACCCATCTCGCGAGAGAAATGCAATTGATGACTGTTTCGTAATGTGTTGAAAGTTAAATTTATATAATGTAAAATAAATCATCAGTAATATTCTCGATTTGTAAATATGAAATAATATTTATTTTTATAGTTATTTCTAATAGAGTTCCGAAATCTACAACATTTATAGAAATGGTCAAATCACAATATGACAACGAGGGAAAGCGTAAATTTAAAATTGATCCACTGTCTGTAACACTAGGTGTAACCGCAAGTGCTTTCGTTGTGGGTGTAACTTTGATGGTCGTATTATTAACCAAAAAGAAAATATCATCTACTTCAGCTCCTATATTACAGGCGACTGTCAGCAGAAAGAAATATTTGATGGGATCTTTCTCTCATTATAGTTCTACATTTCCGAATATGTGGACAGAGAATGATTTTATGTATACTGATGTAAATGGAAAGAAACTGCCTTGGCAAAATTATATGATAACAGATGATATTACAAGTTGGGTTTATTACGCTACTATCTGGACGACTATTTACAAGGCTACTGGTGTAAAATTGACAGTTTTCTGGAAGTACACATTTGTGAGACCAGACGACGTAATTACCTTTAACGAAACATATCAAAATCTTCTAGTTAGTTTCCCCGATTTGCCTCCTGCTCCAACTGGTGTATTTGTATGTGATAGACCAACAGATACACAAGTGTTGGGAGATACAGTCAACGATGTAATCTCTTTGACTTATTTGTGCAGCATACTTAAAACTTACTGGCCCAACGCTCACTTGTATGGAAATTTCAACTACTCGCAAATAACTGGGAGCGTTTTGGCAGTTTCAGCTATAGGGGATTCTGATTTGGACTACATATCAGTACAAGATTTTACGCAAGACTTTTCGACCTTTCAAAACGGACTAAAGACTTATTTATATCCAAATATTAAAGATTCACAAAAGGTGTTGGTTATATCTTTTGCTGCCTATGGTAATGGATCTACCCCTGGTACAGCTATTAGCCCTTCTACCGCGGATGCATACTGTCTAGTTAACGGACCTTATTCAGCGTTAGCTATACAAAATTGGTTGCAACGTGATAGCAGAATATATGGGATTATAGTTTACAATTTGAAAAATATAAATTGGTCTGGAAGTGGCGATATAACAGCGAATGCATCCGGTACGGGAGTTGGTTTAGTGGATACTTTGCAAAACTCTTCCACTTACGTTATGCCCAATACTGTAAATTTTTACAAAAACTTGGGTGCTATATGGACAACAGACAATATAACATATAACTTGTAAATAACATATTATGATAATATATTATGATTTATGTATTCGATTGTAGTTAAATAAACATTGATAATGTATTCTACCGGATTATTTTTGCGCCTGATTTTAGGTGACTGATTTGCTACGTTAACTGTTTTGGTGCTTTTATGAAGAGAACAAACTATCATTCCGAAAACTTGCTGAACAATACCAAATATGGTACGCAGCTTAAAATACCCAACACCTCCAAAACGTCCAATTATGTGCAGTCTTTGGGTTTGGATTTGGGTATGGACGATATAGCGAATGAAAAGCTACCCTACGCTATACTCACCGAGATTGCAAAAACAATCAAAATACCTGACTATCTTTTCATGGAAGCAGACGAATTGACTGTAAAGATTTCGGCTATTTTGGGGGTTGATCAGCGAGAATGGAGTTATTTAGTGCAGTCCAAATACAAAAACGAAGATTTGGGTGTTAAAATTTACGCTTCATTTAAACCTAAGCTGTGGAATCCTAGAGATAATTGGTTAGGAGAAGGTGATATTAGTGATTTGTTAAATTTGTTTTCACAAAAAAATGAGCTAAGTTTCCACAACTATCACCCAGTGTCGGCTGGACACACATTTACAGAAAATAACATTAAAAAGAAAATCAGGCACGGATTCGTTATTAATACTTCGGGAAAGTATAACAATGGATCACACTGGGTTGCAATGTATGTAGATTTACGTACAAAGAATTTAGAGTATTTCGATTCTTTTGGATGCCGCCCTAGCGAAGGAGTGGAACACACTCTAACTTCTATTGTTACATCCATCAATCAAAAGTTTCCAGAGAGAGAAATGGGAACCGTTGTTAAATACAATGCAAAGCAGAAACAGAGAGATAGTAATCAGTGCGGAGTGTGGTGCATTTTGTTTATTGTATCGAGAATTAAAGGAAAATCTCTGCGAGAATTTGCTGATCTAAATATTACAGACAGCGACTGTCAGAAATTAAAGAGTTACCTTTTCCAAATGTAATACCACGATTGTAAATAAAATACATTATTTTTAAGCGCCGGTTATTCTGTGTTTAATTATACCATCATAGTCTCGATGGTACAATCTACAAACTCAAAGATCACAGAACCTGAAAATCTGACCACTGAAAGCTACAAGAGTGTAGCTGACAGGTGTTTAAAACATCGCAAATTGTTATGGTTTTTTGTAAACGAGTGTCACGCCTTGGGAAAAGGAAATATTTGGGAATCCAAGGAATTTATAGAGTCATTGGATTATTTTATAGGAAGGACTAAACTTGTTAAAGTAGTAGTAAAGGATTTTGAGAACCGCTTCAAACAACCTAATAAAAAGTATTGCGTCATGTTGGACCCTAGAGAATACTGGGGATATACACCTAGGGGAGATGAGAAACAAAATGAAATTTACAGATTGTACGATTGTCACCCCAATGACATATTTATATTTATGAATTGTATTTTTTCAAGCATTTTAAACAAGATACCGAATTTCAACAAGCTTTACAGTCAATTAGAAATAGACATGGATAGAAGATGCGAATCTGACAGACCATACGATTTTGTAATGGCGATGCTAGACGTTTTACAAATCAACAGATTGAGCCCTGTAGTAAGTCGATATGAAAGTAATGATATAAAAACTAATGCTGTAATTGTGGCTAATTAATAAACCGTTTTAACAGAATTTGCAAGGATTGTACCTGTTGTTTTGGCGCCCACTTTTTTAATTTTAATATATATGTTATACATCGATAAATATATACAATGGGAGAAAAGACAGAGTTTATTCAATCTTTTGGAATGCACGTATCTTTTTACGCTTTTGCTACGTTGGTTCACACCATCTATTGTCTCACTAATCCATTGTTGAGAAATGGAAACCAAATCACCGTGGAATGGATTATGCTTTTTGTACTTGGACTTATTACAGTAATGTCGATTAATATTCGTTACGATGTAGTTTTAAAGTATTTCTGTTTATTTATATTGGACGCAGCTTGGATATTAATAGCGATCAATCTATTTAATGGATTATTCGAAATTGGATATATGACCGCATTTGATTCGGCCGTATTTGTTTGCTTTCATTACATGGTTCAATTTTTTTCTAAAGCCCTACAGATCATTGTTTTTATCCCTGTAACACTGATATGTCTGGAATTTCTCCAAGAAAGAGATTTGGAGCGTTATTAGCGCTGTAATGTTTTATTATTATATAAAATCTGTTTACATAACACTTGACGTTGTTCATACAATCAATAAATCAATATGCTTGAATCCATCGCTGATCACGATTCGTTCATGTCATATTTAAATGACAGAATATGTATTACTGTACCGGAATTGGTAGAGTTTATGAAGGTTATGGCTGTTGGATTAACATTTGTTATTTGCTTTTTTAGATGGGTAGACTTATTTGGGGCCTTTTCAGACTATATCTATCCGTTTTTCTATTTGATATTCTGTTTGTTTAGCATTACTTCCTTTTCTGCAATTTTAAAGGAAAAGCTGTTTTGGAAGTTAGAAAACGAAAACACTGTACTTAAATTGGTGATATGGACAGCTGGATACGCCTACAGCTTCGTATATTGGTATTATATGTTTGTGGATGATTATTGGTTTGGAAACTATCTTTACTACATCAACACTACCCTTTTGATATTTATCGCTTGTATCCCTGTATATCATATGACCTAAAAAATTAAATTTTTAATAAATTTATTATTAAATTATCCAGCGCCATCACTTTTATCCAACATTTAATACCAACTACCGATAAATGTTACGAATATTCTATCCAAAACCTGAAGTCAGCGAAAATGATTTGGTTCGTATCGAACTTCCTACTTGGGCTGAATACGATGTTCAAAAAAAGACGGTTTCTGAAGCGAAAACACAAGAATGTGTCAGAAATTACCATTCTACCATTTATTTCATATTAAATGACTATCAAATTGTAGACGATTCAAAAGACACAAACAAAAAAAGCTTTAAATACTTGATAAATGTAACTTATTTTGACTTGTCTGAAGGTCAAAACAATGGAAATTGGCGTACTATTCACGGACCTGCTTCGAGTGTATTAAAGAAACTTGCATACTTTCCTATAAAAATACACGTTGACATTGAATCGCACTTATTAGTGCACGCGTTAAAGAACAACGAACCAAAGAAAGTTCTATTTGCATACTTATCAAAAGGCTATATATACAAATCAGAAGCAGAAAAAGAAATTGTTAGATCGTCTCCAGAATATGCATCCCCTGATCACATATATTGTATATGCAAGAGAAATACTGGAAGCCGCGGTGTATTTCACGAAAACATTCTTCCAGTACCTCGCCGAGACAACAAAAATATGCCAGGTTATGGACTTGCTCGATGGGCCAGAAGAGATTTCGACAACCCACATATTGTATACGGTGCGCCAAGTATAGAAACTATGAAACACTTGTACCAAGTGCATGTTAACAACAAAAGGCAGATGAAGGATTTTATGGGTAAATTTTTTGTTATTCGATACAATATTCATTTAAGTAGAGGCTAGAAGGGTTTTAACGTTACCCAAACCAGACCTTTTGACATTTAGTTTTGAAAATTATATATCAAACTACGAAAGAACTCATAGTGAATACAATCTACTAAACAAACTCGTTCCAGAAGAAGAATTGAGACAAGCGGAACAATTTGACGCTCTGAGAGATGATCCGTTTTTATACGAAGAATTCAACGAGCCAATTTCAGGGGATTACGATTCTTGGGTTTTATGTAAATATAGAAATCAACATCTTGTAGATGCCAAGTATCACCGCGACATGGAGAAATATTTATACTCGGGAGTAAAGGATAAACCCGCTCCGTCTAGAGTTGAGAATCAATATGACCCTAACTTTTCTGCATATACACCAAACACGTATTCATCAAGGTGTGATCCGTTTGAAAGAGATATTATCGTGGAAATTTACCAATATCAAGATCGCGTTCCAAATGTTCCCGACAAAGACAATGCTTCACAACAGTACAGACATTGGTGTTTCAAAGTATTAGATTTTTCGCAAGAAGCCGAAATGACGAAAGAAGAAAAATTGAAATTTTCTGGGGGACCAATTTGGACAGACAAAAAGATTGGTGTCTGTGAAAGAGATATGAATTTACCTGCACTTTTCGCTATCGATTCCTGGTGTAGATGGGTTGGAATACAACGACCTCGAAAACTTCTTCGATTCCTTAGATATAATACCGAATTTGTATTTGGACCCAGAGTTGCCTGTGTCATTCGAGTTTTAATTTATAAACATGTTAAGAAGTATTATACGTACGAAAAGGAAAAGAAAGCCAAAGAATTAGAATACAAAAGAATAACAGAAGAAAATGAAAAAGCTTTGTCGTTGTTTAACGGATTGAGTGAAGAGCAACAAACTTTACTTAGCGTGCAAAAAGAAATGTTTCAAAAACAATTGGTAGAAATGCAAAGGCTTAAAAGTAGCTTCGAACACGTTTTCCTATCCAAAGAAAATCAAGAAGTTCCCATGATAACCGATACCAACGACAGTAATCCTCCACAACATTTACCTCAGCCTATGGAGACTATACAAGAAACTGCAGAAATTGAAAAGTATACTGAAAAACATATTATTGGTAGTACGATATTTGATAATCTGTCTGCAAGTAAAGTTACGGAAAATTGCAACAAGATTGAATTATCTCTCAATGATATACAACAAGCTATCATCGATGCCGTTGGTATTGAACTCGAACAAGAATATGACATGGATGATGAGGAATTATGGATATCTATTCACAATCAATTAGTTCGTGCATTTAAAAGCAATTATTCTGGGAAATCAGTGTTTATTCTGAAAACTGGAGAATGGAAGAAATATATAGAGAGTTATTTTACTAGAAACGGAGAAGGAACACGTTTCCACCAAGAAAAAACAGAATTAGAGGTCGATTACGCTAATATCAGTGATGATGAGTTTAGTGAAGCCATAGAAAAAAGAAATGCAGAAATGTTACCAAAACATAAAAAACACGTTTCAAAAACCACAAAGGCCATAGAAAAACCAATAAAAGATAACCAACGTGCAAAGATTGTCAACAAATTCGCTTCTCCCTTTTTGGAAAATTACGCTGGTGGTGAAATCACATTCAAACCTGCCGTAACTCTTGACAAGACTGTTAAACCTATATATGCACGCTCCGATCCAACACGTGGTCCAAAATATATTACTATGGGGCCTGGCCAAGATCCAAAGAGAATTACAGATACTCCTGTGAAAGGTAGCCACTTGGATGGTAAAATTGTTAGAGAGATAAACGTAGCCGGAAAACCGCGTATTCTGGTACAAACTGATTATGGATATGATGAACAAATCCACGATTCTGATATACCAGAATTTAATATGGAAGCGAATGGAATTAAACCTGTAGAAGTCGAACAAAAGGCAAGAAAGCCCCAAGACAAATCAGAAGGAACCAAAAAGAGAACAAAATCGACAAAAACAACCAAAAGTACCAAGAAAACACCTAAAAAGGTTACAGTGCAAGACGGTTATGATTCATCATCATCATCTTCATCGTCCTCTGATTCATCATCTTCTTCGGAGGATGAAATAATAGAAACACCAAAAAAGAGAACCAAGACTTCGAAATCGACCAAATCTACACCTAAAAAGAACAGTACACCTACCAAAACCGGAAAAACTCCAAGAAAAAAGCAATGATAATGTTTAATAAAAAGTTAACCATACAACATTTTATGTATATATTAAAGTCATAAATTCATAAATTTATGTGTTTATTTCTACATTTAACGAATGATCATTTTTACCAAATTGATAACTTCTGGTCCGAAAAATACAGACACCGATATGATTGAGAAAAGCAACATAACCTTTCTCCAATCTTGTTTCTCGCAAGTTAATTCGTCGCTTCTTTTGTGTTGAGTAATAGGTGGGTTCAACCAATAACATACGCCTACACTCACAAGTCCAGTACCAAGAGCAAGCCCAATTTGCGTTCCGTATATCTTGGCCAAGACACCGGTGTTGTTTTTATCCCTCTTTGTCTTTGCAGCTTTAAGTAATTTTTGTGCGTCTTGTTCTCTTTCAACTCGTAACAAATCTCTTGCGTCTCCACCAGTTGCCACATTACCCAAGTTCATAGAAGGATCATAACGTGATATGGCTTCATAATTGTCTATTTTTCTAAATTCTGCATCTCCGTTAATGGCCGACATTGTAATGTTATATTGAATGAAATATTCAGATACTATAAAATATATTTCTTTATTTTTAATTAGTTTAAAGACACTTTATATTTAATATTACACAAATATTAAAAATGTCTCCAAAAAAGAAAACGTTGGAAATTATAACAAAGAAATCAAAACCCTCTCCTAAAAAGAGCCTGATTAGATTAAGTAAACCCAAAAAAACAACCAAAGTTGTAAAGCTGAAAGATGTTGCTTACAAAAAAGATTTAGATTTGAGCAATTATTTCACAAACGAATCTCATGTGATGGACGATATGATAGAGAATGTAAAGGAAAATCTTAAACAAGAAATAGCGTCCTTTAACAAATCGAAAAAAGACTTGAAGAATATATACACTAGTATACAACAATTGAGAGGTGCATTGGATGTATTGACATATTTAAACGAAAATTACGAATTGGTTGATAAATAAAACATTTTATATTTTAAATATTTAGATTTTGTCACTCGTATATCACATCATCAAAGACTGGTCCACGAGTAATTACATCTTGTCCCATCCATTCTTTTGACTTTTCAGGATTATCTGATTCTTCATCATCTACGACATGCTCGTCTGGACAAAGTTCCATAGGTAATTTTACCAAATTATGTTTGTAATCATCGAAACATTTGTTGCACAAAACAAATCTATTTTTAAACCATTCTTGAGGTTCGATACCTTCCGCGAGACCATAACTCCCATAATGTCCATTACAGTAGAATGATTTATCTGTTTGGTACTCTTTTCCGTCTAAAATTACATTGAAGCATTTTCGTTCTCCAGACTCTTCCACAGTCCATTCAACAATTAAATATCGAATATCTTCAATTACGTTGTCGCAAGAATCACAAAGTGAACCAGAAAAAACATCAAATTCTTCCATAAAATCACATGTATCGTAAAGGTATCGTATTTCTCCGGATGCTAACAACTCTTTAATACAAGTATTACAAACGTTTCCTTTTCCATCGACATGTTTTCTCGCCCACTCTGGACATTCTTCTAAAGTAAGATGTTTCTTTCTTCCAAAACGAAATTTACAACAATCCCACCCAGACTCTGGCCCTCCTAAGAGATAGATTTCCCCGCCCGGTATAACAAACTTATGTGCAAATCCTCGATCGTCAACAGTGAAATCGGTTGCTTGTTGTACGTCAGTGTCACAACCGTAGCCTCTATTCGAATCGTCAAATACTCTGTGGTAGAGCTCATTGCACTTTATACACTCTACATCTCTCGTTGAAGATATCGGTGGATAACCTTTTTCTGCCCGTTTCTGGCATTTCTTACAGGTACAATTTTCGGGCATTTTCAAATTCATTCAACTACAGTATAAAATAGGCGCGTCGAATAATCACTGGAAATGATTTAGTAAAAATGAACCAGGGAAACCCCAATTACCGAGAGAAAACCGACTATAGAAATCATCGGAACGATTATAGAAATGACCGTCGGAACGATTATAGAAATGATTATAGAAATAATTTTCAAAATGACAGCCGAGGAAGTTTCAACTATGAAAACAGCGATAATACAGAAGAAGCACCGAAATGGGCGAACGATATTGTATCCGATTACGCAAAAATCCCGTTTGGATCATCCTTTGCCCAAATTGTGATAAATGAAGAAGTTGTCAAGGTTTTCGAAGACAAACTTTATTCACTTTGGAAGCACGGTAAAACAGGTTTTCCTGGGTCGTTGGCTGTTAGTATATTACGAGAACACGTTCCTCAATTAGAGAGTAAAAAATACCATATACTGCCAAAATCGGATGGTTGTAGATACATTATGTATTCTTTTTATGTAAATGACGAAGCAGTGGTGGTCATGTTTGATAGAAGTGGATCACATTACACGGTCACACTTTCCTTATGTCAATCTGTATTTTCTGGAACAATTTTGGACGGCGAATTAGTAACATATAAAGATGGAACTATCGTGTTTCAAGTGTTTGACTGTATCGCTATTTGTGGTAACATGCACTATTCGAAACCTTACTCGGAAAGAATGAAAGAGGCGAAAAACTTTGTGGATAACCTTTATACACCTGACGATGAAGATCCATTTAAAATAGATTGTAAATTACCTTGCACAAAAGATCAAGCCAGAGCTTACATGTCTATGGATTTTAACGATCCGTACTTTCCTCTTAATTATCCAGTTGACGGTATTATGTTGGTTAGAGATGAGTCGCCTTATATTTGCGGTTTAAACGACTCGATATTAAAAGTCAAAAAACCTCACGATCACACTGTAGATTTCTATACGAGAGTTTGGGAAAAGAAGGACGATAACCGTTCCAGATGGATTTGCGAGCTGATGGTATCCGAGGATAGAAATAGAAAATTAATACAATCAATATTAATTACAACGGAAATACTTGAGAGGCTAGAAATACCTTCACCTAACTCACTAAAAGACTGTATAGTAGAATGCTTTTGGAACAGTGTAAATAATCAATGGGAACCGAGAAAATTGAGACGAGATAAACTCTATGCAAACAACATGTCTACCTTTGAAAGAACTGTTCAAACAATTCGGGAAAACATTTCCGTAAAAGAACTTATGAATTTGATTAAATAAATATCGATTTATATATAAAAACTACTTTGTCTTAGATTAATAAACGCGTCTTTATATTGACACATTACAATTACCATTATTAGTAAACAAATGGAAATTCCTCAAGTTACAATTCAAGCAGATACATGGCAAAATCTCGGTCGTGTTTATTCTGACGAAGTTAAAGAACTCAGGCTAGTAACAGACGAAAAATCGTTCAAAGAACTTCAAGAGAAAACGTTCAAAAGAGTTGTAGGAGCTCTCCTGAAAAGAGTGACCAGCTGCTATTTTTGTGAAACCAACCAAAGTAATTGTGAATATAGCCGATCCTTTAGCGTAATGGATTGTAAATTGGTGCAAGATAAAGGAAATGATATTATATTATTAAAAGAAGACGCCAAATGTGAACCAATTTTATATCAGTTGTATGAAAAAGAACTGGCTTTCTGCGAATCATTAGATCTTTCTACATTTGAAACTTGGAGAGTCAGTGTATTATGTCCTCCGTGGCAAATTTCTTTATTAAGACAACCTTTAAATAACGAAAAAGCGTTAGCAAAACTTGAAGAGATGTTATCACAAAAGGCTGATTTGGATGATGAAAAGAAGGCGAATATTATGAAACTGGCACGGAATTGTATAGATATCATAATACCTCGATATGGAGGTATCATTGTCCCAGTAAAAGAATTTGTAGACATGGTTAATCTTAATTGGTTTGCTGGTATTAGACAGACAAAAAATACAATTTGAGTATAATTCATATTATTTATTTAGAATAAATTTACGAAAAGTGATATTAATTCTTGTATTATCGTATTCGTCATCTTTTCGATTTTCCTCTTTTTTCATACCATGTAAATAGTTTTCCTGACAATGTTCCCCCATCACTAAAAGCGAACCATGAGTTAGTTCCTTTTCCAAATTTTCTATTCTTCCAGCTTCGTTGCGTTTTCTAACAAATCTAAAACTTCTTGTAGTACCCAAACTAATAGAGGCGATCGATTTAGTATCACCGTATTCTTCATTGTCACAGTGCAAGCCAATAAATTGATGATTTCCAATATATTTATTACCGAGACAAATGTTGTAAGTTTCGCCGGTTTCGCGTTCTACCATCGATTTTAAATTATATAGTTCTTCAGTCCAAACGTTAACGACTGCATCTTCTCCCCAAATAGCTGGAGCTTTTAATGTGAGATCTTTATCGGCATATACAGTGGTTTCTCTATTTAACTTTGTTTTTCTGTAATTTCGAAGTCTCCAATCTAACCCTTTTAGTTGATGGAATAACAAATCTGCATCCTGTTTTCCTAAAAAGTCTTTATTATATACTACACAAGCGTCGTTTAGTAAACTCATTCTATACATAACAATATACATAAAACATACAGCGCCAAGAATTTATATGATTTCCGATATGAATTTTTAAAATTCGGTATAATTAGTAAAATCCCGATATGAAACAAATAATATTTTCACGTTTTCGAATTTTAACCATCCGGCCCTTTTAGCACCCTCATTTCACTTTTATTTTAGACTCTAAATTTTAGAGTTTGAAAAATCTAGGTGACCAAAACAAAGCAGTTCAAACGTTACTAAAAGGGCCGGATGGTTAGAATTTGAATTTATAAAAAGATTATTTGGTTTGTATCGGATTTTTTTAATTTTATATCGGAATTCAAAATTATAAATATTTTATATCGAAAATTATATCAAAATTACAATTTTATACAATAAATATACTGCTCTGTTATTTTACACAAAGCACTTATATCTACGTACACTGAGCGCTGTACCAATTACTAATAAAAAGAGTACAATTAAACAATAAATACTCTAATCAATGTCTAAAGTTACCAAAAAGGTTAAAAACGAAAGCACATTTTGTGAGTTAAATTGCACCCTTTGTGGTAAACAGTTAGAGTTACGCCACAAGAAACCGAGACATTACAAGACTAACGAAATTATTCCTTGTCCAGTAAATGTAATTTTTAAAAGAACTAATTATAAAGGTTTCGAAAGACAGTGGTGGATGTGACCGAACCTGGGCGACTCATCTTTGTATACCATGCCTTAAAAGTGCACAAAGAGATCAACACTGTAAAAGAACTACGTGTCACCGACGAAAACAAGATTCCGAATATTATTTAAGCTCTTCTCCGTATAAAATAAATTGTTATGGATGTAGACAAATTCTATTAGAGATTCCGAGAAGAGAAAAACAAATTGGCAAGAAAAAGAAGGCGATAACTGTACCCTCTCTAATTGAGGCTTGTTCGAGAAAAATCGCCAAATACCCAATGTTGATTCTGGCTGCTACACAAATGGACTTTCCGGAATGTGTCTGGTCGTTTATCAGCGAGAACGTACCTAGAACTCTTGGAAAGAAATTCAAGACGGAGCTGGAAACGTTTCAAGAGGAATCTTGTCCTTCAATGTGTGAAGCTGTAGGATTGGCTTTTTGTAGATTCGTGAAATCAAAAACGAAAAAATATGTTTCAAAGGATAAAAAGCTTAAAAACGAACAAGACGTAGAATAATTTAAACAAATAAATGTATTGTATTAATATTTTGCCTTTTTAGGTTTTTCATTTTTAGCTTGCATTTTTCTTTTGGAAGTATTATCATCAGGAAATGCCTCTTTGAAAACCTCGTCTTCAGATTGCGAATCATCGCTAGAGTCAAATTCATTGTATGAATCATCTTCAGAATCATTATCAGGCTCTTTATCCGAGTCAAAATCGATATCTTCTGCCTTAAATGTCACTCCCTCTTCAATTTGTTTTAGTTTTTCTGCTCTTATCTTGTTTAGGTCTATTGCTCTTTCTTGAAGATCTCCTGGTACTAATTCCAGAGGAATATCGCTTCCAAATATCCAGTTCTTTTTGTGGAATTCATACCACTCGTCTCCCAAAATGTACTTGATACCCTCTGCGTCCCCAACTAACTTCATAGAATAGTCTCCCCTATGATGTACTTGACGTACATATCTTCGGAGCATTTTTTGCTTCTTTAAATTTGTCTGTTTGGAAACATAATGCATCGCAGAGTCGTACGGAACATTGCCAGTATCATTGTCCATGTGGAAAAAGAGTATCCCTATAATTGTAAGTTGAATTCCTGCTGTCATTATAACATACCTTCAACGTCTTTCCACAATAGCTCCCCGCAACTCATAATGCTACCTTTACATATAGATCTGTTTCTTTCGACCCATGATTCTAACGTTTGTATATCGGTAACATTATCGAGTTCCTTTATCATACGTTTTTCATCCTTATCAGAAAAGCTGCAGTTGGAATTACCCATTTCAATGGTTGGTGATCTTTATAGTACATTCTAGTATCGGTCATGATATATGCAGCGCCATATAAATAACAAATTAAAAATTAAAAATGCAGAAATTGTATATTTATTTAACGATTACAAAGATTGTTTTGTGAATGAAGAAACCGAGGAGAACTTTCAGCAACTTAAATAAAAGGGTTAGTAGTAAGAAACAGGAAGCTATAAACCCCAAAGAGGAGTATACGTTATTCCCTAAAGGAAATGATAAAGAGGAAAATCCTGACGATGACAGAGAATTCTTTTCCGGTTTACAAGCAATGATTGGTGTCACCAGTGACCTAATCAAAACTGGGGAAATAAAGTGGAATTTAGGTTCTAAAACATTTACGGATAACACAGTTCAATATGTATTGAGGAAACGAGGAGGATGAACAATATATTTTTATAAATGTTTTATTATATAATTTCGGTAACATTACAATCAACGAATTATCCATCTTCCTCATCTACAGTTTTCAAGAGTTCTTTTACTTTGTCTGTAATTTCTAGACAATTTGAAGGTAAAGTTTTGCTAATGACGAGTCTATCACCAGCCCATCTTCCGTCAATGAGATGTTCGCTATCACCTCCAGCTACCTCATCGCTATGAAAGAGAGTGGAAAAGACAGCTTTCATGATTCCATCCCTATTGTGCAATACAACGTTTGGGTCTGTAGAAGTCTCAAATTTAGATACAGGAAGATACTCATTCTTGGTTGTGTTTATGACGTAATAATCCAACAACGATCCAAGTTTTTCGACATTTTTTAACCACTTTTTGTGTAGTCCCATTCCAACTTCTTTAAACTCTTCAGTACGCCCACTATTAAGTTCGACTTCAGATGGAGCGAGGAAAGGAAAGGTTTCTGCGTAATCTCCAATAAGGACAACTCTATCACCAATCCAAGAACCGTGAAGATCCGAGTCTGCTTTGCTGTCATCCAAGAGGGACAAAAACAAAAACGGTTTAACTCCCAAGTTGTAAAGTTGCTCCAAGAGCTTTTGTCCTGAAGTGTATGGAGATGTAAAGTTAAGGAGGCAGTACATTTTCTAAACTTGTCAGCATAAAAGAAAAGAGGCAACTTACTTGACATTTATCAACGTTGACGAGGAGGTAATATTGACCCATTTTTACTGAATTGTTAGTTCTATTGTTGTATGCGTGATATTATAAATGGATCGGAAACACGGTATTAAAAAATGTAGGGTCCCGTATATTTAAATCTTTGCGCTGGATTTTTATAAACTTATAACCGGATACAAATATTTATAATCCTTTATCAACAACAATTAATTTAGAAATTTCCAAGATGGTGAAAGCGATGAGATGTACCGAACACGAGACAGAACCTATCGATCAGACAATTACCTCACAAACACCGATCAAAAAGAAACACAGAACCTATACTGTAAAGTTAGACGATGAACCTTTGCTCGAAGTAAACAGCAAGAAGAAACTCTACACTTGTCTAGCCAAGGAAATTGCCGTAGTTGGGGCATTATATGACTGCTTTTCATCTGATGGTGGGTTTTGGATAGATAGAGTAGATAATCTTGGTGATATACTCTGTGAAATGGGAGCTATCGAGGATGAGGAAGGGTGGCACTCTGACGAATTGATTGAAGGTCTACGATCGCTCGACTTTGACCAAGCAAATCGACTTATGTACGAATTATCAGAAGAAATTGGGGATCATTACAGCTGGAAAAGAATTGTAAAAAAGGCACAAAAAAGAGGAATCTTGTCTGTAATCAAAAGCAAATAAACATTTTCTACATTAACTTGCTGTTTTCTTAATTTATACAATAACACACCTGGCGCCAGGAATGGATCTAGCGGTTAGTAATCCCGTTATAATAAGAAGTCGAGATGATGGGAAAACCGCAACCACTTATCACCATTAGAAACAAGATGAGCTTGATGGAAAAATGGCCGCAGGGATTGACACTTAAAAAACTACTGGGAAATGAAATATTCAATTACTTTGACAGCGTTGGCACGGATGTTGACAATCAAATAATGGAATTTGATTTTTATAATGTTCCAGACAAACTTATTAAAAAAGCCCAAATCACGATATCGAGATACCCAAACCTTAGTATAGAAATGAAAATTGTAAAATATGTGTAATATATGTAAATTAAATTAACTTGGAAACTTGTTATATCAATGGCGCCTTGACAGAGTCCAGATTGTAAACCTAAGTTTGTAATCTACATTGATAGATATAAAAAGAAATGGATACACATAGTGTTACATCCCAGCTCGACTATAATATCGATTTCGACATTGACTCTTTTGACAATTTGGGTGTTACCGAACTTGACAATGATTCGATATATGTGGTATCCAACCCAAATATGATCCGAACACACTTACTAAACACTGGAGCATACAGCCCCAACAATATTATCAATATGGTAGCAGAGCAGTTCACTTACGACACACCACAGTACCTAACTACCCAAAAACCCAAACACATAGCTATCGTAGCAAATAATGAAGCTGAATCGAAAACGTTTTATGTAAAACAAAGAATCATTCGAGAGTCTGCGGTTTGGAGAGAAATGAAATCCGATATTGAATCTGGTGAATTAGAACTTCAAAATTGTCCCTTGGAACCTCTAGCTTTTGTACTAGATATTATTACAAATCCACATTCATTTATACAAAGAAGCTGCACATTCGAAAAAGAAAACATTATATCTCTGTTTCACTCTAAACAGTTTCTATTTCAAGTGTTGGAAATTGTTAACCGATACGGAATAGGGTGTGTTGCATCTACTTTGGATGTGTTATTTGTTTACCACAGTTGCACGATTCCTACATTAGAATATGTAAAAATATTTGAACAAAACGATATGTACGGGATGATAAAGAACTCTATTAGTGCAATTGCACACTTATTGGGATCTACGAAACTTAGAAAATCTGCCAAAGAAAAAGAAATTAGAGACCTGACAAAGGAAACTCTTGCTATGTTGTTATTGCACAATTTTTATAATTAATAAACTATTATTGTAAAATACCAGCGCTATTATTTTGTCCAGTATAAATGATTGATATTTATGGATTACTACAAAAGAGACCATTGGGGAGAGGATTTCTACGTGTTTTACACGAGTCTAGACGAAAACGAACAAGGGAGATGTTTTATGATTAGCCAGGAAATCAGAAGAAACAACATGGATATGGTTTCTGGTGTTATGGGTAAATTGGGTCAAGTCAACCCTTCTGAAGAAATATGGGCTGATAGACTACCTTTTAATCCGCAACAACTTGGACTTGCCAAAGAAGAAGTGGAATGGATACAAAAACAATTGATTTAGTTTGTGTCAAGTTATTAGTTTATTCGTACATTGTAATTTCATGCTCATTGTTTAAATATAACCCAAATTTCTCCAAACTAGACTTTACGTCTTCTATATCAAACTCTAATATTCTAGTAAAGTAATCAATGTCCAATTTTCCCAATTCAAAGGTAAGGTCTGAGGGTATGTTGATCGAATTCTCAGCAATCCACTCATCTTCCTCTTCTTCGGTAGATACTGGAAAGACTGTTGAGGTTCTACTTGGGTGCACATCGAACGCAAGAGTATTGTCCGTGGGCTCAAAGTCTTCCAATATTGTTCTTCTCATTTCTTGCCACGACTTTTCAATTTCTTTTGTAGAAGTGCGTTCAGGTAAAATATCGTGTATTCTCAATTCTTCTTCATCCCAGTAACATACAAGTGCCCAGTATTGAGACTCTTTTAACTGGTCATCTGTAAATTCACCAAACGTGTCCACACAGCACTCCAATCCCCGAACACAACTATACCATTCGGAAATCCTTTCTGCGATTTTCTCATTTTGTTTTTCAGAATAAATAACAAAAGTATCGCCATCATGTTCGTGATCAAACGCAACAACCACCGTAATTCCTCGGTTTTCCATAGATAATATGTTGATAACAATATTATTACCCAGCGCTGAAAGTGTAACCGGTTATAATATGTATAAATAAAAATATAGAGCCCCGGATTATTTTATTATCATTCTGACCAATTATTGTCATTTCTAGAACGTTACAATGGGCGACTATCAATTTTTCAAATCTAACCGTGACACTAAAATTGAAGATATAAATGAGGCAATTGAGAATAATGACTTGTGTGCCGAAGAACTGGAGGAAGTTGAGGATTTTGTATTGGACAAACGAGAAGCAAAAATGGACCTTCACAAAGCAACTTCACTAGGAAGGGGTTCTAGAGGACGCTTATACAAGGCACTATACCGGGGAGTTCCAGCCATCATTAGAATTTTTACTCTTGATACAAATTCTCAAACTAAAGGGTCGGAAAACTTGAAAATATTTCAAAAAGAATTTGAAATGATAATGTAAACCACAAGTAATCATAGTGTTTGACTGTTATAGGAGTGCACAACACGATAATCTTTGTAAATTTTATGGATATTTCACCCTAGATGGCTTCGAAGTTTGTCTAGTATCGGAAAACGCAAAATACACTACGTTACTTCAACTGATAGAATCTAATAAATCTATCGACGTAAATCAAATTGGACGTATAGCTCTGGATATCGCCAAAGGTTTAGCGTATCTTCAAGAGCTTTATGGTTCTCAACAAATGATAAATTTAAAACCTCACAATGTTATGGTAGAGAATTGCAAACGAATATTATTATTATTAACATTTACAGATTGACCAAAATGGGACAGCCAAAATTGCTGAATTTGGATTATCACAGTCTCATAGTCTCGATCTTTCGTATAGTCAAAAATCAATTTTCGAAGGCGTATATTGGGCCTCACCAGAATGTCTAACCCCAAGACGAATCCGAGAGAGGGGTTGTAAATCAGATATATATTCTCTGGGCGTACTGATATGGCAAATGGTCACCAGAAAAAATCCTTGGGATAAGACACCGTTTTTAGATATTGTTGATAATATAATAACTTTTGGCCAACGCTTACTGATCCCCACAAATTGTGATGAAAGATTGGTACGTGTAATGCTTTTATGTTGGGAATGTGGTAATAATATTTGCTTTTATTGTAATACCTAATAGTGTTAGATCCTGAAAAGAGACCTACAGCCTTGCAATTAAAGGAAACATTGGAAAGCATGTTTTTATAAATTGTTATAAATTTATATAAATATAAATGTAAATATATATTGTTTATTGTTCAATTTGTACCTTGTCGCGTTTTGAATAATTCGCTAATACTGGTTGTTTGTATCAAATAATTATATCAAGTATTATGCCGAGGTTAACAAGAAACAAGTGTGATGAATGTAATTACTTTTGCGATGTGACAATCCTATGTTTTCAATGTCAAAAGAAAAGATCTTGTGCCGGATGTAACGAGCAATGTCAGCGTTGCAAAGAAGAATTTTGCCAAGATTGCATACGCGAAAAACACCCAAATGGAATCCAACACAGCCAATTTGTTTGTATAAGATGTTCTTACCACGTTTAATAATAAATAATTACAAATCAACTCATTATTTACAAAATATTCAATAACTTGATATAAATAAAAAATAAATTGATATAAACTAAATAAATTCGATATAAACGAAATAATCTTTTCATGTTTTCAACTTTTAACCATCCGGCCCTTTTAGTAACGTTTGAACTGCTTTATTTTGTAACTTTAAATTCTAGACTTTGAAAAATTTAGAGAGCTAAAACAAAAGTGAATTGAGAGTGCCAAAAGGGCCGGATGGTTAGAATTCGAATTTATAAAAAGATTATTTAGTTTGTATCGAATTTTAACAGATTATATCAAACTAAATAAACAAATATCAATTTATTATTTTATTAGTATAAAAATTATCATCGTATTTGCTTAGTGTTGGATGTAACATGTATCACGTATTTTGTCTTTAGTGCATCTTCAAATCCTTCTGGGTAAACACAATATGGTTCTCTTATTACGTTATCAGTGTCTTGTAAATTCATTCCATGATAGTGAATAAGGTGTGGTGTTTTGCGTTTAGGTGTTCCAAATTGATTGTAACTGGTGTAGCACATAGGGCACTTAAACCCTATCCTACAAGAACCGATTTCATGAGCTTCGACGTGTAGAATTCCATATTCGTCAATATATGGAAAACTTTCTCCTGTAGTATTTATTTTTGTGTATTTTGTAATCCATTCATTTCTGACAATTTGCATGACTTCCTGACAAGTTTCATTTGCTTCCAAAGCATTTTCGATATTTTCTGTGTCTGTTTTCGTTTCACCGTAATCTGGATAGTTCTTTTTATATTGTCGGTACAACTTGATTATTTTATTAATGGCGTTACTTTTCAACGTTTTAACCCAAGATCCTTCAAAATATTCATACCATTGCTTTCGTAATTGACGTATCCAACAAAGTTGTCCCCTTAATTGTTCCAGAACATCGATAATAACACCGTCATAATCTTTAGCGTCAAGTTTATATTCCATACTAATTATTTACGAGCAGTTGTCGATTTCACAACCGGCGCCGGGAATTATTTGGCCAAGTTAATCATATGGAAAAGTATCATGAATTCTGGCATTTATGTATGCGTTGTAAAAGCCTCTTGATTGTGAATTTTTCTTAAACAGGGACAAGTTTTTGAGGACAAATCTCGGATTAATATCTCATAAATATAGCAAAATATAGGGCCCAAATATTTTTAATATTTCCGCTGTCAAATCATTATTCACTACCACCTCAATCTACCAAGTCATTATATATACAGCCTTAGCTTCTCACTATTATATTTCTTCAAACATGCCAAAGTCAACTTACACCGCCTCTCTCAAGCTCAACAACAAGGAACGTTTCGATAAACTTATGGGTGTTGCTTGCCAAGCGGACGAAAAAATCAAAGTCGTGCTGAATTTTAAGAAGGACAAGATCGAATTCGGACAAAAATCAAACAGTTCAAAGTTTAAGCTGACCTCTGGGGAAGTGGACTCTGACCTTACTTTCGAAATGGACCCAATTGTCAAAACAAAATGCTCCAAATTGGCAAGCCTCAAACATGGTAGCTTATACGTTGAAGTTGAAAATGGGCAACTCGTCTGTGTAGAATACGGAGCCAAGCCAAAAAGAAAGTCGATCGAAACTCGTTTTGTATTATATTCCAATTAATAAATTAAATTAAATATATATTTATTTGTTTTTATTTACTTGTTTTACTTAACATGAGACAGTACAATTGAGCAACTGAATTGACCATCTCTGATTGATGTTATCTTGCCATCCATATCCTCCTAATACGATAGCTCCAGAGCTGTGTTGTAAACTTTTTTGTACGGTGAGATTGTTAATTGCAAAAACACCAATGGTAGTTGAATCATTCGTGGGAGCAACTTTAGGGTGTACTGTTGATGTTGGAGAATATTGAACGATTTCCCAAATTTGAAGTGGGTTGTTGGTGTCGAGTGCTGCTGCTTGAACTTTGTTTAATGTACCATTTGCAGTTAGATAAAGCCCTGTGCCACAATTTTGTATTCTGTAGGTTGCTCTATCAGATTTTGTATCTGCTATCTTGTGAAATTTGAACTGTTGAATTGGTTTGGTGCAATATTCCGCGTTTGCCAAGTTTACTTCGGTAGATCCCAACTGCCACCAACTACCAAGATCGGTTGTTACACCTTCAGCCGTGACTCCGTATATTTTTTGGTCTTGAGGTACGTATTTTCCATTATCACCGCTACCATTAGACGAGTTGGTGTTGGATTTTTTTGTCAATAACACAATGACTACAATAAGGGCTACTAAACCGACTCCGCCTAAACCCAAATACACGAGCTTTTTGTTGCTGAAAAGGCCAGATTTAGGTTGGTCAACGTACACCGTTGATTCTTGGGGTTCTACTTGAGATTGACTTTCAGACATTATTACTTTTTAATTATCTACTAACTATTATTAACAATAAATCGTAAAATTGACAGCATTTATTTTGATTTATAAATTATCAACATTTAATTTGCGATTATCGGTTATTTCTCTCCCAGAGCATAGCATTGCAACGTATTGGATGCGTTTCCTTTCGGAAACTATACAGTCTTTATTCTCTTCCTTTCCTCTTTTTCTGTACGCTTCAAATATCGTTCCTGTACTACTCATAGACTCATAATACGTAAAATCCCATCCAAACATTGTTTTATTTGGAATCTCAAAGTAGGCGTTGGTTATATGCACTTTACGCCCACTTTCGTCTTTTACTATGTATTGAGATGTGCTGGACAGTCCAGTGACAATCATACTTTTGAATGGTAAGAGATCGTCCAAATTATTATTATAATGTAATTTCACCGTAATAGGGTGAAACGCTGAGGCAAAATAGGTGTAAAAGTAAGAGTCTAAGAAAAAATATAAATAATATACTTTTTCAAACTTGTCTATCCTTGAACAGTTTGCGTATAAGACGGGACAATTCCCTATATAAATATTTATGTGCATCCATCTTGTATCATCAAATGGATCACATTTGATAATGATGTTTTGGACGACGTGAGGGTATGCTCTTGGAATTTTATCACTTCCAATTGTCCGTGCCATGTGCTTCACCCTGCCCTCTTGAGACATGCATTTCATTACCGATTTATTGAGATTGTTTCTCCAAAAGTTTCTCTTTATATAATCTTTGAATCGGCAAATTACAAACGTTTCTCTCGTAACAAATCTCTTTAGTACCTTGTTTACAGCTTTGCACGTTATCGACAAGTTTTTTATATCCTTCCATTGTACTAACGAAATTACTATACTTATACAATCGTAAAACTCTGAACCGAAAAACTCCATCGATAGATGATTACACTTACCATTAGTCAGCGCTGTGTTTAAACCGTTGATGTTTATTAATTTTCGATGAAGCATAAAAAATCGTATCGATTTTCGGTACAAGTTTATTTTTTCCGATAAATAATAAAATTATCCGATATAAACGAAATAAACTTTTCACGTTTTCGAATTTTAACCATCCGGCCCTTTTAGCACCCTCAATTCACTCTTGTTTTAGACTTTAGAATTTTTCAAAGCCTAGAATTTAGAGTTACAAAACAAAGCAGTTCAAGCGTTACTAAAAGGGCCGGATGGTTAAAAGTTGAATTTATGAAAAGTTTATTTGGTTTATATCACAAAAACAAAACTTGTATCGAAAATTAAAACTTAATATCGGAAATTTAATTTATAAATGTTTTATTTATTTTATACGATTCCATTCGGATAGGATAAAGTTGTAATCGTAATCCGACGAATGTATATAAACGATATCGTTTCTGTTTTCCAACTGTGTACCTTCCCCGTTGCCCATCAATTTCTCGAAATGTCTTACTGCACGTTCTCCCCACCCTTTTTGTTTATATGTCTTGCTCTTGTATAACGTTGTGTCTCGTTTGTAATTTGGTTCATCTTCTTTAGTGTTTATACATATCACGTAATGGCCCCATAAGGTTACGTATTCTTTTCTAACTAGTCTGAAATAATATATTTCCATAATTTACGATCATATTACCTTTAAATTTCGATATATTTTTACGCGCCGGATATAACTTGAAGCCACTTTTTGATACAAAAATCCATTATATAGAAACCTATTACATAACTCTATATTACGCAAATGTGTTACCTCAAGTGTATAGTATGTGATATAGATACACCTATAGAACATCCTTCTGGTAGAGGACGTGAATGTAAATATCTTTACGGCAAGTGTGACGCTTGTAAAAACAAACCAATACCGAGGGACGATTCTCGTGCAATTATATATACAATTAAAATCACAATACAGGACGAAGAACATAAATTCAGAATTACCGGAAAGGAAGAAAAAGAAATTCTGGACAACTTACATTTATCCACTTCTTTTAGGGATTTGTTTGATTACGATTCCCCTCTTACTTTCAACAGAGGAGACAGAAACTATCCGATACATGAATGTTTGTTTGATTGTGAAATGTGGGGTATTCCCAAATCAAGTTGCGAGCACGACTCGAAAACTATAATTGATTTGACCGAAGAACAATGGAAAGAATTGGTACATCGTATGGTCGCTACTAAAAAGATCAAATTAAAACGTGTACCAGACGAAGTAATGTATGTATCATCGTACATTTAATTTGTTAACTGTTTATGTCTTTATTATACAATAAACCAAGAGTTTGATAATAATTTACAGTTTTCGGCATAATATAGCTTCCGAAAGTATCTCTGTCAATTAATCCTAAACCCGTTCCACCCGTATTATTTAACACTGGTCCAAGTCCGTCCCACCACAGGTTTTTGAGTCTGTATACAATCATACCGTATATCATTGTATCATTTTTCATCCAAGCATCGTACTTATCGGCACTTGCTGGAGAGTTGGTTTTACAAAACGTGTCTGCTATTCCCGCGTTTATTACCTTTCCTTTAGGTGTGTCTTCCCAATAAGCAGCGTAAGGTACTAGTAATACTTTTTGGTGAGGTTGCAAATTGGGATAAAAATTGTTTTGATATGTCTTTCTGTAATTTATGATAGGGATATCCCAATATTCATCCGAAGAAACGTAATCAATTCCAGAATCGCCAATTATTTCGCAGTATGTGATGTTTAATAAGCTAGCGTAAAGAAAGTTGGCGTATTGAAGACTATTTGGAAATCTTTCTTTCAACGATGTGGATAAATTTACCAGACCAATTTGAGACTCTGTACCAACCAATTGTGAAGGATGAGGTTCGTCATAAATAAATATCCCACTTGGTTCTTGAGGTAATAAAGGATAACGAATTGTCATGTTTTTGTAGCGTGCAGAGAATAAATCAATTGATGTATGGTTTTGCCAAGGTCCATTTCCCCAAAATACCAACAATTTAATGCCGGTTTCAATATAAATCTCGTGCCAAACTTTAGCGTAATAATCCCATCCATCTTTATCTCCAGCAACCATAAAGTTTTGCCATATTTTTTTCCTTCCATCGTTATCTGTATAAATGAAGTCATCTACCGTCCAAGGGTGCGGAAATTTAGCATTGTAATATGACCAACTACCCAATAGTCTTTCGGGATAATATGTCTCATTTGTTTTTTGGTTAGTGGTGTTATTTATTGTGTTGTTTGGTAAAGTGTAATTTGCGATAGGCAAAGTAGTATTTGAAATGGTTTCATTATCAGACGCTTGATGATTTACGTTATGTTTAGGTTGTGAGCCTATGATCGAAACAGTTATAATTACAACTGCAATAATTGCAACAAAAGGAACTATTAAGATAGTTTTTCTCCTTGACATTCCGGATGTTCTATCAAATAAAATAAAAAATATCTATCGTGAAGATGTTTCTGGATTAGTTCAAAAATTATTAACGAAACGATTTATTTGTTATACGTTTAATAATACGAAAAACGTTTCGACAAAACTTCTGCATTCATAGGAAGGAATCCTTTTGCATTTGCCAATTCTTGAATTATTTCTAGATACTTCTCCAATGGAAGCGGTACAAATTCATTGTCTTTATTTTTTATATAAGCACCTTCTTGGGGAACGTTAGGTTCTTTTTCTGAAGCTTTTACTAGTTGTGACAGCAAACTTTTGTAGTCTTCTTTGGCATCTACATCGTAATGTATGCTTCTGTGTACTCCATTTACATAAAAAGCAACAATTTCTCTAGGATTGTAACCTTGGGTATGATAAAAACTACGGAAATCCGTAACAATACAATTTCGATGGTAATATTGGTGAGGTCCGTCAAATTTTGAAATGTTTGTCTTCAGCGTCGGGCTGTGCTTCATGACTGCGAGAGCGTACATCAAGTAATAATTTCCGTCTTGATCGATGGCGTTGCAATCGTAGTAGCTCACGACAGAATTAAATTGGACGACTGGGGAAATTGTTTTAAATTTGATAATATTCCATCCAATCCACACGTACTGCTTCTCTTCTGGATCAATTTCGAGTAGTAATGATAAATATTCTTCATCTTCCTCTCCGTAGTCTAGTGTTTTCCTGTCTGCGGTGTTGTAAATTTCACCTTTTATAAATATCCTTGTGGCAATAAAGGTAAAGTTTGGTGAGCTAGGGTAGGATTCTTTGTAAGGGTCGTAATCTACGTGATATGCAACGTTTTCGCCTAATTCATCCGGGGATAAATTATATGTAGTTAACCTATTCGGATCTGATTCCTCGTCTGACTCTATGTTGTTTTCAGTATCTGTGTCTGGCATAGTTTTGTAAACATCGATTTTGTTTCCTTGTAAAACTATTTTGAAAGTACGGACTCCTTCATCGTAAGAAAATACTGTGGTAGACATTATTTTATAGCGTATCAGATTTATATAGAACGATCATACAGCCGGCGCAAAATCGATATGTGTACTAGTATATTATCGTTGGTGTATCTCTGGTAATTTTTGTATAATTCTCGGTTTGATTCCATTATTCTCGGTAATGAGTAGGTGATTTTTGAGGTTGTTATAGATTCAAGCGCTGTATTGTGTTTAGAAAATTGCAAGAATATATTCTAAAAATAATGCCTTTTACAAACCCAAACGGCAACTATAGAAAGTATAAATGTAAATGTGGTTGGTATAATTATTATGAAGAGGACAAAGAAACTGAACTTGTTATCATTGGTCGTGGAGCTGGTGAATATTACATTAAATGTACCGGATGTAAAAAGAAAGTAATCGTTGGTAACTATGATTATGCTTATGGTGTTCACTGTCTCTGGGCGGAAGATTGGACGCAGTTGTCTAGTTGATTTTCAGGGTACAATAAAAACTTGAAGCGTCTAGCGTCGAATTTGCTAACCTTGTTGAAAAAGATCGATATCAAATAAATAAATAATTAGTTAATCAAAATGAGCGACTAAAGAAGTATTTGTAGTAATAACCTCGGCAATCAGTTAATCAAGTTAAAAATAAACATGTTCTAACAATTGTTTATTTAGCACACTTTAAACAAGACAGTAAGCATGTTATTTTAAACTCTAGCAACATATCACACATAGCCTCAGACACCATATACTCCTCCCCGTCTTGAAAATTGTGCAACTTTCGCTTGCGTCTTCGAGAAATTGCCAATACTTTTTCAGCCTTGGGTGTTTCTTTCTGTGATTCTTCAAAGCTCTCTAAAATGATCGGACAAGATAGGTTTGTTACTGGTTCCCATGTGTTGTAACTGTCATCGTAACCTAACCACTTTATATAATACAAAGTAAGGTCACGCCCATTGAGGTTTTCGGTTTTCTTTCCCAATATCGATTCGACTTCGAATATTCTTTTTTTCCCGGAAGGTACACGTCTTGATTTGACATTTCTGTATCTTGTATTGTAAGTTTTGGGCATTTTGGTAGTATTGATATTACGCTAGTTAAATATGAAATACTGAAATATTTATATAGTAAAATGCGGGGTCCCTAATTTTTATTAACCGGTTCATTTCGGAAAATAAACAAGAAACATAATGGCTGAAGTAAAACGTTCCAGAGTTGATAATACTGAACCTACCGATAAATTACCAGAAGTTGCGGAACTAAAAGAACAGATTTTCAAATTTATGCTAGAAAAGGTAAATAACGACGGTGTAATTTATAATGTTAATTAACGTTAGCTCGAAAAACTTCTTGAGGCTGAACCTCACAATTTGAAAATTAGGCAGAAAATTGTAACTCTCAAGGAAAACAAATTCTTCAACAATAATTAAGTTAGAATAAACGTTTTTTATAAATAATTCAGCTTGTCAATTTTTACAATGTACTTGTTTTTTTCAGAAATTATCTGCTTGACTGTAAAAGAGATTCGTTTATCAATTGTAGTGACGCTGTCTTTTTCGAAGGCAATCCCGTCGATAGACAGGACAAAGCCGTTGGGTTTTAATTTAATATATCCGAAGTGTTTGTCGTTAGATTCAAATTCTAGTGTTGTTTCGTCAAGTTGTCTGACTTTAACAGGTTCAATTCCAATTAGTGCCAAGAGCCCTTCTTTTCGGATGGCGTTACAATGATTGCACTCGCAATTTTTCGTAATTAGGCTCCGAGAATTACAGCTAGGCCATACTTTCCAGTTTACATCATTTCCAAGTTTTCTCAAATGAGACCCAGAAGGTACTTCACCATGTTCCCTTATGATATTATTGTATAAGTCGCTCTCTGAAAAATTGAAATTACAGACGCAACACTTTAACCAAACAAAATCACCACACTCATAGTGACTGTCGTAATAATAATCTTTTTCTGGCTCGATTTCTAGACAAGTACGGCAGTTTGGACAGTGTGCGATTAACAGATAGTAATTGTCGGGAACTACTTTCATTTTTATATATGTAAAAGTAATTACTAAAATTTGTGAACGCGAGTTTATTTACCGATAGTTGTTATCTCGGAGCTTATATCCGGTTTCAGATTATTGAAACTACTAGCGGGACATATTTATTTATTAATCATCAAAACAGTGATAACTGAAATATAAAAATTTATACAATGCAATCTCTTGAATACGACATTACGCTACCTGAAAAAATAAAACTAATAGAGGTCCCAAACTCTCCTGTAAAATTTGATATTTTAACACATGTGCCTAAAGACACATGGAACGAATTATTGTCGTGGTTAGATGGAAAGTCTCTAGTTTCTGTGGCTAAGACTTGCCGTCGTTTATCAGCGTTGGCTAAAAATCCTATATTGTGGAAGCAAATCTGTATCAGGGAATGTCCTGAATCGGATGATCCATTGTTTAATCGTATTGAATGTTATTTGGGTTGTTACCAAAGATATTGGCAACACGTTATGTTTCTTTTAGATGAGGTATACTAAACACATTCCTTTATTAATTTATAAAGAAAACCCGAACAAAAGTAATATTTGAACAATTAGCAACTGCCCAGAATCACGACTGTCCTGACGTTTTCGAGCCCCTTTCAAGATTACGGAAGATGTATCGCGATGGTCATGATGTTGATTTGCCTGTAAATGCTACAAACATCCTCAAGAATTTGCTTTATAAGGGTTTAAACTCTAAATCGACAACAGAACTATGTTGGTGTATTTCCAATATGGCGGCTGCTGCACCTCAAGGATATTACATTTATCAAGAATTTGCTGGTATACTTGGCAAGATATTGTCGGAAACAAGTGATGGTAAAGTTACTATAATGGCTCTCAATGCTTTGCGTAATATCGCTGGAGATTGTGTGGAAAACAGAAACTTTGTGTTGGATACTGTCACGTTAGCCCCAATCGTGAAAATAATTGAAAAACATATGATTTTTTCTACTGAAACAGACAGACAAGTTGTAAAAGCTGGTTTGATGGTTTGCACTGCCTTAACACGCAAGAAGCCTGCTCCTCCTATGAACAAGACCAGTGCCTTATTTATAAAGCCAAATCTATTGCCAACTTTACTAGCTTCAAATGATATGGAAATTGTAGAAGAAGTTTTATGGACTTACTCTGGATTAACTGAGCAATCTCAGAAGGAAAATCTTTCAAATATTGGAAAGAGTGTTAATTACAGACGCTTAGTGGAATTATCAAAATCTCCTTTAAACAATATTTCATATGTTGCTTACAGAGGCGTCGGTAATTTGATGGTTAGCGATGATGAATCTATAACGATGCGGTTTGTGGAAAATGGAGTCTTGGATGTGTTGAAAAGAAACTTGGAGGTAAAAGTTGTATAATCTACATGCTGATCGTGTAGAGCCCTAAATTGTCATTACGTAAAGAAGCCATTTGGTCTCTGTCGAATATTGCTGCAAATTCACATGACTCTATACAATCTATTATAGATTTTGGGCTATTACCCTGTATTGTAAGAAAAATTACCGAAGATGATTCTTTTGTTAGAAAGGAGGCTAGTTTCACCTCTGCTAACATAATTTGGAAAGGAACACCTGAACAAACCAAAATCATGGTAGAAGCAAAATGTCTCCCACCGATGATAGAATTCGTGAAAAGCATACCTGTGGATTCCGATCCTAAAACAATTTACTACCAAATGTCACAGTTAGTCATAGAGACTTTTTATAATTTATTCAGACCTCATATACCAATGGAAGATAAAGTGGTATACGCTAAATTAGTCAAACAGTTTGGTGATGACTTTTTACAACAAGTCATTGCTATTACCGCTGTTCCAGACCACAGAACACAAGCAAATAGTATATTGAGCAAGATACATGAAATAAATTCACAAAATTAAATGTATAATAAATCATGTTTTATATTAAAATCAATATATCCGACCATTATAAAGTCGTACTTGATACCATACATCGCCTTCTTTTTCAAATATTGTATCAACTCTATCAATTTTAAAACATAGCTTATCACTTTCATCCTTTCCTACAACGATATTAAACGTTCCATAATCTTTTCCTGTAGTCTTTCCAATCTCAATAACACGTTCAGATATCAAATTAAAGTTTTGGCAGAAATAATCGTTGTACTTGGATTTCTGAGCTAACGCTTCTCGATAAGACTTGTATTCAGGATAACATAACAGAATAATGTCTTCTATTTCTATATCAGCATCCAAGTTAATATGGTATCGATACAATACACCACTACTCTCTACCAACAACCCATCCTCCAACTTTTCTAAAAATCGTGCAATAACTTTTTTCCTAGTGCCAGATGATACATCGAAAAATGATTCGGAAAAGTATTGGCCTGGTTGCAGACTGTCGAAAAGTTTCTTATTCTCAATTCTTTTTTGATAACTATTCAAGGGAGTTTCGATAACCATTGATATAAATCCTATGTTTGTCCAAAACAATTTACGGATTTGAGTTCCAAGCGCAACAAACCAAACGTCTGGAATGAGTAAACATATACGAAAATGCACTGATCGTATACCCAAGTGTTTTATATAAATTAATAACAAAAACGATTATTGTATCTTAGAACCATCACCATTTCCATCTATTTTATACTAGTTGTCACTGCAAACTTTCATCGTTTGTTCGTCAATAAAATGATTTGTGGACGGCCGGAGTTTTTCGCAAATAAAAAAATATGGTTTTTACGACTATACTTTCTAACATAATAACAGAACCGTGTCGTTTCGCGATAAAGTCGTAATTAATTGGTAATACGAATGAAAGTAGTATGGGTGCCAAAATTAGAAACTCTCTACACATTTGGAGAGTATAAAGGAAATGGAACTTATGGTAGTGTTATGAAGGCTATCAATAAGGAAACTGGGCAAAAGTGCGTCTGTAAAATAGTGGAAAGAAAGGGTGATTTCGTACGTGAACTCGATCATCTTATAAGTTTAAAACGTTGTTATTCGGTTTTACCAGTCAGACAAGCTGTTTTTACATCATCATTATTATGTTTGGAATTTGAAGAAGCCGAGTGTAATCTTAGAGAGCACATACAAAAACAGCACAAGATATACACAAAGAATAGAATTGAAAAAGAGCATCAGACTGACGATCTTAGAAACGTATTATACGAAGCGTTATCTATAACTAATCAATTGCTTATTTCCATGTCGCATATTCATGCAAATAATATTGTGCATAGAGATGTAAAGAGTGCAAATGTAGTTGTAACAAAAGACGAATGTGGAACTAGAGCGTGGACTATTGATTTTGGAATGTCAAAGAGAATTATCGGATCTCCTGACTTGGCTGAAGACTCTATGTATGATATTATCACAGCGGCGTAAGAATTACATTATTTTTACAATTCTAATTTTAATTTAGTTACCGTGCCCCCGAGGTATATCGCTATAAGCTCGTTGATCATGAAGAAATGTTGACTCCAGACGAGACTCCTGAAAAGGAAGATATAGCTAGACCTTACGACAAAAAGGTGGATGTTTGGGCTATTGGTTGTATTTTATTTGAGATTATTTGCGGCTACTCACCTTTTTCTGGTGATACCGAGTATGATATTAGACATAGAATTGCAGGACATTCACTCCACGTCACTGGCAATTACGAAAAAACTATATTTGCAGCGACCGCAAACCTGGTAAATTTAGAAAAAGAAGTCGATAATGCTGTTAAAAGATTAAATCATCCAGTTAACAAGAAAACTGTTTCCACAACAAATGAACGCTCTCTTAAAAATAGTATGGATTACATGGAATTGTGTAGTAGCATGGACGATATAACAATTACTCCAAAGAGAAAGTACGCCATGTCAAACATAAATAACGATTCTGATGAAGAATTTATTATCAGCGATGAGTGCAAGGGATTATTGAGAGTAATAAAGAGACTATTAAAAGTATTGCTTTACCCTGACCCTAAATACCGTTACGATGCTGTGGCAGCACTGAACGAGTTTGGGGAATACAGAAGCTCTTATGATGGAATTATGGAGTCTCCTATTCCGTTAACTGTAAGAGAAATGAGTGGACCAGCCAAAACCGCCTTCCTCAACGTTATACAGACGTTTTGGTCTGCTTGTGACAGATTAAGATATGAACCAAACGTGGTATATTTGGCGTTATACGCTTGGATAAGGTGTATATCACAGTCTGCGGATTTGTGTAAAGAATTTTCACTCTCTACACTGCTAATGGCTTGTATGAGAATTGCTTCAAGCTACACTGGATCAAATGTAAAAGATCTTAGGGCCATAAGAAAATTAATCACAAACGGAAAAGTAGAAAAATCACCTCGACGAGAATGTAATGCTGCAAGCAGTGTGTTGACTGTCTTATCTGGAAGAGTTTGGATGTTGAATCCTGGTGATCTGAGACATTTGTGCCTACCTTGTCAAAGAGACACTTGGAATGCCGAAATAGAAAAAGTATTATTTGGAATTATACTTGAACTCGTCATGGGCAGTTTTACCCCACCAGACGCAAACGTCGTAATGGAAAGAGCTAAAATAAGACTAAGAAGAAATTCTATGTCCCGTGATATTATTATGAATTACAAGTAAAAATAAAAAACATTGCATAATATTCAAGTATTTTAATCTGTCTTTAATTACTGTTGTCTGAGAAGCGTGTGATCCCCAAAATAGACACCTAGAGCAATCTTTTTTCCACCATTTACAGACGTATACACATCGTATGTACCATCACCAATACCAGAATCACAGATCAATCCATCTGGAAAAAATTGATAGAAATCATCGTCGAGTTTAGTAGGCTCCCTTGATGGTATTTGACTAGTTATAGTCACTCGACCAGTATCTACACCGACAGTTCCGTTTTGTAGTTTTGTAAATTGTAAATCAAAAGTCTTGTTATGTTGTGATTCGTGAACCAGACCAACAAACATTACTCTTTCATTAAATCTAGGCAATTCAACTCTCTGGAAAAAAGGCATGTATCGGCCGGGTAAAAAGTCATCTAGTTGAACACACAAAAACTTGCTTTTAACGTCATCCCAAAAACATGGATCGTAAATATAGAATTTTCCATTCGAATGAATGGGTTGATTTGTGTTCATTTGTAAATCTTCCGTCCATTCTCCTTGAATTCTACTAATTTGAGACAACTTCATGGTATATTTTACTAATTTTGCCAAATTTGATATAACTTGGCGAACATTTACTACAGCGCTGGGACTTTATTGGTTAGATTATATAGCATCGATTTATATAAGATCAATTATATAGGACATAAAATGATTAAAGGAGAAACAGTTAGAATACAGGATACGCCAGGAAATTTCTTTTGTAAAAAAGTTTTGTTCCACAAGTTTATATCGGAAAACTTTTCTCCAATAAAAAAGGAAGGATGGAATCAGCTTACTCCCAAGCTATACTCTAACCCAAATACATTATATTATCATATCGGACAAAGCGGTTACGAATATGTATTTACAGAGAAAAAGACGGATATGTATTTTACCTGGAGCGTTATTTCGGATATTTCGAAAAATGGCAACTATGTACTTACGTTGGACAATAATCATCCTTACAATGGTGCCCATTCTTATATTTTTTACGACCACGAAAACTCTACATATAAATCTATACCTGATTTTGGGACCTATGACTTGTGGGGTTTCGACTCTAGAAACAGAATATATAGATTTTTAACCGATGGACTATTAATCATTCTAGTTACTCACAGAGATATGATGAATATTAAAGGTGGGTGTGAGGCAATATGTCACGATACGAAAACAAACGCAAGGTGGAACGTTAGCATCGATCCTACGAACTTTGAACGAGATTATTACACTAAAATACGTATACGAGGAAAAACGATCCTATTTGGAGATACATCCGTCAGTGTAGAATAGTGGTGTCGTTATTATTAGTCTTCATTGTTTGAATAAATTTTAAATAATTTACAAAAATCGATACAATTTATTTATTTTCGATATAAACTCTAAAAATCCGATATTAACGAAATAAACTTTTCATGTTTTCGAATCTTAACCATCCGGCCCTTTTAGTAACGCTTGAACTGCTTTGTTTTGTAACTCTAAATTCTAGACTTTGAAAAATTCTAAAGTTCAAAACAAGAGTGAAAAAGGGATGCCAAAAGGGCCGGATGGTTAAAAGTTGAATTTATGAAAAGATTATTTCATTCATATCGGGTTTTACGATTTATATCGAAATTAAAATTATGAAATAAAATTATATCAGAAATCAAGATATTAAAGCAATTATAAGATTCGCATATATTTGATATTAATTAGTTTTAAATGTTCAAGTACGACGGTTGCGGTTGTTGTATTGGTAGTGGTCATGTTAGACCTTATAGGCCTCTGAGATTGGATGAAACTGAATATCCTACGTTTGGAACTAATAGAACTTGTGTTTGGACGTTTTTTGATTTCGATGTCTATACGGGATTATTCTTTTTGGCCGATCAGAATGTGCGAATTCCCTCAACGTATTTGCAAGATAAACCTTTCAAGTTAATGTATTTTGACGCATTTGAGAGATCTTATGCTGGTCATGTAGAGGATTCTGATATTTTAGAAGTATTGTTTCCTGGATCGCTAAAATTGTATGGAATTGTTTATGATTACAAACAAGATTCTGTAGAAATGAGAAATGAATTATTTAAAACAGTAGAGTTATTACGTTCTAGAGACGATCTTGAATTTAAAAATATATCGTTTGTTTGGAATATTTTATTAACAAGACTTGTCAATTACAAAGGAAGAACATACGTAACGTTGCAATTCTTGTATTTTGTAAAGAATCTCTATGATATCCGATCCGTTAAAAATGATAAATACATCACCTTTGAAAAGTTGGAACAAACTGTCGGGACTTATCTGCGTAAACCTTACCACAAGACAGAAAAGCGGAAAATCACTGTTGATATTGTAATCGATACGGAAGATGATTTGGATGTTCAGAAAGAGATGTTATTTAGACAGATAGACAGCTTTATAAACTCTTTAAATATGCAAAAGAGGCGTGTAATACAGTAGATTTGCTTATAAATGATTTATTATCCTTATATCGTTATTACAATTTTATGTTTTGTAAATTTAATTTAATAAAGTGTCCAAATTTCGAAGCAATTATTTCAAGTATATATTTAAAAATATAGGGCCCGCGTTTTTTAAATACTTTGTGCTAACGTTATTTCAACAAGTCTACATTACAATGCCAAAGAAGCCTATTCTCGATTTTTGCCAAAATAACATTCTTAGCCCAGAAGAGGTTTGATAGGCTCTATCATGTTAGACATTAACATTTAAGGTTGAGTTCAAAGTATCGGAACGTTATTTACAAAAATCCAAAAAGAAGGCACTTAAAAAGATAAACGCTGCTATTACCGACGGATATAAATTTGTGGGAGGAGAGCTCGTGATACATGAACTTATGACACATAAAGACACCAAAGAGTTAATTGCTGAGTTTCAAAGCAAAAACTGGGACGTTGTAGAATGTGAAAAACGATGGTTCTTTGTAAAAAAGGACTTTATGGTTGTGAGTTCTAGACAACTAGATTATCATTCTTCTGACGACGAACCTAAATCGGTATACGCCATACCAAAGGGAACTCCTTATTTTGACAAGAAACAAAAGATTTATAATCCGTCTGTTACGTACGAATTGTACGATCGTAGATCTTGTTAAATGTATAAATAAATAGAATGTTTAAGCAAAACAATGTGTGATATCCGTACATTTTTTCGTGTATGACTTTATATACACAGCTATTTAAACAACAGGTTTAATCAATGTAATCTTGACTGAAAGCGACTCTTGGCCGACATTGTAGGTTTTTTCAAATATAACGTTTCCGTCAACTGAAATCTTCATCTCATAGTCTCCGTTAGCTATAGGATTGAGACCCAATTCGTCAGATATCACATAGTTGATTTCACCCATGAGGAAGCTATTGATTTCCACGTCCGCTGCATTGATTGAAGTAGTCGTAGAATAAGGAGTGTCGATCAATGTAGATGGTTGACTTAACAAAGAAAAGTCGAAATAGTTTTTCATCTTTGATATAATGTTCTTGGACAATTCAGCTTGTGTCTTTGTAATCTTCATAAAGGTAGTTTGGTTCGGGTTTGACAATTCAAAGGAAGTAAGACCAGATTCTTCTATGTTTGATTTTGCAGAATATATAAAGTTTTCTATGCGTTGTTTATCCAACAACATATAGGAATAATTCCCCATTACACCGTACATGGTATCGATGTAGGATAGTGCGTCGTCCAATTGAGAAATAGTAGGGATTACAGGTGTTGACATTGTCGATGTTTTCTAACCGAATAGAATGTATTTTGAAAGATACATGATAATTTATGTTGGCGCTATTTATTTGAACGTTACCAAGAGGGTCGGACGGGTTCAATTTGGAAATGTAAAAAGATTATCGTATCGATATAGAAACTTTATTGTTTATATCGAACAAATAAATTCTCCGATAAAAATATCAAGATTCCCCTGTATGATACAAAGTTTGCTCATTTAGTTTAACTATATTTCGGCTTTGTATTCCAAGACACGCTGGAGCTTGTAGAGGTGGTGCATTTCGCAACGACATAGAGTATGTAAATATTTCTGACTTGGAATCTATTTGATTGTTCAATTCTGATGCGATATCTGCCCATGATTTATATCCGTACATATGGGGTGAGTAATCTACTGATGACATTTTTGTATTTTTCAATGGTAGATGAAACGTTATATATTAACTTTATATATATTAATTTAACATCTAACGCGAATTATATTTTATTATACAATTTATTTATATATTTATACATTTATTTTGGTGTTTGTTTTTGGTTTAATGGAGGAGAAGGCGTACTCAGACGTTTTATTGTTTCTATTTCCCTCCTCGTAGTTCTCATAAGCCTTCTATAAGATGCTTCGTAAGCTGTTATAGAACCTTCTCTAATCCTTTTAAGAAACCATCTTATAAATATAAAATAGAGGAAAAGTTTGATTAATAGGTGAATTATGTCTACGACTTGCGTGAATTGCTTTATCATTAGTTCTTCACAAGTGTCTCTGTCAACGTTTCTCCAAAAATCAGAACCAGCCTTTTTACCGGTCAGATCATTACAAATATCGAAATAATCTCTCCCTTCATAACCCCAGAGCCACCAAGGTCCCTTTTTGAACACTTTATCGTAAATAGGTTCCAATATGAAATAAACGTATATTTTAAATAAGCACATAACAATCCATTGTAAAGGTATGGGAACTATTTCCGGAATTTGGTCCCAGAAACCCCTTGCGTTTTTAATCTCTTGTGTTAGATTAAACATGTCACTATTAACAAGTACAAGATTTGTTTAATTGACTTTATTTTATAAATAACACCTTAATTTCATCATTTTAAATCCAAGATGTTCTATCAAAACTAACGTTTAACGATTTTCCGTTACGCACAATTTTTGTGGATTAATTAGGGCGCTGGGTATTTTTAGTCTTATTTTTTAAATGGCTGCTAAATATAATTCTGGATGTTTCGCTGTACCATTCTTTGGTAAGCTTTGGGTATTCTGTTGTCTGTCTTTACTTTTGGGATATTTTCTGTTTGGTTTTTGTGTAAATTATGAAGAGTATCATGGAAACGATGCCGTTATTGTGGTTTTATTAGCATTTTTATTTGGTTTGGCTGTTATGACGGTTTTATGTGTAGCCTTTTTGTTAGTAAAACGGAGGTTTTTTCCGTATAAATCATCAGAAAAAGACACTTTGGAGTCTGATTCAAATTGTAGTTCTCTCAACAATAGTAGTTCTAGCAACGTGTAAACAATACGGATTTTGCTCTAAAACTGTAATTAATTATGTATCGAAATGTAAATAAATAGATCGAAAAATATTTTATCGGGTGATTTTATTTCTGCTTTTACGGTGATGCGCTAAAAACAGGGGCCCGATATTTTATTACCCGGTCATTTGTTTGTTCCGGGTTCGAGTTCAGATCGCCGCGTGGTATTTTTGATTTATTAATTTTTAAAATTCATTTTCACAATCTGCAATGGAAGAAGTAAATTTTCAATCTTTGGAAACGTTTGAAACTTTAGATTTGTTATCTTTAAAATCTACATTAATTCCTAAGCGTACAATACATCTACCTGCATTATTCCGTTTTACTCCTACCAAGACTGTTACTGAAAGACTCAACGCGAAGAGGAAATCATCTACGGAACCAGCCTGTTCTGTTTTGGAGGTTTTTATTGTGGGGTATTACGCTAAAAAACAACCTGATGGTTCTTTCGAACACTTTTTCTACGGACAATTTTGTGGACCTATCGAAGATAATCCGGAAGCTGTAAGTTTTTGTAACTAAACCGTATTAACATACGTAGACGCTGAGAAGCAAAGCTTTGGCCGGTTATTCTACTTGGGGATATTTGGAATTTTTTGGCCTCTGTACTGGTGCAAATAGTGGATTTGTAGAGTATACTGATAGAGAAATTCACTATAACGAAATTACTGGAAAGAGTTCACCTTTGGTGTTATTTACCGATGTGGAAAATTACGAATATTCTCCTTTTATTTACAATTCGTACATTTCAGAATACGTCTACCCTGGATTAAATGTATTAACTTCTGGATTAAATATGAGGTCTGGTGGAAGTCACGAGTCTGAAATACGCAGACACATCGGACAAGATATAGATAGTGTGAATCCTACAATGAAGAAACGGTACAAGTTTAAGCAACTTAGAGCACCAGGATTATTGGAGAGATATTCTTCGGAAGAATTAGTACAAACCCCACCAGTTCGACAAATTGATCAACCCCAAACTCCTGCGGTCAACAAGGCAGCTCTGAGGCAAGAATTAGTAGAAATATTGCAAGATGATCCTAATGCGATTCATGACCCGGAATACGCAAGTTTATTCAAGCAAGCTGTAGATCAGGTTTATCAACCCCCTATATTACAACAATCTTCGCGTCATATTGCAGCTTTCGTCAATGATTTTACACAAAACACAACTTCTTCGAAACGTCAGAAATCATTGACAAATAATACTACTATCAAAAAACCTGTCGTAGCAAAGGAAAAGTTCAATAGCTATTTCTCAGACGAGGCTACTGTCCTACAGAGACAAAAAGAATTCGATTCCAACGGTTGTGTAACTCCATCTGTTATTGGATATGAAGACGATGATTAATTTGTATTAGTTTGTTTTATGTTTTATATAAAATAATTTGCGCCACGCATGTATCGATTTGTATAATAATTTGTATAATTATCATTGTATAATTGTAAAAATGCCGTTGTTTGAAAGCATCGAAGTTTACGAGCTCGATTACAAATTGAATAACAAACCTGCCTGGTTGGTTATAAAACCTGATGAACCATTCCACAATGATAAGCCTCTACCTACAAAAGGTTTTGTCAAAATCAACTATCAGAATGGAATTTTCGAATGGTCTGCTGCTTTTACAGTGGAATCTGTAAAAATGAAAGAATTGAACAATGGCGAGGAGAAACCTTTTGACGAATTGTATGACAAAGAAAGTTTTGTAGCGTTACCCGCGAGAGGACAATTGACAATTAGACGCCCTCATACAAATGAACCATTATTCAGATTCATTCTAAAGAAGAGGGATTCTCCAGACATACAATATCAAAATGAATCATCAAGAGAGTTTTACATTTACTTTATCGAAACTTTGAAGCCGGCTAAAACCGTGTAACTTACCCCTGAATCTTTCAAAGGTTAATAAAGCGCAACTTAAACCAATATAAATAATTTGTTTTTTCGGTCATGTTATTGAATTTATATAGAATAAAATACGCTAATAACCAAACCACAAAAAATGAAAGATTTAATAGACTGCGATTCAACGGATTACACAGAACATGTGGAGCCTCTTTTACCGCTTCCTCTTGTCGAGTTATTAGTAGAGAATCTTGAATTTCACCTATTCTATCCGATATTTGCTAGATTATCTTCTCAAGGTGGTGATGTTTTCTTGAGGAAGCATAAACCTCAACCTCATTTGTTTGTCGGACAGACTGTAAATGTTTGTAAGAATGGTGAAATGGAAACAGATATACACGATGAAATTGCAGAATTTACCATAGTTCAGCTTTACGAAGAAGGTAGATGTGCCAAGATTATAGACGATACTGATACCATTCTTTTGGTGGACGGTCGAAATATAATTCCTACCGATACCTACGATATATCACATAGATTTGTGAAATGTGATGGTTGGATATTATTAGAGATAGACGGTGAACTAGATGCAGTATCCATAGAGTATTCAGTAAAGAGTACACAGAGTCCAAGTATCGGTATTGGTAGAATAGCTGGAGGACAATATATTCCAAATAGTGAATTTCCAAAGAAACAATTCGATAGTATGGCCAAAGCTTTACGCTGGAAGCAGACGCTCTATTCTATAAAGCCTGGAGATATAGTACAAACAACCAATCGAGTCAAGACAAAAGTGGTGAATGTACAACCAGGGGAAAAAGATATGTCAATTTTACCATATTGGGCAAAACTGCCTCCACACAATAAACCACTGACAGCTTATTCTGTTAGCAAAACGTTACACTTTAAAGATATAGAGGCTGTAGCAACTCTTAAAGAATCGCCTTGTTATGAGTCAAATGGTATCGTTTATCAACCGGGGAAGTATATCGTATTAATGATGGATGGATATCCTGTATTTAAAGTTAAATCTGTTACATCTTACGGTATCAGAATACGATATAGAGGAGTAAATATTTACATACACGAATTTCCACATTCGATCCAATTTGATACGAGACAAGAAGCAGCGACTTGGAAGTATAAAAAATGTATGGAACTGGAAAAAAAGCAGGCTCTACTACGTCCCGGTGATATGGTTTTATTATGGTCCAGTCATCCTAAACAAAAGAAAACGTACCAATATGTAAGAAATTTGGACGATATGTGTGATAAAAGTGTATCCATGATGGACACCACGGAATACGAGGAATTTGATAGCATGAAAATGTATTGCGATCTAAAGCGAGTTTTTACGATGGATTGGGAGGAAGTACCGAGACTTTCTATACGAGATATATCTATAACTACTGATTTACCGTCCATACAAATTGGAGGAAAGACGGTCTGTGTCGGATGGTGGGTGACAGCCAAAGTGAAAATACTATACGAAAAAGTACAAATTCAACGGATCGTAAATAACGGAATTGTATTTGACAACAGATTCCACTTTGCAGACACTGTGAAAATATTACACATTTATCTTTCGAATCCTATACTTTTGGAGACTGGAAAGAGAAAAGATGTTAGAATTGACAAAGATAACAAAGTTACGAAACGAGCTAAAAATCACTACTAGTTGTATTTTAAATTGTATATAAATTGATACAAAACAAAAATTTCTTAATCATTGTTTTTCTACGTACAAATAGACTGATTAACAAATATCTTTGCATAAATATATAATAATATCATAGTTGAAGCGTTATTAAAACCATTGTTAAAATGATTCGAAAGATTTTAGGATCGAATGTTAACGATCAAAATGTAAATGTAAATCATCAAGATAATTACATTAGATCACAAATGGAATCTCAAATACCGACATATTTGGTTGGTAAGGTAGACGTTTCGTCCTCTAGAGAAAGTTACGTAAAAGAATTACAAAGCCAAGAGTCTGATCTTGTGGCGTTTGAAGAACCTGACTTGGAAAGAGTACAGCAAGAATATAACCAGTCTATACAAGGTCTATCGAGGGCTGAGATTAGAAAATTGGAACTATCCAAGCGATGCCCATTGTCGAATATGACAAACAGTGTCAGAGATGAAGAGTATCAAAAATTATACAACGAACATCGTCCTCGCCCAGAAAGAAGAGCCCCAATTCCACCTAGAATCGAAAACACTGTGAATGCATACAGTGCAGCTTACGATGAAGCTTTGCAACGTTTTGACAGTACAGTACACAGACCTACAAGCGACGCTCCAGCACCACTTTTTAAAAGAGAACAGACAAAGAAAGTAACCATGGAGGAAGAATTAATGATTCAAGAAACGTACGGGCACAAAGTAAAACAAAATCCTGTAAATGTACCATTCTACAACGCCCCAGATATTTCCATAGGACAAACAAAGATAAATTGGGATGATAAACCAAGCAAGTTTAAATCTTTAAAACCTACTATTCGTGCAACGATGGACAGTAACAAAGATTTACAAGAAATGAGAAGATGGAAGCCTGAAGCAGATTACGAGCCCTTACCCACTAAACTCAGAGATGTTGAAGAAAAACAAAATAGATACGTGTTAGAAGGAGGAGAATTCGAAGATTTAGGAGGTCACCAGAGTAATCCACTTATTGCTGGAATACCAAACAACGAAAATCCAATATTGGAACAACAAAATATAGATTTTTATGGTTACGAAACTGTTGGTGATAACCAAACTCGTATAAACAACAATCACGTTCAATATGACAGAGAATACGAAAATAACGAACAACGCTATGTGAATTATGATACCCAACCGTATGAACAGACAAACAGAGGATTAAAGGAACGAGATCAGAGAATTGTTAAAGGCCCAGATTCAACAGTCCCTGTAGAGATTGATTTGAATTTTGCTAGTTCGATTCGTGGTATCGTAGAAAAGGAACATAGACGAGTATCCGAACCTCAAACAAAACATTCTGACAGAGATTTGCCTATGCACCATGACGTTACACTGAGGGGGTTAAAAATTGGTCAAGATAGAAAGACAATTACACATGAAGACAACCAATACAATTTAGAATACGGAACAGAATTGAAATCTAACCCAAGATTGATTTTAAACAAGGCTAGTGAAGTTACCGTGAATGAAAATGTAAACGAATATCCAGAACATTTTGCTACACAGATACAACATTCTAGCGGAGCGTTAAGAGGAGGAAAATTTGAAGAAAAGAAATATGCTGTGAATGAAGCTGGTTTGGAACAAACATATGGTTTAATTCCCGAAACAAAAGCGAGAAGTGTAAAAGAAGGAAACAGATACCAAAATACGTTAGAAGATCAAACCGAATCTATCATCGAATATGGTACTACCATACAACCTACTGTTAGAGGAGGGGTATACAGAGAAAATACCATTCACAATCGAGAATACACAAACGATACAATGGAAATGAATTATGAACCCGTAAACGGGGGAAAAATAAGAGTAGTACCCGGAGGGAAGAGACATGAGAATGAAGCAGTTGAGGAAGGATTTGAATATCGTGGACCTGTTATGCAAAGAACAACGCAACATTACTTCAAACCTAGAAACCCTCGAACAAAACCAATAATGGAAAACCCTACCGTTTCTGGTTTAGATGAACCAAAGCCAGAGCGACGAAATGAAGTACGCCCTAGACTAGGCAGAATGACTATGGAGGAAAATGTTGTGGTAAAAGAAGGTGTAAACCAAGGCTTAGACGACGGTACTATCAAGAGACGGGACCCTAGAACGGTACAAACTGTTAGAAAGATGGGTGTAAACGTTCCTGAAGACTCAAATTACAAGACAAGAGAACCTGAAGTAAGAACGTCGGTACGAAGAATTTCTACCAAAATATCTAGTGTGAATTCCACACCTCTTACAACACCCGATTGGAGACGACCTTTACACGATAATAGAATGGAAGCCGATTATATAGCTAAACATATGGATTTACCAAGCCCGTATTAAATAAATATAATCTATATAATCTTTTGTCAATTATATAATTTATAAAACATATTATTTATAAACCAATCTTTATTAATCATTGCTAGACGTACAAGCGACATCACATTGGTAATTAGGATGATGTATCACACTTTCCAAACATAATTTACTACAAAAATATACAATTTTCCCGTCTGAACATCGAGTCCTCGTAAAGATTGCCCTATTCTTATCAACCCAAGTTCTACACTGAATCTTGCCGGAACACCATCCGTATTTAGCCATAATTGTACTAATAAAAGTGCCAAACTTTTATACCGGCGCTCAATACGATGTTCCTAAATTACCAGCCTAGAACTAAGGAATGAATCCACAAAGTGTATCCAAATTAGTGATATTTCTATCCGCAATTGCTTTGCCTTTAACGAATATTATATTCGGTTCAGTATACATTAACCACGATCCATGTGTGTTGCCCAGATTTATTGGACCATCATTACTCTTAATTATCAATGGTGTGATTTTTTCTGTGCTTATTGGAATTGGATTCTTATTGTCATTTCAAACTTCTGGAGCAACAAGAAGAAAAGCGTTAAAGGATATATATGTTGTAATAAACATATTTATAGTTGCATTTATAATATTATCAGCCATAGTTTTGATTAAAATGCCCGTATCGTGCGAGAAAAACAATTCGAATATGATTGTTCTCTTGGTTATAAATCTGGTTATAGCTGTAATTCATACAACTATGTTTGTTTGCGTAACATTATTCTTTCGAGCCACATCTGTAAGGGTTGCCACACCGTCACATCTAAACCCTCAACGACCACTTGCAAATCCCAATCCTGTAAATCCTCCAAATCCGGACGACGCTGTGAAAGCGATTGAATTAAATGTCATAAGTACAATACAAAATTCACCATAAAATGTTTTTATTTGTTTAACATACCATTTTATAAATTTATGTGTTATAACCAGTTTAATTAATTTATATAACCTATGAAAGATTCTACAATAATTATTACGGCGTCATCTTCAGTGGTTCTAGCAACAGCTTTGGTGGTCGTCCTTCTAGCAACTCTAAAAGGTAAACGATGTACGTCTGGAAAACGAGATAAAAGATCACGCGATATATACACGAAGTACAAAGTAGCAGCCAGTATAACGACAATACCTTCCCGTATAAACAAAGAATGTAAGCTCGCTCTCCAGAGCTTAATGGACCAAAAACATATCAATTTAGAAAAAATATACCTTGTGGTATCACATCATTACAAGAGATTTGGGGATTTAGGTCCATTACCAGACTATTTACAACAAGAACCGTTCAAATCAAAAGTGCAAGTTGTCTACTACGACGATGTTGGGTCTCCTAGCAAATATCTTGGTGCATTAGAACACGTGTCGCAGGATACATGGTTGTTTGTGGGCGATGATGATCAGGAATACCATCCTACTCTGATATCCAGAATGTTACACAATGTAAAGAAACCTGGATTATACCAAAATAGATATGAAAACATAAAAGAGCTTACCTCTGGTGGATACGTGCATGGGTTCGTGGGCAACTTGACTCACAGAAGTGCATTGAACCGATTAATTCATTTTCCAATACCAGAATGTGCTAGAAGGGCGGATGACCAGTGGATGTCTATCTATTGTATGAAAAACCGTATACCTGTATTCAAGTCTGGAATAGAAGACTTTTCAGACATATTTAAAACCACAGAAGACGGACACGAAAAACAAACAGCAGCGGACGCATTGAGCGATTTGGGTGACAGAGCTGAGCTTGTAAGAAAACTGGAAGAATTTTTTAAAGTAAAATTATATAAAACGTATTATTAAATACAATAATGTAATTATTCGTCGCTTTTTCTCTTTTTAGAGCCTTCAAATGTTGTTCTCTTTGCTTCTGATATAGCGACAAGTGTATTGTTGTACTTTTCTTCTGCTTCACTATACGATGCAATGCTAGCATCGACATCGGATTGTTGCATATCTTTAACGATAATTGTATTAGAAGGATTATCTCTCAACACAAACTCCGCTTCCCACGATTCACCCTTCTTTGCGAGATAAGCGTTGAATCTAAGAAACAAAATGTCTTCATATCTAAAATAATTGTATCTACTTCTTCCGCTGGAAAATATGCAAAAGCTGGCAGACATCTTGATAATAAGTATCCATTAATAACAAACAAATATAGCGCTGGTATTTAATGAGAATTGAATTAGCAACCAACAAAATGGTTAGGCCGAAAGGATGTCTCGTAATGATCGACAATACATTATCCAGACTTTTCAAAGGTTTACCTCAACTACCTGTAAAATGGCGAGCGTTTATCAGAAACAACGAACTGCATGTCTATCATTACCATCATTTAGTTATAATTTATGACTTGAAAACAAAAATCTACAAACATACTTGGTGGGAATTACCGGCAGACAAGAGAGGATTAGAAAGTTGCAAGATTTGGTTACGAGAAAACAACAAGTAGATAATTATAATTATAATATAATTTATTAAACTTTGGTTAATAAACAAGGGTTAATTTTAGATTGCTTTGTTTTCATGCTACCAGTTTTCTTGTCTTTTACAGTATAAGTTACAATAACATTCTTGCGTTTAAATTCCTCGATGGTTGCAGTAACAAAGCCATTGTGCTTAGATTTGAACGTGACCTTGTCACCAATTTCCAGCTGGTTGTAATTTTGTGCACTCAATTCTTCTCTGCGATCCTTCATAAGCTCGTACATTTTAACAATATCTTGATAGTTGGATATATTGGCAATAAAAGTCTTGACAAAGGAAATAACAGCCTGGTTGTCCACATCGGTAGGATCGAGTGCTAAAGCTTGGCCATTGGAAGAATTATTTACAGGCTTGGCGTCCGATGTTTTTGGCTTCTTTGTATTTTCCATACCAATAGAATCCGAAGATGAGGAGCGAGTATCTAGATCAGAGCTATCCGAGCTTGCAGACTTGGTCGATTTATTTTCAGGCTTGGATCTCTTCTTGCTACCACTTTTGACAAGTCGGTCTTCGGGGTTTCTTGAGGTTCTAGCAGATTCTTTTGCAGACTTGAGTTCTTTATTTATTTTAGACTGTTGCTTTTGTTTTTCGAGATCTTGTTTTTGGCGGTACTCTTGTAGTTGTTCAAAGTCCATTTTATTTGTATCCATTTCAGGCTTCATAGTAGGTCGAACCGACTTGAATTTGAATGTAATGGCATCGGCATTAATAGTTGCGGCAAAGTAATCGAAAAAAGGATCCTTGGATAGCTTTATGATTTGAGATAGCAACTCCACAAAATTGGGCACACTAAAGTCAAATGGTAAGATCTTGGTTCCAATTTTGAGTCGGAATCTTCCACCAGGCATAGAATCGATAGCAAACTCCACACGCAAGTCAGAGCAGACTGCATAAGCAAAAGCCAACAAACAGTGATCCTTCTTGGGTGGATGATAAACTACTTGTTCTGTAGGGATAACTGCGTTGGTGTCGTTCAAGTGTTGAAAGAATTTGCGAATAAAACCAGAGATTCTTTCCATGTAGGGAATGTACTTTTTTAATACGTCTTGGACAGTTTGATTAGGGCGTGGAGCTAGCAAGTCATTCACTAAATCCTGTTTCGCCTTTAGTTTTTCTTCTACATGTTGCAAGTGTTGAGGTTCAGCATAAGCAGAGCGAGGTTGGTAAGATTGTTCCATAGTGGCGTTCTAGCATGTTAAATTGGAAAATTGGCAAACGTCTTACATGGTAATAAATTGAAGTTAAATTTAAAGTAAGTTGGTGAGGGGTAATAATAAATGATTTGCGAGACGACCTTTTTTAATTAATGGGACCCTTGATTTTATTTAAATACATTTATAATATTACGGGCCCCATATTTTAAGAGTTTCGGCAAAATATATCATTTGATTTTTACCTTCCGTAATTTACGTACCAAATTAACAGTATTTGCAAACTTATAATGGACTTTACAACAAATACCGCATACTCTCAAGTGTCTATTTCCCATTATAGTTCAAATGAACTTGGTATTGGATCTTTTGGTACTGTCTTTACTGCCGTTGGTACGAATAACGAAGAGTACGCTTGCAAGGTTTCTGAATTAGACTATGGTAATTCTCTGAGAAACTTTGTGAGAGAAGTCGTCATTTTATCCTCGCTAAACCACCCTAATATCGTCAAACTCAAGGACATTGCTTCTTCTTCCGCAGGTTCAAGAGGATATATGATTTTAGAAAAAATGGAAGGAGACCTCACCAAGCTATTGGCTGATTCAACTGGAAGAGAACTACTCAAAACGTCTTTGAAAAGCGTATTTCATCAAATTCTCTCTGGTTTAGCTGCTTTACACTGGTACGGTTATTCTCACCGCGATGTCAAGACTGAAAATATTCTCTATAATTATTCTAAACATAACTCTGGACAACTAAAGGTAAAGATTGCTGATTTTGGAATGGCTAGAAATATGGAAACAGATGAAGAGTATTTTAGCAAAGATGTATGCAGTCCAATCTTTCGTTCTCCTGAAATTTGGAAGTCATTAAATCAATGTAGCGAAAACATTATACCTAAAGATCGTCGTATGTATGATACTAAAGTCGATATTTATTCTGCTGGAATTGTATTTGTAGACATTTTGCTAGCAGTTTACAATATTGGTCAATCAATTGAAGGTTGTGTTGGAGATAAAATTGTCATCAAGAATGAAATACGTGGTAGAAACATTTTGGAATTTATTAGTAAAAACGATGGTAACCCAATCGATCATCATAACCTAATGAACTACAGCCACGAGACGACGTTTATTGATAAAGCATGGTATAGACGAAGAATTAACAGACTTGGTAGCAAGGATGATATTACATGACCCTTTACAAAGATTATCAGCCTCACAATGTTTGGATCACTCTTACTTTAACCAAACTACCAACCCTTCGTCTCCTTCCAAACGTATCAAAATGTTTACAGACAAACGCAAACCTCGGCTGGAACATATTACCATACCAGAGGAACCTTTAAACTTTCAAAATAGTATCGAGATGGATGAACAGTTTTATTTAGTATGGGAATTCGGAAAACAACTTGGTGTGCTAAAAAAATGTATTTTATACGCTGAAACTTTCTTTAAAGTTTATTTGACGCTGGAACCAAACGCTGTATCGAACATCAAGATTGTAGCTATATCTTGTCTCGCGATCGCTGCCTCTCTTTACGATATGTATGACTTTTCATATGTTGGAGGAGTGGAATTTTATGGAAAAGGACACGATCACCTGGCACACTGTATTGTAAGGATACTGGGAGTAACAAAAGGAGTTTTATCAGATTTAGAATTGTAATAATAAACATTTTATAATACAATTTATTGCTTTTTCCAAATTTGTGCGTAACCTAGCTTGAATTGGCAATCATATCCTAATTCTTCCAACTTTTTGACGATACCATCTTGATATTTGTCTGGAAAGTTTACAATTTCAAACTCAATTTCCTTTTCTAATTCAGCAACTCTTATCTTTAATTCGATGTACTCCTGTACTTTTTCCAAAGAATCGAAAACATCGGAATTATCGTAAAGCATATCTGAGAAATTCATTTTAAAATGTTCTACTGGTACTATACAATAAATTACAAGTTCTATATAATCTATATTAGCATAAAACAAAGGGGACTCCTGGAATCGAACCAGACACCTCTCGAACTGCAGTCGAATGCTCTACCACTAAGCTAAGTCCCCAAATACATATACACAGTTGTGTGTGTTTTAGTTGTAATACCTTTATAATATCTCAGTTTTAATGTTTTATTTAAAAACTTTTAATTTTCTGGTATTATAATTTGCAATTGCGATACAAATTATAAAAAACCGATATAAATATAAACTTTTTCGATAAAAAAGAATAAATGTTTATATCAAACCAAATAAACTTTTTATAAATTCGAATTTTAACCATCCGGCCCTTTTGGCACCCTCAATTCACTTTTGTTTTAGACTCTAAAATTTTTCAAAGTCTAGAATTTAGAGTTACAAAACAAAGCAGTTCAAACGTTACTAAAAGGGCCGGATGGTTAAAATTCGAAAATGTAAAAAGATTATTTCGTTTATATCGAAATTTTAAAGTTTATATCGAAAATATAATAAAAGTATCGGAATTTTAAAGTTTATAAAAAGTTTTATTTTACAGCACAAGGAATACAAACAAACTCATCGTTCTTTAATACAAAACAACCAGAGCAATTTTTACAATAATAGAGAGAACAGTCGCCACACATATCAGTCTCTTTTGTAATTAAATTACAATTCTTGCATTTTTTGTGATTTTCTGGCAGTTGTTCTTGGTATTGTATACAATCTTTGCAAATATCTTCTCCGGAAGGTCCCCATACCTTGCAGCCTTTATCGATGCATTTACCACACATGATGATAGTTTTACAGTGATCACATTTTAACCATCTACCAGTGCTTTTAAATTTGTAATCGCTTGTTCCACAGTAAGAACATGGCGATTTTTCACTGGTTTTAATGTGCATGGTTAATTAAATGTGAGAATTTCAGAGTATTTCCGGTAAGTTGTTTAAATTGAACCTCCCGCGATTGATTAAAATATTATATTATAAAATGATTAATTTATTGATATGATGTAGTTTTATAAGACTTAAAAAGGCTTGAAAATGAATCAACAAATCGCCTCGGAAGTTAAATTAGACAGATTAAAAGATTGGTGGAAAGATCTGAGCAGAAAGATCAAAAAGGGTGCTACATTGAGCAAAGAAGAGTTTTTAACCAATTTAAAGAAATTGGTAGAAGACGTTACGAGCGTTTTGGTTTTATTTCCCGCAAGAAGTTACGTAGTTACTATTGAAATTGATGGAGGAGTAAATGTTTTTCCTCACATGCAATTTTACCGTGGATCTTGGAGTATTGGATCGGATTTAGGTCAAAAGTCCGATGTATCATCTTATATTGAACAAGCATTTGCGACATGTTTTTCTGAGATGGAAATTCACATTTCCATTGGTCCAAGTACATCGCGTAAATCCAGAGAGTATAACGTGGTTACCAAAATCACGAAGGATCACTTGAAAGATCCAGAATACAATGCTATTAAAGAGTACGATATGGAAGCAAACTTGTCAAGAGAGGCCTGTGAGAATTTTTCGGACAGAATTTATAATCATATTAAACATTTAGAGACTCATGGGTGTGGTGACGAGGATACTGAATCTAGAATTGAACAATTACGTGAAATTGCTGAAAAAGTAGATCACATGTGCTTAAATCCAGACGCATTTGAAAAGTATTATTTACCTTCCATCCAAGATGAATTTCAAAGTGGAATGGATGAATGGAACATGATGTTTAATACCGGAAATAAGAGAGTGAACCTTCCAAAAGCCAGTTCGGCACCTTCTTTACGCAAAAAATCTACAAAAACCCCTAAAAAGAGATCGACCACCACGAAATCAAAGACACCAAAGAAAACCGCAAGGTCAGTCACGATAACACCTCGATCAGCCCCAACAAAATTAAGACGTTCACTTTCTGTTGGAAAAAGTATCAAAAAGGTATCTACCAAACGTACCAAGTCAACAAAAACTCCCAAGAGACGTTAAATTTTAATAATAAACACATAATTAAATACACATAGCGTTTATTATACACATAACATCTCTAAGTATAAAAGGTGCACAATCTGTTCTCTTAGCCATATGTTCGTTCCATATCTTGGCAGTTGCTACATATTCAGAATCACTTACAATGTGAATCAACTTTGGTACGTAACGAAAGCGTGGATTGTCTGAGAATTCTATATAACCAAGTAAATTGTAATCGAACCCACTTGATATCTTCTTTCCACAATCTATCAGAAATACTACACGATCTTCATATTTCTCTTGCACAGTTTCTTTCATTTCTCTCAAGTCACTTCTGTAATCACCCAAATATTCACATCGTGCGATGTATGTGCTCGGTTGAAAAGATAAAATACACCAAGTGTTCTCTTTTTCGTCAAAGGGTTTAAACACTTCAGCCCACTTGGCAGGCGTGTAGAGTAATTGATCGTACAATAATTCTTCCTTTATGGGTTGTCCAGGAACCTTGTAAGTAATCATCATTTGTCCCACAACAACTTTGCCAGGATTTCTTGGTTTTTCTTCATCATATTCAGTTAAGCCCTCAGCCGCGTAGTGTTCCAAACGTTTCAACCTCTTGGTTCTTGATTCAACAGTGTCTGGCTTTGCAAATATATTATCCACTATAGATTGATAGTATGGAGAAACTTTGAAACCAGTTCTATACTTGAGCAGAATTTCCTTGAGCTTGAGACGTTCTACATCAGGTTTAATCCTTCCGTTTCTCCAATCAGACTCGTAATCTTTTGCCTTGACCAACGTGTGAATCCAAAACTCTATCGATCTATTTGTGACACATTTGAAAACTTCTACAGGCTCCAGTTGACCTTGTCTGTGTACTCTGTCTTCAGCTAAAATGTATTAATATTTTTGAATTTATGAATGGCATACATTGTTTCTCTATTGCTGAGTTCCAGTGCGTTTCCGCTTGTATAACTATGGTTCGTCGTTTAGTGTTGAGATTGAGTCCAACAGCTGTAGTTCCGATGGAAGCTATTAGAACGTTGAGATCATCCGAGTATTTAAATTCGTTCTTTATAAGTTCTCGTTCTTCTGTCTTGACTTTTCCATGTATAAAAGCCAACTTTACACCTTGTAACTTCTCCAGGAAAGGCTTCAAAATGTTCAAGAAACCAACAAATTCCGAGAAAACGATAAATTTAGCGTCGGGAAACTCCTCCAATTTTGTCTTGACAATGTTACATATCCACTCAATCTTTGGAGACGGTTCGCTTGCGGGAATTGGTTGTATATACAAGGCCTTTTGCATACGTTTCAATATAACGTTGCTCTAATACAAATTAAAAACTCCCAAATAGATAAACAAACCTTTAGCAGTGCTGGGTGACTGGTAATTTGTCTAAGAATTGTGATACGTTGTAATATAGTCTTTTTCGTTCCGTCCGTATCTGTATCATCTTCACATTCAGCTTCATCATCGTCCTCTTCAGGTTCGGCGTTTGCAAAGTCTGTATACCAAACAGATAAAGGGAATTCAAACAATTTAAATTTGCCATACAATTCGATAAAAGATGTATCGTGAACAATTTTAGGAGGCAAATAGATTGTATGTTGTACGTCTTCCTTTCTAACAGAAATAACAAACTTTTCCATCCATTCCTCCACAAATCCAGCGTCGCTTCTATTATATGTCCATTTCCTAGATTTAGAAAATTTTCCATCCGAAATAATTCTAGTGAGCGAAACGAGATCCTTGTAAGAGTTTTTTAATGCCTCGGCGGTAAGTAATACACGGAAACTGTGAGGATTAGCTTTAACTATCTTATCAAAGTTGCTTCTAGTCTAAAAACACACATATAAGATAATGTGCGAAATTACAACACTTACATTGGACCGTGGATTGGACAATACTGTAGCCTCGTCTGCAATAATGGCTGAAAATGCAGAGGGTTCGGTAACTAACCAACTTAGACGTTCGTCATTAACAGTCTGCAACAGAGAATATGGACAGAATACAATACAAGGCTTTCCAGGTTTTAAAGGCGATTCTTGGCGATGGTTTCTAAAGAGGCGAATCATACCAGGATCGATGTTTGTAAAGTTGCAAATCTCTAGATACCAAGTGATTTCCATGTAAGAAGGAATAACGACAAGTATGTTCCCTTTAATATCTGTACCATTTACATTGTTCTTGAGCAAGTCTATAATGAGAGCTAAAGATAACAGCGTTTTACCGCAACCTGCGAAATTAAATTCGAGATTTACAAGATTAAAAATTACCAGTGTCGAAATCTACAAGAACACCAGAAGAGTCTTTGCTAGCTTGTTTTATACGTTCATGAATTTCAGCCTTTGTACGTTCTTGGTAATCGTGTAGTTTGACAGATTTGAGAGCTAGATGTTGATAAACACCCTTGTTTTGAGGTACAAGATTTATAGCGTCAATAAACGAATGAGAAAAAGGCATAGTTAAATTTAGTAATCTGACTGGCGTAGCTTTGGTGCACGAAAACAATTTATGATCCGGGGATAAATCTTTATAAAATTCGGGACCGCGAGTTTTTAATTAATGAATTAAAAAACGTGGGGTCCCTGATTTTGATACAATTTTCTTACCAAATCATTTCAACGCAAACCTTCAACTAGACTTCATCAACTTACAATGGACAGCAAACCTCAACTCACATACTTGCACGAATCGTTCCTGAGAGGAATAGTCTGCGTAAACTGCCACTCTCCTGCCAAAAACTTTGGAAATTGGACAGACAAAGCTACTGGATTCATGGCACAAGCTCCTTTCTGTGGAAAAGATTGTCTGGATGAATACACAGAAGATAGAACTTACAACCCAAATTCTCCAAGTTATTCGCCTGATTCCCCTATTTACAGTCCTTCAAACTACTCACCTGATGAATATAACAATCAAGCATTGTAAATTTGTATCCGTGAATAAACATGTTTAACATAATATCGGCTTATCAAAATACATTATTGATGGTTTGCAAAAGACTGTTTATTCTGAATTGTTTAACAACGCCACCAATTCTCACTTTTTATGATAATCATTCTTTATTAGCTACTTTAGCCAACACGTCAGCATGACAAGCCTAAAACGATAAGTGAGGTATATTTGGTTGTTAATTACAGCTGGAGAACACCAACATGCTAGAACTTTTCCTTTGAGTTCTTTTTTTGCTGAGCTGACCAATTCTGGTTGTGATAAAAACCATTCCTCATATTTCTTTATCACATCCTCTCTCGTTCCATCTGCTCCGATCTTGAATGGATTTCCCCATTTTGCGTTTTGGTACGAGTTGGGTATCGATGGGTTAGGTCTACCAACATAGACATCGTAATGAGATTTCTTGCAGTGAACGACATATTGTTTGTCCATTTTGAAATTATTTAGGCTTTTGCAAGCAGTAGTGTAGCGTTGGTTAGAAATTGGTTTTATACCAGCATCATCCATAATCTCTTTTGTCGTCATTCCAAGTCTTCTTGCTTCATCGAAACTCTCCCAAGTATTTTCGAGATGGAATTGCTTTTCCTTACTTAATTAGAATGTATAATAGAATTTATAATTGTCTTACCTCTACGCGTTGTTTTTTATCCATTTCAGAAATAACAAAAATTGTTTGAAACGTGAATTCTAGCGATATTTGTTTTTAGCGCTATCACTAAAAAACATATCAAAGTTTGATATAAACAGTAAAAATCGATATGAATTAAATAATCTTTTCATGTTTTCGAATTTTAACCATCCGGCCCTTTTACCATGTGTGATTCGCTCTTGTTTTACTCACCATAGTTTTACAGTTTGAAAAATTTACAAGTCTAAAACAAAGCAGTTTGAGGGATGGTAAAAGGGCCGGATGGTTAGAATTCGAATTTATAAAAAGATTATTTGAATCGATACAATTCTTTAACCTTTATATCGGATTTTATTTGTTTATATCGTAAACTATGTATTCATATCCAAAATATATTAATAATAGTTTGATATTCATTGTGAGTTATAAAAGTATACAAGAATCACTGATATTTAAAGTATTTATTCGAAACTTTTTAATCTTTCATTTACACGTTTTTTCGCCTCGAAATATTCCGCCGAACCTATCTGTGCGGATAGGGCATTTTCAATCTGTTTGACAATATCCGAGTCGTCTACTAATTTGAAAATACGTTTACATTTCAAATCTAATTCGTCAAATTCTTTCTGTTTCAACTGCCGACTCTTTTGCAAGTTTTTAATTTTAGCCTCAGATTTTGTTCTCGCTTTCTCCCATATTGAAATTTCCATTTCTAAAACCTCTTTTTCTTCGTTAATAATAGCCATTTCATTTTGGTACTTGTGCAAGTGTTCGGCTATAGTGCACACATCTTCATGTTGTTGTTCCATTATTAAATTTTCAATTACCAGCCGTACATCAACACGTATACGACAGCGCCGAATAAATTTTTGATTTTGATAAAAGTAATTTTCTATATTTAAGATTCAAACATGGGAGATTTATGTATTTATTTTAAATCGCACAAGTATCTGGAAAAACCATACAAAATTATAGACGAACAAGATGACTGGTACTATTACGAACTATATGTTCAGACGATCGAACTAAACACAAAATTTGACAAACTCGACACGGAAGCGTACGAGAAAATAACATCAGATGAAGAGTTGCAAGCTTTTGATGTTATATGGTACTTGAAAGATAACGGTTCTGATTGTTGGTATTGTAAATAAATATGTTGAAAATGTAAAAATATTTTGTGCGGGTTAGATGTTTATTTACGATAGTTACAATTTTACATAGTAAGTTCCATAAGCGAATTGATTACATCTCCCTTGTTGTCTCTTAGAGCTCTGACTCTAGATACGCTAGCTTGATCCATTACTACACGTATATCGTTTTCTGTTACTCCAAAATCATTGTAATCCCCTTGGAAATCTTCCCAAGATTGTACGTTTGACGGGCTCACATTAGGATAAAAAGATCTAGAAAATAACGAATAGAAACGCATTCTTTCATCAAAAGAACATTCAATAATCTTTTCCGTTGTGTTTGGGAGTTCTTTTTCGTCTAATTGATCCATCTGACTTCCAGATACCAGCAAGTAAATTGTAGAAAAACGCGGGTCCCTGTAATTAAATAAATGGAATTTAAAAATATAGGGTCCATTATTTTTCCATTGCGCCGGGTTAGCTCGGTCATTTTCAAACTCAGCTCACCTCAGCCCAACTCTACTTCTATATATTATTATCGAATACAATGTCTCATAGCACTAAACCTTACAACGACAGACGCAGCGAATCTTCTAGTTTTACTGTCAAGGCTCCTCATCGCTCTACTCCAATGCCGGATGAAGAAGAAAGACGCAAAAGAGCTCAAGAACTCGAAACTACAGTTACCCGAAGGGACTTGGAAAAGTTGAAAATTATGATCATGGTAAACATTTGCAATTTAATTTAATAAAATTTTAGAACCGCATTGAAGAAGTTAATACTAAATTTGAATCAAACAACAATAACAAACCTCACGCTTCACGTGATGTAGAAAAACGTATGAGCACCTACGACGACACTTTGGAGGAACATGATAGAGATATCGAAAAATTGGAAAAGTCTATCAAAGACGTTTTAAATATCTACAGGTGTGTAACATAAAATAAATGGTTGTTTACATTTCACAAGAGAAGCCTGTCAGAGAAAGGAACTCGAACAAGTCGCCAACCAATGTTTACAACAGCTTGAAGCTCTGGATGAGAGAATCAGCGAACTGTCTTCTCAGGGAGAAAAGGAACTACAATTGCAACTTCAAACCATAGACTCTGTAGACTCTGCTAACAAGTCACTCTATGAAAAAGTAGGCAGAATGGAGAATACAATCAGCGAATTACAATTTATTGTAAAATCTTTGCAAGAAAAAGAGTCTACATACACACACCAAGCTCACATGGAGACTATTTCCACAACAGTTGAAACACAAACACCTACATTGCCTGATAACCCTCAACTTTCAGAAGTCGAAAGCAAGATTATCGAATTGCTTAAAGGGGTCGATTCTTCGAATGTTACTATACAAGTATCTGGGGGAAATGTTAAAATATTACCGATTACACAAACTACTACTACTACTACCACTACAACTAATCAAGAAGAGGAACAAGAGGACGAAGAGGGTGAATATACAACCATCGAGAAACTTCAACCAAAAGAACCCGCTCAAGGTATGAAAATTACAGTTGAGAATGTTAATATATTAATTTACAAGTAGTACCTATTTCTTCCAGAAGAAAGTTGGCTCGTAATCCATTTGCTCGTAAATATGAAGATGATGAAGATTATTCTGGAATTTCAAGCTCTTCCTCTGACACTGATGACGATACATCAAATAATAATAATTCACCTGTTCAAAAAGAACTCCAACAACTATATCAACAACTCTTTAAGCCAAAAGTTACAAATACTCGTAGTCTTGGTAATTCTCCGACAACCCTTGGGCAAATGAAGAGAAAAGCCGAAGATACAGAATCCTCGGAAGACGAATTACCACTCCCTAAGAAACCTGATACTAAACCTAACTTGGCTCGCTTTGTTGCTTTATTGAAAAAGGCGTCCAAGGATGAATTTACTCGATCTTGGTTTCAAGAGAAAAAAGATGATTTTGGAGTTGACAAGTATGTAGTACACAACGTTCCGCAAATTTGTATCCTACAAGCTCAAGCCAAAAGAATAAAAGGTGTTGCTGAAATGTCCGAAGATATTGGTATTCAGCCTTTTATTCGAAAATTGTCTGGCTCTTACCCTCAAAATTTATGCGTAAAATACAGAGCTGATGATAAGAAAAGGAAGGAAGCTTATCTCGTAATTAAAAAGACTTATTGGGATTCGTTAAATTGTTAAATAAATGTTATTAATCGTAAAAGACGTTTTTTAAATTTATATTGTTTTATTTATCACCACATTAATTTGCTTAATTGGTTTCTTCAGTTGGTTCGGCAACGTCAACAGGTTGTTCAACAGCTTCGGTTTCTTGAACTTCCATTTGTTCACCTTCAACTTCAACAGACTCGGCAGGGGTTTCTTCGGTTTGTTCAGCAGTTTCAACAGGTTGTTCGCTTTCCATAACGAGTTCAGCGGCAACTTCAGCTTCTGCTTCTTGTTGGACAGGTTCAGGTAATCCTAACTTTCTAGAGGTGTAAGTCTTCTTGGTGATTAAATCATCAAAGTTGGTGACTCCGACGTTTCTCTCTTGGACTTGCCACAATTTAGCAGCGTCTTCAGGAGACAAGTTGGCAGCTTTTTCTAAGGCTAATTTCAATTGGTCTTCTCCCTTCTTTCTCAAAGGATCAACGGCACCAGGTAAATGCTTGGATTTGGCAAAAGTCTTTTTAGATCCCTTCAATCCTCTCCATCTAGAGAGAATGGAAGCAGCGGAGGTGATTAACAAATCGACCTTTTTCCATTCTTCTAAGCTTTCGTATTTACGCTTGGCTTCTTCCTTTTCGAAGGCGTTACAGAATCTCTTGCACTTCTTATACATTCTGAGTCTTTCCTTTTGGTTGAGTTCTTGTAATTGAGTTTCATCAAGTTCAACTTCTTCAGTTTCCTTAGCCTTGGTAGCACGTTTAGTGGTAGTAGCAGCCTTCTTTGCTACTTTAGCAACAGTCTTGGCGGTTTTGGCAGTCTTTCCGACCTTGGTAACCTTCTTGGTGATCTTTGGAGCAGGTGCAAGAGCTCTAGCCTTCTTGGAAGTCTTGTTTACAACCTTGAGAGATCTCTTTCCGGCAACCTTGGTAGCCTTTTTAACAGTCTTTCCAGATCTCTTTGTGGATTTTCTGGCAACAGGTTCTTCATCGAATTCGTCAGCATATCCGTAAACGTTTCCGTCTTCACCGTGGTAGTAGGTAGTTTGGTTTCTCTTTGGCATTTTGTTAGGATTGTTTTATCGTGTTGTGTTCTACGAAAGAATGTAAACTGATAATAATGAATGTATATTACAAACGTTTTTCAACGTAAGCGAATAAAAAATTGCGCTATACAATTTAGAACGCACTTTGTCCGGTCATGAATATACTGATACAGGAAAATACATAAAAAAATGCCCATTTTTGTATAAAATCCATATTTATTTACATAAACGTAATATAAAACGACAAATACATGTATAAATCAAATAAAATATCCTTTTTAAAATTACTTAATATCGAATGTCGATAAATACCATTGTATAGGTTGATTGTAACAAATGTTTGTAAAGTTATGTTATGGTTGCCGAAATAATTATAAAGATTGACCGCAAAGATTATGTAATATTGAATTTATTTATACAACGATTATTGTTGATTTTGTATTGTCGATATCAACGTTATATAGTCTTGCTGTAATTGAGACAACATATGAGCATATTCCTTCAATTTACCATATTCTTCCTTTAATAATTGGTTTTCTTCCTTTAATAAATCGTTATCATTCTTTAGTGATATTATAAATTTATAAGCTTCTTCGTACTGTTCTCTGGTAACTTGTGGTTCCTTGCTATTTACAGTATTTACATCATCATTGTTGTGAGATTTGTCGCGTATCAATTGGGTGATCTGTTTCTCCAACTCAAAAACAAGTTGTGATTTCTCTTGTAGGTGCAAATTGGAGTTTTCCAATTGTTTTTGTAAATCGGAATTCCTTTGCTCTAAGCGTTTATTTTCTGTTTTCGCCTTCTTTAATAACTTTTCATTTGTGGGTGATTCTACTTTTATGTTTTTGTTGTGGTACGTTGTGGGTTCTGTTAATTGAGGTTGCTCTTTTACTTTTTGTATTCTAACAGGTCTCTTTTCACATTCATCATACTTTTTTGTAATATCTTCCACTATTTGAGAGAGATTTTCAATTTGACCCTTCTGTTCGCGTATGGTGGATTTTTGCTTTTCCGATTGTGCACGAGATGTTTCTATAATATTAACCAGGAATTCGAATCGATCGTGAATAATAGCATATACTTCATCCATTTTTACACACCCTTTCTCGTTTGATCTATAAATATCTCTAACTATCAATATTATACAATTTATAAAGTAATTAATAAAGAATACTAAGGGTTCAAGTTATCTTGTTGTTTTTAAAACACTACAAAAACTTTATAAATGGTAAAATATCGATATTAATTTATTTCTATTTTTAATTTCCGATATAAACTCTAAAAACCCGATATAATCGAAATAATCTTTTTATAAATTCAACTTTTAACCATCCGGCCCTTTTAGTAACGCTTGAACTGCTCTGTTTTGGTCACCTAGATTTTGAGTTTGAAAAATTTTAGAGTTCAAAAACAAAGCGATTCACACATGCTAAAAGGGCCGGATGGTTAAAAGTTGAAAACATGAAAAGTTTATTTGGTTTATATCGGGGTGTGAATGAAATGTATCGTCGTTTATTTGTTTGTATCGAATTTTACATAAAAATCCAGTAATTATTTTGTTTATAAATTTATTTAACAAGTTCAGAGTATTTTTGTATTTGTTCACTTGCTTTGTCAAGGGAAGCTGACCAAGCTAAAGAGGTTTTGTTGTCTAATAACCCTCTATCGAATATACTCTTCATTTTTCTTTGTTTTTCTTCCCACAATCGTTTGGCTTCGATGATTCTCTCTCTGACTAGACAGGTAATTCCTTTTATTCTTTCTGCATTATATTCAAATTGCTCTCTATAATGTTGAACTTCTTGAGGGCTAAAGTCTTCATCAACGTCGATTTCATTTAGTATACTTTGTATAGCCTTGTTTTTCTCCAATAGAGGTGTAATTTCAGACAATACAATTGCTATGTATTCGAGTGCATGATCGAGTTTACTTTTACCGACTTGTTTTAAAGTCAATAGTGGATAAGTGACGTTAGTTTCTTGTGCATAATCTGTATGGGAACTTAATGGAAGATTGGTTTGTTTCTGTGCTGTCTGTTCTAATGATTTTCCATTTTGCAAGTTTCGTAGAGGAGATTCTAGTAAATGTGCATTGTCTTTGGTTACAACTCTATCTCTGATTGTTCTCGATTTCAAGAGTCTTGCTTCTTCTGGATTTCTATGTTTCATTTTATACAAGTCTATCAAAATAAAATCTAACTAGTATCAACAGAAAAGATTTTGAATTCAAGACGGTAGTTGTCGAGTTATTTGATGATATTTATAACACAAAGTATTAATTTAACAAATATATTTATTTATTTTGAGCTTATAATTCTCTGCATTTTGGCTTGTCTCGTACTCATTGCTGAAAACATTCCCGGTATATCTCTTGAACTCAAACTTTGGTTCTTTTCATCATCAAAGAAGCACAACTCTTTATTCTTTTTACGTTTTTGTGTGCTAATAACCTCTTCTTCAACAGTTCCTTTTGCCAAAATCATATATACTCTAACTTGTTTCTTTTGTCCTATTCTGTGAATTCTATCATTTGCTTGATCTTGTACTGCTTCATTCCACCATGGATCCATATTAATTAGATTTGCTGCTGGAAGTAAATTCAATCCTACTCCTGCTGCCTTGAGTGAACCAAGAAATATTCTACATTTTGGATTGAATCGAAAATTTTGAACGACCTTTCTTCTCAAATCACTATTTTGTAATCTGCCATCGAATCTAGCTATTTGATATCCAGCTTTTAACAATACACACTCTAACAAATTCAATGCACTCGTCCACTGGGAAAAGATGACAAACTTTTCGTCATTATCAGGTTTGCATGTAGAATTGATAATATCCAACATACGTACAATTTTAGCAGTATAGGTGAAATTTGTATCTATTATAAAATTCCTACTCTTGGCCGTAAGTTTTTCGAAATCATCCAGTTCTTCTTTTACAGTATTATCGTTGGGCGTGGAGTTTTCAGAATTTAAAGTGTCTTTAGTGATTATATCGTCTTCTACTTCAGAAAATAAGTCATTGAATGTTTTTTGACGTTTTTCTATCGGACTTTCTTGGACCACTTTCGCTTTAGGACTAACATAAGCATCTGGATTTGTCTTTTGAAGTTCTTGACCTACAAAGTCTATGCACGAAATAGTAGGGTCGATAGCGTCCAAATTTAATGTCTTTTTCTTGTTTCTTTTTCGTTTCGGTTTCTTTACCATAGATGTGTAACATGTATCAGCTCCATATTCCACTTGCTGAAGGTTCACTTCTTCCGGAGAACCTGCTTTTCCAATTTGTTCCATCATTTCTTCTTTTTCAACGTCAATAGCGGCCATGTAAGGTTCTGTATTTACACCCAACTCTTTCTTTGTCTGTTCGAGAATAGAGTTTGTGATATCGTGGCCCTCTTGTAGCAACCAATGAATACAGTATTGACGCAATCTTACCAGTACGAGCAAAATTTTTTGAAAGTGTTTCTCAAAAGAACCCCCGTTAATCATACTTCCAAATTGTCTATTTGCACACTGCTCAAGTCTTTGATATCGCATAGCCTCTTCCGGTAACATATCAACCCATTCTTCTCTATAAATAATAGGAGGTATGTCAAGCAAGTCTTTTGTTCTACGTAAAAGATGTGTTCGTTTCCACAACATTTCCTTTAAACTACTCGAATAGTCCAGTGGGTTGGCTGGAGTACATAACACAGACAGAATTCTAACATCTTCTGGATAATTTACAATAGGTGTTCCAGTTACACACCATAAGGCAATTGTTTTAAAGAATTTGAGAGCTTTAAAAGTTTTTGTTTTGGGGTTTCTAGCGAAATGTGCTTCGTCTAATATAACTCTGGACCATTCCATAGCGTAGAGAGGACTTTCTTCTATTTTGCCAAAATCTTTTTGTACTGTTTCATACGTAGTCAAAACCACGACAGGTTTCTTGTTGTTTGTCATCATGTTTCTGAGGATCTTTGAACGATTTGTACCGTGGTACTCTAATACGTGATATTGTTCTAATCCTAAATGTTCGATAGCTTCTGGACACCAATGGTCCATAAGTGTGAGAGTTGCAATAATAAGTGTTGGTTTTTCGACGTGTTGTAGACCTTTCTTGAAGGAGCAAAATATGTCATAGTAAATCATACCGAGTCCATCTACAGTCTTTCCTAAACCCATAACATCACCCAGGATACCTCCAACATATTTATCGATAGGAGTCTTTTTCTTTTCTATATCATGCATCCATCTCAAAGCTTGGAGCTGATGAGGTAGAAAGTTGATGGGTACTACGTTTAAAAATTCATCTTCGTGCAATAGTGGTGGGAATTCTCTCTGTTCTTCATCTACTTCCTCATTATCCTTTTCAATTACACAGAATGGTTTATAGGAAATTTGTTTTTCCATTTCCCCAATCTTTTTCGTTCTTCTCTTTCTTCCGCCAAACATTTTTTGTGTAATTTGGTGAAAATACAAGAGAGTATCAATAACAAAACGTAAATACTGTGTTTAGCTTATAGAATTACTTTCAATTTTAAGGCGAGAGTCACGAGTCGAGTTCAAACGTAAAAACGATAAATAGTAATTGTTTGTCGTGTTTGGTATTTCTCACGTAATTTCTTTGTATTTTTAATCACTTTATATGATTTTCGTATATAGATTTAGTTTATACGGTTGCAAATAATAAATTATCGCAAAATGACATCAAGACCTTCCTTACGTGAAATTATCACTGTAGAAAATACAAAATTTCCAAAGGTCGATACAATTACCTCTATGCCTTTCGGGCGCATTACAAAGTTCCCGAAAGGGTCACTCGCCAATACGTATAATGAATGGAGATCTGCTGAAAATTACAGAAAATCTGTGGAAGAAATTAAACCTCAACAATTCCCACTAGAGAGAGAAAGCAGACGATTCCAAGTTACAGACACCCAAGCAACATTTATCGATTCCATTATTTATACGATTAGAAATCGCATATTGAACGAAGAACGTGGAATCAGTTACGTGACTAAAACTCGTTCTATTTGGACTTCCCAATCACATATAGAGAAATATATTATCGATTTCCCAAGTAAACTTGAAATAAGGGATCTTAGCACAAAGATTGGAAATGCTATTTTCGACTCCATAACCTCAATTTCAACTGCAATGATGGAAGAAGATGCAGCGAATGCAAGACAAGCACGAACAAACATCTCTAAACGATATCCTAATGGTGTAGTACCGTTGAAGAAAACTCTTTATATAGAAACTTCATCTTCTGAAACCAGAAAGGAACAATTTTTGGCGAGATGTTCGGTTCTCATTCAGTATAACATCAAAAAAATTGTGGAAAACGAAATGGAGGCCAGAAACGTTTTTGACAGACAAATAGAACACTCTTTACCTAGAGTGGACGATTTTGCTTCTCCTTTATTAAGAAAACCTTTAAATAATCAAAGAAAGATATTACCCCGCCAAGAATTGGTAAAAGAAGAATCAGAGGAATTACCTCCACCATTTTTTTAAATAAATCGATTTTAAATTATACTATATTTATTATACTGTTTGAATTTGAATTGATGCTACTAATCCCATCAAAAACAAACCAAAAAAGAACATCGCCAACCAATAACAGTTATCTTCGTGTTCACATAAAAGCAATCGATCTTTATCTTGACAAGGCACATATCCCGATGCATGTTGTCCGTCTACAAACCAAGCTTCAAAGTCTGTGTAAAGTGTAGTTATTTTTGCACCAGTAGTCACATCAGTACAGTTGACATAAACCAGTGTGGCACTCGGGTTTAATGAGAAATTTCTAAATTGAACTACATTTCCATCACGATCTTTCCAAAATCCACCGCAATGAAACTCTTTGTGGTTTTCAGAAAATGTATCTAAAATCCTGGAGTATTCGATTTTCCGAATTGTTTCGCTAGTCTCTTCTGATTCACATTCAGAGTCAGATTCTAGAGTATTTACGTCAGTGTTTTCCTCAACATCCTCTGTAACAATTTCCTCTGTAACAATTTCCTCTGTAACAATTTCCTCTGTAACAATTTCCTCGATAATATTCTCCATAATTTCGAAAAACTTTAAAATGATACTTCTCGGAAATTCGAGTCGATGTACGCACCATGTATCATTGCGCCACTTACACTAAATTATTTACGCCTATGTAGAAATATAAATGATACATTAATCATTCTATCGATTCAAATCTATTAAACAATCGACTTTGAACAATGGCTGAAGCACCAATTGCAAACGAATCTTCTGAATTAGTAGAAGTTAAAAAACGTTCCGCGGAAGAACAAGAAGAATCAAACGATACTAAGCGTGCTAAATTAGCTGAAGATACCGAAGAAGACGGAGAACCCGAAGAACCTGCTCACTTTATTAACTGGAGATGGCTCACTGTAGAAATCTTGGACAAGTGTGTAACTTGGAGTGAAGTCAAACATATCAGAGGAAAGTGCAGCGTTGTCTGGTTGAACTTCAACTTTGATTTATTTGCTAAATTATGCCCTGATCACCCTCCAGTATTACCAAGAATGAAGAAGTTGTTTTACACTAGACCTTTCCTCAAGGCTCCTTTTGGATATAGTCCTCACATGACTGCTAACGGTGTTCAAAACAATTTGAGACTTACTTTTGGTGATTGGGTTGATTCCGAATCCAAAGAATATTACGACCGTGTTAAGGAATGGGACGAATGGATGAAAGACCAAATCTTCAAACACAAGGATGTATGGCCACTCAAGATCAAATTAGCCAAGGATGAAATCTTAACTAGAGAAATGGTTGCCAAGAAGTACAGACCTATCGCTAGAGACCCTGAAAAGGACGGACAAGTTGTCGAAGGACAACCTCAATACATGAGTTTGAAACTTAACACTCAAAAAGAATCAAAAGCCAACCCAAAGAAGGGAATCGAAGCACAAAAAGCTGATCCTTATACTGCCATTCTCACTTGTTGGGATGGAAACAAGGAATTAGTCGCCGAGAAACTTACCCGAGAGAACGCCGTTCCTACCAAGGAAGAAATCGAAGAAGACAAGGACGTCGAAAGCAAGAGAAACATTATTATCAACAAGAACGACTTCGTCCAAGGAATTGATCATTTACAAAAGCTCTATTTCGCTGCTGATTTCGGTCCAACTATTGTTGCCGATGAAGTTTTGTTTCAATCCGAGGAAAACCTTCAATCTGCTAAAAACACCAGAAAGACTTGCAAGTTTTAAATGTTTATAATAAATACCTTTTAATATACAAGTTACGTGTCGTAATATTACAACCAAATTTCAAGATACTTGTGACATTTTTCATTAATAAATGATATTTACATTGGTAGATTAAAACGTTCGTCTGTAAAAATTCTTGGTAAATTTTTTTGTTGGAGCTTTATAGTTTAAATTTTTCAAAAAACTAAAATGAATCAAACACCTGTGACTTTTGAACCTCTTACTTACAAAAATAAAGAAAAGGCTTGTGCCTCCGATATAGTTTTACCGATACTGTTTGGAGGTTTGGGAGTTTCTGCCGTGGCTGTTTTAGTATGGGTTTTATTTTCCGGAAGAAGACACCGTAAACATCACCACCACGTATGCAGCTCTTCAGATAAAATGGTTCAGAACAATTTAATGAACCAACAACACATAATTGTACCAAACGATCAACATATGATCAAAAAAGAAGATTACGACTTGAACACTGTTGTAGATAAATTAGCTGGAGTAACTGCTATGGAAGAGTCTGATGGTTTAGTCGATATTAACGCTGCACCAGTTACAGGGGGTATCATGAATCAACCTGAGACAACTACAAAGAAATTCAAAGCAGAAAAGATGATTCCAAAGATGGGAGAGAGAAAGAGAGGAACTTTAGCTGATCAATTTGCACCATCTGGAGCTGAACTTGCAGCTTTCTTACCTTCTGTACAAGATATGCACAGAGAACAACCAAACGGACCAAAGTTTTTCAGAACAAAGACTGCTCAATACACAGATAGTGGTTTCGGACCTGCTATGATCCCTAGCAACTTCAAAGAACTCCACGATAACATGAGAACTGACAGACCTAGAATTAACGAAAAAGCTATGGAAGAACAACTTAGAGCACAACGAGAATACTATTCTACCATGAAAACTATGAGCGAATTATAAATGTTTTGAAAAATAAATTTTTTAAAGTGATCCATTGTTTATGATTTCAAATACATAAATTATATCAATTCAAATACATAAATTACAACATTTTGCATCATTTCTCTCATAGAGGAAGCATGTAAACGACAAAAATAAACTAGCAACAATTTGAATTATTTAATTTTCGATATAAAGTTTATTTATCCGATATTAATTAAATAAATCCGATATAAACGAAATAATCTTTTAACATTTTCAACTTTTATCCATCCGGCCCTTTTGGCATCCCTTTTTCACTCTTGTTTTAGACTTTAGAATTTTTCAAACTCTAAAAACTAGGTGACCAAAACAGAGCAGTTCGGACGTTACTAAAAGGGCCGGATGGTTAAGATTCGAATTTATAAAAAGATTATTTCTTTTATATCGAATTTATTATTGTTTATATCGAATTTTATTTAATTGTATCAGATTTAAATAAATAATATCAAAAACTGCATATTTTGCAAATATTGTCAAATTATATATTAATAGACGTATATTTGCGAATATGAACGACTCTAACAAAAAACACAAAATACCAATTTACATACCCATCGTTGCTAGTTCAAGTTTGTTTATTATTACTGGAGCTTTGGTAACATTATTTTTACTTTTAAAGAAAAAAGCAAAATCATCCTCTTCTACTTCGACATCTACTACATATACACCAGTAACACTTCAAGTACCTGCTTCCAGTAAATCTGGCCCGGTATCATTTGTATTATTACCTGGACAATTTGGATATATGAGTAATATTGAAACGTTTATTCCAGCTGGAACTTCAGCTACTTGGATAGCATCAAATAACATTACAAACTGGGGAAATATCGTTTTACTAGGAGGAATATATGTTGATTCTGTAAATACGATAAGCCCTTCTCAATCCAAGACTTTTACAATAAATCAAGATACTACATACCCTAGCGACTACATAGTAACAAATAATGGTAATACCGCTGCTCCTGGTGGTTTGATGTTTTATAACAATGGAAGCGAAACATTAAACTTTACCTTGGACGTACCGAGACCTTCCGATAGAAGATTAAAGAAAGATATAGAGTTGACTGGAGAAAAGTTGGGAACGTTGCCAATCTATAGTTATAGATATGTTTGGGAAAATAGTACAGATAAAAAGAGTGTTGGAGTGATGGCTGATGAAGTTATTGCAGCTGGATTAGATCAATATGTAAGGCAAACATCGTCTGGTTATTATGTAGTTTTATACAACCAACTACGTTCTCATTTTAACGCTTGAATGTATAATAAATAATGATAAACGTACTCGTTATTGTTTCTTAAAAAAATATTCAAAATATATATTTCCGATAAATTCGATATAAAAGTTTATTTGTAAACTTTATTTTCGATACTTTTTGTAAAAACCCGATACAATTGAAATAATCTTTTTATAAATTCGAATTTAACCCATCCGGCCCTTTTAGTAACGTCTGAACTGCTCTGTTTTGTAACTCTAAATTATTAAAGTTTGAAAATTCTAAAGTCTAAAACAAGAGTGAAAAAGGGATGCCAAAAGGGCCGGATGGTTAAAGTTTGAAAACATGAAAAGTTTATTTTGTTTATATCGGATTTTAATGTTTTATATCGAATTATTGTAAAAGTATCGCAAATTAAAATTATAAATTTGATATAAAAGTTTATTTATTTAAACTAAATCATGATGTATTTAGTTTTTTATTCTTTAAATGTGAGTGAATCTTACTGCCTATAGCCTTTGCTGTAGCTGACAATCTTGTAGAGCATCGCGTACACATTTTGATTAAAGGGTGTTTTTCATCATAATAATAATCACAACCATAACATTTGACTTTTTTCGATAAATCTATACGAAGTTCATTTTTAGCTTCTTCCCATTCAGGGTTGTTCGTTTTCTCTAATGTAGTCAAACAAATATCAAATAGTTTTCTAGGATTATATACAATAGTCAACTTATCGGGTTGCACACATATACCAACTGCAAGAACTGCCATAACACCAGCAAATATTGATGTTGACATTGCGGCTGTGATCGATTTCCCTCTATTTTCATAACGTTTTAAAATGCATATTTCGCACGCACAAAATTGATTGTGAATTGTGGATCTTTTGTTGTTCATGATTAACTGAAGTAACTGATATTTAAATTGGTCGAAAATGCGTCTCACGTATTTAATTTATAATAAAATTATAGTGTTTAAATAAATGGAAATTCCCGTATTACCTGACGAACTAGCAGAAAAACTTAGACGTGCTGAATATTTACCGGCAGTTAGAACTGAACAGCCAAGCAAATTACCAAAAATAAGAGACGGAAGTAATTCTAGCTCTTCTACAAATACTTTTAGCGAGAAATTATTTAAATTACCGGAACAACCTTCAAGAGATAAATTAGACAGAAAGAATAGTAAGAGAAATATCAACGTTAACACGAATGATACAAACCCGTCTAAGAGCAGACCGCAGACACCTATAGCTTCTCCTTTAGCCACACCTTCGCAAACTCCAATACAAAGTCCTCATGTTACACCTTCACACAATATAACCACACCTTCTCAAAACAGATCTATACGTGATATCATACAAACCGAGGCACCTGTTAATCGCCCTAGTCAAACCCCAAAACAGATAAACCATGCAAGTTCAGCAAATAATACTCCAGTAAACAACACTCTAGTAACCAGCACACCCGCACATAACGTTCCACAAACACCTACAAAAGTTACCAAAGTGGTAGAACCGCAAACTGAAAGCATATCACCGGAACGTGCTAAATTACGAAAGATGGTAGAATTGGCAAAAGAGAGAAAGCGAAAACGCCAGGCGTTAGAAGCACAACAGAGAGAAATTCGCAAACGTGCAGAAGAGTTGAAAAAGGAAGTATCTGGATGGATGCAAGAAGAAGAATTAGATCAAGTTAGTTGTCACGGTATTGGATTCAATCAAAAGATAAAGTATAGATCCGAGCCTACTACCATCAGTGACGTGATATTAATTATAAGAGATATGTTTGGCGAAGATAATATGAACAAAGTCATAAAGGAAGTTGACATTCTTCACACAAAAAAGAATGCCAACAATTATGAAATCAAATTTAGTTTTGTAGATGACGAAGCCAAAAAGGAGAAACCAAAGAAAACTACAAAAGCTACGAAAGAAACGTCTCCTAAAACCACAATGACTTTAAAGAAGCGAAAGTTAGTGTTGGATTAAAAGTTATAAGGTTGATATTGTGCTAGAGGAATGACACTTGTATTAATAAACGATCTATGTGTAAAATGGAGTTGAATAGCTTGTAATTCTCGTTAATTTTGATGTGTTTATTTTTAAAATACGTTTTCATACGACCCGTTGTTTGTGGTGAGGATGTTTTGAATATTGTTTATAGTTAGTTGGACGTGTAATTTAACGAATTTACTATGGAATCTGAAACTGAAACAAATTCGAGTTCCTACACTTCTGATAGTGATATCGAATTGGACGACGATATCGTTCAGACATTAGCAAAATCTTCAGGTGGAAAAGTACAATTACCTCCTACAGTATTCGGACAAAATACCGATTGGACAGACGAATCTGGTAGTGATGTGACAGATATTAGTGATGGTGAGGACATTCCTGTAGTTTACGAGGACGGAACACAAGATGTAGTGTTTGACGAGGATTTCGACTTTTCGGATACAGAGTCTGATGCTGGACATTATGCCAGTAAACCTGACCCAAAGAAGCACGAACAAGAATTAAAAAAGCAAGAACAAGAACGTTTGGCTAAAGAACAAAAAGCCAAACAACGTAAAGAACAAGAGAAGAAGCGTAAAGAGCAAAAGGAGAAGGATGAAAAGAAAGCTGCAAAGAGAGAAGAAGAGGAGAGACGACGTAAAGAAAAGCAACGTAAAGAGCAAAAAGAACAAAAAGCTAGAGAGGAAAAGGAGCGTCAAGAGCGTGCAGAAAGAGAACGTCAAGAGAGACGCGTAAATGAATCCAAACCAACACCGACTGCAAAACAAAACCAACCTGCCAGACCTCCACAACGTACACCCCCTTCGAATAATCCAAACCAGCCAAATGTTCAAGAGGAAGATCTCAACAAACCTTATGAGGATCCAAATGATACAATGGAAGAAGACTCCAACTTACATCTTACGATGATGCCTATTAAAATTAATCCTCAAGCTGTCTTAAGATCACAAACAAGAGATCCAACTCCAAACAACCAAGCTGAATATAGCCCAAGTAAAGGGGACATAAACGTTGATCAATTTAATCAACCGCAAGGATTTGGAGAACCATTTGCTCAACCTCCTCAACAATCACCACAGTTTAATCAAACTTCACCTTCGAAAAATTTTCCTCAACTTTCCTCAAAACCTATCTCTCCTGCTTCTTCACCTGGAAGAGTTTCTCAATTAACAGATGTTGACCCAGAAAGACAATTTCCAGTTCCTTTCCAACCGGGGCAATTCCCTAATGCTGCTGGTTTAATGGCATCTCCCACTGGACCTAATGGTCTCGGTAATTCTGGAAACGGTTTCGATACATCGTCTAGACGTAGTAGCATAAGATCAAGCTCAACTTCTTCTAAACCAATTTCAAATACTAGTTCGAGACATAGTAGCATTTCTTCTAAATCGAGCAGAGATGACAAACCTTCCGATAGCAAAAGTTCAAGCAAACATTCTAGCCGTAATTCAAGCAGACATTCTAGTATTTCCAGTTCCACAAGCAGCAAGACTAGCGTATCGAGTTCTTCTCATCATTCGAGATCATCAAGAACATCTAAAGATGACAAGAAGAGAGAGAATCGTAAAAGGGAAAAGGAACGTGAAAACAAATTTAGAAAGGCTGTGTTTGATGAAGAAATGAAGGAAAAGAAAGAATTGATTTACGCTTTGTATGTGATGGAACAGGATGGTCACCCAGTTTCCAAGAGATACACTATGGACGATGACATTTTTGAAATGAGATTTGAATATAATAAGCTCAAGAACGAAGATGATTTAAAGACTAAGGTACAAAGTGCCTGGGATTGGTTCCACACTGGTAATCACTTGGTAGAATATTTGAACGAAAGACTTAATCCTTTCGATATTTCTATGGATGGTTGGTCTGATTTGTTGGATGCTGATAAACAAAAATACGAGCCTCATTTTAGAAAGTTATACAAACAGTTTGCATGCAAGTTCCAGGTTAAACCTGCCGTTCAAATTGCAATGTTGTTTGGAGGTCAACTCGCAATGTTCGTTTTACCCAAGTTTATGGATAAGATTAAAACAAAAAAGAACGATCCAAAGAATCTCGCTGATGCTACAGAAACAGCTTACGCTTGGGGAAATAACGACACCAAAGCACAAACTGCACAGACACAAAAACCACAAACGCAAAACGTATCTGATAGTGAACGAGAACTTAAAAAAGAAATCAAGGAAATGAACAAGCGTATCAATGGGTTGTTGTTACAAATTGACAGACAAAACCAAATTATCGAGCAGACACAGAGAATGTTATTGTCTCAAAATCAAACGCGTTCTCCGCAATACTATTCTGATAAGGTAGAAATACCTACACCTGCAAATACAGTTGCATCGAATCCATCTCCAGTTGCTCAAACTACCGTCAACACACCTGTTGATAGAGTCAACACAACTGGAAACATCTCTTTAAATGCTTCTCCGGTAAAGAGCAATGTCAATCAATCAAAAGTCAACTTTGTACCTGAAACCAACTCTGATTCACACAGCATAAATTCTGAAAGTTTGGAACTTGAAAGCGAGTCTGATGACGAAGATGGAGAAATCGACTTTGACGTTGGATCCGAAATGACCGGACCTGTTAACAATGGTCCATCTCTTGCTGGTATTTTGGGTATGATTATGAAAAAGTCTCCATCCAAACAAGAAAAGAAACAATTACCATTCCAATCAGTGTATGACGCTCCTCCAGAAAAGCCAGAGTATTTAAACGAGGTACAAACTGAAGAAGTACAAAATACCGAGGAAATCGAGAATGACGTTTCTGAAGAAAGACCAAAAGGAAGATCGATGTCTTCTATTTCGAGAAAGAGTACCACACTCCTGTTATAAATAAAATGTGTATTAATCAATATCGTATTTTAATAATTTCAATGATTTAATCTATAAATTTAGAATGCGAGAAGCTAGAAAAATAATATTGAAAATAAATTGTCCGGAGGAGAACCGCCACTTGATTATATCTATTAACTATGCAAATAAGAGAAAAACTTGTAGCTTTGCTTGCATCTATCGATGATAGAATTGACGAAATTAAAAAACACCCAACATTACAAGAAAGATTAGCAAAAATACACGAAATAAACGATCGTATGGTATTACTACAGGCCGAAACTTCCAGACATAAAGATCCCAGCGTAGCAAGAGAAGTTACCAGTGCAGCCGAGACGTTGATCGATCTATCCACTGAAATACAACCTATATTTGAACAAATGCAACAGTTGAAACAAAAGAAAGAATCGGCAGAAAGGTTGTTAAGCATGTTGGATCGGTCGTATAATCTGGATGATGAAATGAGAGTTATTTTGAATTCTATGATTACAAATTTGACGAATATGTTGAAATTTACAGAAAATTTTAATAAATAAAACTTTACGATACATTTTGTAAATTCATAAGAAAAATTGTAGTTTATGTCTTTTATTTTTAGCAAAAATAGTCAATCATGTACTTGAACAAATAGTCTGAAACTTCTCCAAATTGAAATAGTTCGTCTCTATCGGGGTTCTTTTTCCACATATTCAATATTTTATCTATCTTTTTGGGATGTTCTTCACTGAACCATTGAACCCATCCTCCGATGATTTTTGCGTGTTTGAAACATTTTTCGGGTTCGTTTTGATCCGCCTTTCCTGTGTGAGGTTCTTTTGGTTCTTCCCCTGGATAACGTAATACTTGCCAATTGGAAGGTGCGTGGGAGTGGTCGTATTCGCATAGTAAAAAGAATAATTCTCTTTCGTTGTTTGTGGGATTAAAATTAGTCTTTTTACACCAATTGTCGAAAATACGTTCTATTTCCGTTAAATCCTCTTTTGTGAATGCTGGAGGAGGTTCTTGTAAAATCATTTCTTTGGGTATATCAAAATCGTTCATCATTATTTGTTGATGGTATAATTTAATCTAGTGTGCTAAAAGATGTCTGGCGCCAGGGTTAATATATCATACATCTACAAAAACACAATGACTGATCTTGATTTGAAATCTATTACCGATATTTTAGATAAACCGGATTGTTATGGAGTTATTATTCATCATTATTATTCTAAAACACACGCTCCCGTAACTGTGAGACAGTTTCACCATAAAAATGAAAGTTGGATGGATACGACTTCCAGATTTCCAGGGGTAGCGATATCGAGAGATGTTATAATTAACGACCATCTGCTTCCCAAATTTAAATTGGGATTTACTTTACGATTTAATATGGGTGATTACCATGAATATTTGGAACCTTGCAACTTGCATTTCTTTAGGGAAATAGATAAATTTATATTACAAGCAGATAAACCATATGATTGGTTCTCGGAAATTAACCGTCTATACGAGTCTAAATTAAAGTTGGAGGAGAAATGTGTAGAATTAAATGACAAAAGAAAAGCAAAGGAACATTGGAGAAGAGGAGATGAACATACCAAAGACTATATATCTACAATCAAACAAAAAATACAACTTTATGAATTTAAAATTTCTATGCTTGAAGAACAGATAGATAAGAGTTATGAATTATACAAACACGTGATAATGCCGCAAGAAAATAGAAAGTTAATGAGAGAAAGTAGTGGAATGATGAATTGTATGAGAAGAAATTCATTGTGAAATATATTAATTAATCTCAATACTTTTGTTTTATGATTTATTTAGAAATAAGCTGATGTTGTAAATGCCCTCTCTTTTTCATCGCCTGACGTAGATCCTTGTTTCTTTTTATTCAGTAGTTTCATATTACCATAATCGTTGTTTCTATTTTCAAAGAAATTCGTCTTTCTAGCTAGGGAAATATTTTCCATCCAGGGGAATGGATTTAGTGCATGGTATAACTTATCGCATCCTAAAGAATTCAGCAATCGGTCTGCTACATATTTAATGTATTGACCCATCATGGAAGCGTTCATTCCAATTAAGGATACTGGTAAAGCGGCAGTAACAAATTCAATTTCACATTCTACAGCATCTCTGATAATTTCTAATACTCTTTCTTTGCTTGGTTTGTTTCTCAACATACTAAATAACAAGCACGCGAATTCACAGTGTAAACCTTCGTCCTTTGAAATGAGTTCGTTACTTGCAACCAAACCGGGCATGAGATTTCTCTTCTTTAACCAAAAGATAGAACAGAAAGATCCAGAAAAGAAGATTCCTTCTACAGCAGCAAAAGCGACTAGTCTCTCTCCGAAACTATTTTCGTCATTGATCCACTTCAATGCCCAATCAGCCTTCTTCTTGACACAAGGAACTTCATCGATAGCGTTGAATAATTTCTTTTTAAGTGGACCATTCTTGATATATGTATCGATAAGTAGCGAATATGTTTCGGCATGTATATTTTCGATAGCTATTTGAAAACCGTAAAAGCAACTGGAAACGTTAGTATTGATGTAATTTGGTTTCTTACCGAGCTTCAGGGATTTGTACCTGACTCATAAACTTGACGGCGAGATTCTCGTTGACAATACCATCACTTCCAGCAAAGAATGCCAATACCATAGTGATGAAATATCTTTCGTCTGCGTTCAGCTTTCCGTGCCAGTGAATAATATCCGTAGATAAGTCGATATCTTCCACGGTCCAAAAACTTGATTCTGCCAATTTATACATTTCCCAAATCTTGTCGTAATTGATAGGGAAAAGTACAAATCTCCCCTTGTTTGGAGTGAGTAGCGGTTCGTAATCGTCAGGTAGATTTGAATTCTGATCATCTTCGAAATCTCTAAATTTAGATTTAGTTCTAGGTAAATCTACACGCAAGTAGCTGTTTGGGCTGTTGTTTAGATTCTTATTTTTAGCAACGATTTTTGTATCGAAGCTGTTTAATGCAGTGTTTAGTGCACTGCGAGAACCTCGCTTTTTCTTTGTCTTGAGCTTTTCATTTGTTTGTTTTACTTCATTTTCTATATAATTTGTAATCTCTAAATCCTTTACGAAATTCAGTTGTTCCATACTTTATAATTTGTCCGGGTACTAATTATGAAGACCAAAAAAATGTCACCGATATAAACGTTGCGCGGGACTTAATACCGAATAACTGAGTCCGGCGCTGACTTGACTTTGCTGGTTTTTATTATACCCATTAATTTAAATCGACTGAATTTGAACGATGAGTAGTAAACACTATGTTGTTAAACGAAATGGAGAAAAAGAGATTATGTTGTATGACAAAATCACTGCAAGAATGATTGCTCTTGCCAACATGAAACCCAAGTTGAAACAGGTAGATCCTGTAGAAATTTCTGGAAGTATAGCTCGTGATTTGCCTCCTGGTATTACCACATACGAGATTGATGAATTGGCAGCTGAAACAGCCATGGCTAAATCTACAGATCACTACGAGTATGCTATCTTGGCAGCTAGAATTGCCATATCCAACAATCAAAAAAACAGCCCAAAAACATTTTCTCAATGTATCGAGAAACAATATTACAACAAAAATCCTAGCACTGGAGAGTCAGCATCCCTAATTGACGAGGATATTTACAACTATGTAATGCAAAATGCAAAGAAACTAGACAACATCATCGACCATTCCAAGGACTTTAAATTAGATTATGTTGGATTCAAGACTTTACAACGATCTTATTTAGCTAGAGTGGATGGTAAAATTGTCGAAACTTGGCAATACCTCATTCTCCGTACTTCGATCGGTATCTTTATGCACAGAGATAAGAACAAACCGGAAAATGAGAAAAAGTTTAATTTGGAGGATGTTGCTTGGTATTACAAATATCGTTCTAAATTATACTTTACGCCTGCTACACCTACTCTCTTTAACGCTGGTACACGTTCCCCGCAGATGTCATCGTGTTTCCTGTTGGCTATGAAGGATGATAGGTAATTTTCATTTTATTGTCAAAAACTCACCATTCAAGTATCGAGGGTATTTACGAAACTCTCAAGAGATGTGCACTTATCAGTAAATCTGCTGGAGGTATTGGTTTTTCAGTTCACAATATACGTGCTTCGCAAAGTTATATTGCTGGTACTGCTGGGTATTCCAACGGACTAGTCCCTATGTTGCGTAATTTCAACGATACTGCTAGATATGTTGATCAAGGTAAAATTTTATTATTAAGCAAATTGATTGTTGAATAGGTGGCGGTAAACGAAAAGGAGCATTTGCTGTATATTTGGAGCCATGGCACGCTGACGTCGAAAGTTTCTTACAATTAAAATTACCTACCGGAAAAGAAGAGATGAGAGCGAGAGACTTGTTTTACGCAATGTGGATTCCTGACTTATTTATGAAGAGAGTAGAAGAAGATGGAAATTGGAGTTTATTTTGTCCCAACGAATGTAAAGGATTGGCAGATGTCTGGGGAGAAAAGTTTGAAGAATTATACACTCGATACGAAAAGACTGGCAAAGTTAGAAAGACTATGAAAGCTAGAGAGTTGTGGTTCCAAATTGTAGATTCTCAAATTCAAACTGGCGGACCTTATATGCTTTACAAAGATGCTGCAAATAGCAAGTCCAACCAACAAAACCTTGGTACAATTAAATCTAGCAATTTATGCACGGTAAAAATTGATATACTAAATGATACTGATTTGTTTAGGAAATAATGGAATATACTTCACCTGACGAAGTTGCTGTCTGCAACTTACACTCTATCGCACTTCCAAGATTCTACAACAAGAAAACACGAGTATATGATTTCCAAAAGTTGTACGAGGTTGTCAAAGTTGTTACTAAAGGATTGAACGCTGTTATCGACGGAAACTATTATCCAATTCCTGAAGCTAAAAAGTCCAACTTGAGACACAGACCTGTAGGAATTGGTATTCAAGGTTTGGCCGACTTATTTATCGCTGCCAAATTACCTTGGGAAACTGAAGAAGCCAGACAATTAAACAGAGACATTTTTGAGACAATTTATTTTGGTGCTGTAGAATCTTCTATGGAATTGGCTCGGCTCGAAGGTCCATACGAAACATTCCCTGGTAGTCCAATGAGTAGAGGAATTTTCCAATTTGATATGTGGGGTGTAAAGCCTTCCAACAGATGGGATTGGGAAACTCTCAGACAAATGGTTATATTACATGGTGTTAGAAATTCTCTTTTGGTTGCTCCAATGCCTACCGCTTCCACCTCTCAAATCTTGTCATGCAATGAATGTTTTGGTAATGTTTAAATTATAAGCTATTTCTAATTCTCTTAGAGCCATACACTTCCAATACCTATGTCAGAAAGCTATTATCTGGTGAATTTCCAATTATCAACAGAGCTTTGATCGATGATTTGATGGCACTCAAATTGTGGAATGATAATACCAAACAAAAGATTATCGCCAATGGTGGATCTATTCAATTGATTGATGAGATCCCGGATGTAATTAAGGCTATTTACAAGACTGTATGGGAAATCTCTCAAAAAGTAGTTATTGATATGGCAGCTGATAGAGGTGCCTATATTTGTCAAAGTCAAAGTATGAACATATTTATCGATCTCGGAAACCCCAAAATCAGAAACTTGTTCCAAAGTCTTAGCTCTATGCATTTTTACGCTTGGAAGAAGGGATTGAAAACTGGAATGTATTATTTGAGACTCAAACAACAAAGTGAAGCTATTAAATTTACTATCGATAAAAACGTAGAAAACGATGTCAAGTTAAAGAGAGAACAAATAGCTAGACAAGTAGAAGAAGAGAGAATAGCAAAAGGAGTCAGAGAAATGTTCCCCGAAACAAAAGAAGAAACCGTATCTACCTCGCAAATCAAAGAAAGTACAGGATTTTACGATGGAAGTGTGGGAAGTGACGACGACTACACAGACGAGGAAAGCGACGAAGATGTAAATACTGACGACGATATCCGTTCTGGTCTCAAATTAGACGAAGTTGATAATGATGGAAATACACCATCTGTCAATGTGCAAAACAAGCGAAAAGATGATGACGATGACAATTCAAACACCAACAACGAAATGTTTTGTCCTATCGGATGTACTACTTGTGGTTCTTAACGTAAATAAAATAATTTAATGTAAATATAATTTTATAATTCAATACATGTTTTAGATTCTAACAGTTCCACAATATCTCTTCCTTCGTTTGGAAATTTGTTTAAAACTGCTTCTTTCCATGATTTACCAGAGGCACCTGTATCCCTTATTAGAGTTTGAACTTTTTTAGCTATATTGTGTCCAAACTTTCTTCTAATCAAGTTTGCTGCGGTTCCACTGCCAGCAGCAAAAGGGTCGATAGCTAGAAATGCAATGTCGATTTTGGTAATTTCAGTCATGTATTTATCCCTTTGCTCGTACCCACATTCCAAAGATTGGTGACTAAACTTTTCGGGAAATAGATTGTTGTTTTGTTTTTTGGCGTCTACAACGGTAACTTTTACATTATCAATTCCAGACAAATATTCTTGTGCTAAAGTATCCACACCTCTCGCACCTCCGACATAAAACTCAATGTATCCGTCACTAATACACTTTTGTATCTTTGGTATGTAATGTTGTTCAAATTGCTCTTTGATTATAAAAGTATGTCCAGATATCATAGCCATTACGCGATACTTTATCGATACTTTACAAGGTACATTTCCAGGCGCACGATGTAAAACCGATACGTTTGTGATGTATTTCTTCAGGATGGAAAATATTACAGTAATCACACTGGATATTATTCCGAAAGATGTATTGAAAATTATATTTGGTTATCTCGACTTCATTGATCTTTATACATTAAACAAGTTTTCAAACAAAGCTATGCACGAATGTTTGAAAACCATTCCTATAAATTGGAGGCTTGAATTTATGATTTTGCTTAGAGACAAACAGCTGCGATGGAAATACCCTGAAGGTATAACGCGATTGGAACAGAGTTATTGTAAAAATATAGTATTGGGAATTTGTAACCTATATCAACAGACATACAAATACGAATGGTTGCTATCAAAGTTGTGGGAATTTCGATCTCACAAAAAATTTGCATACTTGTTTGATTCTAAAACAAAGTTAAATCTTTACATTCAACCATCCCAAAAATGGTATAGAATTGATCTGAATAACGAACGTATATCTGCACTGATTGTAAAAGATAAAATTGATATTTATAAAAAGTTTTATGTATGCTACTGGAAAACCAAGGAATATAAACAAGCAAGTAAATATCACGACAAATACTTGTGCTGTTACCAAGATAGTATCGAGAGCCACGATCTCTGGAGAAACCTAATGGATATGGAAATTAACTGTATGTTTTTGAATATTTATTAAATATAATAAATAAATTGAACAAATATGTAAACTATAAAACATTTATTGATTCGAGAAAAACTCTTGCAAATTGATATATTCATCTCCCTCGTCCGAAGGCTTGCGTTTATCAAAAGTCTTTTGCTTTTTAACATTGATATGTTTAGGTTTTTCATCTTCTTTTACCATATCGCTTCTACAATATACGCAATTAGCTTTCCTTGTCTGTTTCAACCATCTATCGAAACAATCCACGTGCACGGCTTTACCGCAAGTAAGTTTACAGTGTGTAAGTTTTCCAGACTCTAGAGACTCATAACAAATACCGCACTCTTCACCAACGATAGGTCTCATCGGTTTGTATCCTTTTTCCGCGTCTAGTTCTTCTTGAGTTTTAATAGGAGTAATTTCAATAGGTTTCTCGGGAGTTTTAGATGTATCCTTGCTAGATGGAGAACTTTCTGTTTGTTTTCTCTTTCGATTCTTTTCAACGAAGGCTTCGATAACTTTTTCCGGAGCTTTTGCATTTAAAGGTACTTCTAATCCAACAACCCCGTTATTCGATTTAAACTTTTCGTCAATGAAACTCCAAGTGTTTTCGACATCTTTGTTTTTCAGTACACGTATTTGTAAAAAGAATCCATGTTTACAGAAGCGAATGTTTAACCCCTTCTGTCGTCGAAACTTGAAATCAGGGCAATCGCAAGAGAGCGTATCATCATCTCTATTTGCTACCATTTTGTAAACATTCCCTGTCGAACCAGTAACATTGAATTCGGCAATACCCTTTTCTCTATCTATATCAGCTGATATCAAGTAATAACGCTCTTTAAGAGCTCTTCCCATACGGACTTTTTCGTCGTTGTTCATTTTAAATTCTGAAATTATAAAACATGATATACAAAGTCACTAGCCCCTTTGCGCCAGTTTACACACTGCAACTAACGTATTGGAAAATTACAACATAAACTCTCTCAACAATCATTTATTTTACAAATTCCTATAATAGTTTTCAAATCCTCAATTCACAGCAAGATGTGGCATAAATATTCAGTGTTGGGTATTTGCTTTTCAAATACAAAACTTCTGATTCTTCCATGACGTCAAGTATCGATTTAAAGTCTTCCAGATGTTGTTCTGCCTTGATACGCAATCCATCCATCATGTTTGCAACTCTGGGAGACGTATAACTTTTCGCAGAAAGTGATTTTATAGATGCCCCGTAATGTGATGCTTTTTTCAAATGATTTTCCGCTACATCCAAAATATTTATGTCACTATTCATATCTTCCGTCTTGACCATTTTGGTATATAGATTAACATATTGTTTGGCCTTTTTATATACAGAATGTAAGCTAGCTCTCTGTCTTTCGTTGTCGTCCTCTAACTTTTGCCAATAAAACGGTTTGGATTTATTGTGTAGTTCTGATCTTAATCTCTTTAACTCTGTAACCATGTTAACAACACACAAGTCATTTTGATCATGAACGTCGCTCAGCATTCTCTTTTTTGTATTCCTACAAGAAACTACGAGATTCATAAATTCTTCTTTTGCGTTTGGTACGGTACGAGGAATGTAAACTCCACCGTTGATAGAAAGTTTTTTCTGGAGAAACATCATCCATAGTTGATTATCGCTGCATATCCTGTGTATTGTCTTGTTACATTGTGATAAGCGGCAAATAGTTGTATATTCTAATTTCCAAAAAATACGCAGCAAAATTTCGGGAGGAAATGAATCCATCGGTTATAAATGGAGATCGAATATTGCTCGGCGCCGATAAATATCACCAATGTAATTAATAAGACATTTGTCAACCGATATGAATCAGACAGATAATTTCCCAAACGCCAAAAGCCTAAAAGATTTTGTTGAGAATTTGAGACATTTTAAATGTATTTTTTCAACCAGAGAGTTTACTAACTACAAGATAAAAACATCATCGTTATGGTGGGTGCAGGTATCAGTGTGTCAGCTGGAATACCAGATTTTAGAAGTCCAGAAAATGGTTTATACAATAACTTGAAAAAGTACAATATAACTGGGTTGTCCCGTCCTGAAGACTTGTTTGATAGGAGGTAATTGATTTCAAAGTAAGTTAATATATGTAATAATAAAACAGTTTCTTTTCCGACAATCCACAACCGTTCTACAATTTCGCAAAGCATATTCTACCTGGAACCGCCAAACCAACATTGACACACAAGTTTCTAAAAAAATTATGTGACACGGGAATGGTGAAGCGAATCTATACACAAAATATAGATGGTTTGGAGGAAATGGCTGGTATAAACCCGGATTTAATTGTCCAAGCACACGGATCTTTTAAAACAGCAAAATGTATTCTAGGTTGCGAAACTATGGAATTCAGCAAAATGAAGGACTATATTGTAAATAGTAAAGTACCGTATTGTAAAAAATGCAAAAGGCCAATAAAACCTGAAATTACCTTCTTTGGTGAAAGACTTCCCGAAAGATTCAAAAAGTTTAGCGAAGATGATTTTGATAACGTGGATCTAGTTTTGGTAATAGGCACATCACTATCAGTAAATCCTTTTAGAGACTTGATAATTAATTATCCAACACCACAAGTTCCAAGAATATTATTCAATACCTCTAATGTTGAATTACCTTCCGATATAGTATGGCAAATGTTTGTATGTGGAGAATCTGACAAAATATGTGAATATGTAGCTAACAAGCTGGGAATTGTTTTATAAATAATAATAAATAAACATTAATCACATTAAAAATTGTAATTTTCGATATAAATTTATTTATAAAGTTAATTTTCGATACAAACTAGAAAAATCGGATACAAACGAAATAATCTTTTTATAAATTCGAATTCTAACCATCCGGCCCTTTTAGCACCCCCATTTCACTCTTGTTTTAGACTTTAGAATTTTCAAACTTCAAGAATTTAGAGTTACAAAACAAAGCAGTTCAAGCGTTACTAAAAGGGCCGGATGGTTAAAAGTTGAATTTATAAAAAGATTATTTGGTTTGTATCGGAATTATTTGGTTCATATCGGAATTAATTAGTTTATATCAAAATTAATAAAATGAATACGTTTATATCAAAAATCCAGATATCGTCCTTAAATCTTGGTATATTATATAGGTGAAATATATGTATATAGAAATAAAGAAATACGATATATCTGAAGAACAAATTTTAAATAAAGCCGTGTTATATTATTGTCATTTGATCGTTTCCACGTCGAATCATGATGACAAACTGGCTTATTCTGAAGATTTAATGAAATTGGTCAATTACAACTTGTGGTTCTTGGACGTTTACCCAGATTTTAACAGTGAATTGTGTTCCAAAATAAAGCACTTCCACAAGAGTAAAGCTCCTAAAACTAAGGAGTTTGGTAAGAAATGGTTGTGGATAACTACTAGACAACCTGGAAAAGACATTGCGAAAGCGTACGATATTAGAATCTCTCCAACATCAAGATTTAATTAAATAAATTGTAATATATGAAATGATTATTCTATAAATGTTTATTCTATAAATTTAATCGTAATTATACACCATGCTTAAAACGCTCAAAGGTTCAGGTAATGTGATTCCTGTGGTTTCTTCTGCCGTCAACTTATTGTCCAATGTTGACTGGTTTACACCGGGCATGAAATAAAATCTGTTATATTCTACGTCAGGCAAGTGTTGTTGATCAAATTGAGGTAAAGATTTCTTAAAGAATTTGAATCCTTCCAATAATATTTTTCTACTGGACCACATAATCTTGTCATCTGGGACGTAGTTACCATTGCACGCTGGTTTCTTTTTCCTTGTGTCGAGTTCACATAAAGTGCCTTTGTTACCTCCAAATTGTACTTCCAACAAATCGGTTTTTCCATAAAAGAATTTTGTAACCCAGTATAACCAAGTTCTTATACCCCTAACTCTTCGGTAAATTTCGTACAATACCATAAACATATCAAATTTAGTATTCTTGGTGTTACATTGCCCAAAATCTTTACAGAAAACTCTGTCTAAATCTTTGTTTCTCAATTTAGAGCTCACCAATTTTCCTTTTTTTCCCTCTGTCCATTCTACTAATTTACTACTCCATACTCCAGTGTGGTCGAAATCGTACACTTTTACAAAATATTTAATAGGCACGGCAAAGTATGTCTCTTGGTCCACAAAATAAAAGTAATATTGAGGCGTTTCCAATTCTTCGACCCAAATATTCCCAAAATGTAAATCATTATGGCGAATACCAATTTCGTTAAATGTTTCTATAGTCCAAAAAACTTGAAACAATATAGACATGAAATTCATATCCAATACGTTATTAGCTATCCAGTCTTGGAGATCTGAACCCATTCCTTTTTCTAATACAAGTACATGTGCCCGTGTAAAATCAAGAGAATCGGGACGTCCTTTATCATTCATATCTGTTTCAATCATTTCTTGTTGTTTTTCCACTATCTCTCTGTCTTGGTCTGGTAATTTCTGAATTTGCTCTTGGATATCATCACAAGTATAAGAAGTTATAGGAAGCATTACATGTGGTGTGTATCCCCAATCTAACAAATTGGAAATCACTTTAGTATAAAGTTTAGATTCAAACAATAACATTTGATCTTTTGTCTTGAGAGTTGGCATAAAACTCAATTTGATTACAACTTCTTTACTGGCTTTGTTTATATCATCCTTATAAGCATCTTGTTCCGCTTGATAGGAAGCATCGGGACTCATATCCAGATAGAAATCATTCTTTTTGTTGATCATATCAAAATTGAGTTGACCCATAGCGATGATGGAATTTGATCCAGAATCCTTTTCCTCTTTACTCAAATATTTTGCATCAGCTAGCAAATTTGATAAATCACACTTGGGTATACTTATGTCTTTGTTGAGGATAGCTTCTGCTAGAACAGTTCTACGATCAACATTGGTAGGATTTCGTTTGTATGTCTTTTTTACTATTCCTTCTGCCTTTCTTTTACTAACTTTAGTCGCTGCCTTTTTGCTTGCAGGTTTTGAATTTGGTTTCTTGGATGATACTTTGGGAGTTTTAGATTTGGGTTTAGTGCTAGAGTTTGATGCCAAAAAGTCATCTAAATCAAAACCTGTTGATTCTTTTCTCGATCTCTTTGGTGTAGCTGATCTTTTTGGTGTTGCAACCTTTTCTTTTGGTGTTTTTGATCTTTTGCTTGGTGTCTTGGACCGTGTTTTTGTTGTTGATTTTGATGGAGTTTTAGAACGGCTAGATGTTGCTCTTGAAGGTGTTTTCGAGCGTGATCTAGCTGTTGATTTCGATGGAGTCTTGGAACGGCTAGACTTGGCGGGTGTCTTGGAAGCTGATCTAGAACGAACACTCTTTGTTGTAGATTTTTTGGGTGTAGCGGATCTTTTGGGCGTTGCAATTCTCTCTACAGGTGTTTTTGATCTTTTGCTTGGTGTCTTGGACGATGATTTTGACGTTGTTTTTGATGGAGTTTTAGAACGTCCTCTACCTGGTGTCGCAGACCTTGTGGATCTAGTAGACTTTCGATTAAATTTTGTAGATTTCTTTTTCGAAATGTTTGATTTGACATTTGTGGTTTTATCGACTGTACCGTTTGTTTCGAATATAAATGGTTGAGCTGGCATTTTTAATGATATTAGAACATCTAGTAAATGAAAACAAAAATATCGATTATTTAATTTTTATTTATGTTTTTATAAACACTTAATATCGGGACAACGCGTTCCATAATAATTGTGGTTTTCTGTCACCATTGTAAGGAATGTAATTTCTTCCAGTTTTATCGTAAATATACAATGTAGGAAAGCCAGATACTGGAGGATTCATGTCGTCGGCCAAGCTAGGGTTCTTTTCAGAATCTACAGCAACAACTCGATATTGATATTTGTTTCTTCTTTGGTTCTCCATGTTGGCAAACTCGACTACTTGTCTCAAAGGATCTTCCATTCTGTGACAGTGAGGGCACCAGTCGGCGTAAAACATGACGATACAAGGATGATCTTGGGTGATAGTTTTATAGTTTGCACTATTTGCGACGTAGATTCCTGCATTTTTTAATCTATCTGCAAAAGGTAATTCGCTGGTTCTTTCAGCTCTTGGGTCGTGATATTGAAACTTTCCCTCTCTATTCATCTTTTTTAATATTTAAAAAATACACACTAATTGTGTATGATAATTTTTATTTTATAATATTTACAACTTCCAATCAATTTGTTGTCGTCCATGTAATTTTAAAAATTGATTACAACGTGCAAAGTGACCACAGTTTAAAAACGTCTTTTCTCCTTTATCGACTGATCTTGGACTTGGATGAGATGCTTCAAGTATCAAATGTCCATTCTTTCTATCAACCTTTTCCTTCAACTTTCTTGCTTCTGCACCCCATAACATGAATACGACTTTTGAATTGTTTTTGCTGACAATTTCGATAATTTTGTTTGTCAAGTATTGCCATCCAAATTTGCCGTGGCTCATTGGTTCTCCGTCTCTTACAGTCAAGATTGTATTTAATAGAAGCACTCCTTGTTTATTCCATATAGATAAATCACCATTATCGTAACTGGGTGTAGTACACTTGATATCACGATTCACTTCTTTCATGATGTTTCTGAGCGAAGGAGGAATTGTGACACCATTATGAACAGAGAAACATAAACCGTTTGCTTGCCCGTTAAAATACGGATCTATTTCTTGTGAGATGATTTGTTTATAAACGATTTACCTTGACCGATAATAACAACTTTAATGTTATCGAGAGGGCACAAGTTTAAACACTTGAAAATATCTTCTCTTGGAGGGTATACGATTTTACCGGAATCGTACTCTTTGTTGAGTTCGGATTCTATTGTGGCAAACCATCTAGATTGTAATTCGTTTTTGAGAGCTAATTTCCAACTGGGTTCTGTTAACAAATCTGCTAGACTGACACGTGGTTGTTTTTGTTTCTTTTCCGAAACGGTTTTGCTTTCGGTTGTGTTTACGTCTGCCGTTTCTACTTTTCCGTCGTGTTCCTGTACTTTTTCTACTTTATCTGACGACGATTCGTCAATTTCCTTTCTCTTTACCGGTTGATTTGATTCCATATTTTATGCTAACTTGATAATTTGTTAAAATTATATATTTCGCGCTGAACACCAATGTTAAATTCATTTAACATATCTGATTTGCCAAATCGATTTAATCCTCATGGAAACAGAACGCACTTTAACATTCATTAAACCGGACATTGTATCTGCTGGAAGAATTAATGATTTGAAAAAGTTTATAATAGAAGATTTGGGATTCAATGTTGTAGACGAACGCCGCACAAGACCCACAAAGGAACAAATTGAGGAACATTACGCCGAACACAACGGAAAATCTTTTTATGACAATTTGTGTAAATTCACTGGAAGCAATGACATCGTTCTGATGGTGATTGAAGGAAAAGATGTAATCAAGCGTGTAAGAGATGCTATTCCTCAAATAAGACAAAAGTTTGGAACCGACGTGACAAGAAACGCTCTGCACGCTTCAGACTCCTCGGAATCAGCACAAAGGGAACTTAAATTGTGGGGATTTTGAAAGAAAAACAAATTATAGCGTAAATCTAAATTGTAATTCACGTGATGTTAATAAACATGATACTTAATACGACGTATTTTGCGCTGTTTACATCTAATAATATATATCGTTAAATAGCTAACATTGCGATAGTTTATCAATATGGGTAATATGATGTATACAGCGTTGTTTACTGGAAAATCTGGCACTGTTTGTAGTTGGGACTATCAAAATGGTGACAAATGGGTTCATCAAAGAGCTTTGATAGATTCTGATTCTCGCGTTATTGGTGAAATAGATAGCTTCAAAACACCTGTTCCTCCTCCCGGTAGAACGCTAGGATTTGTCGATCCGAAATCAAAGAGATTGGTGATAACAGGAACTATGGCCCAAGATACATATGAAAAACTAACATCGGAAGAATAGTTGTATTCATTATTATACTATTCGAATTACACAAACAAAATAAACCCAGTTAACCACAACACGTTTTTATCTATCAAAATTTTCTTTTTATGACTTTCAGAAGATACGAGGGTACGTACTTTACTAAAGGAGAGTATCTACCAACGATAGACGTCAGATTTTTAGTAACTGTACCTGAAAAACGACGTCAATAAATTATGTCTTTACTAATAGAACTAATTTTTAAATGGCTAGTATAATTTTCCCCGGTTTATCTTTGGGCAATGTAAATAGTAACACTGTAAATACAAATTCTCTGAGCGGTACGATAACAAATACGATCGATCAAACTGGAACATCTAATTCCGTAATTTCGCCAAATATTTCCACGACTGGGTCTGGTAGTTCCGTAAACTTTACCAACGCTACAGTAAATTTCACTGGTGCAACTGTGACTGGACTAGCGACTTCTTCTGGAGGCTCCTATCCTACCAATCCAAGTTTTGAAAGTGTTAGCATTTCGAGGACTACAAATCAATTATTACTAGGAAACACTACGGTCAACGCTCCTGCAACTTCTCCTATTACAGTTACTTTACCTGACACCAAACAGAATTCAACCATTTTGACAAATGGTATTGTCAGTACGTTGACAAATTTTAGTACCAGACCTCCGATTTTAGGTGGTACTGCACTGAATGATTTCGAAATAAGAGGATTTAGCACTGCTTTGAATTCGGAAGCTGGATTTTTACGTTTAAGGGCTGGTGGAGGAGAATATTTGACAAATGCTACATGTATAGACCTCTCAGGAACGTCATGGGATTCAGATATGAACAACAATATTGTGTTTTACACAAGTGGAGCAGAGAGAATGAGAATTAATAGTTCTGGAGTCTACGTTAACGGTACTAAAATCCCTCAAACTATACCGAGCGGTGGAGGGTCAATACAATGTGCTACCCTTTGGCATTCTACTAGTAACAATGTTGCTGGAGGGAATTTTACATCTGGGGCTTGGCAAACAAGACCTTTAAATACTGCGAATTCTCAAAATAATATCACGGGGATGACTTTGGATACCGTAGAGTCAACATTCAGACTCCCAGTTGGAACTTACATGATTAATGCAAGAGCACAAGGATATAGATGTGGATCACATAGAATAAGATTATTGGATTATAGTTTAAACACTGAAGTGGCTGCTGGAAGCAACGCAAATTCAAACACTGGAACTACAGGTTGTCCTACTGATTCGTTTCTTTCAACTATCTACAGTTTCGAATATCTACCCACATCTTTCCGTCTTGAACATCGTTGTGCTACTACAAAAACTGTTGACGGTATGGGATTTCCTTGCAATTTTGGATCAAATGAAATTTACGCTAGCGTACAAATTATCAAACTGTCCTAATCGGATTTTAAAGACAAATCGTACCATTTTATAAGAATTCATTCTCCTACAAAGGTGGATGACGGATAATGATCTCGATAATAAACGTTAAAGAAATGTAATTAACTCTTTTATATTTTTTAATGTTTATTGACATGTACGTTTACTTAACGCTTCTTGTCTGCTCGGTACATCTTCTTTTCCCAAATCAGTATATAGTAGTAAATAAGTTTAATTTTCAATGCTCGATTGTTTCTTTTGTTTCTTTACGACCAAAGGTGTTGATAGCTTGACATTCCTTGTAAAATTACGTTTCGAGTTACGTGGTTTGTCTGCACTAGCGTGCCTCTTTTCCGCAACATAACTAACGGGAGAACGTTTTCTGAAATTGTAAGGTATTCTCTGAATTTCTTCAGACTTGTGTTTTTCTAGTTGGTTCTTTGATGGAATCGGCAAATCATCCGCAGAATCAAACTGTTCGGGAATAAAGCTAATAGGTTTAACAGTCTCTGAAGATTCTAAAGGCTCAATTTCCGCTGAAATATCCATAGATTGTTCGGCAGAATCCAGGACAGTTGTTTGATCCAAAGCCGAATTCGTTTCGTCCATCTTAGTGTCGTCATTCGATACAGCGTCATATTCCTCGGTATACTTTTCCACCTTTGCTACCCTTTCTTCTTGTGCGTCAACTTTGTATTGAAAAGCAGTCCCGTCTCCATTTTGAGCTGTTTCAGGAGAGGTCTCATTTAGTGTTACACTATTTTCAGCATTTTCCGGGGCAAGTTTTCGCTTGTGGCGTCTAGAAGGTGCGGCGGTGATAGATTTTCTATAGCCCAAATAAGTGTTGATAAGGTTAAAAATAGTATATAACATGGCGAAAGTTTGTTGCAAGTATAAATTAAGCGAGGACTTATCGGATATAAAAAATATAGGGCCCTGGTTTCTGTAATAAATTAAGCTGTATATCTCGATGCGCCACGGATAATGACGGCAATGCTTGTAAAGGTGATAAAAATTCTAAAAAGATTAGCTGCCACTATTGAATACACTTGTAGTAGCGGCTAATCTTTTTAGAATTTAACATCTACGTACCAGTATATTCTATAATAAAATCACTAGCGCCGAGTATAGAACACAATGTTTAGGTAAAAAATGTTTATTTATAATATTGGGTTGACTATTTCTTTTTTAATTTATCTACAAGAGATACGCAGAAATGTTGACAATTTTTGTTGAGTAAGTTGTAATTAGGGCTGAAAGATTTACATTTCAATATAAACTCTGATACATCTGAAACGAGTATGTGTTCAGTTTTAATCAAAAAACTGTTGGGATAAAACGAATCAATTTCCTTTTTCGTATCAAACAATGTAAGGTGTATTCCAACGGACCGATTTCCGACAGTTGGTATAAGTTCGGCAAGAATCCATTTTGTTTCTTCATCCAAATTACTCAATAATTGAAAAACTGCGTAATGGTGCACAGGATTACAAGGCCCTCCGTTGTGAATCGTAGCCATTGGTGCAAATATCATTTGCACTGGTGTAACTATTCCAGAAAGAGGCATTAGCTCGAAACCACGTATTTCAACCTTTGTATTGACAATCCATTTTAACACGGAATCCAAGTTGGTGTCTATATAATATTTTCCACCATATGTTGCATTAGTGCTACTAATACCAACAGCAACTTCCGCACCTAATCCAGTTAGCCCTCCAGTAGCCATGCCAATTCCAAAACCAACAGGTCCAGCCACAGCGAATCCGATAGCTCCTCCTAGTAAACCACTTGTAAGATTGCCCATATTTGATAAACTATGATTATTTCGATAACCGGAATAAATACCCGCACATCTAAAAAATTGCAAACTTTTATTTAAATGGTTTATGTATCTGAATACAGAATTAACAATCTGCCAATACCATCACGTAATATCCCTTGGGTATACGGAAACCCATTTTAGTTATCGTCTCCCATTTACTTTTCCAGAATCCTTTACATACACTATTTCTATAATACAATTGTCCTGTTATTTCTATGCCATCGGGAAAGAACAAATTGCAACCGTCCTCGGTAAGATGATCCTTTACATGTTTAAGTTCAAGTTGTGTAAGAGGTCTATTGAGATCATTTTTCATTTCTTTTAATAACATCCTTAAAGTAATTTCTTTTGCATGTATCGACATAAAATAGGGAAAGCACGTTAAACATAACCACAAGTTTAGTTCTTCCTTCTCGATAACAGTGTTTAACACATCTTCAGGTATATTATTTCCGTATATTATGGGTGGGATATCTGGAGTTTTGAGATCCCAAGAGAAACCTTGTGTAATAGTCTCTAATATAGAAGTATCCATATGATTTTATAAAATCCAAAAAATCATATCGAAACTTTTATCCCGCGCCATATTTGAGTATTTTATGATCGGGCTATTTTTATTTACCGAATTAAAAATGGGCAAGAAGCAAAAGACTAGAGAAAATTTACCACAACAGAATTTACCAAAAGAAAATACACCTTTATCCGACTATACAGAATTACCTGACGAAATATGGTATTGTATTTTGAGGAAATTGGATATTGTAACTCTCTTCAAGTGTCAATCGGTATGTAAACGTATACTGGATATCAGTTCCTCTATGGAAGAATTTACAAAGTTCAACTCGAACGAATGGAATATAGAATACGAGGCGGGGATGGCCTCTATAGTCAATCGTTATGGTATGATGGAACGCACAGTGTCCTATATTATAATCGGCAAATACTCTTCTCCTCGCGAATATTACGGATATGTTATTCCAAATGTAACTTGGTTTAAATCATTTACACCTTTATCTTTTCAAAAAATAACGGAATTGGATATAAATTTGGATATTGGTAGTATAAGAGAACAACTCTCTGCTCAACAAAAGAATTTAACAAATTTACGAAAAATCAGAATTTTTTCTGATAACGGAAACACTATTAAGTTTTTGTCGGAAACACAATTAAGAAGTGTAACCCGTTTGTCAGTGTGTGAATATGTAAAATCTACCAACCCTTATCCCTTCAGCTACAGTAGAAATCTAGACAATACAAAATTGTTGGCATTGACACTCGTATTACCCAATATTCATGTAAACTTGGGGAAATTTCCTGCACTCGAAGAACTTAGGGCATTTTGTACCGTGTTTACGTTTTCAGAATCCGTTGACGTTTCCAAACTAAAAGTATTTGAAGCACCAAAATATACCACCTCAAACATATTTGTCGGAAAGTACACAAAAATAGAGTATTATTCAGCAACTATACCCAGTAGTTATGTCGAGTTACCTTGTGGTGAACATTTATCATATTTGGACTTGCGTAAATCTTTAGTGACTTCCGAAATGATGGAAGAAATATCTAAATGTAAATCTCTATCAGTATTGAGGATGATGGATACACTCATAGATGTCACTATTGAGATTGAATTAGAATCGGTTCAAGTACCATTATGGTTAAAGAATCTAAATAATTTACGTGAGTTGGAATTATGTAAAGCTCTTTGGACACTTCCAATCGTAAATTACATGGTCGAACACTTTACATCACTCGTAGCGATAACCGCCTATCGTGCTTCTACTATGATACATATTTGTCAATTTGAAAATCTTGAATTTATTCGATTATTACCTCGCGATGATATACACCTAGATGTCTTTTACGATTCATTAAAGTTGAGTTTGCCAAACTTGAAATGTTTAGACATACGGAGATTTAATCAAGTTAATTGCAAGAGAGTACACAAAGAGAACGCGTTTAGAAGAAAAAACAAAATGAATATATTTGAGATACTATTTCCTACAGGTGACCCTAAATTTTGCGATCACAAAATACACAGAGAACCCCCAAAGAGATTTTCTGACTACAAGATATTTCACGAATATTCGGATTCAATAAAATTTCCTGTAACTTAACACTTTGTATCGTAACATGTCTTTTATTTAATAAATAATATATCATCCAACAAATTAAATTGTCCGGGTATTTGCGTTTCTTTTTGCTTGTCTAGACTTTTTAATTGCAACAGCGGTCAAGATACCGAAACCACTAATGGATAGAGCTCCAAATACCAAAACTAACGATAATAAGATTGTAAATTGTGATTTTGTTCGTTGTGTGATTCCTGATGTAGTTGATCCAGCAGCCAAAACATTCTCCTCATAAAAAATTTTGGAGGTAAAATTATCAGGGCCTTGGAAGGTATTAAATTGACACTTGTCTGAAAGTATAACTGGTACTTCTACATTATCTAACGTTGTAGTATCCACTACGAGACAGTTATTTGACTTTTCGTTTACAATTTGACCGAAATCCTCGTGGAAATTGAAAACTTGTTTTTCTGAACCGCTGCACTTGGCTAATACTACAGGCATACTTTCCCTATCTTCACTTATACACAACCCAGAATTTTGATTAATAATTTGGCCAGTTACTTGGTTGTAGAGCCACGATTGTTGGTTCGATCCATCGCAGTTAGACAATGACACGTTATCTTTGTTTACATCGACACATTGATCGTTGCTAATATATTGGATTGTTTTGTTCATTCTATAACTACAAATAATAAACATATTAATCATTCGAGATTAATTAAATATTTTCAAGTTTTGTCTAAATTCGGTAAATCACCGATACATATTTATTTAGTTTGGTAATTATCTTAATATATCGATATAAACGAAATAAACTTTTTATAAATTCAAATTCTAACCATCCGGCCCTTTTAGTAACGTTTGAACTGCTTTGTTTTGTAACTCTAAATTTTTCAAACTCTAAAAATCCAAAGTCCAAAACAAGAGTGAAAAAGGGGTGCCAAAAGGGCCGGATGGTTAAGATTTGAAAACATGAAAAGTTTATTTCGTTTATATCGAGAAATCACAAATATTACCAAACTAAATAAATATATATCGACAATTTACCAAATTTATATTATTTTTAAGACAAGCATACGAGTAATGGCAGGATAAAATTTGTATTATATACCGTAAATATATTTACACCATTCAGTTGCTGCTTGATTTTTCCTTTAGCGTAACGAGGATGTCAACACATTTAACTATCACCAACTGTGTTTTGGTTTGTATAATTAAAAATAAAGAATTAAAAATAAAGAATTAAAAATAAAGAATTAAAAATAACAAAATTGTATTTATATCGTTTTATTTACTCTAAAACTTTAGAGAGATACACGAAAACATAAATCCCAAAAAACAAGGAATCGATAAACTATAAAATAAGACTGATATCTCTATTCCTTGGGCTACAGTATCAAAGTCGTCACTGTCTATTGTTTTAACTTGATTCCAGTAAGCAAACTGTGTAAAACTTAGAGCCATTATGAGAAATATTGTTGAACTCCAAAAGTTTATGTCCTTCTTTTTTGTATACGATTCTTTTACGCTATCTAATACAACAGTCAATAAGAACGCCCCCAATCCTAATCCTACGGCACCAGAAGCTAATACAACTGCACCAAACAGAGCGGCCTCCATAGTTTTATCGAGATGTAATATAATATTTATTTTAAAATAAATGGTGGTTTTTCACCGATAATGCTTTGCGCCGACTATTTGGTTGTGGTATTCGATCAATAATCCGGACAAATATATAAATATATAAAAAATGTCAAAACATCCTTCACCTCAACAACAAAAGAGAATGTTTGCTTACATTGACACGTCTGATGCTATTGTAAAAGCTAAACCTACAGACAATATTCGATTTAGATACACTATACCTAGAAGTGGAGACGCGAAACAAGTCGATTCTCGTAGTAAATTCGAAGTACCAGACCCTAGAACACTCAATATTCCAAAAATTACTGTCAAGACTGGGTCTATTACAAACATAGCTAGAGAACATAATAATCACGGAAAACCGTGCATTATGCACAACATCGATGCTTCCGAAGTGTTGAAGAATTGTAGATGTGGAAAGGATTTACCTGGATTGGACATTATGATTATTTCTAGTGTGCTAAATGTATTGACAGCTATAGAATATCCTATATCGGAAAACGACATAGTATATAGCAGCAAAGTTTTAATATTCAAAGACGAGGAAAATTTTGAATACCTCCAACAGCCGTTTTCATGTGATATTGTTTCCATAGACACACCAATTTTAGAAAAGAAACGTAACTTGACCAAACAAGAAGTCAAAGTGTTAACAAACAAATTAAGAACATCCTTCATACAGATGTATTTGGCTGGTGTAGAATATCCAATTTTGTCTCCTCTTGGCTGTGGAGGATATAATCTAAACCAAGAAGAAGTGTGTAATATATTTCACCAACTCTTAATTCTGGAACGTGCGTCAGCCTTTTTCAAAAAAGTTATATTTGTAACAAACGATAATACGGTGAAAAGGATATACAAGGATAAGTTCGAACCAACGTTTGTCTCGGTGAATGCGTTAAACGAATAGATATTAAGTTTAAATTGTATAGTTTTAAAAATATGTATTTAATAAATATGTATTTACAAGAATCATTTTGCGATTTATGATTTTTTTGCAGTTTACTATTCTTCTTTTTCTCCATCGTATGGTTGTGGTAGTTGGTCCCATCGTTCAGCCCATAGTGTACAAGCACCGTAGGCGGCATCATAGTTTCCCACCATCGATTCTAATCCACAACTTTTGCAATTGAGATAATAATAGTACGCTCCTCGTCCAATCGTTTCCGTTTCAACTTCTGATTCATCGAATTCATTTAAAAATCCACACGGACAAGTAAATTTTCTCATGACACCTTCCATTTGAGCTATATCTTGGAATGTCAACGGAAAAGATCTTCAGCGCTAATATTGTTATCGTTTACAAAATTTTCTACCAATCCATCGAATTGGTACTCTAGAGATATGTGTAGTAAGTCTGTATCCTTAAAATTCTTTTTAGGGTTTATAAAAGTCACATCACCTTTGATTTGTAACTTGTCAAGTTTTACTATATATCCATCGGTTACAAAGCTAGTAAACAGGTAATATATCCACTTACAAGCAAAGTTGGGTAAATTAATATGGGCATTGTTGATTGAGCTGATTATGTTTGGAAAGTAGAATATATGATGTATCCACTTGATACCGAAACTAAACGTAAAGTGATCGACGCTAAAACCAACAGTCTTATAGAAACATTTGCAAAAAAGACAAGTAAAACTGAGTCTAAAATCTTCTCGCAGCAGTTTCACATACTCACGTCTCCTCAATGTATTAGGCGAAACGGATACGGAAAAAAAATTCATCTTGTATACATCTAACAAATAAAATCTTGCGCGGAGCAAAGGACTTTTTAGGGAAGGTAAAGGTAGGAGGTTATATCAAAGTTACAAAGAATTAACAAACGGTGAAAGTTATTAGTAAATACGAAAACACATGTATATTTGTAAATTTCTGTTTATTATCAAACAATTTAGCAATTGGCCCAGATTTTTCCACCAGTACCCTTTTCGGTATACCAGGCGTTGTAGATGACAGCGTGTACGTCTACTTCCAAAATTGAATCACAGGCTTCGTAGAGACCAGAGATCTTGACTCCTTCAGAGTTGGTCAAAGTTCTTTGTCCAGTCATTTGTTTTGAGGTGGCATCTTGTTCGAAAGAGAAGACGTAAGTGTATCTATCAATGTCGTGATGGAAGGTTTCGAGGATCTTTCCAGTTCTGTAGAAAGAAGGTGGTAAACCGTCTTCAATGGCAGTGCAACCGGTGATGACCATCAATTCCTTGACCCAATCGAGACCAGAGTTTTGACATCCCTTGGTCCAGTTTCCAGCTAAGAGATCAGCTTGGGATCTGATGGTGATAGCAATGAAGGCAACAGGGCCCTTGATGGTGATATCTCTTACTTCACGGTGAGGGACCTTAGAAGCAGGGATTTGGAAGTTAGCAATGTGTAACCATTCTCTGAACATGGATTCAGTGTATCCGTGTACGAGGGCAGTCTTTTCCTTTGGTGCAGCAAAGATGTAGTTTCCTCCTAATCTAAAGTGAACAGAGTTTCCTTGGATAGGTTGATCGTTAGAGATTTGTCTTGGTAAAGCATAGAATCCTCTCTTGTTTTGAACGTTTCCGTAGCAAACAACCATCTCAGCAGGAGATCTGGTGTTGACACAGCATCTCATTCCGTGGAAGGTAACACCTCCAGTAGCGAAAGCCATATCGTGTCTGTTTTGGAAAGGAAGTCCGATTAAAGGAGCATACAAAGTACGATCGAATTGAGATTCTCTGATTAATTGAGCCTTAGTCTTGCAATATCCGATCATTTGGGCGTATTGATCCAAGAGACCCATGAGTTCAGTCATGATCAACATAGCTAAACCGTCAAGGGTGAAAACGGTTTGAGATCCAATTTTGAATTCTACACTCTTGATGGCGTAGAAAGCAGCAGCGTTGACCCAAGAGCATTCGCTGTATCCACCGTCAGGGTTGATTCTTAAACCGGGGAAGTCTCCGATGATGTATTGTTCTTTCAAGTAGTCAGTGTTCTTGACCAAGTCAACAGTCATTGGGACACCGAGTCCAGAATTCATAAAAGATTGGACGATCATGGCTTGTTGGTACATGGTGAATTGTCCATAGGTTTGTCTGAACAAAGACTTGTTAGTGTCTCCGTGGAAAACCTTGTTTTCAGGAACGTTTTCTTGGATTGTCTTGGCGTATGCAGCACCAGCAGGTCCGACGTTGTAAGCAGTTTGGCTAAACATTTTGGTATTTGGTTTTAGTCGATTAAACTGAAAACAGCCAATAAATTTCTGTATCTACCGAAACGAATTGAAAAACATCCCCCAAAAACAAAAAAAACCACCACAACTGAATATTTATAACATCATAATCACTACTCCTTATCGATTCTTATGGAAAATAGAAAACTTATCCTATTCGGTAATTAAATTGATAATAAAATATTACTTTTGAGTTAGGCTTGGAAGACTGTGTTCTTTGCGAGTAATATTACATTTTTCATTTTTAAACATGTACTGCAACAAAAACGATTTGATTGGTATTATATGCCTTTTATTATGACTATTTTACATATGTTATTGAATTTACATCATTGAAAGTATATTACAAACTGAACATTACTGATTCCCTTTTTTAGCTGTTTCTCTATGTAGGTCTCCATATGCTTACACACGTCTTCTTCCATGTATATAGCCAAATAATATAAAATATCTTGAATGTCTAGGTAACTAGGTTTGATCACTGTAATTTTAACAGATCCATCATCTCCTTTTTCTACTTTCCATCCTTTAGAATTTACTTCTTGTATAAATAAATTTCGCTCAAAATCCACACTATTGTTGATTAATTTATCGAAAATTCTCTTGTGTGCTATTTCACCATTTTCCCATCTGTCACTGTTTACTAATTCATAAGTTCCATCTTCTTTAGCAGCCTTAATAGCCATTTCTTCTCTCTCTTTTTCGTTCCAAAGTAAAAATGGTTGAGGTAAATCCATCATCTTATATTTTTCGACCTATTTTTCTTTTACTATGATAACTCGACAAATATAGAACATACATTTTCGCGTATCTCAAGAAAATACCCTATATTTTTATCTTCTATGAATTTTCGACATGCGTAAAAATTAAATGATATTTTTAGTAAGACATCGATAATATAAATGGTCGAAGAAAAATACTATGCAGTTAAACGTGGAAGAAAACCAGGTATATACAAAACTTTCCAAGAATGCCGAGTTCAAACAACCGGATTTTATCGTCCGATATTTCGCGTTTTCAAGAGTTTAGAACAAGCACAAGAATTCATGAAAGATAACAAGAAACGTTTCCACGCAGAAATCGAACAAGAGAGTTCAGATGATGATACTACTTTTGATATTAAAAAGACCAAATTTACTTGGTCGAAATCTGGTACAGAGATGGCAAGAGACTTGATTGCCGATAATGTGATAATAAAAGAGGAAGAACCAGAGACCGAAACATCGTTGACAAAAGAATCGTTAACAAAAGAATCTGAAAAGAAAGTTCCAGATATTAATGTAACCACATCACAATTGGCAGTAACCAATAGAATGAACTGTTGGGTAGATACAGATATTGATGGATTTATACCTCTGATGTGTATATATTTTGGAGAAAATGACGAGAGAAACTTTGTGGGTGTTTGTGATTGGAAGCCTCCTAAAGAGAAAACGAGAGTTGGATTAGCCACAGTGGTCAGAGCTATTTCCAGAACACTTCAATATATCTCAAAACACAAACTCAAGTCTGAACATTCCTCACTCATAATACATTCGGAAAATCGATATTTGTGCAATGCTATTATCCAATTTCTAAAAAATTGGCCAAATATTCCAAACGATAAGAATGAGGATATTTATAAATTCCTCCAAAAACAACTTAAATCGACTAGCTTGAGAATACATTGTGTGAGAGAAAACGTCCCTACAAAGAAAGAATTGGTTAGCTTAAAATCAATGTTGGAAAATTACAAAAACAAATAAAATGCATAATTATACGAAATTTTATTGTAATATCTGTATAGTTTTCGAAATATTCATTTATTTGAATATATTTCATTTAATTGAATAAATTTACGAATGGAAGACATAAATATGAACACAAATAATTTAAGTCAAGAAGCTCCAACCTTTGAACGGATTGATGTAGACTTTGTTAGTTTAAAATCAGACATTGAATATTTGGTTTTGGCTGGAGGTGGAGTCAGGGGATTTTGGTCCGCTGGAGTTTTGATCGGATTAGAAGAAGCCGGAATCATGAACAACATCAAAGGTATCGCTGGAACTTCGGTTGGTGCTATCATCGGAGCTCTTTGGGCATTAGGATACTCTCCCAGAGAATTGGCTTCCAAGATGTGTTCTATACCTTTGGGACTTTATTTCGGAAAAATGGATGTAACTAAAATATTAAGTAAAGGATACAACTCCGAGTGGGATGGTATAAAGCAAATCATAAAAGGAATAATTAAAGAAAAGTGTGGTAAATCAAACATGACTCTTGCTGAAGTGTATGAGAAATCAAAAAAGGAACTACATATATTGACGATTTGCAAAGAGACTAGAAAAACAGTGATATTAAACCACAAAACGTTTCCCGATTTACCGCTAGAGAGAGCAGTTAGAATGTCTATGGCGTTACCTTTGATATTTAAACCAGTTCGATGGAAGGGAAAACATTACTTGGATAGTGGATGTAGAGTTAATTATCCAATGCATATATTTCCTCTAGATAAGACGTTAGGTATACGTCCAGCTACTAGAGGAGCTTCTAAAGATTTTCAACACGACAAGATACATACACCTTCAAATTTATTGGATTTGCTCGGGAATATCAAAAACACTCTGAACATGATTATTGATTTATTATTCTTTGTATTCAAGTGCTTGAGTGATGAAGTAGAGGAAAGAATGTTGCAAGGCAAATCATTTTTCGAAATAGAAGGGGAAACTGGTGTAAAAACATTGGATTTTGATATTTCATCTATGAAAAAGGTCGATTTAGTAGTCAAAGGACAGGCAGACATCCATGAGTATTTAAAGAAACCTTTTGCCAAAAAATTGATTATAGAATAAACATGTTAGAAAATATATTTTCGATATATTTTTTATTTGTTTAATTAATTTTCGATATCAACTCTAAAAACCCGATACTAACCAAATAATCTTTTTATAAATTCAAATCTTAACCATCCGGCCCTTTTAGCACCCTCAATTCACTTTTGTTTTGGACTCTAAATTTTTTCAAAGTCTAGAATTTAAAGTTACAAAACAGAGCAGTTCAAACGTTACTAAAAGGGCCGGATGGTTAAAAGTTGAATTTATAAAAAGATTATTTCATTTATATCGGGTTTTTAGAGTTTATATCGAAATTAAAATAAACCAAATAAATTAATATCGAAAAAATAGATTTTTCAACATTATCGAAGGACTAATTTTTGTAAAATAAGCTAGTTTTTCCTAAAACGCGTAGTCTTCCTAGTGGATATTTAGATATATTAACCAGTTTGCTAAATAAATAAAAAAATGACTAGTCTTATGAATATGACGCTCACTCAAGACACATCAAAACCTCGTGAGGATAATAAAGATTTGTTGGATATTTTGGGACGTGAGTTTGAAGAATACTTTGATGGATTTGGATTTGATTCGGAAACAAAATGCAAAGATTTCTTCTTTTACAATGTACCAGAAGAATTTGTTGATGTTGCTAGATCAAGATTGACAAACTACCATAGCCTGTCGATGCGTGTTCGTGCTTGTAATTAACAAAACTTTTGTTTAATAATAAATTGTTTATTAAATATAAAATATTTTACAATTTTCATTCTTCATCCGGTAAGAATCCAAATTTGTTGGAGCTTACTGTTACAGGATTTGGTTGGTTTAGCGGTAATTGTCTATTTATTCTGGACGATTTCTTTTCTTGAACGGTTTTGATAGGTTTGTTCTTCAAGTTATAACAAGATAAACAAATAATAGTGAATGAATTTTGGGCAATTTTTGTCATCATTAGCTTACTTTTCCCACTACATTTAGAACATTTTAACATAAAAGTGTCTGTGGGTTCAGTGGTCGATTGTTCGCTGCAAGCAATGCACAATGGTTTGAAGAAACCGTAATTCGATTCAGACAAGGTGTAATTGTCACAAATTTTACCGCAGCTGTTACAATTTGGACGTTTCGAAATGGGCTTTTTTGTTCCTTCTACAACTGACCAATCATCTTCACCACATTGTTCATATTCGTCTTCTTCATCTGCAGTATCAGCCCACGATTTCTTCTCCATTTCTGAAATTTTAGTTGTAAAATTGTAATTATATAGAATTTTATATCGGTAGCGCAGCGCTGGCACCTTCTTTGATCGTAGCAAATTGTAAATGCTAGATATTACAATTTATCAAACTGAACCCAATCAAACAGTATGGTGTCAAATTTGTAACCAAGAGTTGACAGAATATACAAAAGTTTTGTTAATTTGGAAAACGTATAAACCCCAAGATGGGTATGATATTGATGACGTTTGCGTAAACTACAAAGAATGCATGTCTAAAGTTTTATCTGGAGAAAAAGAAAGAGGAGATTGGGAACCCTATGCAGGATCATGGGACATTTACCACGATCGGCCTAGATACAAATTATCTGTTTTAGATCCAGATTATATATGTGCTTGGGCGGATGACTGCGAATGTTTCCGAAGGGATAACTATTGTGAATGTTTTGAACACTTGGCTTTGAAAGATGGTGACGATGGTAAATGTAGATGCAACTAATGGAATCGATGTATATAGATCAATAGTAAAATAAAATATTTATATAGTAATTGTATATTTACACTGTAATTGTTTTACAATGTCCAATTATTTTAAAGAGTATGATTCTGTTATAGATAAAAAGAGGGAAGAATATGTAAAAGAAAAACAAGAAAAGTACGGGCATGATTTCGCAAACGATTATATCGGTTCAGCTTTTGCTAGACGTGTAGACACTCACGAAGAAATTGACGCTAATTTTTTGCGAAACAATATGCCAAACAAACACCAAGCGATACGAGCGAATCAATCTGATGTTATACTTGCTGATTGTTTAAAGTACATGATGCAGAGATCCAAGGAAAGACACATGAATTGTCGATACCTTATTAGAGATATTTTCCCAGGATTACCTCCTTACAATCCTCAAGAAATGATGGTAGAATTGTATAATCAGTTAATAAAGAGAAGAGGATTGATAGTATACAAAGATAAGAGACCCAATACACTTTTCATTTCCTGGGCACCTACTGGTAATCAACCGCAAAACATAGTGAGCGATAAAACTGGGTCAAACTACAATTTAGAGTATTTGATGGATTTCCGAGATCACGTATATTCTACGCAGCTAAGTGATGAAGAATTAAAAAGTATTATTCTGGAATTAAAAATTGTAGTACATAATTTAAAGAAACGTTGCAGTTCCTTGTCAAAGAAGTCGTAAATGTAATATATAGATGTAATTATATAAAGTTTTTATTAAATTAAATGTTTAATATTTTATGATGGTTCTTCTCTTCATTTTCTTTATAGCTTTGTTTGTTTTTCTGTTGAGGTCGTATAGTTCCAAATTACGGCTTACTTCGCGATTAGCGTCTCTGATCAAATACGCAAATAATACAAGTGTAAAGGTGCATAAAATCCTCACGGAATAATAAGTGTAAGGAATGACTACAGAACAATTCTCTTCATTATGACTGATATCAAAATCTTTCAACGCAGTACACATAATGGAACCAAGCCCAATAAATATAAACGCCACAACAGCCGTAAATCCAAGCAAACTCACAACAGTTATCAAAAACACTTTTAAGAATTCGCCGAGTTCTGTTTCTAAAAATGTATCCAGTATAAATCGTCTTCTGTTTGTCAACAATCTCATCTTTGTGGATTATCAGAAATTAAAATTAGTTTTTTGTAAATCAATGTAAATTCGAGAACCCGCCGCTATACTTTGCGCAAGCAGAGAAATGTTGTGGTTTTTTATTATAAGAAGTACACACATTTTCATACAACTCAACATTACACTATTACAATGCCTTATAAAGCAAACATCCTTCTCGATTCTATTGGTGAAAATGGAAAACGAATTACAACATGGGAATTGTCTTATCCTAGATTTGTTCACGCTGAATTGATGACTCATCGTGTCTTTAGTAGAAATGCAGCTTCGATATTTTCGAATAATCAAGATTCGAAAAATTAAATGTTAAATATTACTTTATTTATACATTTGTATTACTGAATCTTTTAAAATTTGAAATTTCTCTTTCGTCATTCCTGACGAACCATCTACGACTTCGCCTGGAATAACTCTATTTGTTTGATCAAATGAATTAAATCCCATGCAAATCAAAGCAACATTACCAATAACATAACCTTGTCTGACATTTAATCGTTCTATACTCATTTTTCTCAATTTTCTTGCATCATTTCCATACTCCATCACTTTTCCTGAATAATAACATCGACCGTTTTGGCCTCTATAGATATCTTTGAGATGTTCAAGGGTAATGTTGAACTCGAAAGGATCTTCACCTCTAGCCTTGCCGCATTTGTTTCTGTCCTTCTTGGCGTTTCCCATTAATTTTATTAATTGTCCTTCAACATTAGTTATTATATTTTTGCATTTTCTGCATCTGGGTAATGCATGTCCATGACAATGTTCCATATCGGAAAATTCTTTCCATTCATGACATCTTGTGCAGCAATATTGTTGTCTGGTTGATCCGTCGCATATAACTGCTCTTTTCTTGAATTCTTCTGGTAGTTTACGTTTTTTGGTTTGATGATCTAATATTTCATCGATTGGAACGTCATCTACTACCTCTTCTTCCAGAATAAAATCTTTTAAAGATTCCTTAGTCCATTGTGCGGGAACATTTAATTCTGATACAATCAGCTTTACGTTATCTCGTGTATACCATCCAGAAGGATCTAAACGTTCCACACTGCATTTCCAATTTGAAAAAGTTTTCATTGTCATTTCGATATTAGAATACCAACATCTTCCCTCTTGCGAATCATATAAATCTTGTAAAAATTCCCTTGAAAGATCTGTCTTCTTATCTTTATCTTTGCATCTGTTTTGGACTGTATGCCATAAATGACTCAGGAAGTTTTTCTCTGATTTGTTTTTGCTTTCGTTTCTTCTCTTACAATTACATTTATTACAGTACGATATTTTTGTCCCACTAGATTTGACAGTATAGAATTCGTTCAAGTCTTTTATCTCTTCACATATCGTGCATTTCTTTTTGCCTTCGGGTAAAGTTTGAATAATTTTCACTACATTATTTTCTGAACTCAATTTCTTTTTTGCGTAATATATTTTGTGTGCTTCAGATTGACACTTTCTACAACGTGATGATCTTCCATCTTTACACTTACTTTCTCTACAAAATTCGTCGAGAGTCTTTACTTCTTTACATTTGGTGCATATTTTCATGCCGTTTGCGATTTTTTCAAATTTTCTTTTATACATTCTTTAGAGATTCAGGATCACAAGTAAGGGATTTCGCTTTACCAATAATACTTAGCGCAGTACAATGTCGATAGATTATCCAGTATTCTTTAGTCAAACATGCCTTACAAAGCAAACATCCTCCTCGATTCTATTGGTGAAAATGGAAAACGTATTACTACATGGGAATTGTCTTATCCTAGATTTGTTCACGCTGAATTGATGACTCACCGTGTTTTCTCACGGAATTCGAGCAGCAGCAGGGCTATTCCAGTGAATAAGATGTTGGAAAGAATTGTAAATGATCCAGCAACTCCAGTGTGGTGGGGAAAGAATCAAGCGGGAATGCAAGCGAGAGAAGAATTGACTGGTGAAGTATTAGAAGCTGTGCAAAAGATTTGGTTAGAAGCAAGAGATTTGATGGTTCAAAAAGCTAGTGAATTAAACAACCTCGGACTCCACAAACAAATCGCCAACAGACTTACCGAGCCTTGGATGTTTATCACCGTTATTCTTACAGCCACTGAATTTGACAATTGGTTTAAATTGAGATGTCATCCAGACGCACAACCTGAAATCAAATATTTAGCGGATATGATGTTTTCAGCCTATCAGGCAAATTGTCCCCAAAAATTACACTATGGTGAATGGCACATCCCAATGTTAAAAGCTGAAGAATCAGAGTTGTCGATAGATGAAAAGTTGGCAATCTCCACTGCTAGATGTGCACGTGTGTCTTACATGAATCACGACGGAACTAACAGTAATGTTGAAAAAGACAAGGGTTTACATGATTCTCTTGCTTCTAGTGGTCACTGGAGTCCTTTCGAGCACTGTGCACAAAACGTTACGCAAGGCGATTACAAAGGTTCCAACTTTTTTGGATGGAATCAATATAGAAAGCGTTTTTCTGGAGAAGATGGTGTACCAGAGAAACCGATTGAAACCAAACGATCCAACATTTGTGAAGATGTTATCATGGCTTACGAAAAGTGTCAATAAATATGTAACATGAAATAAATTCTGTTTAAAAATTGTTTTGTGTTTTTAGTTATTTTTTGGTTCTTTAAAGTTCTTCTATGGAAGTATCCGGTTTAAAACTCAAGACTGGCGATTTAATTTTATTTGATGGACATTCAAAAGTATCTAAAGCCGTGAAATTTTTTACATCAGGAGTTTTTTCACATGTTGGTATACTTTGGCAGTGCCAAAAGACTGGAATTATGTACGTTTGGGAAAATGGGGATAATAGTGAAAAAGAGTATCCAATTATAAAAGTGAAAGGATCTGACGATAATTCTGCTCACCTCACTCCTTTATATGTCAAATTAAAGAATTACAATGGTGATATCTATGTAAGACAGCTACAGTCGGGAAATCTCGATCGAAACGAACTTTACCACAATCTCACATTCTTTATACGAAAACACATTGGTAAACCTTATAGGGTAGACTTAGTACCATGCTGGAACCAATCTGTGAGATTTTCTGTTTTGAGGTTGAAATTTATGGAAGATAATGACAATGACCCATCAAATTGGTTGTGCAGTGAATTAGTAATAAAAACTTTTGAGCATTTAGGAGTATTTAAATTAAAAGAAGAAAATCGGGCTCATTCAACTTACCCTGACGAGTTTATAAAAATGAAAAAGTTGATGTTATTGGGAGAATGTAAATTTGGACAACTCGAATGTATTTCTACAAAATGAATGTATGTTTACAAAATAAATTTTATTTTTGAGACCTTAAATGATAGAGTTTCTTTGATAATTTCACAATGACAACGGTACTAACTATCGTAACAGACGACAGTATCGCCAGTGCTACTATTAAAATCCAAAAGGATCTATACTGGCTCTTTTTCATTGTTTTCTGGCTGATAACCCAATCTACAATCTTCTTAGTCTTTGCACCTAGTGGTGCTTGATTGTCAGATGGTGTCGAGTTGTCTTGATATGCTATCATTGGATACATTGCAAATGTATTTTTACGAGCGAACACGTTTGCTAGGTCATAATCAATGCTACTAATCTTGTTAAACGGATGATCATCGTACATTCTGTTTGCCAAATATATCATCTGATTTTTACTGATTACGTATGCATGTGTAGCTAACGACCAAGTACGTATAATGTTCTTCTTGAAAGGAAGAGACATGACTGAGGTGTGACCGAGAAAGAATACGTTCCATTTCTTTGGGAGAGATTGAAAAGCCTGTTTTACGACAATTGAATTTTCTGGAGTAAAATCCTCGTCAAACACGACATCGTCTTCAAACACAATAGCATGATCTAAATTACATTCCAAAGCTATCTTTGCCACAGCACGATGTGATTCCCAACATCCTCTAGTTCCTGGTCTCTTGATTTTGGATTTATCTTTAAGAGGCCGGTAGAATACGATTTTGTTACACAATCCAACCTTGTGAAATTCTTTTGATACGATACGGACTCTATCATCCCTCTCCTTTAACGAAATGCAAAAAGCTATCGGAGACCAACTCCAATCGTAAGTGCTGTTTTTTGTCTTGCACTCTTCACATTCGAGAGCGTGAAAGTGATCTGGTGATGTATTGATACAATATTCTTTAATCTTTTCTGTTTGAAATACAGTTTCCATATTAGTATATATTGAAAAATGAAAGACTATATTATTACCTGATAATCTAATTTCACAAACAAACATTACAATTACAATCAATGAAAGTATACAAGTAAACACAGAATTATATGTATTGACGTTTTATTATTAATCTTTTCAAGGCAAAACGTATTTGAAGCGAGTGAAAGTTCCCTTTTGTTTCAATTCTTGAATTTTCTCGTTGTTCAAGGCGACTAAACGATCGTAGAGGTCTCTTACGACTCTGTAATCCTTGGTGGCACCAGTTCCGTTAGAGTTGAGTCTCTTGATTTTGCTCATTCCAACTTTAGGGTTGTGAGGATCGTAAGTAAAGCTGAGTTTTCCAGATTCAGAAGCAAGCCTGACAGCGAGAGACCATAATTCGAGGTAAACTCTGGTGTATCTCTTAGTTCTGTCGGTGTTTCCAGATTTAGCAACAGTTCTTTTTCCCTTTGATGGAGCTTTTGCCATTTTTTATTTCGTGATTGAATGCTGTCAGTGAACAACAAATTTCTCCCTGCAAAAATTACAAATTAACGAAAATGTAAAAAATCCCACCGTAAAAAAAGATAATTAAACATATTTTTATCTAATGTAAAATATTTTATTCAATATTCATTACTGGTTTCTTGCATAAAGAGCTGCTTCTTCCTCTACAATACGTTTTAAATCATCTTCAGTGATTGGTTTCTTTGGAGTTTGCGATTCTCTCGTTATAGGTACACGCTGTTGTGGTTCTGGCATTCTAGCCAATGTATCGTGAATTTGTTTCATAAGATGATGATCTCCTTTTGTGCTTCTTCCACCCTCAATTTTCCCTTGGTCCAATAAATCTTTGATAGACTTTGAACCAGGAGAATAAGACGCTAGCTCATCTTCTCCATAATTATTGACTATCGGTCCACGTAATGGGCTATCAGCGTTAGCAGGAGACGATTGTGCAGATGATTTTTGAGAAGGTTTTTCTGTGGGACTTTTTGACGGTTTATCGTTGACTATAGTGTTGTACTTTTCGTTAAATTTATCCCACGTGGCCTCGTCTATTCTGGAGTTTTTGTAAAGAAGTTGTGTTTGAGCGTAAACCCATTTAAAAGCTTCTAGGGATTGGAAAGGTTGTGATCTCATTCTTTCATCTACAATAGCTGGTGTATGTGTAACTCCCGTGGATGGATCGATAGGTTGTGCTTCAACGTCAAAAGCACCCATTCTCTTGGCTAATTCTGGTACAGTTTTCAGAATTCTTCTCAATTTTGTGCTGGGACTACAATTTTTAGAGAAATATAACACGGGTCGGTAAACATTTTGACCTTTTGTTGCCATATTAAATTCCTAAAGTTTCGATAGCTACTGTGATAAGAATAATATAAAATTATCTGTAAAACAGGCGCGATGTATAGTGCAAAATTCAATTTGTAGATTGGGTGTTTACATAATATATTTTATAGAATATTACAAAAATGTTATACAAAATCAATGGAAGCGATATCTTCCAAATCTGGTGTAATAACAGGCCCATTGTAGGGCTTTTTAACAGTTCTCTTTCCTCCATATTTCATCCAAGCCATATAATTCTTATTGTCTTTCTTATTATCTTTTTTGTCTTTCTTTCTTCCATCATTTTTCATATAACTGTCCAATATATGTAGGCGGTTATTAATTATACCATCGTAATCGATATTTTCAGGTAATTCCAGTTTGATACCTTCATCCAATTCTTCAAACTTGAGTGCATGTTTATGTTCTTCCAGCTTTTCTCGAATGTCTTTATCGTCCGAATAGTCTTCTATTAATTGATCTCCGAACGCTTGATACTTGTAATATTTCTCAGACACTTTATTCAAGAAATCTTTTGCATTAGGTCGTTGGTTGTTTGCAGTATCGACGACAAATTCTAATTTTCTAGCCAAGTAGGAAAACTTGTCATAAGAGTATTTATAGTTTTCTATATTCTTTTGATAATTACACCACCCGTTCAAGGTGGATAAAAACGTAGCCAAGATACCAACAACAAAAAGCGTAATGTTGATACGTAAATCATCGGAACATCCGTATACGGCAATATTACTTCCGGCGATGGCAGACATTATCGCCGTAAACAATATACATGATGTAAATAGAACCTTGTTTTTAATTCTATCGGATGAAACTCTTTTATAATATGTTCTTTCCATGTTTCTAACTCGTTCTAACCACACACGTGCTAGTCTCATATTTCTCTTATTCCATCCATTTTTTCTCTTGGATGCCTTTTTTATCTCGACGATACTATCTGAATTTATAGACTCTACAGAAGGAGTTGTTTCCTCTGGTTTTATTTCCGGTGTAGATTTGGAAATGGTTTCTCGCGCCAAGTTCATTGGAAATTTGATAAAGTGCTTTTCAGATACTATAATAAAGTAGGATGGGCTTAGATTTTTCCTATAACAATACAGGAAACAATTTCGACCAAAATAAGCTCTTGTATTATTTAAATAATATGGCGAACGTAAACGATATAACAAGCGATTTTGAAAAAGTTGCAAAGCATGTAGGATCCACTACAGAATCAGTAACGGAACGCCCAAACAAAATTTTACGTAAAGTAAGACCTAAAATATATAACGAAAAGGTGTTAAAACCTTGGCCATTCTCCTTTGACAAAGAATCATTCCAATTGAGCTTGCTAAAAAATACAACACCGTTAGAAATTGGGGATATACCAAATAGTCTCTTTTCGAGAGGCCCTTGTGTGGAAAGTTTGGACAAAGATTCACCCATTATTATAAATACTCTACGGGATTCTAGAAATGTTGATGTAGAATCGAGTCAAGGAAAACTGTTTATGGGATATGTTATTTGCGATAACATAGAGGTGCCAATTGTAGTGAAGGCAGACAAAATATATGACGATACGTGCCAGATGTGGTTCAAGACGAGTGAACCAAAACATATATCTGGTGATTTAGGAATACATACTGTAATAGATGAAGCGTACATGGATGGTCTCTGTTCTATACTATTATCCGACTTGGTAGAATCTCAACAATCGCCACACTTTCCTCTTTGCTACGCAACTGGGGCTACAAAAATTACACGAAGAAGAAATGAAACGTTATATACTGGATCAAATAGAATAAAGTCCAAGAAATCAAAGCAAAACAAATATCAAACAATATGGATGGAATATTTGCCTCTAGACATGTATCAAGTATTATTAAATCACCCGAATCCTTTGATCTGGTGGAGTTTGATATTCCAAATATGTGCAGGATTGATTACTGCAAGACACGTTTACAATTTTATAAATAACGATTTGCATGGAGGAAATATTAGAGTGAGAAGAGTCCCTGAAGACACCATTTTGTATTATATCGACGACGAAGGCAGAATCTTTCGTATACCCACTTTTGGATATATTTTTGTTATGATTGATTTCGGGCGTTCCTTTATTATGTTAGATGGAAATGGATATGTTTCTTCTGCATTTTATGGAGGAGGAAAAGCAAAAGAAAAGAAACCAGATAACCCCAACATAGACTTGGTGAGATTCATAATTAGTATAGAAGACTTGGCTGTAAATATAACCGACCCAAATCACAGAAAGGCATTATGTGATATATTTCGATACGTGTGCAAGACAGATGAAGGTCAACCAGATATATTACAATCACTATTGTGTGCTACTGGGGAATATGAAGATTATCTAATAGATTTTTTACCAAGAGTTGCGTGTCACAACGCTGACCCTTACAACTTACTCACTGTATTTTACCAAATTTTCGGTATCGAACGACTGCCTGTAGATGTTATACCTTTTGAACTGCACAAAACAAATAAATTATGTTTAGAATAAGTTTTGTTACAATTTACTACACTTCGCTCCAAATATTTCATTCATTTCTTATACCAACATGCAACTTTCTATATCATATAATCCTGGGGATACTATCACGATTAAATGTGATTATGCAAAACTTATCTTTGGCTATAACATTAATTCAAGAGAGTTTAAACTTAGTATTGTAGAAACTTTCCAACAGCTTGCAACTTCTTTGGACAAAAACACGGATTGCAGCTTTTATTCACATATCTCAAACGGAGGAATTAACGTTTCCGTAAAAAACGACATAATTACGTTTGGTTTAAATTCTTGTTTTCAAGAATGTTCTTTCAATTACAAGTTTAACCACAAAGAAAAGATTTCCTTCTCGAAACAAATCACTGAAATTATCGAACAGCTTCATTGAAGATTTGTTACAATAAATATTTTTTAAAGAACACCGATATAATTTTATTTAATTAATTAATTTTCGATATAAACGAAATAAATCCGATATAAACCAAATAATCTTTTTATAAATTCAAACTTTAACCATCCGGCCCTTTTAGTAACGCTCGAACTGCTTTGTTTTGGTTACCTAATTTTTAGACTTTGAAAATTTTTAGAGTCTAAAACAAAAGTGAATTGAGGGTGCCAAAAGGGCCGGATGGTTAAAATTCGAATTTATAAAAAGATTATTTGTTTCATATCGACATGTCTTTGTTTATATCGAAATTAATTTGAATTGATATCATTATTTGAAATATAAACCAAAAACATAGACAAGTCTGTTTCTTTTCATACGAACCGGCACATGGATAGTAAAATCAAGTATTTTAAGGTTTATAAATAGTAAACAACAATGAGGAAGCTATCGGTAGGCCTAACGATCGGCTTTGGTGCTACTTCAACAATTTTGACCATTATTATTCTATTAATTTTAAAACGCAAGAGAAGGAACAAATGGAAACCTAATAGCATTAATGATACGGACAATTATGAAACTAATAATTATGAAACAAACAATGATACCACAAACAATTACGAAACCGTCAATAATAATACTACAACGATTCCCTTGTCGAAAGACAGTTTCGGATATGCCTTGGTTGCAAATAAGACTCAACTTATTGAACTCAAGAGTATATATGGTATCAGTCAAATGAGAGATATCGTACAAACACAAGGATCTGGTACGGTGACCAACACGGGATCAGAGTATTTACTACACTGTCAATCCGCTAACGACCTTGCCGTATTATCGAGTGCAGAGAGAGGTCGGTACGTTCCAGGATATTCAGCGGAAGTAGGAGTGGGAGTTCGAATACCGCTTCTTCCTACAGGTACACAAAGTGCTAGATGGGGATTGTGGGACGCGAATGATGGACTGTATTTTGGAGTTGACGGCACTGGAATTTTTGTCGCAGTTATGAAAGATGGAGTTGTGAGCTCTACTTATCAGAATGACTGGAACGGTAACAAGATGTCAGATTTAAACCTTGCCGACGGAAACATCTACCAAATCAGGTTTTCTTGGTATGGATATGGAGTAATTGAGTTTATGATTATTGCTCAGGATGGATCTGGCCCTGTTATTCTTCATTCTATCAAGGTTAAGGGAAAAACGAGCTTGAAGAATCCAAATCTTCCTATCGAAGTAGAATCAAGAAATGGAACTACCGCCACCCCTTTCGACGTTTATGTTGCTGGAAGACAGTATTCGATATTAGGAAATTACGTTCCCAATCTGAGAATAAATAGTGAAACACGTATAAATGTTCCCATCACTACTACCGTAACTTCTATTATATCTATCAAGAAAAAGGCTGCCTACGTACACGGCTCTGTCAAGTTGGAAGGAATCGATATATTAACTACTGTCGATTCTATCTTGGAGATTAGGGTGAATGGTAGCACGACTGGAACGTTTACTACACCCTCAAACACTACCGACTCTGAGACGGCATGCGTCGTAAACACCAATACCTCTACGATCACGGGAGGAATTGTTATTTGGAAAGGGCTAACTGCTGCAAGCACCAATCAAAACCGCAACATAGGCACAAAACAGGGACTGTATTTAGATTTTATAGAAGAGCAACAAATGAATGTGTGTGTATACACCACATCCGGAACCGGAACATGCACAATAGTAGTGAGATGGAGAGAAGAATGGTAGTTTTAATAAACGTTTTTACACGATTTATATCAAAACTTTTTATTTGATACATTCCAAAGGAATTTATTTCAGATTTACAGTTGATATTTAATCATTTAAAATGAACAAAAAGGCGTTGAAAATTGCAGCTATTACGGGTGGTGTACTGACATTTTCTGCGGTGACGATTGCTGTTGTGTTGGTATTTGCTTTAAAGAAAAAGACTTCCACTTCTAGTTTGTATAAATTTCCAGACATAGGGTATTATACGTATGTGTTGACGAACGAAGATAAACCAACCAACTTTAAAGCTGTATATTTGGGACAATTAGATCCCATTTTATTCGACGCACAGTGGTGTTCTCAAGTTAGACAACAACTATCCTTCGAATTCGTAAAAGATGGATTAACTCCAGACACAAAGATTTTTAGAATAAGACAAACTATGTATGTTAAGAATGCTTACCTAACTTACGACCCTGCGGCCGTTGATTTGATTTCTCAAAAGAATTACACAGACGGAACCGAACAACTTTGGGATGTAAAATATTTACCTGGAGTAACTTCTGGTCATATAGAGATTTCAAATGGTGCTACTTTGGGAGTCTACAATATCACAAATGTTGCAACTGGAAAGGCTTTGGGATATGTACTAGACTCTAATAACACCGAAAAGATTACATTATTGGCTCCTGATCCAACCTCAATCATACAGAGATGGTCGATAACTCGATCTGGTTGTTAATAAAGTTAATATTACCATATCCATAATTTTGTTGAAAGTTTTTATTTAATAAATTAGTTTACAATCATTCCAGTAGCTTCGTAAATGAAATCTGCTCTCCACGGATCTGGAATAGGCGTGTTTGTATAAGGATTCTTAATTTGATAAATCCCAAACTCATCTAGGTACATATTGTTTTTTACATGAGACTTTAACGATGGATACGACATTGCGAAACACTTTCCGTCTTGCAACCACGTACTTTTCCCTTGTAGGTTTGATATAACTTCATGAGTATAAGGGTCTGTAAGATTTTCTGGTAGGGTGTCTCTTGCCTTCTTTTTCATTTCCCACAGTGCATCAAAAGTCTTGCGGGCATTCAATCTCTGTCTGTCCAATTCGGACACATCGGAATTGACGTTTAGAAAGATTTTCTCCAACATTTCTAAGAGGATTTTTCTATATGTTTCCCTCATGGAAGCCAATACAACGCTTCCTGTAGCTTCCAAGTTTAAAACTTTACAGATTCTAATCTCATTTTCTTTAGGTAACACACTGATAGGGTTCCAAACACCAAAATCCTCCAGAGGCCCTTTGTAAGTTAACCTAAACATGCGGTAATCTCCATGTTCCTTGTTGACTTCTCTATAAATATAAGCAATAGGATCACTCGCATTTAATTGAAAAGAAACACTACTTCCGGTTAACGAGACAACTTTGACGGTTTCCATTCTGTTTGTTTTTGTCCATCAACCCAACTATATAGCGCAATGGAAAATATGAAATATATTGATATTGATATTCCAAAATGGCAGAAAAAGTAAAAGTTAGTTTAGATATAGAAGCTATTTCGAATACCGATGTTGTAGGTATCGGACTCGTTGCTGGAAACGATCAAGGAAAAACTTTATTCAAAAAGCGATGGTGGATAGAGCAGGGAGAGAAACAAATTGAGCCTAGATGTAAGAGCGAATTCTGGGACAAATTCACTGGACCTTACAACGATTGGCAGGCAAACGGAAAGAATGAAGAAGAACAAATCCAAGATTTCGTTGCAACGTACGACAACTTACCAAAGAGATTAAAGGTCGAAGAAAAGGACATTGAGTTGGTTAACGACAACCCCGAATACGATTTTGGTAGATTGGCACCCTACGTAAAAAAATACTGTAATCGCGACCCTCTCCGCTACACTACCGATGGTTCTTACAGAAGTATCAATGATGTTGGTGATACTCTTTGGTCTCTTGGAATCTACCAGATTGTAGACGCCCCAGTTACTGAAATTCAAGCACACGACCACTTTCCTGACAACGACGCTGAGCATAATATGTTGTTAGATGTTGTTGCAAACAGAGTATTCAAAAGGCTAAGAGCAGAACTTGGAACCGAAATCCAGAGAATCGCCCAAGAGGAAACGAACGCCGCTATTGTTGAAATTAAAGCAGCTAGATCAGCTCAAGAACAACAACAAGAAGAGGGATTACCAGTTGCGGATAATAAGTGTGTTGAATAGTTTAATTAATATAAAGAATTATATATTACATATGTTTATTATATGTGTTTATTATATTATTGACATGTGTGTTTAGACAGTGCTTCTTGTCTGCTGCTAGGTTCGTTTGTATTACATTTGGGTGTTCTCGCTCTAAAAGCTTCCATAAGGGTATCGGTGTCTTGAAAATTCCAAACTTCCATACCACAAGATTCACTGCACATACATCTTACATTGTATATCCACTTGCATAACAAAAGACGATTTTGTAAAGTGCTCTTTCTAAGGGGAAATTCCTGCAATACTTTGATGTATTCTTTTCCCAAATCACAATATTTGAGTACACCAGGTAATAATTCTGCGAAAAATGTGTAATATTTGGAAACCATTTCAGCTTCAGGATCTGATTCTGGATAGTTCCAACATACAGCATACAAGAACGCCCAAAAGTTACTTTTCCATCCTGGTCGAGGTATGACAGAATCTCTCCAGGAATTACCAAATAGAGGTTTCTCTAATTTCAGGTTTACGCGATTGTGAAAGTTGTACCAGTACATGGCTATTTTACTTCTAGTCAAAAAACGTACATCGTCTACTGAGAAAGATAGGGATTTGATGATTCCAAATTCTCCCTCAAATAACATTCCCGAGTTTCTGCAATACCTACAAGGCAACATTCTTATAATGGCAGCACAGAAACGTAGTACGGTTATAGAATCATTTACGCTCAGTCTCTCTTCAGGAAATAACCATGGTAGCTGATGTAAAAAGTTCCAACATTGAGGTCCAAAAGCAGAACTGTTCATTTTAAATATCTACAAAAATATTCTATGAAATTATTCTATGAAAATATTCTATAAAGATGTTTTAAAGATATTCTATTAAACCAACCCAAATATTTGGTTTATCCTGGCGCTAAAAACTGTGACGGAAAATGTAAATTTATAGACAATCATATCGTATTATAAACGATGGAACAAACCTATGAAAGAGGTGTTAGAGTTCAAAAAGATACACTTGCGTCGCTCGATGAGACGATACGAATAACGGAGTTGTGTAAAGCTACCGGTGTAAACGTCAACCAGGAACTTACTATACAGACAGAAAAGTTAAAAAACGTACACGATGAAACAAAACAAGTCAACAGTAACTTGGAAAAAGGCTCAAAGGAATTGAGAATATTTAGTAGACGCATGGCGACAGATCGCTTCATACAAACATTAATCTGTCTCATTGTGTGCGGAATTATAACAATCATTATTATATTGACAATAAAACACAAATAAACACCAATTTGTAAAAAACGTTTTATTCATAATAAACACCATTATACCACTGACTTTTGTCATTGTATACAACTTGATGAAATGTACTAGATATTTGTTCGCCTGGATTCCTTATTCTCCACTTTGGTTCTGTTTTATTTTCGAGTAAAATCTCCAAAAGATACTTGATATCAATTTTATTACTCCACAAGCTATCTAATTTCACCCATCTACCAGTCTTTTTTGATACATTAACCCACATATTCCCAGCATTTTTTTTACTAAACGTACACTTTTCGTTTGTATCATCACTCGTGACATTTGGGTTAATTATTCTCGTTATTTTTCTGCATTCTTCACTTGTAACATCGTAATCTGAAACTTTACAACGTATTCTCGATTTGGTATTTCCGACCATAAATATCAAGGCACTCAACCCTTTCAATACCACTAATTTATCGTTTTTTACATAAAATCTTGTTTTGTTCCCTCTTTTGCACGACCAAAGCGGATAGACTGAAATGGAACCAGAGTTTGGATCTATTTGGTAGAGTATATTATGATAGTGCTGCACTGATTTCATCTTTTTGATATCAAAATTAGGTATAGCAATGTCGAATCCTCTCTGATAGTATTTAAATAAACGATACTCATAACTAGGTGACATTCTAGTGAAATCAACTACATTTACATGTTTTTTAAACGCATAGAGAGATCTGTCAGATAATATGATGTTTTGACCGTCGTAAACTATTGCCGAAGAATCAACGTCAAACCCCAATAATATTTCGTCAATGTTTTGATATAATCGGAATATAAACTGATAAGTGGAACCGTCTGATCTGAACGTCCAACAATTTTCAGTAAAATATCCGTCGGTAGGTCTTATTTTGTCTTTAGCGTCGTTAATTACGGATAATGCTTCATTTGAAGTACAACCCACAAAGAAAAGATCGTAATCCTTAATTTCAGTTTCCAGAATTGTAGATACTATACTGCCTCCACCCAATACTAACTTCCCATTGTATTTTCGTAAATCGAGAGCAAATCCTTTTATCGTAAGAGGAAATCCGTCTACCAAACGTTTCACATCCTCGGTCAATTTTAAATTTTCAGAAAAGAAACGATTCCCAGACAAAAAAGAACGCCCATCTGTCTTTTTAGGTAATCCCCAAAATGATTTTAATATTTGTTCGTCCAAAATATGTTTCTTTATGCAAGGAACCTCCTGGAATTTTCTTTTCCACAAATCAGACATTCTTATCCTCCAATGGTTCAGTCCCAATACCATTTCACAATGTGGTATAAGATAAAAATCAGCTATTTCAAAAGATAAATCCTTAGTTTCTCCAGTGCTTAGATATTGGAAAACAATATCCAAACAAGCACATTCATCGTTCAAAACAAACACATTCTTCAAAGAAGAAGATTTACTTTCGGATAAGTAGTGGAAGCGTTCTTCTCCTTTGAATTTCTTATTTTTGATATCGACTTCAATAATATTTTTAAACAATTTGTTCTTTAAAAACCCTTCGAAATACTCACTATACAGCAAATACCGTTCAGGTATAGTATATAACTTTAGATGGTCTTTATCGGTAAATCGATATAATGTATACTCGGATAATGTCTCCATAATTTACGAAAATACTTGTTTCCTGTTTTTATCAATCATCTTTGATAATCGTAGGTATTCCTAGCGCTAGTATTTATCTGATATTTGATATTTTTTAAAAACTCGATATAAACAAATAAAATTTCGATATAAAAAATAAATATCCGATATAAAACAAATAATCTTTTTATAAATTCAACTTTTAACCATCCGGCCCTTTTAGCACCCCCTTTTCACTCTTGTTTTAGACTTTAGAATTTTTCAAAGTCTAGAATTTAGAGTTACAAAACAAAGCAGTTCAAACGTTACTAAAAGGGCCGGATGGTTAAAAGTTGAATTTATAAAAAGATTATTTGAATCGATACGATTATTTATCATTTATATCGGGACTTTATTTATTCGTATCGGTATTTATTTAGTTGTATCGGGTTTTGTCTGTATGTATCGGAAAATTAAAAATTTCTTAATGTTACAATATGATGTTTTACGCCTTATTATTTGTCATTTATATATAGTTTCAAGCATAATTTAGACTCATGGAGAGAGATTGGCACGAATTGTTTAAAAAGATTTCTGGAGAAAACTATGAAGAGGATGTCGAGTTTCTCAAGTCTTGTGGTTGCCTTTCTGAAGATTGGAAGCAAAATTTAAGACACATCCTTCACAGAAGCCTAAACAACAAATCTGAGGCTTACAAGAGTGTTCAAGAGTTGCTCCGCATGAACTTTTACATTAAACAAAGCAAACTAGTATTATCAGATATCACATTATTAACCATGATACCTACCAATATCAAGGCTTTGACTCATCTAAAATGTATTACTTTGGAGGAATTAGACATTCATACATTACCGTCAGACATGTCTTCTCTTGTAAATTTGACAACGCTCATCGTTACCAAGTGTCCTATTTACGAAATACCGAGTTGGATAGGAGAATTACGGTCTCTTAATGTTTTGAACTTTTCAAGATGCAGATTAAACAACGTAACTGAACGACTTGTTGTATGTAAAAATTTGGACACTCTAATGCTGGGATACAACTTTTTACGTTCTTTACCTGATCAAGTTTTGGAAATGTCTTCTATCAATCGTTTGTCATTGGATAGTAACCCAATACAAATTGAATGGAAAGATACTATGTTACCATCGTGCAAATTATTATCTATAGGCGATACGAAAATTACAAATATACCTCAAGGCGTAGCTAATCGGCTCATTCAGTTAGTATGGTGTAATGTAAAGGATATTCAATTTCCCCAAAATATGAAATCGATTAAATATTTGGACGTACGAAATAATGAATTAGATGAGAAGCAAATTGAAAAGCTGAAACTGTTTGGAAATACTGTTGTATTATAAAATATATACATGAAATGTTAATGGTAATAATATTATTCGTCGTCTGATTCGGGTTCGCTCATAGAATCATAAGATGGTTTTTCTTTGGGGTCGTCTGGTTCACTGTCCCAATCAATATTTCTATCGCTTTTTCGATCCTCTAGTTTCTTTTCCCATTTTTCTTTGCGTCCTTCTCTTCTCTTTATCGATTCAAGTATGTTTAGGGCTTCCTGTTCTGGTTGACCGAAATATTTATTTACGAGTTCTATCTCAGTCATCGATGTTTCTATTTCGAAATCTTCCAAGACGGAATAACTGTGATCTCCTCTCCTGATAGATTCATATCCAAACTTATCTGAACATCTTCCACATATCACTATTCCAAACGTGTAATATTCCATTACAAATCTTCTTGGCACTTGGTTTACGTGAGTTATATTTCTTCCATCTCTCGTAATGATGATATATTGTTTATCATATTCACCACATCTCTTGCAACCAAAATACCCATTAACGTAAAACTCGTCGTGATTTATGTTGTGTTCGCAAAAAGGCTTTGCGTATATAGTTCTGCATAACGTAATCATTTATAGCTTTTGGTATTTTATGTATTACAACAAAGAGTATCAAAACATTATTTTATCATACCGACCAAAAAGCTAGCGCTAGGGTAAATCGTTTCATTATTTTGTGAGAATTATTTTGGGAGAATTTATAATATCTTTAAATAGACAATGTCTGCCAACAAAGTGGTCGTTTTAGTTGAAAATAATGATATACGGTGCGAGAAAGTGTATCAAGATGGAATAAAAATATTGAGCTTTACATTTAAATGCAAAACTGCAAATAAAAAAGCTATGGAAGAAATGAAACGTGTACTCTTAGCGTATGTGAAAACATTAGAAGGAACTACAAAAAAGTTCAGAATATTCATCGATGTACGCTCTATTATAACTCCTTCTTTCAGTATGCTCGGAGAACAAAGTGGACCAGCCAAAGATATGGAAGAAGCTACTTATATGTATGTAGAAAAGACGGCAGTTGTCACTTCTTTCCTTGGTCTCAAGGTACTAGAAAAGAATCTCACCAAAGAACCTCCAAAGACATCAACAAAAGCCTTTGATAACAGAGAAAAGGCACAAACGTGGATAATGTCTTGATATCTACCCAATATCAAGCGATAAATAGTCCAAGAAACCTTCAAATTATATTATATTATGTAAAAATAAACATGTATCGTAGCTATGAAATGGTTTATTATTATTTTAGTATGACTTTTCTCCAGTTTCTTGTTGTGAATAACCTTGCAGTGTAAGTAATATATGCTTTGTTGGCCATTATTGGTTGAATTTCGCTCTTTGTGTTTGTCGGTAATATGGGTAAAATTCGGACAAAGTCATTATTAGTTATGCTACTACGATTTTCTATTTCGATAGCTATAACAACTCCAACTATTTTTGTGGAAACTACAGGTGTGTCGTCGGAAAATAATTTATCCATATGTTCGAGGTATTGATAAGCATAAGGCCACTCGTCTGGGTGTTTCTGAGGGTAGAAAACCATTTCAAATTCACAAACATCGTTTATGTTGAGATTTTCTAGTCGAAAGGGTTGTCTGTCGTATATGACAGACGAATCTTCCCCGAAATCAGCGGTGATTGTGTTTTGATTGTTAAACATTTTGAACAAATATTCTATAAATAATTATTCTATATAATTATTCTATAAACACACTTTAATTTTTGAAATTTGGTACTTTATTATACTACGATTACATACTACCGTATTTACCAATAATCTTTATCAGCTATTACATATATACTATACGTTCTTCCTTCATAAATTTGACAGCTTCAGCGTAGTTATCAAACAAAGTCACAGCATTGTTTCTGTAAGTGCTGTCGTAATCCAAGAGATTGTGAAGAGCTTGTCCAGGAGGGCATTCGGTACATTTTAAGATCTTGTTGTACTTTCTTGCTTCATATTTTTGCAATCTCATTTTTCTGTAACTGTTGTTGTCTGGGTTGTAATACTTGACAGTCTTGTCCTTCAAATATTGTTCTGCACCAACAGTAGCGTAAAATTGTCCATCTTTGTAGGCAAATTGACAGTTGTTCAAATCAAAAGAAGTCAACAAATCGGAAATAGTCTCAAATTGAGTGCAAAGAACTACTTGGACTTTGAGCTTGTAATATTTCCCATCTGTTCCTTGTCTTCCACCTTTTACTTTAAAAGTGCATGTTCTTGAAGTAACAGGTCCATCTGTGCAAAATGGGTCCATTTTGCCGTCTTTAACTACTACATTTTTTCTAAAATCAATAAATGGATCGCTACCATAACAGTCTTTCAAGTCTCTATAGATTCTTCTCAAAAGAATCTTAACTTCACCAATCGATTTTTTCTTTCCGAGGAGGAAAATGTCGATATCTCCATTAAGAGATGCCTCTTCGTCTCCGATAACAGCATTTAAGACGTGTCCTCCTGCAACGGCAATTCCAGACCAATCTCTTATCCACTTGAGACACAACAAATCTTTTCTTACAGCGTGAATTGGCATAACTTGATTGACGATTTGGAATTGTTCGGGAGTTTCAATAGTGGTATGAGTTTTAATAACTTCTTCAGTACCATCTTCGTTCACATAACTTACTACAGTTTCGTATTTTATGGTTCTGTTTGGTTTTTCAGAGACAGTAAGGTTCTTAAATGGCAAAATAGTGGAATGCATGGTTAATTACTTTGTTTTGGGGTTTTTTACGGGGTTGAGGTTTGTTTGGGTGGGGGTGAAGATAAAATAGACTTAAACGCGAACTGGCGCCGTAAATCAAATAAAAGATAATCGAACAATAGATTAACATATATTTATATAAAATCTCTTTGACCGTAAGTCAATTCAAACCAATATCCCTGTTTCATGAATTCAGAAAAAGCCTGCAAAATCTTTGAACGTTGTCCAGTTATACCAAAGTAGTGGAAATACCCTGCTTCATATTGACTCGATGAACAACTAAATGAAACTGTTCTATCCGATGAATAGAAATGAAACCTTCCGTTTTCTTTTTGCGGTGTTTTGACTTCCACACCAAGTATTTCGATGAATTCATCAAAATTGTTTACGCCTGCTTTATCGGCCCCAAATTGAAGATACTCATCGCAAGTGTTATCCAGTTTCTCCAAGTAGGAATATAATTCTTTTGTATCTGGTGACATGTTACCATTCCAAAAACCCTTCACAAACTCGGTGGACTTTTTATTTAGCTCGTAAAACGCTTTCTCGGTTAGGTTAAACTTTTGTTTAATTTCCATCTTATTTACTCTAACATAACAGGATAAAAAGATAAGTTGTTGTTGTTTAGAAATTGATGTTTATTTGTGACGTCCAATTTCGCTTTTCGACAAATCTCCAACTTCCGTCAGTCTTTAACAACTTTTCGAGGTAAAGTTGAAGTCTTTTGAGTTCTATGTCAAAATGATTTCCATTCCATTCATAAATAAGAATTCCCATTCCATAATTACGTGCAAAGTTATATGCTTTGTCATCTATCATCAACATTTTGTGTTTATTATATTTCTTTCCGTTGAATTTTCTTCTAGTAACTTTTCTCAAATCTTTTCTCTTTATGACAGTGCAACATCTACTGTCGCTCGTTAAGGTGCAACGTTCTCCTGTGAAAATAAATGCCAACTTTGTATATTTTTCTCCAAACAGTTGAGGTAAGATACTATGTGCATATTCAGGGGAAGCAGCGGTCCATATTGCAACATCGAAATGTTCGTAACAATAATCTGTAAATTCTTTAAAGTATGGTCTTGTGTATACCCAATGTTTTGTATGTCCAATAATAGGTATAGTCATCAAGTGCTCCAAATTATCAATGATATGATCGCTTGTGTGTATTAACGTTTCGTCAAGGTCTAGAATTAAAAGGGGTTTGTCGTGGTAATTTTTTTCCATTTTACGCAAATTACATGTAAATATTTTTTAGTAAACCCTAGCGCTAAAGTGTGACAAGTATAGAGAATAAAACGAAATTTCTCGTATAATATTTTATTAAAAAACAGTTGTTCCCCAAATGATTCCGTCGTTGAGAACTGCTGTAGTGTTCTTGGAAGCTCCTTGGTTCTTTTCGTTAATCGTAATTTCATGCTGTTGACCGTTTTCGTCTGTGTAAAACTTTCTACCACTGTTGGTTTTCGCTCTCTTTCCATTTCCAGCTCCTTTTCTATTTCCGGTTTGTCTCGATTCTTTATTTTGGTTTGATTCATCAAATCCTCTTTTAGCACCTGATTTCCATTCGTCTGTCTTTTTCTTGGATGCTTTTTCTAGATTTTCCCTGGTTTCTTCTGGATATCTTTCTACAGATCCTTTGAACCATTCTCTATCGTAGGTAGCACAACACTGTCTGTTAAACGGTGTTCTTTCGTCTGTAATCGATTCATTTTTTGTAAAAGTAGGTGTAGGTATATCATCCAAGTTACTCTTGTAAGTCTCTTCTCTATAATCATTCTCTCCATCACCATCGTTTTGGCTAGAAGCATTTGGTTTGAAGTTATCTTGCTGTGAGTTGGAATCGTCTTGAGAATTTTCTGAATTTTTATGTTGTGGCTTAGGTGATTTGTTTGTTGAGTTTTCGGAAGGTTTCTCGTTTGTATTTGAATGCGTATCGTTTCGAGGTTGGTTCGGGTTTGTTGGTTTCGGGGGAGTATTTGACGTATTGGATTGATTAGAACTAGAACTAGTGTTTGAATTGGATTGGTTAAAACTAGAGCTATTATTCGAGCTTGATGTATTGGATTGGTTAGATCCACTAGAATTAGATCCAGTAGAAGAACCACCAGAACCATTAGACTGGTTTTGCGGCTTTGGTGGAGGTGTGAATGTGTTTGTTTGTGGTTTGTATCTTTCTGCAAACTTACTTTGTTTGAGAAAGTTGACATCTTCGTTTACTAAATCATAAAACAACTGCGTTCTTAATTCATCTAGTAGTGTAAAATTACTCGAACCACCCCATCCCCTACATCCGTAATCATCTTTATGACATCTGCATTTTTGCTGAATACCCTCGGTTGTAATAACGAAAAATATAGCACTAGAACCGTGATAATCTCCTTTCTTTAGACAAAACTGCCCTCCTCCTAAAAGCTCGACTATATATTGAGTTTTCTGTTTTCTAAATATTTTTCTCACTGAAACATCATCCCAATTTCCTTCTGAAATATTCCTAATAGAATCACATATTTCTCCAGCTAATTTACAAGTAGGATCGATATACTGATTTACTTTGCATTGCCCTCTAGATATCATAGGGCCTTCAGGTAAACTCATGTATTTGAAACTTTTCCCAGTTTTGTTTGGTGTAAAATCTTTGGTAAATTTTCTAATGTCGAGTCTACAATCTGGAGGAGGTTTAAATAACTCTTGTCTCAAAGTTGTTGCATTAGATCTTATACACGCAGCTTTTACAGAAATTATAGCAGGGTCAACCTCTGAAAGTTGAACGTGGGCATCTCGTTTCAACAAGTCTCGTTGTAGCAATTTCTTTACGTATATCACTTTATACATATCCAAATTCTTGTTTTCCTTTCGTAGTTTACCCAAAAACTCTTCATCGTCTTTTGATACGAGGTTGATCTTTTCCCATCCCGTAACACTTCCAGATTTGGAAAATAGATTTCTGAATTCACTAGAAATCGATCTAAGCTTAGCATCACATATAGTTCTAAGTCTTCTTACAGATGAATCTCCACCTTCTAATTTAATAATTTCATCTTCCAACGGTTTTAGTTTGGTGTCAAAATCGCTCAATTCTCTTTCCAAATACTTTTCTACGTGAGATTCTATCGATTCAAAAACCCAAGCGATATCTCTATCTTCCTTTCCATCACAATCAAATATTACAAACGGTTTATAAACTCTGTCATAAGGACAACATTTAGGACATTCGTTTGTGGTGAATTTTTGACTATTCTTACATTCACACTTTTTCCACTTTACAGCGTACAACATTCTCATTCCACCTTGCGTTTCGTTACTATAAGGTCCCATATCTAATTCGATGTGTAATCCATCTTCTCCTTGTGTAGGAGTCTCAATGTCTAGCTTTGACTTGACATAGGTAGCAATCATTCTAGCTTGTTCGGTTTTGACGTGCAATCTACCGATGTAATTAACGTGAAAACCTGCCTTATAAAAGGTCTTGCCAGTTTTAGGATCTGTATGTGGGATAATGCCAAGTTGTACGTGATCTTTTCCAGGAGGAGAAGGTAATGCTACCATGGCTCTTAGCCGATGTCTACCAGTTCCACCTCCGTGCCATTCTCCAGTTTTGTTATTGAAATTTTTGTATTCGTCGTAAAGTAATTTCCTCTTTTTTGGTATAATCCAGTCTTCGAAAGAGCTTGTGTCTCTAGAATCTTGAGCAAATTTTAGATCAGGAAAGAAGTTGGTAGTTTTGGATACTACTCTAGATGCAATTTTCAAAAGCATTTCGTCAGTAATTGGCTGCGAACTTTTTATGTCCCCTTCTTGAAATAACATAAAGTACGGATAAGAAAGTTTTTCGTCTACACAAACACGTTCACCGTCGCTTCTGTGTGGTTTGACATGTTCGATGTATTTATCATAAAATACATTTTGTTGATAAAAGTTGTCATCTCTGCCTATAGAGATTTGTGGGTTTTGGCCTAAAGAACCGTGAGACCTGATGATATTTCTATCGGTCTCTACTGGTCCAGCCCGATGTATCGATTGTACGGATTCCCAAAACTTGGGCATTTTAAGTAGTGAAACTAAAAGAACTCTGCAACTACTTTAAAATTTGCGCTAAAGATTATAGGTTAATGTTTGGAAAATTCTGCGAATAATAATTAATTTAATACATCTCCGGAAATACCAGGTTTTATGATATAGACTAATTATTGATAGAAATGAAAGTGTTATTGGTCAGAACTCGGTTTACGATAATTTTTACAGAAAAAGCCAAGAGAGCTTTTAAGGAAAAGGGTGTGGATTATAATCTCTTCAAGACGGATTTAATCTCATGTAGAACCGATCCCATTTTGATAAAAACATTGGAAGAAATTAATGTGTATAATTGTACTAATAATCCTGGAGTGTTGAAAATTGCCATTGTACCTGATATTTTTTCTAAATACTTTCGCATACTTGACGATAATGGAGCAGAATGGATAACGATTGATTGGAATCGTTATATGATTGACAATCTACCTCATGTTAATAGCGAAAACTTAAAAGAATGGAAAGAGTCAATTTATAAAGCAATAGATTTATTATAAATTGAAAACATAAGCCACGATATAATTGTTTATTTTTGTCCCGATCACTTGGTTATATCATAAATTCCCTTTGACCAATCTGTACCGAGATTTTGATAAAATGCTACGGTATCAGGCATTATATAATCTCCTCCTTTAGTAATTCTATCAACTAAACCTAGTCCTGTTCCATTTGGATTTGACAAGATAGATGCCCCGGTAGTATTTGGCCACCATAAATTCTTTAATCGATAGATGTTCATACCAACAATACGGGTATCTATATCCATCCATGCTTTGTAATTTTTAGCACTAGCTGCGATCGTATTTAAACATGTATTATCTGCGGTAGTTGGAACTATAGTGGTATTTGGTGTCGAAATTTCGTAATAAGCAGCGAAAGGTAATAGTAATATCTTTTGTGTTGTTTTGATGTTTGGATACAAAACAGTATTATACCTGTTTATGTAGGTTGTAACAGGTATATCGTAATATTGATCAGAAGAAATATAATCCAATTCTGACTGTCCCATAGCTTGGGAATTTTGTGTCGTTATAGCATCATATGTGAAATTACAGTAGAGTAATATACTTGGATATTTCTGTTTAATCATTTGACTTGCAGTAACGATTCCCCAATTCGAATTATCTCCTAATATAAGTGCCGAACCAGGCTCATCATACATTAGCATTCCAGAGGGTTGAGCTGGTAAATCAGGATATTTAGCTACCATTTGTTTATAATTTTGGTCAAATGTTTCCAAATTAGTTGCATTTATAATTCCTGCGGTAGGTTTCCAAAATACTAAAAGTTTGATTCCTGTACGTCGGTATATTTCATTCCATACTTGCCCGTAAAAATCCCAAGAAGGATAACCATCGGTAAGAAGGAAGTTTTGCCAAAGTTTACTTTTACCATCCGTATCAATAAAGAAAAAGTCTTCTACTGTCCAAGGATCGTTAAAGTTTGCATTGTAATACGACCAACTTCCCATCAATTTTTCTGGTACATAAACTTGATTGATTGTAGGTTGAGCTACCGACACATTTGGATTTGTCTCAACAACAGGTTTCTTCTTTTTCATTAACAAAACGGATAATATCACAGCAGTAATAACAGCAAACCCCGCTAAGCTAGAATAGAGAACGATCGATTTTGTTTTACTAGAGTCCTTTTTACTTGAAAGGTTCTGATTCTTTGCCATTTTGACTAATAGTACACTACATAGATATTACATAAAAAGCATATATAAAACATTGTAATCATTTAACAAAACGATTGGATTATGTGAATTATCTTTATTTACATATTAAACTCAATTTTGAATACCCAACATTCCCAAATAAGTTCCAAGGTTGTGTAATGGACCCCAATTTTCAGCTCCCTCGTCTTGTATAGGTGCAGGTATTACTTTTTGAACTTGGTTTCTAAGGAAGCCGGGTAACATATTCGCTCCCATGTTAACCACTGTATTTACGGCATAATTACAATCTCGTTGATAATTAAAATGGTTCATTATAAAGTAATCTCTATCTATCAATATATTACCCATTTGTGTGATAGGCGGTATCAAAATCATAGTGGTGCCGATATTAACATAACTATCTGATGTCTTGGGAAAACAAGTGGCTGGATCTACGAATAGAACACCATTCTCGACTTTCGAGCTTATAATATTTAAAACGGGTACGTTGCAGGCTCTTAAGAACAAATCATAGCTGGTATTTCCAGTTCTAGGTGCACCAAAAGTTGCACAGTTTAATTGTGGTTTATCGGATCGTATTGTTATGAATCTCTCTAGGAATGGCAAAAACAATAAATTGAGCAAATACGTCATTACATGAGTCATTGCTCCCCCTAAACTGTATCCTAAAACAACGATCTTAGAGTGAGCCCATCCAGTACCACGCTCAGGTACTTCGTACAAAATAGCCTTCTTAAGTGTATTTTGGAATTTTTCATCTTCAAATATCTTCATACAAACATCCAGGAGACCTTTATGTATTTTTGTCCCTCTCAAGTACAAGTCTAGTTCACTGCCTTCTTTAAAAGGTAAAAAGGAACTGTTTACATAGTATTCGTGTCCAAACATTGTAAAAGGTCTATCGTAAATTTCGACCAATTGGTTGTCACATAATAGAACTTTTGCAGTTGTGGCAGATTCTAGGATACCCCCAAAAGTGTCCAATTTCATGTTGAAAGGTTTGAAAGTTATGTAAATCGTGCTTGGATCATCTCTAGGAGCCAACATTGCACACTTGGTGAGACCTACACCTTGATAGATTCCTCGTAAATGATAATATTCCCCACCTACAGGAGGTAATTGTAATAGTCCATCTTCAGAGATCACTGTAAAATCATTCTTGTGTTCGCAAAATTCTTCTGGAGTTGATTTGATATCTACAGTACCATCAGGTTTGTTTACGAATAGATTGTTATATAGATCGATAAGTTCTTTTTTTCTTTCATCGGGAATGTCTGGGGAATTAAACTGACTTTGTAAATTCATGACGAATGTTCTAGCTACTATCGGTAACTGGTAGCGTTGTATGTAAGGGTTGGATTTCTTTCTTTTACAAAATGGAAGAGAATCACACTTTTCTTTTTCAAAGCTATTAGACAAACACATCACTCGCTCATCGTTGTCTACTTGTGGGTTCGTATAAACAACTTCCTTTCCATAAATAAGATTGGTGGATGATAATAATTTTTCTATGGTAGATGCTAATTCTTTGATTTTCTTCGTTGCAGGAAACACCGTAAAAGGTGTTGAATTGTTTAATGCTTTGAGATCCATTTTACCTATATATTTACAATTAAATATAAAAAAATGGATCATTAAATTAGTAATAAGTAAATATGAAGAGCAGTACAAAAATCACCCTTATTACATTGGGCGTTATTTTCGCAGCAATTTTGGGTCTTGGAATTCCACTTACAGTCATTTATGTCAAGAAATCTAAAAAGTTACCAAAGAATCTAAATGATTTGATACCAAAATCTACCAAGAAAGTCGTATTTTAATTGTAAGCTAAAATGTACCAAATAAACACACATATGTATGTTAAATAATTTTATTACGTTACAAAATATAACAAGGGTCGGTTATCAGTAATCGCTTTGATTCAATCTTGAAAGATCCAAGGTTCTTGTATTCAAGCTCTTGGAGGTCGTAAGGTTCATCTTCCAAATTGTGGGTTATAAATGTGATGGTTATGTGAGATATTTTTCCTTGAGAATCTACATATCCAATAACATCAAAATGCCCATCACCACCAAAGTCGTTTGCTTGTACCGCTATAGGTTCTCCAGACTCGCCCAACACTACAGGATTGGAAGGCGGCAAGTCTTTGCTTCTATCATCAATAGTTATCCCTCGTTGGTGTAAAAACAACTCGTAAGAGTCTTTCACTCCGATATCCGAGAAGCAAGTAGGCCCAGATTCGTCATCCATCGGCAGAGAATTGATAGGGTCATGAATCAAAAGTGATCCAGTATCCACGCCAACTTCGCCCAGTTGCACTTCCTCAAGAGAGCCAGTAGTTTGTTCCAAATCAATTCTCAGAGTAGTCATGAGTTCACAATCAAAATATCCAGAGACTTGAGCTTTCGCACATTCTAGTCCAGTAATAGATACACCAAGTCCCTTGTGTCCAAGTTCGAATCTGAGGCATTGATAACGTTTGGAAAGTTTGCAAAATTTGGCATAGGTTCCAAGGTTGACTTCTTCAAACGAAGATAATTCGCGTTGGAGTTTTTTCTTTAGTTGTTCTTGTTTCTTTTCGAGCTTGGCTTTACGGGCAGCTTTCTTTAATCTTGTCATCTGGTATTTTTAAGTGTATTCCGGAAAGGTTAGTTTGGTTTGGCGCTGGTATCAAATAATTGAAATTATTATATAAAAATAAAAAAGGGTCCCTCTTTTTAATGTTTGACATCTCGGAAGAATCCAGGGAATTTAAGTTTCCTCTAAATACAGAAAATGAAAAGAATGATTTCCGTAAATATCACCAACTCTGTACCGATTATACACTTTGCAAAGATCACAATTTAGCACTTATAGAAGGAAGACAAGTTACATTGTATTCGGATGTTAGAAATGAAAATGTTATGTTTTTGACTTGCTTTTGCTACTTTGATGTCAAATCTGGATATAGGTGTAAAACCTGTGGAAGAATGTAATTTGAGAATGTAATCTTTGTGTATTTATATAAACGACGTACAAACAACCACTGTTTGATGTTCCTTGCGCCACACATATTTACCACTCTAGTTGTAATCTATACAATGCAATCGTTTTCAGGGAAACTGGACGATACCAATTATTGGAAGACTGTTTATCGAGCACAATTAACGTCTACTACTGGAAATAAGTATATAGAAGAATGGACAATATGTTGGAATGATAGTTTTGAACCTGTATACTTTAAGAGAGGAGATGTTATATATAACTGGGATGTGCAAAATAATTACTGGAACAACAACTATCACAACAAAAGCAACATGCTCCGCTTTTATTCTCCCTTAAAGAATGGTCATCGATGTAGAATAATACTTGAACCTTGTGATAATAAATACTATGTTGGAACAGGTGATATTCGAACGAACGCCTTTACGAATTACTTTAACGATTGGGAATTGTTATATGGTGTCAAACTAAACATAGAAAGCAGTACAAAACTTAAAAAGGAGGAACTCACCGATTTATGTTTCGAGTAAATAAATTTATTAATATCAATAACTTAATTTTTGATTGACAAGATGTTTACATATTTCTTGTTTCGAGATCTACTTTTGGTCCAACTAATAATAAATAAATTAACAAATTATATCGATTACGTGTATTTTGTTCCACCACCGCCAGGAGCGATAGTTCCATGGAATCCAAAAGCAACCATATATTGACTTTTAGCAATTTCGTCGTCTCTGTCGTGAAACCCTTTACCAGAAATACAAGCAGCTCCAAGTTTAAGCGAATTGTCAATTTCTTCAAGTGAATTACGCCCGATAACTTTGGAGAATACACCGTGGTAATAATTGGAAGTCCCTCTTTGATAATAAATAATTGAAACCACGATACATGATATTTTACCCAGGATTTGACTTCCAATCTCTTGAGCCTGTGTCTTGAAATTTCTTTTTAATTGTATCCCACTTGCAAGGCATGTGAAGTGTCAACTTAATTTTAGAAGTCGGTTGATGTTTCAAATACAAGGCAACGGCGACGTGATCTGCCCAGCTCCTACATTGTTAAATTAAAGTAATTTAATTACTTTACGCAGATCCAGAAACCAATTCTACATTATCCCATTTGAATCCCCAATGTTGATTGATGATTGTTTCTGCTTCTTTCACCATATTATCAAAGCGTTCAAGGGACATTAACTCTTTATCACCCTTTCTACCAGCACTACCAATCACAGCGATGCTAGTGTAGATTTGTGCACCCAAGTCAGTTTTTAATGAATCACCTTTAACCACACTTGTAGGATTTATATCGAATTTGATAATATCAGACATGTTTTCCATTTAATGATAATTTGTCCAAAAGGTATACCAGCGCAAGGTAAACTATACAAAATGTATATCCAGTGTAAAATTTGATTTTATGAATTATTTTAATTTCCGATATAAACTTTAAAAATCGATATAAATTAAATAAAATCCGATATGAAACAAATAATCTTTTTATAAATTCAAATTTTAACCATCCGGCCCTTTTAGTAACGCTTGAACTGCTTTGTTTTGTAACTCTAAATTCTAGAGTTTGAAAAATTTTAGAGTCTAAAACAAAAGTGAATTGGGGGTGCCAAAAGGGCCGGATGGTTAAAGTTTGAATTTATAAAAAGATTATTTGTTTTGTATCAAAACTTTTATAGTTTATATCGAAAAAATGAAATTTATACCAAAAACAAATAATTCATATCGAAAACATATATTTTGTAAAAAGTTTACAAAACTAGTCAATATGTAACCTGAATTATACAAACGTCATTGTAAAATTGATAAGTAAAAATATTATAAATTTATTAATTATATCGAAAATCTATTAAATTATATCCGGCGCTGGATAAGTTTTGGTAAAAATCAAGCATGAATTATCAATAAATGTCCGCAGTTTATCCAGTATTCAACAATTTATCCAACGAACAACTCGATCGAGAAGTATTAGAATTTTTACAGATTGCAAAATTATCTGTAACCAATCGTCCAGAATGCAAACCAATTACAGAACTTTGTAGAAATAAATATCGAGAGCTTGGAAGAGGAACACTCTGGATTGCTTACGAATCCTATATAAAAGAAACTACACTTGCAAACATGCACTTTCCTTGCAAATATGTTAATGAACAAGATTCGTTAAAGATATTGGCTGAAGACGAGGAAATGTTGGCTGAGCACAAACGATTGTTGGCAAGCTATAACCCCGATAAGGAAGCTGTAGTATTAGTATCTATGACTGAACCTGCACATGTGAATTTGGATATAATCAAGTTACAATGTTAAAAGTTGAAATATAAAAATAGATATGTTTATATACATATTTTATTCAATATCAAAGAAATTTTTAATATCTTTTAATAATTCTTCTCTAAGTTCCTTCTTGATCATAAGTGTAAATTCTGTGTAATGTCTATTTGCGATATCTATTTCGAATGGATACTCCTTGTCTTTTCCCTTGCACCATATAAACGATCTATAAGCGTAAACCATGAGGGATGGTTCTAATAGTTGACTTTCGTTGTAAAACATCTTGAACTTAATTGTCCCTATTCCTCTTTCGAATTTAGGTTCTATTTCTGGTTTTCTTGTTTTACTTTTAAATATAATAAATCTGTTATGTTTTCCATTCAAGGTAATAATCATAACCCCTTCTTCTTTTGAAATATCAATCTTGGCATATCCTGTCAATCTACCCAAAAACTCTACTTTATGTACACTATCGTTTTGTATATTGCAGATTGTTATTTCGTTTGTATCGACACTTCCGTACGATTTCTCAAAACCGTGGTCTGTATAGCTCAAGTAATATTTGTTCACCAAGTTCATTCGTTCTTCATCTTTTATGTCTAGTAATCCAGTTACAATAAAACTGTCTGAATGACGAATAACTTCAAAATTGTCCCGTTTTTGTCTCTGGGCTTTTAATTGTGATAGTTCCTTCTTTAAGAGTGTAACTTGACATTTAGAATAGTGAGATTCAAGATTAGAGCGTTTATCAGTCCAATGACACTGACCACAAGCGGCGTCCACATTTGGACAGTCGTTATCCAGATGATTTTGTTTTTGTGTTCGGACTATTTTTTCTCCGCACATATTACAATCGATATAATACCAAGTACATGATTCGTTATGTTCTTGTGCATCTTCTTTTCTTACGATAAGACCACAACCACATAGGTATAGTGATCGGCATTCGTCCAGGTGGATAGAATAATTGTCCAAATTACCTATCCACGGACAATCTGTAGCTAAACATTCATACTTGAGACCCTTTATCATATTTTCCATGTTTCTACTTTTACGTATGTCTGTCCACATACAACGGTCTCTGCACATGGGGCAACGAGGATTTCTGGCTTTTACTGTAGCTCTGTAAATACATTCATAACAAAAGAAATGATCACAAGGTAAACTAGAAGGATCGATCATTACATCTCTGCATATCGAACATTTGTATACAGAGAGTAACGCGTCCGGATTGTGGGAAATGGAAACATTTTCTTGTATTGCGTCCGGTTTAAAAGTCGTCAGCTCTCTCTTTCTCTTTTCCGGTTTAATTTCTATATTTTCTATATCTTCGTCCATTAATCACGTATTGACATGGAAGAAATGATAAAACATGTAGCGCCCTATAAACGTAGAAAATGTAGAAAAACTAAAAATATTATAGAAAATCTAAAATTATTATGTAAAACGTTTTTTTATTTAATAATCAGTCCAAATTTCCTCGTCGGAAAACAACATTGTCAAAAGTGCAGTTCCATTAATATCAGCGAAAGATCGTTTACCAGCCTTTGTTGATAGTTTGGACTGAAGGCTTTCATAAGCTTTTTTGTCGGATTTTGAGTGTTTGAACTTATTTTCGTAGATAGCTTTCTTATTTTCATCGTAAATTGTCCAAAAATTCTTAGTTTGTAATAATCTTGCCATATCGTTTCCAGTTCGGTTTGGAACTGATTTCGCCTCTTTCATTATAAGGTTGTATCTATCAAGAGTCAACGCTTCTCTTTGTTTGGCAGTAAGCGGAGCATATTTACCAAATTCCCTTCCGACATCGTATGCTAATAATTGGTCTTCAAGTGCGAATGCTTGTAACAGTCCGATAACAAACATCATTCTATCGTCTTCGTCTAACACTTTATCGCCTCTGAGTTCTAACTGGGATATAATGGATTTGATTTGGTTATCACGTCCTTGCGTTATAATTTCAGATTTCTTGATTACTGAATTGGTTTCAAGATCCAATTCTATTCCAAAATTATTTTTTAATGCTACTTTTCCTTTTCCCGTTGCTAATACTCTCTTATGCTCTTCAATTTCAGTGTTGAGTAGTTCGATAGTGTTAGTGTGAGCAGTTTTGGTATCTCGGATTTCTTTCTCCAACTCTTTGACTTTATCCTCAGATAATTGGAGTTTTTTAGTTAATTCTTGTACTTTGACATCGTCAACAGCCAGTTCCTTTGTTTTCTTTTCCATTTCGACAAGTTTTTTCTCGAAATCTTCTTGTTTGTTTGCTAATTCTTTCTCCAATGTTTCGATCTTTTCTTGAAGCACGTTATTTCCTGAACCAGCAACAGCTAAAAGTGTAGCAAGATTTTCGGATTTCTCTTTCTCCAACCGCAAGGATTCTGTCAAAGAATTAATATCATCTTGTAATGATTTAATATCAGATTCTCTATCAGCGAGTTGTTCTTCGAGATCGCTCTTGGCGGTTGCCACAACATCCTTGATAAATTGTTGGATAACACCTTTAACTTTAGGGTTTTTAGCACTAGCTTCAAGGAGTTCGTCCAATTTACCAGCTCGCAAAGATTCTTGCAAAACTTCTCTTACGGCCTCGGAAAATACGGCTTCATCGCTACCTCCATTCATTCCCTTTGTGACCAATTCTACCAAATGAGTAATGTTGTTGCTGTTTCTGTAAACATCCAATTCAGTGTTTACTTTTGCAAGATCTTTTGTTAACGAGATCACTTGAGCAGCGGAGGTATCGGCGTTTGTCTTATTTGTTCTGTTCTTTCGCTTTAAATTCTCATTTTCTTCTTCCAATTGGGCGATTCTTGCCAAAGAAGCTCCAGAGTCAGTGCTTAAGCTAGTAAGCTCCTCTACTTGCTTTTTGGATTTTTCGATTACCCTTTTGTAATCATTGACATGGTTTCTAAACTCTTGGGCTAATCTCTTTACACTTTCTTGTTCATCCTTTTCCAATTCTTCCAAGTACGTTTCAACTTCTGCTTCGTTGCTAGGTGAAAAGCTAGAAAGAGCTTGAGCCAATTTCTGAATAGTTTGATTTGTTTTAGTTTGAGTCTCTGTAAGTTTCTGAGCTTCATCGAAAGCTACGTTTAAGGCAGCTAATCTTTCCAACTGTGTTTTTCCTTCTTGCCCCTTTAATCCCAACTTTGTTTCCAAGCTACTTATTTGAGTAATTGCAAGATTTAATACATCGGAAGATACACTTCCGTTTGCAATTTGTTGTCTTAATTGGGTGATTGTGTCCTTGGCTTCGGAATATTCTTTCTCTAATTGACCATTCTTTCGTGTAATCTCGGTCAATTCGGTTTCGAGTTGCTTATTTTTGTTGAATGATTCAAGATTGACTCTACTTAATTCGGTCATTGTTCTTACTGCTTGGTCTCTCTGATCGATTAAAGTGGCAAGTGATTCTTTTTGTCTCTGAATTTCGGCTTGTAATTCCTTTTCTCTCTGGACGGTAGTTGTGTTCACTTCAACTAAAACTTCCTTATTTTTGAGCAAAAACTCTTGATCTTCGGCAAGTAATTGATCGAACGCTTGATGTAACTTGAGAATTTCAGCTTCTGTTTTGAATAAATAGCTATCGAGATTCTTTAATAAACTGACATTGATTCTCAAAGCGATGCTTTCCGATCTGTCGGTAGTGCTTTTAATCTTTTCATTTAACAATTGGAGCTGACTTGCTTTTTCTTCAGCAACGAGACGATGGTAGCGAGTTTCAAACTCTGAGGAACTGAGGGTTGCCCATGAATCTACGTTTTCTAAAACTTTTCTGGCGATATTTGCATTCAAGTCTCTGTAGTGTTTTACAGACTTGGAAGTGGTAGGAGCTGTATTTTGTGCCAACCAAGCATTCAAGTAATTTTTAGTAGAAACGGCATCCACTGTGCTTATTTTCGAATTTCTTTCTTCGACGCGAGCTGTGGCTGGCTCTGCTTTTTTCTCCTTTCTGATTGTTTCAGTCTTTTCAGGAATCTTGAAGGATACACGAGTCTTTTTCTGGGTAAAAAGAGCAGCTAATTCGGAACCAGAAGCATTACCAAAAAAGGTTTTCTTTTGAACAGCTTGTTCTACAGTAGGTTTGCTGACTGGAACAGCAAAAAGAGATTTGTTTTCAGCTAATTTTGCAAATGTCTTGTTGATTTGTTCAGATTTGTTGACTTCCAATTGTTTTATATCGGTTTTAGGAGCTGCAAATAATTTGCTATTGTCTGCCAATTGAGAAAACGAATTTTTAATCTTTTGGGATCTTTCGTATTCTTGTCTACGTTGTTCGGCAGAATAGGTAATGTTGGAAACTTCATTGGAATAACTTGGACGGTAAGCCTCCGCAAACGAAGTACGTTCTACCGGAGCAGCGTAAGTAGTTGCGGTAGTAGTGGTTTGTTTTGTTTGTTGTGCAAAGCTCATGATTGTTTATTGCAAAACTTTACTAATATATAAAGATATATATTTTTGAAATGTAAATAACGGAGGTTAAACGCTCGCAATAATCAGAAAAATTTACCAATGTATGGATGATCGATTAATTGTGAATAAAATGGCGCTATTAATGAGGTAAAATATTTACGCTTTTTACATCTTTTATATACAATTTTTCGTATCATAAAACAGTTTGTGACGGACAAAGTTTTTCAAATATAAACTTTTTTACCGAAACAATTTTTAAACCTTATAGTAGTAGATTAAAACCAATCAAAAAATGAGTAGAAAATCTGTATCACCAAAAATTGGTTCCCCTCTTGGACCTGTTGGTAGTTTTTTCACCTCGCCTAAATTTTTGGGTTCTGACAGACTTGGAACTCAAATTGCTGAAGTTGACAGAATTGCCAACGAAGCTTACCAATCTGTCGGTCTCGGATGTCCTGGGTACGAACAACAATATACCGCCCTCTTGAACCTCGATAAAGCTGCTAAATTATACGCAGAAATGATTGAACAGATGGTTAGAGATCAAGTCGAAAAAGATTCCGATATTTTCCAAAAAGCCCAAAACTCCTTGACCGATGTTATTTATTATAGATCTGTTTTGAATTCAGAACTTACCGACTGTCTCGCCAGACACGTCTATCCTGAAATCGGACACGTAGCCGATGGAAAGAATGGAAACGATACTGCCGATGATACATATATTAGAGCTAAAATCAGAAGATCAAAGTTAGTTCAACCTTGTGGATTCGAGACCTTCCAAGATATTGCCGGAGGTGCTGCTTACGAAAAGTATTTCGAAGATTACGCGATCGCCCCTTTTGAGTTGAAAAACTACAATGCCGAAGTCACTGGTACTTTGGGAACAATGATGTACGGACCTCCAGGTACTGGAAAAACTTTGTTTGTAAAAGCTGTTGCAAGTAAAGTTGCCTCTATGGGAGTAGCTGTATACGCTATCAACGCCGCAGTTATTAAGGGAAAGGTATAACTTATCCAAATTAAATCAATTCTAATTTAATTTTTAGTATGTAGGAGAAAGCGAAAAGAGCGTTCAATTCCTCTTTGAAGAAGCCAGAAAGGATACTAACGGAGGAAAGCGTCCAGTTATCATCTTTATTGATGAAGCTGACGGTCTCCTTGACGAAAAGTCTGCCACAAATGGTGGAGGAACTGGAGTTTTAGCCGAACTTAATAATCAAATGCAAGGAGTTTCCAATGCTAGTAACAAGGGTCTCATTGTCATGATTGCTACAAACTATCCCGAAAACATCCCTACCGCTGCCGTTTCCCGTTTTACCAACAAGATTCCTGTCCTTCTCCCTAGTGCTTTTGACGTTAGAGAACAACTAGTAAAAGTTTTCAATGGAATGGGACCTGCTAGATACAATTTAGATACCGGAAAGACTGATATGAAAGAAATCGATGTCTTGGCTGACGGTTCTCTCCGTAAGATGTTGTTGACTCAAGACGAGAAAACCAAACAATTTAACGGAAACTTTGATGCCCTCGATGTATTTTCCTTTTTAATTGCCGATCTTCGTTACGCTCCTAGAGAAATTGATGGATTGTTTGCTTTCATGCGTGGTGTCACTTATGGTGATTCCAGAGAGTTTTACAGAGCCAAAGTACCAAAGGGAAGCAGACCTACCGGAGGAAAAGATTACGTAGAGTTTCAACGTTGGATCTTGGACGAAACCAAATACAAGACTAAAGTTGTTACTGGTGATCCAAGAAACAGATCATGCAAAGTTGAGGAAGATACCAAGCATATGTTAATCCCTCTCGGCTTCGAGCCCGAAGAAACTATCACGGAAACTAACATGAACGTTGAAAAAGGAGAGTTCCCTTACGAATGGGGAACTGCTGGAGTTCCACACGAAGAAAATGGAAAGACTATTTGGCCAAAGACTAAAACTCTTCCTGGAAGAAAGAAGGAAAGATGGATCATTGTCACACAAAGAAAACCAATTCCTCCTGTCAGATCTGGAGAAACTGGAGGTTGGGAATACACAATGATCAAGAAAGAAAATGCCAGCGGTGTCGTAGAAAAATGTGACCCAATGAAATTTTCCTCTGCCAAGATGCACGAATACTTGGGTGCAAGACAAATCACTATCGAAGATTTCCAAAATGCCATAAACTCTGTTAAACCTGTCAAAGTAAAGAACGCTAGAAAGTTACTCGAATATACCGTTGACCTCGGAAGACCTCTCGCTAAAGCAAACGGAAATGGTCACGATATCGATGTTTTGGCACACATGGCACAAGAAGAACAATTAGCTGATCCTAATGGTTCCTTCAGCCAAACTTATTTAGACGAATTAGTCAAGCGAGCTGAAAACATTGTCAAGGGAGGATATAACGGAGGACAATACACTTTCGACAACTACATCCAGTACATGAACAGCAAGGATTCCAGCTCATCCAAGACTTATGTCGAGTTTTTATCGTCTCAATAAGTTTAAAATAAAAATATTCAATTGTAATTTCATTGTTTTTATTTCTGTTTTTTAATCTTAATTTACAACTCTATAAAACTACAAATCACCTCCTTCTTCCGAATAATCAAACGGTTCGCTCTTGGAAACTTTTTTCCCAACTTTTTTGGAAACCCTTTTAGCAACCCTTTTTACTCTCTTTTTAGTTGGTTTTTCATCATCCTTAACACTAGTCTTTCTCTTTTTTGTCGCTTTTTTAACTCTGGAAGCAGGTCCATCCTTGTGCAATTCGTAGTCTGAGGCTATAAGATAAGAATCACAAATATCGAAATCATGTAATTCGTTTCCAAACTCTTCGAAACAATTCAAAAACTCTAATGCTTTGTCTTCTCCTGCTAATTCCAACAGATTCTTACAGTCATGCTCTCCTAAAACCTTTCTATCTACTTTTCCTTTTGAACCAGATATCTCCTTGAGTCTGAGAGGATCGCTTCTCGACTTTGCAGAGTACATCGGTCCGATACTGTACTTAATTTCAGCATTTACATATTTGACATCAGGTTCGAAACCATTATTTATCTGTACTGCTTGTAAAAATCCTCGTAATCCGCCCGCGATAACTTGGGCTCTCGTATTGAGTCTAAATTGCTGTTCAATACGAATGTGAGGAGCATTCTTAACCCAATAAAAGTCTGGATTAAACGAAATTAGATTCACCATGTAATCAATAAAGTCGTGAGCTGCAACGCTCTTTTGGGATAAGAGACAAAAGTGAGTGACGATAGGCCTTTTACCAGGAACCAACTTTAGTCCAGTAATACCCAAGTGAACATCACCAATATCGAATCCAATGATGTCTGGTTGTTCTGTAAATGATTCATCCACTGCAAATAGAATATACTCTTTCAAAATAGTCAGAAAACATCCCACTATGTTGAATGTAAACTCTGTAAAGTCTACTCGTTTTTGCTTTTTCGATTTCTTTTTCTTTGGAGAAATCTTCCTCTTTACAACAACTTCCTTTGATACTCCCTTAACCTTGCGTACTTGTCTAACTAATTCAACATCTTCACCATCGTCTTTCAATTGATTCTTTCTTTTTTTAGAAGCAGGCTTGGTATCTTTCTTGGACGGTTTGGTTATCTTTTTCGGTGTTTTTGCCTTCTTTTCCGAAGCTAGAAAATCTGTATTTTCATCAAAACTTGCCATTAAAGATGGGAGATAATATATAACTAGTTGTATAAACGATATATATTTATTGCAAATCAACACTATTTACTACAAATACTAGCGCTAGGTATATGGGGATAACGAAGCTGTATTTCAAGCATTTATGGCTGTACCTCGCAAGCCATATTAATAAAAGGAAGCAAGGCTAGTTTGAAAATATACACCGTTCACAATACCATAATCTGTATCTAATTCACCTCCCTTAATACACAGTGCGTACTCGTCTTTTTCATTATTCTTTACCGAGGTTTGTTTACCGCCAGTTTCACTATTAGCGTAAGTGATTTCACACTTTAGAGGTAAAAGCACAAATTCTGCACCACAATCTTGGTAATATTCCAAACCATGTTCCAAAACAAAGCTAAAGGCCTCACAAGGTAAAAAATACCCATATTCGCCAGATGTCTTGATGAAGGATTCGGATGATCCATCGTAATAATACAGCCCCGTGCCTCTATAACCATCCAAATCTATCAAATCACCATCTTTTAATTTTAAAAATTCCTGTTTTTCAGAATCATTTGTAATGGAAGAAAGGATCTTTTTATAATCTATCATTTCACCATCTTCAACCTCATCGAAATCGCGAGAAAAATTTGATAATTCTAGACATACAGCTCTCTCTGTCATTGTAAATATTATCAAACAAAAATCAATTGTATGGTTAATACACTTTATTGCGCCATAAACTACATTAGAATTTCTAGAACTACATCTATACGGAATCATTTTCTGGAGATTCTTCGGTAGATTCTATGACTTGTTCTTCTTGTAAATTTCTGTCAGACTCTTGCTGAATTTCATATTGTTCTTCGTTATTTTCAGATTGCTCTGGTTGTTCGGTATTTATATCATCATATTCTTGTAATTGATCAATATGGCTCGATTCCTCTTCGTTTTCAACTTGTGGGGCGACATCTGTTTGATCCTCTGTTTGTTCCCCTTCTTCAGTTTGTAAAGATTCTTGGACGGTAGGTTCCGATTTATTAATTTGTTCTAAAAGTGGAACTGATCGATCGTGATGATCGCGATGATATTCTTCTGTTTGTTCTTCAGCTTGCAAAGACTCTTGAGGAACTTCAATCTCGCTTTCGGATCTACGTTTCAAAATAGGATTAATACCATTCTTGATCAATTCTACAGTCTCGTCTGTGGTAAATGATAAAACATTTCTGACGGCTGCTCTGTTTAGAATCAAACCAAGCATTTGATAATGTGTCTCGTCAGGTACGTAAACACCTTGCTGTTGTTGTTCGTAAGAAAGAACCTTGTCCATTCCAAGCTTTCTAACACCAATGTTCAAGTCGTATTTAGGTTGCGGTTGAACTTCATCTTCTACGCTTTCTTCGTCAGCACTTTCCTCTTCAATTTCCTCCTCCATAACATCGTCTTCTTCTTCTGGTTCTACTTCGACCTTCTTCTTTGGAGACTTCTTTGTAGCCTTTTTGGTAGTTTTCTTGGTTGATTTTGTAGCCTTGGTAGTTTTGGTAGTCTTTTTAGTAGCTTTAGTCGCTTTGGTAGGTTTCGACTTGGGAATTTTGCTCTTTTTCGCGGGAGACTTTTTAGTTGCCTTTTCAGAAACAGCACGTTCAGTTCTTTTACCGAGCTTTTCAGATGAGCCTTCCTTGGACTTGATACGGAATTCGAGAGGGATGATTACGTTCAAATCTACCCACTTGCAAGTAGGGTCAGTAAGAGGGCTCTTTACGAATCCTTCACACAAATCCCAAGCCTTTAATCCTTTTGGAGCTTCTCTTCCTTCGGCGTGGAAGATTTCACGCAATGGTTTAGTGGGGTTAGAGTAGACAACTCCATTTCTAGAGAATTTGTACTTGTCGATATCTTTAGAAACATCCGTTAATAAGAACTTTTGATGTTGCAAAGAAGGATCTTTTGGGCGAATAGGGATTGGTTTGTCTTTCAAATGGGCTCTTAACCAACGATATCTTCCAACAGTAGGATCGGAAGTAGGTTTAACAGTGTATGCTTCTTGTTCATCTTCTCCTTCCTCTTGTTCTTCATCCTCATCCTCGTATTCATCTTCAACTTCTTCTTCTACTTGTTCGATTTCATCTTCGACGTCTGCCATTTCTTTTTGTTTTAATGTTTTGCTAGGGTTATACAGGAATTTGCTTGGCATTAAAAATGATTTGTAAATTGCGGTAAAAATATTTGTAACACAGCGCCACCGCAGTCCTCAAAGTCTGCACGTTTCGTCTTTTTACATTACGCCGAAAAATAGAGAAAATGTCGTATAATATCACAAATAATTGTTACAAAGTATTGCAAATAATACAAGAAAATGATCGATATAAAGTTGTTTTAGCTCTTAGTGAAACTGTTTCTATTACCTGTCATGAGGCGTATTTGGCTACTCAAGTGATTTCCCAAGTAAAAGAAGGTGGAAAAATCAAAATTTTGGACTCTGTAAATAGAAAAATTTGCGGAAAAGACGAATCATTGATACTTGCTGTGGAAATTTTAGATCCTTTATACAAATTGTTGGAATAAATAATTCACAAACATATTATTACATTAATTATCATTTTTTCAAACTTATATATCACTCTAAATCTTCCTTTGACGGTTCAAGTAGCTTTTTCAATACATATTCAGTTCCATTTTTCGATACAGGTAAGTAAATACCCAGATATCTCGATTCTCCTCTGGGTGTTTCTACAATGTCTACCGAGGAACCAAAAAACACACTAACTGGCTTCTTGTGTTGAAGGGAATTATCGAGAAATAAGTTGAATTCATTTTTTGTACTTGCAGAGTACCTTATTTCATTCATATCCTCCATGTTGTCAGTGTAAGAATGTCCTACGCTAAACGCAATATATACAGATCGACAAAAGCCAGTAGTAGCATTTCCAAATATACCATAATTTGTAGGATGATGATACTTGAGCTCTTTATAGTCCAATTTCATCCCGTGTGTCTTGACTAAAGAGAGTAACTTTTTCTCTGCGTCGTTCAATGAACGTTTAATATTTGATTTATTGTTAGATTTAGGCATTAATGGAATTGGTTATTTGTCCAATATATTATTCTACCATGTGCGAAACCAAAAATTTATCAGCCAACAAATTACCAAATTTTCGATATAAATTTATAAATATACAAACATATCGTATAATTGTATTTTGGTGCAAACTATCATCATTGGCTCTATATTTACAAAATTCATTTACCATCTATATTTTTGAAAATTACAATGTTTATTTTATTTGATACAAATTGTAAAAACCCGATATAAACTCAAATCATTTTGATACGAACCAAATAAACTTTTTACGTTTTCAAATTTTAACCATCCGGCCCTTTTGGCTTCCCTTTTTCACTCTTGTTTTGGCCACTTAGTTTTTAGAGTTTGAAAAATTTAGAGTCACAAAACAAAGCAGTTCAAACGTTACTAAAAGGGCCGGATGGTTAAAAGTTGAATTTATAAAAAGTTTATTTCAAAAGTATCGAAATGATTTGAGTTTATATCGAATTTTCAGGATTTATATCGAATATTTGTAATTTATATAGCAATTTAAAACAATGTTACAAATTATATAATTCATATATTATCCAATCTTATAGATGCAGCGCCAGGTGTATGATTGACTTTTAGTATATGGTGACTCTACAATTATTCTAAACAATTATTCTACAATCATTAAAACGATTAAAATGTCTAGCCAATACACCACACTCGAACAATTTTGCAATCACTTTCAAGATAAAAATATTTACATATATGCTCAAGTCTCCTCTTTTGCCACTGTGAAGTATCTTAGTGAGCTCAATCAGATCGCAGAGTTTCGCCCATTACCTACTACTCCGCTTGAAAGAATGAAAATTGATGCTGACTGGGTTGCCATTGGACTACAATCAACAGACAACAAACTCGTCAACATTTCCAAGATTTTAGAAAAATTAAAGCCTTATTGTGATGCAAAGCCTCAAGCATTTGTTACCTACGACAAACAACTCTTTAGTTTAAGCGAAGCGACTTACCAAGCCAAAACAAAAGCTGAAGCTGATATATTTGATATCGTATGTTCTATTCGTGTTAACAATGTTGCCTTTTGCGGAACAAACAACAATCCTTACAACAACCCTAATTTCAACGAACAATTACTCAAGGAATTGAATGTAGTGAAAGATTTCAAGAGTCCCGCAACGATATTTTCCTATTTAGAAGAGAAATTACCAAAATCCGTCTACTGTACCTTTTACAGAATTCCTTGGAACCCAACTGATAACAAAGACTCAGAGGTGTATTCAAATACCTACAGCGTGTTTGCAACCATCAACGATCTCCGGGCACAATTTCCTTACTTGGACAAGCATTTTGATTGGTTGGAATTATTTGACAAGATACAAGTTGGAAGATTTACAATGTACGAATGCAAGTTACATCACTCGGTCATGGAGGATGAATTTAAGCTTACCAACGTTCAAAAACTTTTGATGAAGTTTGGAAAATTAAGAGTCTAGTTGTATCATTTGAATTACGTTTATTACATTTAATAAAAATTTAGAATATTATCCTTTTGTTGTTTTTTACGAAATAAATAATGAGATAAACTTTTCCAATTTATTTATCCGGTTTAGCGCCGCGACTTAGGTATCACCTTTGTTTCATTCAGTAATTATAAAATGGAAAGAGTACCAGTAGAAAAGTTTTTGTGGAACATGCAAGATGTAATAAAACAAAAAAGTTTTGTATGGAACGACGTGGAAAACACAAAAACATTTGACGAATGGCAAGTGTGTAGCTTTGTGGTTGGTAATGGTGGGATTGGAAAATCTAACCCTGACCCTACCCAATACCAAACGGATGTAAAGGGGAGTTCTGATGTAGAGGCTTAAAAATGTATAATAAAACGTAAAAACTCACCCCGGATTTAATTTCTCATATAATTTCGTAAAAATTGATATAAAGGATAAATAATCGATGCGAGACGTAAATTTCCGATACTTTTGAAATAAACTTTTTATAAATTCGAATTTAATCCATCTGGCCCTTTTGGCTTCCCTTTTTCACTCTTGTTTTAGACTTTAGAATTTTCAAACTTCAAGAATTTAGAGTTACAAAACAAAGCAGTTCAGACGTTACTAAAAGGGCCGGATGGTTAAAAGTCGAAAATGTAAAAAGATTATTTCTTTTATATCGAATTTATTTAGTTTATATCGGAATTTAATAAATTGTATCGTGTTGTCAGTTTATAAACGATTTATTGTATGATTTTTAGGACATTAGATAATTAACACTTTACGCAGTAGCCAAAATATATTTATCATTCATTTATATAAATATAATATACACGTTTTAATATACATGTTAAAAAGTAGCAAATATTCGGTCGTAATCGATGAATGGATTAGGTTTTTCTTCTTCTTCCAAATCGGTCTGTGTAAAGAAATTGTGTGTGTCTCCGTCATTCGTAACGTGAGGATTAAGTGGGCCACATTGTCTTTTCTCATATAGTTTATCCCAATCAATGTCGCTAAACCACGGATGGTTCTTTATATTTCCTTGTATTACGTCCATACGCTCAGAAGGATTTGTGATTAATAATTTACGTATAATATCAACCGCTTGAGGATTGAAGTAATTTGGTATTTCTAAAGTAGTATTTATGATATTTTCAAGCATTGTTCTTTGGCACGTAGTATTTTGTTGGAATGGTGTACTTCCGGATAACATTTCGTATATCAAAACACCAAGGGACCACCAATCAGTAGAAAAATCATGCCCAGTACCCAATGCCATTTCTGGAGAAATGTATTCTGGTGTTCCACACAGAGAAAATGTTCTATGAATTTTCATTTTCAATAAACCGTATCTTGTGTTACCTTCCTTGAATTATTTTCGCAAATCCGAAATCGGCTAATTTGAGATGTCCATAATCATCAATCAATATATTTTCTGGTTTTAAATCCCTGTATACAGTTCTATTACTGTGTAAATATTCGAATATCAACACAATTTCAGCAGCATAGATTTTGGCTACATTATCTGGTAAACGTGTGGCTTTTTGTATATAATTAAATAATTCTCCTCCAGGAATAAACTCTAATAACATATACAGACTCGATTTATCTTGAAAGGTTTTATAAATCTTCATTATAAACGGGTGTGATACTTGTTGAAGAACATTCTTTTCACCAAATACGCGATTTACTTGTCGTGTCCTGTGAATTTTTGCCTTGTTCAATATCTTCATTGAAAAATGTTTTCCAGATATTTTGTGTCTACACAATTGGACTTTACCAAAGCTACCAGAACCTAATACTTCTAGGAACTCGAAATCCGACAAATCGCAGGATGTAAAGACTATATTCTCGGTAAATTCGCGTAGTTTACACACGGGTTGTTTGAACATTGGTAGTTTCGTAGCAATTGCAGACATTACGGGATCTATTTTCGGATCAAACAGAGTCGTTGTTGTGTATGATTGTGTATTAGAATTTACAAACGGAGAACTGATGTTTGTATTGTAATCCATAGGTTCTATGGCACTATTATGTATGTTTGTATTTTCTATCATTGTATTTTCTACGATTGTATTTTCTACGATTGTATTTTCTACGATTGTATTTTGGAGCTTATCGGTATATGTTTTCAGTATGCGGTGTGCGTGAGACAAATTATCGTTTACTAATGTAAGGGGTTCGTTGATTACCAGATATTTGATCAGATTTTCCAATTCTTTTGTTGCTCTTTCGGCTAGAATCATTCGTAGCTCTTCCTTTTTTTCAACATGATTTTCTCGTTCCATATTTTTATGTTTATAATATCGTTATTTGTACCGATATTGTAGATGTGTTCATACCCGGCGCTGGGCGTTTATATATGGTTTACGGTTAACAATGTATTTAATTTATCCGGATTCATTTTCCATGTATGGCTATCAAGGTTATACATTTATATGGCGCGGTAAAAATTATACAGGATGATGTATAGTTTTCTATTGTAATGGAGAAATCTACGGAAAATACAATCGATTTAGACAACTTTGATTTTGTAAACAATAAACAATTATCAGCAAACAGGGAAATTAAAAAAACGCAAGATCACAAAGTCACTAATAGTGATTCCAATAATACAAAAAACAAGAAAGTTACCAAAAAACGCAAGTTGAAAACCAGTGAATCTAAAAAAGAAACAAAAAACAAAAAGAAGCCGAAAAAGACAAAGATTGTATCTGACGCAAAATGGAAGTTGGGAGTGCAAAAAACGAAAATATCGGAAAGAAACTTTGTATTCGGTTTAAATTTACAGGAGGAAAAAGATAATCCCGACCTAAAGATCTTAAAACACTGGTACTCTGTACCTTTGGATAGTATTCCGCCGTCAACTTTGGAGCGTATGAAACAAACATTGACAGTTCGTCCTACTAAAAATGACTACGCTACAGACCAACCTTTACCCCCTGTTCTCATGTACCAACAAACGGAGTCGAGGTTTTATATGCCACCAAACTTTGGCTTTAATGAGTTTGGTCTTCCTGATCTTGACTTGAGAAGAGAAGGAAATGAACTGAAACATAAATTTGACGATAAAAATTATCCAATGATGGAAAAACGTAGACAACCTGAAGCATATCAGGCCATGATGAAACGATTAGTGGATAACAAAAAACAGACTGGTTACTTGTCGCTTCCACCTGGTGGAGGTAAAACTACAATGGCTTATAAAATGGGTTCTGATATGGGTAGAGCCATGGGTGTTATTGTTACAAAAGACTTTTTGCTAAATCAATGGACAAAGCGTGGTAATACATTTGTACCCGGTATAAAAATTGGGGTTGTCCAAGGCCAAGATATTGTTTATAAAGATTGCGATGTTATTATATTTATGTTGCAGACAATGTTGGGACATATGGAAGATCCTGTATTGATGGACGCGTTAAGCCGTTGTGGTACTATGGTTCTAGATGAATCGAGACACGTTAATGCTGCACAATTTTCCAAAATATTACCACTTATAACCTCCAAACACATTATCGCTCTTGATGGAACTCCTCATAGAGACGATGGTATGGATATGGTATTGCAACATTGGATAGGTCCAGTTACCTTTCAATGCGAGAGAGAATATAACTTTAAAGTCAGAGTAGAAGTTTTACATGAACCCTACGAACATGTTAAGGAATCATTCACTGTAATTGGAAAGCATAATATAGCCAAGATGACTACTGAACTGTCGTTGAAAGAGGTTAGAAATGAAGCGATATTAAATAAAATTGTCCAATTGATTCCTTCGGATAGACAAATGTTAATTTTGGGAGAAAGAGTTGCTCATCTTACTGAACTTATGGAGAAATTAGAGGAACTTGTCCCAGATGCCTCTATTGGTCACTTTTATTCTGGTATTTCGAAAAATGAATATGAAATGTCGGAAGTCGAATCAAAGCAAATTATATTTGCAACGTATAAAATGGCTGAAGAAGCACTCGATATACCTACTTTATCTGTTTTATTTCATCTGTCTCCTAAAAAGGACGTAAAACAGTGCGTTGGTCGTGTTATGCGTGGAGTAGTTGCTCATGATCCTCTTATATATGAATTTTACGATTACTATACTTTGTGGGCTGGATTTTTCGAGGTTAGACACACTTTTTACAGAAATGAAGGATACGAAATCGCTTTTCCTTCTAAAGAATTGGCGGAGAAACATAGGACAAGAGGCACAACTTTAAAAGAAGAAGATGGGTTGTGGATTCTAAAGAAGGACGTATCGAAAAAGAAGACAACTGGAACTAGGAAAACAACCAAATCTTTAAAGAAGAGAATGGCCGAAGATCCAGTGTCAATGAAACATAAATTTAAAAAAGACAAAGAACAAGATGGAGATTCAAACGACGGAGATTCGAACCATAGAGTTGAACCACAAAAAAAGAGGCAGTGTAAATTTTAGCAATATATTTACATCTGTTTTGGTTAATAAATATACGATTAATGTCCGAAATAGTCTTGAATACATTTTTGTTTGTATGTTTTATGTTCAGTGTGGGGTTTTTCTCTATATACTGGAACAGGGTACGGTAATAGCGTCTGTTTGTATTTTACGATCTCGTTTCCCAATAATCCCGGTACGTGACTTCCATCCACAGGCATTGCGATATTTAGAAAAGTGGGGTCCACTATTTTTATTATTAAATTCCAAAAATTAAAATTCACCTCGCGCAGCAATTTTATCCAAATATACATCCTATTACTTATAATCCATATTTACTTCCCAAGCTGATACCATGACTGACGATATTAACGATATGACAGCTTATGATTCTGAGGATGACGAAATCCATCAAGAAAAAACAAATCAACAAAACAGCGAGTCCGTATCAGACGACAAATCTATCAAGGTATAAAAAATAAAAGTTTCTCTCTCTAAGCCGTGTGAGATGGAGGAAAAGCCAGAACAAAAACTAGACACAGTTGAAGAGGAACCGAAAACTGTACGAAGAATCATTAGTTTAAGCACTACAACACGAGTGGTAAAAGTACCAGAAACGCTTGGTGGCGTAGTTGACGACGAACTGAAAAAAAGCCGCGTTAACCGGTTCAAAGTACCTACCCAGAATTCGCAAGAGAAACCTAGAGGAGATAATGCAAGAGGAGAACGGTCCCCTGTAAACACTCGCCATAGTCCAAGAAGATCCCCTCCACCAAATCATACAAACAACAGAAGAAAAAGATCACCAAGTCCGTATAAAGATTCAAGAGGGGATAATTTCAGAGGAGAACGTTCACCTAACAACAGAAGAAAAAGTCCAGCAAAGTCACCTGAGCCATCTGGTCAATTGGTACTCTATACAAAACGTCCTCGACATTCCCCACCAAGAGGAAGATACGAAAGTAGAAGCAGAAGACCTTATAGTTATACCGTAACTTGCATTTTTAAATTATTTCTAATCATCAAGGAATCGGAAGAAGAACGCTTGGAGCGTAAGCGAAAGTTGTTGAATGACTATGAAGATGAAATAGAACATAGATTAAAGTCTTTGAAAAAACTTAACGATAATGTTTACAATATGATTCGAGAGTTTGAATTTAGACAAAAGGAAAATAATTGGAATCGCCATATGTTTTAATGTATAATGAAATAAAAAAATATATAAAAACGATATTATGTTTATATTGTTTATTCTAATTTAAAAAGATCCCATATCATCTTCATCGCTTCCAAATCCAACGACAGATACTACTTCCTCATCTTCTTCGACAGGGGGCACAATCGCCTTTAATCCGCTTGGCATTTGTTTAACAGGGGCGAATGCTGCTTGTGTAGAGGTAGAAGTTGATTTACTTGTAGAAGCGGAAGATGAAGACTTCTTCTTTTTCATGTATAAAACGGCAAGAGTGATTGCGGTAGCAATGGCACCAACTCCACCGACAGCAGCTAAGGTGACAAGAGCATAAAATCCTTTTCCGCGGGATTTTTTGATTTCTGATCCTCCCATGTTGAGTGTTCCGTATTTATTTGACATTTTTTTCAGTTAACTGTTGAAAATATTTTACTGTACTGTATAATCGAAACAAAATTCTTTTCTTGCAACATAAACAACATAAAAATAATCCGGAAATTATAACCCATAAAAATATATTTATAATTATATTTATATAATATTAAAAATAAAAGTTGTTTACAATGGTTCTTGGTGAATCGTTTTTGTTAAAATGGAATCGATTCTCCACGGTAGGTTTGGTAGTTTGTCCAGAAATCTCCAATTGTCGAGCAAGTCTCTCACATTCATCAATTCCAAAATTTTCTAGAGTGAATTTGAGAAGGTTTCTATCTCTATCTGACAAAGGACAAGTGCTTCCAGAAGACAGTGATCTTCCGTGACCTAAAGGACAGATTTTTTCTTGATTTGCAGGCAGGCTGGTTGTAGGTTGTTCAACTTCTTTTTGCATCTTTTCGACATATTTGCGGTCAATCTTGTAACCAATAGACACTGGTTTCTTTGGTGTATCATTGATGTTTTTTTCTGGACGAGTGTAGGTTTCGGCGTAAACAGGTTGATATACGATATCGTTATTGGTCGTTGTAGGGTTGGAGCTTGGGGATGATTGTGTGGTTGTTTGATTTACGCTCTGTGGGAAGAGGCCAGGTGTTTTTGGAATTGGTCGAATAAGATTCACCAAGTCTTTGGTAGAAAATTGAGGTAATTCTGCTAATGGATTTTCTTCATCAGCACCTTGAATGATAGACATTTCCTTCTTTACTTGCGATATAACAAATCTATCATGAGAGTTTCCACCGACAACTGGTTCGGGAGAGGCAGCGATCAATCTTTCGCTAAAAAATTCAGGCTCTTGTGGTTCTTCGGTAGTTTGTTGAGATGTAGGTTGTTCGGTTTGTTGTGTTTGTTTTTGAACAGGGACAAATTGTAACTTGTTTAATACAGGAGCTTCCAAAGGTGTGATGTTGGTAACTTGTTTGGTTTCATCTGGGTTCGAAAACATCATATTATTGTCATTTGGGTTGGTGGTAATTGCAAAGAGAGGTTCTTCACTAACTACAATCCATTGTCCTTGACTTGGTTGAGTGTCGCTTTGTTCGGTGGGTGGATTTGGGTTTACTGGGCAACATTCGAAATTTGCATTTCCTTCCAATATGTTTCCTTCTAACGCGTCATGGAGTTCGGTTGGTGAGCATTCGTCTTGAGTACATCCAGTGCATTTTTTTAGGATGGGACTTCCGAAGGTATCGCTAGAATCTTGGACAACAAAATCGCTCTCGGGACAATCTTCGGTATTGATTTGTTTCAAAATTTCTTGTCGGGTTTCTAATTCGGATTCCATTTTCTCGTTTGTTGAATATGGTTAATACTAATATAAAATATGAAACGAGTTTTATACACAAGTGCGACTGTAAACCTGTAGGGATATTGCGCCAACGATGATAGAAAAAGAGTTGTATTTGTAACTTTATAAAAAATGTCTCAACCTACAAGCGGCTCTACTATCTCTACAAAACAAGAACAAACTACCGAAAGTATTGTAGAAAAATTGGCCCAAATTCAAGCAAATTACAAACCTGCTTTACCCAAGACACCAGTTAGCATTTCAAAAACACCTATTCGTCACCTACCTTCTTCTCCTACTTCTGAAACTCCTAAAAGAAGTGCCGCGTTAGCCACTCCTTACAGTGATGATGAGAATAGTGACGATGAAATTAGCAAATCCTCCAGGGGTTTTAATCAATTGGACGGAAATTGGCCAAGATTTCCAAGCTTTATCGATAAAGATATAGACGGAAGATACTTGGAAGTATTAATTTACATGTTGGTTGGTCCAGAAAACTTTAGCGTACACAAAGTCGATACTGTCAAATTAGCATTGAGTACATTTTGGGAAAATGAAAGAAAATTAAACAATCTTGCCAAAAGCGGAAAGTTTACCGAGTCAAAATCAAAGGACAGATTAGCAAAGAGAACCGATTTGATCAACTCTCTCGTCAGAGATGGATTCAACTTTGACGAAAAGTCAATCAAATTACTTAGATCTTAACAGAAATTATTGCAGAAATTATTGCAGAAATAAATTTATTCGAAACCAAATTAAGCGTTGTTTCTATCTAAAAGCTGTAAAGTTGTATTTTTAAATTCAGGCTTCAAAGCCATTTCCACGATTTGACGTATGATATCCTTGTCTGGTAAAATATCCACAGTTTGCCAGAATTCAGCAACACCATAATGTTTTATAGCCTTGTGTAATCCTCCCAATTTATGAAAATCCAATCTAGAACCTTTCGTATATTGAATCCACGCTGTTTTGTTTGGGTCTCTTAGTGTATTTTGGACGTTGGGTGGTGTAAGAACAAACTCGGGTTTAATTTTAGATTCAACAAGGCTGATAAAGTTATTGAGATCTTTTTGCCAATAAGCAATCTTGAATACAACTTTCCCGTCAACAACCTCCCTATAAGAGATATCTAATGGAACATCGGGGTGGTTTTTCTTTAGTTCTGGAAACTTTTCAAACACGAGATTTCTAATCGCGGTTTCGTCCAAGTCTTTGCTTGCTATGACATCTATGTCGGACTCTTTTCTCTGTAGTGTAGCAGAAAATGCAAAAGAACCCACAATAAAACAGAATCTTTGATCCATGGAAGAATTGTTGATGATAACGTAAACTCTTTGCTTTATTTACTTTTTATTTCCTCATGATTAGCGCGATGACCCAAATATAGTATTTAAGACTCGATATTATATTATTTACACAATGAGTGGTATAGTTAGTTGTATGTGTATTCACTTTTTATGCGATTCAATATCTTTGGGTGTGTCATTTTTTATTGTAAAAACTCTGGGCACCGTTCTCGCTTCTCCTGTCGAACGTAAGAATTTGGAAACCTTTATTAATTGGCTTGCGTATGGGTCGTTGATCGTCTCACTCTACTGTGCCAGTTCAGCATACCCAGCAGATTACATCTATGGTGCCGTGACTTATATGATATTAAGAATCATCATCATGTTTGACAGCTCGAAATAATAATAAATTGTAAAACCACAAGTTTAGACGTTGTAATGGTTTATTGTCATTTGAAATATATTACAAAACGTTTCGATAACCAGAGACAACCAAGATACTAACACGTATAAAGCCATTCCCAAAACAATATATTGGTAAACTGTGTACAAAGCCCATTCGAGAGTATAAAACTTGAAGCCGTAATACAAGAATGATACGATTTCAGGTAAGTGAAGTTTGTAAAATATCGTCAAGCCAAAGAGCCCCATGAATCCAAAAACCTCCTTGGAGCTAGCCAACCCAAATTTAACAGTCATTAGGCAAACTAGCGGTAAAAATGCAAACGGTGGCAAAATCATTAAATAGAGATTGTTGTATACGAGATATAATGATATACATAAACTTAAAGGGTAATGGATATACATTGTACGGTAGACTTGACAGGTGTTATAAAACATTAAGGATGCCAACGCGATATATAAAATATAGGGCCCCGTATTTTTATTAAACTTCTCGTATAAAATATTTCAAATCACCCACTTACACAAACTACCTTCCACCAATTATTATCTAAACTATGTCAATTACCTTAAAACGTCGTGCTGTAGTTATCGACCTCTGTGATATCCAAGAGCCCAAGCAAGCAAAAACTAGCCAGACAGTAAAAGTGGCTAAGACTGAGGAATTTCACGCCGATCAACCGGTCGCCAAAGAAACTTCTAAAGGAATCACTATGCTGCTACCTGCCGAAGTAGAATGGAACAAAGTTCAAGCTATCATTGGTGAAAAACGTTTTAACGATCTCACTGCTGAACAACAAAGAAAATTCAGAGCTATGATGATTGAAAGAAAACTGTCCCGTCGTTTGCCTAAAACCAGAAAAGGGTCCGCTAGTCAAAAGTTTCTACTTTCACTTCAAGAACAATACAACAAAAACGGTTACTTGAGCGACAAACAGTATTGGGCTCTGATGATGAAGCCAAAAAGCCAAAGAAACATTCAATAAGACACGTTTAATAAATCCATTTAACTGAAATCATATTTTATTTACATTAACTCAAATTCCATCAAAGGTGTAATAACTGCTTCCATTGTGTAATTATGTTCGTTTTTGGTCATAATGGTTTCTATTCGCAAAAGTTCTTGGCCTTTATTTCGGAAAATATCATAACTTGGATTTGATACTCCTACAATATCGCCAATTTCCCCAATAATTTGCTGAACACATTCTATGTGCTTTGCAAAGTGTCGTCCTTTAGAATCATTCTCGAATAACTCGTTGGAATAAACAAAGTGGTTTTTATCATTTGAAAAAGGGTTCAATTTAAGTGACCCGAGATGGATCATGACTCGTCCCATAGGTGTAAATGCTTCATCCAATTCTTTAAAATGCTTGCACATTTCAACATCTCCTTCATGTGATTTTGTAATAGTAAATTCGTCAGCATCCCTTTTTCTAAGTCCAAAGGACGTTAATGGTTCTAGCTTGGTATCAATCTTGGGGTCATTCGATTCTATCATTATTAGGAAGCACATTGTCGGATCTGTAAAACATAAAACTTTGTTTAAGCCATTATAGGGCACTTGTTTGGCCTTTGGCTCGGGCTTAAATTTTCCCATATTCTCCCTAACACTGGTAATTGATCGTTAGTTGACTATATTACGCTTGGCGCAAAAACAGTAAATGGTATGTGTAGTAACTCTATTTATACATTTCTCAACTTAATACAATCTATACAATCTATAACCATTCGAGTGTGTTGTTGTCGCGTTTGATTCGTAGCGGTATACTCTCGTGTAAAGAGGGTATATTTGATCTTAACCATCTTCTCGCTGCGGAGTATGGACCGTCTTTATGTTTTCGCCCATAAAAGGTGCTTTGTATAGTATCTATAAATAATCGAGAATGTCCAAGTGTTTTTGGTTTCATAACATTGTTACACACCCATGTTGCAGCGTCGTACTTCATTTTTAATAGTAATTTTACCAGCACTCCAAAAGGTAAACGTCTACAACTCCGTCCGAGGCCTCTTACACTGTTTAAAAAACTATGTTGATATTCCAAACCATGTCTATCTATACGAATTTGATAGTAATCAACAACCTGTCTTTTACAATACTTTTCGCAGAAATCAGCAAATACCACATGTTCTTCTAGACTTTCATCTTTAATAGGCTGTTCGCCAGCTTTCTTTTCTTTGTGTTCTAAATACGACGACCATACAGGATACGATTTCTCTGGAAATCCACTTGCGAAATTTGGTAAACAAGATATCCAAAAGTTTCGGTGGGCTTGTTCTTTAGTTTGTAGATAATCTGGATTCCTCTTGATTTTCAAATACAAATAATACCATCGCTTACACACGAATTTCCAATCCTCACACAAGTAATCAAAATAACCGTATCGAAAGCAGATTATTAAAATATCGTCAGGAACATCGTGTATACAAACCATTTTTCGCAATTTGAAAAGATATCAAAGATTTCTCAATCACTTGCGATTAATATAAAAAGTAGGGTCCCATGTTTTTATATAAATTTATTCCAATACAACCTCAAATTAAAAAATGCAAGAAGATAACCAAGACTGTAAAACACCTACCCGTCCAATAGAATTGTCACCATCAAGAACACCCAAGAGAAGGTTGCTTTGGACCCCTCATAGTCCCCCTAGATACGGTCCAACAAGTCCAAGTTACGACCCAACAAGCCCAAGTTATTGTCCTGTAAATAGATGGGAACTGGAACCAGAAGTTGTTAATAAGAAAACAAAGCTGGTAACTTTTATTTCTTTCCTTTAATTTACTCATTAAGGCACCAAAAGCAAACTTTGGCGACAAGTGTGAAGAGCGTATCAGGCTGATCCTCGGAAAATATGGAGATATTTTTGACCTGTTCGTTAATCGTACTTTAACACAGTACATTATCCAATCCAAAAATTCCTTTAGCAATTTAGCAGTCATACAATGCGAAATGTTTGCTATGTCTGCCTCTGTATCTTCTAAATGGATCACACTGCCTGGTGTAAAAGATGAAGATCTAAAACATCTGCACCTGGTTAAATTTGAAGATTCCAGAAAACTTGAAGCGTTCTTTAGCTCGATAGAAAAAAACGTGAAAAAATTGGCATCACTTTGGAAAAATAAATGATTTAATTTAAAATACGTCTTGTTCATTCAAACTGAGGCGATGACTTGTCTAGTATTCCAACCAGCTCAGAACACAATTTTAATATCATTTTGCTCTGTCTGAGTATGTGTGCAAGTTTATAAAGGGTAACTTTTTCAGATTTCAGTTCTCCTTCAGGTATTTTCTTTCTTGTACTAGATATCCAAATGTAAAATTGCTTCCAAGGTTCTTGAGCTATCTTAAAATGGATGAAATGCTCATGATGGTTTACAGAATTTTGTTTCCAAAATTGTTCGTCTTTGGAAAATCGGTTTAAACTTTTACATGACTGCAAGATAGAATAGACATCATCAGGTCTACAGTAGCTCAAAATTAAAGACAGTGTATCTTGAGGTAAGTTTTCCATTGGACCATATATTTACTTGATAAACTGTCTGGCGCGACGTTTATTACAGATATTCTGTAATTTGGAACATATAATATTCAAGCAACATGGAGCTTGATCAGATAAAGTAATTTTAATACAGCACGTTATTTCGTAAATTTTTATAATACATCGACTAATAATTTATCGGACACATCATTCCATGTCCCTTGGTTTCGTTGTAAATTCCTCCACATTTCATACTACAAAATTCGTTCATAGTAATTCCATCTCGTTCTCGCACTTCTTTTCTTGACCACATTTTTCCACATTGAGGGCATTCGCGAAGCATTTGGTCTGAACATTGCTGGGAACAACAACGGCTTACCCTGTTCCAATTTCTATCCGGATTAAACTCTTGAGAACAAAAAGCACAGACTTTCATTATTGTTTAAATTGAAACAAAAACTATTTTATCAAAACAATATTCTTTACATATATTTATAATAAAATGCATTTACACTATTTACATTGATATACTGCTACTATCATCTGATCCGTAAACTTCTCTGCCGTCTTTGTAATGTCTCTTTAATACCAACATTCCATCAATCATCTTTTTGCTGTAATTTCTTGCCTCTAATTCGTTGATTACTCTAGATTTGACTTCAAAATACTTGTAAAACGGTACGTGATAAATAGACATAATATGCATCGTAACTTTAAAGACGTAGTATGATTTGGTAATTTCCAACATTTGCAATTTATGCTTTACTTTTTATATGCGGCGTTTTTCCAATTTTCGTGTGTACTATCAATTTACGCCGATCAGTATATTTTAAACTTATACTAAATAATAAATGGAAGAAATAAAACGACAACTATCTATACAAAAATCTCAAACAAATAAATCTCTGGAAATAATCACAAGAGATATCATAAATACGTATTCCGAAACACATGCCATGATTACGTATTGCAATTTGCAAGTTTGGTCCGATCAAATTAAGTCAGTTGTAGATGAAGAGGTATCAAAACCGTCGAAGAAATTTTTAGATTGTATAAACATCAAAAAGGTAAATCTGGCCAGAAGATTGAGCAACAAACAACGAGAAAAGTTTCTAGAAATATTATCAGATATTTTACCAAAACACCTTTACGATGAATTAAAATCCGTTGTTCACGACATATACAGTGCATTAAAAACAGGAAATAGAACCACGAGAATTCATAGCAGCCGATTTAAAACCAAGGAAACAAACCCAGACAGGTTTGAGCCTAAAACAGACCCTTCGGAAATTATTAGAGGATTCTATGGACCTAGTTATACATTTAAAAACAAGAAAGCTGAAACTAAAACAGTCAACGACGGAAAAGTAAAAGGAGAGTTTTACAATTATTACGAAAATCAAGACGAATTAACTGAAGAAGAATTACTACAAGTTGCATTAATGGAGTCCCTGATGGATAACAGCGATAGTAACAACAATAATAACAACGTATATATCAAAGAGGGAAAAATGGAAAAACCTCTCAATGACAAGAATGTTACTAAATATCTCCAAGCAAAAAAATCGCTCGAAAGCCAGTTAGAAATGTTACAATATTATTACGAAAAATCAACCAATAGAGAACGCGAAGAAAAGAGATTAGACGAAAAGATTGCAGAGGTGTTGCAAGAATTATCCAATTTAAACGTTTAGACTGTAAATAAATTAACGTATTTAAATCCATAAAAGTTTTTTGATAAGGGCGTGTCTGGGTGGAAACCTTAAAAGTTTGATACTTTAATTAATAGTTTAATTTAAAAAATGACTAAGGCTGTTGATTTGTTTGGAAGATGTTATAGAATGATACATATCAAAGAAGTGTACGCTTTCGCCGATTTCGATCCCAAATACGAACCAATGCTTCACAATCCGTACCCCAAGTTAGTATACAAGCCACCATTTCCACTGAGAATTCCACGCGATCCAGAGGAACGAGCAATTTATATGAAGGAAAGGCACGAGATTAACGCAAAAATAGTTATGGATAATTATTGCGTACTATCTAATAAAGGAAAAGTGTTTTTCATATTACGAGAGGGTTTTAATGAACACGAGTTTCAAAAATTAGTAGATTTTGTATCATTAGCCGGTACTGAAAACGTTCGAGGAAGGTTGAGGTTGCTTGATAATAGAATAAAAAAGTCGAAACATTAATTGTAAAATAAGGTCGTAAAATAAAGAATTATATATATCAAATTATGTATTTATTTATATCAATTATGTTGAGAGTTAACTAGATTGCTTATACGACATTATAATAGTATAATATCTTCTATTTTTACATTACTTGAGCTCTATATCATGTAAGTTACATAGATCACAATAAAAAACCTGACGAACTTGTATTTGTCACTATCATTTAGACAAAGATCTTCTGCTTGTTCAAGGCAGACGATGAGCGAATAATGATTTAAATGTGCACACGTGACTGTGTAAAATGGAAATTTAAACTCCTAGTAACATGTGATCTAGTAAAGATAATAAAAGATTGTAAATAACATAAAAACACCTTAAAACATTTCAAAAACATTCAAAATCGATATGAATCTCGGTATTTTTATTTAATTTTGATACGAATTTATAAAACCCGATATAAACGAAATAATCTTTACATAAATTCAACTTTTAACCATCCGGCCCTTTTACCATGTGTGATTCACTTTTGTTTTGACACTCTAAATTTTTCAAACTCTAAAAACTAAGTGACCAAAACAAAGCAGTTCAAGCGTTACTAAAAGGGCCGGATGGTTAAAAGTTGAATTTATAAAAAGATTATTTCGTTTATATCGTATTTTTCTAATTCATATCGGAAATTAAAAATTTAAATAAAAATTACCAACTTTTATATCGAATTCGAGATATATTTTACATTAGTTATTTAACCAAGTTATATTATAAAGTTGCCTATTAGTTATTTCATGAGCGAATACTGTGTGTTATTGTATATTAAATATTTATTTAAACAACATGTTTTGTGTAGTATTCGAACAGTCTGATAATTACATCGCTTATGGACCGTATAAGACTAAAGATGAAGCGGATGCATTGGCTGATAAACTTAATGATATAGAAACGTCGTATGATGAGTGGTACGCCAAGGAAGTTCAAAACCCAACGAAAATGCACGATTGGTTGATAGCGTACGGAGGTGGAAAAAAGAACAAGACTAGAAACTTCGTAGAGGCTGACAAAATGTTTAACGCAGACGGTACTCATCTTTTAATGTTTTGGTTCGCTACTGGGACAGGTGCACCTCTATATTCCGACAACGATGTAGATATAATAGGTCCCTTTAATACATGTGACGATGCAAGGAAATGGTTTAGCATGTCCGATTACTTTACTCACGCTCATTCTGATCACGATTATATCGATGAAATCTGGACATTTATCGAAATGCAAAAGTTTATTACACCAACATTGCACTACTTGGATGAATTAATTTCGTATGTAGAATCCAATAATTGTAAACCGGCAAAATTTAGATAAAATTATAAAAGATAAAATGTTTTTGTTTAATCATTTATTAAATAATTTATCAAGTTTTAATTTGTTTTAGGCTTCTTGTAAATTCGTGCAGGATGGTACGATTGTTTACGTTTATCGTTATACAATCCTCTAAGTTGACTCTGAGATTCCATCGCTTTTTCAAATGTGATCGAGGTCTTGTCAAATATGTAGATGTTTTCCTTGTCAAATAGTTTTGGATCATAACTGTGAATTGGTATAGGTGATACATAGTAGTAATTTTCCTTGGCTTCATTGGCGTTCTCAAAATTAGATTCTAACCACTGGTTTGTATCTTTTTCTGCGTCTTTAGGGTCGTCAAAGTTGGATACTTCAAACACTATTTTAGGAAGGTTTCTCTTCTTGATGTATTCCGCCATTCGTTTCGTCTCCGCATCTATATTTGGGGAAAACTTGATCTCTGCCAATAACTCATCGTCTGTTAAATCCACAAATTTACTCAAGTCGTTTGTACGTTCGATAAGATTGAGAGCTTCTACAGATCTTCGAATAATATCTTCTACCATGAGCGAACTAGCCATAACTGTCTTGTGATAATAGACGGAATTATATTGATAAAATCTGGCGTTTACGGCTTGAATGATATCGGCTAACACTTTTTTGTTATAGTGAAGATATTCTTCAAAGATTGGAAGATCATTTTCGGCTGTTCCAATATGTCTCTTTCTGATACACGATTCAATAATAATTCTGTCTGCAGCTATAGTACCAAAGTGTTCTGTACCACAAAAATATGCATCTCTTTGAACGAAATCAATACGATCACTGCCTTGATATTGATGAATACCAGATAATTCGTCAACACATACCTACGGGGCCATTGATAATCGCTTTACCGACCTTGTCTTTTCCTTCCCATATTTTAATTATATTTTCTGGATCAACACCACATGCTTTGACCAAATCGGATAATACTTCGCGAACGATCCTAATACGATGTCTGTCGTGGCCTGTAATGTTAACAATGAATTTGGAGCGAGTTTTACCTTTTTCTACTCCAGGATAAATTTGGGAATATACAGATCTATCCCAGCTTTGATCGTTAGTATAAATAAAATAAATTATTAAAACCTGTGGCTGAATGGTCCGTGTCCGACTAAATATTAGTTGTAATATTGAAAGTGATATTACTGTCGTGTAAAAGTGCGGCAAGTTTTATAGTCTCTATTCTCTCTTCATCTCCAGGATAAAGGTGTTGAGCATATTTTCCTGCTACATGAAACACACCCAAGCAGTGCTCAAAACGTGTATGATTTGCACCCGTAAATACTTTGTGTACCAATGTCAACTGTCTGACGTAGCGAAGTCTCTGGAATATCTCACTGTTTACAATTGCAATTTCTTGGGGAGTGAGAGTAATCCACCCGTATAGCGGATCGTTAAATATAACATTTTTTGTCTCCATTTTTCAAGTGAATCGAATGGTATTAAATAGTATTATAGTTTCGTGGCGCGGTACTAATTGTCTGGTTGTTATAATAAAATAATAGTAAATATTATTAAAAAATGGGCTTGGACATTTATATATACAGCTACAATCCCTACGACGAAACGCAAAAACCAGACGAAACAAAACAATTGTATACTGGGAAAACGAGATATTCATCCTCTTTTCCCTTTGATTTGTCTAGATCTAACAGAGTGCTTATAGAGTATTTCTCAAATCCTGTGCAAGCCACCTATGTTTTTCTCACGGATCTAATAAGAAAACTCCAAGATATTCACGACAATGATGAAGATTGCGCTGGTTATTCTCTTTATCAATTAGAAGAAGCATTAGCCTTTTGTTACATTTTGCTTTGCAAGCATCAAGACGAGTGGGTAGAATATTCTGCGTAAGATTTATAAGGTAAAAATATAGCATGTTTAATAGTGAACTTTTAAAACAGAATAAATTGTGTGAGAGGCTTGAATTAATAAAACTTTAACAAATATGTCTAATAAAAACATTCATACAAACTGTCGCTTTAAACATTTCTTTCGTTTTCGTCATCAACCTAATACTAGAATCTTGTATTTCGAGGTTGCACCTACAGTTTTAGAAATTAAAAAGAGATTGCATGTTTTATTTCAAATCAATCCCAAAGAAGCAATCATAAAACTCTATCAAAACGGAAAGCTGTTAAGAGAGGATCAAGTTCCAAAGTTGGAATGTCTGCTTGTTGGATCACGTGTACCAAACCCAAAATGTGTAGGAAAAGCAAAAAAATGTGTAATTGTGGAGGAAGAAATAAGGGACGAAGATATACAAACGGATGCCGATACTAAATATTTATGTAAAATGTGTAATAAAAGAGGTCACTATGAAACTTATTGTTATGCTAATAACATAATTGTATCCGAGACGACAACTGTATACGAATTATTGTAAATATGTTTATATAAATTAATTAACCATATATGATGTTTTTATAAAAAATATATTTTATTTCCGGAATATGATTTGGCGCTGGGTTTAATATCACACGATCGATATAAAAGTTCAGAAAGTAAAAAATGGAAGGAGGAATTCAAAGATTACCAGAAAAATCATCAACAGAAGATAAATGTATAGAATCGTTGCAAGATTCATTCGTAAAAATATCTACTGAAAATACACCCGAACGATCGTGCTCTTGTCTTGAACCCGTGGGTTCTCGAAGAAAAACAAGAAGTCTCGGAACCTCCAGAACCTAGAGTTGCCGAAATTGTAGAATAACTGTATAATAAAACAATGAATGCGGTTATCATATTTATTGAATTTACATTATGTTGAAGTAGATGTTTGTGAGTTTCTCTTTTTCTTATTTACCGCATTGATATAAGCTACTAAAATGAAAATGTGAGTAAAACTAGAAATAGAATTTTTATTTATTACCTACCAACAAGATCAGCCCAATACCACCACCAACGCCAAAAACTCCAACGATAATCTTTCCAGTTAGATCCAATATTTTGGCCTTTTTCGTTTCCTTATCCAAGTCTATATACTCGGTTTCTATGATTGTAGGAGTTGACATATTTAATGTTACTATATTTAATTTTTTAGTGAAACTTCTATAATTATTGTTTATTTTTCAAAGCATCTAACGAGTTATTGTGTTTTAAACAAACTTTATATTAAATCTACTACATTTTCTAGTAATTTTTCATTTTCTTCGTTTGTAAGTGCTACCATATCGTATTTGGCTCCAAGATAGGTACATTCCATGTGTCCGATATCAATGTCTGTTTCATCCTCAAAAATCCTCTTTTTGTCCTCCATAGATACAAATTTTAGTTTCTTTAAGCCGCTACCTACTTTGTAGCAGTACCATTGAAATCGAAGATGTTTGGGAGCGTCTGATGGTACAGACAAATCTTTAAGTTCAAAAAAGTACAAACCACAACCCTTTAAAGGTTTAAACGAATAGAGAATTTTGAGAGCCTTTAAATTGTGCTTTTCCATTTAAGATCAAATTAGTATTATTACAGTGAACTCTATATACTAACCATCCTTATAGCGCTGCGAAATTATTTCAAATATCATTCATACGAGATGTTCCCTGTTATAAGTTTCGTCGATTTACCCCGAGATATACACTTTGAAATAGCGTCTTACTTAAAAATAGATGGTTTAAGAGCATTACAGAGAACCAACAAAACATTGTTTGCAATTTACAAAGATCTATTTGTCATTCGGCGAAAATATTATATACAAAAACTTCGCAAGTTTGCCAAGTATAACCTAGTAAAATCCTACTGCAATTATTTTACACAGTGGATGTACCCACTAGACAAAAGAATACCAGTTAAAAAAAGAGTAGTCGATGAAATATGGAGGCGATGTATGAATGTCGTACAAAGTGTAATATTGTATTTACCTAAACAAAGTGACCACAACTTAAAGATTTTTTCTACATACTCTGCTTTTTCAACCGGGGAATATGGGTTAAGAATATCAAAGATTATGGATATCGAACAACACGGCATGATGTTGACAGTGATATTTTTAGAACTAGAACATTACATATTTCTAGATATGGAATATGCACACGCTCACGATTTTGTCGTGCACCGAAATGGGAAACCTGTCGGCGTTGTCAAAAAGGTTCTCTATGGTTTTAATTGTGAACCGCGAGACATCAAGATACCAGATGAATTGTGTTACCCAGTAAAAGATTACTTGACAGGAAAGTGGAATTCCAAAGTTACGAGTCGAAACCCATCGTTGATGTTTTCGGATAAAGGGTATTCTCTCAAGTACATTTCCAGATGTGTTTACGATACACGCGAATGTGGAAATCTTAAAGTGCCCGCTTCTTGGCGGTTGACACTAAAACCTCATTTAAGAAAATATTGTAGTAAATGTTTACCAAACTTTACATGGCTACAACTTTACTATAGTAATTTTGAAAACTGTATGGATGATCTTGGTTGTGACCTGACAAACAACCAAAATTACTGGATTACAACTATAAAAGTTCAAGAATGTTTTATTCATTATTTTCATGCCTGTGAATGTGTAGACTATCCGAATATACCTCGCAAAACTAGATGTTTGTTTAATTTTTACGATGGTGGAATAAATGGAATATAAATGTAGTAAACATAGCAGACAACTTTCACATTAAAGTATTTATACATACATTTATACACACATATTTACGAATTATTCTTCTGTTTCTACTCCAGTCTCGTCAGTGATGGATGGTTCTGCGACAAGTTCTGGTTTTACATATTCCGGAAAACTTATTTCTCTTATCGCCTTGTCGTAATATTCTTGTTCGAAAAAGTAAACTGTTAGCGGTATCTTGCAAGCTAGATCACGTTTTTGTGACCAACGTTCTTTGTTTATGACGTGATTTAGTGCCAGGTATCTCCCATTGACACCTTTGACTCTTCTGTAGGGTGTAACTTTTAAACATTTCTCAAACGTCAACCCCTCATTTTTTGACCTTTGCTGTTAGAATGTGTCTTTTACTTTAATACCTGAAACCCTTGACTATAAACAAAGGTGTCCAATCTGAATTGCCAAATTTTGTTGTGTATTTTGACCCACCCTTAATTTCACAATTATGTTGACGAATTCTTCTTCCGAAAAAATTAGAAAATCCTGCGTATGTTCGAGAGTTCGATTCACAACGTATTACATAGCAAACAATATCACCCTTCGCAACACACTTTGACATTATTGTTGTATATTACTAAATATAAAAACGAAAACAATATAAATGCAATTACTAAAAGGCGTATACGATAATGTAATGTCTCCACTTTTATTAACATGACTTACGAAGAATTTCTCAATGTCATCAGATTAGCGGAAGCTAGTTGTAGTTGTATTGTGATTTATTTTGTGCTCGAAACGTGTTGCGAAAACGCGATGGGACCAATTAATCTCTGTAAGAAAATAGTGTTTTAAGATAGTTGCTTTATATTGTAATTTTCAAATAAAGTTTAATATGCCGAAAAAAGGATTGATATTATGTGGGGGGTTTGGGACAAGGTAAAAATGTTATTGTGATAAATACTAAAACTAGAAGATTACGCCCACTTTCCCTCGTTACCGCAAAGCCCCTAATTCCATTGGCGGGCGAGAAAAGTATAATGTATCATCAAATATCAGCACTTGTAAATTTGGGTGTCACGGAAATCATTCTCGCAATCAATTATCTACCTGAAATCATGATGGAACACTCTAGTAAATGGGAAAAAGAGCTTGGTATCAAGATATATGTAGTTAAAGAAGACAAGCCGCTCGGAACTGCTGGATGTATTAAAAACTGTGAACATTTATTACGAGGACAAGAACCTTTCTATGTTTTGAATGCCGATATTTCTACAGATTTTAGTGTTCTTTGTGATATGATGAAGTTTCACGAATCAAACCCAAATTGTCACGCGACAATGCTCGTTACAAAGGTAGACGACTTTACCAAATTTGGAGTTGTCATTTATGACGAGAAGAAGCAGATTCAAAGATTTGTAGAAAAACCCAAAGTCTACTGTGGAAGTAACATGATCAATTCCGGTGTCTATATTTTTGACCCTTGTGTATTGGATAGATTACCTGAAATTGGTTCCATCGAAAGAGAAGTATTTCCAAAATTAGCCCAAGACGGATGGATGTATTGCCACGAGCTACAATCGTATTGGATCGACCTAGGAACAATTCCCGACTTTCTAACTGGTAATAAATTATATATGCAACACAGAGGATTAAAGAATATTATCCACGAAACATCTACTGTGGGTGCAAACTGTGAGATTAACAACTCTGCTATCGGACCAAATTGTATTGTTGGAGATAATGTCTGTATTAAAGACAGTGTAGTATTAGAAGGATCTATAATTGAATCAGGAGCTCATATCGAAGATTCAATCGTAGGATGGAAGTGTTACGTAAAGAGATGGGCTAAATTGTTCAACAATGCAGTCTTGAGCTTGGACGTTACCGTAGAAAAAGGTGTCGTCTTGAACAACACTCATGTAATTTCACACAAGAGCATCGAACAAAGTATCTTTGAACCCAAAAAGATTATAATGTAAATGGAAATCAAATCTTAGTGTAAATACTGGTATAAATTCCAGTTTAATTTCTAGTGTAAAATGTATTATAAACTTGTATTCAATTATATTATATCATAATTATTATTTAATTAACGCGGCGCAAGGTCGTTTTTATGAATATCAATTCGTGTTAGTTGATGTAAATACAAAATGTCTTTAATTACAGGAGATGGATTGACAGTCAGAGGCCCGCCTAGTAATTCCTTGACTCTTTCGGGAAACATAAATTCGTCATTGCAAATCAACGCGGGAAATATAAATTCATCCAACATAATAACGTTATCCGGTACGGTTAGCCCAACCGTTGATTATTCAAAGGTTAATATCTGCCCTAATTCATCTACACTGCTTTTTGGAAAAGACAAAATAGAGCTGATAAAAGAAGTAATGACTCTAAAGTCTGAAAATGAAAAGTTGAAAACGTTATTAGATCAAGTAGAAAAACGTGTTTCAATTTTAGAATTTCAACCTCCTTATGGACCGAAATTCTTGGAAATACAACAAGAAGAAATGGAAGCTGGAATTGTAATGTTTGATAATGAATAAAACAAATAATACTTAAAAAAACAAAATTATTATGTTAATCAATTTATTCATCGTCAGACAAGTCAATCAGTTCGGGTATAGAATCTTGACTAGTTTCGGGTTCTTTTTTAGGTGCGACAACAGGTTGAGCCGGTTTTGGGGTAGGTATTGAAGGGGCAGCTTTTTGTTGAACTTGTGGGTTTTGATTCGCAGGATTTGGTGTTGTGTTCAAAGATGCAACCAGCAGTCTAGAAAAAGGAATACCACTAACAGCTTTGATCGTTTCGACTTGTCCGCTAGTATGCTTGTAGGTCCAAACACCACTACCAAAAGATCCACTCCACGCAGCAAAATATTGAGGCTTATCGACAACGTTGATAAAGAGATTGTTTGTATTAAGTATCAAAAAGCATCCAAAACCCATATCACAAAGATAACCCAGTACATCCCGAAAAACGCCGAGGTGCTTTGTCATTTCTTCCTTTTTACCAAAGTATATCAGGTGAACATGCTTCATCGTTTTAGCGTCATTGTACTTGATATGAGCCATAATGTCGTGGTACAAGCGTGTAAAAAGATCGGCTTCAGTCAGCGGCTTTAGTCTACAGGCCAAAGGAGTGCTTGGTTTTCTAAAGTAGTTCATTCTGACTACATCTGTTTTGGGAGTTGTAATATTGACTTGTGGTAAATTTGGAGATTGTTGAGTACGTTTCGCGAGGATAGCTTTGTTGTGATCAGAGACCCTTTGTCGTTGCAATTCATTGACTTTGGTGAGAATAGCTTGATGAATAACTGGGGTGGGTGTGTCTTTTGGGAAACTAGCACGAATTTGAAGAACCATTTGACTAGTAAGTTCTGGACATCCAGGAATCGGAGGCTTTGTAGATTGGACTGTAACAGGATTAACAGGTCTGGGTGAGTTTGCAGGATTTTGTTGAGCAACAGTCGCTGGCTTCGAAGCAACAGGGTTAACTGGTAGTAGCTTAGGAGGAGCAGGGTTGACGAGTATAGGTTTAAGAGGAGCAGGATTGACAAGTTTAGGACTAGGATTGGCAGGAGAAATCACAGGAAGGAGGCAAGCGTTTACTTTTGGCGATTCAGTACCAACGACTTTGGAAACAGTTTCCCGATCAACAGACATAGGTTTCGGTGGAGAATGTAAAGTCATTTTTGGAGGTCCATTACGCAAAACTTGTTCCAAGAGAGCTTTGGCTGATTCAGCAGACATATTCGGAGCATCAATACTTCCTTTCATAGTTACGTGGGGAGCTGGCAGAGCATTTGTGTGTGGTGAAGCGACAGCGGTAGTTTGATGAGATGGCATTTTTAAAATAAAATAATTGACAATAATTTGGCAGCTTGTGATTACGGTTTAAGTTTGTGAATAATGTTTGTCAGGATAAAGTTATAAAAATACGGGACCCTTTATTTTATAATAGTATAACCGGTTAATCACAATACTTCGATCACTTATCAAAGTTTATAATAATCATTATCTAATAATCATGCCGATACAAAATGATGACCACATTAAAGATATGTTTGTATCTTTAATGGACATAAACTCTATACTTGCCCTCAACGACGAAGAATTGAATATACTCCAAGATGCCATAGAAAAAGAAGAGTATGTCGATTATATCGAAGTTGAAAATATCATGAATGCATCCAGTCAACTTAAATCTTTGAGTTAAAATTGAAGGTTGAAGACAAGGAAAAGCAAATGAAACCAAAGTTACGTATCATAAGAAACTTGTATGGAATTTTCGACAAGTATCTATCTACAATACTGGAAGAAGGAGAAGAATTCGTAAAGTTGCCCTTAAATCCAATGGAAGGAGTTACGACATTATTAGCCATTTCCAAGTTGCAAAAAGATGGTTTTATTATTAAAGATATTCGATTAAAAGAAAACAAGAAGAATAGTGGTGTGTTTTATTACGTGGTGCTCAAAAAAGTAGAACAGTAAAGCTAAAAGTAGAAGTTGAAATTTGTTATGTAATTTCGTTGTGAATAATAAATTTATCAAATTCTATATTATTTTATTTTTTCGATATTAAAAGATAAATTCCGATATAAACGAAATAATCTTTTCATGTTTTCAAACTTTAACCATCCGGCCCTTTTAGTAACGTTTGAACTGCTTTGTTTTGTAACTCTAAATTTTTTAAACTCTAAAAACTAAGTGTCCAAAACAAGAGTGAAAAAGGGGTGCTAAAAGGGCTGGATGGTTAAAATTCGAATTTATGAAAAGTTTATTTGATTCATATCATGAAAATGTAAATTATATCGGAAATTAAATTTATAAATAAATTCATATCGAAAAATTACCGAAATTATGAATTTTTAAAATTTTACTTTCTATTTACAGTTGTATAAAAAGTTGTATAAACAACATCAAATACATTGTTACGTTATTGGTATCAGAAGTCGAGATGGTGAAATTTGTTATAAATTTACACGCTGGTTCTGAACTACCAAAAGATATCGAAATACATATCAATTTAGACAATCATTCTGAACAGTCAGAACACGATAAAGTAGTTAGCGTTAATAGTGAAAATGTCACTGCAACTTGTGCTGTTGAGAAACCTGTTAATGCTGAAGTAGCCGATATCAAACAGTACATTAAAAAGTTTGATATTGAGAAACATTTCGACACAGCTAACGGAGGGAAATCCATATTAATATACGGCAGATCAGGCAGCGGAAAGACAGCTTTTGCAAGAAGTATCGTAGAAGTTTGCAAAACAAAATCCAAAAGCTCACCTTATGTTATCGCTGGTAGAAACGAAGCTGCTGGATGGGAAGAATTAGATTGTACTGTTGAAGATACCAGAGACGAGAAGCAATGTATCGCTACTTTGAAAAACATTTCGGATATTGCCGAAAAACATCCCGAATGCGGCCCTATTATTTCAATTTTGGACGATTTCCCTATTGATCATAAATGTTGGAACAATTCAGTCATGTTGAATGCTGTCTATAATGGACGTGCCAACAAACGTATACAACTCTTTTTGACACAATCTTTCAAGAGTGCTCCTAAAGCAATTAGAAACAATATGAGTTACATCGCTATCTTGGGATATCAATATATGTCAATTCATGAAAAGCGTATGTTGTGGAACGAAATTGGGTCTATATTTGAAGCCTTTGAAAAATTTGACGATTGTATCAGAGAAATTTTTAAACACCACAGAGTTGCAGTATTTGATCAAAGGATTGTTAGTAATAGTATCGAAGATTGTGTGTTTCATTTCTAATGGACATTGATATTTGTAAATAATGTAAAATTTATGAGATATAATTTATGATATACAGTTTATGATGTAAAATTTATATAAAGCTAGTTTAAAATATCTATATCTTCTTCATTATTTTCCTCGTTTTCATAATTTGTCTCATCTTTTGCACATTCTTCTACATTTTCACATTCCTCTTCTTCGTTTGTCTCATCGCCTGGATCTTGTATATTTTCCTCTTCTTTGTTATTATTTTTTACAAGTTTTACTGGATTAAGTGGTTTATCCTTGACGTCTTTGCAGGACTGTCTGTGAAATTGAGACGCACCATACTTGACTAGTCCATCCTTGTGTTCAGGAGTTGCGTAGCCTACGTTGGTATGAATACTGTATCTTGTAGCTAGTTCTGGATAATCTCTACACAATTCTTCTCGAATAAATTTATCTCTTGCATTCTTGGCAACAATGCTCGCTGCTGCAATTGCCATCCATTGATCATCACCTTTGATGATGGCCTCGTAATTCATTTCTTTTCCATCTTTAAAATACGGTTTCCAATTTGGACCATCCACGAGTACAAAATCAAATTTACATTTCAGCTTGTCTAAGGCTTGATGCCAACCTTTTATTTTGGCACCGTTATTAGTTCCAGGTGTACTATCGATAGTCTTTTCATCTACAAAAACCACAGATACTTCCAAAGCGTGCTTTCTGATATATTCTTCGGCTACTAATCTTTGTTTTTCAGACATTTTCTTGGAATCTCGAATAATAACGCTTCCATCGCTGGGTAAAGAAAAGGTTCGCGGTAGTACCACGGCAGCAACCTCGGAAATTAGAATAAAAAATTGAAATATCTTACTGTTACAGGTCCCAAAATACAACCTAAGCCGACTTCGTCAACCCCAACCGCTAAACGTGCTTTAGGGTGTACTAGTTCAAGAGTAACATTTTCTTTCTTTTTCTTTTGAGGTTTTGTTTTTTCTGTTTGTCTTCTTTTAACAGACTTGGTGCTTTTTAAAGACTGTACCGGAGTATGTTTTGCTTTACCCATCTTAATTTACAGATGATTGTAGAAATGCCCAGTGTTGTATCACAGCGCTAATTAGAGATGGAAGAAATGTAGGAATCATGTTGTTTGTGTATTATAGATTTATTTGTATATACCGAGCACGATAGCGACAAATTTGGTTGTTTATGTTTGGGGGAGAATTGTTTACAGCCTCTAGAGTTGGAGATATAACCAACACCCCATCTGTATAAGAAACGGCATCCAGAATTATTGTCGGTATTGATCCGTGTTTGATGTTACTGTGTTCATTTAGATGATTAGCCCAAAGTTTCTTCCAAAAAGACGCGTCGTATCTCTGGTTTACTTTATTTTTTATGTTCTCTACGTCTATTTCACCGAGAATATATAATCGGCTATAACGAACTACCATAGGCCACTGATTGTATTCCTGAATACTGGCAAGTTGTAATTTGTCTTTGGGTATATAAAACATGTTTTTATTTAACTGATTCCACACTTTCATCGTAATCATATATTTTACAGGTTGTTTGTGCAAGATTTCTTTCCAAGCCTTACATACAGGTTTGAATCTTAACATCAAATAATCTTTAATATTTCCATCGTGAATTATATTAGGAACAACCCAAGGAAGTAGTATAGAAAGCGTATTTCTGTCCATTATTATAAAAATTCGTTTAATTACAACTAGTACGCATTTATTAAACGAAATGTATTCATTTACACAAGGCTATTCGTCGCTACAACACCATTCTGATTCCTTCTTTTTCAATTCTTCTGCATCATCCAACCGAAAAGTTTTTCTTATTTCGTCTGGTGTTTTTGAGTTGATCATAATAGCTACATGTCTGCAAGTGACTGACAACAATTCAGGTATATCCAATATATTTGCGGCAAGTATGATATCAAAGAGCGTTCGTTGATCAACTTTACAAAATTCAACATCCCATGGAACGATATCGGTATACTTTTCAGTTGGAGATTGTTTTGGTAAAGGATGCTCCCAGTGATAAACACAGAATTCGACTACCTTTTCGAGAACTTTGCTGTCGTAACCCACAGGTATAGGTGCTTCTATGTTGAAATCTGGATCTGACAACGTTAATTATCATGCAACTAAATATAGTATTTACCTTCTATCATAGATTTCAACATAGTAGATTGTAAAGCTGGACCCCTAGGTATCTTGACATGTTTTCCGTCAGATGATAAAAGTATAAGATGTTCCATTATAGATTATATGGGTTATATAATTCGGTAGAATTGTTAACCGGATTTCTTATTGATATATAATTCAAGCATATTTCCCGCGCCAAAGCAATTTTTTTGATTCTTTATCAATTTTTCTGTTTCTGTATTTTAATAATGGAAAAACTCAAGCGTGTCACATATCACGAATGCTATCATTCTTGTATTTTTATCCTTTTTAGTGTCGCACTTGTGATGGGGGTTGTCACAATTGTTTCCAATGGTATTTACAACGAGTATCAACAAGTACCTTGTCATATAAATAATGTAAAGATAGACGTATCTTACGATTACGAAAGACAACGCCCAGTTTATGTCGTAATATGGAATGTAACAGTTGGCGGATATGAATATAATATTGCAAAAGTATTCAATTCAAATGGACAAGCTGAAGAATACACGAAATATGCTACAGACAGTTGTTATCAAAATCAACACGAGGTGGTACTTACGCTCCCCGCCAATTACATTACATATGCAATCGTCACATTTACGTTCACGGGTGCTTTCACATTGATGATTCTACCTACATTAATATTTAAAGTTCGAGAAAGAGCAAACAATAACCAAAACTACCAGCCTATGGTGAGTATGTCACAGTTGTAAAAATTAAATAATAAAGCCTCAAAATAAAACTTGATTTATGTAATTGTCATTTATTAATACTTAAATTAATATTTGGTTTGAGTAAAGGTTTCATAGTTACATTCGGGGCAACTAATAATAAATTCTGAAGAGTGTTTGAGTGAAATTTTTGAGAAGCAACATGTATAGCAACAATTGTGTCCGCACTCCAATTTTCTATGGTCGTCAAATAGCAACACCTTTCCACAGCTGGTATTACAGCATTTAGTATCAAAGTGTTCTTTAATTTTGTTGATACGCTCGTAATATTCATTGTATAGCTTTTGCTTCTCGTCCTCTAGCTTTGATTTTTTGAGTCTGGTTGCTGTATCAAAGTAATTTTCAATAGAATCTAGACACCTCTTCTTTTGTTCTTGAAGGTTGACACCAGTATATGCTTCCAACTTGGAGTTTTTGAGTTTCTCAGACAATAAACCTAGTTGTTCGGCTATAAATTTGGGAAGTTCCGTAATGGTGCAGAGCGGTTGTGGTTCATCCTCTAAAACCAAATCCTGTGAGGGTCCAGGACTAGGTAATACAGGCTAAAATGTGTTAAGATGATAAAGAAATAAGACTTACCGAGTATTCGCTAGATTCTGTATTTTCTAAATCTCTGTTCTTGCCTCCTAGAGGTGTGAGTTCAAAGTTGAATGGTAATATCTTGAGAGTTCTATTTACGGGAGTATTAGGTGTAGACTCTATCCTCTCTTCCGGCATTATGTTGTTGAATGGTGTCTCTGGGACAAAGAGTTTACCCTTGGGCTTTGGATTCATTTCTATCTTGAGATTCGGGTATGTTAAGAATAAAAAATATGGGACCCGGCTTTTTAAATTATAACCGGTTAAATAAATGCGAATAACCGAAAAACTATTTAGTAAATCTAAGTTATTTTAACAACGATGAAATCATTACAACAGTTGTGTCTAGAATACGTTAAACAGAACGACGCAACTTTGAAAGCCTATACTGACTACTTGGAGAAGAATGAAAAGAGCGTGGACCCTTTGGAACTCATCCAATTTCACCAAGATTACACAGACCAACGCTTTGAAATTACTGGAACTATACCTTCGGAAGAGCACTTTGCCAAACTTAGATACAACGCTAGAAAGTGGCCTCATATCAACTTTCCTTCAAGTGACAACTGCTTTGGGCAAACGTTTTACGGTTACATACAAGAACACAACAAAGAAAAGTGCAAGTGTTTAAATTGGCCTGCAGATCCTGGTAAAATTATAATTATAATTACGTTTTGATAGTCATTTACACGTTTAGAAAATTGCTTGGCTTGGAAACCAGAAGCATTCACCGTTCAACAAGAAGGTGAATACAGCTACCGTGTAGATTCGTTCAATTATCCAGACTTTTGGCTTGAACTTGTATTCGATCCCGCTCGTTTCAACAATTCGTGCAACGAAAACAACATATTACAAGGGGAGATCAAGATCAATACATGTATTTTGACCGGATTGAGAGTGTCTGGACGTTTCGATCACGGTTCAACTGTTGTAGCAAAATTAGAAGGAGGCAACGTACTCGTTCGGATATTCAATACAACAAATATAGAGAGAACTTTTGACCTTGCTATTAAAATTACGAATATTTGAGGTTGCAAAGAATTACGTCCAATAAACAAATTTGTTATTAAACCTGTATTTTAACAATAAAGTGCAATCAACTGTTCTGATCCGCAAAGACCTTGGCTCCATGTTTCCCTCTTTTCGCTCTACAAGTTTAAGAAATTTAGATTTTGCTCTAAGTAAATGTAACCGAATTCATTGACTTGACATTCTTTATACATCGGACCGTTTATGCCAAAAAAGGAAATCATAGTACCTGACGACGCGTCTGTACCATGATACCTTAATACTATATCCTAAACCATGAAGTATTTAAACACTTTGGTTAGCTATATTATTAAGATTATGGGACATACCCCCTAAAATCGTTAATTTTTATTATTTCGGTATGAAATGTTAATTTCCGATACAAACTAAATGATTACGATATAAAAGAAATAAACTTTTCATGTTTTCGACTTTTAACCATCCGGCCCTTTTGGTAACGTCTGAACTGCTTTGTTTTGTGACTCTAAATTTTTCAAACTCTAAAAACTCAGTGTCCAAAACAAGAGTGAAAAAGGGAAGCCAAAAGGGCCGGATGGTTAAAGTTTGAAAACATGAAAAGTTTATTTCGTTTATATCGGGATTTTAGAGTTTATATCAGATTAAATAAATAACAAAAAAAAGAAATAAACTTGTATCAGAATCTTGATATAAAAACAAATAACTTTGGTTATTTACAGTATTTAATTTGCGGTATTTAATTTACATGGTTTAGCTACACAGATGATCGCAGTTTTGACCTATCAAAAAGTTTCTTCTATTTACAACATCAGCTCTTGATGGTTTTGGTACAGTATTTCCACTAAGCATCATTTCTTTTGTTAAAATCGAAAAGTTGCTATTTTTTGGTACATTTTCAATGAAATATTTTGATGTTTCAGAGTCTTCGAATTCTATATCTATGTATGTACGATGTCCATTTGTACGTTTGTTTAATATGTTGTGTTTTGTTGAAGCCAGCAAACCTTGTAAGATCGACTCTGAAAAACTTATATAATACATTTGAACAATCAATCCATTTGCGATTTTTTCTTGAAGCTCAAATATTTTGTAAACATCATCCACACACTCTTCGTATTCCGATTTCTCATTCTTTTCATTTTTCTCGATTTTTATTGGGTGGTCTGATATGGAATTCTTGTTTTTAGATCTCATTTCTCGATAATTGTGAATCGATACGTTACAACTAATTGTAGAAAATAACAATATTGATACAAAAAACCCGATATAATATTAAATTATTTATCTCAGGAATTATTGGACGCGGCTTTTGGATATATAAACATTTTATGATTAAAAAATGGAGGACGATGATTCGGATGGCAAGATTGTAAAGCGGTTTAGAGATCTCAGTATAGAAAACGATTTCGAGATAAAACGAGACGGAAAGAGTTTTGGGTTAAAAGATAATATTCAAGTAAAGATGCCCAATGGGAGTTTTGGTCAGACTATTTATTCACCATATGCCAAAACAAACCAGGAGGGAAATCTTAGTTTCAGTTTGGGTGAAGAGAAATCTGTTAGTTACCAGGAATATTGTAATTTTATGGAGAGAATGACAAAGTATTGGATCAGTAAAATCAAGCTACCTAAAACCAGAACCAGTTATGATACATACACGAGATACTGCCCTATAGTCAGGCATTCAACACAAAGCAATAACGAATTTCAAGAACAAGGCTAATTTGTATCAAATAGAATTTCTCTTAATTTTATATAAACCGTTAGAATTAAGCATCATTTTCCTGTTTTCATTTGGCACTATAACTTTTAGGTACAATTCAGGGTTCTTCATCTGTATGTTCAATAAATCAATCGTCCACTTTATGAGACTGATGTGTGGCTTGGCTGCCTTCTTCCATTCTTTTGACTTGTCTGATGAAACTTGTTCATATTCGTCCAACTTGTTTTGGCACCTATCGATCTCATCATTCCAGTCGAAGGGATGATTGTATTGGTTCAAAAAATGTGAAAGTTCAACAATGTACTTAATATTTTTTGCCTGGAGCCAAAATCCTTTTTTATGATCGTCTCCAATTAAACGAAAGTTGATATCTTTCCCTTGGATAAAGTATCCAAGCGTAAACTTTAATGCTTCATCCCTAGTCATGTTCCCGATAACACCCACAGGATCTTCAAGGTTTCTGTATTTTGAAGCAAACCACACATCGTCACCGTCTCTTCGAAGAACATAGTGTATATCCTTATCGAAAGGAGAAAATATAGTTATTAAGGTACATTTTCTATCGTGAGTGAAATCTTTTACAGATTCCTCATCGGTTATTTCTTGTCCTGAGTATGTATACATTAATCATAAACTGTAATAACAATGTGTAATTTACAAAAACAACGATATTATATAACTCGATTTATATATTACAAACACATCACTTCGTCTATCGTTCTTCCAGCGCCCATCTGTTTGTTTTGAGCCAAACCTATCGCTTCGTCCAACAAGTCAGCGGGGTTTTTCATCAATACGGAAAAGATTTTCTCGATAGATTTCTTGATTTGATTTTCCAAATACCAGAGTACATCAACTTTGAGTTTTCTGTCGATAACGTAGTCGAAATCTTCTATCTTATCTTCCATTCTCTTTTTGGCCTTGAAATCTCTCGCATCGTTATAATAAAACAGATATTTGACACTGTCACCGGATTTAGGTCCGAGACCTGGGTTTCTCTCGTCCATTCTTTGTGCTAATTTAACGTGTCCTACGCTTCCGTCGTAATTTGCTTGATTGATCTTTTTGTATAGAGCTAATACTTCGTACTGTGCATCGATCTTGTGTTTTAATTCTTTTATGCTCTTTTTTATCTTGAATACTTCTTCGCTAATATCTTTGACTGCTATTTCGTCGTCAGCCGCTCTTGCACGTGCTAAAGCAGCTTCAAATTTCTTTAATTTCTTGACTAATTCTTCCATGTCTTTGGAATATTTGGTGAAATCTGTTTTTACAAGCTCTACAGTCGAGTTTATTACTTCTTCTTTAGCTTTTTCAATATCTCTTTCCTTGATTAAAATATCGATTACACGCTTGCACAAGTTGTTAATAAAGGCACAGGCAGTTCTCTTTTTGAAATCCAATCCCTTAATATCAATCTTTCCAGGTTTGTTTGGATCTGTAAACATGTACTGGACATAACATTTAGCAGTGTAAATTAAGAAAACACGATCAGTCTTTTCGTGTTCGATTTTCATGACACCTCCACATACCGACTTGTCATTGTTGATTGCTTCTACAAGTTTTGCACCCCATACAAACGACTCTTTGAATCCTTCTTCGTCGTTGGTCAATCCGAGATCGACAAACAATGAATCAGTATCGATATAGATAACTTTGGAACCAGGTTTGATCGCTTCGGCAATTTGTTTGGCTCTTTCGATAGAAAATCTACCCAAAAAGGTGACACAAGCAGATACAGGAGCACAAGTCATCATACCACTACGCTTTAATCTTCCATTTTGTCTTGGATTATTTGATTTTTTAAATTGCATCTTTCCAGCACCACAGAAACCATAGGTAGAGTTACCTCCAACCTTTAACTCGTTTTGTTCGGCATTGTAATTTGCAGACTCTTGAGAGTATTTCTCAATTAAAGTGACTAATTCGTGTATAACACTGACACATCCTTCTTCGAATGAAGGCTCACATCCCAATTGAAATAGTTTCTCTGCATGGACACCAAGTTGTCCTACGTGACCTTCGGCAATTTGGCACGCTACTTCTAATATACCCTTTTTGATAGGAGCAGGTTTGGAAGAATTAATGTAACTTTTCGCGGTAAATATCAACTTTTCGTAATCATCCGGTAAAGGACTATTGATTAAAAAGGCAAGATCAGGTGGAGGAGGTGTTCCCTTGTCTGAGGCAGTCTTGAGATCTTTTGCTATATCAGTCAGAGTCTTTTTGATGAAAACTCTCTCGTATTCCAGACGTTGCATGGTGAGTTGGGACAAACAGTCGGGCCGTTCTTGATACGATTTCCCTTCCAAAAACTTGTGTGCTTCCTTTACCAACTTGTCCAAATCGTCTGTTTTAGAGCCTAACCATCCTTGAAGTAACTTTCTCTCTTGGTCTAGACGATGGTTGTACGAGTTCATTATATTTTGAGCAATTTTTCTGCTAGCTACAAGATTGGCCGTGTGTTGTATCATAATACCCATCATGTTTTTAGCAAAATAAAATGTAGTCTTGTCATTGATCTTGCAAACTTGGTAATCTATATTGCTCATACCAGGTGCATTTGGTCCGAATCTATCTACATCTAATACCAAAAGTGCAGGATCGAGGAAATAAGTAATCATAAGAGAAGGATATAGAGAGTTGAAATCAAGCACGGGAATATTTTCATACCATCCAGGTATAGGTTCCATTACGTAACCTCCAGTAAAACTCTTACTTCCAAAGTTTTCATCTTCGTCTTCTTTCGATTCGTCTTCATCTTGTTTCCATACTTCACGTACTCTATCTATTTGAATCTTTTCAATAGATTCCTTTGTCTTATTGGATCGAATAATATCAGTTACAGAAGCAGAATAATCTTCTTGATCGTCGTCGTTATCAAAAGAACGAATAACTCTAACGTCCTTGTTAAACGCAGGCTTTCTTCTTCCTTTGTTTTTGGAATTAAGTAATCCAAAAACTCTATCTACAGACACACCGTTTGCCGTTTTGATCTTTTTCAAATCATTGCCCTTGATGTTTACGCTCTCAATTTTACGTTTAACTGGTGTGTTTTCATCTTCGACAGTTTTCACAGACTTTACTTCGATCGTTTTTGGCATAGAATTATCTATTTGGATATTTGATAGGTTGTTTAATTCGTCAGTAGGAACTGTAACCAACTGTCCATTCTTGTTGGATACTGTAGCAAAGTATGGACGTTCTTTTTGTTTAGACATAATATCTATCCAACGTTGTTGCATCTTGTCCAAGTCTTCCATTTCCATTTCATGTTCATCACCTGTATCAAACATATCATTGTCCAGTACAGGATGATAGTGAGGTCTCCATACGACATAATTGTTTTTATGTGCTACATATCTCATACCACAATACACTCTACATTGCTGGCCTCTTGGACACAAAAAGTTGGGTAAAACACGATTGACACGAGACACGTTCAAGAATTTAGCATAATCGTTTCTTTCTTTTAGAATCTTATCAACAATTTCAGTATCCTTCCAATTATAGTGCATTAGCTTTCCTCTATCATCAGCATTTCCATAAAATAACGGTTTAATTTGCGAGTGATGTACTGGATCTTTTCCTTCTTTTAATATATGTTGTGCTACACGTTCTAGTTTATAACTGTGCAATCTAAGAGTTACATCTCTCTGTACTAATACTAATTCATCAATAAATACTCTGCCAGGAGATATCGTCTGTGTATATTGTTGGAAGGCAACGGATCTACTTTGCATACTTTTCGATTTCTTTTCAGTTTTAACTCCATTAATTCTACCCCACTCAAAAGACTCAGGCTCGATTCCTACAAGGATTTCTAATCTTTGGTAAATCCACCCAAGATCGAAACCTAAAATGTTCCAACCGATAACGACGTCTGTAGAAACTCTGGAAGATGTCCACCATTTAGCCCATTCGTTCAACATTTCTGCTTCAGAGCTGTATTCCATAATAATGATATTAGAATCGGGAATTGGAGTTCCTTCATCATCTACGGTAGGTATTCTAACATTCGGACCTTCTATACCAGGCGTTCTATTTTCATCAGGTATCCATGTCCATACTATATTTAGTGCAGGTTTCTTCTGATCAGATCTACGAATTGTATGTGCGATACTAGCAGTCACATCGTCTGGTTCAGTAGGATTTGGCATTGCATTTTGTCCATCTGCTTTAACAGCTTCAATATCGATACTGTCTATCCATACGGGAGCAACTGTCTTTTTGTTGGGCATAGCTTCCAGTGTATCCGTAATCCAATTGTATTGTGCTCGATCATACTTTTCATTTACAAAATAGGTTTTGGCCTTTAATTTCACCCAACCTCCTGATACAATATCCAGTTCATCAAAGAACTTCATAACCTCGAAATTTTCATCACACTCACATAGTATAAAATCGTTGATACTATTGTCGAATTTCTCTTTAAGTATATCTGCCTTTGTTGGTGCAGGAAATATGTCTTGTAAAGCCTTTTTGAACGCTTTGTATCCTCGAATGTTGTTGAATTTAAACTTGATAAACTTCATAGGGAGCCCATTTCTGAAACCCACCGTAGGTAGCTTGTCCACCAATTCCATCGTGTATAGATCTTTCCAGTTAAGTTTCCGTTCTTTTCCTTCTCCATAAGACTCGAATTGAAAACTTTCCAACTTGTGTTTTACTATAGTAATCCAATCAACCCCAGTTCTTTCGGGAGTTGATAAATAGTAATATGGTTTAAATATATGTGGTTCGCATTCTACCATAACAGAGTTTGCATCTTCCGTTACACCATGTAGATAGAATCTACTATTCTCATCCTTGTCAATGAACGACACATTTCCATCAAGAACTTGAAATGTGAAATCTTCAACTAGGTTGTCTACATATCTAGCTTTGCTTCTTACATTATACGGATCGCCTTTGTTGATGTGAAAAACTCGTTTGTTATTTAATGAATTATCTAGAGGTTTACTGAAAACATGCATTTACAATTACAGTTTCAGCAAAATTTCTCGATAATTATTTTTAACTCCACTAATATTATTCAGGGCGTTACGACATTACTAAAGTAAGCATAGTAAGTTTTGCGCGAAATATTTGGTGAATAAATTATATTGGCGTGCCAAATAAATATGAATGCAATAACTTTTTAACAACGAGATAAACAATGTCAAACATCTATAATTCAGATTTACCTTTCGTACAGCCATCGAATGATATTAAGCGTGCTCCTGCTTCAAGACCTAGACACAGAAACAGAGATGTCGAATTTGCCTTGCAGTCTGATCTCGACCCAATGAACACTGACCTTTCTACTCTTCAACTCAGAGCTGTCTACAGACCAGAGTATGATTATTTGTGTTTACCAAAGGGACAAGATTGGGCCGTTTTTTGCACTTTTGGACCAAATTCCGCAACCAAAACCTACGATGTGGATACATCAAACAGTGGCGGACAAGAAGGAATTTTATTTATGGGTGCCTATCCAACAGAGGAAGCTGCTTTCAAAGTGGTTTCTCAATTTAGAAGAATTAATCCTGGATCAAAATTATTGACAGTTCACCCCGTTTATTTAGACGGTATTGTTCAGTTCCCAATTCCTAGCGATGGTGCAGCGAGTGATCATCCTATCAATAACGTAAAAGCCGAAATCTATCAAAATCATTTCGATGGGATTGTAGGAGAATCACAATCCATTCTTAATGCCAAAGAAGCAACCAATATTATCGCCAGACAAAGCAACGAAACTGTAGCCAAGTTTAACGCTGCCTTAAAACAAGCACTCACAGCTTCTGTAGAAACGATGGAACAGGAATATAAACGAGTATTAGCGAACTTCCAAGTTTATGAAAGAGATCCTGAAACTATTAGCACTTTACCTGGTTACAGAGAGGGTACATCAACAAGAGTTCTCGGTGAATCCGAACGTGAACTTACACCAGAAGAGTTGAAACAAGAAAGAAGGGAATACTGGGAAAAATGTTTAAATGATGCTAAATCGATTACACCAAATTTGGTAGATAATTACTTGGAAGTACGCAAAAGTGCCTCATCCAGACTCGGGGCTGGTCAAAGAGTTGACCACGTATTAGTAAAGAGAGCCGATGGGAAACAAGTATTAGTCGAAGTCAAGTTGCAACAAATCGCCTAATTAATGTATTTATGAATATGCAAATAAAAAACTTTTGTATAAATAATTTGTTCATTTATAATTATATTTTTATATTTAATCCAGTAAGTGTTTATAAAACTCGCGATTTTCCGATCGGTTTATAGATTTATAAAGTATCAAATTTTCAAAGATTATTAATGGAAGAAGGTGATCCAGTTTTACAAAGAAGATTAGCCATACAAAGACAGGAAGAAGAGCTTAATGTACCACACCATAAACGTGAAGTTTGGTCAAGCACTGTAAAAAACGTCAATCAATCACTGCAAAATCGTGCACAAGTTGCTTTAAATCAGATTGATAGACAGTTAGGAGTTACATCAACAGTACAACCAGTTAAACAAGACCAGTTAGTCGTATATGAAATCAAGGAACATTATGAACCCGATCTAAAAATCGGTTCTATGGGATTAGAGGACGGAGAAGTTCAAGAAATATCACCAAACAATGCTGCCAAAAATCAAGATAACACTGATAAAGATAGTACAAACCCTGTCACGAAAACCGCCACTACTACTACAACAACTACCATTACACCATCCATGGTTTTGGGAGACCCGATAGAAGTTCCGCAAGGAATTTGTCCAAAGACCCCGGAAAGTGATATACCTATGATGGAAGATGCAGACAAAGATATGATAGAAAAAACCATTATGGATATAAACGAAAATTTGCAGGAATCCGACAAGGAAAACAATCATTACAAGGTGTTTTCGCGTCCCGATCCGAGTGGTTGTTTGGGGGAGAATTGCAACAACATTACGTGCACCAACCCATTTTGCAAAGCAAGCAACTTGCCAAATTTTTACAATCTACCTGCCTTTATCAAGAATGCAAAAGATATAATATATAAACATTTAGAAAATGTAGAAAATAGTGAAGGTTTTGTAGGATTTGATATACAAGGGAAACAATCTGAAGTTCACACTTTATTTAACGATATTTACGATATTTATTCTGATCTAAAACCTTTGCAATTGTATAGAGAAACACAACCAAGCGACGCGGATATAGCTCAGCGACATACACAAAAAGCTAGCAAGTCGAAAAGAAAGTGCCCATTTTCTTTCTCCAAGTCGTTGGATGCATTGAACGAAAAAGATGGTGTTACTTCCTTGGAAACTACAGACTCTCATAATCCGGAAGGAAATACAGATGTTAGAAGACGATACTCTCGTTACTTTGATAATGACGATACCTACAAGTCTGCAAATATATTCAACGACAAAAATTCTGCAAAAAATGGAAGCAAAACTTTAGGAAGTGATGTTAATAATAATAGCACTTTCAACAACTTTAAAAATAATTACAACCAAGTTAGAAAGCACTGTATGTGTTGTGGAGTATACAAGTTGCTAAAAGAGTTGAAAGAAGTAAAATGTAGACATTCTATATGTCATGAATGTTTTGCCAATTTATTTATTGGACAACCGGCTTGGGAGTGTCTCACTTGCGGAGAATTTATTATCAACGAAACTGGTACAGACACAAAAGATTTCACGGATGTATCGAATATTGTAAATGAAATAAAAAGTTAGATTTCAATATCCATGTTTACACAATTACAAGCGATCTTTTTCGGTTATATATTGTAATTAATGTAAAATAACGTGATATTAATACAAAACCATTTAAAACAGGAACAAACTCTGTTTTGCTTTATCAATAATTGCGCTTATATGTTATGTACCTTATTTGTGTAATATATCAAGTCTTCAATCATACATTGACAGCAATACAAAAATGGCAAAGGCAGCAACTACTAAAACTACCAAATCAAAGACATCTGTTAGACGCCCTATAGTTAAATCTACCAAGAAAACCACAAAGAGTGTAGCTAAATCAAGACAAGTTTCAAAAACCGCCAAAAGACTCACCAAAAGTGTAGCTAAACGTGCTGGAAAAGTAGCTGCAAAAAATGTCAAGAAAGCTGTCGCTAAAGCCGTAAAGAAAGTTGCACCAAAAACAAAGCCAGTAAAGAAACAACCCACAAAGCCTGTTCAAAAAGCTGTACCAAAACCTGTAAAACCTATCCAAGCTGTAAAACCAAAAGCTGCCACCAAGCCTGTTCAAAAAGCTGTACCAAAGCCACCAGCTCAACCAAAAGAAAAGTTGCAACCTACAACTAGAGAAAACGTACCTATCGGCCTTATTTCACCAGTAGATTTTCACGCTCAACCAGAGCAAGAAGTTGTCCAACCACCAAAGAAGATCACCAAATTGACAATCAAGAACGAAACATCTAGAGTGGAGTTATTGTCCGCGATAAAAAGATCTATTGAAAAAGGACTGGTTCTCGTCGGACCTGAAGTGGGTGGAATTAACAAGCTTTCAAAGACTGGTTTATTGAACCTTGTAAATTCAAATAACTGTAGATATATCTACAACCTAATTATGGAGGCCAGAAAGACTATTCAAAAAAGAGAATTGAGCGTAGCAGAAAAGAGAAAATTCGATATTTTAAATTCATATACCTGTCGTCAGTTAGTAGACGCCATAAAATTAGCGAAAGTTATCATTCCTTCTGTACACACTGCCAAAAAGTTACAACTTATTTTTTCCATTCTCGATTCCGCAATGGTTGATATTATCATCGAGCACTTGCCAGTAAAACCAGTTCAAGAGCAAGAAGCAGTCCAAAATCTTGAAATTGAATCTACACCTGTAGAGGCTGATAAACCAGAAAGAGTTGAACCTCAAGCTGAGCAAGAAGAACAAGAGGACGAAGACGATATTTCAGACGAAGAAGAAATTACCGACGATGCCGATGAAAGCGAACAACAACAAGCTGATGAAGAAGAACAAGCTGTTGACGAAGAAGAGGAAGAAGTTGCCGAAGAACAAGAGCAACAAATGCAAGAAATGGAAGAGTTTGAATCGGACGAAGATGAAATGGACGAATAAATTGTCTGGGAATTTTGAATAATAAATTTATTTTTACATTAATAATGTTTCAATTGTTTAGGAATTTTAATGGTAGAAAAGAAAGCGTCAAGATGTTCTGCAAAATCAATAGAGTCCGATACATCTAATTCATAACCCAAATGATAGGCTAATTCTTTTGCTTCTTTTTCGAAAAAAGGGTCACGCTTATCTCGTAGGTTTACAGATCCTACCCAATCACCAGCTTTGTATACTCTCAGAAAATTTGGCTCAAAACGATTATCAGCCTGATACCACACAATCTTTATTTTTTGATTACAGAAAACTTCGTATTTAACAGTTGGCCCACCCCCACAAACTGGAGACTCTGCTTCTGTATCGAGCGTAAAGTGTATTACTTTGGCAAAGACTTCAGATTCTCCATATTTATCGACGATATGATTCTTTAGTGATTGTTTCAAGTCACAGTTGTTTCTCTGTTCTACAACTTTTATTTTACAACTTTCGTAATATCGTTTAGCGATTTTCAATTGATGTAGTTTCCACTCCATTGTGTAGTAATAAACGAATATAAAGTGAGGTAATTACTGCCGTCTGAATTTTTACCGCGCGATTAAATTATATTTTCAACCCAAACTAAAATGGACAAGGGAAATAGCCAGAAAAAGTCTCAAGATTCAAGCAAGAAAAAGTCATCTGAATCTACACAAAACAAGAACGACAAAGAAAAGGATTCCACAAAAAGAAAGAATGATGATAAAACAAATGATTCTACGAAAAAACAGAAAACAAACACATCCGGAAAGACAAATGATAAGACAAAAAATGATAAATCCGATAAAAAAGACAATCCAACAGAAACCAGAGGAGAACGCAAGAAGAGATTGCTCGAAGAATTGAAAAGTGTCTTGTCAATGACACAATTGTTTGTAATTGAAATGGTATTGGAAGGGTACAATGTAATGATTTGTGGAGGTAATTATTTGTGGTAAAATGATACTAAATAACTACAGCTGCTGGCACGGGAAAAACCTCCACGTTGCGTGCGTTGGTCGATATTTTAATGAAATTAGAGCTGAATGTAGCTTTCACAGCCATGACTGGTACTGCCGCTGTGAATTTAGGTAATTTGTCTTATTATAAATAAATAATTCAACTTCTAGGTAATGGTGCGACGACGCTAGATAGTTGGATGGGTGGTACTTTTGACCGCGAAGCAGAAGAGGAAATTGCACGTATAAAGCGATCGGCTGTGCTGGTTAAAAGAATGAACAACGTCCAGTATTTAATTATAGACGAAGTGTCCATGATGAGCACATCCAAGTTTGACAAATTAAACAGAATTCTGAGAGATGTTAGAAATAACCCGAAACCCTTTGGCGGTGTAAAAGTTGTAATGTGTGGTGATCCGTTCCAACTTCCCCCTGTAGAAAAAAAGGAAGAGATTAAACCCGAATATGTTGGAAAGACTTATTTCTTTGAAAGCGACAACTTTGACAACTTGATAAATAAAGTTGTATATTTGGATCAGATCTTTAGACAAGAGGGAGACACCGTATTCAAGGCTATTTTGAACGAAGCTCGATTTGGTCAGTTGTCAGATAAGGCCGTCCAGATAATTGAAAAACGTATAGGGTTCAATTTAAACTGCCCCAAGTGGATAAAATGTACTTCTATCTATCCTTATAAGAAAGATGCAGATGAATGTAATACAAAAGAGCTTAACGAATTACCTGGAGAAGTGAAAGTTTATAGAAAGATAGAAAAGTATACAAGAAACATTGGAAAAGAACATGGTGAAAAGCTACTTACTGTACTGAGGAGAAGTTGCAATGCTCCAGAGGCTGTAGAATTAAAGTTGGGTAGCACAGTGATTCTTACAGTAAATGCTTCCACACAACAAAATCTAGCAAATGGTAGCCAGGGTAAAATAGTCGGATTTATAGATTGGGATGACGCTGATTTTGGAGTGATCGAGGTAATATTTTGTATTTTAAGGCTTATATAACTTTGTTTTAGGTGCCAGTTGTGCAATTTTTAGGTGTAAATTCACCTATACCTGTACCTTATTGGGTTTGGGAAAAACCAGAGAGAAGAAAATTGGATAAAGTAAATAAGAATGAATTTTCGGGAGCATACATCAAACAGATTCCTTTGGTAGTTGCAAACGCAATGACCGGTAAACGGATTAAATTCGTATATATTCTAATTATCACAGTGCACAAGGTACAAGGCCTCACTTTGGCATTTGCTAAAATCGATATTGGGTCCAAGACTTTTGAATACGGACAGGCTTATACTGCATTATCTAGGCTCAAAAGTATGAAAGGTCTCAGTGTGCTTGTATTTGACCGTTATGCTTTTAAAACAAACCCCAAAGTTTTAAACTTTTATAAACGGTACGCTGGGGAAAAGAGTACAATCATACCCGACAGTTCAAAACTATTCGAAGAAGAATTGCAAAAATCTGCAAAACTCGATCCTTTCGATCCTGTATTTGAAGACCCTAACGATTACGACAAGACATTGGTACTCAAAGGAAACTATTACGAAATATTTAGTACAAGTGGAATCGCTATTACTTTCCGTTCTTCTAGCTCTGATATCAAACGAGCTTACAAATTATTGTGTCTTTCTTGGCACCCTGATAAGTGCAAATTTTCGAAAATTCTGGCCGATATTAATTTCAAGACCATACAAAATTGTTATGAAGTATTGAAAGATGATTTGAAAAGAGCACAGTACAATACAACTTTGTAATCAAACAAATAAAAAAACATGTGTAAAATATAAAATACGAAATTACAATAATAACGTTGTTTATTCTATTTTGACGACTTTGTCCAGTATATCTCTAAATAATATTTGCCTTTTGGTATTCACTTTGATACCAAGCCATTTGATCAAACGAACCTCTGATAGAACATATTTTTCTCGTAAACACATAATTTCACATTCTGAACAAGCAGTAAGAAATACCCACTTTTTTCTTTCTCTATTATGACACCAATACCGTTGATATATACAACTTTTGAACTTTTGATAACAATAATCCAAAGGTTTTCCATCATGCGTAGACAACACAAACACTTCGTCCAAAAGCTCTACAATCTCTCGAAATACATGTTTCATTTTTTCTTTATGTTTTTCCTTGCATTCAACCATTACAAATGATTCAAAATATTCGCCAACATATCTCGGTAGGTTTGTAACATCAAACATTATAAATACACCAACTAATACTCCACATTTATAATACAATTCGAAACATATAGAATGCGACTTTTTATTTGTTTTCGGTAATTTTTATAATATTTTGATATGAATTACAAAAGTTTCGATATTTAAATTACCAAAACAAATAATCTTTTCATGTTTTCAAATTTTAACCATCCGGCCCTTTTGGCACCCCTTTTTCACTCTTGTTTTGGACACTTAGTTTTTAGAGTTTAGAAAATTTAGAGTTACAAAACAAAGCAGTTTGAACGTTACTAAAAGGGCCGGATGGTTAAAAGTTGAAAATGTGAAAAGTTTGTTTAGTTTATATCGAATTATTTGGAAAATTACCGAAAACAAATAAAAAGTATGGAAATTATAATTAATTTATCGAAAAATTAAAATGAAAACATATTTTAGTGCAATGTATAATCAAAACAAAAACTTTGGATCTGATTACTCGACTCAATTAAAGCTTCTTGTAAGTGGAGGTTTGGTGGTTGTCGCTGGAATTTCCATTCAAGACCTTATGAAACAGGCTACAAACAAATTTATACCAGAAAACGAACTTTCGAATCTCGCCATAAAGTTGGGCTATACTATCGCAATTATATTAATTACGGCTTTTATTGTTGTGATATTGGGAGCAAGAAGGTCAAGTAATGTTAATGTTAACACGAGCAATTAATGTATTATATAAAATGTTTTAGCCTAAAGCTCTTTATTGTTTTTCCATTCGTAATACCATATTCAAATTAATGGATTTTTAATAATAAGTAAAAGCGGGTAATTGTCAAATTTTATCCAGTAAAGCAAGTTAACCTCACAATAATAACTTAAAACAATAAAAATATGCAGTGTGACTGTGGAAACGACGAAATATTCTACTACATGGGAAGAGGATGGCAATGTTCGAAGTGTAAAAAGAATTTCGGCAAAGAAAGTGAAAAGTTTAATGTAAAAATGATCTACGATAAGGTAGAAAGTATCGCCCAAGATATGCATGATGATCGAGAAGTTTATATTAGTAATGGTTCCATGGGATACTCTATAATAGCGACAGTGACAAAGGCATGTGAAGATAAAAAAATTTACACAGAAGAGTTTATCAAACAACAAATCAAAATCGTTTCAGAAAGCTAGACCATCTTCCGTCTTTCCATTTAATTGTAAATCCCAAAATATCACGTTATAAAACAATCAATTATAAAAACATTTTTTATTAATTCTGGTGTATGTAATTGACAACCATAGGTCTGGCCATTCTCATCACCGTCTGGTTTTGTATTTGCTTAAATATGTCTCCAGGCGTATATATTGCACCAGGAGGGAAAACGAGCTTTTCGTGAAACATGTAGACTGGGCCACCGTATCTGAAGGCGTAAGGGTAAATGTTGATATCACAATAAACTCTAGCCATGAATTCTTGAAAATTATCCTCATGTTCAAATTCGTATATTTCACTTCCAATAAATACATATTTATTGTCACTTACTTTTACAAGGAAACAAGATCCATCCATGTCTGGATCAGGCCCATCGGCAGCAATACCTCTGCCTATCATAATAAATTTACAGCCAGTGTAACTCCATACTAATTGATCCCATCCTATCATATTTTCCGTATCGGCTTCACATTTTTCATTATCGTCAATATCGAACGGAACGCTGCGTTTGTAAACTTTGATATCGTATCCGCTGGATGAAACCTAAACATTTTACATTAATTTAAACTTTCGATATTAATTAGTTTACCTATTCCGAAGAATATGGTTAATTTGGTGCCAGCTCCAAAACCTCAAATGGGGTATTTTTCTCTTCTCTTGTTGATGATACAACTTGACCGATACAATTTTCCAAATTCATCAACATAATATTTCTTGCTCCATTAAAATCACGATGTAGTACAAATGGACATTTAGGGCATACAAATAGTTTTTCTCCAGACAACTCCCAATTTATATTTCCACATCTTCCACACATTTTGCTTGTGTAGTGTTCTGATACTTCGAATACTCTACATCCTAACATCTCTGCTTTATTGTTCAATCTCTGTCTAAATGCAAAATGACTCCAATTTAACATCTTTCTTACAGTTTCATTGTTGATCTTTCTAGACATTCTCTTTACCATATCAGATACCTTGAATCTCGATATCAATATGTATTTGTAATTTCTACATAGGTCTAAAACTATCTTGCAATGGGCGTCATGAATAAGATTCTTCACTTTGAATCGTAATTTCTCTAGTTGTTTCCTATAGCATCTTCTCTTGTTTTTAAATTGTTCTCTTTCTTTCTTGTTCGTGTATTTATCTTGCTTGGTTTTCGCAATTCTGGAACATAATTCGTCCATTTTCAATCCATACTCGAATATTCTAGAAATATCTTGCTTTCCATATTCAATAAATCGTCCTTCTAGATCGTACCCAGTTTGAAAACATCTAACTCCAGGATCAAGAGCGATAATACCATTCAATCGTGTAGTTTGTTTTTTGTAGACAAATGGAAACACCATGTAATATTTTCCATATTCATACTTGACTGTCACTTCTTTCTTACATCCTTCTTCTCCGCATAGTTTCTTTAAGTATAGAAAGTCTTTCATTTTGTAACACTTGATAGTCGATTTAAGTTTTTTGTCCAGAATTTAAATCCAAAATTGGTATAATCGAAATAAACAGTCGGCCTAGAACCATTTTGAGGTATATCGAATCTTTGAAACTTGTCTTTCTTTGTTCTATATTTGAGGTTTGGTAATTGGATCTTGTCTATTTTTATCTTTTTTCCTTTCTTTTCGTTTTCAACTTTCTTTTTTTCTCTGTCAGCAACAAGAGAGTCACAAAGTTCTTTAATAGCGGCAGTTTTCAAGTCTTTAGACACTTGGGAATGTTCGAATAGCCATTCGTATTGATTAGCTTCAGGATTCTTCTCTTTGTTCAACATATTATCTCTAATTTCTTTCCAGCTTCTCGAATTATTTAGTTTTCCTTCGACTACCCAATCGATTGTCTTGTTATAAACGAACCGGTTGATACCAAAATAATTCTGCAATATTTTCTTTTGTTCAGTGCTCGGTTTAATTCTTACTTTCAGACATCTGACTATATCCTCCTGTCCTAATTTGGCAGCATTTTTATTTCCTTTGGTCAATTGTTTCTCTAGAGCGAACCCCACCACTTTTTGATTGATGAGATTTTTGTCTTCCTCTAGTTGGATAGATGTGGTTGGTTGCGTATCGTTTCGTTTTATCCATCCTAGAGTTCCCTTCGTTTGCTTGGTTTTAAAGCTAAATTCTTTGGATAATTGTGTTCTTCTATCGTCCCACCAAGCTCTGAAATCGGCATTATGCTTCCGTTTATTTGATTTTCTAGACAACCATCCTTGTTGTCCTTCCATGTTTGTGTTCTATTTGTTAAAATAAGAAAAATTGAAAACTACGCAGAATACGAATAATGTTTTAATTATTATAATTTATTTTCACATTTTGATTACAACCAAGAACCAAATGTCGTACAAATGTTCGGGAAATTGATTTAGAATGTCATCGAATGATCGGGAAGTTTAAAAATCGGTTAGGCGTTTATAATTTCTACTAAATAAGGTCTTTCACCATTATCTACTGTAAGATACTTCATCGTTACATAATTTTTTACTATATTTTCTACTATCGTACGTCAATGTTTACAGCGCTGATATATTATATAATATATAATATCATTATACGAGGCGTAAATTCGATATTACTTTTTAATTTCGATATAAACTCTAAATTTCCGATATAAACGAAATAAACTTTTCATAAATTCAAATCTTAACCATCCGGCCCTTTTGGCACCCTCAATTCACTTTTGTTTTGGACCTTAGAATTTTTCAAAGTCTAGAATTTAGAGTTACAAAACAAAGCAGTTCAGACGTTACTAAAAGGGCCGGATGGTTAAAATTCGAAAATGTAAAAAGTTTATTTGTTTCATATCGGGATTTATTTAGTTTATATCGAAATTTAAAAGTAATATCGAATTTATAAAAATTAGTATCTTCCATTACAACAAACTAATTGACTAACTTTTAAGATTAGTTAATGTTGTTTGTGTAAATTTAGCCACTATCGATATTGATAATTTTTAAATGTTTTTTCGATGTATTTGCGGGGAAAAAGAATGCGTTTAGATTGTATATACAGCGTTAATTTGAATTCACATTTTTCAAATTTATACTATAGGTTATTAATTTGGTACATTGTATTGAATCATGTCAAGTAAAAAAGGACAAGAACTACAGAAAAACGATAAAAAATGCCGCATGTCTCCGCTTAAGAAAGCTGTCGTCGGTGTGTCGATTACGTCAGCGTTGGTACTCTTGGTTGGATATATTTTGTATCGAAAAGAAGCACGAGTGTATTCCGCACCACTTAGTTTGTACTTTTTAGCGACTGACAAGAATACTGGATACCTGGACAAGGAGAAATATTTTCCTGGGCATGAATTGTTAGAAAGCCAATGGCAAATAATACAAGAAGAGTATCTAAATTACATTAATAATTCTGGCAAGCTCGTGTCTATGGATAAGGCGGATGCTATAAACAGAATGTATTTCAAAGATGCAGCTAAAAAATGGAAGATGATTGTATTGAAACATAGTGGCAAATGGTTAGACAGTAACTGTAAACATTTTCCAAGGACTGTAGAAATTATGAGGGAATTTCCAGAAGTAACGCGTGTCATGTTTTCTGTGTTTGAACCCCGAAGTTATTTAAAGACACACAGAGCCTACAGCAAGACCATTTTACGTTATTTACTTGGAATTGTAGTACCTCAAAACCCTTCCCCGTATTTGGTGGTAGATGGAGAAAGAACAGACTTTGAGGAAGGAAAGGGAATAATGTTTGATGACACATTCTACCACAGTTCACACAACGACAATGACGAAGCACGCGTGGTATTGTTTTTGGACATAAAGAGACCTGCAAAATCAAAGTTTGTATCCAAGCTTATGGATTATCATGATGAATTCATTTCTAATTCACCTTGGTACAAAAACTATACAGACCAGACTGAAAAACAATTTTCGTTGGAGGATTAATAAACTTTTATTACCAAAATTAATTTTTATAAATATCTGATTGATTCTTGCGCCAGGTTTTGATGAGAGGTTACCAATTATGAATTGAGACATCTTATCAATGCTTGAATTTATATCAAACGACGGAGAACATTTTGACCTTTACCCGTGCCGTTTAGATCGTACTACGGTGCTAAACACAATTATCAATAATCCACATTTTAATCACCACAAAGTTGGAAATAGATTCCAATTAGCTTCTACGGCTGTAGAATTAAAACCGTTGTTTGACTATTTAAACGAAGGGACCACAGAAAATCTAAGTGCAGATATATTGGATGTTTATGGTGTCGTTATACCACCTTCTTGGCACAAACTCGACTTGGAACCTTGGAGAATACGTCTTGAGGAAGATTGGTGTAGAAGATACACGACAAAAAATCCTTCCGTCAAGAAACATAAGTTATGCGATGTGATAGATACGTTTCTCCCACCTCCAGTTGAAAACAGATTTGACACCCTGTTTTCTCCTGAAAGAAATTATATGTTGTCACCAAAGACGAAAGCTATGATGAGAGAAAGAAACTATCAAACGATGTTACCTTACATCGACCTATCTTTATTTAAAGGTCAATTGGTATTAGCTGGTGGAAGTGTGTTATCAAATGTTATGGATACCAAAGTTCGCGATTATGATCTATTTTTTGTCGGTTGCAATGAAGAAAGAGCCATAGAGATAATGAATTTGATTCTATTGAAGATGGGAAAACAGATCAAGAAATATATATTGACGGAAAATTCCTTAACATTATACTATTATCCTGGTAGGTATCCTATTGCAAATGGAAAAAGAGAAAAAATAAAGGCTACATTGATCAAGTTTCAATTTATATTCAGATTATACAAAAATATAGATGAAATATTGCTGGGATTCGATATCGATTGTAGTGCGATATTATACGATGGTCAAGAAGTGTGGTTAGCCGAACGTTGTCTTTACGCGTTAAAAAACAGAGTAAACACAGTGGATAATACTCGAATGTCAACTACCTACGAACATAGATTAATAAAGTACCTGAAAAGAGGTTTTGATATTAGAATCCCTGGTTTCGACATACACAATGTACTATTGGACAAATTCCCATTTCTTCCCAATCTGTGTCGGCTACAAATTAATCACGAAGAAGGATACACAAAAGTAATCAGCTTGAAGAAGCAGGGTAGTAAAAGGTCTGTGACTGTAGAGTATGAAAAACTACAAGGATTAGATTTATTGTTGGTTCTTTATTATCAATCTTCCAAGATAATACCAACGACAAATAGCGATTACGAACAAAATGAAGGAATTAGGAGAGGAAAGTGGAAATACGATACCATAGAAATTGGAAATATTAATCGCGATTACGCTTCTATTGTATATAACAATCGTTGGGTCAAGTTCGAAGAAGTTTTCGATATTGAAACTATATTCAAAGTGGCTAAAAAAGTTGGTGTTGAGCAAAAGTGGAAATCTCAAGATCCCGGCGAACAAATTTCTAGTTCATTTCATAAGATTGTCATGGATGATATTCAACAGTGGATGAAAGGGGAATTATATCAACTGATAGTTTAATGTTTAAATATTTTATTTTTGAATATTATTTTGTTAAACATATGTTATTTGAGTTTTAAACGTTTAATATCGATTCAGGTGAGTTGAGTGGTATGTTGCGTATATTTTCGTACGACAAATTGGCGTCTAAAGATCTTTCGTTAACCGTAGGCATGTAATAAATTCTAGTAAAATCGTTTTCAGGCAACAATCTGGCATCGTATTCAGGTAATTTATGCAAGAATTTTGTGAATCCTGTTCTTAAAATAGATTCGTTATTCATCATTTCATAGTCTGTTGGTACGTAGTCCCCATTACAATTTCCACCACGAACGACGTTACATAAATATCCTTTAGCTGGAAGTTGTTTGTCAAGTAGACTCTTGGAACCTCTAAAGAACTTCAATATCCAGTCTTCCCATTTGGAACCATCTGGAACGCGATCGTAAGCACTAGACAAGACTTGAAAAGCGTCACGTTTTGTATTTCTGTCGTTGCACTCTCCAAAGTCTTTACATAATCCTCTTAGATGCAAGTCTCCATTGTGAAGTTTTTTACCGAGGGTAAAGTATCGAGCTTCTAACTTTCCAGTTCCATCAGTTTTAAGTTGTTTTAACAAATAGTCAGCGTTAATTTCATCAGTGTCGAAATCCTTAAATTTCTCTGACCAAATACCGGCACGATCAAAGTCGAAAATCTTTACAACGTGGTAAACTGGAACGGCAAAGTAAGTTTCATCGTCCAAAAAGTAAATAAAATAGCGAGGCTTGTCAAGTTTGTCAATCCATACGTTTCCAAAATGAATATCATTATGACGAATACCAATTCTATTGAATACTTCCAAAGTCCACATAATTTGAAACATGATGGATAAAAAGTTATCGTCCAGTTTGTTGTGTCTCATCCACTCGTGCAAGTTCTCACCCTTTCCACGTTCCAAAATTAAAAGTTGTGCTTTAGTAAAGTCCAAATCATATTTAGATCTGTCTAGTTTTTCCTTTTGTTTTTTATATTCAGTTTGCGATATAGATTTCTTCTGTAATTTCGCATCCAATTCACCGATAGCTCGAACGTAAGAGCTGCGAGTGTATTGAGTTTTAATTTTTCCAATTTCTTTCAAAAGTACGTTTCTCTGTGCATCAGGTACACTTTGTAACTTCCTCATAAAATCATCACAGTAATAAGATGTGATTGGTAACATAACGTGAGGGGTATATCCCCAGTCGGGTAACTTGGAAATAACTTTGGTGTATAGTTGAGATTCGAAAATTAAGTTGTGTCCAGGTCCGTCTTCTCTGTTTGGTGCAAATCCGAGCTTGACAATGACGTCGTTATCTGCCTTTTTAACCAATTTTTCACGATACTCTTTTGGATCTTCAAAATCCAATAACGAGTTTTTAGGTTTTTCCAACATTTTGTAATTTAATTTACCCATAATGAGAATAGAATCAGTGGCAGAATGTTTTTCTTTACTGGTAAGATACTTGGCATTGTAAAGTAGTCGAGATAAATCACAATTATCTATTTTAATGTCACCGTTGATTAAGGCGTCTGAAATAATATTTCTGTAATCAAATCTTTCTTTTTTGACTTTCTCTATAGCCACAGGTTGTGGTATAGTAAGATTGGTATATTTCGGTTTGATGTTTTTGAGTTGATTTGATGATGTATTATCCTCTTGATCAGAATCGGTTTCGGTTTCGGAGTCAGAACTACTTGACGAAGGATCACTATCATCTTCGTCGCTTGAATCACTTTGATCTGTCTGGGATTTATTTGATCTCGGTAAAGCAGAAGTTGAGGATTTAGCACCGTACAGTTCATTCACGTATTGGGAATGTGATTTAGTTGAACGTTTTTTACTGGAAGATTTCTTGACAGACTTTTTAGCATTCTTTTTGGCAGCCTTTTTAGCAATATATTGTATTTCTTCATCATCTGTGCTCAATTCTTCGTCATCCTGCGAGGTGCGGCTAGCTAGATCCTCAATTAACGACTTTTTGGTCGATTTAACAGATCCAGTTGAAAACATTCCTTTCAAGATAGCTGGGTGTGAAGCTGGTGCTTCCGCTGAAACATTATCATCAGAATCACTATCTTCGATATCGTAATTCAAGTCAGGAATGAAACCGGCAAAGTTGCCGATAGTTTTCCCTCCTACTGTCTTTCTACTTGACGGTTTACTGGACTTGACTGATTCTTTTTCCGCAGAGAATTTTATTGGGACCAACCCCAATTCTTCATAGTTTATTTCTGGTTCCTCTTGTTGTGGTGAATCTTGGAAACCAAAGAAATTGTTCAAATTAAACTTTTGCTTGTTTGCCGATTTTGTTGAAGTAGTTTTTGCGTTTCTATCTGGTTTTACATCTTCATCATCGGAAGATAATCCGAGGAATTCGTTTAGATTAAACTTGGGCATGATTATTTACTAGTATATAAAAATAAAAGTTTATACTACTAAATTGATGACAAAATAACGAAATTTAGAATATATATTTACAGTTTCAAATATTTATTTACAATTTAAATGTTACAACTCGCAAAATTTATCGACTTATTCAAAGTCGAATCCAAGTTTCCTCACGTGGTTTAGCAATGGAAAAAAAGCTCGATCCCCGGATAGATGTGCGTTATATACTGGTTGTGCCTTGTTTGGTGGCTTGTATTGTTTTCCTTTTTTGGTGTTTTCTATCGTAAACCCTTTCTTTAATAGGAATCTTTCTAGACGTCTCAGTTGTGGGGAAGAGTTATGTTTCATTTGTAGTGAAAGTAGAATCGGTAGTCTGAAACGCTTCGTAGTAACTGGTATTACGATTTTCTGGTTACTCGGTAAACTAGAATAAAAATATACCGGGCCTTTGATTTTTTATTTAAAAACGCGGGGTCCCATTTTTTTAAATAATTTCGTAAAATTTATTTACAAAACTTACCGACAAAGCATCAACCGTCGTTATTATTTGTTTAATTAACTATGCAATCCCTAGCTGTGTTAAGCACCCGTGCGTTCATATTGACTAATCCGCTCCAAATATTTTCTCCCTGCCATTACGAGTTTGCGAAACTAAAGTCTTCTACACAATCATGTAACAGATGTGCATTGTTCTTTGACGAAGAAGAGTTATCGATGGTATAGTTTTTGGTAAACCACGTTTCTAAATTATAGAAAATGGAATCTATGAAGACTTGTTTTATGGCTCTTTATCTCGAAAACTGGATTGTGTCAAATTCTGGAAAATACCGCCCTGAAGAAGTTGTCGATATCGGAGCTTTGCTTAAACATTGCAAAGAAAATGCCAAGTTTGGTTTTTCAGCTTGGGATTGGGATGAATTCGAACTCACAATAACCGACATGGGTTCGAGAATACCAAACCCGAAAAGCTGGCAGAATTGCAAACGTGCTTATTATACTATGGAAATACGTCAGTTGCTAGAATGGATAAAGATGTTCCTTATTTTTGGAGATGCGAAAGAGTGCTCCGTTGAATTCGAAAAAAGACCTTATTGTAATTTGGTCAAAGGTTTAGTAAAGTGTTTACCCGAGCTCTCCTCTTGTCAAATTGACGAATATTTGGAGTGGTTAGCAGAAGACGATGAAAACAAATGTCCTCCTTCAAATTATCATATGGATATTATCAAATTAATTTATGGAAAAGTTCTAGAACCTGCTCACGACTTTATGGAACTCATGTTGCCCAAGATATCTGTATGTGCAATCTGTGAACAGGCTGACCTTTGCGAATATTTTAGAATTCGAGACAAAATGAATGAAGACAAGCATCTACTTATATGTCAAGACTGTAGAAAAGCTTTGTATGAAGAAGAACAAAAGCTAGTTCAAAAAGACTATGAGAATGATTTGGAACGCTACAATACTGCTATGGACAATATTTCGAAAAAGAGAAAGTCGGGTTTTTCCGATTGCCGTACTGTTACCAAAGCTCAGAAAAAGATACTGGAAGAAGTATTTGATGTTTAAATAAATAAATATTAAACTTGAAACGCACACTTTGAATTCATATTGGATTCTCTTATACAATATTCCAGACATTGCATCCACTCAATCGTCTTATCTCCACTCTTTTTCATCAGCGATTCGATTTCACAGCTTATTTCTGTAGGGTTTTCTTTTTCTATCAAGTTTTTAAGATTCCTAAACACGAAAAGGTCTTTCACTTCTAATACATCTTCACTTGGAAATGAACACCCCATGGTAAAATGAGAATTGTACGCTAAAACACGATGACCTCTTGTATACATATCCGAAATCAACTCAATCATTTCTTCTTTGGTATACGTTAAATTTTTAAGGTCGAACTTCAAATCACCAACGCATACATTTGCTTCCTCTACGTAATCGCCATCTTCCGGTAAATTATTTTCTAAAATTTCCTCTACGTTATCTCTGTCTGTGGGAATCACAGTTTCATACGACATCCTCTCGAAATATTCTTTATAATTTATAATTTGCGCTACACTTTTGTGTTACATTAGAATAACAATGGAACTGATAAAGAGTTATTTGGAAAAGTACGAAAACTATGACGAAAATCTGCTTCAGTTGTCATGGTCATGTGCCAAGATACTTGTTAAACATAAGAAGAAGAAACATGTCAAGATCACACCAAATACTTTGCCTGGAATAGACGCTATCACACCCTCTGACTTTGACAAATTTTACTATTCGTTGCGATATTACTTTTTGAACAAATACCATATTGAGGTTATTTTCAGTTCACTAGAACAAACCGTTGGAATTATTGTTTCGTTTCGTGATCTTGAAAATAATGATTTTTTTCGAGACGAGAACCATTTAAGAAGCGTGGATGTACTCTACGATTTCTTAGTGGAAAAGCTACGAGAATCACACTATCCTAAAGAATTAGGTGTATTTGAGGATGTGGTGTTAAAAACAACAAGCCGATTTATATTATATCACGATGTTTATAAAAAATTATTGAAAGCTCAAAAGTATAAATTACAAGTCGATTCCGCAGCCAAGTACCATTTAATAAAAATCTGATTACATAATCTCAACTGTTATAATTTAACCTTGTAAGTGTTATCGACAAACTATTACCAATCTTACATTTTATCGATCAAATTTACGTGCGTGATAAACATACGTCTGCAACAATATCGTTTCATTCCCATTTTGTCCAACACTTCTCTAAAAAAACAATTAATAAGAAACGTTCAAGGTAATTACTCTTCTGTCATTCCAGACTGTATATTGGATACATACGTATTCCACTTATCGCCAATTATTTTACCACAAGTAAAACATCTGACTGGGATGATCATATTGCAAAGCACACCGTAAAGTATATCGTTTTATGTAAATGCATAATATAGACTTTGTTAAATGGGAATTTGCGCTATAATCACAGTTGCGGTTGTATTCTACAAAATTAAAATCTTATAAATGTCGTTTATATTGAGCCTTGACTGCGAATATACCGGAACGAACCCGTTCCAACATCATATGGTCGAAATTGGTGCCACGCTTCGAGACTGCGAGCGACACGAGAATGTAAAACAGTTTGGTTGTTTGATCAATATGCCTCCTCAAAGAACATGGGAACGTGAAGTAGTAGAAAATTTCTGGAAGAAAAAAGTTAGCATGGCGAGATTTCTAAAAGTAAAACAGACAATCCAAGAGAAAAAGGGCGTAGATGTAGAAGTGATGTTAAAGGACTTTTCTGATTTTATCAAAGAATGCATCGAAATAACAAACGGCTCACTCGTTATAGCGAGCGACAGAATTGATCAAGATAACTTGTGGATTAGTCACTATCTATGTATGCATGGTTTTCAACCTCTCACGAAAATTACTGGAAGAGATGTGCGTTTGTTGGATTTGAATAGTTTCTTTCAAGGCTGTGCAATGACTACACACAAAGATGTTCACAGTTTCGAAAAATGTGGAAGAGGATACGATTGTCTAGAAGCTGCATTTGTTAAATTTGGAATACCTTACAGACCTAGATCGTCTAAAACACATTACGCTATGGAAGATTCTGCCTATTACGCAGAAGCCTACGATCTCATCATAACGTATCTCAACTACTTTAATCAACATCTTCAAAATTTCCGAAATACCAAACCCCTACCTCCCTTTCACTTTAACATGTAACATACCAGAATAAAAAATGCAAAACTATAATTCAATTCTTGTTTATTTAACTTTTTTCTAATTTAACGTCGTTGTTGTTGTTAATGTCTACATTTGTAGATGTTTCTGTATCGACAGCGTCTGGATCATATCCTTTGTCATTTTCCCACGCTTCGATACAAGAACATCGTTCATCTCTATCGCAGTAACATATAGGTACGCTTGTATAACCGATTTGTCGTATAGGTTTATTGACAAATTTTTGCGTGATAAGTTGTCTCGTCCAATTTCCTTTTTCTTGCTCAAACTTCCAATAGTCTCCGTGTCTAATAACAACGTCGGGGACAAAGCGTGGTATTACTGATTCAATATACATCGTTTTGACAATGATTAACTCTATGTTCGGTTCTTTTCCTTTAAGGAACGAACTCCTAACTATACTAGACCATTGCATGGCAGAGTATTTGTTTGGAACTACTACGAGCACTTTTTTACCCTTTGCTTCTAGTATTATGGCGAGTAATATAATTAATGTGCTATCGTTCAACGACTCTTCGGCAATAGTAAAACTCTTATTTAACCATGCGTCACGGAATATTTGAAAGTGCTTTTCGAATTTTTCTTTACAAACATCTACTAGTCCCGGAGCACAGTTGATTTGAACGGTTTTGAGAATTTCATCTACGAGAAGAAAGTTTTGAAACTCTGACATTTTGAAAATTATTAACTATTAATCAGCTATCGATATATAATTGGTAAAAGGTAAAAATCGCGGGTAAAGTAAAAGTAATTTATTTAACGATTGATTTGTATACATTTTTACAGAAATTAAACTACATTCACCAAAGATTCCATAAATACGAATACTTCCATCTCCCTTCCCTTGTAATAAAAACACAGAGCTTTCGGATCATCCATAGTCACAAATAGAGTGTATTTCAAGGGAGTTTCTGGTAAGTTGTAAAATAATTCTTCTATAGACTTGAGAGCCAACAAGTGAAAAACTACCATTTTGAAGTCGTTTGCATCGTAAAATATCCCAAATACTTTGGAAAAAATACTGTTTGATTTAATAGCACCGTATTCTTGCTTGGCGTATGGAGCGTTGGATGGTGCATGTGTGATTTCAGTTTTGTCGTATATATTGTTCATAAAGTCTTTGCACCAATTTTTACCGTTGTGTGTTTGAAACTCGTGTTTCATTTCAGAACATAGCTTGCTTAGCAATTTTTCATCCTTACATGTAATACCAATATTTAAAAGAGAGTTTCTTGATCCGCCAGAAAAATAACGATACATTACTTTAGTCCAATGACTATATTTGGATATAGCGCTGGGTAATTATTAAATAATCTAGGGTCCCATATTTTTCTCTGGATTATTTATCTTTTATTCACCGCGCCGAAAGCTCCTCGAAACTTTAAGACATCGTAAATTGACTGTTTATAATCTTTTGTGATGCCTAAGAAATTGAAATCTATATCTCAAGTATTAAATTTAGATCGTTAAATTAATTTAATTTAACTTTTAATCTCAGGATCCAACTTCCGCCTTGGAGTCAAGTCAATCCTTCGAAATAAAACAAATCGAACTAAACGCGTCAAATACCAATTTTCTTCAAAAACCTTTGCCTCTAATTCCCATAATGGCCGCAATCCCGATCTATCCTTACCAACTTACACCGCCTGTAGCAATTTGCCAGACTTCCGCTATCACTGCTGTGCCTCCATTATATTCTACAAATACCACAAGTTTGCCAAAGGGTGAAACCTTGCTCGATGGACAGAACGCCCAATCGTTAACAATACCCCCATCGATAAAACCACAATCCTTACCTGGCGTTGAAGTTGTAGAAGTGGTAAACTTGAAAAATACAAAGGTGAGACTTTCTGAAAAAGAACTTTTAACATTTATTAGTGGAAAATAAAAGAATCAGTCGATAATGTTCAAGTTTTAAACTACAACATACAACCTCTACTTATCTTAGATCACGATACAGTACAAAAAGACACCATAATGGTCGCAGAACTAGTTCACGTGCCTTCTGGAACAATTATTTCTTCGGGATTCAATATAAAACAATCCAGAGGCCCAAGAGGAGCTAACACATCCACAAATTCTCAAGTTTGCCTAGCTGGAGCTAGGTTTAAAATATATAAATATCGTCATCTGATAGATTAGACAAACATGTTTTTATGGCTTGAAGTTAAACTCTAAATCCAATATTGAAAACGAGTTGTATCTCATGAAAGTCGAATTCCAACCGAAAAACAAAGACCCTTTCCGTATCGATATCTATGCCGATGGAATGAAAGTGGCATCAACCGACGAATTTACTACAGTCACATCGTTTACACAATTACCAGAAAACTTACAAGAAAAGAGAATGATTAGAAGCTCAAAGATACCAACAAAACGCAAATCTGAAAGCCAAGACTCTTGACCCATTATACAATAAACTGTTATTTACAATATACACGTTTTTTACATTTATACATATTTATACGTAAAGATGCTTTGTTCTATGTCCAAGTTGGCCCTGTATTGTGCGCCAAAAATTAGTTTTCAATTTACGCTGAGACTTTAAAAAAACTGTAATGGTGATCAAATACGTAGTTTTAGATTTAGATGAAACTTTGGTGAGCGTTGGAGATTCAAACCAATGTCTCAATTTCGGATGTCCCAAACATTATGTGTTTAGAACGGATAAAGGCTACAACTATTACTTGCACAAGAGGCCATTTCTGGACGATTTTCTGGATGGACTCGACAAATTAAAGTTGACCCCTATTGTCTTTAGTGCTGGTGGTGAATCATATGTGACAACTATTTGTAACATTATATTTGATGCTAGAAAAACGAAACTTCTAGCGATCTTAGATGCAAATTCGCTCACGAGAAACAGTCAATGTGAATATGTAAAAGAAATGGACACCGTGGCAAAAAGAACTGGAAAAAACAAAGAGGAGATGATAGGTTTGGACGATTCTATCGAACATTTCGCGAACGACAATCGGTACATTATCAAAAGGTGGTATCACGAACAATCTGACTGTTACGATCCTAATGTAAATTACGAAGATGAATCTATACAAGATAACTCATTGATGGAATTTTTAGAATATCTGGAATTGACTTTATAAAACATAACATTACAATTCCGCTTTATAAACTCGAAAATATGGAAATACGGTTTTAACATGACTGACTACAGACTTGAAATCATTTACTCGTAATAGATCCCCATTTCTTTCTATGGTATAAACGCTTCCCACTTTAGATACAAGAAACGATATACGTTTCTCTTTGCTTAATCCTAACAACAAGTTTCGTTCCTCATCTATGTTGCATTCCTCAAAGTTGTAGCAGTCTGTCAAATGTTCCATTTGTTCTATCGATATTTTTCTAAACATTAATAATTTTTTCACCCAGCGCCGAACAAACAAATATAGTATAGGAGTATTGTGATGGAGGCCGGAGATAGATATATTCCGTGCAAGCATAATATGAGTGTATCAAATTATGTTTATACGAAATACCTGCATTCTACTCCTGTATTCAATCCGTATACCGTTCGCGTGGCGAATGCTCTATTCCCAAACGCTCCTGAATTTTTCAGTAATAGAGTTTTGTATTACAAGCCAGTAAACTTATTCATATGCGTAAACTAACGGCCAAGGACAAACCAAAAGTGAACCCCGTAGTCAAAAATGGCGTTGACTTTAACAAATCTACCAAAATAATAATTTCAGGGGAAAACATTATTACTGATTACTTTTTGAATATAATCGACGTTGCTGATAATGGCTTGCTTCTTGCTGGAGTTGGTAAAAAGTGTGTGGTATGGGATATCGAATCCAAAAAAACAAAGTACATTAAATCGTTCCGTAATTACAATGTATTAGTAGTTAAATGGATAGGTAATTCATAAACAGAACAACAAATATAACAACGATACGCTTCATAGATAACGACACATTTGCTGTTGGAGTATCACACTTTTTGGAAATTATAAACCTAAAAGAAGACAAAATTATTTCACATATAGAATTGATGAGTTATCCACAGACCTTGGCCAGTAAGTTTGGGTTATTATCTGTGAGTTGCAATGTAATTATTGTGTCGGTTTGTATTTATATAGTGAGGGACTTTATAATATCGATATGAGGAAAAACACCCCAAAATCGCAATTATACGGAGGAGATATCGAAAGTGCCAAGATTTGTGTTATGAAATGGTCAAGTGATGAAGACAGACTTTTAACTGGTGATATAAACGGAAATGTTATGTTGTGGGATATACGAGCGTCAAACGTTATAAATAGCTATAAATTTTCAAATGTAAAACTTTGAAAAATATGTATTGCGTTAATTTTTACAATAGAGCAGCGTAAAAGGATTAGATTGGTATAATCCAAGTACAATATGTATCGGTTCTGGATTATCTGATGGAAATATAAGATTGTACGATATTTCTCTAAATAAGATATCGATATCAACTCCAACGAACAACGGTATAACATCCATAGTCTGTATTGGTACAGATTATGTGATCTCTGGTAATCGGGATGGAATAACCAAAATTTGGGATAATAATCTAAAACAAGTGTACGAATTTTGCGATCATACAGACTGGTAATTGATGGTTGTATATATGTAACTGTTTAGCATCTTATCTATGGTGAAGTATGGCGAAAACAAAATTGTCACCGTCTCTACCGATCAAACTATTTGTATAAGAACATTGTTTAAAAGTAAAATCAATAAGAAAACGACCCAAGAACGCTCAAAATTAGATGTTGTGATAAGATAACCAATTTACACATACAGTGAGTTGGTTTCTTTTGAATAAACGTATTTTATAAATTAAAAATTGTTTTATGTTTGTATCACTTCACTTTTATTAATATTTATGAGATTAGTTATATAATACATAATTGTTTCTGTCCATTCTAGTCCCTCTAATTCTAGCAAAGGTACACAGTGTTTGAAACACTGACTTGTATTACACACGAGACAAAAATATTTTCCGTTTTGTTCTGTATAATGATTTATCGAAAATTCTTTTGGTAAGCGTAATTTCTGGACATTCGATTTATCCATCATAAAATCAACAATGTTGTCTCTGGTTTCGCAGAACAAAATAATACTCCAATTAACCTTGACACATGGCGTTACTTTCCAATGAACCTTTTTGTCGTTGTTAACTCGGATATCGTTATACAAATAAGTGTCTAAAATTATATCCGTCCAGATTTTGAGTCTGTCGGGATGAAAACACCACATATTTTACTGATAGTAAAGACAAGTTACAGCGCTGGTTGATAATTTCCGAGTGAGAGAAAGACATGTTAGCACTAATCATAGGTACGTGATGTATGTTTATTTTAATTTCCGATATTAATTTCAAAACTTTGATACGAAAAATATATTTTCGATATGAATGAAATAATCTTTTCATGTTTTCGAATTTTAACCATCCGGCCCTTTTGGCTTCCCTTTTTCACTCTTGTTTTGACACTCTAAATTTTTCAAACTCTAAAAATTAGGTAACCAAAACAAAGCAGTTTGAACGTTACTAAAAGGGCCGGATGGTTAAAAGTTGAATTTATAAAAAGATTATTTGTTTTATATCGAAATTTTATCATTTGTATCATGTTTTTACGTTTTATATCGGAAATTAAATGATAAATAAAAATCATATCAATATTTATATTGGAGTTTAAACACGAATTACTTTAGTAAATTATTTATTTAAAGGCAAGTCACACCATATAAACACATCGACAGTTCTTTTAAGATCCGACGGTGTGATAGTTAAAGTCATAGAACTAGGTGCCGCCCAATCAGATATCGATCTAGTCCATTTGTACTTTTTATTTATATCACCAAACGTTATTGTGTAGGATGGGTCGTCGATATTCGGTATACCATGTTGCATTTTGTCATATTGTAACATATCATCAAAATAAGTTAATCCTTGAGTACATCCTCCACCCAGCTGAGCGTTTTCCAGGTCCATTAAAGTTTCACCACTCACATCGTGTATCAGTACACATATCATTTTAGGAGACGAATCCTTGAGGTTGACTGTGAAAGTTCTTCCGCTTTGCGACTTTTCTTTGAGGTATGTTTCTGACTCTAGCACTCTATCGAAATCCACGTATCGTTTATCTACAAAAGGTCCAACAGAAGAATATAACAACTTTATATCCTCCATACACGAAGTGGATAGATAAAAAGAAATCTCAAAATTCAGTTCGACGTTTGTTATTTCACGTAGTATAAAACTAAGATCAAAATAATTTCCGTCAACCTTAATGTTGAACAGTCTCATTTTTTGCTTGATCCATTTATTTGTTATGGAGAAATGGTCTTTGTGCCAACGATCTGTATTCCTCTCGTTGTAATAAAAGTCAAAAGACATGTCATTCACAACTTTTTCTATATCTTTTTTGTTTCCAAACAAGCAAAATCCTTTGGCAGACATTCCTGGCATAAAGTTTATAGTAGTACGACCACTCTTGGATAAATTAACCGAGCATACTTTGCTCACTTTGTGATACTTTTCTAATTTTAAACTGTCCGAGTCTGTACTCTTAAATACACATTCCGAATTTCCATAAGATGAATTATAAAATTTGTAAGGCAGACATTGTCTGTATTTGATTTCTCCTTTTACACCATAAAAAATAACTGCGTCTTTAGCATAAGGATCTGGTTCATACTCTGGATTTTCCAATAGCTTTAAAACCTCCTCGTCGTATTCAGGAATGTTTTGTATAAATAACTCTTCATCCAAGTCTGGTACATCGAACCGTTGTAGCCATGCGTTAAAATAATCAGAACGCTCTATCAGTACAGACTTTTTCACTCGATACGAATTACCATTGGAGACAAGTTTTACGATCGGATCGTTTTCAGTCATTTATATGTCGAATACTAGTACAAAAAATTTACAATTCCATATTCCTAGTTCGCTTAATGCTTATTACGTGAAAAACAGAATATTAGCGTTTTAAAAACCAATAATTAACAAATTGTTTTTTATGAAATTCTGATATAAATATTATTTTCTCGATACAAGTTTTAAAATTCCGATATAAACGAAATAATCTTTTCACATTTTCAACTTTTAACCATCCGGCCCTTTTAGTAACGTTTGAACTGCTTTGTTTTGTAACTCTAAATTATTCAAGTTTGAAAAATCTAAAGTCCAAAACAAGAGCGAAAAGGAGGTGCTAAAAGGGCCGGATGGTTAAAAATCGAATTTATAAAAAGATTATTTGTTTTGTATCGGATTTTATTAATTTATATCGTTTTCAAATAATTGTATTAAATCGATGGATTTAATTTGTAAATTCGGACTGTTTTCCGATACTTTTTTGCAAAATCTTCTAGTTTTTCTCTATATTTCTCCCAGTTTCCACCAGCCTAAATGTTGTTAATAAGGTTGAACCTAATTTAAAGAAATATACCAGTCCACATCCGATATTGTAGGGAAAAGCAAAGGATTGCAAGTTTTTTAAATTACCCATCTTATCCAAGCATTCCTCAAACCATTCTAATCTCTTTTCTTGGGTGTCGTTTGAGAATTTGGAAGGGCCAGTATAGTATTGAGCAAACATGTTTATAATTGTAACATTTTCCGTAGGTGAAGTGTGAACACTTATAGTACCAGGCTTTGATCTATCTGATTTGCTTGTTATGTTCTTGTAATCATTGGCAAATGGGAATTTTTCAAACATTGCTGCCGATAATCCTTTTCCGTGATTTGACACGCAGTTACATTGCTGTGAAATACTATCACAATCCGATTCTAGCAAATCGCCTACAACTTCTTCGATGATATAATCTTCAGACTGTTCTTCGTTTTTAGCACGCTTTACGATTTTGGTTTCGGTAAGTAGCTTTCTTTTTGTCGGTTCATTAAGTGGTTTTTCATCAGGAAAGGAATTCACTGCCTCTCCATACAATAATCCTATTATATCATCCATGATAAATATACAGTCTCTAATTATCACTGTTTTTAGCGCCGTAGAATTTTTGTGACATTTACAATGTTTAAAGTATCAAACATTAAAAAAGGAAGAGATATGTATAGAAATCCAAAAGCCAAACGAGTCAAATCCAAAGACTTGTCAGTAAGGAGAATCAAGAATGGTACTTCGGCACTTGTAACTGAAGCTGCTTTGAGTGAAGCGAGAAATCCGAATGCAATTTCTTCTGTCCGACAAATGCTTGTTTCACTCAAAAACGACCGACCTAGATTGCTGAGCTTTATCAAATATTGTTCTGAGAAAGAGATTGATGTAAAACCCCTACTTTTGAGCACAGGCGAGTATGATTTAAGTGATATGGAAGAACTCGAAGTACAATTAAGAGAAATTGAAGAGAATGTATCGGAACAAGATCAATCTAAAGACATTACAAATGTAGAACCTAATACAAAACAAACGATTGTAGAATAAATACATTTATTACTCATATTCAAGTATTAATTAAACAGAAACTTTGGATTCTAAAATTTCTTTGGGTATTTCGTCTGGTACAACGTAAACAGTTTCATCATCATCCCAACCGCTGGCTACCACTCTCACGTATTTAACAACTTTAGACATTGTCTTGTAGTCGCGTTCTTCCCAGGCTTTGATGTACTTTTCAGAAAGTTTGACACGTATAGTCCACGGAGTGGGTTGTCTATTATTGTCAAAAGACATCCAATAGGCTTTAGGTTTTTTGGAAGTAACAGAAGCAGTAGCAAAAGAACTGAAGGAGAAGTGCGACAAGAATCCAGCATTGATAGTTTGTAGATAGCCAGGTAATTTTCTGATAATGGGCAAGTCTTGAAACATTTTGTATTCGCGTAATTCAGGATCGTAGGTTGATAATATTCCCCATGTAAGTCCTTCATTCGCGGCCTCATCAATCCAAGCAGCTCTGAATGTAACAACGTGTAGCTCAGCGTTTGCAACCAGCTTGTCAGATTCAGTGACAGAGTCTTGTTTAGCCTTCTTTAAATTTTCGTCCACAACGTTATCGTCGGCTTTTCTCTTTGGTGAAGTAGATTTAGCAGAGTCCATTTTAGTCAAGTGTTGTTGTTGTTTGGTTTGTGATAAATAATACAAGTTAACCCCAGTTTGTAAAAATACGGGGTCCTTGTTTTTTCATGATCCGATTCGAACCATATTATTGTTATCAACTCAAGCCTAACAAGAATGAACACTAAACAAAAAGCCTTATTCGAAAAGTGCAAGAATCAAATTGATATTATAGTTGGTATATTGGAGCTTTCTGTAGATCCCGACGAATTCATTCCCACTTTCGATGTTGTCTCTAAATCTGGAGTGTTTTTATTTCAAATGCACGAGGGAATCAATGCTAAGGGTGTCTACAACAAGCTAAATCGTCAAGTAAAGAGAAACTTTGAATATGGACTGGTCAAGGCTGTGATTACCACAAATGGCAAGAACTCTCTATACTTCTTCGCAAAGGACAATGAAGGGATCAAGGTTGAATTCTTTATTCCCATGATAGAAGGTCAAAGAAAGTTTGATGTAAAACACGTTCAAGTGATTGGTGAAGATGTATCCGTTTTGGAAAAATACCGTTTCTAGAGATTATTGTTTTAAATTGTTTATATAAATATTGAATTAACAAAGAATGATTTGTTTACACTCCATATTTAATATATTGAAAACTACATCAAGTAATAACCAAAGGGCGTTAATCAAAAAAATTTAACTATTGTACTAGAATTGTCTCTGGTGTTGTTTACGTAATAAACATGTTTGTTGTAAATGGTGATAATTTGAAAAACGACGCCTATCCTGTCGATTCTTATTCCGAAGATGTAGAATGTTTTCTTTCCCTCCTCGATATATTTACCTTTAAACAAAACTCTGAAACGAAAATTGATCACCTGGATCTCACAGACCGACTGAGAGGTTGGAAGACTGGCGACCCACCCATGTCCGACGCTCACATGGCTATTTCTGCTCAAGATTGTATCGATGTAAACCAATTTCCCCCTTTCGAAACAACACTGTCTAAGCATCACGAGAACGGTTGGATTATTACAGGGAAAGTAAAAGACAGATACTATTTGTTGGTAGAAACATTTGAAGCAACACACCCTGTGCACGGAAAAGTCTGGAGAGCAAACTATGACGAAGAATATGACGTTTATGCTACATCGGAATCTGCATACAGGGAATTTGTAAGAGTTTTTCCCTGGTTGCAATTTAATTCACTAAACCAATAAAGATAAATTTATCAAACTATTTTATGATTTATAATAACACACATTTACATTTGTTGCCCTTATCAACAGGCTGTTGTGGTAAACGATTTCCGTTTGTTGAAGTTAATGTCCATAATTCCCTGGCTGAGCTATAATCTTTGTAATTCCAGTAAGTGTAACCGTCCCCGTTCCATTTATTCCCCCAAGAATTTCTAATTTTAAACTGTGATTTGTTATCATTGTATCCAACAATGGCTAATCCGTGATAAGCAACTGGTTGATCTGCGTGCTCTTTCTTTAACCAAAACATAGCTTCTGCTGGATGGTAAATTGGAAATAAAACCATACAAACTCCGTTGTTAACTAAGGCTTGTTTTAATTCTGTTATAGAATCTAATCTATCGAAATCGGTAATTTTGTAACTTGAAGCCTCTTGCACTACAGAGTCTGGAACGCTAGTGATGTCTTTTGGTTGATAGGGAAATCGAAACTCAGCAACATTACCACTGTATTTTGCTATAGACAAGGCGTTATAAAACGACATTCCTTGTTTCCCTTTGTTTTCTCGTTCTGTATAAATGAAATCAGGACTGAAATACTCTTTTTGTCCAGTATTTTTATAGAGTTGGTATTCCATAGCTGCACATGTTGCGAAAGCTACACACGAACTTCTTTGACCCTGATTCCTTACACCTAACAACTTGTCGGTATGATCGACAGAGCTGGGTAAAGTAGCGTTCGCTTGAATACCAGATTTGACATTAACTCGTATTGTTTGAAAGTGTGAGACGTCCGAAAGTAAACCTCCGAAATACATGATATTTGCAATTATAATTATAAAACAGTGTATCTGATAGTATCATTTATTAAATCGGAATAGTTCAATTGTCAGTACCACCAACAGAGTGGAATTCAAGGCTGGCTCAAGACCATACTGAATACACCTTCAAACAAACTGTCAGGTATTTCTCTATTGTAATACTCCTCAAATGACGAATCTATATATGCCCTTATTTCTGCTTCGTTCGCTTGGTTTGACGTAATGTAAATCTTTTTACACCAAGACTTGAAATGTTCTTTAGGTGAATACTCAAATTCCGGAATCTCTATTCCTGTTTCTATTTCACTCATTTTGTGATACCTTGTAAAAGGGGTCTGATATTGTAGCGCAGAGACAAATTTTACGATTTTATTACAACTATTTCCATTTACACAATGTCTGAAAAAAGAACAGATTATATAAATTGGCAGGAATTCTTTATGGGTGTCGCGTTGCTAAGTGCACAGCGATCAAAAGATCCATCCACACAAGTGGGTGCTTGTTTGGTTAAGGATACAAAGATTATTAGTACAGGCTACAACGGTTTTCCTACTGGTTGTAGTGATGACTTGCTTCCGTGGAAAAGGGAATCTGAAAATGGAAACAGTCTCGATACAAAGTATTTCTATGTGGTCCACGCAGAATCTAATTGCATTCTCAACGCCCGTCAAGATATTCGCGGTAGCACAATTTATTGCACCCTTTTCCCGTGTGCAGAATGCACAAAAATGATTATACAATCTGGAATTACCAAAGTAGTTTATATGGATGATAAGTATCACGACGAACCCTCTTGGGTAGCATCAAGAAGGATGCTGGATTTAGCAAGCGTGCATTACGTTCAATTCAAACTAGAAAGGGAAATTACCCTAAATTCTGTTAGTTTTTAAGCGTAATATGTAATAAACATGATATATCATAAACATAATTTATAAAATCTATTCTACAACAATTTCCAAGTCAATATTTTGAGAAGTTTGACTGAGTTTTTGCATCGATTCAAACGATAGAATTGGGCATTCTTGAATCAAAATAGGGGCAGGCCCAACCAGGGGAAGTGTTTCGGTTATATTGGTAATTTCATCTTTTATCGTTGCTTTTTCTTTTTGGTCTAATTCTGTCTTTTTGGCAAGTTCACTGTATATCACTTGAGTTTCGGAAAGGGGGTTCTTTTGTTTGTTTCTAGGATTCAAATGAGCAGGTCGTAAACTTCTTCCTCCATTGACAAAATCCTTTAGTTCGATCATCAAGTTTTCTTTTGGGGTGTTTTCTTGCGACTTGGAAAGTTCTTCACATCTCGCAGATTTCTTTACAACCTTTCTATCTTTTTTATTGATAACTACCTTGGTGGCATTTACAGGATCAATGATTCTTTCTACTACACTGGTAGTTCCATTTTCCATTGGTAAAGTAACAGTTTGTGTGTCTTGATAGATAGGTACAACAGTTATGGTGGCGTAATTTTCGTGACCATTTACAAAATAACCGGCAATTCTCTTGGTAACTTCGACAGTGTTGTCAGTTCGTTTTAATACCAATCCATCAGTAATCTTATCAGAGATAGAAGTATCAATAAGTTGATCCTTGACAAAGTTTTCTTCACCACATTTTCTAATGCAGTATTCCTCTGCAATTCTGTTTAATGCGAGGCTTGCGTGAGGTTTGTTCTCGTATAAACCCTTATTATACATTCTACCAGATTTTTCATCCTTGATAAAAATTGTATAAAGTAAAATTTCGGTCATTTTTTATGATTATTTACAATTATGATATTATTTTTATGTTACAATGTGTATACTAATAATCTACACACGAAAATAAATGGAACTAGTTTTTGTCATTATTTTTTATCCTACGCAAATAAGCGCATGACAAACTCGTGATCAGATACTTGTCATTCTATTATATAAACAAAGCAACCCAACACAACTAACCAAAATGGAAACAACTCAAACAATCGTCGAAGAAGTAACCCTTGCCACTACCGCACCAGTAGAACAACCAGAACAAGTTGAACAAACAGTTAATCAAGAAACCGAAAGTGCAGAACAAGAAGTTAAACGTAGAAAGGTCGAACCTGCTGAAACTACCACTGATACCCAAATGACTGAAACTGATATTTCTCAAACTGCTACTACTTCTGAAATTGCTCCCTCTTCCACTGAAGCTGCTGTTCCTGCTCTTGAAACTGTAGAACAAACTTTGCAACAAACTACCGAACAAGTATCCGAAACCGTACAACAAGTTACCGAAACTGTGCAAGAAACAGTCTCCGAAGCAGTTTCAACCGCAGAACAAACTGTAGAATCAGTTGCAGAACAAGTATCCGAAACCGCACAAGTCGAACCTCAAGTTCAAAAGGTAGAACAACAAATTGAGCAAGTCGAACAAGAAATCGCCCACAAGGAACAAGACTTTATCTGCAAGTTAAAACAAACTGCTACAAAGGTCAAGAATGCTTTACACGAAGTTGAAGAACACATCAAGGAAGAAGTTCACGAATTGGTTGAAAAGGTCGAACATGTCAAGGAAGAAATCGAACAAGTTGTTCATAATATTGAAGCAAAGATTCACAGCCATTAAACCTATAAACAATAAATTTGATTTATATTTATATTTATGTTTTATATTTATGTTTTATTATACTCCATATTAAACAAATACAGAACGTCCAGAAGCTCCAAAAACTAGACTATCTGGGGTTATTTTCGAAACAAAATCGTGACCATCGTATTTAAACAATTCTCCCAAGATTACTAGGTAATTTTCGTCAAATTGTCCGTCCATTAGAACAAGCGTCATTTCAGTTATTATCATACCAGCGCCCAAGAATAAATGGCTGTTAATTCACTACGAAAGAGATGTCTACAAACAATGGGCCTCGTGACTATCAAGAAAAATACACACTATTAATGAAAAAACTAGACAAAATTATAACATACGGGGAACGGGAAATAGCATCTAATAGGCACGATCACAAGAGTTTTTCTAGTATACTTTACGAGTTACGAAACTTACACAATGACTTCTCTGCATTAAACACACTTCCTAGAAGAAAACGATCTGACATGTAGTTTTTAGAATTATTATTATAGTACAATAAAAAGTTACAATAAATCAAGTTAGACTTGAACACTAGTACATTGTAAACTCTCTCGCATTTCCACTGCGTTAGCTAAAACATGTAGACCATCCCATAATGTATTTTGATTTTCAGAACCACAATTATCGTTTAATGTTATTATATTGCTTCTCAAGGAATATTTCGAAGTTTCGGATGATTCTTTATTAAAGTAAACGCTTAAATCAAAACCATCTTTTAGTCTCCAATATCCATTATAACCTGCTCCTCTAGAGATGAATAAGCCTTTTGAGTGAGAAAGCGTATCCTGAAGCGTCTTTTTCCAGTTACGTGTATAGGATGTAGTGTCGGTAGTAAAAACGGACCAGTGCGATCCGATAAATTCATAGGCGTCAGGCATATAGAGCCACTCTCTACGTGTCGTTGTGTCCTCAATTTCTCTCTTTTTAAAATAGTAGAAAATTGCCATAAGAATCTCTTTCCATCGTACCAGAGGAACGTTCATAACTAGCCCATTCTTACAGAGTTCACAGTTTTCCTCTTTACAATTATCCGTCTGGTCCAGCTTTTTGCGAGAATAAGATTTGGTTGAATTAGTCTTGCTACGTTTTCTGGAAACTCGTTTAACTGTTTTATCATTTTCGCTGGACGATCCGCTCGTGTATTCGTCGTAAATCGTGTCGCATAGATCATCTTTTGTGAAATCTATAAAATCATCTTCTTGATATGTTTTTCTTTTTGAGCTCATTTTTGCAGTATATTATTATTATTATTATTTTACCATGCAGGGTTGTAGCTATGACGCACAGACTATTCGGGCGCCTCACGGTAATATGAAAAATATCAAAAATACCTCATTTCGATACAAATTTATTCGTTTCATTTTAATTTTCGGTATTTAATTATAAAATCCGATATAAAACAAATAATCTTTTTATAAATTCAACTTTTATCCATCCGGCCCTTTTGGCATCCCTTTTTCACTTTTGTTTTAGACTCTAAAATTTTTCAAAGTCTAGAATTTAGAGTTACAAAACAAAGCAGTTCAGACGTTACTAAAAGGGCCGGATGGTTAAAAGTTGAAAACATGAAAAGATTATTTGTTTCGTATCGGGTTTTATTTGTTTATATCAAATAAAACAAACTGTATCGAAAATAGAATTTATCTAAACCAAGCATATACTTGGCGGTTACGATTGAAAATCGTAGTATAAAACACACAATTATTCTGTAAACTTTATTGTTCAACAAGTTACAACAGATGATTACTGTTTAGCGTCAAAGTAACCGCCTTTTACAAGTGCTTTGAATTGATCGCGAGCATCGTCTTCCCAAAGATCGAAATTAAAGATAATTCTGATAAGATCAGACTCCTTTGTAGGTTCATACGTGTTTAGAGCGGACTTGATATCTTTAGCTACACTACTATCCATAGCTATACGGTCTTCAGATACGTTTTTCTTTAACCACGCAAAGGCTTTAGTTACATCGAGACAAGTGTTCATTTTTTAGTTTGGTTAGTTTCAGCTAATAGATTTTGTTATATTCACTAGAAATATTTTTTCAATAGAAAAATGCGGGACCAAGTAAAAATGTAGGGTCCCATATTTTAGTATTTAAATCTAAATCATTTACTACATAACGATTAGCAAGTATTATGGAACGACAAATCACCAAAAGACAAAATGACAATGCAAACGATGAAACAGAAAATACACGAGTTGTAAAAAAGACTAAAACTCTATCTAGCGGTTTGTTTTTTGTTAGTTTTTCGTATAACCTGGATAGATGTAGATATCGTATTTCAATCACTGTGCGGTAATGTGTTGAGATTTATAGTGTGTGGATTAAAGGAAATGATTGCGGATTCAAATTGGTTCATAAACTGGGACAATGAATGTTTACCTATAAATATCGTAAAGGAATACAAGAGTTTTGCTATCATCAGACCCCCTAGAGCTCCAGGAACACAAGTATGTGTCGCTTTATGTTACGGTGGAGACCTTGGAAATATCCTAAAATCCAAAATGACAATATATCGATATGGTAAATTCTAATTCGTTATCTATTTTTATCTAACAATAAAGAAACAATTGTTGTGAGACAACCCATTACTTTGTTATCCCTGCCTGTTCCTAAACCTTCAACTTGCAAACCTCCAACGATCCTAATCAACGCACCGCCACAATCTCCAGTAGATTTCAGCAAAAGATATTGGGAAAAGGTTTGTAGAACGTTATACATAACCTCGCTAATAGCTACAGCATGCAGAATTAAAACAACTATACGCTACTACAATTCGTGCGATGGTTACTCAAATTTCCACATTACTAAATGACTGTCCTCCAAGTCAAAAAGAACCTCTTCAACAAATTAAGAAGAAACTAGAATTTATGTACGACTTATTACAAGAAACACCTACTAGCAGAATAAATACATGTACCTATGAAGAGGGACTCAGAGTGCTAGATGCTGCAGAAAGACAGATTAAACATTGGTTAGGACAGTTAGCTAATACAAAAACGAATCGACTTCAAAAACCAAATCTGGATAAATAAATAAATTTATTATAAATTACATATTGTTTTGTTCGATATAGAGTTTTGCTCCTGCTAGTGTAATTTCAAACAGTGGGTAGCTTTCGTCAAACACATCTATGTGCCCGTCTATGTTTTCCGAATATACTTTTTCTACTAGGTACTGGCACGCTTTTAGTTTATCTTTAAAGGGCCTCATTGATTCCCCTCCGTAAGGTCTGTCGAAAACAACAATAAAGATTAAATCAAAAGGTTTGTTTTCCACAGAATGTTTTTTCTGTTTATACGCCATTTACTACTATTACAAATTGATCTTTTTCGATTCCTGAATAAAAAACGTATTTAATATAATAAATGTTTATTCAATTGTCTTGTTCTTCGACGTACATAGGCGTTTATTATTGTTGCTTGTTTGGTAATCTTGGCTGCCATCTTCTAATAGCGTATTTTTAGTGGTCTTGATTGTTATACATTTAAAGGATAAGGCTCTCTTATAACCTTTAGGGAACTTACAGCTACCGGCCTGATTCCATTCCTCTGTATGTATGGTGTGATTTCCGATGGGTTTTCCATCGTCTGAATAATTTTCGAAACACATTGGACATTCGTATGTCAAGAATTTGTCGGTTGTTTTCAAAGCTTCGATGTGTAAATTTCCAGCAGAGTCAAGAAATGGATAATTTTTACGCTCATCTTCATTGCGGGTAATATTTGTGTAGTTATCGATCCAATATTGTTTAATTATCGTTGACACTATTTCACTTTGACGCGAAACGTAACGTAAAGTTGTCAAGATACTTCTTATGCTGACGGGAATACGTTGTTCCACTCTCAACATATGGGCGACTATACGCACTTCGTTTTTAACTATTGGTAAAGGATCTACCACTTGAGGTTTCTTTATTAGTGTGTTTTGATAGTACCAACATTTGTGAATTGGTACATATACGAGTTCATTTTTCAATCTGGCTATCGTGTTACGTTCGATGTTCTGAGCTATATACTCTTGACTTCCTTGTTCCATTTTTTATTGAACCAGTAAGTTTATAACTGTTCTCGGCGCCAAATAAAATTAATTTTTTATCCGGATATTAAAGTATTTTTATACATATTTAAAAGTATACGGTATTTGTAATTTAACAAATATATTTTAGAATGTCTGTTCAAGAATCTATATATGTTAAACACCGTCAAGAAGAATGGAGCAAAATAAAAAAGGCGAGATTGAAAGCTGCGGGGTGGATTGGCGGAGGATTATCTGTTGTTAGTTATGGCGTTGGAGTTGTTGGATTATTCAAAGACGGTACTACAGCATCAGACGCTGGACCATTTGCGTTTTCTCTCGTATCGAATGTTCTTTGGACTTGGTACGGTATCGAAATCTCGGACGTTCCTACCATCATAACTAGCGCGTCGATCATGATACTTTCCGCGATAGCACTTGTGTATATTAAGATTGTAACTTCCAGAAAGAAAAAGAGCACTAGCAAATAAAGAAAAAGTTGACGTAATATATTTTATTTATTATTTGTAAACTATTTTATTATTTATTAAATCATTTGAAATGAACCGTTCAAATCCGGAAATACAAAAAACTAGAGTCAACACCGACACATCGAGATTCTTTTTCGATTACAAGACGATCTTTACCTATACAAGAGACAACCATCAATTCCAATCACCAATGTATTCTGCCTACTGCCCTGCCGTATTACCAGATGGAACACTTTGCAACGTACAGACCACAAGAATTCACCCATTTTGTTTTGAATGCACAGAAAGAATATTTCACGTTAGAGTTGCACCGAGCAATCAAGGCCCAGACGCCGGACTTGGGTTGTTTGCGTGGAATCCTGAATGCCCGCGACCTAAATTAATGTTGGAAGGATTGCCCGTTTTTAGAGCCGGAGACTTTGTCTGTCATTATATGGTTAAATATTAACACTTACGCATATTAATTTTCCAAAGGGAGAAGTATCGAGAACAAGAGACGCCGAAATTAGATACATGAGAGGAAACACTACAGATCAGCCAATCTGTAACCCTTACTCTTTGACTGCTAGCGACGGTGTAGATTTGGATGCAAGTATACTAAGGGGACCAGCTAGTTACTGCAATGACTCGAAAACGCACGATTACAATGTCGAGTTTTGCGAAAGCCCTGTTTTAGGCATAAAAGCTACTCGCAATATATACCACGGGGACGAGATGTTGTGCTGTTATGGTGACACATATTGGTAAGTTTTGTATTTCAATTTTTCTGACAACAAGGTCTGGAAAATCAGGGGCTTGTAACATTATTACGTTAAAATAAAAACCATTCACTTTACATCACGTGTTTTTAGAGCAAAATTTCACATTTAGTTTACCTGTATTATGATACTTGTAAGAATAAGAAGGCTTCGTGATATCAACTGAATTCTTGGTTATCTCCTTCGTTTGACGTTTATGTAAAATATTAGACTTATGAATTTGGTAAATACCAACTTAATTAAAAAATTCGCACTTGATATTTATCAAACCAATACTTTATAACGATATATACAAAACAAAATGATTTACACAATATCCGGTGCTGTAATTGGAATCGTAGGCACTGCCACCATAATGGGATTCAGAAGAAATAGACACTCTGATTTAACTTCTGGGCTTCTTTTATATGGCGGTCTTTTAATGGGAGCTGCCGTGGGATTTGGATATGGCTTAGACAGAGCTTTACATGGCGATCACATATATCAACGACTAATCGAATATGCAGTGAGGATTCGGTAATTAGGTTAACAAACTTATATGTAATTATAACAATAAACAAATATTTAAATTGAATTTTCTTTTATTACATATTTAAATCAATACAAGGTTGCTCAGTGAGAGAACGAGCAACAGTAGCAAGAACCTCCAAGTCAGACATTTGATTTTTATAAGATTCTTGATTCATATCCGTAATTAAAGTTTGATCCAGAGTAGAACTCTTGAGTAGTTGATTAAAAATAGAGGTAGCACGGATGTGCAGGCGTTGTTTGGAGTAAATTCGAAACATATCAGCAATATCGTACACTGGTTTTGATCCATTTTGTTTTATAGGTTCTAGCGGCAAACCAAGCAAGCTCACAAAATAGTGAAATGAAACAGCGATAGAGAATAATATCTTCTGGTGAGTTTGTTTAGCTTGAGCAGGGTCTTGGTTCAGTTTATTTGCGACTTGTTGAGTTTGTTTGTAGCATTGTCGATAAGAGTCAAATTGCATAAAATTGATAGTATTGAGATATTCCACGAAAAGTGCGGCTTTCACTGTATCATTTTCTATAGTGGTGGCAGTGTCGAGTTGTAGTATAACCTTAGCAACTTTGACGTTGTTGTTGAATCGAATTTGCCAGTTGCGTTTATCGGTAGATTTTGTTGATCCACGCTTGTAGTTTGGAAGTGATACTAATTCTCTTTGGTATCTAAAATGTGAGATTTGAATTTACAAACAAATTACCTATTACTTATCCAGAGAGCAGCAACTTCGTAAACGTCAAGTTTTTCAGCTTTGTTGAGAATAGCTTTTTTGGTTTCTTTAGATGCCTTTTGAATAGTATCGAATACTTTTTTAGCGTTGTGGATGGCGATAGTGTTAATAGCAGGCATGATTAATAGATGGTTAGGGTTTGGCTTTGAGCTGTGGCTTGTTCAGATGATTTGTTTTATTGTTAAAAAATACCAAAAAACCTGGACCCAACATTTTTTAAACAAGAATTACCAGTATTTCAAGAAAGTGACACCATTACGTTAAAAATGTGAAGGCGAGGATTAGCGTTGGAAATGTGTAAATATATTCGCGGTTGTGTAATTGAAAAGTTATTTCAACCTAAATAATAAAATACGTTTAATAGTTTATACTAAAAAATGGGTTATCACTATGAAGAATGTTCTCGATGCGGGCACAGCTATTATGAATCAGAACCACATTGCGTGACTTTTACAATTTCAGGGATCGACGATGAGGAGTTTTACCTTTGCCCAGAATGTGCTTGCGATTGCAAAGATGATATCACACCAGACTATTTCAAGATCATAATGCTCATACACGAACACAAAGACGGCACTTTGGAAGAGGTCAAGAGTTTGGAAGAAATATACAAATACGATTCTTTATGGTTGACAACAGTATGGAAAATGGATTATAAATTAGAATTCGACAGAGCTAAAATACGGAAATTAATCACTGATAAAAAAATTAAAAAGTACGAAAAACATCCAGAATCAGAATACAACTACGATGCGTTGATAAAAAGAATCGAATATCACTTTGAATGTACTACACCGGCATACAAAGTATCTGGTGAATTGATGAGACAGTTAATTGGAAACTGCGAAAACAAGACAGCACACTTTAAACGATTAAAACGTTGCCTTGAGTCTATTTGTTTTAATATAAAAACTTTATAAAATCGATACTATTTTCAAAAATCCCGATATTTAAATTACCAAAACAAATAAACTTTTCATGTTTTCAAATTTTAACCATCCGGCCCTTTTGGCTTCCTCAATTCACTTTTATTTTAGACTTTGGATTTTTCAAAGTTCAAAAATTTAGAGTTACAAAACAAAGCAGTTCAAACGTTACTAAAAGGGCCGGATGGTTAAAATTCTAAAATGTGAAAAGATTATTTCGTTCGTATCGAAATAATATCATTTATATCGAATAATAATAATAAATTGTATCGGTTTTTAAATAATTTACATGAGACTAAAGTAATCTTTAACGTAGAAGCGTTTACAGTTTGAATAATCTTTATATTTAAATGCAAATAATTATCAAATACAAGAACAAATCCTCTATCGTGTTTCACCAAAAAGCACTTGATATTTGGTGGGTAAATGTCTTCCTAGTAAGACCAAAGAAAGGGATTGATGAACTGGTAGAGATGTTACCAAACGAGATTTGGTATAAAATCAACAACTATCTTACTGCTACCGAATCTTATTCTTTAATAAGAGCCTTCAAGTATATTAAAAAGATTTTACCAGATCCAATTATCGAACAGATACCAGTCAAAATACACGAAAAATACCCTTTTATAGATTCGATGAATTATATCGCTCTAAATATCTCTTTTTGTATCGATGGGGATGGAGGGAGAATTAGTAACTGCTAAGAAGTTAAAATACCCAATATAATTTTTCATATTCTACACTTTAAAAAGTATAATAAAAGAAACTCATATAAGATAAACAAATATATTAAAAGTTTTTGTGAATATTTGCAATGTATTTGGCACAAACTTTCCCATATCCATCATCTAGAGATTTCTTGTCCGTTAATGTTTTTCCGCAAAATAGACACGTTCCAGCTTTCTTGCCAAAAGTGGCGAAAAACTCTTCTGGGTCATCCGCCATAAATTTTAGACTAGTTTGTATGGCTTCCATTTCTTCTTTAGTAGTTCTAAATTGTATCTTGTTTTCATAAATAGCAGCCACCAAGTCGTTCCAAGATGAAGTACCTCTCTTTATGGTGAATAATTGGTAAGGCCTAAATTGATATGACTCTCTTGTTACATTTACTATTTCCCAGTTTACACCATCTTTTGTAAAAGGAATGTAGAGTGCCTTGATTCCTTTTGGTTTTTCCGATACTGTAGTGCCGTCGCTTGTTTTTTCTGTTTTATTGTTCTGAGGGCTGTTTCTTTCCTTTTGGTAATCTTCGTATGATAATTTTGGAAGTATCAAGGATTCGAATGTTTCGATAATGGATTCATTTATTCTCTGTTTTTCTTCTTGTATTAGCGTTTTAATATCTTCATATCTTTTTAGATCCTCCTGATATCTCTTTAAATTCTCATTCAATTCATAGGATCGATCTCTCACACGCTTCCACTCTTTATACTCGGGACATTGAACCTCTTGAGTCTTCCACTTTTCTCTAATCTCTTCTATTCTCTCCAAGTTTGTTTTTGGATGGTATACAGGTTGAAGAATCCACGGTGTGTCGTCCTTTACCAAATCCTTCTTGTCCAATACGGCGTCTGGATCTTTCATGAGTGATTCTATTTCTGGATAATACAAAATCATAATCTCATTGTGTAAATATTCGATAGGTTTTCCATACCAGAAGTTTTGAATCAATTCTTCAAGCTCCAAAGTGTCTTCTGTATCCCTTTTAATGATAGAAATTGGAGATGTTTTCGTATAAAACTCTTCTTCTTCGTATTTTAGAAGGGGAAACTTTCGGTCTTTTATACCAAACTCTTGGGTATAAAATTTGTTTTTTTGATTTATTTCCGGATGCCTTTCCATTTCCAGTGTTACGATAGATATTTTTATTACCGCGCAAAGCAAAATAAATTATATAGGTTTTTATAAATTTTACCATGTTACGAATACCGAACTACAATCCCCAAAACGAACATTATAAAAATAGAGAAAAGAAGTGTTTTGGGTGTGGTAAAACGAGAATAGACAAAAATGGTGTAGTAAATAGTGGATTCTTCAAAACACCCCGCGGAATCAATTACTGTTCTACAGTATGCAAACAATCCAATGCTGTTAAGGGTGATAATAGCGGGAGACAAGAAGTATTTGGCATATTTTAATAAAAGGTGTTGTAATGGATAATAAATATTTTATTCTGTAAACGATAGCGTAATTTTTACGCGACCTAATAGTTTTCTTTCCCAACCGTGAAAACCGTCGCACATTGCGTACGGATCGGTACAATTACAAGGTCCCATCCACTTTTTAGGTGGATCTATTTCTAACTCGAATTTATCAACAGTTTCGGTTTCAAATCCTAAAGCTCTACTTGTGCAATGTATTAATCTTCTTTGGTAAGAGTTTCCAGTATAATAACAAAATTTGCCATTTTTCTTTAAAGTTTCAAACAAACAATAGAGCAATTCCTTCACAGTTCCAGTTCTACCAAAAGGAAGAAAACGACTCGGTTTACCAGGGCCAAACATCAAATTGTGCAGTAAGAGTTTCATCATATGTCTTGTTCTTATGAAGGCTAAAGGTAATTTTAAATAAGATTCTTTCCAATTATACATGGGTCTGAATTTCCTATCCGAGGCCAATTTGATCATATTTCCCTTAAAATATTGATAGGATACCTTGTTTGTCGCGGATAGTTTATATAGATCATCTAATGACAAAACCTCACACATTACCAAATCAACAAAAAATTTCACAATGTTTGCATCCATGATCATATAGATTGTTTCGCAAAAGTATGTTTTAAGGATATCGCAATAAACAAAATAACGTTCTTAATATTTATATAAATTTATAAAACACTTGGGTGCACGTTCAGATGTGGACATTAAGAGTTTGAGATTTTAACGTAAACTAACAAAATTTTGGTTTCCAAACTGATACTTGGCTGTCTTTTACAAAAGGTGTATATTCTAATTTGAATTGTTCAAATTGCGAATTGATATAGTTTGTAAGCTCGTTCCACTTGAAGTGTTTTGTTTCGCTTTTCTCACAGAACGGTTCTATTCCAGCCTGGCTTACATCTCCCTCTTTTAGTTTTCCATTTACAGAGGTTTTAACAGTGCAATTTTCTGTGACTTTTACAGTTATTTCTGTATCCGCTTCCAAACATACTACTTCCGCGTTGATTGTGTGGTCAAATTCCGACACATAGCAAGTTCCCATATCGGAATACCAAAAGAAAGTCTTGGAAGTTTGGAATTTAACAATGCTGTTGATAACATTTGATCCGCTTAGTGGCATACTTTCATATCTTGCACAAATAGAAGTGCTGCCGTTTTTCGGGCAAGATTTGTTGAGGTTGCTTACAATCTTTTTGAGATGTGTGCCATTGTAATATTTTCCGTTTTCAAGCAGACCGTAACAACCGTGAACGATTCGATCTAATCTCAATAGAGCATTTACGTAACCATCTACCGTAAATTCTTTGATATCGGACCAATAGCTAGATACGTCACGTAATACTTTGTATCCATTTACATCCATGTCTTCCTTTGTAGAAAAGGTATAGACGATATTGTTCCACCATCCATCGAAAATGTTGAAATAGTACCGATGTGCACTAATATTCTCATTTTCTCTTTTGTATTGCTCGTGAAAAGGTTTAAAGTCCAGTTTTTTCTGCCATACAGTGTCTGATTTGGATTGTAGATTCTCTGGAACAGTCACTAGATAGTGAATCTCTGGATGTGTCAAACTTCTCTTTTCCTGCAATTTTGTGATACCAAATCCCCTCTCCTTCATTTGTTCTAAAAGGGCAATTTTTTGATTATACATTTCTTCTAGAACTTCTTGATGTGATGTCTCCATCATTTTGATGATTCTATTCAATCTTTCTTCAGTGGTGTTGTTGCAAAAAATATCGCAATAGAATTCTACACTTTCATTTGTTTTGATATTTACAGGATCTCTCAAGGCAAAAATTCCTACTTCTATATCACAAGGTCCCCAACCACAAGTAAATGCCCAATCCTGGTATCTACAAACAAATACAAAATCGTCTCTTTCCTTCATACAATGTCCTTTCCCGGGTTTGTTTTCTCTTTTCCAAAATGCTACAATTTTAAAATTCAATTTGTCTAGACTATCCAGGCACTTTTGGATCATATCAGTACAATATTTGGACCCAATTAACGATCTGTCTAATTCATCGTTAATGTGTTTGTTTTCTTGTAGAAATTGTTTACGATCAAACGTAGTTTTGTTTTCCTTTCTCTTTCTTTTTCTGTCTCCGTATTTGACTTGCAGGTCTTTCAATACGGCTGCACCGCTAAACATTATAAATGATTACAATGGTTTTTAGGTAAAGGTTTATATAACATTAAAACATATATCTAGCGCCAAGGACTTAAAACGTGGCTACAGTGATTCTCTAACAAGTGGTTTAAATGGAACATCTATTGGTGAGTCAATCGTAAATTCAATCATGTATCCAATTCTGTTCTCTATACACTTGCTTATGACACCAAATTCGCCAATTATGAATGGTGTTTTGTCACCTGGAAACCTTACATTTTCAAATACTTGAGTATAGTCTTTAGTTTTTAAAAACTTAACAAGCAAACATCCGCCTAACGTAGAAATAACTTTTCCTTCCAGCTTGAGGCAAAAGTCTGTCTGATCCGGGTATCGCTGAGGATCAGGAGATAAACGTGCTTTTATTTCCACAACTTTAGAATCCATCAATTCCAAAATTCTCTTAGTGTACGTATTGTGGTAAATTTTTTGCTTCTTTTTAAATATTTCATCTTCCAATTCCACGATGGTTATGTCTTTATGCGAACAATGGTGTCTTTCGATATATTCAGCTATCGCATCTATCATATGTTTTCTTTTGATTTCTTCCCATTTTCGTGTAAGAAGGTGTTGTGATCTGAATTCAAATATTGATTTATTGTCCAACAGACCCAACTTTGTTTTCGTTATTTCCTTGATGGTTTTACAGCCATGTATATAATCGCTATGTACTATTTTCCTCAAATCTTTACATGTGCAAGATAGACGTACTAAGGATGAGCGATCTAAATAATCACATATAGAGTGTATGATATCTTTTGGTAAATGGTACATCCGACTAGAAATCTATATCAAACAATTATAAATTCAAACTCTCGCGCCGTATGAATTGTAAAATGTATATACAATTTACTATATGGCCGAACTCTATCAAACCGCGGACACTTGGATGACCTGCTCAGACGAAGATGCTCTTTTGCTCAAAACAAAGGTTGCAGAATTGGTAAAACGACCTATCGACACTATTCAAATCTCCTGTGCTTCAGAATGGGCTCTGAAAACATATATTGATATATATGTTTTCGTTACACCTGATCGAACGAATCCGATCGCACATCTTGCAATAGATAAACAAGGACACTTTAGAAATGCTTCAGATGAAGATAGTTTGTAAAAATTGTTTCATTGATTATAAATTACCAATTTCTATAATTTATAATTTATTTATACGATTATTTAAATATAGTTCTATACAATCTCCCTTTTCGCAAACTACTTTCAGATCACCTATTAACCTTTTCATATTTAACTTTTCTTCGGGAATTTTGAGTTTCTGTGATAAAAGTATACGAGCGGTAAAATACCAATCTCCGCAAGTAGCTCTTCTCAAACATTCGTGGTTGTTGTACTTGGGATCGAATCTTCCGTCATCTACAAGTAGGCGAACTACATCGGAACTGTCGGCAGCGAGGACAAGGGCTCTATTATCAATAACTATTCTCGGATCTTGTAAGAGCAACTCCACCACTCTGCGGCGTCCATTTTCACAAGACCGTCTGAGAGGTCTGTTATCATTTGAATTTGGATCAGTTCGTTTGTCCATCAATAAAATTATAACAATATCAGAGAATCCACAAGAACACGCAGCTTCCAGAGCTAGCATAGAGGAGGCATCTATCATTTCTTGCTTAGAAGGTACACTTGGATCACATTTTGTTTCAGCCATCAAAAATTCTACAACATTCGTGTGTCCATTCGATGATGCGGAAAATAACGCTTCTTCTAAAAAACCATTTTGTATCGGTTGAAAGCGATCTATTCTACATAATAACTTGACAATATCGAGATATCCCTTACTAGCTGCCAAGCGAATTCCAGAATCCAAAGGTGTGGTAAAAGGATTCAAAAATGCATAATTTTCCATCAAATAATTAACAATATCAAAGCTTCCAGATTCACAAGCTTTTAATAAAACATGCATAAAAGACTCTAAATATTGTTCGTCACTCTTGTCTAATTTAGGATGATTCAATAAGAATTTAAATATTTCAAAGTGGTTGTCTTCTACAGTCGCAAGAATACAGTCCCAATTAGGAGTAAAGTTCAAGTCTGCTTCCAAAAGAATATTTACCATATCCATTTGGCCAGATTTACATGCAGCCCTCAAATGGCGTGAATGTCCATTTATAATTTTTTGACATAAACGGGATCGTAATCTTTTGTCACATAACAGTCTCTTCAGCGAAGGTATTTGTTGATATTTAATAACATCATATAGACAGTCGTCGTTACATTCAACCATCGGGTGTTCTAATAAATAGTCCAACACTTGTATCTTTCCATAGTTGGCTGCGTAACAGAGTGCTTGATATCCATATTTTGATAAATCTACTTTAGAGGTATTTACCAATAATTGTACTACTTCCAAATGACCACGTTCAGCAGCAGCATACAGACCATGAAAGGACAGCGTACTTGTGCCAGATTTTTCAACAAACATATTGACTATGTTCAAATGCCCGTGTTTACACGCCATCCTAAAAGCAATTCCACCTTTATTACTCAAATCTATTTTGTATTTATCCAAAAGTTTTTTCGACAATTCTAATCTTCCAAGTTTACAAGCATAGCGAAATAACATTACAGGATCGATTTCCATACGTTCAACTATATCGTTACGATCGAACTTTACTACGGCAAGTATCAACGTTTTACTATTTGGTTTGAACGTGAACGTTTTATTGGCAACAATCTGTCCAAACACACTGGATAAACCTAATAATTAGATAATTACATGTAGAACACTACCATTCTTGTAGCAAAATTTAACCAAGTTTTCTTGTACTAGACTCACCTTACACACGGAACGTGTAAGGTTGTAAAAGTTTTTGTTTACAAGAGAAAAATGCTTAAAATCAGTTTTGTCCAACCTAACAAATTTCAAAATTTCTGCAAATAGAGGAATTGGTAGTGCCCCGTTGAAACTCTCACCCTCTATGGTAGCTGTAACATTAGTTTATTATAATTACAACGTTATACTCTTTAGCTTCTTTGTCTGACTCATTTTAATTTATGTTTGGAAATTAAAGTAAAATAAAATCAGGGACCCCATATATTTTCGCACATGGGAAATACCAGTAAATTTTGACTTTATTTTTCAATTTAAAATTTATTTGATAAAAGTTTATTTTATTTGATAATTTTGTAGAATTCCGATATAATTGAAATAAACTTTTCACATTTTCGAATTTTAACCATCCGGCCCTTTTGGCATCCCCTTTTCACTTTTGTTTTGGACTTTGACTTTTTGAACTTTGAAAAATTTAGAGTTACAAAATAAAAGTGAAACACACATGGTAAAAGGGCCGGATGGTTAAAATTTGAAAATATGAAAAGTTTATTTGGTTTGTATCGGAATTTTAATGTTTATATCGAAATCTAAATAAATTGTATCAAAATTGGTTTTCGTGTTAATAAATAATTGTATTATGTATAATGTGCTAGTGTGAACTCCACATAATCCTGTTCCTTATATCTTTAAAATACCACTTATTTACCTTAATAGTCGATTTTTATTTGTTTAATATAGTATTATATTTGAACACTAGAATAACAAATTAAAAATGGTAGATCAAGCAAAGAAAGCAAAACTCATCAAGATTGGTATTGTTGGTGGGTCCGCCACTGCGTTAGTTTTAGTCATTGTTTTGGTTCTAACTATGAAAAAGAAGACATCATCTATATCAAGTTCGACTACCGTCACATCAAACAACTTCAAATTCCCAACACCTTACTATAATTATGTAATGGGAACAGAGAACATTTCCAATGGAGTTGGATCGTTTTATTTGGGAGGTGCTGATCCTTCTATATTTGACGCTCAATGGTGTATACAATCAAGAGAGCAACTTACCTTTGAACCTGTATCTGATGGAGTCACTGCTGACACCAAGATTTATAGAATCAGACAAGCGACCATTATCAACGCTGCATACTTGACTTATGACAGTACAGCTGGAGACTTTATTTCTCAATTAAGTTATACAACTAACAGCAATCAATTGTGGGCTGTAAAACACTTGTCTGGAGTTACCACTGTCCATCTAGCCGATGTTGGTATATCCGCTTACCTTGGTGTTTACAGTATTACAAATGTTGGTACTGGATTGGCACTCTCTTACGTAAATGTGAGCGGAACAAATAAAATTACGGCTGTAACTCCAAATGCTTCCGCCAAAAATCAACAATGGTGTTTGGCAAAAGCCGTATGTTAAATAAAATAAAATTATCAATATATTTGCATTTGTTTAAACAATTATCGTAAATATAACGGTTGTGGTTTTATTAATAAAGTAGTATTCCAGAATACTATTCATTGTCGTCTTTATCATAAATAGTATCGTCGTTTTCTACTTCATCCTCTGTATCTTGTGATTTGATTCCGACTTGGTCTATTTTGGCTTCATCTTTAGTATCGTCGTCCGTTTCATCTTTCACCTTTTCTTTGTTTCTTTCTGATTTTTCGAGCTTTCGTTGTTGTCTTGCCCATCGTCTCGCCTTTTTATCCATTATAAATTCAAATGTTACTTTCGGATATCGTAGTTCCATTTTCTTTATATATTCTTTGATCCATACAGGATCAAACTGGTATTCGTCAAAGGTCTCCCGAAAGAATAATCTGACGCCTTTTCTACCCAATAACTGTGAAACCATTCAAACAACGTAATGATACAATATCTATTTGGTAGTTTATATTTTATTAATTTAAAAATAATTAATTAATATTCTTTTGTATGAGGCACTAGCCTGTACTCGACATCGATAGCATATAAAGGTTTAGGTAGGAGTTTTTTAACTATAGATTCGTGCGACATGTCTTTCAAATAAATAACCGCTACAGGTCCAACGTTCTCCCACTTTAAATTTCCATCCACAGCTTCACTTATGTCTTCATCCTTGAAGTCTCTGTTAAATGACACTATATAATCATCTAATTCTGGAATTTCCTTTTTAAATTTATCAAGTTGCTCTATATATTCATCGATATGTTCTGTTATTAATGTATTTCGATTTCTCTTTTTTTGTAAAGATGATTTAGGTGATAATTCTGGCGATAATTCTGGAGATATTACTTCCGATAATTCTGTCGATTTTTCTTCATTTTCACTCTTGTCGTTTTTACAATCACTTATCAGTTCTTGATACTTTTGATGGTTAACTAATATGTTTTGAAACTCTCTTGCCGCATCCTTTACATCAGCCAGGCTACCGTTTGTAGATAAAAAGTGGTATGCCTTTACGGGAGGTATCTCTTCACAACCCCATGTGTCAGTTTGCACACTGAACTGAACGTAAATAAGTGGCCGTTCTTTATTTTGTGCGTTAATCGCAACCCTACCACACATAGATCTCGTATCGAAGGTCCAGTCGGATCGCTCGTAAACTTTGGATTGCGGTAGTCCGATTAATGGAAATTCTGATACAATCTTTTTTGCTTCCTCCCACTGACCGATGATAATGTCTGCTTTTCGCTTGTCTTCTGGCCAAGGTTTGTCTTGATAAATTGTACGTATAGCCTCCCCGATGATTTCGCTGTTTATGCTTTTGGGATAAAACATGTCGTCACCCTCTTCGTATATCTTGAATAGATGGTTCATTTTGGACAAAAATTAAAAGTTATATGTTGTGTAAAATATATAGCGCGAGAAGCATTTAACCATTCATAACCAATTAAAGTGACCTTCAAATGTCAAGCGAATACATAAAAATTTCCTTTGAATGTGAAATGGGTAATAGGAAAATGGAAGAAGTTATCGAAAAGCTGAAAAACGATATTCCCCAATTTCCTGTATTGAGATGTTGGGATCAAGGAAGTTATTACTCGTTTGTAGTGCGAGGAACAGAGAGTGATATGCAGATAATAAAACAACTTTCCTATGTTAAAAATGTCAAAAAGACAGCTGTATTTACATGTAAAGTGTAATGTTATAAATAACCTATTTAAAAAATTGCTGTTTGATTTTTTTAACTTGATCACAATTCATTTTCGAATTAATGAATTTAAAACCTTTAATTGACGGTAATTCGAATTCTGTTTAACGTTGCAGCGAATGTTACGCAGAACAATCGACCGAACAGTCAAGCGAATGTTACTTTGAACGTTACTCTGAACACTCGGTGGAACGTTCGGCGGAATAATCCGGCAAATGTTACTTTGTTACTTTGAGCGTTACTCTGAACACTCTAGCGAACGTCACTCTGAACATTCCGTTGTATGTTACTTTGAACGTTACTGTGAACACAACCGGCGAAATTCATTATTTCAAAATATTGTACTGAACAAGTCAAATAAATAAATTAATTTTTGTAAATCTAGTTTGCGCTTGATATTACTATAGGCAATGTTTGTTGGTAAATACAGATAACGTATTTTCCGAGACAATTTCATGGATAAGGTTCATGATAAGATAGGTAAAGATATAACTCTAGAGTCACTACACAATGCTGCAATATTTATTGTCGAAATGCCGTTTGCTTTGGCAAAAGCTTGGATCATGAAGAATTTCTTTACCGATAAATACTGCTTTTTAAGGCCAACCAACTGGAACCACGAGCTTTTTATGTCTGTACTCGAATCAATTTGCGTAGGTCAAAAAGAATCGTTACTTCAAAAATACAAAGAGTTATTCTATAATTTACAAAGCGGAACACAATGTCTGCCTTTTACTTTTGAAGAGAAAAACAACTTTCCTCCAGAGCCAGTTTTTACGACACAAAAAACTTGTACCGATAGTAAAGCCAGCACACCATCCAAAGCCCTTACGGAAAATACATTATTCACTATCGGTTCAGAGGAAGGAAAACCGAAACCAATAAAAGATAAGGATTCGGAAAGATACACTTATGAATATGATTACGATGACGATTTCGATAAACTGGACAGCGAGGTGAAAAATAAACCGCCACTAAACGACGATTCGGTTATATACTGGGATATACCTTCGGCGATTTCTAAAGTTGTAAGGATGCAAAAAATTACCGAACCTATTGGTGTATCCACATTACAAGATATTGCTCTTTACAATATAATAACAAATGTCAAAAAACGTCTGTATTGTTTAAATGACCTATTGATCATAGTGGATAGTATTATCGTATATAGGGAATACACCAAGTTAAATGAGAGTGTGCTCTATTCCATATGCATCGATTTTCGCATATCAGAAATATTATCCAGTCAGTTCTCTACGATTAGCAGCGAATCTCGGAGAGAAGTTGTAGCAGCCTACCTGAATATTAATAATACCAAGCTATTTACGCTTGCATCATTGTTAGAGTATCACGTATCACACAACCGTATATTCGACTTTGATATCGAATCTTGGATAAACAAGGACAACTGTGCGGACATATATATTTGGGTACTAGGTACAGATTTTCAGCACACTAAATCAACTTGCGAAAAGTTGATGAAAAAAATGGGTGTACTCGAACTCGAAAAAGTATGGGATTTGATACCAGACGATGTCAGAAATTGTATATTAGAAGTAAAGAATGAAAAAACAGCTTGTGACGATCTCTACGTGGAGGATATTATGGACGAAATGGATCAACAAGATCATTACGATAGTTCTGATGTAGAACAAAATGATGACGATTACGACAGTTCAGATCAGAAATAAAAATGTTACAAACTCAAGGGATTGGTTTTTACTAAATTGCATTTTTTAAAGTTTTATGATTTTTATAAAATAAATAGCAGCGCGAAATTCCCCAGGTGTCAATTACCGGTCATATAACTACTGGACAATAATTAATACTTATATTTCTAAAATGCAAAGAAAGTGTGATTTGGAGATTTGCGGACGTGAATCTACAGACATGAAACGATGTTCCGTTTGTCGATCCGTGTGGTACTGTGATCGCGAGTGTCAAGTTAAGGATTGGGAAAGACACAAATCCGCTTGCCCTTATCTAACCCCTAACAATAATATTGTAATAGAGAGCGAAGTCAGAGAACAAATTATTGAGGATATTATGAAAGAAACTTTAGAAGAGATGGAAACGGAACAAAGTGAGAATTATGACGATATCCAAGACGAACAAACTAGTTCTCAAAACACTTCTCAAAACTCTACAAGCGACAGTCAGCAAGAAGATATTAGTGTCAACAACGAAAACACAAGAGAAACAAGTAGAAACCGACTGTTCAGTTTGTTGGACGCCATGTTTGAACAAATGGGACAAGATACAAACGAACAAGAAGAACAACCTGATATGGTCTTACAAACTGTAAGTCATGGCCCCTTTACTTTCCTCCATATGGCTGTCAGGAATCCAGCTGAAAACATGGGTCCATCTCTCGAATTTTTACGTAGAGTATTGTTTTCCGATTCTCAAAATCAACAACAAAAGGATGACGTGACTTATGAAGTTCCTAGTTTGGATGACGAAGAAAATGACCAAACTCCTGGGGATATGTGTATTATTTGTATGGACAAGACAGTTACGACGTACATTGAACCTTGCCAACATAAGATTATGTGTGTTGGTTGTGCGAACAAAATGAAAGAGAAAAACATGGATAGCTGTCCAACATGCAGAGCTAAAATTACCAAAATTTGCAAAATAGACGATTCGATCGCGAACAAAGATACTAGTGTAAATAATGATACGGAACCATATAAAGGAGGATACGTAAAAGCACCTTTACCTGGGCGTTATGATACTCATAATGATTACAATGATCTATAAAATATTTACCCATTAACAATTGATTTCTTGTTTATTTTCAGACTGTATTAACTGTTGTCTTGTCATTTTTACATATATAGCGCATAGAAGCATTATGAAGAAAACACTCAAAAAACTGTATAATCTACTCTTCACTTCGTATCAATGGAAGTTTACGATCAGGCGGGTTATTGTATGGATACAGTCTTGATAGAGGAATTCGAATATGGAAAACCTGAAGAAATGGATGTAGAAAAACAAACAGATTATGCAAGAACACAACGCGTTGATGCTTGGAGATTTACAGATACTTGTGGCAAGTGTGGAACAAAAGACAAATTGATGCATTATCACGATGGTAGCACTGACATTTACTATATCATTTGTTATGCTGTCAATAAACAGAGAGGTGAATCTACACCTGGAATTACTTGTGGATGGTCGATCAGTCTTTAATGAGTTGATAAAAATACGAGAGTATTTTCGGTGTATTTTAGCGTCTCGAAATGGTGTAAATAAATATTTTTTGCATATAGTTTTAGGTCGATTGTTTTATTACAAATACTTTGTTTGAAATACTCTTTTAAAAGATGACCGAATTTAAACTAGATATCAAAAAGATCCTCTCTGGTTGTGTAGTAGGATTAGCTGCTGGTGGATTGATATCCACTGTAAAAGAAATTTCGAAACTTTCAGCAAAACCGGATGTGCCTCTCGGTGTATCAGTACCGAATATGGAAGATGTAAACATGGATCTGGTTACCGTGTTCAAAAGCTTCAAAGGTGCTTTTCACGAGACTTGCCCCGAGAAAAATAGAAAGAAATACAGAAGATTGGTTCACGATTCTATTATGTGGGCTGAAGCTGTGATGACTATTGAAAATCAAGTTAGACGAGGAGAATACAAGGATTTTGGGTTTAAAGAGCGATCAGAGTCAGCTGCTTACGCTAATTTGTGTATGCAGACACTGAAACAGACGGTTCAATGTTTTGAAACCGAGTTTATCAGCAAAATAGTCGATAATATAGACAAGATTGGATTTTTCCTTTCGGACAGTCTCACCAACATCCGAAATTTGACTGGTGATGTAAAATAAAGAAAATTTGCAAATCAATTTTACAATTTCTAAATCATTTATTCATGAAAACCACTTGTGTCTCAAAATTGTATTTGTATCGATTCTATCCTTTGCTTCTAGAGCCATTAATTTACTCAACAGGTCTTTTGCCTCGTTTGATATTTTACACTGCTGTATTGGTACAAATGGATGTTTCCCAAATTTTCTAATTTCTTTAATTCTCTTGTCGGAAAATGGCATTCTACCATTCAACATGGCAAATAACACGACACCCAAGAGCCATATATCAACTTTTTCTCCATTATAATCACTTCCTTTTCGTTCATCCATAATTTCCCAAGGTGCATACAATTCGCTACCGACTCTTCTGGTAAACCATCCTCCATTTTCTGGAGTAATAAAATCGCATAATCCAAAATCGATAAGAGTTGTCTTGAGTGTTTTAGGGTCCACAATTACATTTTCCAGTTTTAAATCCATATGGACTATTCCTTTAATGTGCATGTGTTCGACTGCCAAAACTAATTGGTGGAAAATTATTTTGCAAGTATTTTCATCCAAGAATTTGCTTGTAGTAAATTCATTGAGATATGTAAATAAATCGACACCTTCCGCGTACTTGAATAACAGATAGTCAGAGACTTCATCATCAAACCATTCTACAAATGAAGAAATGTTATCATGACGTAACTTTTTTCCAGCTATCACTTCTCGTTTTATGTTTTCTGTCTGGTTTGTATCTTTACTAATAATTTTGATGGCATATTTGTCTGTTTCGTGGTAACATAGGCGAACCTTGGCGAATCCGCCAACACCGATACAACTCTTTATCTTTAATTTACTAAAATCCGTAATGGACATTTTAAAGTATCAATTCGGTATATTTTACCAATAGGATTAGTAAATATATCGCGCCAACTAACAATCTGCCATATTAAAAACATGATCTATTTTAATATTCCCGGTAAAATCGTTGGTTAGGTTGGTAATCCCAACCCATATGTAGCACTGTAGTCTCAGCGAGTATAGTCGATAATATTAATATAAAATGTATAAATAGAAGTTGCGATATTTTGTCTTGTATAATTATATAAAACGTTTGTTATATAATTCCGTTATATTGTTTATCATGCCTAAATCAGGTTGTAATTTTAAAGGGGACGAAATTAGTCCAAAGTTTTATGGATTTTGTGCCCATTTGGAAAAGGAAGGCAAAATAAGAGCTGGTGGAAATGGTAAACCCTGGATAGTCAAGGCTGTTAAGGGTGGAATTTTAAGATGGGTTCCGCTCAAAGCACATGGGTATCTTGTTCCTAAAATTACGAAAAGCACAAAAACTCGTACATTGGTAGCTAAAAAAACCGCGATGAGATCTAAAACCCCACGCACAAACAAAAGTGTTCCCGTACGAACTTTACCACAATCTGGTTATACAATATCAGTGGAATACGCCACTTCTGGAAGATCCAAATGTAAATTGTGTAAAAATGATATTTTATATGGAGATTTAAGGCTAGTCAAAACAGGTTTCAATCCTTTCGCCCCAGATACAGGTGTGGAGCTTTCTCAGTTTTACCACGCTCAACACGGATTCGAAATGTTAAAGAAGGCAAGGTGTCGAACCAAGAAACCAAAGAGCATAGAAGACATAAAAGGAATAAATTCACTTAGAGTCGTCGATAGAGCCGTCGTTAAGAAAATGTTTAACGATTACTTGTCGTTTATGAACAATAAATGTTAATTGCCATATCTTGTAATTTTGATATAATTTAATAGATTCTCGATATAATTAGTAAATATTCGATCCAAATAAATATTTTTTCGATATAAACGATAAAAGTTTTGATACAAAACAAATAATCTTTTTATAAATTCGAATTTTATCCATCCGGCCCTTTTAGTAACGTTTGAACTGCTCTGTTTTGTAACTCTAAATTCTAGACTTTGAAAAATTTTAGAGTCTAAAATAAAAGTGAAATAGGGGTGCTAAAAGGGCCGGATGGTTAAAAGTTGAAAACATAAAAAGTTTATTTCTTTTATATCGGATTTTTGCAATTCATATCAAAAATAAATAATTTATATCAAATTAAATAAAAATGTATTTTCGTGTAAAAAATGGATTTTATTATTACAGAGAAACCCAAGTATCTACGTGATATTGTCACGTCAGTCCAAAATTTGCCCACTAAAGGGGTTTATTTCCTTTAAATTGATAAAATCAAAGGTTCTCCTGACTTGTGTTTGTCTGGCCAATAGTTCCTCAGCTGTGAATTTCTTTTTAACAGGAGCAGGCTTCGTTTCTTCTTCGGATTTTGATTGCTCTTTACGTTTTTTCATCTCTTCAGTATGTTCTACTATAGCTTTGTCTACCCATTCTTTTATTTTTGGATTTTCTTTCCATTTTACGTCTATTGTTTTCGTTTGCTGTGGTTTTATACCGATACGGACAAAAGTATTTCCGTTTCCTACCCAAAAATATCCATCTTTGAACGATGACAGACATACAGGTTTTCCTCGTTCTTCTATCACACTCGGATCACTGTAAATAAACTTTTTGTTTGTTTTTGGATTATATATCGAAACTACTTTGGTGAGCGACATCAAAGTAGTAGAGCAATATTCGCTAGGCTCGTACGTTTTCTGTTGTTCGTCTTGGTAGTTTAGAGTAATGTTTGCAAATTCTAATTCATCGCTCAAGTCTTCTGTGTATTCCCAAAAAAGTTGTTTAGGTCCGATTGTTGTTCCTGGGTGTGTTTTCCCGTACCATTCAATAAAGTCCTCTTCTATGAGAGATTTTACGTCATCATGGAACAAACTCTTGGAAATGGAGAGAAAACCAAATTCTTGGCAAGCCATGGTAAATATATATCTGGTAATAATATTTTTGGTAATTATATATCTAGTAAATAAACCGGTAAAAACGAAGCGCTGGTATATATTATGAAATTACCGAAATTATTAATTATACCATAAAACATGATTTGATACTATATATTTATTAAACGTTTACTGTGTTTGTTGGACATTTTCCTGTATTTGTTGTTGGACATTTTCCCGTACAACATTTTCTTTATTGAATCTCACATCTTCCTTGTGACATTTGACAATCATATACAAGAACTGTTCTCGTTCTTCTAATTCTATATTTCCCATAAAATATTCTCGCAATTGACAATCTTGCGATACAATGTCTCTTATAACACAAAGCACATCTTTCAAAGTGATATATTGACCTTTAAGTGGGATTGTTTTTACAAACTTTTTTCCGCCAATAATCACTCCATCTATCTTTGTTATTGAAACTACTGAGTTTAGAAGCTTGGTTGCTTTTCCATTTAACTCGATTGGCGACAGGGTTAGGTTTTCGTTAATTGTGTAAATTTCATCTTCAAATTCAAACTTCCACACCAACGTGTTGCTCAATTTTTTTAGCTTTTTAGCCAGAGTATATTGGACAACCTCCATTATAGAGACAAATACATCAATATAATTTCTACCGTAATCTAGCGCATAACACTTCTTTTAATTTTGGTTACTTTTTGATGATAATTACGTGATAATATGTAATTACATAACTTAATATTTTTCACAAATTATATCTAGATCTATATAGATTAGAGATTTAAAATGTCACAAGCCGCAAGTCCTCCGCGTATAGGTGCTGGTGCTTATGGTGCTGTATACTTGACACAAAAATACGGCAAACATATGGCCATGAAAATAGAGCCAGCCCTGGTAGGAATTCAAGGTTCAAGCATAAAAGAATGTGTACTGTTAAAACAAATAAATCACCCGGGTGTCATAAAAATGGAAGAAGCCAGAATAAAACAGAATTGCGTCAAGATGTTATTACCATTAATGAAACTAACCTTACGTCAACTTAATAATATATTTGACGACGATGATATATCAGAAAATATATTTCATATATCTTACACATTAGTAAAGACATTGGATTTCTTGCACTCTTGTGGAATTCATCACAATGATATCAAACCAGAAAATATAATGATTGATGACGATGATGACGGAAATATGGAGGTAAAGCTAATTGATTTCGGGTTAGCTACTTGGGGAGGATACAGACCAGACGCACCAATTGTGACTATTATGTACCGACCTCCAGAATTATTTTATCAATATCCTTATCAAATGAGCGACGACGATTTCGGAAAGATTGACGTTTGGTCTCTGGGTTGCTCTCTTTTTGAATTTATAACTGGAGAATATTTTGCCAAATGGGATAAGGATGAAACCAAGTTTCACAAAGCACTATTTGATAATTGTGGATTGGACGATGATTTTAAACAGAAATTCCCTAAATGTACTTTTAATACTTGTAAATCTAGAGTGAGAGAGCTAATAACAAAACATAACGACGATATTGACGATGACTTCATCGATATGTTGGAGAGTATGTTGAATCCTAACCCGAAATACCGACCTACGGCTAGAGAACTATTGAGTCACGCTTACTTTTCTGATTTACTCGAAATACCAACTTGGAAATTCAGTGGGTATTTTGAGTTTAAATGTGTAGAACCTTTAAAGGATTACAAATTCCCATTCAACAGATCAAATTTGATCAGATTCATGAGGAATATGGGTAAAGTATCGTCTGCGATACCGGAGACCGTAGTGTCTGCTATACATATATTCGACATGTTTATGGAAAAAGTAATCGAGTTGAACATGGGATATATGGATGTTTACGAGGTAGCGGCAGCTTCATTTTGGATTAGCTCTAATGTATTTTCAAACTGTCAATACCACGGAACCGTTATAACTGGCCTTTGTGAGGATATAAATATTGACATTGAACTGGATAGTTTGGTCGATACTCAAATGTTGATATTACAAGTGCTAAACTTTGATGTGTATCGTTTTTCGTTGTTGGACTTTGTAAAACAGGATGAACGATATAAGAATAGTACAAACAAGATAAATATTGTCCGCGCTATGCTTGTTCTGATGACAACTGAACCTACTATGAAACTTCCGACAAAGCAAAAGTTGGATCTTATATTTGATTCGGTAAATGGAAAATAACCATAGAATCGTTGTTTGTCCCAAAAATAACAAATGTATTATAGATGTAAAATATATAAAACAGTACGAATGTCTTGCGTTTTCAATTATGGATTCTCTTGAATTTACAGTCATGATTATAAAACCATTTGGTTCGGACAGACCTGAGTGGTATCTAAGGCGTAGAAAAGATGAATGGTGTATCGAGCATTATGTTTACACACAAAAGACTGCCAAAGTCGAAATAAAGCAACAATCCAAATACAAGTGGGTTGTGGAAGGAAGAATGCAAAGTGCCCAAAATGTAAAACTCGTGCTAGATTGCAATTTGAGCTTAGATTCTTTTAAATCAGGGTTGATATTAAAGGGTGTTATGGAATGCGAAACCTCAAGTGATTGCGAAAAAAACACAGCCAAATGTTACCAAGCTAGCAAGGATTATGTTCGTGTCCTGCTGCGTGATGTAAATTACAATGAGGGATTATTATACAATAAAAAGAATAATTAAACTATATAATAGTTTTATACGTGAATATACTTTAAAATGAGTGAAAAACCGACAGGTGATTCTAAAAAGAGAAAATTATCAGACAATCGCCCCGCCAAGAAACCTAATTCGTGCCCGAACCTCAACGATCACAAGATTGAAGTTCCTTTACGTGCAAGTTTAACCGAAAAAGATCATGGTATAAACTATTTGCCCGTAAAGTATTCCGACGTTGAAAGTTGCATGAACAATTGGGAGAAAAAGAGTCAATTAGGAAAGGGGTGCTTTGGTTCGGTGTTCGAAGCGTGTAAAGACAAGACTTGTGGATATATTATGAAAATATCTAATATCGCTGATCAATACAGGTTCGACACGTTCCAACGGGAACAATACTTTTTAAACAAGTTGAATAGTAGCGAAATATCACCTAAAATCTACGACTCATGGATTTGCAACGAAAATGGATATATTGTGTTGGAAAAATGGGATGGTGATTTAGAGAATTTAAACCTGTTTTATGTAAAAGATGGAAAGTTGTGCGTTTACAAGTGGGTATGGGACCAAATGATTACTTGTATTTTAGAAATGTCAAAGCGTAAAATCATACATGGTGATATCAAACCTTCCAACTTTTTGGCTATTAAAAAAGACCGCAGAGTATGTATAAGTGACTTTGGTACTTCAATAGATTACAAAACAGAAGTATTAGACGACCCCAAAGCTATCAAATTAGGTTGGCACTATTCTCGTTTCGCTTGTAGAGCACAGAAAGATTTTGCAGAAATGTATAATTTGTGGAACTTGGAAATATACATACGGGCTAGCTTGCATTTCAAAAAAATGGATTATTTGTATATAATCGATGATAAGGGAGAAGAGAGACCGTTCTTGTATTTCGAAAATATTACAGACCAACAACGTACCTCGCTAGATGCTACTTGTGTAATCAAACCTCCTAAATCAAAGCAATAAACAATTTCAATTTATCATAATGTTGTCAGATTTCAGCGCTGGTGTCTTTGTGTATCATACCATATCATATGATAAGTAATGAGTAACAATCGCCTACTAAACGAAATTAAATCCCTCCAGCAAGATGGGATTCGTTTAGAGGTCATAGATCTTAACCACTGGGTAGTGTTTGTATCAGGCCCTGAAAATACAGTAAGAACTTTTATTGTAATCGTGGTTAATGAAAGGTGTACACGGATTTAATTTACCAACTATCCATAAATTTCCCTGATGAATACCCGATCAAACCTCCAGAAATTTTCTTCATTAATGGTTGCTTTCACCCAAATGTCTTCTCGGATGGTAAAGTGTGTATGGATATTATAAAAGATGGCTGGAAAGATACGTGTTCCATGCGTACTGTATTGCTTGGTATTGTAACGTTATTATCTGAGCCAAATACATCGAGCCCGGCTAACGGTTACGCATCAGCCATATGGCAACGTTTTCCAGATTTATATAGGGAAAAAGTACACAAAAAATACAAACCTCCCAAAAGTTTCTGTTAACAATTGTGTACCTTGCTGGACAGATCCGCAATCAAAATTCCCAAATTTAAATAAACTTTTAAATTATTTATGAAACTTATTTTTACCGGTAACGCTTCGAGGTTTTAACCTTAATAATTTATTTTCAAATTTCGATAATGAGTAAAGAGCCAAGCAATAATAAGGATGTCTTTACCGACATTATAGAAAAGAACGATAAATTACTATCGCACTTGGATTTACGCCACATACGTGCAGCTGAGGAGAATTCTCTCTATTTGTTTGAAAATACGGAAAAGGGAAAAAGAGGATTTTACAGAGCTCATTTTGGTAGTATAGAAAAGTATTTCAACTGTGATGTCATCTCCTCAGAATATTACGCTTGTAAAAATCCAGAAATACGGCTTCCCCAAGTTCCACAGGCAGTTTACACGTACGATCCAGAGCGTGAATTTGTCTATTCAATAACCGTTGCAGTTACCCAAGATGGTATTAATTGATATAAATGTATCGTACATTTACCAAAAATCTTTAGATATTAGAATTATGACTAAAATAATCAGCAAGGATGCATACAGAAAACACCAAGGAGAAACCATATCGCAAGTGTACAATTGTGAATCTGGATTAGGAGACGATTTATCTAGGGTGTTATCATCTAAAGGATGTGCCATGTGTAACAAAGAGGATAACCTTAAATACTGTGAAAAGTGCAAATGTTCTATGGTAATTAACCCCAAAGACATTCTTTTTTAACACAAACAGTATTGTTCTAGTGAATGTCAAGCTGAAGATTGGAAATTCCATAAAGAAAACTGCGAAAGAATTACAAGCAAATACCATATTCAGTAAATCGCAAATTTTATTCACTATATACATATTTACATGTCTCGTTTAATATACAATCACACATTCAATTTAGTTGTTTTAAATACTTTTTCATTTGGGATGTAGTTCTATCCCATAAAACTACACGTCCATCCGGTAAAATTTCAATAGTTCTAAAACAATCTGGGGTTGCAGCCTCGTGTAAAAGTACAACATTGTCATCTCGCACCAACGATTGTGCACTCTTTACTTGAAATACACAATCCCACGCTTTCACCTTGTGTATAAAGGAATATTTGTGATGTTGCGTTACCAAGCTCTTCACAGCTCGTTTATAATCTGTAAATACACCATCTATTTCTAATTTTCCACTACCAATAGTCGTTGTAATATATACAGCGTCTGTGAATGACAATTTGGGGTTCGGTTTTGGTATCTTGCTCAGTATTGTATCAATTTCCTTTATCCACGATACATCATCAAACGATCCATTATACAATTGTTCCTTGTCAGAATCGATATGAAAGGTCGCAGTGGTCGAATATTCATATAGGACAACAGTTAATTCTATGCCTCCCTTTTTGATTTTATAAATGTTTACAGGGACAAAATCAGGATTTTTCCAAGTAGATTTTTCAATCGATGTATAACATGTACGTTGGAACGTTTCCTTGACAATTTCACACAATAAGTCTCCGACTTCAACATTAATTCCTATACAATCTTCTGTGTCATTATCGTTGAGAATTTGGTTTTCACATCCAAAACGAATAATTTCACTAATTACATAGTAAGTTTCACAAGGCTCAAACTTTAATGGCTGCAATTTATCATATGACACTGTTTCCAAGAGAGGGAACTCTGGATTTTCGGTATATTGCCAAAGTATTGGACTAATTACGGCTTCCGTAACGAGGTTTAACAAATCACCAGAATCACCACAACAGAATAGTGATATAATATCGCTTTGTTCTGTCATACTTTCAATCTTTATGCGAAACAAATTCGTTTGCAATATTAAACCATCCAAATACAACTTCCAGCTCTTTGGTGCCTTCTTTAGTAGAAGGAAAACAAGTTTACGCAATATATTACCGTTGACACAGACGAACGGATACAATTTCAGTAGTAAAGAATTGATTTTCCCGGTATTATTTTCCATATTTGTTTTACTTGCTTGATAATCGCAAAATATCAACTGTCCTATTTTTGCGCAAAGAAACAGTACAAAAAGTATACAAGAATATGAAAATGTTGTAAAATAATATGAATTTTATAATATTTGTTTATTATAAACACAATATTTATTGAAGGAATGGGTTGTCTAATTCAATATTCAAGTTATCATTTTTAGCGGACTTTGTTGTCTTCTTCTTTCCCTTCTTTGCTTTTGGTTCGTCCTCCTCCTCTTCTTCTTCTGGTAAGTTTTCTTTCCAATCGGGATTGTAGAGTTTGTCCATTTGTGCCCACCACCAAGCGGCTCCAATCTTGAAAGGAGGTTGTTCGGCTGGGTGAGTTGCCTTGTAAAAGTAGATGTTTTCCTCAATCTTTAAACTTGTTGTTAAACAGTCAATAACCATACACATCTTATTTTCAGTACATAATTGCAATGCTATTTTAAAATCAGGCAACTTTTCAATGACGGCACCATATTCTTCGTGAATAGTCTTGATAGCTTTGGGTGATTTTTGTGCAAATACTAAAAAGTGGCTGACATTTCTTCTCAACATATTTGGTACAGACATTGGATGTTGCGTAATTTGAATAAACAACACCTTGTGATGACGGGAGTTAAAGTAGGCATATTTAAATACATCGTCTTTGAAGAGTGCTGGAGACACATTACAATCATCCAAAATAACACCGATAGAAGGATTTCTCTTGTACTTTTTATGACCCCCAGGAACTTCACTCGGTATTTGCCAGTTGGTACAAACAGTTTCCTGTCTCTTTTTAATTTTTCTCAACTCAGGAATGCTCAAATCATCGTGTATAGCACCAGGATGTACGTAAGGGCCAAAAGTGTGATTCGTAGCTTCAGTGGGACTGAAAATTGCCCACGCTGGAATCTTTCTATTTGCTTTAATAATATCCAAAGTGACAGAACTCTTTCCAGATCCAGACTGTCCAGAAATTAAAACTCTCTTTCCATCAATATCTGTATTGATCTTTTTGATATCAAACGCTCTTAAAACTACTTTTCCACAGTTTAATAAATTAGGATCATTTCCAGCACGAACTTCGCGTAATGGATTTCCCAAAGTTTTAGCAACTACTTTGGTTCTTTTGAGATCTTGCTGTTGAGGTCTAGATTGCGAATCTGGGACTGGTCGTTTATTGTTGATAGGTAAATTCTGGGCATTGTTTACTTGCTTGCTAACAAACGTGCTGACTACTTTTTGTTTCTTGTTATTGTCAGATCGATCATCGTCGATTCTTCGCTTTTGGTTATTCATTTATGGTTCTTCAGAAAAATATATACAAACAACTATATTATCAACAATATTTTATATCTACAATTGACAAATATGTATTATTTGTCATGTTACATAATTATACAAAAGCACAAATAGATATCAATATATACACATTTACAAGGATAAAAATGTCAATTTTACAAAAGGTCCAAAATGTTCCTTTATAAAAGAGTTGATTTGTATAGATAGAGAAGTCTTTATGGTTGGCACGGCTTGATAAACAACACATTTTAAATCAACGAACGGAAGAAATTCTGGCGATACATACACAACTATTTCCAATTCATCTATAATACTTATTTCGATTTTTGTCACAACATCTTGGTGGCTGACAGCGAATAACATGGAGAATATGTTGAATACATTTCTTATAAACTGATATTCGTCTGTTGCAGCACACAAATTGTTTGTTCTACAAAAAGATTTGATAGAGCCGAGTACAAAAATCACATCACTTATTTCGATAATCCTCGGTGATTTCTCCTGACTGAATATGGCTTCCAAGTCTTCTATATTTACATAATATCCTAAAGATTGGTCTTGTTCTGGCTTTCTCTTGGTGTCCTTGGTTCTGTTGGCATTACTTTTTCGCTTTAGAGATAAACTCATTTTGTTAAGATTAAATTGAAATTACCGAAATTAATTTAATTTATCCGATATTACTTTGCGGAATTTGATAAAATATATTAAAAAAATTGATTTATTTCAATGAATCTTTCTTGTGATTGTCATCAACCATCTTTCATACTTTATCATTTAACAAAACTGATAAAACTGTATACCATTGCTTACTCTTATAAAACAAATTTACACAAGAGACGGTGATTATCGATCTTATTTTCGATATTATTTATTTGTAATTTTAATTTCCGATACAAGTTTTAAAAATCCGGTATGAAACAAATAATCTTTTCACATTTTCGAATTTTAACCATCCGGCCCTTTTAGTAACGTTTGAACTGCTTTGTTTTGTAACTCTAAATTCTAGACTTTGAAAAATTTTAGAGTCTAAA